ATCACCGGACCAACGGGACTTGGTGCCACGGGACCAACCGGAGCAGCATCAACGATCACCGGGCCACTTGGGTTGACCGGACCAACGGGACTTGGTGCCACGGGACCAACCGGAGCAGCATCAACGATCACCGGGCCACTTGGGTTGACCGGACCAACCGGATCAATCGGACCAAGAGGACTTACCGGATATACCGGGTCAACCGGATCAATTGGCCCAACCGGTCCTAGAAACGGTCCAACCGGATCTCAGGGTCCAACCGGACCGGCCGGCATACCCGGTGTTACCGCGTATAATTTGTACGTTAACTATGATGGCGGTGGTATCATATCGTCCGTTACTGGATTACCATCAGGGTGGTCAGCTTCCCTGGGACCATCGTCTGTTACCATAACACACAATGTTATTGGTCTACCGCAAAGCTTTATAGCATATGGACAAACCACCGTTGGAGGAACGATATGGACCAGCCGTGGACCAAATGCCATCATGAATTTGATATACGACACTTCAATATCAAACCAGTTTACCCTTAATGGTATCACCGCTAATAACGTTGGTACCGTGTACGGCGGATCGGCAAGAATGTCGGTATTCTTCGTGTAATAGGAGATCTAAGTGTCTGATCGAGTTCCACTAACCCTGTTTACCCATGTAGGGGCGATAACGCCCCATGCTTCGTGGAACGATCCCCTTAATCCGTCTGATCCATGGAATGGTTATCCATATCAATGGTCAGTAACCGTCGAGGTTCAGAGCCAGTCTCACAGTGATCCATCCACCGTTAGACCATTTACCTACAACGGGCTTGACGTGGTAATTGGTGATTGGTTGATATTCACATCTGGTGCAATGGCACTGGAAATCATCAGCATTACCACCCAAACTGATTCCAGCATGACGCTGATTGTTGAGGATGTCGGTCTCAGCAATTTGCTAAACAACCCTGCGCAAACCGGACAAGGTATTGGACCAACCAGCGGTCATGATATTTACGATTGCTTGATCATCAATCTAAATTCGTCAGGGGTGCCAATCTTTGCACCATTGGCAGATTATTCGGTGCCAATCAATCTTGTTGCTGATATCACCAATAGATTTCAATTTCGCAACTATGTGCAGGATTACATCCCGGTTTCACAGCCTGCACACGGATTCCAAATTGGTGACATAATCTGGTTAGACACCACCGGAAATTATCATCCTGCCATATCGTCAGACGTTAACTCCCAGCGTCGGGTTGGTGAGGTTACCAGCATTGATCAGCCAAGCGTTGGTGACTTTACCTATCGCCCGCTTGGAAGATATGTTAAAAATCTACCAACGTTGCCTGGATTGCCCGGACAAATACTCTACGTTAGTGATGCCGTTCCGGGATCACTGACTGCTATTCCGCCCAGTGGGACCGCGGCCATACCTGTTTACATACAAATCACCAACGATTCGGCGATCATGTTTGGCGGTGGTAGCAGCGGCGGTAACATCGCCATCATTGGCAACAGCATTCTTGCTACCAATGACAACGGTAACATCGATCTGGTACCACAAGGTAATGGCACCGTTACCGTAGCCGGGCTTGGCAGTGGCCGGATCGTTCTAGCAGGTGCTGGTAATTCCTTGATCACCAGCGGATTTTATGGTTACGATCTTGACAACGCAACACTAAATGTTGGAAATATCGCCATTGGTCAAAGCTCCATCAGCACAACGACTGATGGAGCTCCTCTGATTCTCAACGCAAACAATGCCAATGTTGTGATCAACACCACGGCTGATCTAACCGGTAATCGCATCGTTAATCTACAGGATCCAATCGAAGACCAAGATGCTGCTACCAAGCACTATGTTGATGCCATCGCACAGGGTCTCAGCATCAAGGAAGCGGTTAAATTATCGACCACCACTGCGCTTGATGCAACATTCACTCCGTTGGTCGCATACGGCAGCCTAACATCGAATGTCTATGAACGCCTGGAAATTGACACCATACAACCCGGTGCCAATGATCGAATATTGGTTAAAAACCAATCAGATGAGCTTGAGAACGGTATCTACAAGGTCGTGCAGATCGGTGGTCCAAGCCAACCGTGGATACTGAGCAGGACCACCGATTTCAACGGACAGGGAGTTGCTGGACAGGTATCCGCCGGCGACTTTGTGTTTGTAACGGAAGGATACCAAAACGGCGGTACCGGCTGGGTACAGACCACTCCCAATCCCATTGACATCAATGTATCTCCGATCGTTTGGACCCAGTTTAGCACTGCAGGTGTTATACAAGCTGGATTTGGTTTAACCAAGACTGGCACCATACTGGACGTCAACGTAGCGCCGATCATCAATACCAGCACTGGTCTAAACACCTCGATGGGACCACTTGGTTACAAGATCATCGAGCTAAACATCGACCCAACCGCACCACTTGAAGTATATGCCGGGGCATTACGGGTTAAGACCACCATTGCTGGCACCGGACTGAGCTACAACCTGAGTGTCGGTAATATATCAATCAACGCCGATCAACCAACGATCACAGGCCTAGGCAATGTTATTTCGGGTACTTGGTCCGCAGGAGTCATTGCCACACAATATGGCGGCACTGGCAATGCCATCATAGGCCTACCAGCACAGTCATTGGTCGTCAATGACAACGGAATTGGAACCAAATGGGAATATCGCAGCAAGCTAACCGAAAGCGATTTAGCACCATATTATCCTTCCCCAGCAGATGGAGATCGATGGTTCAATACCGACACAGGTATCATGTTTACCAGGATTACCGACGTCAACGGCGGACACTGGGTCGAGCTTTAAACTAGGTAATACCTTTATTTTGCTTTTGGATTAGGTAGCTTTTTCTGTATAAACCATACGTGTTGTCTAATGACCGGGTCATATTTTCTTAGACGTATCTTGCTGCTTGATTTTGTCCCTTTGGTAGGAACTCGAATGATGTACTTGGTCCCGGTTTCCGAATTTTCCTCAGGGACCAGCTGTACCAGCTGATATGTTGCTTTTGCCATGGTCAAACCTCTGAAATATTTATCGTACGATATCCTGTGAATGCCCGCATGCATGGCATTTCCAAACCTCGTCCAATGTTAGCTCGTCGTTGGTGATTCGAGGTTCTGGGCCAGAAAGCGCTCGTTTAAGCCAATCAGGGCGCGTGGGATTGATTCCAATCCCACGCCCCATTTCGATCTTGCATCGCGGACAGATCGGTGGTTTCACAGATGTGGAGCTAGCTGAGTAGCGTCTCCCTGGAATTTATAATACCCCGTATGGTCAAGCTTGATGCTGAGATCGGCCCAGATCTTACCACCGTTTTCCCTCCAGAGCTTGCAGAAATAGTAGTCCTCGCTGAGGTATTCCTTGGTAACCGGATCGATCAAGGTATCAAACAACGCATACTTGTAGGGATCATACTTGGGATCCAATCCAATCGCATCAGCATAGTGCAGATCTGGACGGCGCTGTATTAGGGTTTCAATGGCGTGCCGCTTGATCAGCATGAATCCTGTTCCAAGATTTGCTACCTCAACCAGATTTCCTTCCTTTTGGGAATTAGGTATCCGGTTTACCACATATTGGATTGGCAGAGCCTTCTTTGGATACAACCCGCCGGCAACATCCTTGTCTGCAACGATAAGCTTGAGTATCTCTTCCGGTTCAAATCCAATGTCAGCATCAACAAACATGAGATGCGTGCTCTTTGGTTCAAACGCTAGGAACTTGGCAACGAGGCTATTACGTCCTCGAGGTATTAGGCTTTCGTTGACCATGGTATCAACCGTGAAGTTCAATCCAAGGCGAGTTGCCGTTGCCATGAATTTCAACATGCTGATGAAGAAGGCCTCGTTGACCATGCCGCCGTAACACGGTATGCAAAAATGAAGCCGTGTGGTACGCATAAAATCTAGTTGTTGTTGGGTGATTTGCATGGTTAACCTCACATTGGGGATTTGTGAGTATGCCGTACGATGGCGGTTGAGATCAAATCAATAAAATCAACAACGAGTATTATCTAGGCACAAGGACACCGCGATAATTCATGGCCTTTACGGCAGTTTCCCAGTCAGGAAACTGCTGCCTGAACCTAGCTGATATGCACCAACGATCCTCATCGGAACAATAGATCGCATGCGGTACATCGACCCTAACCATGGTTAGGGCCATTCCTATCTCCTTGCGTTCAATTTCTTCGAGATCTTTTACGGGCCAAGTTAGATACGGGGTTTTAGCCATGGTCCATTTGATCTCATGCTCGCCCTCGGGTTTCTTGTACCATAACATCGTGCTGCCTCGTCCATTGATAACGATGTTAAGCGCTGCGGTGGCAAATTTTGCCGGATCCTTGGTCGATACATCGACATGCGCGTCAATGTTTCGAAATCTAGACGGCCGCCAAAACAACATAACACTACCGAGATCTAGCCCGATCGATTTGACTGAATCCAGCCATGTTTGGCTGAAAATTTTCGACGGATCTGAATATTGCCAGATCATGTTCCGACCGTTTTTGTCAACAACCGGCCACTCAAAATTTTCATTAATGGCATGGCTGGTATCAACATCCAAGTTGTACCAACAATGATTTGGATTAAAGTGGGTCATATGATTACCTACTGTTCGTTATCATGTGCATGTAATATTTATGTTGGGTAATCGTCGTGATTAGCCCATTCAAATTTCCAAGATTCTGGATCTCTCATCAAGGTTCGAATCAATTCTTGATTGAGGTTATGGCCGCTGCGATAGCCACGAAACCGTCCTGCTATGCGATATCCGGCCAGTGATAGATCACCAATAGCATCAACTAGCTTGTGCCGAACTGGTTCGTTATACCAACGCAGGCCGTCGTGGTTAATGACGTTGTTTTCATCAAAGACCAGGGTGTTTTCCAAGCTAGCACCTTGCGCTAGTCCTTTCGACTTTATATGATCTAAGTCTTTGAAAAACCCAAAGGTTCTAGCCCTAGATAGATCATTTTTAAACACCTCCGCGTTTAAGACCGTTGACATTGATTGGCTAGCGATCATCGGATGTGGATAACCCATCTCATACTCGAGGAACAGATCCTGGGAACCGTCGTTGGGCTCAAGGATGCACCATGCGCCGCCGAGATTGCATTTAACCCTCTTGGTAACACGTATCAGCTTCTTTTTATACGGAGCTTGCATTTCAAGCGGACCAGTTTCATTAATAAGCTCAATCCACCCATTGGTGCTGCCGTCCATGATGGGAACCTCGTTTCCCCAAATCTTTATCACAGCATTATCAACTCCATATCCAACCAATGCAGCTAATATGTGCTCAACCGTGTCGATTGATCGGTCGTCAACTTTGAGAACGGTCCTAAGGTCGCCGCAGTGTGCATTTTCTATGGAAGCTCTAACGACGGCTGCACATTCCCATTCACTCATAGAGTGAAAAACAAATCCCTGATTAGGATCCCCAGAGAGGATATGTATCTCAGATATCTCGCCAGAGTGAAGACCAATACCGCGAAAGCACGCGGGCCTACCTATTGTCGTTTGATAATCTGAGAGCAATTTACAGACATTCCTAATGATTTGGCCATATCGGTCATGCTAGATATGATCCATGTGGATTAAACTATGGAAATTATCTTCCCCAATCAGTGTAGCTTACGTTTTTGAAGAAGCCAACCGCGTCCTCCCAGGTTTTTAGGATACCGTGGCGAACTCGTAGGCTTACGCACCATCGAGCGAGTTGCCCACATCGTATCGCATGGGGAATATTGGTTCGTACCAACGTGAATGTGGGACCGACATGATAGCTGTGAAGCTCGGCTAACTGCTCGACCGGGAACATTGCCGCCGGAATACCATCAGCAACATACTCAAGCCGGTTGGTTGCGATTTTCTGCCAGTACCAAACCATTGAACTGTTTCCGCCGCCAATGGTAAAATTCAAAGCACAGGTTACCGGTCCTTGATCGTTTGAACGAGTTACATCTATATGGGCATGCGTCGGTTGGTATCCAGGCGGTTTGTAAAATATCACGGCTGTTGCAACATCAATACCAATGGCTTTGGCATTGTTATACCATGTTTGGTCCAATATACTCGATGCATTGCCAAAATATTCGATCTGGCTTGATTCTAGATTTTTGATTTTTGGAAAATCAAAGTCAGACCTAAGAACGTTGATGCACGGCAAGGCCGGAAGAGGTAGATAAAAGCTTGATTCAGCACCCACTGCCCAGTCCTCGATCGTTAACCAGATAGTCCACCGCATGATCCCAGAGTTGATATCGTCCACCAAACCGCATGCTTACGCCCCATCTGCTCGAGTTGCCCACCAATACCGTGTGCGGCATGTTGGTTCTCACCAATGTAGGTTGGGTGCCGATGTTGCAACGGCTAATCTCATGCAGGTCGGCGATTTCAAAGGCCAAGTTGTGCGTGTTACCCGGAGCAATGTTAACAGGCCTATCCGCAATTTCCGCGGCGCCGGGCGAATCATACCATACCATTTCGGTAGAGCCGTTGTCGTATGCCCAATTAATCGCACAGGTGGTAACGTATCGTTTGGCATTAACGTCAATGTGTGCCCAGCCGTGATCCGATCCGGCTGCTCTCCAAAATAATATCACCGATGTGATGTTTGATTGCATGCTTGTCCAAAATTCAAGCCAATCGTTTGACATGATATCAGCCGGATTAGAATAGAAGAATTCTCGTCTCTTGATATCTGGATCCAATGTTGGCCAAACGAAATCCGATCGCAATGCGGTCGAGGAATCCAAGGATAGCCGATACCACGGCTTGATCTGTTCTATCATATTGACGATATTTATGCGAAAAAAGGTGATACGTTGCCGTACCACCCTTTCCTGGACCATATCAATGGGCGAGACAGTAACCCCGCCCTCCGTGGTTCTCAGATCCTAGCAATTTTAGAGTCACGCCAACCGTTGGCATAACCCTCGCGATAGATACCTTCATCATCACAAGCCGGCGGGGGCTCGTCGTTATAAGGCTGATTATTCACAACATTAACCTCGGCCTTGTGGTATCCGACCTCTTCCCAGTCAACGTAGTAGTTGTCGGAATAGCCTGCCTCGTATCCTAGGTTAAAATCGGAGCTTTCGCCCAGGGGAGTGGTATCGTCGTAAGAGCCCGCAGCGTCACTGTCCTTCTCTGCTTGGATCTGGCCGGCATCGTAACCACGATCGTAGGCATCCTCCGGGCTTTCGACCGGCTTGCTTGGCACCGAGGCATTGCCATTGCGCACGCCGTAAAAGCCCTTTCGATAAGCCTCAAGATACCGATCAGCATCCGCACCGGTAAATCGAGCATCCGTACCATTAAACTGACGCCATGCGCCTGCATCACTGCGACCCTGGTCGTAACCAGCAAGGGCCGGGCTAGGCGTGTTGGTTGCCATCGGCCGGACCTTGGCCGCAGGAGCTGCCGGTGCAACATTGTTCACCTGGGCGGAATACACCGGAGCGGTGAAGTAGTCCCGGCTTTCACGATCGTCGCCCTCGTATTCGCCCACGATCTCATAGCGAGCAGCACGACCCTTGGCGTTGTTGTAGTCGCTTGGGATGCTGACCACGTCGGCCGGATCGATCTTCACGATCACCACGCGACCCGATCCACCGTGATAGTGCGGCAGATAGCTGAGGCTGCAAAAGTGCAGACCGTAGGAGCAGGTCTGATCCTTGTTGTCATCGACCTGGTTGCGCGGCATCTCCAGCACCTTGCCAACGCTGTTGTCCATCTTGCCGGTATAGAAGTCTCGGTAGTCACTGTTGACCTTCTTGTAGGCTAGGAAGTGACCGTCCTCGGTGATGGGGAGCTTGGTGGCCTCGAGGAAGCCATACAGCTCGTCCACCGCACGCTTGCTGGGATTGCGCATGAGGTTGGCCAGGAAGTTCAGCATGGGCTGGGCATCAAAGCCCTCGCGAACCATCTGCAGGATGCGGTTGACCACCGATCCCTTGACCTCCATGTCACCGTAGAACACCTGATCGCCATCAACGCGGACCGCGCCCTGGACGAACTTGATCAAGGTGTTCTTGACGTTGATCAACTGCTCAACCAGCACATGATCCTTGGCCTTGAGGGCCTCCCGGATACCAGCGTAGTTGGCATGATCACCATTGATTGTATGGGTCACACCATCCATCATCACCGTGATGAACGTAGGACCAACGATAGAAGCCGTAATGGCCATGTGTTAGGCTCTCCTATGAGCGCTTGGGGTTGTTGTAGTTACTTTGATAGTATAGCACACCTTAGTGATGTGTCAAGCGGAGATCACTTCTTTGATCGCCGTTTCAAGCTCCAGTGCAGCCAGTCGATCGCACTGGTTGATGTAGTCCTGCACCTTGCGGGTCAGTGCCGGAGCATCAAATCGGCTGCCGTAGCCGTAATGGCTGCGATCAAGCACGATGTCCAGCATTGGATAGGCTGCCGTCACCTCGCCGTAGAGATCCTTGGCATTCACCGATGGCAACACCGTTTGCACCGTGTTACCAAAGATCTTTGCCAGCTCGATCAGCTGTTGATCCTTGACGGCCTTGTCATTGGCCGCGGAAAGCTGTCGCATTGCCACTGCAAATCTACCCAACGGGCCATTCGATCGATCCAGCCGCCAGTTATTGGTCCACAGTCCACGATCACGAGCCGAGCTAGCAACTTCATTGAAGTGTGCGCTGTCAGCCACCGTTTGCATCACCGACGGCTTCAACCGCTTGGTTACCTCGTCTCGAACCACGCTCCAGACGTCCCTCCAATCTGCACTGTCCTCAACCTTCTTTTTGAATGCACCGCGCGGCGCATAGATCGTATCGGTTTCCTTGAGAATGCCCAGGGACTTGGCCAAGGCAACCGTGCGTTCGAGCTTGTTGCCATGACCTAGACCGCCATCCGGACCTCGAACGTCCCAGTGATCTAGCAGCACATAGATACCGCCGTCCTCGAGGGTAACGTCCACCGGCTTCCATGCCTTGGTGTTGGACCCCACTCCTCGATAGGACATCATGCTGATCTTGGTGCGTGCCGCGGAAGGCCGCTTGGGCAATGCGCTGGCCATCTCAAAGGACGGATTACCCAGGATCTTTACGACGTCGTCCTGGGTCTTCTTAGCAGTGGTTAGATCAAAGAAATAAATCTCTGCCGAGGCCGCGCTGGTCTCGATCAGGTAATTCACCCGGCTAAGGGCACCCTTGTCGAGATCATTAAAGATGAATCGCGCACGATCCGAGCAGCGAATGGTGAGATCGGCATGGCAGGTCTGCTGCCGAACACGCTTGTAGTGTGCGTTATTGGCATAGACATCGGGAGATTTTCCTGCCGTGGCATCCCAGATATCCTGAGTTTTCAACGTGACATGCGCTTCCTTGATGAGCTGGTTCTTCCACTTGAGCCCATGGTTGCCAAATGCCTTTTCAAATTCCCAGCGGAACCCGCTGTCATTACCAAAGATGTTTGAAAAGATCTTGCGTGCTTCCCATTCGGTTGCGGCACCAGCCATTTGCTTTTCAAAGACCTGACCAAGCTCGTTCAGCACGACATCCAATCGTGCGACGATGCTCTTCTGCGTGCGTTCGTCATATCCCAGGGCTTCGCGGGAAGCGGCGATCTCAAGATCGCCGATGCCAAAATCCACAACCAGCGGCGTTTCGAGGATCGCGGTCTGTGCCTTGCTGAGGCCATTGATCGAATTGCGATCCAACGGATACGCCACCCGCCCCATCAAAGCCACCGGACGATTCTGCTCCCGGGAATAATAGTCGTCATTCTTGCGGAGTATCCGCCAGCCATTGCCTTCAAATGCAATCTTAGGTTCGGAAATTTCCAGCTTGTTGACACCGGTGATCTCCGGACGAACGGAAAACCAACGGAATACCATGGCGGCTTTTTCGGCAAAGCGACGCATGTCGTCCTGCTTGACCGGCATCTTCACCGTGACGCCATTGGGTTCCGAGGTAGGCTTTTCTCCCAGCAACGCCACGCTGGGCATGCCAGACTCGTTCTTGTACATGGAATACTGGCGTTCAATGCCATTCTTGATGGCGGTGACATCAAACGCATCCACGTAGCTGAACGGGCTCTTGCAGCCCAATCCCAGCTGACCGATCAACTCGTTGCTGTGGATCTTGGTGCTGGCACCATAGGTGGTAAACGTGCTGATGACCTCCTGATGATTCATGCCGATGCCAAAGTCTCGCACGTGGAAGAAGGGCTCAAACATCGTGGGTAGATGCACTTGGATGGGCACGCCGGCCTTGCCGACCTCAACATGGCTGTCCACCGCGTTGCAGCTCAGTTCGCGGATGATGCTTTGGATCTTGTCCGAGTAGAGGCCGTCCGATAGGATCTTGGCCATCTTGGCATTGAAGATGATACCATAGGCACCATCTGATGCAAGTCCATCTCGCTCAACGACGGTCTCATTCGTAGAATTGATCTTCACCTGTGGTTCCTTGTTGTGCTGTTCATGTAGCGCATACATAGCATGCTTTGCGCAATGGTCAATGAAATATTGTATGGAATTGCGAAATCCACGCATAATTTTGCATGAAAATCGCACTTTGCTTGTATGGACATTTTCGTTGCTTCGATGCCTGCTGGCCCGAGCTTCGTGATAACCTGCTGATCCCAAATCAAATCAAGGATGTTTTTGTCCACAGCTGGACCGACAGCATGGGATATTTCCAGCATCCGGAGTCAAGCATTGGACACAAATTCCATCCAGGATATGATCTTGCCAGCGAGCAACCATCTGCCAGTTACATCACGTCCGTATTGGATAGGTTGCAGCCCATCGAACATCAATTCCAGGACTATCGGGCATATGATGCCAAGTTCTCCAATATGGTTGATGATCTACACGAATGGCATCATCCCAGCATCCATCATCGCCCAAAAGGCACGCTGGGACAGGTGTTTGGACGATGCTGTGCGATCAAGATGAAGCATGATCACGAGCAACGGCACGGATTCACCTATGATCTCGTGGTGGTAACACGCTGGGATATTGGATATTCCCGACCAATAGACCTGCGCTCAATGGGCATCGATGCCGTGAACATGGACGGTATGTACGGTCCTGATGTAATAAGTGATGCGTGGGCTTGTGGCCCAAGCAATCTTGTTGATCTCTGGGGTCAACAATTCAGCTGCATCAACGGATTGATAGAACGCGGAACCATGAATCTAGGACCACATGATTGGCTCAAGGCCCACTTTGATCTAAGGTCAATAGCATGGGAAAATCGACCAGACGTTGGCATCTGGATACGGCGATAATCTGCCGTATCCAAATGGATTATTGTTGGGTTCTCCACATGGCTGCCAAGCGAAAATACCCGGACGCAGTTGGATGCACACCGTCCTGACCAATGAAAGGTCTTGAGTCTATCACGCGGTCCATGTGTTCCCGTGCAATCTTGCGGGCAATATCTGCCGTGCGCTGATTGTTTGCGCTCAGCAGCCAGGTCACCTGATCAGCGTTGATCCTGGACCGCAGGAGCCGCATGGCTGCTTCGGACTTAGGATCGGAAGAATCGTTGCTGCCTAGGCTGATCAGTACCTGTCCGGCATGCACACCATTTCGAAATCTAGAAACATATACATCGCTGGTGATGCCAACAACGGCTTGGACCTGGCAGGTGTTACGCAGCCGTGCCACACCAACGGCAATGCTATCACCCAGTACCGCGCATTCAACCATGTTAGTTGCGGTTCTCATGCTCAGCAGGGGTTTCCTTGACACAAATAGCAACCCACTGGGTATCACTGGTGTGCCAAGATTGGTTAACCCCGGCGATCACCGCCACCTCGGAACGGCAATCATCAGTGATTGCCTGGAGACGCATGGGCTGACCTACAAATAGCCCGTTGACCATTAGGCCAACTATGATAACTGAAAACATTGGATTTTCCTTTCAAGATCTCAAATATCGCTGGTGACCAGAGTAACTTCAACGCCAGCCTCGTCAAACATCGCAGCAGCCTCGACAAAGCTTTCTCGCCATCCTTCGCCGCCGTCTGAACCAATCCGTGCCACCACGCGGGTGATTCCTGCTTGGATGATCGCTGCTGCACATTGGCTACACGGGTGCAAGGGACTCACGTATATTGTATAACCGTGCAGGGGTTCACGAGCGGTTAAAATCGCATTGAGCTCGGCATGCACCGTTCGGCGCAGCTTGGTGGGCTTGTCCGCCAGCATCGCTGGATCATCCTTGACGTGGCGCGGGAAGCCGTTATAGCCTGCCGAGGCAATGGTGTTGTCGGGTCGCAGGATTATCGCACCCACGTGGCGGCCGGGGTCCTTGCTGCGGGTGGCCATCCAGGCTGCACCTTGCAGCGCCCATGTTTGCAGATCAGGGCGTTCCATAGCGATCCGGATACAGGGTAAAGCGAACGCTCCAGCGTCCCTTGACCAAGGGGTCAATATGTGAGTGTAGGATCTGGTTGAGCCTCCGGTCAAGCTCGGCTGAACGTTGTCCCAGTTCAGTCTGTCGCTTGCGCAGCCCGTCCTGCTCCGTGCGTATCGAGTCCAGCTCGATACAGATGCCGGCGATCTCGCCGGTCATGTCATCGTACATTGACGATCTCCTCTAGTTTCCATACCGACATCGTAATCAGTGTCCTTGTTGTATTAGATCTTGATGTCTAGCTTACTTGGAGCCGTTGCCGAAGTCAACAGGGCCTTTCCCTGCCAAAAATCAAAGAACATCCTTGATGCCTCGGTGAGCTGTTCCATGTTCTCATGTGCCAACTTGAACGGTGCGATGGCAGCGTCAAGCGCCTCCGCGCTGGCTCGCATGGCACGGGCATTGGCTTCCAGTGCATCGGCCTGCGCTCGGATCGAGGCGATCATCTTTTCGGTATCTTCGATGTTGAACATGAATACGCCCTATCTATTGGTGTAGTGGCTAACCACGGTATTACTGTTAGCCACGCATGCTGCGGCCCGCCAGATATTGGCTTGCATGTGAAGAAATGCGGATTGTGAGATGTTTGCATTACCTCGCAATTGTTTAGATTGGTTTTCCAAACTGTTTGCCCTGGCAATCAAACGTAGAGCAGCCAATTCTACCTCAGCTGCGGGAAGATTCCATTCTAGAATGGCGTCGATATCCATGTGCGTTACCGCCCTGATTGGATTGATAACCAGCGAGTGGAGCGGGCACCAATGTCCCGCCCCAGGCTCGTCTCAAGCCTCTTCGACCGCCTTGAGGAGCTCAGCCGCGGCATCAACGGTCTTGCTCTTGCCGGCGCCTTTCTTGATGGTCACGGTCTTGGCCTTGACCTCCTTGGCCGGCTTGGCTTCCTTTTCATTCGGCACACGGATGTTGGCCGCCTCGGGGAACTGCGCCGTATATGCTTCGATCGCGGCCATCTTGCCCATGGCTTCTGGCAGAGTGATCAGATTGATGTCGCTGTGGCCGTTGCGCTCCAGCACCTTGATGCGCTGGGCCATGTCGCCGTTGGCGAATCGAAACTTGGTGATCTTGCCCTGCGTGCTGACGCCGACGATCGTAAAGGGTTTGTCCATGGTCTATGTCCTCCTTGGGGTTGTGACCAAACGTTGCTAACATTCAAAATTTAGCACACGAACGGATTGGCGTCAACCGGTTATTTTGGTGCGTTGCTCGATTTTTTACTTGCAGCAATCGTATCCCCGTTCATCATGGTCTTGATGTTGTTGCAGACGTTGCACAGCGTTTGTATGTTGTCCTCGGTGTCCAGTCCGCCGTCGGCCTTTCGTTCCTTGTGATCTCCAATGAGACAAGCGCGCTGGGCACTGAACTTAATCGCAGGATTGGTTATGCGATCAAACCGCGGATCCTCCCTGGGGTCATATCCACACCAGTCACACAGCCACCTACGATGATGGCTGTGCATGGCACCAGGCGTGCCCAGCCCACCGTAGTTAACGGTGCCAACCTGGTGATCACGGCAATATATCCGGCATCCAGGTCCCTGGAATGACGTCAGCGGTTGACCACATCCGGGGACCTTGCAGATCTTGCCGTGATCTCGCTGGGCCTGCTCCAGGGACTTTGTGAGGTCCCATTTGGCATGGCGTATCATTGGAGATCGCCGGGCAGCGGCCAAAACTCCGAATGGCTGTCAACGCTGGGCAACGGGCGCGCAAAGCTCTTGGAAAGCTGGGCAATCATGAAAGGAAAGCCGTGTATGGGTTCCTTGCTCATCTTTGGTTTGGCCACCACCACTGGCTGTGCGGCATGCCAGTTTACATAAGCAACATGGCAGCGATCCCAGAACACGCCGTTTGGATTGAAATCCGCATCCCAGAGAGATTTGATCTTGAGATAGAGGTCAGCAATGTATGCTGCATCAACCTTCACACCGTCCAAACGACAGCGCTCAAAGAAATGCCCAATCATCACCATTTCCTTTTCAGCCGCAGGACGAGAACCCGCCGCGCTAAACGAAAGATATCGGCACAGCCAGTCCAGGCTTTCAAGCGGCATGCGATTGATCTCTGGCATTCGACCAATGGCACCAGGCATGTGGGCATCGCCAAATTTCTTGTGGGTGACAAAGAGATCGTACCGTTCGAGTATCTGTTGCTTTTTCTCAGCTTCTAGCCAAGCCGGATTATCACTGCCGTCAACACGAACACCAAAAATCATCTGACGATAGATATCAATGTCAGACAAACCGTTCTTGCCGGCATCGCTGTTGAGCTTAATGAAATTATCCCGCATGGCAGCTTTGCGATCGCTTTGATAGATGCAAACGGGAACCATGCAATTGGCAATGTCCTCACCGAAGATCTTTGTGGCCAGCAGCCAAAGCAGCACAATGGTGTGTTGACCATCCCAGGCTACCAAACGATGGGTGGTTGGTTCTCGATACACATGTATTGGGACCACGCTGACATCAGCAAAGTTACCGATCAAATTGATCACCCAGCTTATTTCAAGCTCTCGCTGCATGGTGGTATCAATGTCAATGGCTGACATTGGAGAAAATTTAGCTTCAGCCAGCTTGAGATCAGACCATTTGCGCAGCGTTGGATTGCGCTTTTTAAACTCTACCAATACCGATGTCAGTAGGTTTTCCGCAGCTTCCCTGGAAGAGTCCGGCATGGCACCAAGCGAGGTTTTCCATCGGTCTTGCACTGACACAAAGTTCGATGCGGTGTTGGAGTAAACGGAATTCCTTTGAGAGGCATAGCTTTGGGGTAGCTTGATGGCAATTGCTGGTGGTTGTATCATCGAGTTAATGTATCCCATGTGATGTGAATTTTGTTAATGATATGGGATTTTTATATTGGCATCAAGCATCGACAGCATCTCATTTGGCAGTTCTATGGATTTTGCGGTTGGTTGATTCCATAGACCATATCTCCCCCGAAAAATCGGGGGAGATATGTGGAATCTGCGTGCAGGTAGCACCACAGACCGGTTTTCATGCTTGATTTGTAAAATCGCTGGCGGTTGTCCGGTACCAGCATCACATGCACATCTTGGACAGCGTTGTCCAACAGCGGCAGGCACGCATTGGATTACCAATCAACCAATGCTAGCCTTGGTCGTTATCAATGGTGGATAGAGCGACCCTTTTTGACATCCGGCGTCACCGGAGAAGATGATTTGTATCGCCCGATGTCCGCTAGACGATGATATCCCGGGCTCGGGCCGGTGAGATTTCACCATAGGACACAGCCGTGCTTCCCGGACGGCCAGAGCATGTGGCCGTTTGTTCGCGTTCCTGGCGATACAACCGCCCCTTCCGCGCGTGGTTACCAACTACCACGATATCATGTGCTCTTTCTACAAAGCACATGATGCGGGCAATAGGTTTTGGTCACTAGATCGATTTTGGACGAATCACTTTTATATGGACAGCTCGGCAAAATCTTCCTCGGTTGGGATTTCGCGCCCATACAGTGCTGCATGTTGCCCGGGAGTGAGATAGTAACGCTCGTGGTCGCTAAATCCATTGATGATGGCACGCCATATTTCTTCATGCGGCAATCCGGTACCTTGCCTATAGACACGATGTCCTGTTAGAAGGATATCATATACCATCATCGGAGTGATGTTTCCAGCAGCAAGGAAGTCGCTCACTTTCTCGGTGAGCAGCTCCTTGATACCTGGCGGTTTCCTCTTACGATTTTTTCTCGACTTGCTCATGTTAGTGAGAGCTGTTCAGCAATTCTCGGCTCTCATTCAACACTCGGTATGCTTCGGCTAGCAATCCTGGATCAGCGTCCTTGCAGACATCTAGGATGCGAGACTTCTCATGCAGATAAACGCGGGCAAAATCCGGATCGTGTTGGACGATGCTGCGGCTATTGGAGATGAGATCTGCCAGCTTGACGCTCTTGCTGGCCGGCAGTGCCGCAGCAGTGTGGTTCAGGTCCTTCTGCTTGCGCACCCGTCGATTACCATCCCCGGGACGGCTCACGTCGGTGAGATCCTCCACAAACCGGGCCACCACGTCGCCAAACTGCTCACGCACCAAATCCAGTTCCACGCCGGTGTCCTCGACCACGTCGTGCAACAGTGCCGCAGCTTCCTGCTCGATGCTAACCGGGTTAGCAGCGAACTCCAGCAGGATCAAGCGGACCTCGCGCGGGTGGTTGATGTAGGGCTGCTGATCATACTTTCGCATCTGCTTGACGGCAGCGTGGGCCGCGGCTGCAAACGCATCCGCCTTGCTAACCAAGTCCATGTTATGTTCCTTTTCCATTAATTGGATTATAGCACAAATGTCTTTATGGTCAAATGATTTAGTGATCTCTAGGCATCTTTGGTATAATACTTTATGTTAGGACATTTTAATTAAAGGAGGCTATGTTGAGAATCGAAACGATATTTGATGAGTGGGGTAGCATATTCCATAACGATGACATAGATGCTGCGATAGCGCTTGGGCCTAGATATTGGAAACAAGCAATGTACGATCGGCGTGTGGTGGTTCTAAGAAATCCAGATGCTACCATGGAACAATATTGGAAATGGTGTGCATGCTTTGGTACACCATGGAACGATGCGCAGTATCGAAGGATGCAAGAAAGATATACCCCGATATCGGTTGATGGTCAGCAGCAGTATATTGGATTGTTTAGCAACCAGATATCAACGAGATTATCCAGCGGCGGCATGGTATGGCATGCGGACAATCCAGATCTTGGAGAAAAAAGCCTACCCATGCGAGCGCTACGAATGGTCAAATGTCCAAATCCAAAAGATGGTCGTACTGGATTTTTAAATGTCGAACTGGCATGGAAGTCCATTCCGGAGTCCGTTAAACAAGAATGGCGTAGCAAGAAAGTTGAACAACAAAGCTGGTACCAAATTGGTACTAATTTTGAAATCTATCCGGCGGTTAAAACTCATCCGATCACCAAAGTTGAAAGTCCTCGTGCCAACGATTGGTGTGTTGCGGGTACCAAAAGGAATGATCGATGGATCCACGATGTTCTAGATGCTGATGACAACCGTGTCGGTGGTCAGGCAATGGGAGATCTGATCGGGCTGATGGAAAAGGTTCCGAATTCCATATGGTATCATAACTGGATGGAAGGCGACATCATCATTTATGATAATCAAGCATTTGTACACAACCGCACGCCACTAAATCTAAGCGAGGGACAAGAGCGATTATTATGGCGAATGAATGTTGACCATGATTTTGATTTTAAATGGACGGCACCTGATCAATCCTAACCCTGGTCTCCATTTAGATTAATATCTAAAATCCAACCAAGCCATGTTATGGATCATTTGACCAATATCAAGAATTCTTCATACCATGTGATCACGGACGGTAATCCCTTGGTATGATAATGTGCATGTTTGAGAGCCATTTGATACAGAATTTCTTGTTTTGGATGACCGATCATACCGTGCTGGACAGCGAGATCGTGAGAAAATTGTTCTAGCAATTGGTTCTGTTTTAGATGCCAACTTTCCAGCATGGATTCGTATTCTACCATCCGGTTTTCCCAATCTTCGAGGGCAGCAGCGTATGCCTTGTAATCCGCCGATCCAGGTACATCGGTACCAATTGAGAATACTGGGATCGGGCGAGCCGGCGAGACTGGCCTTGGATCAGAGAGATCATATAGCCCGGCTTGCACTTTTTCTCGTATGCACATCATGATGAATTGGTCCGCCATTTTGGCCATTGATAGCTAACAAACACTACACTTTTGTTTTATGGTCTAGCCCTAAAAAAATGTCTGTCAAAGAAAAACGGTGGATTTGGTCAAATCCACCGTTTTAATACAAACATGGTAATCAGTTACGGCGCAAATGCCATGGATATGTCCGTGGCATTTGCCGTTTGGCAGATTAGTTAGCCTGCCAGCTAATCACGCGGTCCTCACGGATGCTGCGCCATTCGCCCTTGACGATATCCCACACGGGGATCACGCCGGGGTTCTGCCGCATGGTGCCGCCCTTGAAGTCGTAGTTAAACAGCGTCTGGTTCGTCGTGGCCAGCATCTGGCGCTCAGAACCGTCAGCCTTTACAAAACGAACGTCAACCGGACCGGCGTTCAGGCTTTCAACTAGAGTCATCTTCATTTGCATTTTCCTTCTATATGCTTATGACATCACTAGCTTGCGCTATAACATTGGTGCTCGCAACCGCTCTTTCTTAGATTATTTTGAGCAGCGCCATATTAGTTTAATCGTCCGGCGTTCGGACAACGGATTAGCCGTCCTCATTGTTGGTGCAGTCGATCACCCGAAGGCCGCCGCGGCTCAACAGTTTGATTCTGTTCTCCACGTCCTTCAATGCACCAATCCGATGATGTATGGCAAGGTCGCGTGGGTGATCTTCCAGTGATCGTTCGAGTTCCCGTCGAAAGTCTTCAATTACCGACATAACGTCGCCGCGTCGGAGCAAATCTCTCATCATGTCCTCATTAAGCCACTAAATGGCAAGCTTGTCAATGGCTACCAAAGCTGATATGGATTAATGGCAAGATTTGCATTAACGTATCTCGAATCATTGGTAACGTCTTTGAGCAACCAACTTGGAGCTGTCCAACTTTCATTTTCGTTTAACAGCTCGATCTCAGCCAGCCATAACCCATGATTTCTCCCGGCAAACACATCAACTGACCATTCGTGATTATCGTGATTTAGGAAATACCTGCGTTTTTCAATGGTAGCTACGCACATGTGTTCTAGCATTTCGCTGGCATCGGCTACAGGTATTTGATATTCGTGTTCGATCCTAGTAATACCAGTGGTCCGTCCCTTGGCGGTGAAATAAGCTTCCTGTGAACCGTCCGGGCTGGTTTGTATCCTAACCCTGATAGAAGCTCGGGGGTCAATCGATAGATAGCCTTGGACTATATCCACATACCCCTTGGCATCTCTCCAGGGTATTATGCTTATAGTGAATTTTCGTTCGATTTCGAGTGCCATTTTTATTCCTCTGTATGATAGCAATATTCTAGCAAATGACACGGAGAAGGTCAATTGATGATGGAATTGTGCAGGTTTATTGATAAATATCTACATAACAAATCAAAGGATTCATACATATGTTTTTAGTCCAACGAATCAACACTCGCCCGTCAACTTTGATCAAGTTTTATGCTCCAACGGAAGCATATGCCCTGCATTTCCAAACAGCCTATCGTGAGCATGGGATGGTCCTGTTCGACAGCAGGACCTTGAGCGATGATCTCATGACGCTGACCATCGACACTGTATGGCGCGACGAAGATGCATTGAACGTATATCTCGCCGATCCGGTCGTTCGAGAAATGATATCCGTGAGAGATCTATACCTCGCAGAAAACAACATTGATGTTGTTCGCAAGGCCAATCCTATTTGATTTGGAAAAATCGCGCAATAACAGCGCGATTTAGCTTGTGATCGAATGGCAGGTTGGTGTACTGTGCGATCCAATCTAATCCAATCTAATGTATGTTATCTCTCCCGATACTTGTCAACCAAGGACTGGATGTCAAGCAGCATGGCATCCATACTGGGAACCCGGCTCACCACCGCGGATAGGTTGCCATAGTGTTGTTCCAGGCAATTCATCAGCAGCGCCTTGACGCGCTCCTCGTCAGGCCCGTGCGGCAGTTTGGAATTGGCATAGGCCGTTTCCAATGCATGCTCCTTGTTCTGGAAGTATGCCTCAAACTGATCCAGGGCCCACTCACCGCGCCGGATGCTTTTCAGCTGTTCACGATTGCGTTGCAGATCAAGATCGCCTTCCACAAGGATCTGCTCAACCTCGTTCATCAGCCGCACGCAGTGATAGGCGAACTTGAGATCGTATCCAAACTCAGCAATCTGCGCAGCCCTCTTCTCGTTGGAACTGTTGACCTTGTTGCGGATCTTAGATGCCTGCGCATAGGCATAACCCTTGAACTTGTGCCACGCGCCCTTGTGCAAGAATGCCTTGCGATTCTCGCGAAATATCTCGGCGATGGGCGTGGTGTGGATGATGGCAGTTCGGGGGACGAACAGCGCATCGATCATGTTTGGATTGTTGTCCATGCACAGTTGGAAGAATTGAACGATTGAATAGACTGCAAAATCATATTCAACCTTCTTGTCGGGGTGATGGATGTGATGCTCTTGCCACACGCCGAACCGCTGGATCTGCCGCCCAAATCCTGGGATCTCTCCGGCCAAATGCGGGAACACCAGTTCCTTGGGAGGGATGCAGACTCCATAGATGTCCTGGTCGCTAGTGTCGTTAGAGACGCCATAGGCCTGACTGCCCATGACTGTCAAATAAATGGTGTTGTCCGGTAACCAACGCGGAGGATGGATTAGATTTCGCTGGTTTAGATCATGTAGCAGCATGCTTGGTCTCCTTGAATCCTGGATGCTCGAACCCATAGGCCGTAAATCCGCCACGGGTATCAGTGTCGATGTAGTCCGCGCCAACGATGGCAACATCTCCCATGATGGACGTTAGGATTTCACCCGTGGCCACGAGGCCCAGGGCCCACAGCGGCAACAACATGAGACTATCGTCCCAGTTACCGAGCCCGACATCAAACAGCTCTCGGCATCCGATCGCTTGTAGCTCTGACACGCGGAGCCTGCGATCATCCTGCACCATCCACGGCTGGTACCGCGAGCTGCCATCCACGGTCAGGCGGAAACGGGTAAATTCACCGCGGAGTATTTCAATGGTATGGTTCATACTTCTGGAGTCTCCTATTCCTCTACCTATTCGTTTTTTGTAAAATTTCCTTGATGACAATAGCATTGGCTACCATCTCAATCTCGGATGTAGAGAAAGCACATAATATCCTGCACTCAATACCAGATCTCATGGCTGTTTCACATAGATACTCGTCTTGCTCGTTGCCCCAAAGATACCGATGTTGCCATTCTAAATCATAGCGGGCCTTGTAGGAACGGCGCATGCGAGTATAATAGTCATTTGCAGTCATACTCCGAGGATCTCACGTTCTTCATCGGTGAGACGAGCGAGGATCTCCCGGCGTCGCCGTTCCAATGCAAACGCTTCCTGCGCTCGACGCTCGGCGTCGCGCTCCTGGTGATCCTCCCACCATTCTTCCAACTGCTGCCAGGTCACGCCACACTCTGTTTCATCAAAATTATCATGGACAGCGTTATAAACTGCCCTGCGGGCCGCAGCCACGGGCGCTGCGGAGCATTCATATCCTTCCAGATATGCCAGGCTTCTCATCACACCGCACAGCATGGCTTCTAGCTCTGCGATCTGACGGCCTTGGATATCAATCTTGGCCAGCAGAGGTCCGGTTAGATTGGAATCGCGCTCAGCCTGAGCGGCACGAGCACGAGCATTGATCTCTTCGGGACTTTCATAAGTCATGCAGGGCATTGTAGGTCTCCTATGGTTAATCTAGGATAACATGATTTTTGTCGTTGTCAACGCCGATATGTTAAATGGGTACATGAAAGTTTTGGATCTATTCGCCGAATCACGCCTAGGGCTCGACGAGCTGTTCATGGGCGCGCCAAAGGAAACCACCTGGAGCCATAGCGAGGAAATTGGTGTGCAAATTTGGAGAACCAAGTTTAAATTCCTTGCTGCTGACAGGCAAGTGGATGTTCACATCGAGCTCGTTGAGGATTTTGAACAGACCTTTGGCAAATATCTATTCAAGTCCAATGGCATGGCGATCAATCCAAATGCCAAGGGCTTTATCACCGGCTTTGCCGTTGACGGGTCAATGGATATCACCGGATCACTGGGTACCGAAGCTGCCAAATTGATCGGTGAGGTGCTGTCTCGTTGCATGTATTTTTGGAATCAACACAGTGAGTTCAGCTATGTTGGATTCTCCGCTGCTGAACAATCCAGGATCAAGCTCTACGCTGCCATGTCTCGTAGATTGGCTGCCATGGCAAGCGCCAAGACGATCACCTCTCGTGGCGATTTTTTGATATATCTCCCCGAAGCGGAAAACACATCCGCGTAAAATAAATAACATCATCACACGCAAGGAGCCACATCGTGCGCATATTTGAAATACTGGAAGCCGGAGTTTCATCATCAAAGGTCGTTGATAATTTTACCATTGATGACATCAAGCATCTGGAAGGCATGCGAGATCTGGAACAGATGAAGGCCTTTGCTAAAGGCTTGATCGCCAAACCCAGTGCTCGTCCGATGAAACCGCAAAAGGTCATGTGGCTGACCCAGGCCATTGATGCCAAGACCAATCCGTCAGCCTTGATCAAGCTGATGTATGATCTCATGCTGGGCGGCGAAGGCTATGGCGTGATCGGCAGCCGCCGTTCAATGGATCCGAATTCATACCGCCGTACATTTGGAGAGGACGAGTCGAACGAGGGCTAGTTGCCCTTGGAGAATCCGGTGTATGGATGATACACCGGATTTTATCAGTTCACGTCCACACAAACGCAAACAACGTGCGATCGTCAATGTTTTTAAACCAAAATCTGCCACCTTGGTCACAGCACCAGCTATCCGGTAGCAGCTTGTTGTCACACCATATGCGTGCCCGCAATATCCGTTCTAGCTGTCCAGATCCGTCGCTTGGATCGCCCGGCAACATGCCCACGTGATACGGATAGTCGTCTCGGCGAACCTCTGTTGCGGTCAAAGATAATCCTTCCATACCATTTCAAACATCACGGCATCCTCATGCTGTGCAAAATGCCAAATTTCCCCTAAACCATCAGGACGGCTCCAAGAATCGGTAACCCGCAGCGAGGAAGGCGCGATCCAATTGATGCGTCCGGGCACAGCGGCGATGTTGCTGCGGCACCACCGCCGGCGCGCCGGGCGTAGATCAGCATCAATTGGCAGGGTTACCTGCCAGTAGGCTGCTTGATGTGGGCGCCTAACCGGCATTGAGTTTTTCTAACAGTTGTCGTTTTCTTTCCAGTTCAACCGGGCTATCTGGATCAAATTTGTTGCCTTTGCTGGCATTTTTGCTGGCAGCAATTACCTGTAGATTCCACGGAACATGCAGACCGCAAACATTGCTGCCTTGCAAGGGCACGATGTGATCTACCTGGTGTGGGATGCCAGTGGATTTGGTCAGTTCATCGGCCAGCACATACATGGCCTTTATTTCATCCAGCTGTGATGTGGTCAACCATTTTGGTGTTGCCTTAAGCTTGGCTGCCCTGCGTTGGGCCTTTAATTTATTGTAATTTGCTCTATTTGTCTTTTGCTCTGCCCCCTTGCATGCATGGCACTTGATTTTGTCACGGCCATCTTGCGCGGTATGATCCGTGTAGCGAACAAAATCATAACCACCGCAGCGCACACAGGGGGTAGATCGACGGAAACGGACCATTCCTAGCTCGGCAGCACGCCATACCGGCATAGCAGCATCATCAAACAGCCCATCAAACAACTCCGCGCGGGTATCGCTAAGATCAAAATCAACGTTGTCAGTCACATTAAGCTCCTGTTGAAATCGCAAACATCTGCCATCATGGCGTGTCTCCGAGGCAAACAAAGTAAAACATCACAGCATCTTCCTCGGTGAGAAAATGAAACGTCCCCCGACCAGCTTGGCAGATCCAGCGAGAATGGGGTTGGTTGTCAACCAACCAACGCCATGCTGGAATACAATATCGTCGGGAGCCGGCGGAAAGGGTCACGCACCAAGGATGCGTTGGGGTGCTGGTATCGTGCGCTATGGCTCCCTGGGTCATCGCCACACCAACTGGAACAACACTCGGGATTCCAGGATTCGAAAGCGCCAGACATAACCGTTGTTGGTCCAGACATGATGCCATTCTCGAAATTCCTCACCGAGATTGGCCTGGCACCACGCTCGACGAGCATTGAACGCTCCGACGGCGAGATCAACGCCCTCAGCAACATCATGCCATCCCTGCCATTGCTGTGCAATCTCTGCCATTCTTAATAATAACTGCGACGCCATGGCGAGTCAACACCATGTTAGCTGGAAAAGCACAGCAGCATCTTGGTCACGGAACCGAAACCTGCCATGTTGGCTTTGGTATTCCCAGTCAGCACGTTCAACGCCCGCGTTGGCCCGGCACCATACCCTGGCATCGTGGATGTCGGTATATCTGCGCAGGCTCCAGGGCACGGTGTACCATGTGATGGTGGAAAACACCGCACCACGGCGGTTTGCCATCATGGTGTGTCAGCCGTCGGATCTCACCACGCGGCTGGCGTGCATGCGATATACTGGTATCTTGTCGCTGGTCTTGAGCTCGTTGATCCATGCATCCCAGCCCATCAACGGCGCTCGCGGATTGAACGATATTTCCCTGCCGTGATTGATGAATGATCCCACGGTGACGGTGACGGATCCCGACTTGGTCAATCGGTTTTCCACCAACCAATCACCATCAAGTTCCCAGGCAGCCACGGGAGCTTCACAGTTGGTCTCGCTGTGAACATCAAACAACGTTAGGATGGTGCGCAGCCTCTTGGTGTTGCGATGCGCGAGATTTCCCAGCTTATATGCCGCTTGTATCTGGCTGGTCAATCCCGAGGGGATTTTGCCCTCAACGGCTGCCCCGTGGAACAAGGCGCCGTTTTGATTGCGCCATATCTTGTTGCGATTGACGTCGCAGCTTTTGTGCTCAAAAAACCCAATGGTGCCGTCCTCATCCATGTCATATGCGTCAGGACCGGTTTGATCGAGGTTTGCTAGATGACCCTGGAACATGCTGGTGATGATGTCGTGGAAGTTGGCCTGTAGAAGATGGGAACTAATGGGTTCGTTGATGCCGCGCTGCCATGTTGCTGCTGCCATCACCGCGGCCATGGCGGTTATGGTTCCTGCTAGCACGCGGTTAGCCAGTGAGTAGTTGTGATTGATGCGACGCATAAACTCTTGGTAGTCCATGGTGGGTCTTGCCGATGACTGTTTACACGGCCTTGATTGGTCCGTGACAGCAAGAAATGCTGATCAATGTTGACGTTGTCAACAGGTGTGATCAAAAACATTGATATGGTAACCAATTAACAAACTGGTAAATATGCCATCAAGGAGACCACACACATGGGTATGAGATCAGTCATAACGAAAATCGAATCACTAAATCCAGAAACCTATGCAGGGTTTGCCGGAGAGCTGTGGTTGGACAACATCAGCGGTAAGCTGCACGTCGGTTCCGGTGCAACACCTGGTGGCAACATCGCGGTCACCACAGATGCCACCGGTAACATAACCTTGTCGCCGGGCAGCACCATCAATTTCAGCGATGGCAGCAACGCACTGACAGGCGGCGGTGGCAGCGGCTCATCACTGATCAATGGTTCATACTCGGTGACGCTTGAATCCAATGGTAACCTCATGCTACCCGGTGGTGTGGCACAGATCGCCGTTGAAAGCGACGGCGGGGTTCGCATTGGTGACGCGCCCTTAAATACAGCGCCTAACACGCAGATCAAGATCGGCGGTGCCAACAACGCATTTGAAATCTTCGGAGGACCTCCGGGGTATAGCTGGACATTTGGTTCCGATGGTAGCTTGGGCTTCCCGGGCAATGTTTACATCGAAGACAACATAGAAGGCACCGGATTGTTTGGAATTGGAGCACCGGAGGGATTTACCGTGCTGACCGGTGCGGGTGCTGGCGAACAATGGACGTTTGGCGCTGCCGGCAACCTACCCCTGCCTGATGCAGGAACCGTTACCAACAATGGCAATACCTGGACCTTTGGCATGGATGGCGGTTTGACATTCCCAAGCGGTGCAGGATTTACAAAAGGTGCCAGTGGAACGCTCAAAACCAACGATGGTACCACACAAGCGTTGGACTTCCGCGACGCTGCAGGAGGTGGGTTTTTCACCGATGGCAGTGGGTTCACTCTAAGGGCAAATGGCAGTAAAAACTGGCAGTTTGGCACCAGTGGTATCCTAACGCTGCCGTCAAACAACTACTTAGAAACCACCGATGGTAACTTAAAAGTTGGTTCACAGGGCGTGGTGACGATTCGCAGCAATGCCGCAACCGTGGGATCAACAAAATCATGGACATTTGGTTCAGATGGCACGCTGACGATCCCCGGCGAGATCAACTCCGCCGCCGGCTCGGGCAACGTGGTGATCAATGCCAGCAACGGCGTGGTGCGTACCTGGACCTTTGATGGTGATGGTGCCCTGGAGTTTCCGGATTCAACACAACAGACCACCGCATATAAGAGAACCACCGGCAGTTGGACGGTGGCCACGGGCTCCGCCAGCTATAGTTTCACGGTGCCGGGAAACGCCACCTATGTCATGTGGGTCAGGGGGAACATCGCCAACGGGATCATCGTGTGGAATGCCACTGCCACGGTGACCAACAGCAACGTTCCGGTGATAGGACAGCAATATGCTTGGAACTACACCGGCGGCGGCACCCCCATAGAAATCACCGCAATACCCGACCAATTCATCGGCACAGCAAATGCCATAGTTTCCTCCACCCCCTTGGTCGGTAACACCTCCAACGTGTTTGATTTTACCATTAACAACACCAGCGGCGCAGCACAAACGGTGTACTGGGGATATGTAACACAATGACCTTTGTCATCAATCCGGGCATGGCGATCGGACCAGGTGTTGCCATGACCTCGCTGACATATTCGCTGGTCACCGCGGGCATGTTGCTGAACTTTGACGCAGCAACCTATACCACGGGCGACTGGATCGATTCCCGCAACGGTGTTGCGGCCACTCCCACCAACTCTCCGGTGTGGAGCGCCAGCAACGGCGGCACCTTTGAACTGAGCACGGCATCGGTGCAATACTTCACGGTGCCCTGGCCCACGTTCCAACCCACGTTCACCATAGACATGTGGTTCAACCTCACCGCCAGCCAAACGGCAGACGCGCCCTGCTTGATTTCCGATGATTTTTCCGGTCCCTTTAACTTCGCCATAAATGCCTCGGGCAATCGCTTGAAAACGGGCTGGTACACCACCAACTGGGAAGGGCAATATGCTGACAACAACATGGGTGCCGAGTTCACCCATGACGGATCAACATGGTACAACATCACCATGGCCGTGGGCGCCACCGAGTACCGCGACCACATCAACGGGGCAGTGAGCTATGCTCCCGGCGATTTCGGCGGTGGTAGTGCTCCCAACGGTTCGGGCTCAGCACAGAGATTCTTCATTGGCAAGCGCTGGGATCTCACCGACACGGTGAATGCCAAGATCGCCGTGGTGAACCTTTACGATCGCGCGTTGACGGCAGAGGAAGTCGCGGAAAACTTCAACCACTATCGCGCACGTTTTGGCCTATAAGCAAGGGAACTGCCCCGGTCGTTGATAAATATGCCGAACCCGCCCAAGGAGGCTCCCAGTCATGGCCATACGATCAGTCATTACCAAGTTTGAACCAATAAACCCCAACACCCACCCCGGCTTTGCCGGAGAGCTGTGGGTTGACAACATCACCGGCACGCTGCATCTAGGCGACGGCGCCACGCCCGGCGGCCAAGCCGCGTTGACCTACAATTTCAACGGTGGAGGCATGGCATTTCCCCTGCTGGAGGTTGACCTGCACAACGGCGGCGTGCAAACCGGCCAGGTACTTCAGCTGGGAACCGCCGGCTACCAGGCCATCATCACCGGCCCCACGCCCACGGGCAACGACAGCGCTGAACGCTTGATAATACAGGGACAGCGCGGTGCCGGCTCGGGCGAGGGTGGCGACGTTTATTTCTGGGGTGGTGATGCCGAATACAACGGCGGCGACATCAAGATCTACGCCGGCAACGCCGACAACGTCACCGTGGGTGACGGCGGATACGTCAACATCAGCGGCGGGGACGGTGCCACCATTGCCGGGGATGTTGCCATCAGTGGCGGCGGCTCCAACGCGGGAACGGGCGGAGATGCCAGCCTTGCCGCGGGAGCCGGTGTCATTCCCGGCAACGTGTGGATCTACAACAACGGCTATTCATGGAAGTTCGACGCTGATGGCACGGTAACGACTCCCGGCAACGTGGCATTTCCCGGCAACGTGCTGATCACACCATCACAGGTGCGTTCGGGACAGGGCGCGGGTGCCACCGGGGGCTACAGCTTCACCGGCAACGAAGGTGGCAACGACACGGGCTTGTTCAGCCCTGCTGACGGCAACGTCAGCATCTATTCCAACACCAACCATGCGATGAATCTCAAGCCGGTATCGGTGGCCAACACCGCTGACTGGACCATGTTTGGCACGCTACAGCTGATCCCGCAGAGCAGCCAGCCCACGGGTCGTCCCGGCATGCTGGCGGTGTGCGATGGCACCGCCTGGAACCCAGGCGGCGACGGCAACGTGCATTTGCTTTGCTATACCACAACATGGAACATCGTCGGCGGCACATAATAACCAACACACAACGCCAGGGCCCACGATGAACGGGGCCCTGGCCGTGTGAAGATCTCCCCACACCATGCCAAACAAAACCTGTGACCTAAACCGCGCCAATGATCCCACCCGGGTTGATCAATCTCGGTCCCGGCACAACACGAACTCGCGCCACGGTGACGATGGATGGGATCTAGCAGCAAAAGGTCACGGTTCTATGGCGAACCTATACCAAACGGCAGCTTCAATGTCACGGAAGAACAACCATCCTGCTGCGCAAGTCCATTGGTCCCCGCAGGGTCCCAGCACGGCAACAACCCTGCTGATGATACCATGATCTGGCCAGGGAAGGATCCATGCATAGGGATATGCCGATGTGTCCATGTGCGTCGACAACAGCAGCCTAGCAGCAGATTCCATTGGATGTGGTTCAAACATCAGCATGGGCGCCAGTGGTCCCCGCAGGTGACGGCACGATGCTGATTGACCCCGAAATGATGGTGTGCAATTCACGGGGCGATGCCACGGCAATCAACGGCAACGACCCAGCATTGCGGCCATTACAATAGCCACGCAAGACACCAAGGCGCCACCACGACAGGCGTGTAAAACCACGATGACGCGGTGACGCTGCGTGGTGATGGCAGCAGCACGACGGGGCCACGTGATGCTGATTTCTCCGTGGATGACGCAGGCCGCGCCATTTTGGCACCAACGCAACACCAGCAAAAAACCGTGGTGGAGGCGACGCTGAGTGGTGGAGAAAAGATCAGCCCCATGTGAGCAGGACCCTGGCGTGGAGATCTGACGAGCTGGTTCCCACCACCAACCAACACGAATCCACACGTTGATCGATCCTAAAGCTCCATATGCCTGGGTTCGGCCAGACTCCGAAATGGCAGCGACACCATGCGATGATGCCATGCACCTCACCAGGAGAGGTCAACAGTTCAGCACGATAGGGATAGTTCTCCGCTGGGATCATCAACTCCATGTTAGCGTGACCAACATGTGGCCGTGGAAAAACCTGGTCCCCGCAGTGGTTATCGCATTCAGCCCCATGTTAGCGTGACCAACGCATGATCCTCTGGATTGTCGGTAACCACGGCAGTGAACAGGCCGACGCGGGCCACGGCGGCCATTCTGATCTCGTGGCCGCCAGAATCGCTGAGGTTCCGATAACACCATGCGTCGACCGTGCCACGCTCACGCCATGCCATGGTGGTAACACGGCGATAGGGAAACCCGGTCCCCGCAGGGGTTGTGTTTTCAATCATATTTTTGATCTATCGCGTAATCTTCGCAAACCGCGTCCCGTGGTCTCGCGCAAGATTGTTGCGCAGCATACCTGGTCCCCGCAGGGGTTAGTGTATTCAGCACCATCGCAGCGACACCAGCATGTGGTCCTCGGCCGTGCAGGTGAATATGGCTATCGAGAATGGCGACCGCTGGCGATCCACCACCCTGTCGTCATGCATCAGCTGGGTCCACCATCGGCCAGTGGGGTCCTGCAGGTTGTCACACTGTGGTCCCAGGTTCTCTCTGCACCATTCGTTCACGTCTGGAAACCACGCAGAGCCTAGCTGGGTCTCAGCACGGTGATTGAGAACCATGGTCCCCGCAGGGGATCTCACCGGTTGCGCAATCTTCGCAAACCCCATCCCGTGGTTCGACGTAATATTATTACTCAAATCCATCTCCCAGTAACCATGGTCCCCGCAGGGGTTAGTGTGCTAAACCTGGTCCCCGCAGTGGTTGTTGTCGACAGCACGGTCAGCACCATGTCAGCTGGAATAGCACGAAATGCTGTGGCACTGCAAAGCAGATCACCCGGCCATCCTCCTCGGTCCACCAGAAACCATTGGTACGATCGGGTCGGCCACAGTTGGTTACCAGCCATCTTGACAGGGTCCTGCGGCCTTGCTTGGTTAGGTGCTCTGGAGGTATGGTAGCACAGAGGATCTCGGGTGTTTCCTCTAGAGACATGTCAGCTGGAACCTCACCGAGTTGCTGATGGCAGCGAAGCTGAACTGGTATTCCATGGGCTGGTTCTCCGGAACCCTCCATGCACACCGCCACTCGTCGTCATCCATGTGGAGACCACACCATTCGATAGCGTCTTCGGCGATCTCCCAGGGTACCAGCACGCGGTGCTCGAGCGGGTCTTTCCAGCGCTGACCCTCGATGGTCACCCATTGCCCGGGGCTGGAGCCGCTCATGATATCCACACCCAGGTGATGATGCACAGGGTGGCGATCACCGTGTACAGGCAACGGGTGGCCCAGGGCTCACGTATGGTGATGGTACGTCGTGGCGTGGTGATGCGCAACATGGCAGAGACTCCTGTGATCCAAGTATAATAGCAGGATCCGCAGCGGTGTCAACGGCTGATCGCGGCACGACGGCGATTTAATTGGGCCGGGCAGATGATTACAATCCAGCAATCCAGCGTTCAGGGTGTTACCAGCACCACACCACCCTGTTACCGGTACCAGGCTGTTACCAAAACCACCATGGCCTGTTACCAAAACCACCCTGTTACCGGCACCACACCACCTAGGACGAACGGAGGAGCATGGTAGCACCCTTGGAGCAGCCTGTCAACCGACATCCACGTCCGTTACGTCCACGCAATAAAATGGTCAGGTTTCGGCAACCTCCCGGTGTCTCGTTGCCCTATGTCCGCATAATAGCACGTCTCGCGGCGGTGTCAACGGTTATTTTGGCCCTTGGACCGCATTTCCGCGAAGCTCCATGCGGCACTAGACCCCCGCAGAAACGGTTTTAAAGCCGCTACACGGGGGTCAACCACCAGGGCCGCTACTAGGGGTGCAGGCCATTGCGGAGGCGGCTGTACGGCGGTCTGTGTCGCTGTTGCGATCACGCAACGATAAGGTCAGAGTTCGGCAACCTCCCGGTGTCTCGCTGCCCTATGCGCGCATAATAGCACGTCCTCGGCTAGTGTCAACCCCTTTTATTGGCCGTCCGGGAGATATCCTCAGTCCTTGATCAGCACGGCTGCGGCAATCAGTGCCAATGCGACCAGCGTGAGCTCTGATAACAGTTCAACGTTCATTGTATCATCCATTCCATGAGAAAGGGGCTTGCGCTTGTGCAACGCAAGCCCCGCGTGATGTTATATAGCGCGTCTCTCGGTGCTATGCTAGCTCAGCCGAGGTATCCGACCAGAGCTTGCCGTGGTCGGGCTCGTCCTCCTCGGGATCCTCGTCCTCGGCCAGCTGATCCACCATCTCCTGGTATTGCTCGAGGAGATGGATCAGGCCCTGGCAGCGATCCATCATGCCATCAAAGGGCCGCTGCTCGTAGCGGTTGAGATCCAGCCGCTCGTTTGCGTCAATGGCCTCCTGGATCATGTTGGCGATCTGCTCCATGGCATTGGCGGTGTTTTCGAACGCGCAATAGCTCATGTTGGGGAAATTGCTCATCGTATCCCTGTTCCTTTGTTGCACGCGCATTGTAGCACCATGGACGGCAGTGTCAACCGAAATCTAGCCGCCCGGCAGCTTGCAGGCGTAGTGGTTGACGAAGCTGGGCCAGCTGGGCCCCATCAGCCGGGGGTGGATGGGCATGCTGTGGAACCCCCGGCAGAACACCGCGCGGGCCAGCAACAGCGGGATCATGCCCGGGGTCTCCTGCAAGAGCTCCTCGCGGGTCACGGGTCGGTTATAGGGACTGATGCCAGCCTGTGCCAGCTCGGCCAGCCGCTCCTCGGAAAGCACCGTGCGGCGGAACATCACCCTCACCGCATCCACCTCGACCGTGTCAATGTCGTGGACGAAGTGGTCCAGGGCAACACCCAGCATGGTGCCGAACATTCCGCTGAGGATCTCATGTTCCTCAGGATTGGCCTGATGGTGGTCACACACCGTTTGGTAGAGGGCCACGACCTCGTCTACCGCCCTTGCGAAGGCATCGTCATCCATGGGCATTGCCGGCTCTCCTGTGTTGCCCGGGCACTATAACACATGCCCGGGCGGTGTCAACCGATCGATGTTAGCCCTCCTGGGCTTCAACGTAACGCTTGGGCTTGAGCATGATGGACTCGGCCATGCTCTTCCAGTCCTCGTCGGTCTTGACCAAGCTGGCCAGCTGGAGCACCGTTCGGATGCTCAGCACGCGCACGCGGCTGAGGTTGGGGGCCAGCCACCGCATCATCTCCTGGCTCTGTGCCTTGGTGATGCCGTTCTCCTTGAGGAAGCTCTGGCTGAACACCACCTGTCCCACGCGCACGAGGATCTCACGCTTGCTGTGGATGCCGAGGTCCACATACATGCAGCGGCTCATCAGCGCCTTGTAGTGCGGCGACATCTTCTTGTCCGCTTCGATCTCAGCGGTGAAGTCGATGTTGGTGATGAACACCACGGCACCCTCGAACTCAAAGCTCCGATCGATGCCCTCGTCGTCCAGCACGCGGCTTTCCTTGTTCCAGTGGACCTTGCGGCTCTTGCCCGTGTCCAGCGCGGCCTTCAGCAGGTTCAGCGCGTCCAGGTCGCCGAAGATGCCGTCGCAGTCGTCGATCACCAGCACGTTGCCCGGCTCACGGCACTCCCAGAGCTGGCGGTACAGCCCAATGGCACTCATGGCACCCTTGACGCTTTGGAAGTTCACCAGCCCGTCGCTTTCGGCCTTTTGCAGGGCCTTCTCCAGCGTGTAGGTCTTGCCGCAGCCAGCAGCACCGCTGGTGATCACCGCGGTGATGTTGCCGTCGATGATGCCCTGGGCGACCTTGCCCAGCACGGCAAAGGTGTTGCGGATGCGCAGATCGATCTCCGCCATCGCTTCGTTCTCGCTGGAACGCTGGGCGGTTGCAATCATGTTCATGTCGTTGTCCTTGCTGCTGTTAGTTCGCGCATTGTAGCGCCGTTGTGCTCCGCGTCAACCAAAATCCAGCCTAGTTCTGCGGCACCGCGGGGATCGCGTCCATGAGGATCTCGTTCAGCCGTTCTTCGGCCACGCTCTGGGCCTCGTTCACGGCAAACCAAACCACGTCCTCGTCGTCGGGCTTGGCCGCGGTGGTCTCCATGAGGTACAGGGCCGTCTCGAGATGGAAAAGGATCTCGGTGAGGAGTTCTTTGCGATCCATGGTTCAGTCCTCCAGCTTGCGCACATCGCGCATTTCGGTTTCGATGACGTCGGGATGATCGATGGTGTAGTCGAGGTTCTCGACCACGTCATCCAGATCGGCATCCCCGGTACAGATCAGCGCAAAGGTCACGTAGACCACCTTGCTGGGTTTGGACATCTTGCTTGCTCCTTTGCTTGCAGGACCATTATAGCATGGACGCCGGCTGCGTCAACCGTTTCCTTCTACCACGAAGCCCGTGGTATCACGCCGGGCACGCCGCCCCTTGGGCTTGAGCCCGAGGATCACGTTCTTCGGATCCAGGAAGCGCAGGTCGTCCTCGTCAGCGCTGATCACCGGCAGCCCGAGATAGGTCTCGGGGAACTCGCCGCCAAACACCACCGCCACGTTCATGCCCGCTGCAATGGCTTTCGCCACGTCCCGGTCGTTGCCATCGGCCTTGCTGAAGGTGAGGTGGTAGTTGGAGTATTGCGCAACCCGGCGGTTCAGCATCTTGGTGTAGTCGTAGAACTGGATGCTGGGGAACATCTCGAAGACGTTCTGCCCCTTGACGCGGATGCGTTCCCAGGGAATGTCACTGGTGCCATTGAGGCGAAAGCACGGCGTGGCATCCTCGCGCTCGGCCTTGCGGATGCCGGCGTTGATGTCCCAGATCAGCTGGCTCATGAACAGCCCGCGATCCTCGAAGTAAAGCCGGGTCTTGCGAAGCCGTCCCGCCTGCACCTTTTTCATCTGCCCGCGACCCGCATGGTTCAAGCAGGCAGCGGTGCAGCCCGGCGTTCGCTTGGGACAAACCTCGTTGCCCGAGCTGTCAGCCGGAGCAAGATGCAGGATGCAGGTCATGTAGCCGCGACCCGTGCCCTTGAGGATCTTGGTATTGTTGGTGGTCAATAGTTGCATACCGTCGTCCTCTTCGCTCTTGTTATCCGGGATACTAGCATCAATTGCCCGTGGGTCAACCAAAAATATCGGGTCGATCTCGATCTTTTTGCCGCAGCCCGGAACCAAACCGCGGCGTTAAACGCGGTTTTAAGCACCCTACACCGGGGTCTAGCACCATGGCCGCTACCATGACCGCGGACAGGGACGGAAGCGCTTGTAGCACGCTCTATGCGGTCATCTTGGTCTTGCAACGATTTGGTCAGGATTCGGCTGGGCATGCCCACTGGTCGAGCTGGCGATCACCCGTTCGACATCATCCATGCATAGCATGGTCAGCACCATTGGTCAAGAAAAAACCCACCGGGACGAACTTCCCGGTGGGCCAAGTTTCACAAAATGAACCAAAACGCGCATCGCAGGGCTTATGGGTTCATCACCCTGCCTGCACCACCTCGGCCCTTAGGCCTCGTTTGCTTCTTGCTCAGCGTCAGCACCCAACACCGCCAGCAGCTCGTCGGCAGCAGCCACCGCAGCAGCCTCGTCCTCGGCGGTGACCACCGCCGGCGTGGTGTCCGCATCGGGCACCTCGACCTGCTCACCTCCCGTCAGCGCGGCGAGATAGTTCTCGTCCTGCGCAGCAACACGGGCAGCACGCTTGGCAGCACGCGCTTCCGCCATGCGCCGCGTGAACTCCGCCTTGCGGGCAGCCTCAGCAGCAGCGGCCTTCTGCTCGTCGCTCAGCTCCACCGGGCCGGTCTTGCGATTGGTGGGGATCACCGCATCACGCCCTTGGTTGACCAGGAACGCCACGGCGTCCTCCTTGCTCATCGAGCCAGGCAGCTGGATGAGATCCACGTCCGTGTGCCCGTGCCTCTTGAGCTTGGCAACTCGCACGTTGACCTTACCGGTGGCAAAGCGGAAGGTGTTGGTCCCATTCAGCGTGCTGGTACCAGCGATGGTAAAAAGCTTGCTCATATGCATCCTTTCTCTGTTTCTCGTGTCCGCACGCTAGCACAGCATGTGGACCTGTCAAGTGTTTTTTTGGCCTTAGGCCTCCACGGCGACCTTCTTGGCCTCGCGGGTGGCACGCGCCTTGGCCACCGCAGCGGCCTTCTTCTCCGCCGCCAGCAACACGTCGTTCTTCACGGTCTTGTCCGCGGCGCGGGTGGGGATCACCGCGCTCTTGGCACCCTTGATGTTCTGCAGCACCCAGGTGGTGGCCTGCACCTTGGTCATCGCCTTGGGCAGCTCCACGAGGTTGATGTCCGTGTGCCCGAAGTGATTGAGCATGTTCACGCGCAGGTTCAGCTTGCCGTTGGCAAAGCGGAAGGTCTTCACACCGTTCAGGGTGGTGAGGCCAGCGATGGTAAAGGTCTTTTCCATGTGTTCAGTCCCTTGTCCGTTGCGCTTGCTTGCCCAATGCTCGCCTAGCGCTCTGTTTCAACACCCGCATTGTAGCACCATGCTACGCCGCGTCAACCAAAAAGTTTCGTCTTGCTCAGTTGGTGCTGCCTTTTGTTTTCAGCACCAACCTTGCCCAACATCGGTATGTTAGCACCGTTTTGGTGCGCGTCTACCGAAAAGTTCATCAAGCAGCGATCTTTTCCAGCTCGCTGCGCGCACCCTCCAGCATCTTGCGGCGCTGGGCCACCTTGGCACGGCTCAGCTCACCGTCACAGGTGAGATTCTCCGGGCTCAGCTTGGTTTCGATCTGATCCAGCAGCGTGCTGACATCACCCCGGCTGAGATTGCTGGCATCCAGCAGGGTCTCGTTGAACAGCCGGCGAACGCGGTTGACATCCTCGACCAGCTTCGTGGTATAACGCATGTTGCATGCTCCCTTCGTTGCCAGGGCATTGTAGCACGGCTACCATTACCGTCAACCAAAATCTTTCGAAATGGCCGGAGAATTTATCGTTGCGCTGTTGCAACGTCGGCGTCAGGACTCGGTCCGCGCATGGCGTGTGCTGCGATGCCGATCGGCTGGTGCAACGTCGTACCGGGAACATAGCATGCTCCCGGTACCCTGTCAACCCCGAGGTATCGGGTTATATGCTGGCATCCATTTCAAAGATGAAGTCTACCACCTCGCTGAGCATTTCTCGGCTGTAGGCCTTGCTGCCGGTGTGGATACCCTGGCCGATTGCCAGCCTGAATCGCGTCAGCTGGATCTTGCGATCGTAAATTTCACGCAGATTACGCTCGACATTTGGCTCGAGCAACTGCTCGAGACTGTGGTTGATGTCGTCGTTGCATTGGCCGATCCAGTCATCAACCACGCCGAGGATCACGTTCTTCAAAGGCTCACGCTTGCACATGTTGCTGATTCCCTTGTTGCCTGCGCAGTGTAGCAGGCATTGCGTTGACGTCAACCGAAATTAGTAGTGATGTCGGCTGCCCACATAGTTGGGATTGTTGAGGAGATCCTCCTCGCTCTCTGCCTCTTCTTCAGCCTCCTCCTCCTCGTCTTCGAAGAAGCCATTGGCCTCGCACATGTCCTTGACCTCGGCCTCGCTGAGATAGCTCAGGGCAGCATTGATCACCGTGTCGCGATCGAGCACGCCTTCCTGGATGGCTTCCATCAGCTTGCGAGTGTATTCACGATAGACCATTTGCGTGTTCCCTTCGTTGCAGGAGCAACATAGCATGCCACTCCGAGTGTGTCAATTGACGTTAGGCCGCTGCCATGCTCCAGTGGTTCTCCACCACCTGGCGTGCCGCTTCCTTGAGGATGCAGACACTGGTACCGAGGCTCCAGCCTTCGCCGAGCTCGCGCATCAGCACGCGGTTGACCATCATGCCCACACACGGCATCAGCTGGTCCCACTGATTCAGTGGTATGGTGTTGAACCAGAGCTGATCGCTGCAATTCACCAACCGCTCGGCGGTGAAGCGGCGTTCCACCATGTGGAAGATACCGGGAGTCACGAACTGGGCGTAGTAGGTGCGGTGCAGATTCTGCGAATTCGCCATGTATTCATTGCGCGTCAGCATTGTGTGCTCCTTTGCTTGCAGGGCCATTATAGCACGGGCAGGGATGCCGTCAACCAAATTCCACGGGCTTGCGGGATTCTTCCACCGTGTAGCTGCGTGCTTGGCACATCGCCGCCATCTTGTCCAGCCCACGCTGGGTCACCGAGAACAGCTTGGCCCTGCCGGCCTTACGCATGGTGAGGTAGCCACGATCCACCATCTCGGGGAAGAGGATCGTGGTCAGCGAGGTGTTGCCTCGTCCGCTGGTGCCCCACACCGCCTCGGTGAGTTCGGTCTGGTTGATCTCACCAGCCTGCTGCACCTCGTAGATCACTTCTGGAATGTAGTCGATCAAGCGTGCCATCTGCATGCTCCCTATGTTGCCCGTGAACTATAGCACAAGTTTGTTAGTAGTCAACCAAAATACCGGCTATTTTTCGTCCTTGCGTCCGATCTTATCCACGATCTCAACCCGTGCTTGGCTGATGCGATGAGCTAGGTTGCCTAGATCAAACTCTTTTTCCAGCTCGGCCACTCGCGCAGCCGCCTCATCGAGTTCCTTGAGCTTGGCTGCCATCCGTTTGTTGTTCATCTTGTCTGCTCCGTTGTTGCAGGGTCATTATACTAGGCCCTGCAACCGTGTCAACCTCTCAGTGGTTGCTGTGCCGCTTATACCAGCGGTTCAGTTCGCGCAGCTCGTCCTCGTAGGCAGCATCAGTGATGCGACCCCGATCCAGCTGGCGTTCGAGGAACGCCGCATGGGTTTCGGCGACCTGCTGGACCTGTTCGAGGCTCATGTAACGCATTAGTCCTGTTCCTTTTCGATAGTCATGTTGTTTGCCTGTTCCTTGGCGTTCCATTCGGCCTCCTCGGCCTCCCAGTTGGCCATGTTCTCGACGATGGCAAACATCTCGTCGATCTCTGCCGGGATATCCCGCTCGACCTCGTCAGCGGTGCCCCGGATATCGTAGTAATCATCGATGCCGTTCGTGTAACGCCCGCAGAAGGCGCAGCCGGGCTCGTAGTAGAACGCGTCGACGGCAAAGCCCATCTCTTCCATCTTCTCGTAGGCACCCATGGGCGGGCTCCATGCGCTGTCAAAGGAGAACTGCACGCTGAGGCCGTCGTCGCCGATGGTGGGCTCGCCGTTGTTCTCAGCGGTGATGTCCCACTTGGTGCCCCAGTTGGCCACCGCCCAGTCATACCAGTTCTTGTGGCCGAAGTCCCGGAGGTTGTCCTGCTCCTTCTGCTCCAGCTCTGCCTGCCGCGGGTCGTCAAACCCATAGCTACCGGCCATGGTGTTGACCAGCCGGTCGGGGATGGGAAGGAATTCCGAAAGCAGCCCCTCGCCCGTGTATCCGGCGACCACGCGCCGGATCATCTCGGGATCCTCGTGCGTGAAGGTAACAACGTTCTGGCACCAATTGGGCATGTTGGCCTCGTCTGTGTTTGTGTTGCGCTTACCCGTGCATTATAGCACGGGTTGATTCTCTGTCAACCGCTTTTTAACGGGTCAACACCCTGTTGTCTACCCGCAGGCTGAGGTAAATGCCGCTGGCGATGTGGTAGGTACCGCGTACCTGTCCACGTAGCTGGGGGAACCTGTCCTCCAGCCGAAGGATCAGCTGATCGCGGCGATGGTTGCAGTCATCCCAGTGGGCTTGTGCCACGTCGGAGAACCGCTTGTTGCGATATCCGCCGTGCCAGCCGAGGCTCATGCGGTACTCGTCGGTGCTCTTGAGGTTTGCGGTGCTGTAGATGTATGTGTTCCCGCTCAGCTCCATGACCGCGGCGCGCAGCACCGCCTTGGAAACCAGTTCCGTCATCGCATCAACTCCTTTGTTGCCCGGGCATTATAGCACATGCCCGGGCCGTGTCAACCCCTGCGGGGACCTTATTCCGCGTCAGCCGCCTGCAAGCGAGCGGCCATCTCCAGCGTGACGAAGCGATCGTTGGTGGAGTAGCATTCCACCTTCCATGCACCGTCTTCCCAGAGGTAGTTGTATTCCTCGCAGAGGCTGTCCCGCAGCGCCTGGAAGGTGGGCCGGGTCACGGCCGCAACGTTCGTCTCGCCGCGGTCCCGACCATAGGCATTGCACTCGCCCCGGGGAGCAGCGTCGAAGTCGTGCTTGGTGCCGATCTCGGGAGCGAGGCTGGAGAGGCTGCCCAGCGCCATCAGCTGGTGGATCTTCTCCTCGTCGGTGTAGTGCTCGCTGAGGATGCGACCGTTGTTCTCGAGATAGCCGTCCCAGTGGCAATAGATGCCGGTATAGCTGCCGTCAGCGTTGCGGATGGAAATCGTGCTGCGAGTTGCCATTGCTGTGTTCCGTTGCTGTGTTGCTGTTGCCCGTGCATTATAGCACGGGCGGAGCTTGCGTCAACCCCTGCGGGGACCGGTTCAGTTCTTGTTGGTGCTGACCGAGGTGTTCTTGAACAAAAAGCCAAAGAGGATCATGATGCCCCAGCTCTGCAGCCAGGTGATCTCCCGCACGCCGTCGATGGCGCCCACGAGGCAGCCATTCCACAGCAACCACACCGGGATGCTCAGCAAGAGGCTGATGCCCACCAGTGCTCCCAGGGCCACCACCACCACCATCACGGCCTTGATAACGTCGTCCATTTGTCAGTTCTCCTTTTAGCCGAAATCGGCTTCGATTTGTTCGATCATGATCTCGAGGATCTCCTCGAAGTCGTCGTCGGGGTGCAGCTGATGATCCTGGGCGATGCTGTCGTACATCTCCTGGATCAGCACGTCCTCACCTGGCTGGATGCGATCCTCGCGATCCGTCAGGATGTCGTAGAGGTCGATCTGATCCTCAAGGATCAAGCGGGCGGTGCGATCGGAAAGCCCAAAGGCCTTCATCAGTCTCTCCTGTGTGGTGTGCTGCCCGCACGCTAGCACGGGCAGCGGATGGTATCAGCCCTCGCGGTAGACCCGCACGCCCTTGATGCCGTTCTCCTCGGTGCTGCGCACGGTCCACACGATGGAGTTGTTCTTGGAGTAGCCCTGCGTGCGCAGATACTTGAGCCGGGTGTCCGGATCCACGTAGTTGCTGGTATAGCCCTCGAGGAACACGCTTTCACCGATCTGGATGTTGCGGAACACATCGCAGAGCCGGGCCTTGGGGCGCGTCAGCTTGACCCGCATGTTGGCCTTGCTGTTGACATCCACCAGCAGGCGGATATCACCGGGCTTGGCACGCTTGATGGGCAGGCCGGTCGTCTTGGCCTTGACGCGGTTGATGGTCATGGTTGCCATTGTTGTCAGTCCCTTCGTTGCTACCCGTGTGTTCTAGCACGGGCAGCTGGTTGTGTCAATCCCCTTGCGGAGCAGTTCAGGCCTTGACGACCTGGTAGCCGGCTTCCTTGAGCAGCTTGGCGGCGTTCTTGATGCGATCGGCAGCGGCCTTGGCGTTCTCGGCCTTGCGGGCCGCCTCCCAGCGGGCCTCGTCACGTGCCGCGGCCTCGCGGTCGGCCTTTTCCAGGGCCAGCGTCGCGGTGGTGATCAGCGAGTGCTCGCCGTGGCCGATGTCGCCGTGGCGGATCTCGTTCTCGATGCTGTCCAGCGCGCTTTTGACCATCTGCCGGGTGATGCGCTGGATGAAGACGGGATTGCCAGCCAGGTCCTGCTTGAGCTTGGCCTTGGTGAAGCCGGCGGCCTTGAAGTGCTGGGCGTCGAAGTCGTCGATGTCGTAGAGGCTGGCCTCGATGGCACGATCCAGCATGGCCTTGCTCACCGGCACGTTGATGACGAAAGCCGGAACACTCTTGCGGGGCATTGTCGTATCCTCTGTTGCCCGTGCAGTATAGCACGGTATTTGATGATGTCTACCGAAATCTCAGGCAGCCTTGGCCTGCTTGGCCTCAGCTACCTTCTTCAGCTGGCCAGCGTAGATCTCGATGCGGGTCTTGCCCGAGTCGGTGCGCGCCCGCCACCACGCCAGCTGCTTGGGGGTGAGGAATCCCGTCTTGAGGTAGAACCGTGCCATGCTGGTGCCACGCTTGGCGTGCATGGGACGGAAGCCCTGCTCGTTGTGGTAGCGGGTGACCTCATCGCGCTGCTCGTCAGTGGTCTGGCGATCATTCAGCGCAACCAGTGCGCGGGCCAGCCAGCGATCGTCCGTCAGCAGCTTCTCGCGGATGAGTTCAGCGGTGAGAACCATTTAGTTGCTCCTTGCTCAGTGATGCCATTGTAGCAGGATTTGGACGGCAGTCAACCGAAAAGATCGTTTTGATCACGCAACATTAACATGAGATTTCGGCGTCCTCCCGGTGTCTCGCTGCCCTATGTGCCTACTATAGCACGTCAGCAGCCGCTGTCAACCGGAAACTGGTCCAGCTTCCTGCCACGACAATATCCGATTGCGACGCAGCGCACGCCAACCGATCTTGTGTTCCCAGACCATGATGTTGCGCTTGATCGCTGCTCGGCGATCTGGCCGGCGATAGGTGTATGAGAACAGCCGGGGGTTGGTGGTGGCTAGCATGATCCGTGTCATGCCGTCAAGCCTGACATAGCGTATGCGGACCCAGCCGCGGCGCAGGGCACCATCCAGTGGAGCACCCTCGAGGAGCAATTCTTGTGCGTTCATCAACGCTATTTAACGCCGCTACACGGGGGTCGCCATCTTGCCGCTAGCTATGCAGCGACCCCCGTGCTCGACCCCCGTGTAGCGCGCTTAAAACCGCTCTAGCGACCCCTAAAACCCAGGGGTGCTACGACGCTACCGCGTAGCCTACGCCCACCGCGATGAGATAGGCCACGCTGACGAACGAGAAGATCACACCAACGCCAAGGGCGTTATCGGCCTTGCCGACCCAGCCCAGCAGGGCAATGGCCAGCCAGAACAATAGCCAGAACACTCCCCAGCCAACGAGGAACCCGATCATGCTGCCAGCAGTTCGCGAGGGGCATAGCGGTATGCCGTGTCACGCAGCTCGATGCTGATGTCCGCGCGGAACAGCATCAGCAGGTCAGCCTGCACCCGCAGGGCATTGAGGGTCACCAGCTCTCCATGCTCCAGCTCGAAACTGCCCTGCCGGTAGGCAGCACGCAGCCGATGCTTGGATCGTTGGATGGCCCGGGAGACGGTGGCGTATTGCCGACGCCAGCGATCACGATCGGCAATGGCACGCTTGTTGGCCCGTCGCTGGGACTCGGGAACGATCACGTAGTTCATCCTTGGAACCTTTCCATATTCATCTGCTGCTGTTGTAGCACGGTATCCGCTGGCCGTCAATGCCTCAGACACCGTAGTTGGTGAGAACATTCTCACCAACGCCGCTGGTTGCTGCTGCCAGCGCGGCCCGCGGCACCATGGCGAAGAACTTGCTGCGGCGATCGCTGGCATCGGCAAATGCTCGGGCTTCTCGCTGATCGTAGGCCACTGCCACCACGAGGAACTGGCCGTTGTCCACCAGCACCACGGGGATGAGCCCCTTGCTCATGGTGTCCTCATAGCGAGCCAGCCATTCGGCACCGTCGAACACCAGCTCCACGGCATTGTCTCCCAGCCAGTTTTCCTTGCTGGTGTTGGTGGGGTTCACGTAAAGGCCCATGGTATTTGCTCCTCGTGTGGTATGTTGCAGTGGGGTGTTGGCCGGGAACTATTCCCAGCCCTTGTTGCTGCGATCACGCCGCCGGTAGTTCTTCTTGCTGCGAACCACCTGTTTGCGGAACTGCCCTGCGCTGAGCGAGGCAGCGATGGGGTTGCGACGGGCAACGGTGTTAGCCAGCACCAGCTTGACGGAAGTCTTCATTGCAGTTCTCCTCTCTTGCCCGTGCATTATAACAGCCGTTGCAGCCGCGTCAACCGGAAATCAGCGCCGGATGCACACCGCCGAGCTGCCATCACCCTTGGTGGGCACGAAGTTACCACCGCTGGAGATGCACTGGGTCATGGTCTCGTAATACTGCCGGTTGTTCTCGGCCACCAGGTATGTGCAGCCGCCGATGCCCGACGCTGCCACGCCCAGGATGCACAGGCCGATGATGGCAGTATTGGCAAGTTCCTTGGTGTCCATTTATGCTGTGTCCTTGTGTTGCGTTGGTATTGTAGCATGTCGTGCCAGGGTGTCAACCGGTACGTTCCTAGGCCAAACGGAAGTTTTGGCTGAGGAATCGCAGCACCACGCCGTACCCGTGCTCGATGCACAATGTTGTAACCAGCTTGTCGGCCTCTGCGTCGTTGCCCACAAGCAACAAACGGTTGGCATCGATGCAGCCTTCGATGGCCGCGTCGTTGTCCAGCTCGTCGCCCATCGCCTCCGCGGCAGACATGAGGTCCGACGCAATGTTGTACCAGGTGTCGAGGATGGGATAGCGAAGCCGCTCGATGATGGCGTTGTCCAGTGCGGGCATGTGCGCTCCTTTGCTTGCAGGGCCATTGTAGCAGGCCCTGCACCGTTGTCAACCGGCGATCACACGCCTGCCCAGTCCCGGCCCTGGCGTTCCATCCTCGCACCATAGCCGTAGCCAAGAAAAAATTGGGACTTGAGTAGTATGGTGAACCCGGTCGGGATCGAACCGACTGTGGGATTTCTCCCGAGAGATTAAAAGTCTCTTGCCATACCGTTACGGCGGCGGGTCCTTTATTCATGGGCCCATAGCTCTAACCATTGAGCTATGGGCCCGTTGATGTTACAATGCGTTGACCAATGCGATCATCTTCGCACGCGCATCCTCGCCGATGGCACACTGTTCGCCACGACCATTGCGATGATCATCGATCAGCTTGCGCAGCTCGTTTGCCGCCGCGGCCCGTGCCCGCCCCTCGGCAATGCGTTGCAGCTCAGCACGCAGCCTCTCGGCCACCATGAGGTGGGATCCGCCGTAGTCCCGGTTGCGTTCTTGGCCGCGCCGGTCAAAGACCCGACCGTTCTCCAGGTGGATGTGCCCGTGATGGTTGATCTTCACCACTTGGCTGAACCCGTGGTGCAACAGCGTGCCCCACTGATGATAGCGACCATAGCCAACCTCGTCACCAACCGCAACTTCGAACATCGCTGCACGCTCCCTTGCTTGCCCGTGCATTATAGCAGGCCCTGCACGGGCGTCAACCAAAATCCTTAGGTGCTGTGCTGGAACATGATGCGCCCGTCCGGTGCACGGTAGGCGAACAGCGCCGAGTCCAGACCCAGCTCGCCAGCCGCACCATAGTCGAAGGCCTTGACCAGATGATCCGAGATGTCGTCGGCGGTGCAGGGTCCCGTGGATCGCATGTGGATCAGCCCGTAGAACTCCTCGGGAGTCAGCCTCCGCTGCACACCATAGACGAGGATCAGCTCCTTGCCTTCCCGGCGGCTGTGGCTGGAGAAGCGGTCCAGCACCAGGAACTCGCCCGTGGCGCGATCCACCACCTCGTCGCCGGGCAGCTCGTTGTCATCGCGCATCTCGATGTTTTCCAACACGCAACCCGGTGCCGGAATGTTGTCAATGGCCATGTCGCTTGTTCCTCGCTTGCAGGACCATTATACTAGGCCCTGTCCGTGTGTCAACCGAAGTTAGAAGGGCCGGCTCATCCCGTGCTGGGCCATGTAGGCCTCCACCCAGTCCTTGGCCTCCTTGAGGCCCAAGCCGCTCTCGCCGCGGAATTCCTTGATGGCGTTGATCTTCTTGTCCTCCCGCATGTAGCCCAGCACCACCTCGCTGACCTCCCGGCCCTGGAACATCGGCCGGCCCAGGGAGAGCTTGGCCAACGCGTCGCGGCTGATGCGGTCAAACGCCAGGATCTCCAGCGCATCGCGGGCCGTGCGGTAGATCTCAAAGCCGCGGGCTGAGCCATCCAGGGCCATGTCCTCGCCCAGCCGCTTGATGCGGGCCAAGGCCCTGACCACCGCGTCGGCGTCGCCATCGACCAACTCATGCAGCTCGTTCATCAGTAGAGCTCCTCTGTCACTGCCCACGCGATCTCGCAGGCACGGGTGTGGGTGGCCCCGGCATCCACCGCACCATCATGTGCCAGGGTCCAGGCCTCGTCCCGGATCACCGCGAGGTCGTCATCGCCGCTGCACACGTCGCCGATGTGGCGATCAATGTTATCGCGTGCGGCCTGTTCAAACCGGTCCATTGCTTGTTCCTCGCTTGCAGGGGCATTATAGCACCGGCCCCTGCCGTGTCAACACGATTGGTCAGCGGCAGTCGCCGAGATTCTCCGCCCAGGTCTCGATGGCCTCGTCGGACCAGTCCTCGTAGCGGTCGTAGTCTAGGTCGAAGTTCGGGTGGCCCTCGGGGATGAGGTAGACGGCGTTCTCCTCACCGGCCGACCAACCATAGGCACCGTTGCCGCTCTTCATGGCACGCGAGTAGAACTCGCGCTGGTAGCTGGAAGCATAGGCTCTCTCGTCGCTGGCCATGCCGCGGGCGTAGGGCCACAGCGGGCCGTCGACATCCACCTGCTCGAGATCCAGCTTGTTGAGCCGGCCCCGGCAGTAATCAGCGCGGATGATCAGCACCTTCATCGTCCTTGCTCCCTAGAAGCCGTAGAGCGGGCGGAGGCAGTCCTTGATGGACTCGTAGACCCCTTCGTCGTAGATCAGCCCGTAGCCGTCTGCACTCTCGTCGTAGTCCTTGTCGGTCTGCATCTCGTGGACGCCGGCAAGGTGCCCTTCGTCGGTGCAGCCCAGGGCTTTGAGGTGCTTCTTCAGCCCCCGGACGTCCTTCTTGTATTGCGTGGCCAGCATGCGTGCGGAGTCGCACACCAGGGTATCGTAGCGCATCGAGTCCTTGGCATTCATCGGCGTGTTCCTTCGTTGCTTGCAGGGGCATTATAGCACCGGCCCCTGCAGGGTCAACCAATTTTTAATCCCAGCGGCTGTCAGCGTAGGCGTCAATGCCGTTGCGCCTCAGCACCCCAGCATATGCATCAGCACCCGCCTTGAGGATGTCCACGTTCTGGGCCCGGTTGCGGGACGGGTTCCAAAGCTGGATTCCGCCACCATGGTTCTTGCTGAACCCGACCGTCTTCAGGTCCTTGCCCAGCTTGGTGCTGAGCTTGACCCCATGTACCACCACCCAGGCAAAGCCGCAGGGGAAGCCGTCGCCCCGTTGGGCCTTCATGTCGGCAGCGGCCTTTTCAGCGGCTGCTGTGGCTTCCTGGTGGATTTGTGCGATGTCCATTTGTGCATGCTCCCTTGCTTGCAGGACCATTATAACACGGACGGCATCCGCGTCAACCGATTTTTACCTGGAGACGGTGTAGGTCTTGGGAGCGAGGTAGAAGGTGATCGCGGACTCTCCCATCCCACCGCGGCCCCAGTCGAACCAGCTGCTACGGGTCTTCAGCACGGCGAACCCGGCTTTGGTCAGCTTGGCAGCGATCAGCTGGTGGACTTCCCGGTTGTCGCTGCACGGATCGGTGTTGCCGCGGACCAGCTTCTCGTCGGGGTTAGTGCCGTTGTAGACACGGACCTCGGCCTTGACCGCCACGCAACGACCGCCACGTCCGTCGCCGGTGTTGTAGGCCTTGGTTTCCCAGGACCCGTAGCGCGCTCCGGCTTCGTCGACGGCATCTGCTACCGCGGCGGCATAGAACTTCAGAGTTTCGTTGTGAACGGTCACGCTCATCGACCTTGCTCCCTTCGTTGCAGGTGCACTATAGCAGGATGGACTGTTCCGTCAACCCCTAATCAAAGTAAACGGTCAGCGCGCGATTGTCGCCGTAGCTGACGTTCATGAAGCTGGTGTTTACGTCGTCCTCAGCGGGCGTGTAGCTGGGCCACATGCGGGCGAAACGCTTGACACGCTTGTCAAACGCGGGCTCACCGCGCTCGGCATAGCTGCCCTTGCAGCCGCAGCGGCAAGCGCGATCCTGCCCCAGATACACCCGAGTAACCGCTTCAGCGTTGAACTGCATGTGCTTGTTCCTTCGTTGCCCGTGCATTATAGCACGTTGGACGCTGACGTCAACCGGTTTATTCGCCGGTGCGGATCACCACCGGTACGCACATGATCAGCTTGATGTCAACGCCGTTTTCGCCAACGGCTCGGCTTGAGCGTGCCATGGCCTGCGCGTTGGTCCCGGTGATCAGGGCCTGTGCGTTCGAGCAGGCCTCACGGCTGGCAAAGCCCGGGATCTGCATCGAGGTCATGTTCGAGGATCCCCTGGACTCTGCCACCAGCAGCAGGGTCCACAGCGTGATGGTGAGCATTACCGTCGGATCTCCTTCAACGACCGTTCCCGGGCTTCCACCCACATCGGCGCCAGCGTGGCGTTCTTGAACACGTGATCATCCTTGCGCTTGCCGCTGCCGGTGTTGACCGTGACCTTGCCGCGGATGGCGTTGATGTCAACGCCATAGCCCATGCGCTCCACGGCAGCGATCAGCTCGTCCTCGATGGTGCCGGTGAACATGTCAGCCATTTGCTTGCTCCCTTGCTTGCCCGTGCATTGTAGCATGTTAGGCAGTGACGTCAACCAAAACCGTCAGCTCTTCTCCAGCGACGACACCTCGTCGTTGTCCAGGTAGAAGTCCGTGGTGGGATCCCAGTAGCGGCCTTCTTTCGGCGAATAGTAGAGCACACGCCCGTTGGCATACTGGAAGGGACCTTCCAGGCCCTTGCGGGGCTGCCAGCGTTCGTCCAGCTTGCCAATCACCCGATAGCCCATCGTGCCAACTCCCTGTGTTGCCCTTGCATTATAGCAGGGAATTGGACTGCGTCAATGGAAAAATCAACCAAGATCCGGATTTTTCCATCAACGATTACAGTGGGTTATCCCTGTTGGTTTTGGACGCCTAGAGCGTGAATGCCCGGGCGGCTTCTCGCCGGTATTCCTGCGCCAGGCGCGTGGCCGCATGCCAGAACACCCGCAGGGTGCTGAGCGGGATGCGACCGCAGGGGTCATGTTCCACGATCATCTGCTGGAAGTGGAACTTGCGAACGCTGGTGAAGGGCATGCCTATCATGTCACAGGGTCTCCATGGAAAGGCTGTTGATGCACCAGCCGGTTTCGTCGGTGATGTATTCCACCATGTCGTCCACCAGTCCTGTGTCTTGGTGCAGTGCTTCGCCGACGGCCCGCTGCGTGCTCTTGAAGAGATTCACCATGCCCAGATCTTCTCCATCCAGGAAGGTCGCTGCTTCTTCATCGGTCATGTCGAACTCAACCTCGACATTGATGGTGACCGGAACGGTGATCTTCATCCTAGCGTGCTCCTTTGTTGCAGGGACATTGTAGCACATGTCCCTGCCGTGTCAACCAAATTCCTAGGCCTCGACGAGCTTGACCTCCGCGATGCGTGCCGCCTGCCACAGTGCCAGCTTCTGTTTTGCTTCGGCGAGCTCGGCAGCAATGCGCTCGGGCGTGTACCAATCGCCGTGGGGCTTGGCATTGATGCAGGAATTCACAGAGTTCTCTGCCCAGGCGAGCCGCTCAGCGAGGAACTTTTCAGCATTCACCAGCTTGCCCATCTTGTGTGCGGTCTTCAGAGAGATCTTGGCAGAGAATCCAGAACGTCCGCCGCCGCAACCACCACCCTTGGTGTAACGCAGGTCGCCGCTCTTGATGATATACATGGTGTCCATTTGCATGTTCCCTTGCTTGCACGGGCATTGTAGCACATGCCCGTGCCGTGTCAACCGATTTCAGCGAACGTGGAAGAGATAGCTGTTGGTCTGCTTGGAGAACACGATCTCCACGCCCAGCGCACGCAGGGGGTCCAGATACTCGCTTTGCTTGCGCTGCTGGCTCACCACGGGGAACCGGGGCTTGGTGACCTTCACGGTGGTAAAGGGCTTGCCGCGGTTCTCGCGATGGTTGACATAGACACCGCTGTGTGCCTTGAAGAACCCGTCGACGATGTTCTGCACGGCGTCGATCTTGTTCTGGTGCTGCTTGGTGCCGAAGAACTTGTTGTTGGCCAGCGCGACCTTGTTGCGCTCCTGGGCATCAATGGCTGCCCACCTGGCGTTGAAGGCAGCGGTGGTATTGATGATGCGATCATGATCTTGGCTAAAATTGGACTTGCTCATGCTGCATGCTCCTTTGCTTGCAGGGACTGTGTAGCACGCCCCTGCCGTTCCGTCAACCCCTACGGGGACCTATATCACCAGCTGGAGTGGTATTGGAAGTCCCAGCCGTTCAGCTCCTCCCGGCCCAGGATGTCCCGCAGCCGATCCCGCGTGTATTCCACGTTACGGCGATACCACTCGTCGTAGTTGGTGCTGCCGAAGAAGAAGCCGCTGGCGGTGGGCAACAGCTCGCTGGCCTGTTCCGGGTCCTGGAGCACCTGATCGCAGATGTTGGCCAGCTCTTCCAGCTGCTCGCGATCGACGTCGTAGTAGCCGCAGTCGTCCTTGCCATCCTGGACATTCTTGACGAACCAGTCGTGGACGGCATTGGCCTTGCGCCAGTAGGCGGCCTCGGCGGTGACGTATTGGAGCCTCATGTCGCCCAGTTCGGGCACGGCCTCGCGGATCTTCCGCACCATCTCGGCATCCTTGCCGGTGCCATCGTCGAATGCCCACATGAAGCGACGTGCATCGAGATACATGTCCAAGCCCATTTTAACTCTCCGTGTCGTTGCGTTGGAAACATAGCAGGGGTTGGTGTTGCTGTCAACCCCTGCGGGGACCATTTAGGCCGTGCGCCACACCCGCACGCCAACCCGGCCGTTCTCACGGGCCTCACGCACCGCCCAGGAGCTGTTGGGCACCATCTTGTAGCCCATGGTCGTGCTCATCTTGGCGCGCTTGGAGGTGGCCTTCGACCGCGCATAGCCCGCAGCGAAGAAGCTGTCGCCCACCGTCATCTTGGTCCAGGGGAACTGGCTGCGGTGGCCGGTGGTGTTGCGGCGTGCCGGGATGGGGATTGCGCGATCGATCTTGTAGCTCATCTTTGGATGTCCTTGTGTGGTGTGGTGGAAACTTGTTGCGGGGACCGGTGTTAGCTGCTCCAGTAGCTGTCGCTGGCCACCGAGCAGCCCCAGGGCAGATCCGCACGCTCCATGACCTTCTTGCCCGTCATGAGGTTGGTAACCTCACGCATGGGCACCTGTGCAGCGTAGGCAACCTCGTCCATGATCTCGTAGTCGGTGCGGGGATACTTCTTCAGGGAGACGTAAGCCTCCCGGTCGATGTTGACCAGCCGGGTCATCGCCGCACGGGCAGCGGCCAGGGTGGCATAGCGTTGCTTGCCCGTGCGCGGGTGCCGCACGCTGCACCGGGTGCTGCTGTCAACGATCACGTAGTGCATGCCACCTGCTCCTTGCTTACCTGTGCATTGTAGCACGGTTGCGTGCCGCGTCAACCGTTTTTCTCAGCCCTGCACCAACGTGCCGTCGGCCATGATCTTGACCTTTTCCTTGCGGAGCATGGCTTCCAGCTCGGGATAGGTGCCCGGGGGGCATTTGATGCCCGCTGCCGTTGCGGCATTGCGGCACATTTCCTGCCGGGTTTCCTCGCTGATGTGATCCCAGTCCAGATAGCTGATGCCGCTGGACTTGTGGGCGGCCCGCCCCAGATCCTCGTGGGCTAGGGCAGTGGCCTTTCGCACCAGCTCGTCCGCCAGCCTGGATATCGTGCGCTCCCGGGGAGTCCGCTCCACCTTGGGCTTGTCCACCTTGGGAGCCTGCACCGGCACCACATCACCCTGGGCAGCCAACCACTCCGTGGCCGCAGCGGTGGTCATCTTGCTGGGCAGGTCCCAGAGGCACACCTCGGTGTGTCCGTCCTTTTCCAGCACCTTCTGGCGAGCGTCGGCCGTGCCGTTGGCAAAGCGCAGCTTCTTCTCGCCGCGCTTGATGCTGGTCCCAACCACGGTCCAAGTCTTGTCGTCCATCGCTCTAGCTCCTCGTCTCGTGCAGGCATTGTAGCACGGCTAGCACTACCGTCAACCGAAATCTCACCCCTGCAACGCGGCCAGCTCAGCTTCAAGCTGGTTGATGAGTGCGGTGTGGCGAGCATACTTGCCGTTGGAGTAACACAAGTCGTCGCTCATCTCGTCGCAGTAGCGGGCATCCTTGGCAGCTCGGATCTGATCTTCCAGATCCGCCATGCGAACCTCACGCATGGCAGCGGCCTCGTCGATGGTGTAAACTTCCTCGCACTGCACGGTGTCGAAGTCGTCCATGTCGCTTGCTCCTTGCTTGCATGGGCATTATAGCACGTTGGGTCCCTGCGTCAACCGAAAAAAATTGGAATCTTTTCGGTTGCGTGGCACGGCGTCCGCTGCTATGTTGCTCGAGTTAACGCAACAACGGAGCACACAAAATGGCAACGCTTTTCGCTACGCTGCGCATCAAGCGCAAGCCCACCAGCAATGACATCGTGTGCCTCAAGCTTCGCGTCGCGCACGCGCTGCCCGTCCACACCTATCCCCTGCACGACGAGGACATCACGGACCGCGCGACCATGGACGTGGTCACCCGCACGCTGGAAGAGCTGCGCCTGCGCTACAAGTGCAAGGACGTTGAGCTGGACGTGAAGAAGGACGTGCTGAAGCTGCTGGAGCGACAGGGCTAGCACATCGCACCCAGCAGAGCAAGGCAAAAGATCGCTTGCTCTGCTGGGTGGATGATGCTGTATTTTTTTGTTGCTGTATCGCAACGCCGAGGTCAGAGTTCGGCAATCTCCCGGTGTCTCGCTGCCCTATGCGCGTATAATAGCACGATCGCACATCCTGTCAATGGGAAAATCGCCGGATACCAAACCCGTTTAAACGCTGCTACACGGGCTTGGATTCAGGGCCGCTATAGCACTAGCGGCCCCCAAGCTAGACCCCGCTGCACGGTCGTCTCTGCGGGAGCTAGCCGGGGTTTTGGTGCTATGCGCGGGCCCAGTTCTCGCTGACGTAGCGTGCCGCCTGCGCCCTGGGCATGCCGAGGGTCGTCATCGCCCGGGCCACCACCCAATCCTGCCCGCCACCCTGGACGCGGGCATCGCGTATCATTGCCCTCACCTGCTCAGCCTTGCTGGCACCAGCCCGTGCCGTGGTCTCTACCACCGGGCTGCGCTGGACCTCGATGACGACCTTGGGTGCGGTCCTGGGAGCAACGGGCCACGCTCCTGCCACGTTGGCGGGCCTCGGGCCGTTTCTGCTGATGGTGGGCAGGGGTTGACCGCTGGGTGCAAAGACGCTATAGCGGTCGATCGTGCCCTTGCCGCGCTTGAAGTTCAGCACACCGCCCTGCTGGACGTGATCGTGATATCGCTTGGTGATGCTGACCTTGTGACCGAGGTCAGTGAGGTAGTCCCAGCGCCCCTTGACCACCACGTCGTAGTCGTGTCTGGTGTTGCCGTTGCCACCCAGCGCGAGGCACACCCGCCGCCAACCCATGTCGTGCTTGCGACCCAGCTCGGGGCGGGCGAAGCACACCAGGTGGGCCACCTCGTGGGCAACGGTCTCGTCCCGGATGTCCTCGAAATGGTTGCCCTGGATCAGCTCGCAGTTGAAGCGCAGGGTGAAGTCCTTGGCCCTGCGCGTCATCGCACAGAACTTGCATCCCGCCCAACCAGCCACCCGACCACGCAGGTTGTAGCTGACGGTGGGCTTGATGTCAACACCGTAGAGCGCCTTGGCATTGGCCAGCACCTCGTTGGTCTTGCGGGTGATCTCAGCAAACCTGTCCATCATCTAGCTCCCTGCCTACCAATGGAAGATAGCACGGCATCCCGGGTTGGTCAACCAAAAAATGCCGTCACATCCGCCATCACTCGGGTCGTTGCAGCACGGGTCCTAGCACGGTGAAGCGATACCGGGCCTCGCTGGGCGTCAAAACCTCGCCGGAGAAATCACGCCAGCTCTCCTGGTCCCAGAGCCACCACTCGCGGCCATCCTGGGTCTCCACCTCGTAGACCCCATCGGTGAGATCGTTGCGCTGGGCCAGGTCGTGGGAGTTGAGCTCCTCGAAGCTGACTCCCTCACCATAGTAGCCGTTGGAGGTGCCCAACCAACGCAGGGTCATGCTACCACGATTGGTGGCCAGCTCGTAGAAGGTCCACGTGGAGCTTTCGTAGCGACTGGGACCCTTCATGGTGCGTTCCTCGGCCACGGTGATGGGGTGACCGATGAGATCCTCGACGTCGCCGCAGGCATCCTCGATGCTGACGTTCTCGCAACAATCCTGCTGGTGATACATGCGGAACTGCCGTCCGCAGGTGGCCTCGAACACCACCTCTCCGCTGCCGCGGGTCATGCCCGTGATGCCGGACAGCGTCAGGCCTTCCAGTTGCTTGATCGTCATCTTCGGTCCTCTTGCTTGCATGATGAACATAGCAGGGTTGGCCCTGATGGTCAACCAAAAAATGTCAAATCAGCCGACTCGTCCGCTCCGTGTCACCAGCCTCGGATGCCACGGAGCATCAATCCCTTGTTTTTGCAACCAGTTCCATGCCTCTGTGATGCACAACATTGGGGTCGGAAGGTCCAGCATGATGATGTCGGTGTGATCGCCTAGATGCCGCATCCTGCCGGTGGCTGTTCTGGCACACGCTCGCTTGCTCGCCCTGAAGTGTCGATTACCATTGACATCGGTTGACACTCCGACGGCAATATACGGCACGTCCTGATAAAGCACCAACGGCATGTGCTGCGACCTTCTTGCTTGATGTTGAATCTAGTACCGATCCGCGATATGGTCAACCGGCAATTGCCACCGCGTTCTTCATGGTGCAGTTGATCTCACCCTCGTTCAAATAGCTGATGCCCCAGGTGTAGCAATAGAAGCCCGTGTCGCCGTCGCAGTCCATGGCGGCCATGTCCCAGCGCAGCGCGGTGGCACGATCAATGGCGTTATCCGCCATCAGCTTGGTGATGTGGGCGGCCCACCGAGCCTCGGCACGCTGCTGGGCCGCGTGCTCACGAGCGGTCTCCTCGTCAGCCGCACGACCGAGCCGGTCCCACTCCTCCTGCCGGCCCTGGTCGTCCATGCCGTTCCACGCGGCCCACCAGCCCTGCCCGGGGCGGAAGCCATAGGCCTCCTTGTGCAGATCGCTGACCACATTGCTGTCGAAGGTCGAATCCATTGTCACCGCTCCTTGCTCCATGCCCAAAACATAGCATGGGTCTTGGGCCGAGTCAACCGGAAATTCGCGTCAGACCCAGCCCAGCACACCGCCCAGAGGTGCGACGAAGATGCCGATGCCGCGCAGGATGGTGATGGTGGTGACAGGGTCAGCAGCGTGCCGGAACAGGGTAATGATGTTCATGACCCAGCCCACGGCAAGGGCAGCGATGACCATGAGCCACACCATGCCCAGGGAAGCAATGAAATGCATGTGATTGTATCCTTTGTTGGTTGGAGCCGTTATTTTAGCAGGGTTTCGCCAAGGTGTCAACACCTAGTCGTTAAACACCATCAGCGTGAGCTGCCGCCCGGCGCCCAGGTGTGCGCGGAACTCCACGTGGGTCAGCTCGCCCTCGGCATCGCGATGCTCCTCCTTGCGCTGGAACCACAATAACCGCCCGGTGCGATGGCTGCGCATGTGGAACCCCCATTGCCCGTCGCGATAGTCCAAGCGACGCTGGCCCTGGCGACCCATCTCGTGTTCCAGCTCCGACGCTTCCCCGGCAAAGCTGAGGCTCTCGGGGTTCCAGCTGAACATCTTGCTGCTGATCTCAAGCACGATATGCTCCTCGTTCCGTACCAGCAACATAGCAGCTCAGGTGAGGTATGTCAACCGTGTTCAGCCCGCCTCGTCCTCGGTGATGGCCAGCGGGTTCATCGCCCGCTGCAACCGCAGGTGCCCGGCCTCGGCGTCAGCCCGCGTCTGGTAGCGGTCCTTGACGTCGCTGTCGCCGTCAGCGTAGAACATGCAGCTTTCATAGCGATAGCCCATGCTGGGCAGGCCGAGGGCCGCGAGATTGGGCATCTCGGTGGTGCAGAGCTCGTTGCCGGTGCGTGTGTCCAGGGTCTTGATCTGCCAGAGCTTGTTGAACATCGTCGTCATCCCCTTCGTTGCATGGGCATTGTAGCAGCCGCAGGCACGGTGTCAACCAAAATCTCACCGATTTTAACGGTGCTAGAACGGGGTCAATCCTGTGCCGCTGTCACACTAGCGGGGGCCAACCTAGCCCCCGCTACAGCGCCGTCTAGCGCCACTCTTGCCCGTTGGCCCGCAGCGCGATGACGCTGTCCAGGGCAAAGGTGCGGATCACCACCTTGTTCTCCAGGCCGCCCTGCCCGGTGCCGTCCCGCTGTTCCTCCAAGCCCTCCACGTCCTCGCGGGCGATGGCAACACCGTCGAGGAAGAACTGCGTCTTGCCACTGTGGAGGAAGATCACCTCCAGGTAGTGATTGCCCCGGTGCTCAACAAATGGAGCACCAACCTCCCGCGTGCCCCAAGCGCGGGGACCGATCTGGAAGTCCTCGGCAGCACGACCCTCGGCCACCAGCCGCCGCTTGACCATGGCCTCGTAGGCGCTGCCGCTGGCGTTGGCAAAGCACATCACCGTGGCACCCACCATGCGATTGGTCACCCGGCCCTGCTGGGGATTCTTCTTGCCGCCCTTGAGCGCGGGGACCGTCTCGGTGTCCATGCCCACGAACGTGCCACCAGCCAAAGCAGCGAAAGCCTTGCGTGCTGTGATCAGTTCCATGTAGTGCTCCTCTTGCCTATGAAGCGAACTTAGCACGCCGAGTCCACGGCGTCAACCGATTTTTCCCAGTTTTTGGGCCCAACACCGGTGGCATCACGTATCAGTTCCTGTGCCAGGGTCACGGTGTTGGCACGTACATAGTGTCCCTCGTCCTCGAGCTTGAGCCACAGGATCCTCAGGCGTTCCTGCACCTCATCAGCACGCCGCCGAATCGCATCATCCACCATTGGTCGCCTCCCTGCTGAGCCGCAGGATAGCATGGCCCTGCGGCCGCGTCAACACCCGCGGGGACCGTTTTATCGCATGACTTGGTAGGCTACCCGCACCACCCCTTGGTCACGCATGCCCAGCTCACGTGCCGCGGCCTCGCTGAGGTCCAGCCCGCGATTGCGAACGAACGGCCCTCGATCGTTGACCCGAACCACCACATGCCGGTTACCATGCGTGATCATCAGCAGGGTTCCCATGGGATAGTGCCGTGATGCTGCGGTGAGCTGTCGATGATCGAAGCGCTCACCGCTGGCCGTCAAGCGACCGGTCCATCGAGCACCATACCAGCTGGCCACCGTGGACCTTTGAACCGAAGCCGTGGTGCTAGGAGGTGCAGCATGGGCCGGCACCGGCATGCCCACCATCAGCAGGCCCAGCACAAGCCATGGGTGCCGAGGTTAGCATCCAGCGTGACGTTGGCCGCGTTGCCGTTGACGAACGCGTCGATGTCGTATGCCATGTTTGCTTGCTCCGTTTGCTGCCCGCACACCATAGCAGCGGGCAGCAGCACCGTCAACCGTTTTCTCAGGCCGCCGCCTCTTCCTCTTGCACCGCGGCCAGCAGCCGCTTCGCAGCACGCGCCGCCGCCATGCGCGCAACAAAGTCAGCTGCCTTGGCAGCCTTCTCCGCCATCGCCGCAGCGTGCGTCTGCACGTGGGCGTCCAGCTGCACCGCAGCCTCCACCACCGCCGCTTCGCTGCGCCCGTTCTGCCCGCGGCGCTGTCCGTAGGGCAGCTCAGCATGGACGCCCTGCGCCTTGAGGAACGCCACCGCGTCCTTCAGCACCATCGCGCGGGGCAGCTCCATCAGCACCACGCTGGTGTGCCCGTTGCGTGCCAGCACCGCGGCGCGCTTCAGCGTGTTGGCAAAGCGGTAGGTGTTCACGCCGTCCTGCACGCTGGTGCCAGCCACGGTGTAGGTGTGCTCAACAGCGGTGTTGTTCTCGTTGCTCATGTCGCTCGCTCCGTTGTGTTGTGCGCTCTTCATGTCCGTATAATAGCACCACCGCAGCGTCCGTCAACCAGAAAAGTGCCAATCTTTTTGGTTGACCTACCAGCTGAATGGTGCTAGCTGGCATGGTTACGATCCCGCAACGATGGGATCAGGTTTCGGCGTCCTCCCGGTGTCTCGTTGCCCTATGTCCGTATAATAGCACGCTCGCACACGCCGTCAACCAAAAAGATCCCTTGACATGCTGACAACAAGCTGCTAGCCAACGTTGCCTGTGTCGTTGCGCACACCAAACGATCGCCACTGTCAACCGAAAAGATTGGTTGACGCAGCGACGACACGGTGCTAGCGTTTTTATCGTTACAGGGATGCAATGATGCAGATTTGGCTTGCGTGTTGGCTTTGGGCGTGCTATACACTTGCTTGCAACACAGGAGCAAGCAACATGTTGACGCAGACGTATAAGGACTATGATAACACGGTTGTTGCGCTTAAGGCAGAATACGGCAAGCACAAGAGCTATGTGCTGCGGCGCGACAATGCACGCGAGCAGGTGGCGCTGCTGGCGCAGCAGCACGGGCTGGCAGAGAACGACTGCAAGGGCGGCTATGTGCAATGCACGGCGACTATTGGCTTTGGCTGGAGCGTTTACGAGGAGGGCGACAAGGCGGTGCTGCTTTACAGGGACGGCGGCATGGGCTGGGACAAGGTGGTGCTGATGGGCAAGGACAGGGCAACGCTGGCTGCGCTGCGACAGACGGGCGTGGAGCTGGGCTTGGTGAAGCTGCGCAAGTAGGGCTAGCACAAAACGTCCAGCAATGCAAGCAAACAAAACGCTTGCATTGCTGGACTGGCAGTGCTATAACGCTGATGTTGCAGCAAACATGGAGCAAGCGACGATGACGAAGGTGACGCTGGAAGTGGTTGACATGGGCGTGCGCTATGTGCATAGCAATGGGCGCGTGCTGGACATTGTGGGCGAGGCAAGCGACGGCGAATGGTTTGTTTACGCTGACGCAACGGATGACGCTGAGTGCTTGGCGCAGGGCTTTTACGAGGAGGACGCTGAGGGCGAAGGCACGTTTTACACAACGCATGACGGGCTTGAGCTGAACACTGGGCTGGCGGTGGCGGGCGACGAGCTGGAGCTGCTGGCGGTGGAACTGCTGGAAGCATAGCACGCAACACGCACTAGCGCAAGCAAAAAGAACGCTTGCGCTAGTGCTGTTTTTGTGCTATTATGCAGCGACGGCCGGCCGCCCGGCGACGGATCGTTTTGCCAGCGCAACAATGGGGTCAGGGCTCGACAGCCTCCCGGTGTCTCGCTGCCTTATGCGCGTATAATAGCACGCCTAGCAGCAGCGTCAAGCGAAAAAACACAACGCAAGCGGAGTCGTAGACGGCGCTGTAGCACTGGGACGGCAGGGCCGCTGTAGTGGTAGCGGCCCTGGTGCTTGACCCCCGTGTAGCGGCGTTAAAACCGCCCTAGTGGGGTGCTAGATGCACACCCCATGCAACATGTTCTCGCTGGGCGCATCCTCCAGCACCAGTTCCAGCGTGGTGTCAATGTCAGCGAGGTTGAGCTGTTCGATATCCATGCTCTCAAAGTCCTCGTCGCGGTAGCGGTCGGTGCTCTCGGGGTTGGCACGCAGCGCAGCGATGACGGTGTGGATGCCCTCGGCGGTGAGCAACACCACGTCCTCTTGGGTGGTAATGTCGTTCCAGGTGCGGGTGATCTGGGTGTTGCGGAGGTGGTGCGTGCTGGGCAGCGCGCGGTTGCAGCGGGCGATTTGGTTGGCGGACATGCAGAGATTGTAATACATGTTGTGCTTGCTCCTTGTTAGCTTAGGGACACTAGCGGCATTTGGTGAGAGTGTCAACCGGTTTTAGGCCAGTGCCAGCTCCTCGTGGTACCAGCGTGCAAGCGTGGCCTTGCTGGCAGCGAGATCCGCGCGGTACTGCCTCCGCTCCTGGCGATCATCCTCCTCGGAGTCGTAGTCCCGGCCGTTGTCCTCGGCGTAGGCCCGTTCCCAGCCCGTGCTCCAGTCCCAGTGTTCCTCGCTGTCCTCAACGTGGGGGTTGTCGCCGTATTCAACCTCGGCGTGGTAGGCAGCGTGACCAGCGTTGCGGGCCTCGTCCTCAACGTGCAGATAAAAGCGCCCTGCGTAGAGCCTGTTGGCTTCTTCCACGGTAACCTGCCTCAGCGCATAGCCCTCCTCGCCGGCTTCAACCTGCTCGAGGTTTTCCTCCCACATCCCCTGCACCATGTCGAAATCGTTTTCCATGATCATCACGCCGGGCACTTCCATGACCTCGGTGCCCAGCAAGAGGGTGATCCTCGACGTGGAGTAGCCCTCGTGGCTGCCATCATCAACGTCACCGACCCAGTAAACGGTGTCCTCATCACGCATGGTAGTTGCTCCTTGCTTGCCCGGGCAACGTAGCAGGATTGGATCAGGGCGTCAACCACTTTTCCATCAACGCAAGATCACGCTGGGCGCACACAACATGCCCAGCACCAGCTGGGGGCGATGCTTGACCTCCACGAGGTATCGCTCGTCATCCTTGTATTCGTCGCCCTGTCGCACCACCACGGCGTCCTGCGGCATCTTCTGCAAGAGCTGGATCAATTCTGCCACGGTCATGTTTACGTCAACCTTTTCCTGCCGCTGCGTCCAGCACCGTGCGGAACCAGCCCAGGTTCTCGCTGATGATCCGGGCGGTGTCCTCGGCGGTGTCGTGGTCGATGTTACGCATGTAGAGGAACTCGGTGATCTTGGTGATGAGATCCTGCTTACGCTCGTGGTTGACGGCATCGGCCTCGCTGTCGAACAGCCGGCCATATGCTGCCCACTTCGTCACCTTCTCGACCATGTCACCGTCTCCCTTTGCTGTGTGGGCATTATAGCAGGTCTACCGGCCGTGTCAACTGCTTTCCAACAGGGTGTTGACCAGCTGCACAGCATGGAACACTTCGGCGTCCTCGGCCGCAGCCATCTCCGCATAGCGCAGGGCCGGCCAGGAACTGTAGTCGGGACCATCGTCGCTGCGGCGCATGATCATGCCGGTCTCGTCCAGCATGCTGCCGTAGGCATAAACATCGCAGTTCAGCGTCCTGCCAGCATAGCGGCAGCAGCCGGGACGCAGGCAGTCGTGCTCAAAGCGAGGAGTGTTGGTCCGCATGCTGGCCTCCGTGTGCGTTGCGCATCCCCATGATCACAACATAGCACGGAGACTGCCCCGTGCCAAGTGATTTCAGCGATAGTAGCCGTGGCGGGGAGCGTGGTAGTGGCGGGGAACGGCGTAGGGGGGATTGCTGCCGTAGGAGCTGTGGTAGCGTGGAGCGGCATAATGGTTGTGGTAGCGTGGAGCGGAGTTCTGGCCGGCAGCGTAGCCCAGCGCACCCACGGCCAGCGCACCAGCACCGACCGCCAGGCCCGTGGCCAGGGGATCGACCCTGCCGTAGGGATCAGTGCAGGCGGTGGTCAGCAACACGGCAACAACGGCGATGATCTTCTTCATTTTCGAAGCCCTCTAGTTCCAGCGTCTATGCGATGATTATAGCAGGTTGCCTGCGGGTGTCAACCGATTTTTTGCCGGATCCTAGCCGGGATCATGATCCCGATTGGCCGGGAACCGCCACGAGGTGAACCGCACGATCAGCACGCTGATGGCCATGACCAGCGTGGCACCAGCCACCGCCAGCATCTCGTTGGTGTTGACCGGTATGTGGCTCACCGTGTCCACCATGTGGCGGGTCAGCGCGGTGATGGCGATGTAAAGCAAAAACCGCACCGGCATGTGGTTGGTGCGGAAGTAGATGCCCACCATGGCCCCGATCTCGAGGTAGATGAACAAGAGGAGGATGTCGGCGATGGTGGCGTGGCTCTTGTCCAGCAGGCCAACGAAGGTCATCGCCGCGGCCCACACCGTGGTGGCACCGATGGCAAAAAGGGCCAGGTGGTGGAACACCGCTGCCAGGGTGTTGCCAGCTCGGTTGGCCGCTTGCACTAGCTTGTTGTGGTCTATCGTCATGTGCTGATGCTAGCACGCGACTGCGGCGGTGTCAACCCCAGATCAGCGGTGCTAGGTGCGATATCCCACCTGCTCGCAGCGGGGCTGCACGATGCGAGCACCGTGCCTGAGGCGTGCTTGGTAATCCCGCACCAGCCTGGCACAGTGCTCGATCCCGGTGAGGTTCTGCACCGAGGTCTCCTGCCGCACCGGCTGGCCCTGCATCACGGCCACGATGACGAATGTTAGGGTCCACGTCATCATTGCATCACATCCTTTCGTTGAGCCAGCGCGGCATGGTGATGTCAACGATGTCAACGGCTATCTGCCGTCCCCGGCTGGCCCTGCTGGTGGTGCCGGTCTTCACCACCGTTGCTTGGCTCTTGGGCACATAGGTGCCGCCCCAGATCATCCACGCCTTGGGGGTTTCCTTGCTGGGCACCAGGATCGTTTGAAAGGTCACCATGTCTTGCATCACCGCGTGCTCCCTGTTCCGTATGATGAACATAGCACCGCGGCCCTCCACCGTCAACCGATTTCCTCGGTTAGATCCGCTGCCCGCGGAACCAGCAAACCCTGTGCCGCTGGTTCAGCACATACATGGCTCCATGCAATACCAACTCCGGCGTGGTGGGAACCTCACCGGTCATGGTGTAGAACCACGGATCGTTGCGCGAGTCCTGCCCCTGTGCCAGCACCGACACGCGCTGGTCCCTGACCGCACCGTTCCACGTTTCCGCCCACGGCACGCCCGATCGGTGCTGACCGCTGCTATCGCCTCGCAGGGACCCGTTGGTGATGGTCAGCGTCAAGCCCTGTCGGCTCCATCCCGGATGGCGCAGGCCGGTGGTGGGATGCGGCAGGCTGGTGCCGCAGGCCATGGTTCCACGATAGACGCCGTCCCCGGGCAGACCCCACGCTGGCCCAGCGATCAGCACCAACGCCGCGATCAGGCACAACCGCATCATCGCCGCAGATCCGGATCGATGATGTTCCAGGTGCCGTCCATGATGCGTGTGACCAAGCTGGTGGCACCCAGCAGCAGCACCACGAAGCCCAGCAGGATCAGCGGCTCAGCGAGGATTTCCATCAGAGTGTCCATGGTGTCGTCTCCCGGTTGCAGGGCCAACATAGCATGCCGGCCCTGCGGTGTCAACCAACATTCCTCAGAAGATCTCGCTGCGGGCTTCCCGCTCACGCTCGCGATAGCTGCGATCGATCCTGCGCGCCCAGCGCACGCTTTCGATCTTGCCACGGATGCCGTCCCGCGTCAGCGCTGCCCGCAGCTCGTCGTCGGTGTAGCACTCGTCGATCACGCTGCAGGACCCAACACCCACCTTGTCGTCCCTGCGCACCGCGTTGATCCAGGCCGGCATGCCAGTGATCTTGTCCATTGCAATCTAGCTCCCTGTTCCGTGTGGTGATTATAGCACGGTGGAACAGGGTGTCAACCATAAAATGTCCCGCGTGCAACGCCGCTGCAACCCCCTCGGCATCTCTCCGTGGTCACGCTAGCGGCCACCATGTTTGACCCCGGTGTAGCGGCGTTAAAACCCGCCTAGCACCGGGGATATCAACCCCACCGCGTGATGTCTTCGAAACGATCACTGCCCATGGTGAGATAGTCCATCTCGGTATAGCCCAAACGGTCCACACCCGCACCAATGCCCAGGTAGACACCATCTACATCAAAGGCACCGTAGCCGTAGCTGTCATAACCTTCGTCGTCATAGTTGCCAAAGTGCCGTTGCTCGTCGTAAACGTCTCGGGTGTGATCATATGGCACAGGAAGCTCACCACGGCAGTTGAACCTGTATTCATACTGGTTGTCTCGCGCATGCGGGCAGCGAGGTGAGTATTTGCCCTGTCCCATGATCCTAGGCCGCGCGGGCCACTTGCTCGACGAAGGGCCGCACCACCGACATCTCACGGCGGGTCAGCGGCGGCTCAAAGGGCTGGCCAATGTGCTGCACGCGGCTGGCCACGCGGGCCACCTCCACGCTGAGGCGATCGTTCTTGGTGTTGCTGGCGAACTTGGTCATGGCCGCGATCACCGCGTCCAGCTGGTTGTCAGGTGTCATACCGGGATCCTTGCTAGCTGTGTTGATCAACAGTCTAGCACGGCCTCACCGTGCCGTCAAGCGTTTTCCAGCCCCATGGCGGCTGATACCGCAGGAATCCTGCGCCTCGCCATCGCCACGTACCGTGCCCACATCGCCAGCAGGGTTTCCGCTGCCAGGGCCGCAGCGGCCGTCATCACGCCCAGCAAGGTCCAGGCCACCACCGCGGCACCTACCCAGAAAATCACATCCATCATGGCCGTTGCCCCTCCCAGGGCTACCAAGCGAATCATCGTGTTCGCCGATGCCACAATGTAGCGGATGAATGTGTTGCAAATGCGTTAACACAGTGCAGAACCAGTGTGGAACCAAAATATATTTTTGGTCGCGGAAAACCCCCGTGGCCACTGGTGCCGCCGGTGGTTTCGGTGTTAGTAGTTGCTGAGCTGGTCGTCGGCACGTTCAGCAGCGTCATCCTCGTGCTGATGGAACCATGTGGTGATTTCCTCACGCTCCTTCGGGGTCAGCTCGTCGCCGGGCTCAGGGCTTATGCCCTTGGGAAGGTCCAGCTCGATGGAGTTGATTTCAAACTCCCACTCGGGACCATGTCCTGGATCGGTGCGGTCGCCCGCAAATCCCGGTGACACCATGGTTGCGGTGTATTCTATCCACACGTCATACTCGGCCTCATCGGGCGTGCCCTTGTGGCGGGTCATCACCATGCCCATGCCGGCATCAACGCTGTCACCCCTGCGTGGTCCACCACGTCCGTAGGCTTCGGCAACGCCGCCGCGTCGGATGGTCAACAGCACCTCGTCCATGCTGTTGTGTGCTCCCTGCACCAGCCTCATGATCTCGCTGGTGTCCTTGCTGTTCAGCGCCTTGGCAAGATCGGCCTTGATTGCCTGTGCGGTGGCCGTCAGCTGGCCCTTGTCCTCGGCAACGGTTTCGCTTGCTTGGTGCTCGATGCTTTCGAGCAGGTTACGGTAGTATCCTGGATCCTTGGTTGCCATCTTTGTTCTCCTTGGCGGTGGTTAGCCTATTTAGCCGTGGAATGTGGTTTCGCCGCCGTATGGCAATCCTAGCGGGCGATGGTCACTTGTCGTCCTTGCCTTCCACATAGGTGCTGGCCATGATGGCCTTGAATCGCGCGTTCTTGCTCTTCTGCTCATGGGTCGTCAAGTCTTCCGTCTCGATTTTCACATGCGGAAGCATTTCGATTTCGTTTGCCTCTCCGGCAAAGCGGCTTTTCTTCATGGTTCTCTGGTCCACAGGTAGTTGGGTTGGCGGTTGATGTAACATAGCAGCATCAACCATAACGATCAAGCTGCTAACCAACCATATGGTGCGATTATCTACGCAGGGATTGCAGACGATTCATGGCCATCTGTGCCACATCCTCGTTCCTCTCTAGCGTGGCCTTGGCAAAGCGCGTTAGGTTATGGAAATAGGTGGTGACATCGGTGGTATAACGCTGGAACCCTTCGGGATTTCGCAGGGTGGCATCGATCTGATAGTTGCTGATATTCGGCATGGGATTCTCAGCAACAGCACGGGAGACAGCGTTCATCACCTCGGGTGAATTGCGGGTATAACTGGTCAAGCGCCCCTGATTGTCGTTGATGACGTCGGTAAAGCGCTGCCACCGCTGCCGCCCACCGATCACACCGGTTTCGTCCTGCATGGCGATGCGTTCAAGATTGATGGCACCATTGGTGGAAGGAACTCGGGTGGCATTGAACTGCAAAACGTTCTGAATTGTGTTGGGGTTTGCTGCGGTCTGTGCGGCAGCAACATCTCCCCCGCTGCCGCCAGTGACCGTGTTTACCAGCTGATCAATGTTGCCAGACAGTGACTGATCCATCTGTGCTGCTGCGCTTTGTGCTGCTGCGGGATTGGACGCCAGTCCTATCAGCGTGCCTACCATGCCTACCAGCACCAATATCAATGTGCGATTTGCTGCGGCGGCTTTGCCCATCTTGCCGATCTTGGTCAACACCGCACCGACCTTGGGATCCATCTTGCCCGAGGAATTGAACATGTCCATGGCTCGGGTGGTAGCCTTGGACAACAGCGAGTATTGCACATCGTCGTATTTGTCCTTGACGGCCTTGGTGGTCTTGCGAATGCGATCAAGTATGGCACCCTCGCTGAGTGCCGTGCTTTCCAGCAGCATGCTGGATTGGTTGATTTCCGTGCAGAAGATCACAAATGGATCCTCACAAACGCTAATACGGTTGATCAGCTGTCTCATGGAGTCTGAAGCGGACATGTTACATGGTCTCCTGGATGTGGTATGGGATATTTAGCATGCCAGCCCATCTGATGGGATATTTATCGCTACCCCAGGTCAACCATCAAAGCTATGCAGCCCAGGTATAGTTGAGGGCGCGATCATGCATGACGAACTCCCAGTTCTCATCGTGGTACTCAGGCTTGGCGTCGGAATACCACACGCGGAGGTTTTCATGCGCATATCGACGGGTGTGTGCAAGATCCTCGGGCGTTCGCTTGAAATGCCTATTGATCACGCGGATGGCCGAATGATAGGTGATGAAGTCCACCAACCATTCTCGGAACTCCTCTGCCGTGAGTTCATGCTCGGCCCGCTGGGCGATGTAGGGCACGCCTGCCATGAGGTGACAGTGGAAGTCATTGTCGTGCAGCGTGGCGATGATGAAGTTTGTCATGTTTGCGATCCTTGTTGGTTATCCCCAGGTTAGCTGCCACGGCGGTGAGAGGCGTCATTGTTCCCTGATCGTCTTCGATCTCGGTTTGCGGGGCAGCTTGCCGTGCCGACCGTGCCAGATACCGGGACAGGTCCCGCCTCCCTGATCTCGCAGGGCGGCATCGGCCTCATCAAAGGTATCCACCGGCCATGTCACCCAGCCGCAGGTCCAGCAGATGCTCTCCTCGCCTTTGAACGGCAGGAAAACATGTCCGTGGCAGGCAACACCGCTCATTGCACCGGCACCAGATCATACACCACGATTTCAGCGGCACACCACTTGGCATGGTTATCAACCTGCCAGGGAAGATACCTCCGGGTCTCGCTGAGTTCCCGGCTGGTCTTGAGCTCGATGAGTTCCCGGCTGGTCTTGAGCTCGCTGCGCATCTTGCGCTCGGCGCTGAGACGATTGGTGAAGACGGGACTGTCATGCTCGTCCCGACACCAACCGCTGCGGCCCTTGTACCAGACGCGACCGCTGCGGATCCTGTATAGCTGCTGGTTCATCGCGGCTTCACCACCAGGCTCCACCAGCTTTCCATGCCTGCACCGTCATGATCTGAAATGACCTGGAGATCCAGTCCTTGTGCGTCTGCCCAAGCGACCATTTCCCTGCACCATTGCGCATGATCACCGTGATGTGCCTGGGCAATGCTGGTGTCATAGCGGCGAGCATCATTCAGCGTCCTGGGCAGTCGCATGGGCTTGAGCACCAAGCCCTCGTTGATTGAGCGCGCGATGCGGCTTTGCAGCTCTTGGATGGCCAAGAACACCTCTTGCCGGCGTCTCTCCGCCTTCTCTCGCAGTTCCCGGCTTGCGGCCGCATCGCGATCCAAGCGCAGTCTCTCCGCCTCCTGGATGTTCTCGCGCAGCAGCGCGCCCAGGGTCTTGTGGGCAGGTTCAACCGGATCAGGCACAGCAAGGTCCAGCTCGCGATCCAACCAACGGCGGGCTTCGTTCATGGCCATGCTGATGCCTTGCTGATGCTCTCCACCGGCTCGGAGAGCCCGGATGCTGGCAACTTCCTTTTCATACAGTGCATGCACTTCGCTGCGGGTCATGCGGGGTTTATCGCTCATCGCTGCCGAATCCCAACCTCAACGCGATCGCTGACATACCAGCAGGCAAAGCTGTTGGGATCTCGGCTGGAATAGCATTGGTATTGCAGATATGCACCCAGTCCCCAGAATCCAAGGATGCCAACAAACATCAGCACCCAGAGCACCATGAACATGCGGCCGAACAGATCCATGCGCCGGCGGCTTTTTTCAAAGCGATTTTCAAATTGGTTTCGATTAAGCATGTGATGTCAATCCCAGCGTTGATCAGCCCCGCGGGCCGTTAACCGATTGTAGCAGAACAGCCCTAGGTGTCAAGCGATATTTGCCGAACCGCGCACATCACGCCCATTTCATCAGGAATGCGATCTTGTGCTCTTGGCTGGGAAATTCAATGTAGCCGTCAATGCCAAATGTTGTCACTCCGCCAAAGCTGGCTATCTCCTCGTTGACACGCGCATCGGCAATGGGCCTGGCCATGGAATCACCCTCCGTGTCATTGAGATCGTCCCAGGCCCGATCAAGCAGATTGGAATAAGCAGGATGGCATTCTCGGCCGCCGTTTTCCAGCCGACGATACAGCGGGAGCGTGTTATCGCACCCGCTGCTCATCGGTCCACCATTAGCGTCGTTGATTCTGGCGAAGCACGCCCAGCGGTAAGCTCACCGGATGTTGGCTGCATGCCTGCGGGTCTCCCTGTCCGGCCTCGGTGAGAAATGCTGTGTTGGCAGGCACCTGTCCCATGGGGCAGCGGCAGCTGGCCATGCCGTTGCCGAGATTCTCGCAGAGGAATGAAAAGCAATTGGATGCGTTGTAGCCCTGGTTGAGCTCGGCACCGCACATCTGCACCCTGGCCCTCATGTCCCGGGGGCGGTGTGAGAATCCCGATGCTTCCTGTGGGTAAAACACCCGCGGTGCGAACAAGCTCCACACCGTGCCTTCTCGGGGGATGTCGCAGGTACCTGTCATGTTGCCCGCCTGCGTGTCGGCCAGCGCGGTACCCGTCAGTATGGGGCAGCGGCATTCCACCTCGGGATAGCTCTCACCAGACGTGGTGGTGATGGTTCGACCCGTGGGGGTGCAGGTCGACGCGGCACACAATGCAAACTCCCCGTTGCAGGTGGTCAGGCCCTGGGTGCCGGGGCTTTGCGCTGCCGTGGGCGATGTCATCACCGCCGCGATGATGATAATGATGGCTATGATGTATTTCATGGTGTCTCCGATGTTAACTGGTATTATCCTGGTATTTATCGGCTTGATACCAGCATCCCTGCGGATATCACCCGCAGGAATCAATTGATCTTGGCATCGCATGCGCAGCGGGTATCATCCTTCTTGGTACTCTGTACCGAACCGGCACCCAGCGCTGGGGTTCTCTGTCCGGCCAAGAATCCCAGCGCGGTTGATGCCAGGCTCAGCATGGCTGCCATCCATTCACCTGGTGGTGCTGCATCGGAACTTCCCATCACCTTGATCGCCATCATGACGAAACCAATGCTGATGAATGACACCACGGTAACGGAGCACACCATGACCCCGGCATAATCCCTGAGCATGGTGGCACCCATGCGCGGGTCAACCTTACCGGAGATTTCAGCAGCAGGCTTGGCATCGTCAGTTGGCATGGGTCACCTCGAATTCCAATCTGGGTGTGCGGGGATAATCTATCATCTGCTGGCCTTCGCGGCATTCGTACACCAACGTGCCGGTTAGCCTTGCTGTGCCTGCCGCCACCGAATCGCGGTTTGTCATGCGCATGACCCAGCTGAAGGTTTCAACCTTGCCGTCGGACGACGTCCCTACCGTGCGATTGGCGCTGTTGACCACGGAATGGGCAAATCCATCCGCGTCTACAATGCCTGCATCAAAGCTTTTCAACGGGCAGTCGTTGCGCAGCTTGCGCCGGGCCACGGTGACCTGCCATGTGTGCGGTGCCGTGCCAGGCCGCACGGAAAATCCTGACTCATCCCAGATCAACACTGGTTTATCGCCGCGCAGGAATCTATCATATGCGGTGTGCGTGCCTAGTGCGATGGTTATCACCACGGCGACGAATTGCAGCTTGGGAAGATATTCCTTGAGAGCCCTGGTTATTGTTATTGCCATTGGATCACCACCATCCTGCCAGCCATCCAAGTCCCACGGCTAGATTGAACACGGTCCAGGATCCAAGACCAGCCAACACGAAGTTCTTCGCCGCAACAAGCATCATGCCAATGGATTCAAGCATCGGGCTTGCCTTTCCACAGCATCTGGTGGAATGCATATACCCAGCTTAACAGGCTCAGGGTGCTGATGGCAAACACGGCCTGCACGTAGTTGTGGAGCTCCAGTGGAACACCGTATTGCATGGCATCAGACACGCCATGCAGCCCTGCTAGATTCACCGAGCTCATCAGCGCGAGGCTGGCAAATGCCCAGCGCCGCATGCCAGGTCCTAGATGCTTTTTTAGCGTGTTGCCCTGCATGAAGAAATGCGTGGTGACCAGCATCTCAACGACAAAGGCCAGGAGGAAAATCGCAGCTAATATCCATACCATGGTTGTATCTCCAGTAATGTATGGAGATATTTATTTTACGGCATTTGGATCATAAACCTGAGGTTAATGGCACGACTGGTTCGGTACCGCTTGATTAGATCGGCAACATCTGGGCAAATCCCTGCATCCACAACAGCAGCCGCTCACGCATGGTGAGAACACCAACGCCGCGCTGCTTGGCACGCTGCCTCTGGCGGCGCGCGCGGCGATTGACCACCGCAGCGTCCTCGATGCGTCGCTGGTCCTGCTCAAATCGCCGCGAGATCAGCTCAAACTCATGCATGTCGGTATGTCGGCGAACGCTGTTGCATCGATGGCATGCGGCTGTGAGGTTCCATCGGTGGTTATCGCCTCCCTGGCACTGGGGTACCATGTGCTCGATGGTTGCGGTGTGCATGAATCCCACATCCATGGTTATCTCCTGATTGCACCAATGGCATCGCCAGCCGTGGTCAGCGGCTATGGCTTGCCGCCAGCGACCGCGGTGCCGTGATGTGGTTATCTTAATGCACTCGTGGATGTCGCACATCGTCGGATGCCCTTAGCGGCCGCGAAAAACGTTCAGGGAAATCGCAGCCCAGGGCGTCAACAGCATGCCAAACGCGGCGATCATGCGTGTCATTGGATCGGTGATGATGTCTAACATCTTTTGGTCTCCCGTTGGTATGTTGCACAGCTAACATAGCACGGTTGCAAACCAAAATCAAGGGATATTTTTTATCATTTTCCTGCGCGCTTGCGGCCACGTCGCATGTTGGCCTGCCAGCGTGCTAGCTGGGCCTTGCGCCCAGATCCGCGGCCGATCTTATCCAACTGCCCTAGGCTGGCGTGTTTTGGTATGCCGTGCCGGCGGCTGTCACCCGGACGACCAGGCCCCTTGCCGTCCGCGAAGTTTTCCTTGATGAATTCCCAGGCCCGCATGGGATTATTTATCGATCATGTCCACGTCATCTGGAACAAGATCGCATCCTCGTGGTTTTTAAAGGTAAACATTGCCCGTCCGGACTCGGTTACCATGGATTCATGCCCCCAGGTCCATGAATCCATGGTTAGATTATTGACGCACCAATCCACGTGATCATGTATGGCATCGGTGGTGATGTTCAGCTTAACAACACTGGGATGGTGCTGCGGATTTTCGACCAGGATCTCAGCATCAGCATGGTGTCGCCTTATCAACTCAACCTTCATCATGCTAACACCATGTCAGCTGGAACAGCATGGCGTCCTCGAGCCGACGGAATCTCACGTCGGCATGTCCGAATATTTCGGCGAAATCCCAGAACCAGTCATCGGGCATGGTGGGCTTCCAACTCCCACCGAGTCCAATGTTGTCCAGCAGCCAATGGCAGATCTCTGAATGTTGGGGATAATAATCTCGATCCAATCTGATGATCTTCATTGGCTACACCAGGGTTTCCTGCGTTTCGGTGCGGATCTCGATCATCACGATGTCGATTGGATGGGTCAGGAGAGCCATCAGCTCGTCCCTGATCTCAATGCAACGATCCAATGCATCATGATATGGCTGCACACGGTAACCACCATTGGGCGGCACCCGACGATTAAGGTCCAAGATGCTGTCCAACGATCTCCGTGCTTGATCAATGTTCTGCTCGGCCTCGACGATTTCTTCTTGCAGCCGTGCAGGAATCAGGCTTGCGATCTTTCGCATGGCCTTTTCGGACCTGGCAACGGAAACCGGATGGTCAATTACTTCGAGATATCTGATCTTATAGTCCGTGTTGCCATCGTAACCCCAGGCCCGTACACTGATGTATTTTCCCAGCACCTGGCTCTTGAATGCGTAGATCTTGGAGGTGTGTACTCCGGGTTTGCGTGCCATGATTCAACGTTCCTAGATTGGTTAACAATGGTGGCATTTGATCAGCCGGGGCAGGAACATGCTCAGCGGTTCCTGCCCCGGTCGTCGTTTTAGCCTTCCGGCTCAGCCAGCTGTCCTTGCAGGTGCCGGATTTTCATTCGGTAATCCCCCTGGGAGCGTTGACCTCGTATCCGTGTGACCTCAGTAGCTTGATCGCCGCATTGATTGTGTCGGACGGAATGCTATCTTCGTCAGTCATCATTGTTTCTCCTGAGTTCGCGCAACATCTTGGCAGATCTGCTGCCTCGGATCAACACTATGGTATCAAATGGCTTGCACTGGTCCAGCAGATTGGTGATCAGCACAAACACCCCAAGGGGCCATGTGACGGCCCGCACCAACACCATCCACAGATCAGCCAGGGTGATGTCGTCGCCCCTGGCCCATTCCATGTATGACATGATGCCACTGGTGATCACCCCGGCGGTGAGATACGCTACGAACCAAATCAAGAGATCCTCCATTGAGAGGGTTAAAGTGACCATCGTCACTGTACCGATGTCGATGTTAGCGATATATTACGTTGAGCAGGGCAACGGCCATGCTAGCGTAAGTGATGCAAAGCACAACATCGGCGATTCGCCCTGGCATTTTCTGCCGTTCGAACACCAAGGTTCGCAACCGTGCAAACAGATGTCCGGAGAATATGGCAACGCTGAACCACAGGGCAACCAGCTGCCAAAGGGTATATGATATTGTCATTGGTTCTCCTGGGAATTGATCATACCGTAGCTTACAGCACAAGTTGTAAATGATCAATCGATATTTTGAACGTTAGCGAGCATATCCGATGCCCTTGCCGGTTCTTACCGTGGGAGTGCCCAGGGTCATGCCACCGTCCAGGCTTAATTTCCACTTCCATAGTATCTTCATCAACTGATCGGTGGTGCCAGCTGCCATGATCTCATCTCGCATGTCAGCACGCTTCTTTGGCGAGGCTGTTTGTGAATGTAGCACGGCCAGGGCGGCAGTGCGAGCGTCTTGGATGTTTCGCAGACCTGCTACCGAGCCGATTTGATCTGCATTGATGGCTTCGATGATTTCTTTGATTCGCATGGTAAGCGTATTTACACAGGTAACGCCTAATATCATTCCATTGAAAATTCATCCGGAATAGCATCGGATTTGCTACTGGTGCAGATAGTCCGATTGTTGTTATAACCTGCTGATGATAAAGAAAATTTAAGCTAGATCGATCCTGTTTTAATTGGATCGCTAGTCATGCTAGCGATCCTCGTTCGGATCAGGTCTGAGCTCTTGAGCCATACTTCTGCCAAATGTGGATGGCTGTCGATCAGCTTTTCGGCCATCCGCATGGAATGCGCCAGCTTGGTATGATCATCCCAAAAAATGGGATTCGGCTCAATAGTGCTATCCTTGTGATTCTCGCCTGGGTTAAAAGAACGCCGCATTTTATGTCCTCGTAGTTAAATCAGTTGGATGGCCCGGGTCTTGCCCATGCGAAAGACCCCCGGCTCAACCGGACGATCCCAGCCGTTTTTACGGGCCTGGCTAACGCTGGGAAACCAACCGAGATGCACCACGAGATGTGCCATGGTCTGTTGATTCCAGTCGTCAACCTTAATGGTTTCAATGGTAACATTTGGACCTGATTTTGAAAATCCTGTCCACCATCCCTGCCGTCGGCCAAATTCCAATCCAGCTAGGTTCTTGCGACGAACGGCCACGGAAAACTCCTCGTCTGATGCACCGATCGGTAACGGCGTGCAAAGGGCCATGACCTCAATCTCGCCGTCACTCAGCTGGCCGAGCTGTGCTTCGGATGGGATCCACGTTTTTTGCACATGGAGCCATTCTGCTTGCCACCGATCCGTGGACCAGTTGCCAGCGTCTGATGAGAATATGTTTGGTAGCTGTTCCATGCAGCAAACTTAGCACGGAACAGCTACTCGGTCAACAGATATTTGTCTAGCCTGCGGAGGTGTGGAACGGATCGTTGATCACCAGGGTTTCTCCCCTGAGCATGATGTTTTGATCGTGCAGATCCCAGCCGGTGTCGATCCTGGACTTGAGTTTGGACAGGGACTTGATCACGGTTTTCCATCCAACCGGTACGCCGCCCAATGCGGCTTCGACCAGTTTCCAGTTCTTTGGAACTGACAAATCCCTGGGCGAGCGGATTTTGTTTTCCGAGATTACCGCAGCCGTTCGTCGATCGTTGGCTAGCGCACGCACTACCTCCATGCCGTCGGTGATGTATAGGGCGCTCATCGCGGCTAGATATGCCATCTCAGGTAGCCATTTTTCTATCATGGTGCCGTATGGTATCTGATCCAACCGTTCAACGATAACAAAGTGAAACCTATCCGTCGGGCTAAGACTTGCCGAACCGATGATGTTTTCGTCTAGGTTCTTTCGCAGCTTTCTCAACATGTTTGGTGGTACGAATCTAGGAAGATGCTGTGAGCCATTGCCGGAATATTTTTGGCAGAACCCGATGAATGCTTCATATGCCGGGTCCTGTTTCCATGCCTTGAGAACGAACCGATCGCCCGGGAGATCCAAGGCAACCGCATTAGCGCCTGTGCCCAACACATTGATACCGGGTACGACCTTTTTCAGCAGCCCTGCCCATATGTCCGGTTCATCGGCTGCCCAACTACCGGCTACCTTGGAAAATTCCCCTCTGATCGGCAGCATCTTCAATTCATTCAATGAGGCTGCGTTGATCAGCAGCCTCATTGAATCCGAGTGACTATCCATTTGCAAGAATCTCCATTTGCATGATTTCAGCTATTTACGGAGATCCCATCGGATGTGTTTGGTTAGTTTTTGGTGATCGTAACGTCCTTGAACACTCGGTTGCTTATGGCTTGCAATCCGCCCCCAAGCCGGACCGGGTCGTTGAGAACCGTCCATTCCATGATTCCGGTCTTGTGATCTCCGACCTTTGGAGGGAATTCACTGCTAAGACCGGCATTTCACAAATCAGCTAGATTGCTGTCAATCAAGGATGAAAAATCGGTATCGACATGTCAGCTTGTGCCGTTGAGCTTTTCACACAGCTCGAGGTAAAACTGATGATAACGTGCCATCCTTGCGATGTCCTTTTCCGTGATGCCCTTGAGCCGACGCACATCGGTGTTGTGTCGAAGATCGGCTTGCTTGACCATCATGGCATCACGGTTAGCGAACACTCGCATCTTGTATTCGTCCAGGGTTTCACCAGGCAGCTTGGTAAGTGTGGAGATACCCTTGATGATCCGTTCCGAGATACCAGCCTGCCTTAGGTCATGGTAGGTAACGTCGGTGTCCTCGATCACGTCGTGTCCAAGTGCGATGCATTGCAGCTCCTCGTCATTGCTCTTGAGATAGTGCATGACCTTGAGGGGATGCAGGATGTACGGCTGCCCGCCCTTGTCGTATTGGCCAGCATGTGCGTTGGTGACCAGCACCAACATGCGTCCGAGCATTTCACCCTTTTTCATCAACAGCTCCTCGGTTTGTATCATAAACAAGGTTAGCATTGATTACACCGGAGATCAATCAAATACCATGCTGATCATGCATCTCTTTCTTCGACAACATGTTACATCCAGATCATTGGTTCCAAACGGCTAAATATTAGCATGCGCATAAATGAGCTTTTTGCCCCTGGGCAACAAAAACCGGACGTATCTTGGAAATATGAATCAGGGAATCAGCTTGGCGGTGCAACGTATTCCGTTGATGTCGTTGGAAAGGATCGTAAGGTTCACGAATACATACTGAACTTTGCTGCCTCGTATATCAAGGGAGTGTTTGAGGTATCTTTCGTGTTGCACACCGACGACGGATCCGTTAGCATGGAGATCACCAATACCGGCAAGGAGTTTGCCGTATTTTCTGGCATGGCCGAGGCTATCAGGGATTTCATACGCCGCAACGGACGATTGGTCAATGCCCTGTATTTCACAGCCAAGGAACCAAGCCGAGCAAGGGCGTACAAGCTCATGTCCAAGCGGATCGCCAGCGAGCTGGGCTGGGATGAAAATCCAAAGCTAGCTGAGATGCTCGGCGGGGACTGGCAAGCCGAAGGTGATCCAACACCATTCATGATCGTTAGACCTGGTACCGAAGATAGCATTGCCCGATCCATCATGGGAAATGATGACTGATATCACCAACACCAAGTTAGCATGAACAGCGGCCATGCATCTGGGTCATCGAGATAAACAACAACGCTGTGTATTCCCTCTGTCTTAGCCCTCTTGGTTTTTCTAACTGATACGTAGTATCGACGGTTGGTTTTATCTACCAACCATTCCCGCAGTTTCTTGAGGTCATCCTTGGTCAGGTGCAAGGTGCGGGTATGCGGCCATTTGTGAGTTTCATCCGTTCGATAATAAAATCCAGATCTCATCGAACATCAGCGTTGGCATCATAAAGCTGTTTGTGGCCAAGCGCGGTCATCCGTTCTACCAACAGTCCTGCTTCATTTTCGGATAAACCACGTGCGATAACATATTCACAGCCGTTGTCATCGGTCCGTATGACCTTAAACATTGTTGGGGTGTTGTTGTAGAGTTCCATCCTTAATATGCCCCTCGGCGCTGCATTACCACCATCGGCGTGGCCATGATGATCTTGGTATCTTTCCAGTATGACGGGTGTGTGGCATATTCGACGTCAAGCATCACCCGTTGTTCGTAGCTGAGATTGCTTCGTCCACTGATCTGCCACGGTCCGGTAATACCTGGTTTAACCGAGCAATATGCCGCAGCACTATTTCCGTATCTTTCCTCAAGTTCTCGTTGTCCAACCGGACGCGGACCTATTAGGCTCATGTCGCCCTTGAAGACATTGATGAATTGTGGCAGCTCATCAAGGCTGGATTTTCGTAGGAATCCACCTATACTTGTGATGCGCGGATCGTTCCTGAGTTTTTGGGTCGATGCCCATTCTTCCTGTGCAAGATGGTTCTTTGCTAGATGATCGGCCAGTACCTCATTGCCATTAACCACCATTGATCGAAATTTGAGGCATCCAAACTTGGCACCATTCTTACCGATCCGAACGTCGGCATACAATGCCGGGCCTCCATCCCTGCGAACCAAAAAGGCAATGACGCTCAGTATCGGAAGGAAGAACAGGATGGCTAATCCAGATCCTATGACATCCAGAATTCGTTTCACGATCGGAAATGATCGATTAATGATCATTGACCTCTCCGGGGATCCATGTTGTTGCGTTTAGCTATGTGTTAGCGCGTAGGCAAAGTAAGCATCAAGATCGATTTTAATGCAATCACAGGGATATGAATACTGGGTATGCTCATATGAGTTTCTTGTCCAGTTTATTCGAACCTTTTTTGCGGTGATCTTGGTGATACGGCCGACCTCAAGACTTTGTCTCGATGGAGACCTACATGCCACGGCATCGCCGATACCCAACGGTCGACCCATCATGTCCTTGATATCAGCTGCAATGTTTGATGCCATGATTCTCTGTAGCCCCGATTATTTGATGTGGGCTTGGTGCCGGGCGGTAAACTCCTGGAGTGATCGTTCCAGATCCGTTATCGCCGCACCGACGGCATCGGTATTCGGTTGGGCAGGAGTTTGCTGGACCGGGGTCGACATGACCGAAACCATGATCAACACGGCAATGATAAATCCAACCACGGCTCCGATCTTGCTGGTGAAAATCCATCGGATGAACAAAAAGATCGCAAACGGGATGGCTACGATTATCGCTGCGGCAGCCATGCTTTGCAGGACTGAGGGACCTTCGTTTGACAATAAAACCTCCATTTTATGGGCAAAAATGCCGCCCATTTGATACTACTGCTAGAAGCTGTCTATGTCAATGGAATTTTGCTGGCGAGGTAGACGATCATCTACCTCGCCAGCAAAGATATAACATTGCCAACACGCACGAGAAAGAGATTCCAAATATTACCCATTGTCCCTGTAATGCGTGGACGATGGACGATAATATACCCACGGATAAAATCGTACCGTTCATGTAGATGTTCATCTCACTGGTTCCTCATGCAAATGTTGAGATCAATCAAACAAGCTGCTCACGCTCTTTTCCGTGTGGATCCTGTCCATGGCATCTGCAATGAGCGGAGCAATGGTAAGCTGTCGGATGTTCCTTGCGGATTTAACATGATCCGTTGCCAGGATCGAATCGGTGATGGTTAGCATTTCGATCGGACTGGTAGCGATTCTATTGACCGCTTCTCCGCTGAGCACACCGTGCGTGACATAAACGCTAGCACTCGCAGCACCATTTGACAACAGTGCCTTGGCAGCATTGATTAACGTTCCGCCGGAATCCACGATATCGTCGATCAATATGCAATCCTTACCTCGAACGTCGCCGATCACATTCATCACTTCCGACACTCCGGCCTTTTCTCGGCGCTTGTCAATGATGGCAAGATCGGTATGCAGCCTGGTCGCGATGGCCCTTGCACGAACGACCCCACCAACATCAGGGCTAACGATCGTTAGATTTCGACCAGAATATCGATCCTTGATATCCTTGGCAAATAATGGTGCAGCATAGAGATTGTCCACCGGAATGTCAAAGAAGCCCTGTATCTGTCCGGCGTGGAGATCCATCGTCAGCACTCGGTCAGCGCCTGCCTCGGTGATGAGATTGGCAACCAGTTTAGCACTGATTGGTGTGCGTGGACCGCTTTTGCGATCCTGCCGGGCATAACCAAAATACGGTAGCACGGCGGTGACACGCCGGCAACTTGCCCTTTTCAATGCATCCAGTGTCAACAAAAGTTCCATGAGATGGTCATTAGCTGGATACGATGTGCTTTGCATCACAAACACATCCTCGCCTCGGATGTTTTCGTGCAGCTCAACGAATACCTCCATGTCCGCAAATCGTCGAACGGTGGCCTTTGCTAGGCCGGTTGATAAATGACTTGCGACGGATTCCGCCATCGGTCGATTGCTATTACAAGTTACGATTTTCATTCCGGTCTCCGTCAATACATCGGTGATAACAGCACTATAAGAGCGTAACAGCGGGTTGGTCAATTGTGTTTTTAACAGTGCATTCTGCGAGGGCACGCACAATGGCTAGCAATGCTGCCGCATCGGTGGAAAATGTCCCATTCAATTGTGGGGATTGTAGGAAGACGTGTATCATGGTTGGAGAATATCGCCGAACCACACCGTGTCCGGGATAACGACCGTTTCCCGGATTCCGATGATTCCATCTGGTTCTTTTTTCGTAGATCCGAGGCGAGTAGACATGCTGCTCGCAGCTTAATAATCTTGCAACTTCCGTATAGAAGTTTTTTTCCGCTTCTTGTTTTTCATTTAACATTTCAGCCTAAGTGTGCAGGGTCGTCCAGCACCTGTCAACTGGCAGAATCGGATCAAACTCTATCTGCGGCCGATATGAATGATGCAAACAACGGATGCGGATCCAACGGTCGGCTCTTGAGTTCCGGATGGAACTGTACCCCTATGAACCACGGATGGTCGCGTAGTTCGACCATTTCAGGTAGCAAGCCGTCCGGGCTCATTCCCGAAAACCAAAGCCCATTGCTCTCAAGCCGCTGGCGATAGTTATGATCAACCTCATAACGATGACGGTGGCGCTCGTGTATCAGGGGCTGGCCGTATATCTTTCGAGCTAGGCTGTTCTCGGCTAGGATTGCAGGATAGGATCCAAGGCGCATGGTGCCTCCTAGGTCACCGTCCATTCCAGGCATGATGGTGACCAACATGGGATCACATGGTCCGAATTCCGTGCTTCCGGCACGGCTCAATCCTGCGTACCGAGCGATCTCAATGACCGCTAGCTGCATGCCTAGGCATATGCCAAGGAATGGTATGTGATGTTCTCGGGCATATCTTATGGCGCGCATCTTACCCTCGGATCCTCGTTCACCGAATCCACCTGGAACCAAAATGCCCGACGCTTCTTTTAGAACCGTATCCAGACCGGGATCGTCGGCATCGATCCACGTGACATCAACTTCTGCATCGTTGGCTAGACCGCCATGTGCCAGTGCTTCGGATAGGCTTTTATAGCTGTCCTTGAGATCCGTATATTTTCCGATCACGGCGATGCTGACCTTTTTGGTCGGCTTCCTAGCCGTTTCGACGATACGATCCCATCGTGATAGATCCGGAGAGGAAACAGGAAGATTGAAATACGCTAGAACCGCGCGATCCATGCCAGCATCATGGTACATCCTCGGTACTTCATGTATGTCGCTGACATCGTTGGCCGAAATAACAGCATCTGGTCGGACATTACAAAAGAGTGCGATCTTTTTCCGTTCGTTTTCCGGGATGTTCCGATCTGTGCGACATACTAGCATCTGAGGAGAGATGCCAAGACCAAGGAGCTCTCTTACCGAGTGCTGAGTTGGCTTGGTCTTGAGCTCTCCGGCAGCAGCAATCCACGGCAGCAAGGTTACATGTACAAACATGGTATGCATATGACCGAGATCATTTGTAAGCTGGCGAATAGCTTCAAGGAAAGGCAGGGATTCGATGTCGCCGACCGTGCCGCCGATCTCGACGATCACGAAATCCTCATCACCGGTATCAGCAACGATCGCCGCCTTGATGGCATCGGTGATGTGCGGTATGACCTGGACGGTGGCACCTAGATATCCGCCTTTGCGTTCGCGTGCGATCACATCCTGGTAAATCCGACCAGCGGTCCAGTTATCTCCACGGCGAGCTGCCACACCGGTGAATCTTTCGTAGTGTCCTAGATCCAGATCAGTTTCCGCACCATCGTCGGTTACAAACACCTCACCGTGTTGCAACGGGCTCATGGTACCAGGATCAACGTTAAGATACGGGTCCATTTTGCGGATGCGAACGCGATAACCGTGTGCTTGCAGCAGGGCGCCCAAGCTAGATGCCGTGACGCCCTTTCCCAGGGAACTGACAACGCCACCTGTTATGAACACAAACCTTGTCACCAGCCGAGCTCCTTCATGTCATTTGTAATTGATATCAGCATGCGCTGGTTGGTAATTGAATCCATCGAAAGATCTTTTCGAAATGATCTCAGCTCGCTGAGCTTTAATTTAGCACGTTCAATTTGGGATTTAATTCTAGGTTTCGATGACAACAATTCTTCTAGATCCTGTTGCTGTCGATTGATGATGGCATCAATGTGCGCCAGCACTGCGTTCTTGCTAACTTGCATTTGCATTCGTTCCTTGATCAACACTGAATTCTAGCTAAAAAATCGTCGATCAGTCAACTAGCTAGCGCCGCTCCCTTCCATGCCCGCTAGACCCCCGAGGCCGTGCTCTTTGTTACTCCTCGTCCATCCAAGGCTATTTAGGCTCAGCCGAGAATTGACCAGGCGATCAGTCCGACACCGCCAAATATCATCAAGGACATCAACAAGGCATTGCGAAGGCCAATTAAAAAGCTTTGATCGTTGTCATTTTCGTCAGCATCGTAGATATTTTTCATAATGTTTCCTTTCGTTGCAAACAAACACGGGAGACCTTGCCATTGAAGTTCGGTGGCGAACCAATAGGATCAAACGGCTTGCCAAGCCTACCCTAAAGAGGAGATTATTTCACTCCTGCGCTTTTTCCCGGTCTCGCCAGGGAAGAATGGTAAGACTGGATACTCATCTCTCTGTCGGCACGGTGTTCCTGGCCAATTTCATGGTACTATGCTTCTACCCAGTGGCTCTAGGCGTGTTGATCCAACATGGATTTTCCTATGTACGGCATCTTCCTTACCGCGCTGGGCATTTCCGTGTCTGGTAGTGAGAACCCAGGTATCCATTCTTTCCCTGGAATGTAACGCCCGCAGTCTGTGTGGTGTGCGTAACCAGTTTTAGTAAGTTTAAGCCCAACTGTTAAGGTGGTCAGTCCCTACGCAGGGCTAATAAAATCAATGCAATATATCGAGATTAGTACATGTTACAGCTCCGGATGTTCTAAAGCATTAGCTTCCTTAGAAACTATGTATAACATGAATCATACCGTTGGTCAATGTGCGTATCTAGATTAAACGATGTTATTTGGATTGAGATAGGATTCGTATATGGCATCCAGCTTTGATGGTATCGGTATCCCGGTTACCGATGAATACCACTTGGTGTGTGTTCTAAATTCTTCGAGTTTTTTCATATCTGCTGTACCAACTGATTGCACCGACGCTAGATTTTTAATCCAGTGGCGATAAAATCGCCAATTTGGATGATCCGGTAAATGGTCCATCTTTGGTAAAAATTTAGCTATCGTTGGTCCGAGATTGGACACGGCTATCTTGTGTGGAGTTGTTGCTAGATTGCGTATGGGAGATATCTTACCATATCGTGGATTCGATATGGCAAATTCCATGATTTCCCCTTGCACAGGTAAATTGTACAGGCTAGTGGTGATAGCAAAATCTGCCGCTATTCCTGCAGAAACCACGTCATCTAGATTCTTCTCAAACAACGTCCAATTCTTACCACCTCTGATGTATTCTGCGTTTTCTCCGATAGCGTCGACGCTGATCTTCAATCGAACATCCCATCCTTTTGCCGACACGGCTAAAACGTTTTTTAGGAATTTTTGACCTATATTATCGTGCGGCCACATTCCGTTGGTTATGATTGAGATCAAGGGTTTGCGTCGAAAGCCTAGATTCGGCACGTTTATCATGGATATGCTTTCCATAAATTTAATAAAAAATGGGTCAATGCTTGGTTCGCCGCCCATTATATTAATATTTGTCAGAGTGGAAGCATTGTCATAAACCAATTCGGCAATTCGTTCAATGACTTTTTCTTTAATGTCGTCAGACGCTTTTGTTATCTTGAACGGCATGTTGTTGGCCTTTAGTATTCCTTGCCATCGAGTGCTAGAATATGCACCACAGGTTGCACAAAATAGGTTGCAAAGATCACCGATCATTATGTCAATATATGTGAGACCGTTCAATGACGACAACGATGCCTGATCTATAGCACCGGCATTGGTGGTTCGAAAGCTAGCACCACCGAGTTCCTCATCTCTCCAACATGCGTTACAAGCGGACGGCTTTTTGCCTTCCATGAATTCGGTCTTTACCGATTGTAAGAAATGATTTTGCTGATTATAACCGGATAGGAAATCCTCCTGCCAAGCTGTTTTGCAGCAAAAATACCACTGATTTCGATCTAGATTGATAACAACCCAAGTCCATGGATATCGGCAGCTATGGTCCATTGATACATCCTTCATGATGTTTTAAATTTTTAAAGTTTGATACCGCGCTTGCTTAGTTCAACCTGCAATGCTTGTATCTTGTTGGAACTTTTTGCTATCGCTTGCCTGATGTCCCCAGCCACGCCAGCTGGTAGGCCACGCAACACATCACTGACGATTTTTTCAGCAGCGACATTCTGCCCGGGAATCATGGATGCAGGCTTTGCTGTTAGCTGAGAAACCGGTTCTGACTTTGGTTCATCTTGATTTTTCTTGGAAGATTTCGATGGTCTAGCAGATTCAAGATCAGCTAGCCATGCTTGGAAGTCTCGTAGCTCTTCCTGCCATTTCTTGGCCTTGGTGACCAGATTGTCATTTCCGTGTGCTTGACCGATGCTGATGAGCATGGTCGGGAGGGTGCTGCTTAATCGAACGAAGCTACCCCGTCCGGTTATCATATCACGGAGAAAAGCCGCTAATGGCTGCCCAGATCGACCAGCTTGCCGTGACAGATCGTATAGTTCACCTTGCAATCCAGGATTTGGTTTGCTGCTGCCTTTTTTTGGATTGGTTACCGGTGCCCATATCCGGTCCCACCACATCCTGGTCTCGACGCTACTGGAAACGAATCCCCATCCCTTGAGACTATCGTGCCCTCCCATCCAGTTGCTGGCGCTGGCTTTAAGAGCGTCAAACGTGTCGGTTACACCGTTGCCTATGTCAGCTGCAATCGATGACATGGTATTTTCGAGGCTAAATGCTTCTGAAATGATTTCGTTGATTTTCATAAAGCTATTTATTTTGCAGGGGTCACAAATACAGATCACGTTTAATCAGTGATTGGTACGATCGATGCGGGTTCGCAAGATTTATGATTACACATTACATGTGTAAATAGCTATACAATGAGAATTGCCATTTGTATTAGCGGTCAAATACGAACAGGGTGCTACGCTGCACCAAACATCAAACGATATCTAGGCGAATACTTACCAAATTGTGACATATTTGTCCATGCATGGGATTTCAACATGCAGAAATCAAATCATGGGTTCACCATGCAGACTCCGAATGTAAAATTTATTCCGGAGATATTTTGTCATCTTGGAGACGATGCTGATCGGTTTAGGAACATCTGGAATCCTGTTAGCATGGTTGTTGAAAGCTACGACATGGCCGTCCGGCGCATGGAAATTGAGCGAGGGATACCAGCGTGTCTGCCAGAATGGTCAGTATATCGAACCAATGGCATCAGCGATAGATGGATACCGTTATATTATAGCTGGTACCAAAGCATATTGCTGAAACGCGACCACGAACTGCTTAATGGATTTAAATACGACTTAGTTGTTAAGCTGCGGGCAGACATGGTATATCGTAGATCGAGGACATTGACACATGACATATTAACATGGAAAAATGATCGCTCGCGTTTCTATACCGATACTGAGGTCGTCGGAACCCGCATAGATGATGTCCTTTGGTACGCTAGCTCAGATATCATGGATCGCGCATCGTGCTTTTGGTTAAAAAAACTCGACAATCCGTCGAAAGAATTCAACCATTACGCATACATGATGGAACAGGGGATTCAGATCGGACATACTGGCAATACATATGCACCATTACGGTATCATTGCATTGACCTAGGACTTGACCCCCTCACACAATGGGGACAGATCTATGCCGAGGACCTTAGATTATACAGCCATGGGTCCACTATGTGGAACGGACAGCCAGTAACAGTAGAAGAATGGATAAAACTAAATCAGGATTGGTTAAGTTCCGGCTAACTGCCCAAATAATAAATGTTGGCATTTACTCGTTTGTGATATATTAACCAACGCCTAGTTCAAGCTTTTTTGATCTTTTCTTCCCAGGTAAACGCAAACATCATGGCGTCCTCCTTTCTCTTGAAACCCCATACCATGCCGCGTTGCTCCTGCCAGTCCAGCGTCCACCATTCGTCCATTGGACCAATTAGCAAGGTGCACCAATCAGCAACCGATCCCCAGGTGTGATCGCCGCCCAGCATGGATTCCTCAGCAATGCTGATGGTAAATGGAAATCGGGTGCCAGGTTTTAGGACTAAGCCCATGTTAGGTTGAAGAGAACAGCATCCTCTTCCCTCTCGAACACCCATGTGTTGAACTCGGGATCCGCACGGCTGGGAGGTCCGGCCAGGCTGTGCCTCCATCGGTACATGTGTGTATCCTCATTGTGAACCTGCGCCGCATGTTAACACGGCACAGGTTCTAGGTCAAGGCCTATTTTAGATTAACCAGACCAACACATGCGCCAAAGGGTATATTGGCTTTGTTCCTGGAACGTGATTATGGTATCACTTGGTTCGGGTTTACAGATCGGACAGTTGCGATCGAACCATTCGTCGATCTTGATTCGATTGGAATCCCACCATTCACAATCTATGATTAGGACGAGATACGGACCCCTCGGACCCCAATTGTTGTAAGACGTCCATCGCTGTTTTTCGATGCTTTCTCGCACTGATCATTCCCCAAAGCCAGCTGGGTGTATATTTACACAGCGTTAATTTAAAGCGTAGGCCAGATCAACACCGATCAGGATTCTTCGATCTCACATCGCAACGGATACTTATTGGTCCTAGCTGCATGGATTGTTTCGTCACGCTTCTGCGATGCAATCTCTAGGCTGTATGTACCAGCAACACCGCGTCCATTTTCATGTATAAGCATGGTCAGCTGGCTTGCAGCATCAAAATTCTTGTGGAATATCGTCATCAATACCAAGACCACAAATTCAACCGTGGTCTTGTCATCATTGTACAAGACCACGTTGAACTTGCTCGGAGGACGCATAACCACCTTTATCGATGACTCAATGTCAGTTACCGTGTCAGTTTCAGCCATGCGTTGCTCCTTTAGTCTATTCTAGCCGTACGAGATCGGCTTGTCAAGCCACCCGGTTGGTTTCAGATTCGATAACCGTGTTGATTGCCTCGTGATTTCCAATGGTGATCTTTCGAGGTTTCATGCTTTCCGGGATCTCCTGATCAAAATCAATGGTAAGGATACCGTTGGCTAGATTGCTGCCGGTTACCTTGATCATCGAGTTAAGATAGAAGATCCTGCGAAAGCTACGACCAGCGATGCCCTTGTGCAGATACTTACGGACATCTTCCTGATTGACCTTGCCTTCGATGGTCAGCACCCCGTCGTGCAAGGTGATGTCGAGGTCGTCGGCTGAGAATCCTGCCACAGCCATGCTCAGGCGGTAGCGGTCCTCATCAATGCTTTCGAGATCGTATGGCGGATAACCGGTTGTTGCCGTATTGCGGACCTGGTCCAGCATGCGGAAAGTGGGTTCAAAACCCACGGCAAAACGGTTGAAGTCGCGGAACATTTCCGCAACGGTATTGTCTAGTGTGGTTAGGCTTCGCATGGTGTTTACCTCCTTGAAAAAAGCGAAGTAGATTTAGGACCCTAGATAGGCGTCCGGGTTAACCGAAGTTAACAACCGTATTAAACGATCGTTAACCCCGATATGTCAAGACCTTAAATGTTGGTCGATTCAGTGATCACCGAGCGGTTCACAACCTTTTCAAACCGCTTCGGTTTCTTCTTCTTTGGCGTGTCCAGTTCCATGATCTGGGCATACTTCTTCTTCCAACGAAGCTTTGCTTCGGCAAGCTTCTGTCGGCGGACGATCGAAGGAGACGTGAAATGCTTGCGCTTCCGCAGTTCCTTGTTAACCCCTTCGCTGTTCATGCGACGCTTGAGCTGCGCAATCGCGCCCTCGATATTACCATTGAAGACCTTTACGGTCATGCCCTTCTTCCTGAGCACGAAATCGTCGTTATCCATGTTATCCTTGTTCCCTGGATGATATGTGTATGTATTTTTTACTGATAGCTTGGTGGTAGTGTCAAGCTTTCTTTATTGATGGGGCTATTACGGCCATCAGCATACGACCGTTCATCTCCGGTGGTTTTTCGATCTTGCATGGACCGAGTCCATCGATAAAGCTTTGCATGACCTCAAAACCCCGTTGGGTAAAGCTCAACTCTCGGCCACGGAATTTGATCACCACCTTGACCTTGTTGCTGTCTGCTAAAAATTCTTTGGCGTGGTTCTGCTTGACCTCAATGTCATGCTTGTCTGTTACCGGACGAAGCTGGATCTCCTTGATAACGGTGGCGTTTTCTCTGGATTTTTTTTCCTGCTCTTTTTTAGCACGCTTGAGATTATACACCCATTTGTTTAGATCCACCATGCGAACCACAGGAGGTTTAGCGTCGGCGGTGATCTCGATTAGATCTAGCCCTTTGTCTCTAGCCGTCCATAGTGCCTGCCTGGTTGGCATGACTCCGAGCTGCGAACCATCTTCGTCAACCACACGGACCTCTTGGTATCGTATGCGTTCATTGCTAACGATTGCGTCCTTGATCGGATCTTCCGTGCGGCGAGGACCTCGCCTATCTCTTTGATAAAATCCACTCAAGATGCAGTCCCCTGTTCTTGATCATAGACCTTTAATGGTTCGCTCATATTTTCAACAGTCTCCCTTGTTATGCAGATTTTTTTCACGTTTTGTTTGGAAAGATTGGGTAGTTCAAATTGTACACCCAACAGGATGTTTTCGACAATGCTTCTCAGCCCTCGAGCACCGGTCTTGCGAGACATGGCCATTGCTGCAATGGCCTTGAGACTATCTTGGCTAAATTCGAGCCCGATCTTATCAAGCTTAAACATCTTTTGGAATTGCTTGACGATGGCATTCTTCGGTTCGGTTAACACTCGTATCAATGCTGCCTCATCGAGATCATCAAATGTAACTATGATCGGTAAACGACCGATCAACTCTGGTATGATACCAAACTTAACCAGGTCCTCGCTGCGCACATCCTTGATGAACGCCGCGTTGCTCTGCCGGACGGTTGGATCCTTAACCGATGCACCAAATCCAATAGAGGTATTACCTTCACCTTGCCGCCTCTCGATGATGCGATCAAGACCTTCAAATGCCCCACCGACAATGAATAGGATGTTTTTGGTATTAATGGTAACGAAATCACCGTTAGGGTTCTTTCGACCGCCCTGCGGAGGTATCTTTACTTCGCACCCTTCGATCATCTTGAGCAATGCCTGCTGTACGCCTTCGCCACTGACATCGCGTGTTACCGAGGTGTTTTCACTCTTGCGTCCTTTTTTGTCGATCTCGTCGATGTAAACGATGCCTCGTTGGGTTTTCTCGATGTCCATTTCTGCGGCATGAAATAGTTTTGCAATGGCATCCTCGACATCTAATCCAACGTATCCACTTTCAGTCAGGCTAGTAGCATCGACTATGGCAAACGGTACGTCCATGATCTTGGCAATGTTTTGGATGGTATAGGTCTTGCCCGTACCAGATCCACCTATGAACAACATGTTGCTTTTGTCGATTTCAACCCCGTCGATTACTGGATTATTGATCCGCTTGACATGGTTGTAAACAGAGACCGCAAGGGTTCTCTTGGCATGTTCCTGTCCGATGACGTATTCGTCCAATCGAGCTTTGATCTTGCTTGGTATGATATCCTTTTCTGGTATTGCTTTGGGTGCATCCTGCCGTATGATTTCATGGCACAGCATGATGCATTCGTCACAGATGTAAACATCATTACCAGCGACTAACTTGCTAACTTGCTGCTGATTCTTGTCACAGAAACTGCATTGGTGATAGACCTTAGTGGTCATGAGACCGATCATTCCCTTCTGGTTGTGATATTATGATAGTGGTATTTAAAGCCACGACGGTGTCGTATTAACCGAGGAAACCGGTGGTTGTACACGATCCGGTTGCCCATTCTGTGGAATTGATACCGTATCCGGTGAAGGCTCACCCTTGACCAGCTCTGGTTCGATCACATCGGGCTCGAGTGGATTTGGGATGGTTTCTGTTGGCACGGTGTTTGTTTCTCTGTTAGATTGTGTTTCTCTAGAGGCTTTTGTCAACCATTCGTCCATGCTAGCCTTAACGATGTTTCTGATTTCATCAGCATCAACACTGGCGGTGACCTCAGATCGGTTGGACATCCATTTACCAATCGATTCGTCGATCAGTCTTGCTATTTCAACGGGCGAGTACTGTGGCAGCAATGGTACCGGAACATCAATCGGCGCCCAGGCATTGCCATCCCACCATCTGATTGGTCGTCCGTCAACCATAACAAGATCTCCGAGATTGGGTTCTTTTGATGGTAATTCCTCGATCGGCTGCCAATTAGCACCGTCCCACCAACGATATGGTCGACCGTCAATTGAAACGATTTCTCCCACAATAGGTCCAATGGGGGATGGTGTTAATGGTAACATCGGTTGATACGGAACGCTCGTATCATCGCGGATTTCAAGTTCCTGCCGTCGCTCCTTGGAAAAGCTGATGTTAGCTGCGATCAACATGAGAACGGCCAGTGGATCGAACACCAAGACCAACACAACTATCATCCATCGTATGGCTTTTTCAAGGTCAACCTGACCACTGGTAACGAAAAATTCAGCAATATACCTGATCGGACCGACCTCACTTTCCAGCACACTGATCTGCTGTCGAAGCTGTAATCGTTGCTGCGTGAGATCGGCTATTTTTTGCTGCTCAGAATCCAATCTCTGTCGGATTTGGTCTCGTTCGGTTGTCTGCCGTTGCCGTGCGGCCAGTGCCTGTGTGGCGCGATTGTTTTCTAGCTGTATGTTGATGCTGCGGTTTAGCTGTTCTAGCTGGTCTCGATATCGGTCGACCACCTCATTTGCTGCCGATATCTGGGTGTTAAGTTGTTCGATTCTCAATTGAACGGCGGTATTATTGAGATTTTGATCAACGTGTGCCCGGCTGAGGAATCCAAATATTCCCAAGCTGGTAATTATCATCAATATAATCACGGCAGTAACAAGGTATCCTTTTACCCAACCGGTCACGATATTCCATTTGTGATAGAGCCAGCTGGTTACGACCAGCTTGCTGACTTCTAATATCGACGCCATGAATACAACCGGCCAGAAAGCGCTGGAAAATATGGTTGCTAGGCCGACGATTGAGTAATATGCAGCCAAAGTGCTTAGTGATATGGCGCACAAAAACAGCAAAGTGCTGATCTTCATTAGATCACCTGCCGATATTCGCCCTGGCTGATCTCGGTAAAGCCCTGTTCACGGTCTAGGAACTTGTACGAGGCACATTGGACCTTGAAATGTCTATTAATGTAGTCAAATACCTCTGACACTTCGAACGGAGCGCAGCTATAGAGATCAAACTGCATGACGCTGTGTTGAGGCTCGGGCATGTTCCATATATGCATAGCACAATGGCTGGTAGTGAGGATCACCGTGGATGTAATGCCCTCGTTGCCCGGTTCGCCGCACCATGCCGACACTGGGTCAAGCATGACCTTCATGCGAACATGTTCGACCATACCTCGCATGAATTCGTTTATCTGTTCGCAATCTTCTGGTCCTGGTGGTTCGGTGATATTGGCGATCACCAGAAGATGCAAATGAGCACTGGGCTTCAACGATTGATTCCTTTTAAACTCCGGAGATCTGTACCACGGAGATGTTATTTTCAACTATAGCAATATTAGCAATGATGTCAATAGGTGCGGCGGTGATGCTTTCGATCCTTGCTGCATTTGGACGATCGGAATATGCACCGTAGTTTTGTATGGTTGGATCGAACAGCTTTCTATTGCTAGCTATCTCGCTAACCAATGCCCGCGCAACCTGTCTTTTGATGGCATCGGTACCAACGTACAGATTACCAGCATCCGGCTCAGTTGGCCTTGCATAGGTATAGACCGTGTCAGGGCGCTCATATCCAACCGTAAATGTCACCGTTGTTGTGGCAACATTGGAGATGTTTCCGGTGCGGACGATATTACCTAGGAAATTTGGTGTGGCGTTTTCCTCTAATTCCGAGGTCATCTGTGTCCAGCGCATATTAGCACGTTCTCTGGCCTGGCTATTAGACAGGGTGGTTGGATAGCCCCCGTGGTTGCCTAGCGTGGTTCCCAGGTTTGACACGGCGTTACCGCTGTTGATGGTCCAGGGTTGTCCGTTGATGCTGGCTAGTTGCAAGTATGGTCCAGCAACGTATGCGGCCACGCTGGTCTGTGGTGTGTATGCATTGAGCTGGCTTGCAGCGCTGGCAACAGCACCCGTTGTAAACACGATGTTTACGCCGTTGATGGCGATGTTTGAATCAGTTGTAACCGATGTAAATGCGGTACCAATTTCACTCGGAGCATATGAGTATGTTGCCGGTTGCAATCCTAGCTTGATTAACAGTGCCGTACCATTGCCCTCAGCGATCCAAAACGCCTGCCCTTCCCTAGTTGGCGCATTTTTCAGCGTGACATAAGTACCAGCAACGCTTTGATCTGCCACCACTCCGGTGAACTTCGAAGCAAGATTGATCTTGCTGAGAATGCTAGCTAGGTTATCGGTTGAAAGAAATGCTATCGAATAACCGTTGATCACGATGGTCTCGTCATCTGCCATGGGAGTTCCGGTCACGGGCGAAACGCCAGTCACGCTAACAAGTCGATTGGTTCCCCAGGATGTTACTGGATCAAGCCCACCGTTTTGATTTCCGGTTAATCCGGAATAATCGGTTGGACTGTTAAGCGTCCAGGTTACTTGATAATAGGTTGGGTTAAGAGAATAGGTGGTCATATGGTTTCCCCTGCATGCAATTTCGATTATTTATGCAATCGGGCACCATATGACCACAAACACCTCATCATACCTCTAGGACTATTGGTGTCCAGTTGTCGTTTTCTCCACGATATCCCTTGGCGTTGCAAACATAAGTTGTCGGTCCAATGCTCGCCATATCGCGTTGGTGAGTGTGTCCATAGATCCAGTATCGGATCTTTGGATCCACGATGCTTTCCATGCGAGTGTTGGCAAAGCTACCATGCAGCAGGGTCCAAACTCGATCATGCGGGCGTTGCCATAGGAAACGTCGATTTGGGATGTGGTGGGTGACCGCCACCACCGGACCTTCTATCATTGGTATTTGATCACGGATATATTCCCAATCACGCACCCCAGCATCAAATGGTTTGAGATGGTCAGGTTGTATCAGTCCACGCTGCCATGGGATCGTGCGATCATTTAATACTTCGTACCAAACTTTAATCTGATCCTCGGTGCTATAGGGATCACCCGCACGGTAGTCGTGCCATCCGGTAGCACCGACAAAGGTCACTCCGTCGATCACCACCTTGTTGCGATGGAGGAAGGTGATACCATTGGTATCACTCCACCTCTGGTAGTGGTCAAGCATCTCGGGCATGTCGTGTGGATACGGCCATTTCTCCTCAAACTCTCGATCATAAACGCGGGTTTGGTGGAAACCAAGATTGTAAAAATCATGGTTTCCTGCCACCCAAACGACGTTAGTGAATCGTTGCTTGGCTAGAATCAGCCATCGGCTGGCTTCTCTAACATCGTTGCTGATGTCTCCGGCTACTACCAATGTGTTTACATCAGGGTCCATGTTTTCCAGGCACTCCCAGTCCCAGCGATTCAAATCGACGTGAATGTCTGATACCAGTGCGAATTTCATTCTACATGCTCCCTATGCAGCTATAGAATAGCACACCGCCAACATCGGGTCAACTTGATTTACATTCTCCAAAAAACATGGGAACCCAAACGAATCTTCCGGGCCCTTGGTGCCCATCCCGGAACCAATCCGTGATGATGGAAATATGTTGATCCATTTGCGGTATCTGGTAATCGTCCGAGATACACATCTAGTGCTATTTCCTGCATCTTGATCCAAGCATCATCCTCTCGGCGCCAACGCGGGCCTCGAACTATGCCTGCCCAACTAAACTGATACTGGCGGCGACCACCTGCCCATCCGTATTGGAACACGTTGGTGCAGATGTTTGATGAAAAGGCTGGATTGCCCATTCGATTAATTGGTACCCAAGCCACAGCGATCTGCTCGGCTCGGACGCCCCCTCGGGCTTCAAAATATAGATTCCATGCCAAGCACTCGAGATCGCGCTGCGCAGGTTCCTCTAACACAAGTGCCTCTGGGATGGTCAGTGGCAGGTGGTGCCGCAGGCTTGGGACCGCTCGATAATCAGCTCGAACATCCACTGGTTGTGCCTGAGCGACTCCTGTCATTAATACCCATAACACCGTGACAAGATATCTGACTCGCATTATCCTATGCTCTCCTTTTCTTAGTTTTATAGGCTCAGGAACGTTTATGTCAACGTATATGATCTAAGCCATTGATCGATAAGAATCTTATCCATCAAGAACGCCGGTTTTCACCACGAATTGGCGCGATATGATATTTAGAACTGACTGCGGTTATATAACACACAACAGAACTTAGGGCAGGCGAATGTGTCACCTACCCTGATAGTAGACATAACTATATATACGCAAAAAGATCGAACAGCAACCTTAATCCAAATATAGGCCACTATTAGCTGGATGTTTCATGACCTCGACGGTTCGCACGGATACCCGAGATTCTAGATCTCTCTCGCACAACCAGCCCCGCACGCGGTGCCATATCGTCTCGGCAAATCGCTCCATCCCGACACCTGACATGATTCTTAGGTCAATTACTCCGTAGGAGTGAAGGCGCTGAAAATCAGTTAATCTAGGGTCGTCCTCAGCAATACATGTCGTATGGCTAAATGTTTCCTTGAGCCACGAATCGATTTCTTCCATATCATCCAGATCCAATGCTCGACCCGTTTCATCGAGCATGGTCACCGCAAGCACTATCTTAACATGCAAAGAATAACCGTGCAGAAATCTAGCCTTGGATTTTGCTTTCCAATTGCGCCAAGCACACGTAAGTCCTGCGTTATGATCGTAGGTTTTGGTGGTAATATATTTTCCCATGTTGATCTCCCTTTGCGTTATTAAACCGATGTCTTGACCTATAATCAATATAGCAAGCATACTCGTCATACCATGGATAAAAATTGAAAGATACGATTGAGCTCGGAGAAAAGCTCAGCAACAAGCTGATAGCCTGCGTCACTGAGCTAAATTTACTGTTGCAGGAGGCAAACAACATCGGTCTCCATGTGATTCTTCAGAAAGACGAAATTTATGTCAAAGACGTACCGCTGCCAAAGATTTCGATCAAGAAATCGACATATCGAATCGAATACATCGACGCTGTTAAACCCGATTGATCAACAACTATGGAATGATTATGTGTCTGGGCAACTGCGATTACCGGATAACAGTCGGTCTTCGCCTCCGGTACAAAAGCCGATATACCTGAAAAAGAGCCTAGATCTGCATGGAATGACCGTACAGCAAGCCTACCATCGTACCGAGGAATTCATTGGATCGCATCATCGGCTTGGGACCAAACAGGTTGTTATAATCTGCGGCAAGGGTGGTAGGATAGCATACGAGCTACCGCTATGGTGCAACCGATTTGGACAGATATCCAAGATCATACCAATCGTCGACAGCCGAGGTGAACACGGGTCGTATCGAATCGTGTTGAAAGTTAAAAATATCCGAGATTTTCCTGCATAATACCAGGTATGCAGATTTTTCCCAATTCTATGTTGCAGTGCAGCATAGAATTCTATAAATAGTATGTAAGAAGAATAGGGGAAGATGAAATGTGTCGGATTAAACAATACATGCGCAAATGGTGGGAAAACTTTACCATGAGCGATGACGAGCGCTATCTCAGCAACTCACGCGACGCTGCTGATTTCGAACGGCGTCTTTATACCCTGATTCATCGAAAAAATACAAACCTAACAGGAGCATGAAAATGGAAACCAACTACAAGAGCCTCGCCGAAGCAATGATCAACTACACCGTCGATACCAACAAGCAGATGTACGAGTTTGGCACCAAGATGGTCAAGGAATACGCCGAATTCAACAAGAGCATGATGAAGTTTGTGCCCGGCATGGAAGCTTGGGAAAAGCTGATACCGGTTGTTAACAACAACAGCAAGAAGTAAGAAAAGGGAGCGTTAAGCTCCCTTTTTCATGGTCGGTTTTGTTCTCGTTCCTGCTGTTCTTTTGCCCAGTTATATTCGTTAATTTCAGCCTGGGTTTCCTCTTTGGTTTGCCAGCGATTTTTCTCCCAGTTCCAGTGCCGCGAATCATAGATCTTCACATCGAACATGAACCCAAGCAGGGTGACATCGAGCTCGGGCCCCTGATGGTCCTGACCCCACCATCGCAGATCAATGTTGAGATCCAGGATATCCCGTGCCTCAGATCGGCTGAGCAGGATCTCGAAATTCTTGTTCTCGGAAAGCTTTACATTCTTCCAATAATAGTTTTTGTCGGTGAAATCCTCTTGAGGAGAGAACCACGGATTATCAATCTGAAATTTGAAAAAGATCATCGCTCCATCTCCTTGAGATAGTTCCTATACTTTTCACCAAAAAATCTAGTGCCCTTGAGTGGCTTCATGGTAGGCTTGGCACACCTACCGCCCCAGTTGGGGCACAGACCTGCACCGGTGGGCATGGTGGGCCAACAACCTGTTTTTTGTGCTACCCTGTGCAATCGTAGGGTATTATTCAGATGCCTTTGGGCATGTGCCTTGGTGAGGAACGGACCTTCTGGAGCAAAGCCATAATCCCAACCCTCGGGGTCACCATTTGAATGCCACCACCAGCCCTCACGATGGAAGTTGCTGGTCAACGGGAAGTCCCGCAGACTTCCTCTAACTATCCTATACATCTTCTTCCTCTTCGCAATCCTCATTGCCATATTCGGCATCTCGTGCAGCCATGACCTTGTTCATAGCTGCCATGAGCACACGGTATGGCTCGTATTCCTGGCTCTGGCTGCCTTCGTTGCTGCCTGGTATCCAGCTCTTGCGGGTGATCTCCATAAAGGTAATAGCCTGTGCATGATGATTCTCCAAAGAAAATGGGTGCTGACGTTTCCATCAGCACCCACGAAGTTATAGCACGTTTCTTATCGTTGTCAATCAGGCCGTGACGGCCTGATAGCGCTCACCCATGATGGTCTCAAGCATGATGTCTCGCGGCGTGAAGTTCTCTGCCGCCAGGATGCTCTTCATGATGCTCGGGCTGAACCCGCTCACCATTGCCGTGCCGCGCTGATCGAAGCGCACTGGGCTGTTGCCGGTGGCATCCGGGCGGGCATTGAGATTCCACCACACCAGCTTGGGCAGCTCGTATCCAGCCGCCTCGAACATGCGCTGGGCAAGATCAAACGCACCCAGGCTTGCACCGCCGGCCCAGGCCGCGTTGAACTCCATGTCGCTCAACACCAGGAGGTACCGAGGCATCTGATCAGCCGGCACGCGATTCTGCACCGCCACCTGCAGGATGCTGCGGAACGCGCTCTCCAGGTTGGTGTCGTAACCAACGTTGCGACGCACCTGGTTGATCTTGGCTAGCAGGTCTCCCTTGAGCACGTCAATGTGGCTGTCACGGGTGAACGTCAGCCACATGTCCTTGAACGCACCCTGCTGCTTGTCGGCAACATACAGACCGAGGCTGATTGCCACGTCCATGCAGGTAAGACCTGCACCCGCCTGTCCGCCAACCGGGCAGCTCATGCTACCGCTGACATCCACCATCGGAAGGATGGCATCATCACCGAGATAGTTCGGCAGTGCCTCCCACTGCGCCAGTGCCACAGCACGGTCACCATGTGCAACTGCCTTGATGACGTCGTACGGATAAAGCACACCGGCGTTGACCTTGCTTGTGCCGTCCTTGAGACCCTCCTTCCAAGCCGCGTAGCGGGTGGCATCGCGCTTGTTGAAGGCCTTCTGATAGCGGTTGGCAGCCACGCTAGGAACGTGATCGTAGTTGATCTGATCCCAGGTCTTGGCGCACATCTGCGTCTCAACAACCTTGGTGAGGTCAACGACGAGTCGGCGGTACTGCTTGGGAGTGAAGTTCAGGTACTTGCGCAGCTCGTTGGCTACCTCGCCCTTGCGGGGCATCCACTTGGCAGCAAGACCGTTACCGCCACGCAGGGCGCGTGCGATCAGGTCATATGCCGCCATCTTGACCTGCGGCGTCTTGAACTCGAGGAGGTCGTCCCAGCGACCGTACTCGGGTACCAGCGCAAGATTGCGCATGAGGCTCTCCGGATGGCTGACCTCCAGGTTACGAACGATCTTGCGGAAGGTCTCACGCTCGCCAGCACCGCCGCGAACGTCGCGCGCCCAGAATAGGATCTTCATGGCCACAGCCGGCTCGGCCGCATATGCACGGGCAAATGCGCCGGTGAGATCCTTGCCGCGGCTGGAACCGATGGCGAAGAACAGATCCACGTTAGGGTCAAGGCTGCTTTGATTGGTTGCCATGCCGTTGGCAGTAAGGCTCGGCTGCATGGTATTCTGTAGTGCCTGTGCGAAAGTGACCATTTCTATTCTCCTCATCTGTGTCAGGTTGAACTTGGTTTGTTTGATAAAAACAATTGGTGTTGCGGAACTCAACCTATAAAGTGTACGGAATCGAATGGTGGGTTTGAACCATCCTCACAATGCCCCGCGAAGGGCGTCGCTTCAACCGAAGTAGTTGCTGAACCGATTCCTTGAACTCTTGATCTAATGCTGGATCAACTTTTGTGGATCGCTGCCTTTACCATTTGGCTATCCCCCTTCGGTTGGTAGGGGGAGTTGGACTTGAACCAACAGTGGCTTTCGCCGGCGATTTTACCTTCCAGTTTGTTGCTGAACTGATCCATTAAATCTATGTTATGCTAGTTTTTAGCTCTTGTCAACGACTAATTTGCGCTGTAATCAACTTTCTTATTTCTAATAACTTGCATTTACATTATAATTCGACAGGATCACCTTTACGTTGCTCTACCTCTGAGCTACACCCCCATAGTAAATTGTGGCGGGGATGGCAAGGAATTGAACCTGCGACCTACGGCTTGACATGCGTTTAATTGCTGAACTGATCCATTAACGTAATATTAGTGCAAATATCTCATCTAGTCAATGCGTATTTTGGCTAAATATTGTGTGCAGTTCGCGGGCCGGAATCCCCAACTGCTCTATAACCGATAGGAGTCACAGCATGACTATGTACCATAGAATACCATCAGGTTTCTACATTTATGCGTATATTCGAAATCAAACATCTACACAAGGACAGAAAGGAACTCCCTATTATATCGGAAAGGGAAAAGGATATAGAGCATACGTGGATCATAAGAATATTCCTGTTCCAAAAGACTTTGATTACATAGTCATTATGGAAGAGAACTTAACTGAATTAGGGGCACTTGCGTTAGAGCGTCGATACATACGGTGGTACGGAAAAATAAGTGATGGCTCTGGCATACTTCGAAACATGAATGACGGAGGAACAGGAGGATCCCATAGCTTACAATCTCGCCAAAAGATTTCAGAGTCGGCCAAAAGTCGACCTACCATGCCACAACATGTTCGAGAAAAACTGAGCAAATCGTTAATAGGTCGTAAATTATCCGATGAACACCGGAGAAAGATAAAAGAAAGCGCCAGCCGCAAGCTTACGGGCCCCAGATCTTTAGAAATCCGTAAAAAAATACAAGATGCTGCGCTTCGCAGAGGTCCAGTGTCAGAAGACACAAAAAAGAAACAAAGCGATGCAAATAAGGGCCAATATTGGTGGACAAATGGGGTAAAAGATATACGGTCTCATATAAATCCGGGAAAGTGTTGGCGACGGGGGAGAACATTCTCTACCAACTGAGCTACCGTCCCATATCAGAGGAACGGATCGGATTCGAACCGATGACCTGTAGGTTGAATGTTAGTTGCTGAACTAATCCCTTGCCTTGATAATACGATCGATCAGTGATCGTGTCAACGGAAAAGATCAAATGTCCTGCATAAATATGCGCATGTTCGATTTCATAAGATTGCTGGAGTTATCCGGAATAAAATTCCTCCTCGAGGATCTAACGCCTGGGCAGGCCCGTGGCATTTTCAAGCAATATGGTGCTAATGACGCTGATCTCTCGCCCGATAAAATCCGAGCAACCTGGATAAAATTGGTCAGACAGATGCATCCTGACAAGACCGGCGGTGATCACCAACCACTTGCCATGATAAATGCGGCGTATGATGTGCTCAAAGCTCCGGCATCTGCTACGGTGGCCAAGGATGATCGAGGATTTCCGGCCTGGCAAACGGATCAGCGATCAACAAGAAATGACATTGCAACTAATGACTACACCGACGTGAATTTCTTCAAGAAGCGCATGTGGGAGCTCAGTGGTAAGAGCCAGGAGAAATGGACCATCTATGCGTTTGATGGCACGTTCTTCCGCGGCATGGTAACCGTGTTCGGCAGCTCGCGAATTTTCAGAGACATGGCAAAGGCCATGGTAATACATAATAGCCGCGGTGGTAATCCACATCAAACCAGAGCAGTGTTTGTGCAAGATGATACCGATCCGGATATAATACTGATATGGCTAGACGGCAATGAAATCAGCCCGCCGATACCTATGGAACATGAAAGTCGCAATAGGAACCCAGCAAATGATCTCGGATTCACAAGTCGGTTGTCCAAAGTATTGAATCAGATATCGTCAGGTCGAGATTAATGCAGTCAGTTCCAAGCGTTACAACAGCCCTTGGCATCGACCTTTCCGCCTAGATCAAATGTATCCGGAATCTTGTCGTCAAGCATGACAAACAATCCACAGGATCCATTTTCAAACCATCCGCAGTTTTCGCAGCGAACATTGGCTTCAACATAGCCAGATGCCTCGGGTGTGACAATATCCTGAATGGGCTGATCATCGTGTGGCACACCTTGCAGATAAAGTCCGCAACTGCCATTGGCTTTGACCACGTCATCCTTACCGAATATACCACAGCGTTGTTTGCCGGGCATGAATAGCTGGCAGGTACTGCATTGTGCGAAATTCTCAGATTTTGCCGGGGTAGGTTCCATGTATAGGAACGCCCACCTTCCTATCTTACCTCCACGTTTGTAGGTAGATTTTTCTAGGAGGTTAATAAGTTTGCGCATGTCCATGAGCTATTTAACAGCAAAAGGGCATGCACCCATCGATGCATGCCCTTTTGCTTTTTTACAGGATGGTTTGTGGTTCGCTTTTTATTTCTTTCTGGCAGATTATCTTATCCATATCGCCCAGAGCTGGATTCAAAGTCCAGTTACCGATATGGTCCCACCTTCTGCCCTAGCTTGATTTCTTCCAAGCAATATCTTGCCTCGTGCAAGACCGATCCTGGCTAAGCCCAGGCAGCCTCGATGACTAATGGACCTAGGATCCAGTCGTCGCCGTTGGGTCGAAGTATGCTGCTGTACCCATCCATTGATAAATGCCCTCAGGAACGTTTTGCCCTTGTTTAGCCAGGCTGGGCTCCTGGTTTTGCTACAAACGTAGCTTCCTGATTTTAAGGTGTTGCTGCACCGTTCCTTATGGTATTCTCAAATTTCTAAACAACAAAGCGGGAAAGCTTTTGGTTTGCGTACAAAGCAATTTTTGTTTGCTGCATGTTTCCCTTGCACGTAATGTATGTGATCTAGGTCACAGTGTCAATCGCTAATCCATGGGATTTTTGAACAAATCCAACTAGCTGATCAGCAAAGATGTCCACTGCCTCCTTGGTCGGATGGTTGGTCCTAGTCATCATGGACTTTTTGATCGTCGGTAACCAACCTGTAAATATTGGATGATCAGTTGTGCTCCATACCGGTAACCAATGAGATTGGTCAATGGTTGAATAAATCATCCTTGGTAGATATGCACCATTTGGTCTTGGCATGGGATGCAAGCTATTCCAAAACACATATTTCACACCGATTGAATCTAGAAAAAACTGCAAGGTCAGCACTGACCTCAGCAGTTGATTGGCCAACCATGTCGGAGTTGCACAGGTGACAAATGCCTTGCTAAACTCTCGGTGACGTTCATAAAATTCATGTAGATATTGCATGCGATCATTATCATACATCGAAGTTTGTTTGATAAGGTCGTTGATATTAAACGGATTGAAGGTCATCGCTGCGTGCGAATTCACTTCATCAAATATCATTATACGTGCTGGCTCGGTCCAGCCAATAAATGCCATCCATTCGGTTGGATCGCCACCCGAATCCATCATCGCCTTGAAAAATGCAATGGTATCATATGCTATTACGTCGTTGTTGTTGCCATTTCGGGCCTTGTTAACCACTTCCGTAGAACCCATTAACGCATGTACGCGCCCTGATAGATTAACTTTCTGCAGATCGTGCCAGTAGTTGCTGCCCAGGATTCGACTTTCCTCGGTGAGCCTGGGATTCTTGTTGTAATCCCAGGCTACATCAAGACCATGAACAAACGAACATCCGTTGAAAAATAATCGAGATGGCATTTGGTCGATCATAGCACCGTTGACTTTTCATGTCCAACACGTATTGTTGGATCTATCCAAATTTCGTGTCCATTCTCCTGGGCAGTCCAACAGAATCCAACGTCCTCGGCGCAAAAATCATGGAATCTTTCATTGCTGACCCATCTCGGCCGGAACCAAGGGTATTCCATTTGTTCGATGACACCGGCCTTGATGGCAACAAATCCAAATCCAGTATAACTAACTCTGAATGGCTGCGATCTAAATGCCATTTCGTTGCGATCCATGAACTTAAATACCCCGTGATCAGCAAGATGAGAGAAATCTAGATTTTCCACCACCGGATAATGTTGATTGTCGGACATGATATATGTGCCACCGGTGATGGGCTTGTCGCTGGAGATCAGCTTGAGAACATCATCTGGTGACCATACCATATCCGAATCGATCCATATCATCTGATCGTAGGGTAGTTTCCCTTGCCACGGCAGTTGGGAACGTCCGGCGGTATTCTGGCCGCCTAATATTCGATTTCTAGCATAATACACCACCGGATCATATCCCATGCTGTATGCGTAACTGATACCTCGAGCGCTCAATTCGGCAATGGTTGAATTCCACGAGTTGAAATAGTTGGAGCTAAATGTGCGCCCAGGAAGGCAGAATATTAATTTCATACCATTTTGCTCCTAACCAGATCATCCAATGCAGGTGCGGCCGTTTCGATTGAATCGTAAAAGACCTCATGAAACAAATCGCCGTCAATGCTGTTACACGGTTCAAGATTGTTGAGTATCTTGAAAGCAGGGCAGTTTGTCATCAATGCATTGATGTTGATCACCTGTCCGCTGGTACCGATCATCACCACCACATCTCGGCTAGATAGCCGCTTGAACGCTCGATAGAGATCAGCATACCTCGGGGCAGAATCGTTGAAAAATACCACGCCGGGCTTTACACCCTTGGAACTATTGCACTTCGGGCATCTATCGTTGTCAACCGACCAAGGTTCATATCCAACATCCCAAACATGCCCGCATGCGATGCACTTCATGTCCTGTAGATATCCGTGTAAATGGATGATATCATCGCACCCGGCACGTTCAAGTAGATCATCGACGTTTTGTGTCAACATGATGGATCTATCGGTGAAATCCTTCTTCCAATTTGAAAGGAGCCTGTGCCCGATCGTGGGTACAACCGAAGCTAGACTGGACCGCAGGGTGTTGTAAAATCCATGCACAACCTCCCGATAATCTCGCCATGTTAATGCGTTGCAAACCACGTCGACGTCGTAGCCGTTCCAGAGACCGTTTTGATCTCGAAAAGTTGCTACGCCGCTCGGGGCGCTGAGACCTGCCCCTGATATCACCACCAATGTCGGTAATCTATCGTCCATCTCATGTTTTCCTTCTATACTCTGCCGAGTGATACCATTCTTTAACTTCGTCTAGATTCTCTATCAATAGCGACGGATCAGCATGCTGGTCAACCGTTTCCACGCGATATGGTTTAGAAAATCCGGGATAGATCCCGGATACCAATTCGTCAAATTGAATTCGGATACCAATACCTCGTGAAATCAAATCTTCTTGTATCAGAATGGTCGACTGCATGCGCCAATACACCTTATGCATGGTATTGTAGTCAACCACAACGGGCTCACTATCGTGTTGACCATCCGGGTTAGCATTGCTTCTAACCACCAGATAGCTGACCAACTGATCCCATGGGTTGCGTTGTACACACAGCCATTTGCATCCTTGCAGATCAAGCATGATGGACGGAATCTGAAAGATGTTGTCTGGCCACACCGTAACTGCCCATCTGGTTTGTATGTTCGATAGCTGTCTCCAGCGACGCAGGCGATCTAGAATCTTAACAGTGTGCTTGTAATCCTCAAGCAACGGGCGTTCCCTTGTCTGATTGCGATAATAGATTATGTCAGCAGGCGTCATCCTTGATATCTTGCCATTCTCAAGACTGCTGGTCCTCGTATCAAAAAATTCACCAAATGCGTGATACCCAAACGATGCTAATATTGATGCTAGAAGCTTGGTACCAGATCTAGGAGATCCAAATATCACCAGTTTCTTGTGATCAAGTATCGAGGATTGTGTAACAGCGGTTCCTGCTTTGTCGTGGGAATTTATGTTGGATAATTTTACCATTTCGGCACCTAAGTATGTTTAGATTTAATCTATTTTCCTAAATTTGTTTTAGACTGTTCCGTATCTAGGCTTGAAGGTAACCACCTATTCGACCGTGTTCGAATTAATGATAACACCGTTGCTTGTCAACGGCACATATGGGCAATAGTATGCAGCGACATCAATTGTTGGTGTCCAAATCTTCTCATCGAAGGTCAGAATATACGATACCTTATCTTCCTCGGTTTCTGTGTATGTGTACCACCTAGGTATCATGTAATTAACGTTTGGTAGTGGTTCTGGCTGCACCACGACCCGTCCTAAACATCTAGTCTTCCATGCTGCAAATTCTGATGTTTCCTTTCCATTGGCATCAAACACACCCCGTCGTACCGACAGCTTGTGCCATCCGTCAACTGATTCTAAACGAGGTATATGTTTCTCAGGTGTGGTGCTATCCACAGACACCGTCAGTTGTTGGGTTAATGCGCCGATGTTGCTCGCCATGGGAATCCCCCTGGGTACCGTTGGTGCATCACAGCATTACCCTGCAGAAAGAAACTGGCATTAACAGAGGTCGGATTACCATCCAATCTGTAACAAATGGTTGCATGGCCTGTGCAGCCAAAGTTCGGAACGTGGTGTGATATTGCTGCATAAAATCGTCGATCTCCTCCCCATCCACTGTACCAGGCAGACGCCATCATCACAATGGTTTCGCGCCGTATGCAATATGTAGAGGTATCGACTAGATGATGCTGATCACTGAGATAGATTGGGAATCTACCTAGGCTTTCGCAGTCGTCATCACAGATGTAGTTACCATCTGCATCGTATATTTTGCGCAGGCTATGACACCATGACCACCCATTGGTCTCACAGGCATTAATCATAATTGCGATGTGATCGGATTCAAACCAGTTATCCTGATCCAGAGCAACCCAGTAATCTTGCTCCATTAGGGCAGCGCTCATGAAATAAATCCGATGCCCGTACCATCCATTTGCTCCCACATTCCATGGTAGGACCATGTGCTTAACGGACGGAAACTCGTCAAGTATCAATTTAGTACGATCCAGGAATTCCGGACCGTCGATCACCACTAAACATGTGATGTTTTCGTGTGTTTGGTTGAGGACACTTGCGATAGCGGTTCTGAGAGTGGGAGACCCGGTTGTGGGAATCACCACCAGTGCTGACTTTACCATCACTAATTATGCACAGAATCACCACTACAAGTCACGAATCTATGCGGCCTTGCGCTGATTATTCCCAACATGGATGCGCTTGCCAATCTTGTTCATCGTGAATCCACGTAGACTAAGCTCATTGCGGCTGTCAAAGTCGGCATCGAGCAATCCGCGTGCAAACTGCTCAACATGGTTAACGCTGAATCCATACACCCCTTGCAGATCAAGAACACGCAGGATCATGTTCTTGATGCGCAGATATCCTAAATCGCGCACCTTGGTCCATTCTAAACAGCCATCTGTCATGGTTACTGATGAGATGTCCTGATCCGCTAGCATTGTTGTTAGCTCCCAAGCTTCGCTAAGATGCTGGATGCTGCGAATGGTGTTGATGTCGGCGATATCAAATCTTTCCTGGATCACCGGCCAAATACGATTGCGGATGTAGTTACGGTCATATTTGTTATCAGAATTGGAAGGATCTTCAATCGCAACCACGCCATGTTCACCGGCCCACGCTTCAATTTGATCCCGTGTGACATTTAACATCGGGCGGAGAATCATCATTTTAGCATCGTACCAGCAAGGTGCGCTGGTATCCATGGCCTTGAGACCCTTAACGCCGCTGCCCCTGAACAGCTTGAGCAGGAAGCTTTCACACTGGTCGTTGGCGTGGTGTGCTAAAATCAGTGCATCGGCGCCACTTTCGCAAAACGCCCGATAACGGGCTTGCCGTGCAGCATATTCTAGATTGTTGCCGAGACCATCGAGGTTAACCTTCTTAACTTCACATGAGATCCGAAGGATCGTGCAGGTTGCCATGACATGATACGACCAATCCACACTATGTGGATGGATGCCATGATCAACATGCATCACGCGGATAGGTACCGGAAGAAGATCTCGATGTCGTGCCAGCCAGTGCAGGAGGACCATGCTGTCCATCCCACCGCTAACACCAACGAGGCAGTCTTTCTTACCGTCCAATAGCCGTGCGACGTCATCAACATTAATGATGTCCATTGGTACAAACGATCCTTTTAATTGTTAGACAGGGGGTGTGATTCCCAAGATATCCCGTTGCATTTGTTGCAGCTTACAGCATGCAGGATGATTGTCAACTCCAAAGAGCCTATGTGGATCCCTTTTGATCTTCCACGAACTTTTTTAGGATCTTGGCAGCCGAGTCATGATTGATCATCTGGGACACTCCCCAGTGTAATGGCTCTGGCAGGGAATCAATGTCACACCAAACATGTCCGGCGCTTTCCCAGTTCAACGTTGGCTGGAATTGCTTTTCAACCACACACGCATATGTATAGAATCGAAATCTAGGAGCATGTGCATCGTTGGTATAAATCAACCGTAGTGGCCGATCACCGATGTCAAACCCTATTTCCTCAAACACCTCTCGCCGGGCAGCAACCGAAGGTCTCTCGCCAGGGTCAACCTTACCCCCTGGCAATGCCCATGTTAAGGGCATCGGTACGTATTCGCTGCGCTGTATCAGAAGAAACCGATCAGTCTCCATTGCTATGATAAGGCAGCCAGAGCCACTTTTATGCGGCTGTTGTAAATCTCTGGCTTTCATTGTGATATTTATCGATCAATGGCGGATAGCTTTTTAAGGGCCACGACCTCTTGGCGATAAATCGATCGAAGTTTTGCCGGATCAGCCAGGATTTCTTGATAATCAGCAATGGTTTGGGTCAGTTCGGCGATCTTCTTAATGACCTCATCATACGCATCCTTGGCCCATCGATAGCTAGGCAGAGCCGCTATGCGATCTTTCTGTTCACCGTCAACGTCAATTTTTGCCGTAAATGCAATAATTTTTTCAATGATCTCAGTGCGATTAGCAGCCTTAGGAAGAAAACCAGGAAGTCCCTTATCGTAGCACGCCTTGAGGGCTAAATTCCAGTTTAGCAAGCGGCTAGCATCGTCGATCATCTTTTGATATCGAACGCCATAAAACCCCAAGCGCCATTCGACGAATTCCCTGATGAGAATTTCTGTATTTTCATATTGCTTGATGTTGTTTCCATCCCAGTCTAATACCACCAGTCGTTCGGTTGTTTTGCTTTTTAGCTTGAGGAAGTCAATGGCCTTGCTTTCGGTCCAGCCGTTGATGGTACCTCGTTTGAACCTAACCTCAAATTTGATATCCTTGGTAGATCGATCGATGTAGGTTTGTATCAGCTCCTCGTCCTCCATCTTGTTTAACCGAGCCTTGAATTTTTCCGGACTGAGATCTGGCGGCAATTCGGTTACTATAACTGTCGACCCGTCGATGACGACCTTGCCGGTAAACTCATATGCATTGTCCCCCAATCCCCTGACCTGGGTTTGCAAGTATTCATAGCAAGGTAGCAATTCCGGCAGCTTCTTCTTACCGTCAATGGCTGCCAGGGTTGATTCGATCAAGCCGGACATGCTACGTGGGAGGATTTCCGTGCTCCATCCAACCGCAATTCCGCTCACACCGTTGAGCAATACCAATGGGATCAGTGGCAGGAAATTCTTCGGCTCGAGGACCGATCCGTCGTAGTTTTCCTTCAACGGGATGATATCATAATCTTGGTAGATCAGGTTCTCTGTATGTGCGTTCTTCTTCACATATGTATATCGAGGTGCACCCCAATCGGTTGGACCAATTCGTGTACCAAATGCACCAATGCCACTAAGCAAAGGAATGTTGTTGCAATACGGAGCAGCCATCATCGATATGGTGTCAGCTGCTGCGGCATCACCGTGAAGATAGATGTTTTCAGAAATCAACTTGCCGGCCAGTGATACCGTTTTGATCTTTTCGTTGATGGTCTTCATCACGAATAGAGCTTTACGCTGGGAATCCTTGAGACCGTCGCTTACGGAGGGAATTCCTCGGCTTTGGCAAACGTAGATCGAATAGTCTCGGCTAGTGTCCTTGATGAATGTTGTGGTGTCGGCGTAGGTCATTCTGTTCTCACATCTATGCGTTAACTATGTGTAATAGGCAAATAAATTGGTGTCAGCTATCATGCGGTGGAATTTTAGGTCCATGTTAACTGAAATAGAGTTCGATCATCGATTCTTTCAAAGAACACCACCATATCTCCCTGAGGAGCAATCAGCTCACCCCACCCGGATTGACCAGATGTCGGAGTTCGGGTCTTGTTCCATGCCCACACGGTACCATGGCAATGGCGTTCAACCCACTCTCGAATTTCGATCCGTAGATCAGGGCGTTGGTCGAGAATTTCTGACCGTAAATCCACCCCGGTGGTATTGACCGGTACGTACCATTTTGCATGATCAGCGCTGTTGAGATATCGGAATTTTTCCATATCAGTTCAGTGCCACCCATGCCTTGCGATCATCGGCCCTGGATCCGTTAAAGATTAAGTCCAACGCTTCGGCAAGCTTGCCGTCATCGGTTAGCGGTATCAATCGAGGGGTTGACAAGCTGTTTACCCAGTCGATTTCCTCAAGGCTACCAAGTCCCTTGGCCCTGGTTGGTTTTGGAGCACCCTTCCAGTTATCTGGATTGTAGGTATGATAATCATCTGCATACCAGTAGTGCCGCTTCTTACCTTTTTCTTGGATGATAAACGGAGTCTGGAAGGCATAAAAGAACGGTGTTAGATTAGCGTCAAACAGCTCTGGCCAATGCAGATAGAAGAAGTTTACCAGCAGTGCGGTGATGTTAGCACCGTCGGGATCTTGGTCAGCAGCAAGATAGACCTTTCCATATCGCAGATCCTTTCTTTCAGCCTTTTGCCCAATGCCAACACCGATGGCTGTCATCATGTCAGCAATGATCTGATTGGCCATGACATCCTTTGGACTTTCGCCGCGGACGTTGAGGATCTTTCCTCGCAGGGGTAGCGCACCGTGCACCTCGGGGTCACGCACGGCCGACACCATGGTCTTGGCCGAGTCGCCCTCGGTTATCAGCAACACACACTTGGTACGATCCTTGCCATTGGCGTCAAGAAGCTTGGGAACCTTGTTCCGCATCAGCTTGCGGTTTGCCTTGGCAATGTCAGCATCATCTCGCTTTTGTGTTCGTGCTGCGCAGCGTGCATAAATCGCATCGATCCATGGCTTGTTTTGCTTGATGATGATCTTGAATGTATTTTCATCCTCAAGGCTGTTCTTGAGATATTTGTCAACCTCATCGTTGATCAACCTGGTCTTGCTTTGGCTATCAAAGTTTGGAGCATGCATGGTGGTGGTATTGTAGATCAACAGTCCTTCGGCGATGTCGCTTCGATTCGGAGTTAATCCGCGCCGCTTGCTTTCACGTTCCAAGGCCTTGATCATGCCACCGTAAAACAACCTCTTGAACGTATCGATATGCTGCCCGCCATTGAATGCCGGGATATCGTTGACCGTCGAATGTAGATATTCTCCTTCCTCGGCAAATCCTGGTAGAAGATAATAGGTGCTGTTGAACTTTTCTTCAGCAATGCCGATGATCACCACGTCCTTATTGGCAAACATGGTGCGGTCGATGCTCTTACCAACCACCACGCGGTCACCATTAAACGTGAACCTAACACGGGGATGGTTTGCTGCGACCTCAAATACCCTGGCCTTGACAAATGCCAGCGGGATCTTGGCCTTGGGAAACACGGATGAGCTCAGGGTAAAACGAACATTAGTACCGGTCTTGCCCGAGTTGCTGGTGATCTTCGGTTCGCTGATATCTAGCTCCGGAAGTATCTCCGTGCCTTCACGGAAGGTTTGCTGGAATCGCTTGGTATCCCTGACGATATCGATGGTGAATTCCTTGGAACAGCTAACCACCACCGAAGCACCAATACCGTTGGTGCCGCGAACTTCTTCACGGTCACCAAAGTTTCGACCAGCACGGGCCTGGGTTAGTGCCAGGGTCGCCTTGTGCATGTTTTCGTTTTCGTCCCAGTCGATGGGTATCCCTCGACCGTTATCGGTTACGGAAAAGCTCAATGTCGTTGGATCATAGGTAACATCAATGTTGTTACCGTGTCCATGCCCAACAACCTCATCGAGGGCATTGTCGAACACCTCTCTAAAGGAGCAATACGCTGCAGGTGTCCACGACACTTCCTCGGCTATGAGTTTTGTGCCGTCCCAGTTGATCACGGTTTGGGTGTGTATGTTCCTAGAACCAAGATACATTTCTGTGCGAAGCCTGTGGTGAGCGTAATCGCTCAACTTGACTATCTCGTCAGCTTTCTTTTTAGACATGGTTATCCCAGATGTTAAAATGCTAGTTGGTCTTAAGCATTGGTCTTAAGCATATGCAAACCTATGCTAGGTCTGTCAACCAATGCAAAAACAAAGAGGTAGGAATTTTCATTCCTACCCCACTTGTGTTTTCCTGTTTTCGTCTAATCGTTGACATAATCCGTATCATACAAACAGCCTGGCCGATTCTAGCGCTGTTAAACGATGATTGACCAGCTTTTTTGAATACCAGTCGCGTGCTTATTTCAATAATATTTACTTATCAATTAGGATTGGCAAGCGATCCTTGCACTTGCCAATCCTATTTAGCTTAATCTTTCTTGATCCCGATCAGCTGCATGAGATGCACGAAGATATTGATGAAATCAAGATAAAGGGTTAGTGCTCCAAAGATCGAGCTCTTGGTCGGCGAATCAAACCCGTACACCTCGCCTCGGCTGAAGTATTCCTCCTTGAGCTTTTGGGTGTCATACGCGGTCAACCCGGTGAAAATCACCACGGCTAGGATGGAGATGATGAATGTCATCATTGAGCTTGCTAGGAAGATGTTAACCATGCTGGCAATGAATATACCAATTGCTCCCATGATGAGAAATCCGCCCATGGTGGTTAGATCCCTACCGGTGGTATATCCATAAAGGCTTGCCGCGGCAAATGTCCCCGCGGTTATGAAAAATACCTGGGCAATGCTTGCGGTGGTGTATAATACGAATATCGTGCTCAAGCTCACGCCCATCGACGCCGAGAATGCCCAAAACAAAACGTTAGCAGCGGTGTTGCTAAGTCTATCCATTCCAAATGATAGAATCAAAACAAACACCAGCGGTAACAGTGCCAGCACGATCCAAGTCCAGCTGTGCATCAATGGCAACAGTGCCGTGCTGCCCCACCATGCAACGATGCCGGTAACGGCCAATGCACCGGTCATCCTGTTGTAGATACCAAGCATGTATTCCCTGAGCCCGGCATTGATTTCATTTGAAGAAAGTGCCGGGATCGCATCCGGCGGATAATGATGGTTCAAGTTTGTCCCTCCTTAAGGTGATCAATCGTTAAATATTACGACAAGATACGCTGGATCACAAGAGAGGACCAATACGTTGAGAATCATTGAATTGGCTAGAAACATCATCAAGGAATCATTTACCGACATCAGCGTTGTTAAACTTGGCATCGGTGCATTGGTAAATCAGGCAGATGCCGATCTAGGTGATGAAGCCGCGGCCGCCATAGACGCATTTGTTGGGGTTCCCCACGATGCGATAAAAAAAGGATATACATTTGGAATCATGCATTCCAGACCGCTTGAAGACGCATATTCTTCCAATCCAAGTCCCCGAGGAATCAAAATGCGTCAGCAGTTGGATTCGGCATTTGCTCCTATAAAGTCGGCATTGAAGTCTAAGTTTGGCAATGTTATGACGTTGTATCGAGGCCAAGAGAGCATTGATAATGAGAAAACGGAAAGAACCACACTTAGCTGGACATCCGATCCCCGAATTGCTGCCACGTTCGCCGGTATCGAACCGTGGGAAATGAAGCTGAAGCCCATTACCGATGAACAAATACAATCCGCATTGGACACATATGCCAAAACAGGAGAGGTTAAATTCCTCAGGAACCGATACGTTCGCACGGACACTCCGACTGATGAGGAAGGAAAGGACGAATTCTATTACGACATATATGACAATCACGACGATCTACTAACCGACGGCGACGATCTTGAGAATGAATTCAAGGATCATCAGAGATACCATCAGGAATTGATAGATAAACGGGCTCGAAAACTTACAAAGGTGGTCAGGGCTGAAATACCAGTTGATGACATCATCTGGATAACCGATCGCGCGGGACAAAGCGAATTCATCCTGCACAATCGGCCTGGTGCTCGAGGTTACATTGATGCTAAAGGAAAGCTGATAAAAGGATAGGGCGGGATTTCTCCCGCCCCTTCTGTTTCTAGGCCTTCCTTGTGGCCCAATGGAATTACGCTGCTAGCAGCTCATTCTCAAATGCTGCGTTATCATTTGCTGCATTTACAATTTTCTTGCGTTAAGGTAGCTTGCGCACCGCAACCGCACTATTGCTAGATTCCTTTTGCCCTTAATGCTGCCAATCGATCCCAAATCCGGCCCATAAATGGTGGACCGGAGGAGAATTGAACTCCTGTCTTGTTCAGCTTATTTGGCTACAGTCAAACAGTTACATCTTTATTTATGCGAAATTCTCCTCAGTTGTCAACCTCGTATTCTCCCCCTTTTTAATCCAAGATTAGATATTGTTGGGTCCAATTTTTTTAGGGAGTAATTTCTATGCCCGTCATTATACCAAGATCGTCCATACGCCGGTGATTTATGATTCTTTTTCAAATCTTTCCATTGATCCAATGAGATCCATCCGTTTGGTTCAGAACCAGGAATATACCTATGACAGGTGTTCAATATTGAAATGCTTGGGATCGGGCCTTGATGATTTTGATCGATAAAAAATTTGGTACCATGCATACCGTTCCGATTACCTGACATTGATTTTGATAACCTGGCAACACGCTCGGCTCTTTTTTCTGGAGATAACCCTTTCCATTTATTTGGATCAATCTGTCCATTTGTTATTCGAGCTTTCCATCCATGATTTTTAGCATTGGCCCAAGTTTCTTCGGTCCAATACTTGGTCCCTCCTACTTTAATTTCCCCAGATTGGCATTTTTGTCGAAGTGCCTGTAGATTTTTGCGATGTTCGGGCAAATCGTGATTAATGTGATCCCAACCTCCAACACCCCCGCATTTAAGATTATAAGTATCTTTCCTTTTTACAAACGATTCTGTTACAATTTCAGCTTCTGCGGCAAAAGCGTCGTCAGATGATTCAAAAGTTTCTATGATTTCTTTTCTGAAGTTATGAATTCCATATTTCTTTATTGCCCGAATTATTGCCGTACCCGAACCCATGTAATCATCGTCAAATGATTCAGATTTATGTACGCCGACATAGATTTTATGATTGATAAGATTTGTGATGCGATATAGATAATACATCAACTATTTATTCAAATAGCCGAGTACTGCCACTCGGTCCTACCTATATAATATTAAAAATCGTCTCCGGCCCATCCGGACGTTTTATGTGGCCTCGGTCTCCGGCGTTTTGGTTTTAAGGGTTTGTTTGGATTCGGGCCCTTATATGATGCCAGGACGCTAGATGGAGGATTCTTGTATTTTGGTTCCGGACCTCTGGGTCTCGGTCCTATGGCATAGCATTCTTTTGGAGGTGTTTCTGGTGGTACATACGGACGCCATAACCGGGCGTCGACCTCCTCCAGTTGATTGAGCTTCTCTTGCTCAATCAACATTTGCTGATAATCATCAAGTTTCTTGGTACCAGAACGTCCTCTGCCCTTGAAAAACTTTCTTTTACCGCTGTGTCCGTCTACAATATATCCCATGCAGATATTTAACGGAATGTCATGATAATTATCAATAATCCGGAGGCATCAGAATGCTCACGAAGACTTTGAAATGTTCATTGACAGATATTGCCATACAAACGTTGCAGCAGCTATCGCGGTGATTTGCGAGTGATCGTATGCCGGTGCCACCTCGACACAATCCATGCCAATCCAATTGATATCCTGTAACTCCTCGATGACCTCCATCAACCACATCGACGTTAGTCCGCCGATCTCTGGAGTACCAGTCCCAGGTGCATATGCAGGATCAAGGCAGTCAATGTCTAGGCTGAGATAGCACGGGCGATCGCCAACCTTTGCACGTATCAGTTCGGCCATGAATCTCGGTGAATGTCTCATGGCCTTTCGGGCAGTCACCGTGGTACCACCGCGGCATTCGAGGAATGCACGGGATATCTCATCAGCAGGACTGCGGATACCTATGCTGATGGTATGATGCGGATCAATGAGGTTGTCCTCAATCGCACGGAACATCCATGTCCCATGCCCGGTGGGCATGCCAAAATGATCCTGCCAGGTATCACAATGTGCATCAAAATGCACAACGGCTATTTCTGCCGAGGTGTACGACCGTTCTAATGCTGCAAGTATTGGATGTGTTATGCCATGATGGCCGCCAAGGGTCACAACGTGCTTTCCGGCAAAGGTGCGCATGCTGCGCCGTATTTCGCTCATGGCATCGATATTATATCCGCTAGGGATGGCCATGTCCCCAACATCCCCGACATGATCGATCAGGGATACCGGATACCGCTCGTTTACACCGTCGGTTAGCATCATGCTAGCATCACGGATGGAGTTTGGTCCCATCCGTGATCCACTGCGGAACGTGGTTGCGCAATCGACCGGGGCACCAATGACGACAAATTTCTGATCGGTATAGTTTTTTATGCCGCTGAAGTTGCGTGTGCTACTATATTGGAATGGTAGATGCATGTTAGGTAATTAGCCCGCCGCCGCCTGGTATCGTTAATCCGCTGGTCATCGAGGTATATCCCTTGATAGCATCCTGATTAGCCCTGACCATGCATACCACGTGATCACGTGATACCGGATGTCTGGCATCTCGATCGCTGCCCAACATCCAGAACGGTACCATCTGTACGCCCGGCTGCTGTGTGCGAGGATCCTGCGATAGTACCATCAGCAGAGGTTTCGCTATGGTTACGATCTTTTCGGTGATTTCAACGATCTTACCGATCACCTCATCCCCATTGGAGATCTTAAGACAAATGATATCGTTAGCAACGAGTGGTTTTTCAAGTAGCATGGTAGCTCTCCGGTTTCTATTAAGCAATATGCTTGATAGATTTGGCGAGCGCAACCTGTGTAGGTTATCTCAGCTTGACCAATTGGCCCCAGTAAGATCGATTGTTTATCAAATCTATGGTACCAACCTTTCTTGATTCCGGCACCCGAGGAGGATTGGCATACGATATGTGTACCCATCCTCCTCCTCCGGCATATTCCAACAACAGCTGATCAAATGGGACATTGTCACGACACCACAGTGCAGTTTCATGTAGGGCCGAAGGACCGCCTTGTGTTCGTCGAAAATCACAAGCTTGGAATTTGCAATGTTGCGATGTTGGATTGTTTTGCACCGGCCTGATAGTGCTGTTTACGGCAAAATCAGGAAAATGATTTTTGATTCGATCAAGAACATTTACCGACAATAATCGTGCGTTAGCAATCAACTGCCACGGTGTGAGACCATTGCTACCCCGTTCACCAATTTTCCACGGATCGGCAGACCAGTAGGTGTTTATACCGTTGCCCCTAGCATGGAACGGGAATTCGGTTAGCTGCTGGACCGTGAAATTTTGGCTGAGCTGGAAGGTTGGAGGTACCGGTCCGGTTCGATTTTCAATGCCGCCGGTATCGTTGCTGATTATCCGCCCAGACGTGGTTGGCGCTCCGCTAACAGGCGGCGCTTCTTCGGCTGGTACTCCGGTTGCTTGTGCTTGGGCAACCTGCTCCGGAGTAACAACACCTTGCTCGATCAGCCGTTGATTCAATGCTGCTTGTTGATTCGACGCTTCTGCACCGCCCTGGAACTGTATGTCCTCTCCGCCGTTCATATAAACTGTTAGCTCGCCTTCGAAACTAGCAGGTATGCCCCGTTCCTTTGCTGGTTGCCAAAGCGCAACGGGTACTTGATTAACATAGGTATCAGGACTAAACCAAACGTCTTGTCCTATGTAGCTCGGTGGGTTTAACGGCATTGAATTTATCCTTTCACAGGTATCAATTATTTAAGGCCGTTATTGACGATTGAAAAATGCAGCCAGTTCGGTATATCCACCAATGTAGTTACCTTCTAACCAAATCTGAGGAACCGTCTTGGCATTTGGAGCCTTTTCCAGCAGCATGGCCTTGGTTACATATTGTTGATTTTCAGTTAGGGCGCTTTCTCCAAATCCCGAACTGATGATGTATTCTTGATAACTTATGCCTTTCTCGTTAAAAAGTTCTTTTGCCTTGACGCAATAAGAGCAGTTAATCTTGGTATAAATGTCGGCCTTCATTATTAACCTTTCACAATTCTGAATGCTGTTTATGTACGAGCCTACCATCGACGGTTCGATCTATCCATACGCTATGGGGCGGAGGAGTTTTACCAGCATGTTGGTAATGCCAAGCCCATCTAGAATGGTAGTTTACCGTTGCGGTAGGAACGTGGTGTTTCGCCATGTTGCTTTGGATCACGGATGCCCAAAATTGCCTGTCGCTCCATAAGCGCATGGCTGATTCCGTGATCCAGTATGTTAACAAATGCAACGCCGGCTTGCCAATAAACATGCAATTGGTATCACAAAAATCTCGGCCATTGCTTTCGACATCATCAACATATAGGTGATCCCCCGATTCAGTGCAGATGTTTCGAGTTGCTGTTACGATTGCCGCACCGGTCGATCGCATCGTGTCAACCATGGTCGATACGTGATCAGTGCAAAATGTGTTATCAGCATCAAGGAACGCAACCGCATCGTATCCGCGGCTAAACGCCGAAATAGCACCAATTGCCCTTGGAGTTGCACCAGCATCAGCATGTTGTACTGGTAATATCATGTGTTCAATGTTGGCAAATATTTTAAGACAGGGGTGTGGTAATCCGTCAGCTATAAACATATGCGTAACATCGCCATAATCCTGAGATGCCACCGAATCGTGGCATCTCTTTAAGATTTCATATTTCTCATTGTGATAGGGTGTTACAACCGCTACACGAGTTGTGGTCAAAGGCTAAGCCCCTTGAAACTATTTTCGTCGACGTCCATCTTAGCATCACCGATCTTATAACTTGAGATCTCCTGGCGATAGTAATCTGGAATTTGATTCTTCAAAATGCAGAACATGTTATAAGTTCTCCCATCCATGAAAGGGGTTATGTCTATTAACCTGTTTTCCCAGGTTTGAATTACGCTATGCAAGATAGCTATATGACCATCACGGTTAATATCTCTCAGAAGGTAATATCCAATAATACGAGTGCCACCATACCAATTAGTATATTCGATGGTATTATTGTGGCAGTCCCACTCCTTACAAAATGGTTTTGATATGATTGGAACCATTCCAATCCAGCGAGCGTCAAGAGATTTTGCAAAATCAATAAGGTCTTTATCAAGCTCCGGTATGATGAACATTTTCTGATCTAATCTTCCATCCAACTGCAGGACCTGACCTCGGACGATATTCAGGATGATACAACATCTTATGCATGGTTGCTAGGGCAAGTCCAAGTGATCTGCAAAATTCATCTAGATTACCAATTGTAATATGGTCCATACCAGTTGGGTCTGTCAAAATCCATCTATAGCTTTTCTTATTGGCCGCACCTTTGTATTTTGAGTTTGCAGCACCGATCTTAGATTTCCTTTCATCCGGACATGACCCCAAAATTCTTCCCTTACCTTTGGCAGAAATTTTCTCTCTTGTTTCTTTGCTATGGATTTTGGGGCCATATCCTCCCCTAGATTTTTGTAGCATTGATCGAAAAGCACGCTGTTGGTCTGCCTTTTCTTTTGATCCATATATTTCTTCGTAAGATTTGCCTTTGTGATTTGGCGGTCTTGAATCTTCGCAAATGTTAGTAAGTATTCCGCCTTTGTTGTAGCCCTTGCGTCCATATTTTTTGATCAGAGAAGCTTCGAGCTCATATGCTATGTCTTCATCAATTATATTTTCTGCAACATAAATTATCTTGGGCTCAAGGCCTGCTGCTCTTATAGCAGTGATTTTGTTTTCTTTGTGCATGTTACGGGTTTCTGGTATTTCCCACAAATGAGTGATGGCTCTACGACCCGTTCCTTTGCCCACATAAAAAGGCTGATCGTTTTTTCTTGGATCAGCCAAAATATAAACATAATAAGTTATCTCTGTCTCCTGCACTTTGATAAACCTATTTAGTGCAGGAGACAGAAATCATTGTTTATAAACTTAGGCCCTTGAAACTATTCTCGTCGACGTCCATCTTAGCGTCACCGATCTTATACGAGGAAATTTGGACTTGCTGAGGTGCCACCTGCACTTCCTTGCCGGAAATCCATTTGTTGGTCCACGGTAGTGGATTAGCCTTTCCCTTGTAGGGGCTATCGAGGCCAATGCTAGTCATGCGAGAATGTGCGATGTGTTCGACATAATCCTTGAGCAATGCTGCATTAAGACCAATCATCGATCCATCCTTGAACAGATAATCGGCCCAGGCCTTTTCTTGATCAATGGCAGAAATAAACATCTTGGTAACCTCATCCCTGCACTCGATTTCGATTTCAACAAAATCAGGATCGTCCTTCGGCAACAGCTTTATCAATGTCTGCGTGCTGCCGAGGTGTAGATTCTCGTCACGGCAGATAAATTTGATGATCTTGGCATTGCCTTCCATCTTCTTCAATTCGGCAAATGCCCAAGAGCACGCAAAGCTAACGTAAAATCGAATACCTTCAAGTGCATTAACTGAATTAAGACACAGCCACAATCTCTTCTTTAGTTCCCTGCGACGTATGTCGATGGTCTGGCCATTGACGCTGTGCGAACCTTCTCCTAGTAGATGATACCACTGGGTGTATTCGATCAAGCTGTCATAATACTTGGTGATATCCCTGGCGCAGTCGACGATCTGTTCAATATCGAGCATGGTATCAAATACCTTGCCGGGATCCGGATAGACGTTGCGGATGATGTGCGTGTAGCTCTTGGAGTGGATGGTCTCGGAAAATGCCCAGGTCTGTATCCAGGTTTCTAGCTCTGGTAGTGAGCAAATGGACAGGAACGCGAGATTTGGCGCACGCCCTTGCACGCTGTCGAGGATTATCTGTCGCTTGAGGTTGGACGTAAAGATGTGCTGTTCATGCGGACTCAGTGCGCGAAAATCCTTCTGGTCCTTGGTTACATCAACTTCCTGTGGTCTCCAGAAGAAACTTAGCTGGTTCTCGGTAAGACGATCAAACACGCGGTATTTGATGTTGTCATATCTAGCAACAGTTGTGGTGCCAGATTGGTCCAGGAATGCCCGGACCTTGGTGCTGTTGGCTCTGTTGCCGCTGTCTAGTGTATGGAATGTCATAATGTGTCTCCTGAGCTCTATATTATTGTCTATCTTCTTGTGAAGAGCAATACCTCAATCTACCTTTAACCCAGCCGTGTGGTTCTTGACCTGGATCAAAGTACCGGCATTCTTGACTATTGTTGTACCATTTCTTACCTAAGGCGGCTTTCGGTGGATTAGCTTTGACATTGGCAACCCACCCATAAGTTCTATTGTTGATATATGGTGTTGGATCGATGCCTTTGAGATAGAATTTGGTGTACAGATGTCGTGAGACTCCAGTTGCCTGTTGTAGTTCTTCATATCCTAGATAGGTGGCACTTTTATACTCCAGGGTTTTTGTCTTGATTTTGGACATCTGCGTCTTCCAATTTTCTGACTTATTCCTACCCTTGTGAGCTTTGCTGATGCGCTCCTTTATATCATCAGTGGGCCTCCAAGACTTGTTATGCTCGCGAATGTGTTCGCCAAATTCACGTTTAATCCAACCATATGATTTGTTGTTACGGTTAGCCATCATGTTGGCCGCATAGATCAACTTAGAATTGCCTGGATAGATCTTAACCAATAACAGATGAGCAATGTAGTGCTCTTCTGGTGTCAACCGTACAAGGTTAGAAGGATTATCTGACCCTCCAACACACTTAGGAATGATATGGTGTTTCTCAGCATAACCTTCAAATACTCTATTGCGACCTTTGTTGATTAACTGCGAATAGATCCTACTATAGTTCATAGATTACAAAACACAGCTATCGCAAGTAGGATCTTCAACTTTCTCCGTTGACGAATCTTTATCTGCTTCCATCATTTTGGAAACATTGACCTCTCCTTGCCCATCGAATTGGTTCATATAATACCAAGTTTTGTGCCCCCACTTGTATCCAAGGATCATGTGCTGTAACAGCTCGCTCATCGGAAGCTGTTGATTCTCATGATGTTCCGGGTTGTAGGATGTATTGATGCTGATGCTTTGGTCGATGTATTTTTGCAATACCGCTGCTATCTTGAGATAGCCTTCTGGACTGGCTTGATCCCAGAGAAGATCATAGCGATTCTTGAGCCTACGGTACTCGGGAACGACCTGCCGCAATACACCGTCCTTGCTTTGCTTCACGGAGATGTATGACCTTGGGGGTTCAATGCCATTGGTGGCATTGCTGAGCTGGCTAGAGCTTTCGCTAGGCATCAATGCCATCAGTGTCGCATTACGGATGCCGTGTTCCTTGGCCGCAGCACGGAGATTGTCCCATGGCATGCGCTCACGGTATGGTACCAGATCATCAACTTCTTTCTTACGTGTGTCAATTGGCATGATTCCCAGGGAATACTTGGTATCATCAACTCCCTCGCACGCGCCCTTTTCGCGAGCCAAGTCAATTGACGCCTTGATGAGATAGTAGCTCCATGCTTCCGCGTATTCGTCAACCGTTTCCAGCGCGGAATCGTCGCTATACTTGAGACCATTCTTTGCTAGCCAATAGGCAAAGTTAATAATACCAACGCCAAGTGGACGATACAAGTCAGTATGCTTTCTTGCTGCCAGTATTGGATAATCCTGATAACTCAACAGGGCATCAAGTCCTCGAACTGCCAAGGTACACGGCTTTTCAAAATCCTTGGGTTCTCGGATCTTACCCCAGTTAATTGCCGATAGGGTGCAAAGTGCTACCAATCCGTTGGGATCATTAACGTCGTCCATTGGTTTGGTTGGCAAGGTGATTTCTGCACAGAGATTGCTCTGTCGGACTGGCGCAACGCTTTCAATGAATGAGCTATGCGTGTTAGCATGGTCAACATTCATGAGATAAATCCGACCAGTATTCTTGCGTTCCTGCATGAACATGGTGAAGAGGTCAGCAGCTTTTAAGGTCTTTTTACGAATCTTGGTGTTGCGCTCGGCCGCTTCATAAAGTTCCCTGAAACGCTCCTGATCAGCAAAGAAGGCATCATACAATCCCGGTACGTCTCCGGGCGAGAACAGCGTGAGATTGCCACCGGTCAATAGCCGTTCGTATGCGAGCTTGTTGAATTGAACTCCATAATCCATGTGACGTGCGCGATTTTCCTCGGTACCCTTGTTGTTCTTTAAAACGATTAGATCCTCAAACTCCCAGTGCCAAAAGGGGAAATACACCGTAGCTGCGCCGCCTCGTATGCCCCCTTGATTGCAGCTCTTAACAGCACTTTGAAACAGCTTGATAAAAGGCACGATACCGGTATGATACGCATCGCCCCTGCGGATCGGGCTTCCTATGCCACGAATACGGCCGGCATTGATTCCAATGCCGGCCTTCTGGCTAACGTATTTCACAATGGCCGATGTGGTTGCATTGATGCTGTCTATGCTGTCGTCGCTTTCAATCAACACGCATGATGAAAACTGTCGCTGCGGTGTTCTCACACCGGCCATTACCGGTGTCGGTAGGCTCACATCGTGATTGCTGATGGCATCATAGTAGTCCTTGATCCACTTCAAGCGCGTGGCAGTTGGATAAGATGCAAACAACGTGGCTGAAATCAGCATGTATGCGATCTGCGGCGTTTCAAACAGCTGACCGGTCACTCGATTCTTTACCAGATACTTGCCTCGCCATTGCTCCATGGCAACATAGGTCAGCTCATAATCTCGATCATGGTCGATGTATGTTTCCATCACTCGCCATTCATCGTCACTGTATGATTCCATTAGCTCGGAGTCATAGTATCCCTCACCAACTATCTTGACAACATGCTCCTTGAGCGATGACGGATTGATACCCCCATAAACTTCCTTGCGTATGTGATAGTTGATCAATCGACCAGCAACATACTGGTAGTTTGGGGTTTCCTCGGTGATAAGATCAGCTGCGGCCTTGATCAACGTTTCTTGGATGTCTCTGGTCTTCATACCAGTATAGAACTGTAGCTGCGATCGTATTTCAACCTCGCTGGCCGAAACTCCACTGATCCCCTCGGTGGCCCACATAACCTGACGATGGATTTTTTCAATGTTTAGCAGCTCCCGCCGTCCGTCCCGTTTAGTGACGTATATCTCTCCATGCTTGCTAGTAACCATGTATCGGAATCCTTTTGATGCTATCGGCGATGTAAATTTCTATCTGTCTAAAAGACTTAGAATTGTGTATTTAAGTTCTAGCTTCGACGCCTGTCGAATAATTTTATATCGTTTTTGGCGGCGTGTTGATCATCTAACCTTCATATGATGTTTTCCATCATATGCGTATTGTTGCTGTATCCATACGTTTTTTAACGCTGCGATGCGTGTTACGGACCCATAGTCTAGGTTCAACATCCATTGGTTGTCAGCTAGCAGAACCAATTTTTGTATCCGTTGATCAACATCGTTGATCAAGGCTAGTGCAAGCCGAGTTGCGTTCCATCGTTGGTCTTCCGAAAGCAGCAATGTATAAAACATACCAATGGCCATGCTGCTGTCGTCGAACTCGCCGCCGTGCATCAACTGCCACGGATCGGGCCATTGATCCGGTTGATCCCAATCTATCAGTCGTGTTGACAATGGAGCAAGGTCCCAAAATTTTAGAACCATTTCAAGCTGTTCTAGATCTGATCGATCGGCTGTTAGGGTGGCCCGCAGATTCTTCCATTCTGCGAGCGCTGCCTTCTTTCCATTAATAAATGGCGAATGCATGATAACTCCGTGTTATGAAATTATGTTGATGTTTTTGAGCTGAACCGCACTGTTAAATTTTATCGGATTTGCTGCATTGAAAAGATTGAACATAAAACGGTTAGTCCCGCCTTTAATACTTCTCGAGTTAGTATAATCATTATCAAGTCCAGTTGAATATATTACGGATTTGGACTGAGATAACAGCCATGATTTCAACTGTGCCGGAGTGGCATGCGGATTGATCTGCATGAACAGAGCGCCCAGTCCAGCTACCTGCGGACATGCCATGCTAGTACCACTGATGTTGGTTTGTTTAAATGATGGATTGAGATAGTAGGTCTGGCTACCTGATCCCCACTTGTTGGTGTTGCTGGTAGAACTCATGATGTTGGAACCCGGCGCGTATATATCAACCCCGGGTCCGCTCTCACTGAAAACTGATTTGTACTCGGTGGTAGCATTAAAGACCGTTGAATCGATTGCACCCACGATCAATGCATCGGTGCTATATGGACTTGAACCTCGATTGTAATATCGTGTCCCAAATAATGAACTGGTAAAGTAATTATCGTAGTCAAGACCGCCGGTCACGTCTATCTTTTGATAGTAGTTACCTGCTGCCACAACTACCACTATACCAGCTGATATCATTTCCTGGATATCAACATCAACGGATCCGACCCGAGTACCATAATAACCGCCAGAACCTATCATGCCATAGTCGGTTCTCGGTAGTGTACCGGACCAGGGAGTACCTCGATATACACCGCCAGTGATGTTTGAAAATGAACTAACATAGCCCCAGCTCATGGTTACAATGGTCGGTCGTTTGCTACCGGTTATTGGATCAATTGGTTTATTTTGATGCCATAGCTTGATCGTGTCAAAGCAATCGGTGACCGAAATACCAGTACCAGCGTCACCCGAGCCTTCAAGACCGTTGACTTTCATTGAATATACGGCTGCTCCCTTGGCCCAGCCGTAGGTTTTGCCTGTTGCTATACCGGCACAATGGGTACCATGACCATCAAAGTCTCGATAAAAATTAGGGCTTTGTGTTCCAGACAATCCACTTGCTTGATACCAATCTATCTGTACGACCCGTGAAATACCGTTGCTGCTGGTAAATTCCGGATGATCGATCTGTAAACCGCTATCCGATACCACCACATCAACGCCTGTACCGTCAAGCGTGTATCTGTATGGACCACTAACCAACGTTCCTGTTCCATATATGTTGGATTGCTCAATGCACCTACGCAATCCCCAGTTTACAAACGAACCGCTGTCACTATTTGTTTTGGTAAAATTTGATTCTTGTAATATCTTAGGTTGTAACTGGATGTCAGACCGTTGATCGGGCGGTATTTCCACGGAATACACACGAGCGTCTCGTCTGAGTTCATCGGCTTCTGCATCCGTTAAAGAATAATGACAACTGCGCAAGCTGCCTGGACGCTCGTTTACTATGTCCACGATTCGGTCTGGTATCGGTACAGTACCAAAGGTATTGCTTTCCATTTGATCCCAGAACCGATCATAGTCAATCCCAGCAACCAAGCTTACGATGTATTCCCGTTCAATCATGCCGGAGTACCATCGTCTAGGTTTATCCATGCGCCATTTTGATAGCCCTGGAATCTATTTGCCGTGGTGTTATAGACCATGTCACCGTTGCTTGCCGTGATTAGATTTCTAGCGGTCGTGGTAAATGACGCCAGCCTAAACGGTGAGGATGTTACATCTACTCGATTTGCTGCTGTAAGCAACAGATTGGTTGCCGACACGATTTCCGGTGTGCCAGCCGATGTGGTTATAACATTACCACCAACATAGAGATTTCCTGCGATACCAACACCGCCTGCCACTTGCAGCGCACCGCTAGAGATGCTTGTTGACACCGTTGTGTTGCTGATGATTACTATGTTTGCGCCGTTAAATGTCCCGCTGCCAGCTGGTCCGGTTGGTCCAGTTGCACCGCCGCTACCCGCTCCGCCGGCTGGCCCAGTTGGTCCAGTTGCACCGCCGCTACCCGCTCCGCCGGCTGGCCCAGTTGGTCCAGTTGCACCCAGGCTTCCCGGTATGTTGATCACCTGCGGATCAAGCGTGATGTTGGTTGATCCAAGATCGATTACATTGAGAACCGTGTCAAAAACGTCGCCAATGCTGGAACACAGTGATGTGCCTAAATCCCACAATATCGGGCTGTCAGACAGCGAAACACCGCAGTTCTTAAACGAGTTACCTATCGATGTAATGCCCGGATTCGGGCTATACACCTGTATTCCTCCGGAATCAATCGTGTCAAACACCGACTGAGATACAGTTGTGTAAGAAGGACCGTCATACCCCGTGGCAAGATAATCCGATCCCACGCAGATACCGGAATATAATTCGTAAAACCAACACCTCGACATCCTGGTGTGTTCTACCGGATCGTCTGCATAGATACCATATGTGAAGTTGCCAAAGTCACAATCCACAAACTGTGAATCATAGGTAGGTGTTGCGTCGCCAATGCTTTGCAACCTCACCGCTGCATGCGCATCAGTTGTGAGATCGCCCGAAGAATACCCGCCGACAAATCGAATCGACTCAAGTCGAACTCCCTGGTATCTAACTAGATTACACGCATCGATCTTTAAACCGTCCGTGCTGAGTGTCATGTTTCCTAACAGGATCCGTGTTGGAAGCTGTGCGCTACCGAGGCCTATGTTAGCAGCGGTTTGACCGAGGCTGTCGGCGGTGATAAACATTGATGATCCAGAAAAACCAGCATCTGCTACGATGATGGTTTTATCAATGCCGTCTCCTATCAACGTTACATATGGGTACAGTAATATTGGTTGTGAAATACGATAAATACCAGCCGGCATCCTAAGTAGAACGCGCAATCCGGCATTTGTTGGGGTTGTTGTGCCAGATCGTCCAAGCATCTCAGCAATAGCAGCATTGATAGCAATCGAATCGTCAGATTCTCCGTCGCCAGTAGCACCGAAATCTTTAACACTTGCTGCATCGTTGAGCTTTTGCCCAATCGACCGTATGGCGCTTGAATCCAAGGTCGTGTCAAAGGTACGGAACTTGGTTATGATTAGATCAGTGTTTGGACCGTGTTCTGTTAAAACCGCGGTATTTTGACCAAAGCCGGGTGCATTGCCAATGAAAAGTTCTCTGGTATCCAAGCACCAGCCGAACTCACCCTCGGCTAATGCCGGGGGCAAATCAGCCCTGAGACCTCGTCTCTGTTGCATTCTAGAGATTGATGTGATGGCCATTTGTTTACTTCCTGGACGCGTATGGTATATTTAGTTGAAAATCGTTTGTCGGTTGATCCTGTTCGAAAAGGTGCTATAATTTGCGCAAGGAGATAGCGACATGGTTGCCAATATCATCACGACAGCGTTGCTTGAGCTGCAAACGCTGTTCAACGCAAAGGGATTTGACATCCGCTTGGTTGGCGGCTGCGTTCGTGATCTCATAGCCGGCGTTGCTCCCAAGGACGTGGACCTTTGCACGGATGCAGATCCGGCAGAGCAGGTGCAGATCTACCAGGATGCTGGCATCCGCTACATCGAGACCGGTATCGAACACGGTACGGTAACCGTGGTGTTGGATGGTATCCAATACGAGATCACCAGCCTGCGCTTGGATGTTGAGACCGACGGCCGGCGAGCCACGGTGGCATACACGCGCGATTGGATCAAGGATCTCGAGCGACGGGATTTCACCATCAATGCCATGAGCCTCACCTTTGACGGCGAGCTAATTGACCCATTCAATGGGCTCAAGGACCTTCGCGAAGGCTTGGTTGCATTCGTGGGCGATGCCGAAACACGAATCCGCGAGGACTACCTGCGCATCCTGCGTTGGTTCCGTTTCCGTGGTCGCTTTGGCATGAGCATGAGCTACTCCGCCCGGCGTGCCATCGAAAAGCTGGCACCGGGGTTGCAGGGCATCAGCCGCGAGCGTGTGTGGAGCGAGGTCAGCAAGATCATCGCCGGCAAGGATGGTCCTTACATCATGCTGGAGATGCATCAGATGGGCGTGGCCCGGTATATCGATCTTCCGGACGAGGTGGATTGGATTCATTTTGCCGAGGAGGTATCCGAGATCACTCGAAATCCGGTTACGCTCATGGTCGCGTTCTACGACGAGGAAGCCGAGCAAATCCTTCGCAAGTGGAAGGCCAGCGGCGCGGAAATCCGCCTGGCCGAAAAGCTGAGATGGAGCACCGGCAGCCGCAAGGACGTCAGCCCGTTTTATGCCATGGCGGTTCTCGGTTGGACCCGAGAGGATGCCCTCGAGCTTGCTGCCATCATTCAGATGGATGCGTTTGAGCGTGCGGTGCTAGCAGAATGGCCGGTGCCGGTGTTCCCGGTCAGCGGCAACGATCTCCTTGCCGCAGGCCTTGCACCCGGTCCGGAGTTCAGCCGGCGCATCGGCATCATGAAGAATCGATGGGCCGATACCGGCTATACGGCCAGCAAGCAAGACCTGATGATCTTGTTTGATTAACCCATTGCAAGTGCGGGAGATTTTCTCCCGTACTTGCGGTGTTTGTCCTCTGGTAAATACCCACGGAGGATCAGTTGATGCGCATATCTGAGATACTAGAAACCGCCGGAGTTGGATTGGTTGTACCCGGTGTTAACATGCCGAAGGGCATGCACCCAGATGAGATCCGGAGACAGGCGGCTAAGTTTGGCAACCAAGTTAGCAAGGACGGAGTCCCTCCTATTGCCAGTACCAATGGCGACGATGCCTTAGAGGAAATCACCGACGACGATGTGATCGAGGGCTGGAGCAAGAAATACAAAAACAGCATCAATTGCAGCAATCCAAAAGGTTTTAGCCAGCGTGCCCATTGTGCTGCACGTCGCAAGAGACAACGAGGTGAAGCAACCAGCAGCCGTAGCGTAAATGAAACCGCGGTTGATGAATCTAACACGCTGGTTGAAAAAAAGAAAAAGCCCAAGCCTACCAATCCGGCACTGTGGAGCAGAGCTAAATCGGCCGCCCGAAGCAAGTTTGAGGTGTACCCGTCTGCCTATGCCAACGCATGGGCGTCTAAATGGTATAAGAATCACGGCGGTGGATGGAGAATGGGATGAGGATTTCAGATATAGATCCGTTGTTCGAAGCATACCAAGGTGGATTGCGCAAGTGGTTTAAACAAAAATGGGTGAACATCGGCAAGAAGAAGGGCGGTAAACATCCTGAGTGCGGTACCAGTGGTGAGGACAAAGCTTATGCCAAATGCGTACCGGCCGCCAAAGCCGCATCGATGAGCAGCAAGGACAAAGCGTCAGCAGTTAGGCGAAAACGGGCCGCACAGTCTGCGGCTGGTAGGTCAGGCAAAGACAAGCCGGGAAGCGGTAAGAAACCAATAAGAGTTAGAACCTAATGAAGATACGAGATTTAATCGCCGAATCTGCATATGACGGATCAAACATCAGTGTCACTGGAACCGAAAAATCCATGTTACAACGTAAGTTAAACATACGCCCTGGTACTCCAGAATGGTTTAAGCTTTGGTTTTCTAGACCATATCTAACCAATGAAAAACCGGTCGATGATAACTAAATCTTGGACTAATTTTTCAGCGATAACACCATTATCTTGCTAAATCATACCGCAATATAAACCCTCGTAAATTGACCCAATTAGCCACGTCCGATAATACTCATTTACATGCTTGAAGATCACAAAATCTGCTATTTTACAATAGAGTTGCCAAAGAACCCGATACGCCAGGGAACAACGTGGCCCGTTGCTGCGATCGGGAACAGCCTCGTGTCGAGGCATGGACAAGAGATTCTCTCGGATGAGATCAATGAAATATTTTCCAAATGCGGATTGATCCCGGATTCGGTATTGCTATGGACATGGAACAACCGTACCGACGGTTCTGATCATTATGCTATACACTCCGACGGACATTATACCATGCACAATCAACGACATTGTGCGATGAACTGGCTTATCAGCGGAGCTAGCATGGTTGAATGGTGGAGCTTTAACGGAGCCACGCCAGTGTTGACCAATAAGGTCAACGAATCATTTTCATTAACGGAATGGCACTATAACAGCAGCGAGCCAACCAAGATCACCGAATGGAACGGTGAATCACCTGCGGTATTGAACATCAAACAACCGCACAGTGTTAGGGTGTTACCAAGCGCAACTGGTCCTAGAACCAGTGTAACCATTCGATTCAAGAAAAATCCACCAATTAGCGAAATGCTGCTGAGGCTTAATCAACGGATCATCAGGCTATCATGATCCGTTGATCAGCCAACCTCATGATATTGTGCAACTCGTTGCCACCAAATATCGACATAAGTCTTAAACTCGTCACCTTGTAGAATCCAGCGTTGGGGTTCTAGGTCCTTTGAACACATGAGTATCACCCCCTGCTGTATGTCAGTTCCGTGGACCGCATTGTGTGCTGATGCATATGCAGCAAGCTGCACCTTGTAATCCTGGACCCTGTCATCGGTCTTGGGACGATTGGTTTGTTTGAAATCGATGATGCTGGGAATGCCTTGGTAGAGACCAACCATGTCAGTGGTACCAGCATATAATTCCGGGTAATATAACGGCGTTTCTAACCCCCATACCTCATCTAGGCATGGTTTGAGATATGTTTCCAATATCACTGCGGCCATTTTAAAACTATGACGATGATAAAAATTAGTACCCGGTATTGGATTTTCTCCGCGGAGATGTCGTTCTAAGAAACTATGCATCAGGGTACCGCGAAAGGCCGCTTCCTGGGTGATCTCAGCGGCCTTTTTTTCGCCAATGCTTCGGCGCCAAGAAGCCAGTGCCTTTTTTGATTCCTCAGATTTGGTTTTATCTAATATGGTAGTGACGCTCGGAAGTTTGTTACCGAAAGGATCTACATATTTTCGTCCGTCTGGACCGCCGTCTTCGCGTTTTAGTTTCGAATATGTGTGTCGTTCAACCAGTTTCATTTGTTGATTATACGATCCATTTCAGTCGAGCTGTAATATAAAACTCGCATTAAGACCATTTCTTCGTTGGCGTTCAAGCTCCTTAAACTCTCCCAAAGTTTTTACTCCGATATGTTGGCTCATCGACATCAGAGTTTGTGTTGTGTCGTTGTTAGATGTGATCGGAGAGTTAGTTAGATAGATGACCCCGCTAGCAAGCTGTGCCCAGTACCATCCTTCCTTGATTTCCAACAACGTTGACCCCGTTTTTAACCAGCCATCACCGATGCTAACGATCTTGAATACTTGGCATGATTGTTCGTCGCCGTTTGGTTGATCAACATGATCCCGTTGCATGAGATCGGCGACCTTTTCAGCTAGGGTGGCTTTCTTCTGTTCCTCTCCAAAAAGATTAATCAACAGCAAACCTCTTATCACGTCCGGTTTTTCATGTAATGCCCGGATATCGTCTTCGCTCATTGATCTAGATCTACGAATCAATTCCTGTATTCTTGGTTTCTTGCTGGCCAATAATAATTGATCAGGACCATACATGGATCTCATCGGATTACCAAAGAATCTTCCACATTATCGTTGCATTTGTCGACGGATTCGTTAAACGATTGATCTGATAACCTAGATTGGTAAAATACGTGATGATGGTATCCATCCTATCAATGTATGGTCTTGACAGCTGATTGTTGCTGAGTTCCTGATTCTTCCACGCTTTAAAATAATCACGGCTATCTGGATATAGCCTAATACCAAATGTACCAACTCCGGCCCCAATTGATGCTGTTGCGGTTGATTGGATTCCGCCGGTGATTTGCGGCGGTGCAAGCGTTATGTTAGGTGTTGTTTCATATCCGTCACCGCCCGAAGTAACCGCAATATTTGCAATGCTGTAGCCTCGCTGCGGTATCGTAACCGGAGGTACCGGAGTTCCGATTTGATACGGTCCTGGTATGAGATATACCGTTGGATCGGCTGTATAGTTAACACCTTGATCAATTACCACGATACGATCTATGGTCGTTGCAGCCAGAACGGATACAGCAAGCGCGTCTCCGTCGATGGTCACCGCTGGAGGTACATTGTAACCAGAACCGTTGGTCAACACTGAGATCGATTGTAATGTGGTCGATGCTAGCTCGCCGACAGCATCGGCGTCGATGCCGTCGCCAGCAATAGTGATGATCGGCAGATTGGTATAACCTGATCCAGGTGTTATCACGTCGATCGAAGTGATCTGGTCACCGACGATGTTTGCGGTTGCGGTGGCGTTTACCGATGCACCGCCACCGGTTATGGTAACCGTGGCATAACTATAACCGGAACCCGTACTAATCATGTTTATCGAGAACAGTGAGGTCGGCGATAGAATTGCGGACGCGGTTGCACCAGATCCGTTGGAAACGGTAACGTTTGGTATCGAGGTATAAAGGGTTCCCGGCACCAACACATCAAACGTCGATACATTACCGGATGATAGTACCGCACTAACCACCGCGGCTGTACCCCCCGTTAACGGCGGCTCAACTGCCACCACCGGCGGAACCGAATAACCCGACCCAGCCGTTAACACTCCGACATCGTTAACTCCCATAACAAGATTAAATGCAGCCAGTGTTCCGCTACCCCCGTTTACCGGATTTGATTCCAATCCCGGAAGGGCGGTATATGAACCGCCGGATTCCAGGGAATAGCTTTGTATTCTCCCTTGTGTATCAACCGCAGTAACACGTATGTAGGAATTTTCAGTTGCAACTCCGCCAGCTATCAACAGGTAGTCATCCTTGCTATAGTTGATACCGGATGATGTCATTTGTACAGAAACGACCTTCATTGATACCGTTCCCGCAGCGGCCCCTGATCCAACCGCTGTTATCGTCACCGATGGTACCGACACATAGTAATCATTCTCAACGATTTCTATAGAGTTGACGCTCGACGGGGTCATGCTAGCAATGGCAGTTGCACCATTACCGCTATCAAAGGTCACCGAGGTTACTCCTACGTAACCATATCCGGTGTTGGTGATCAACACGGAGGTTACTGCTCCGCCGGTAACCATTGCTACCGCTTCGGCACCGACACCGGATGGGTCCTGTATGACCACCCGCGGGGGTGCGGTGTAGCCGAGGCCCGCTGATGATATGGAAATTTCCTTGATACCCATTGTAAGATTAACCGTAGCACCGGTGCCACCGCCGGGTAACACGGTTGTGGTTGCCCCGACTAGACCCGGTATGACCGTATAGTTACCAGGATTTGACAACACCAATGATTGTATTTCACCGTTGGCATTAACACCTGATACCAGGGCCGTTGCAGCAACGCCAGTACCGCCTACTACCGTTATTATGTCGCCGAGATGATAGTCCATACCAGAGTTGTTAATGCTTATCCCAACCGCCGTGTATCTTACGGTATCGATGGTTGCACCAGATCCCTGGGCCACGATTTGTACCGTCGGTTGATCAGAATAACCTGCACCACCGGTGGTGTTTGCAATTGCAACAACGCTGCCCCATGATGCTAGGTATGCTCTCGCTGTTGCCGATACCGTTGGATTTCCACCGGATATGGTTACCAACGGCGGTTGTATGTATCCGCTACCTTGTTCAGTAATGGTTATCGCTGTCAGACCCGACGTTACGTCAATCGGAACCGGACGGCCGGATAATGCATCCGCATAGCTTGCGGCTAGCTTTATGTGATCAGGATCAACATATATCGCATAGTAATACGCATTGCTTTTTAGAGGTGCAGGAAGGGCTACCGTGCTCGATAGGGTTATCGTATCTCCAGTTGAAAAATTATGATTCGGTATGTAAAGCTGATCAGTTAAAGGATCTATGGTCCATACCTGGTTGAACAACGCCGCACTGTTGGTCATCGGGGTATTGTTTGAAACCGTAGCTTCAAACAACCCCAGCTTAACGGCATCAAGTATTACTGATTCGATACCCCGTGCTTCGTCGTGTACGGCTCGATCTCGAAGAGGACTGTTCCTGGCTTCGTCGGCAGTGAGAAATACGCATGATCTAGACGTTGCCATTATATCTTGTCCCCTGCCTTAATAGCATTGGTAGCTACCTTTGCGGCTGTTTTTTCAACTTTTTCCTGATTTTTGGTCTTTTCATCCTTTGCAACCACTTCCGGTTCCTCTTTCTTAAGGATGATTTTCTCATTCGGAGGAATACCGTCGATCCGTTTGAAAACCTCGGAAAATCTTTCCGTTTGTAGGAGATCCTTGATCAGATTTGAATTGATCTGAAAATGCTGGCTGCGCAACATGGAAATAACGGTTGCCATGTCGAGCTCAGTTTTCTTATCCTGTAATGCTGTGATGATGAGATCCATTAGATCGATCGAAATCTCATCAGACACATCATCCTCAAATATGATCTCCTTGATCAACACGACCAGTTATCCTCGTGCAGCACGATTGATGGCGCTGGTAAAGCTTTCCGGTTCAATCATTCTTGGATTATTGATCATGTCGGCCTTGAGTTCAAGCCAGTATGCTCGTGCATCTGCACTTTCAAACATCTTCTTGCTCTTTCGACCGCTCTTGGTGGTATAGATCACACCATATGGTGTAATGTTTTTGACTTCTTCCAGTGCGGCAGCCTTGTTGAGGCTTTCAATTGTTCGTAGCATGCCGATCACACCTTCTTGCATCTGCTGGCGAATGGTGTTCTTAGCTGCGGCAATCGTCTTGTTAACAACTGCGATCCTGTCTAGTATCGAGTCGCCTTCGAGACCGTATCCCATCTGTAGAGGATCAGATGCCGTACCTTCCTTGAGCAACGACTTGAATTCATTGCGATGTGCAAGCATTTGAGCTTCAAGCTGCTGTAGCTCAACCTTGGCTTCAGCAAGTGCCTTTCCGGTACTTACAAAGCTTTCGTCCTTCTTGCCGAACTGCTTCCATGCAGTTGCATAAAGAACTTCCTGCCAGCGATTGCCATAACGCTTTTTGAAATCATCCTTGTTGCTCTTGATGAAATCCTCGGCCTTCTTGCCAGGGGGTGCAGTTTCTTCGACCTCAGATTCGTTGACCTGCTTTGACAGCTTCTTTATTGCTGCCTTTGCGTTTGCGATTTCCTTGTTGAGATCCTTATTGCCTAGGTTTACACCGCTGGCCTTTTGCTTCTCAAGCTTCTTCAGTTCGGCCTTCTTGTTGTTGAGATCTCTTGTCGAGGCGCTGATCTCGGAGTCTAGTGCTTCGTCAACCTCTTCCTTCTTGGTGTTGTCTGCTTTCTTGTTCTTTGCCTTGGCCTTCATCTTTTCGATGTTTTTCTTGAAAGCATCTGGTATCTTGCCCTCGGTTAGCCCTGGATTTGCACGCATGATGCGAGCCTTCGGTAGGGTCATTTCTGATCCATCTGGCTTCTTAAGGGTTATCTTGTCTCCGTCAATTTTAATGATCTCGTATCTCGGTGTTGCCTTTGGATTGGTCACATTGACCTTTTTACCAACAGCTAGGCTTTCGGCAACCTCATCCTTTTTAGCACGACCGAGAGGTTCGGTTTCACCCTGGGCTGCTGTTGGCCCAGTTTCAGTGCCAATTGCAGCTAGATCGGCTGATATGTCACTATCATCACCTTCTTCGCCGCCCTCGGTACCAGCGCTTTCAATGTCCGATGTAGCGGCAGGTATTCCTCCACTGTTAAGGGTATCGATGGCTGCGTCCATCGTTTCTTTGGTGTTGGTAGTAACCTTCAACAGCTCGTCCAGCGCAGCTTTAACGGTGCTGTTGAATCCCATAGCAACTTCTTGGCCAAACTGGCTACGCATGATGTTAACTAGCGGCATTAGATCCTCAACGCTCATCTTGGCAACGTCTTCAGCAATATCCTGAACATTGGTGCTCATGTCCTTGGCTGCTAGTATCGTTGATGCTTTGGCGAGGTCTTCTTGTTCAGAAAGATTTTGAATTGATTCAACGACTTCCTTGCGAGTGGCCTTTATGCCGTCTGCAAAATGATCGTCCATCGCATGCTGCTCAAACTGCACATAATCCATGTAGTGCTTGCATGAGCTGATGCATTCGCTAGCCGTGGTCAGCTTCATTGCGACCCATCCCTCGAGCTTGTCTCCTGGCTTGATCATTTCAAATAGCTTGATTGAGTACTCCATGATCAGCATGAGGTTCTGTCGAGAAACACCGCCGCTGGTCTCGCCAAGGCCAGCATCCTCATCACCCTCTGGAAGTTCTTCTGGCTCAAACTTCTTGTAGTAATCGAGGTAATGATATACCTTATCAAGCAAACCTGCAGCCTTGGTAAGTGCGCCAGCGATCCACGGCTGTACCTCAGCTTGCGGATCGATCTGCTTCAACATGCTCATGGCATACTTGGAGTTACGATAAAGCTCACTGCGAGACATGCTAGCCTGGTATTCATAATGATGCGCATGTCCAACGGCCTTCCCGCCCGCTGGTAAAGTTAGTTGGCCTGTTGCAGCAGGAGCACCAGACGGCTCATCGATCATGTTTTCCATTATCGATTCATCGCCAGCACTTTCCTTGTTGTATTCCTTGTCCTTGGTCTTGGCAATCGCAGCAGGCTTTGGCATTCCGCCGGCAACCATTCGGGCAATTTGCACATCAGCGAAATCCTTATCACCGTCCTTGTCTTGGTCGACGCTGGCCTCGCTAACGGTAAGTCCGGCCTTCTTTGCGGTATTGGACACTATGTTTTGAAGTCTTGTTAGATCAGCCGGATCTAGATTGATCTTGGATGCCACCCGTGGCATTGCCTTCATGATAACTTGTAGATCGCTCTTGGTAATCCCTGTTGGTCCAAACGAGGTCTTCAATGTGGTGATTTTATCCCCAACCTTGCTGATGGCATTTAGATCAGCCAACACCGTTTCGTCCTTGCCGCCCATCATCGATGCATCGATGCCGGGATTTTGGCTATAGTCCATCATGGCCCTACCAAGCTCAGCAAAGAGATCCAGCATCGATGCTTGTTCCGAAAGTCCGCTCGGTGACTCGCTAACGGCAGCTTGCTTTGCAAACATTGCCTTGGCGTATGCCTTGACCTTTTGTTCGTTAGCTGTCAACGGAGACTGGAATGCAGTGCCTTGGTTCACTAGCTTTTCACCAACGCGACTAAATGCGTTCATTTTTCTAAGGGTAGCGTCGTCGGTACCCCGTTGATCCTGTGACCATTGCATCATAGCACGGCCAAGCGATATGTTGTCATTGAGATCTGGGCTCATAGTTTCTTCCATGCTTGTTTCGGTTGATTCGGCCATCCTGCGGCGACGCCTCTTTGGCGCAAGCTCCGTAAGCATGATCCTAACGGCCTCTAGGATCAGCATGCTCTTGATGTATTCTGGATTTTGTTGGTAGCTGTTGAAGCTGCTTTCCGAAACGATCTCATCACGCTTGGTTTCCCAAGACGTTTTGCATTCGTTGAGGAATTCTTCCGTAGACGGTGAATCTAGGTTAATGCTCATTTGGACCCCATAAACGTTCTTAAGGGTCGATATTATCTGATTAAGCCTGGCCTCGCCCGACGTTTCAAAGTAGTTAAGATACATTCTAACAGAACTCCCGGCCATGCAAGGCCACTTGCTTGATGGTACTTATTTATACCAATCAAGAGAGATGTTAGTTAGATTGAAAAGCTATTACCACACCCGCAAGTGCCGGTTGCTGCCGGTATATCAACGGTAAAATATGAACCATCCAAGCTGACCTTGTAATCGACGGTTGCTGTGTCAATTATATCCAGGCTTGACTGATCTACGATCAATGATCCGGTACCACAAGCAAACTCAACATCGTCATCTGACACAGATTGATCAAAATCCCAGACCTTGTTAAAGCCTTGGCATCCGCCGGATTCGACGGATAACCTAACTAGCTTGCCATGCTGGCGGCACAGATCATTAATTTTAGTTTTAGCCGAATCGGTGAGTATCATTTTACCAAATTCTTGATGTTCTTTTTCGCAGCCATGCAACGATCCAAGCTAGCTTGATATCTGCTTTCAAATATATCACGTTTTGATGCATCAACTGCTGTCGACATTTTCTTCTTGTACATCAAAGCGTCTACCTTGTGAGAAGAATACTGGTCATCCTGTTCGAACAGGGTGCGAACTTCTTGGCTGTTTGCAAATCGACCAGCGTTTAGCAATCTAACCACGCCAAGTGCCGTTTCGTACAGGCTTATGTCGTCGGCAATGGTGTCACTGGTCAGGCTGTTGTAGATGCTGTAAAACTGCTTACCAGCAATCCGTTTAGGATCATCTTTGATCATGATTTGATATCTACCAACCTTAACGCCGGTTTCTAATCTCTCGGTATTAAGAGCTTCTGATATCTGCGGGGATGATGCACCTTCCGTGATCATACCGTCAACCACATGATTGCTCAATGAATTGAGCCGCGTTAATACCGATGCCATTGCGTTTACATCTGACCGTGTTATCTGTCCAGGTCCGGCTAACTCAATTGCTGATTCAGCAAGCGCTGTTGATCTAGGAGCATCGGGCGGCGTTTCCCCGTTCATCAATTGCAGTATTCGAGCCATTGCATCTCGATCTTCCGGTGTTACGGCTGTCATATTAGCTCTCCCATAGTTCCTCTAGATCATTGACCGTGAAGCACAGCTTATCCTCGAACATGATCCTCGTCAATAATCCCCGTCTAACCAATCCTCTTGCTAGCTCACTTTCGCGAGGATCGAGCAAATGTTTTGGCAATGGGTCAACGTGCCCTCGAACTCGTTCCATTACCACATTTTCTTCATTGCTGACCGGTTGTAATAGCCCGCCGCGTATTTCGATGAACTTCATCTATCACTCCGTTGGCGGATTTATTGTTTTCATTTTTTCGGCTGTGTTCTTGAGTAACATACCGATGCCAGTGGCCATTTCGATCTTGTCGTAAAGATCGTCGCTAACCTTTCCCTTGATATTTGCTACCTGGCTTTGCAATCCGACCATGATATCTCCCATGGTGGCAATCCTAGCAGCAGTGGCATTGTTCTTGAAGTCTCCAAGAAAATGCTTGTTGAACAAACCTGTAAACATATCAGCTTCTTCAATGATGTCCTCGGCAACTGGCGCTTGTTCTTCAGAAATGCTCGGATCAATGGTTGTTGGATTTGAAATACCAGCAAGTTGCATCATTCGATTGATGGGATTTAAGGGGGTCATGCCGCCCATCACCCCTTCGTCGATCTTGGTCAGCTTGTTTTCCCTGACCATCTTGGTCTTGCCATCATAAATGATACCGATGCAGGAATTTGGTCCCCTGGGTATCGATATCTCGACCTCAGAGCCCTCGTAAATCACGATCTCACCCTTTTCCCAATCCTGCGAAACTGCTCCTTTGTTGGGCAAGTTCATCGCATGCTTGGCCTTGCGGCTCCATCTATCCTCAACAGAATTCCAAAGGGCGTCATCCCCGTCATTTTGTTCGACCATGATGTGTGGTGGTTTCACGATTGCCTCCTGATTATTACCAGAAATATCTGCCATGTATTCGATTAGGGTTTTCATTTTCTTTCCTTGCTTATTGGGAACAAGGGCTTTGCTCGCTGGTCATACTCCGGATCTTTATGTATCGGTGCAGCCTTGTGCGAAAGAACACCATCCTTTCGAACGATGACGATCTGCTTGGGAGTTGATTTTGCAAAAAGTTGATCTAACAACATGACCTTGGCTCTTACTTGATGAGATATTTATTGCAAAGACAAAAAGAAAGGCGCATCTCTGCGCCTTTCCTTCCTTGATTCCTTTTGGAAATCTATTACAGCACTAGTGCGCGGATCGCGATGGTGTTGCGCAGGGTGGTTCCTGCACCGGTACCATCTGCATCGGTGTCGAAGGTTGTTCCGCCGAGTACCGGTGTTGCTAGATCCTGCACTGTAACTCCGTTAAGAGCTGTCAACAGCTGATATCCCAGCTCGTTGCTCTGGGCAGCGCTGCTGACATTCCAGTAACCGGTCTTTTCCGTTGCGATCTTCACGGTAGTCACCGTGGCAGATGCGCTGTAAGTGTCGCCAAATGCCGTGCCGTTTAGATAGCCAGCATAGGTAGCAGTAGACGGGTTAGCGACGGTTGCAGCAGACACACTGATCGCAACTGGGTTCACGCGCTGTGCGAAGACCTGTAGCAACAGATCCAGGTTAGCCTGCTTGACCAGTGCATCCTCGTAGGTTGCCTGGGTTGAATAGGTCACCGGTGTACCTGCACCGTTGACCACGGTCACTGGCTGCCAGGTGGTGTACAGATTTTGGATGCCGCTTAGGTCAGCGACTGGGGTGGTAACATTGGTCTGTGCCATCGGAACCAGGGTTGCGATTGCAAAGAAATCCATGTTACCAGTGAGGAATTCACCGGCCTGAACGCCGCCATTTACCTTATCAGTCATAGTTTATCTCCTTGTAAAGGTGCAATTTGCTTGCGTGATTATTTATGTCTGACGGTCCATTTACTGGCGTTTAGACCTCTTCTTCTTGGTTTTCGTCGGTGCGGTCCCAGCTGGACCAAAGAAGCTCTGCCCAGCCGGCATGCGTCGTATTACTGGCATCATTGGGCCACCGAGGCCGCTTGCAACGCTAGCAATGCTACCAGATGACGTTGATCCCGCAGAGGACATCTCCCGTAGATCAGCAGACTTTGCAAATCCGGGCTTTGGAGTAAACGGCGGCGACGACGGATCATTTAGATTTTGCCACTTGTTATCACCAACCTTTTTCAGCCGAACATCCACGTCCTTGCCGGTCTTTGGATCCTTGATCGTTCTATTAACCACGGTACCGATGGGATCCGTTCCGCGATTAACCGCCGTTGACGTTTGATCCGATACCACTTTCTCCCAATAGGCAACAAATGCATCCTTGCCTTTTTCCTTGAAGATCTTCTCAGCAGCAGCATCAATATCCGCAACACCGCTTTTGAATGGAACCTCAGCAGCCGGTGACCCGGCGCCTAAATCGCTTGCTATGTCATTTTGATCAACACCAACCTTGGTCAGCACACCTTTGATCAGATCGTCTGAAATGCCACCTCGGCGTAGTATCTTAACGATGTTTGCACTATCGATTGGTCGGCCAGCTGCATTCCACAGCTTTTCCAGCTTGTCAGCGGTAACCTTGGTGGTAATGTTTTTTCCAATCTGTGCTGCTTTAGCAGCAGCTTTACCTGCAAGACCTTTAAGCGCATCAAGCGGTCCTTCTGACATGGAAAAGATCTCAAGTACCTGGGATTCGCTAAGATTGCCTGGTTTGGTTCTATCAACCGATGTTGCAGCGGCTGTTGCTCCTTGCACACCGGCAACGATCTGTCCTATGACTTTTCTGGTATTAGCAATGTCATCTCTTGCCTGTGCATACAGAGTTTGATTGTTTATCAAGGCATCGTCGATGACCTTTTGTAGCTCCGCGTTGGTTAATATTTCCTTCAATCGAGCCAATCCATTTGCACCGCGATTGAAGTTACCGTTACGCATCTCTTCAACCGATGCGTTGAACAGCACGCGGACCCTGGTTTGTAGCTCGGCTGGAATGAAGGAATTGAATTCAAACATGGTAACACCGTTGACCACATATCTCATTTCAACCCGTCGCAGGGAAACATATCCTGGTATCTTCGCCACGTCTAGCGTTAGATTCGAGAACATCTCAGCAACACCTTTGGCACCGAGGCCGGCAATGTAACCTATCACCCCTGTCTTGGCACCCCGTCCGACGGCTGTTGATAGTTTTTCTCCCTTGAGCAGTTCAACCGAACCCCGTAGTATTTGACCGGCGATGGCGCCAGCACCCGGTCCGCCACTGACGCTGGCCACGGCTGTTAGCACACCAACGACGAACGCTGTTTTTCCGGGATTTTCCTTGGCAAACTTACCAAGCGCATCAACGCTTTTGATAACAGCCGAATCCTCGCCAAGCTTGTCGGTGATGGTTGATTTTAGTTTCTCAAATTTTTGATCGAAAAATTTAACAGGTGCGGTATCCTGCAGCCATTTTCCGGCGGTTGACAGCAATTCCTGCGCACGAGTACCGGCATCAACGGTTTTACCAGCAAGAGTTCGATTTTTTCCTAGATCAGTAACGGTCCGTTCAACATCGGAAAACACGTCCTTGATCTGAGAAGGACTTAACGTGGCTTCAATTAGGGGTCTAAAATGATTATACAATCCCTCGATCACCAACCGTTGATCGGGAGTGGTACCAACACATACCGTTTCTAACAGTGCTGCCTTTCTTGGATTTGATTCGATCAGATTTTGATATCTCATGGGGTTGTTCCTTTGAGCTTGGCTAGCTCTTGTTTGATTTTATCGATCACGGTCTGGTCAAGCTTGCTAGCAGCAGGTTGGGGCTGCGTCGCCTCTGGTGATCTTGCTAGCTGTTGCTCTGGTTCATCGTCGGGCATTTCTTGTGATCGATCGCTACGTTCTAGCCATTTAATCGCACCCAGTTCTAGGAGATAGGTTACGGCAATTTCAGCACGTTTTGCTGAATCCGTATCATCTGGTCCCCCGATCAGCTGCGAACTTTTAGACCAGGTCTGTTTCATCACATCGGTAGATATCCGCTGACTTGGTGCGGATCCGCCGACTTGCTTGCTTGTTTGCTTGGAAATGAGATCAAGTATTTTTGATTGAACCGTTTGGTCCTTGAATATCTTGGTAATCTCGGTACCGGTTAACCCGAGCTGATCAGGCATGGAAAGATACTTGTATAGAGTGTTCCATGTTACCGTGTCCCATTTTTGGCCATTACGGCCCATGTGCTGGGTGAAGTTTTTCTTAGCGTCAAGCAATACCTTTGAAACCTCAGCTTTTCCTCGATGACGCGCACTGACCACGCCGGCTAGGGCATTTCCAACCAATCCAACATAATCTTTCAGGCCTTCTTTAACCGACCCAGGATCCTCGCTAATTTGCCCGATTTTCATTCAGATTTCCTCAATTCTTTGATCTTTCTCATAAATTTTCGATCATCCTCACTGAGAATGCTTCGATGCAATCGTTTTACCAAGTCATCTGCAACATCACTTGGATAGCTTTCTCGTATTAATCTAGCAAGATTAACAGCTGATGCTATTATATGGGTAGCTCGACTTTCGATGATGGTATGCTTGCTCTTTGCCGGAACAATCGTGTCAAGCTCGTCGATGATGTTTTTTAATAAGTCCATGATTAAATTCCGCGCGTTGGTTAAATATTTATCCTAAAGTTGCTCGTCGCATAAATAGTTCAAACGATCGTATCTGGAGATTACTGATGAAACAACCGTTAGCAGAGGACATCCGAAGCATTCTTAATAAATTAGACGAGTATATCACCTCCGTGCAGGAAGATGACCGTGTTGATACCGACGAAACATTGGATGAACAAGGTGAGACTAGCAACCCAAAAAATCCAAAGGGCGATGATGCTGCAAATGAACCGGTGGACAAAATGCTCACCAAGCCAGCTGATCTAGAAAAGATCGTCGGAAACATCAATGTCCAGTCATTGATCACCATGTTAGAGATTCCAGAAGACCATGTTGCCAATTTCAAGAGCGCAATAAACGCTCTCAGGCATGACGAGCCACGCCTCTCTCAAGCACAGGCCATGGCACTTGCCATCGCATTCAATCACATGATGACCCTCGGTTCTACCGAAAAGACCAAAATAGCGACCACAATCCGACCGGTCACGGGTGTTATCGAAAATTTGGATGATAATAAGCTCAAGTCTTACATTGCCAAGGATCAGTCGTCAGCTTCATCCCCCGATACCATTTCCCAAATGAAATCCATGATCGATGCCGTGAAAAATCACGGCACTCCGACCGAGAAAAAAGAAATCGGTCTAAACGAAAACAGCGTTGAGATCATCGGCTATAACAGCGGACACGGCGAAAAGCTAGACGTGGTAGCACAGGATCCAAAGCGACGACGCAAGGTTGAAATGATCCAGCTACGACTGGGCGATCGCGGACAGCCAGAATTGGTATTCAAGGATACCGACGGAGACAAATACGTCGCCGATTGGAATACAAAATACGGATGGGTTGCAGATTTTGACTAAAAGAAAACCGGAGCATTGCTCCGGTTTTTATCTCCTCACTAATGCCGTTAAGCTACTAAGATCCTTGATGCTCTTGGTAACATCCATCTTTGGCGGATCTTTTTCTTCCTTCTTCGCCGCAGCAGCATTCTTCCTGCGAAGATCGGTAAACACGTCTGCTGACTTTCCGCCACCATTTATTATCTGTACGTCTTCCTCGCTGTCAAAGATTCGAAGAGTATTTGGATCAAATCCTAGATTTACCTTGCTACCAACACCACTGGAACTTCTGGTCTTGAGAAACTGTATTTGATACTGTCCCCGTTCCTTCATTGCTGCACTGGCAAAGATTGATATCACGTTGTCAGCAGTTTGGATCTTGGAAATACCACCCGAGATATGGCTGTGATCGTGCTCCTGTTCCTGTACCGCACCTCGATTCAACTGTGCCGCGGTTTGTCCAATCATCTGGCGCTCGACCATCAATCCCCGAAGCTCCTCGGTGACAAACTTATCCTTAACGAACAAATTGCTAGGATCGATCTTCTTGTTGTTAGGGAACAACAGATCTAGATAATCAACCACCAACACATCGGGTCTCTTGCCGGTTTCAATTTCATAGTTTTTGAGGTATGCCTTGATGTCGTTGCAGGTGCTACCCTGTGGCATCTGTTTGACATGCATGCTACCGCTTTTCTTACCAGCCTGGGCAACCTTGATTTCGACCTCATCAATCCTTCGAAAGATTTCTTTTGTTGATATCTCACTTAGCATCGAGTCCATTCGCATTGAGCACAGTTCTTCGCTAAGTTCCAGCGAGATGTAGATCGCGTTGAGTCCTTGCTTGGCAAAATTGATTGCGATGTTTTGCAGGAAGAGAGACTTACCGACACCGGAACCGGCACACCATATGGTTATTTCTCCTCGATTTACACCGCCGTATAGCTTGTCATCAACGGACTTCCATCCGGTACTAATCTGTCCATTTTTGTCCTTGATCCGCATGAGACGCGCTCGCGGATCCTCAAAATAGTTGGTACCAAGATCACTCTGCAGGCTAATCAAAATGGCTTCTCGCACACGCCGCTCCAATTCCCCGTATTGCCCCTTTTCAATTAGATCAGTTGCACCCAAAACCGCGTTTGCTAGTGCTCTGTTTTTACAAAACTCCTCTATTTCATCTAAGAATGATTCTTGATGCTGCACGGCTATATCAGCAACATGGATGAATTTTAGTCCAGTTTCTGCGTTAACCTGTTCAATCTTTGGTAGAACGCTGTATTTTTCCGCATGCTTCAGCATGAATCTAACGGCTGGTCTAAGCCTGTTAACAAAATATTTGTCATTTAATATGTTCTGACAGCGAGCAAACACTTCTTCGCTGCTGAGCAACACATCTATCAGCAACTTCTGCTTCTCTTCGGAGTATTCCTTGATTTCTTCTGGATCAGTTGATATAGCCATGTTATCCTCTTAATAGTTGTCGTGTAAAACCGATCTTAAGCTGGCTGCTAGTTTTTGCATCTAGTATGCTGGCTAACGTATAAAGCCTTCCGTATATCTTGGATGCATCGGCAGCATCCTTGATTTTTTCTTCCCAATCAGGGAAGCTTACGCTCCATCGTTGTTCTAAGGCAATGTCGATTAGATCCTGATTTTTTGCCTGTCGATCAGGAACCACTATCTTCTCCTTGTCGGTACTGTTGAGCCATGCGATCTGAGATTTGTTCAATGTGCTACCAAGTGCCCCAACTCCATTGGTCGCTATAGCGTCAAATGGTCCCTCGTGTATCAATACAAATTTTCTATTTTTGGCAAATATAGCATCGCCATTAAACAGATAGCCCGAAGGGATATCACTGTTGTGATATTTTGAGATACCACTAGGAGGTTTTCCAAAATATCGACCAGTCCAACCGACGATCTTATTTTTGTGCTTGAATGGGATGATGATCCTATGATGTAGGTTTACCTTTTTCCCTGCTATGCCGGGAAAGTTAGGAGACCAAAAATATTCCCAGTTTTCTGAGACCGCACGACCTCGACCTATTAGGTATTCCAAACACGATACCATGGCATCGGGCGGAGACTCTTCTGCCACCCAATCTGCGAATAATCTGGCTTCGGTCGGAAGCTTGACCTCAGGAAAATCCTCAATCTTAAACCAATTGTTTTCTTCAATGGTTTCAAGCTCGCCACTGAGTTTTTTGCTGAGTATTTCTAACTTAGCTTGCTGTATCTGTTCTTGTGGGACACCGAGCCATCCCATCCATGCCTCAAATTGATGGCCAACATCCCCGCCCTTATAGCCTGTCTTGAATCCACAGTTATAACAGTTATAGACCATGGTGCCATCTGGCAATGCTAGGAAATTACCCCTGCTTCTGGTTTCAACAGCGTGTCCCCGATGATGGCAACATACCGAATTAAACTGCCACCATCCCTTGGTGTTTTGCCGGCGTTTCGGTGGTAAGTTGGTCTGTACCAATTGATGTAATAGGAGTGCCATAGGCGTATTTTATGTGCATCCTGTTGGTAGGCACAAGTTAGCTCTTGTATAGCACCTTGTCAAACGACCCCGTGTTAATAGGGTCAATCTTGTAAAACATTCGTATCCAATAATAATTTCCGGTCAGATTAAACACTTTGATCCGTGGGCTATCCTGGGAAGTATATTGGAAGTAGTTGTTGATCGGCGTTAATGGTATATCAAACCAGTCACCAACCTGGGGTGCTTGGGTGGTTAGGCTGCCTTGTATCCAGAATTTTCCTTGAAAGTTGTTGGAAGTATATGCCACAATGGTGTGCATACCGTTGGTACGATTATCTTGTGCATCACCGACCAATGCACCGGTGCTCCAAGTGTTTTCGTATTCTCCCATTGGGATCGGGGTAAAGGAAGTTGCCTTGATTTCCAGTGCAGGAGCCAACGATATGCTCATTCCTTCGATCAATTCAAAGGTACCAAATGTGCTGCGATTGATATCAGTATAAAGATACTCTTGCTTACCGGTTACATCAGTTAACCGAATCGTATAACGATAATAGCCGGCTAGCCATGTTTCGATTTCACCAGTGTACAATGTTAACCGGCATTTACCGGTCTTATCATCGGTCGGTTGGACAGGCTTTTCAAGAAGAAGCTCCGGCTGCTCAACCCGTTGTATCAACGCTTCGATTTGGTACCCAACCAGATTTACTGGTTTGCGGTCATTGTTCCTCACTTGGAAATCAATGGTATTCGTTGCGCCTTTGTAAATCTTGGTGTTGTACTGTATCATCGGTCCATTTATGTTTGGGACATTCCTATCGGTTTGCCACAGCTGGACGTATTCCTTGAATTTGAATAATACTTGGTCAGCCATGGTTTACCGTTTTGCCTCACTGGATTATTTATCCATAAATATCATCACATTATCGGCAGGCACCCATGACACCAGAAACTCACAAGATCTTACAAGAGAAGTTCCCATTTCTAACCATAGTCACGTACTTAAACAAAGAATACATCGGAATCATGCAGCATTCAGATGACAGCTTTGTCAGCTTATACGTGCTAGATGGCGGTTTTACCCAACAGATGAAAAAAGATTTTCTAACCTGTGGGGAAACTTGGTGGTGGGAAAGCAATAGAACCATCCCGATCAATCTATTCCTCAGGGAAAGATTTAGAACGTTCAAGCCTTGGTTACGGACTTTCGCTAAAAAAGAAACCACCGTGATTGAAGGCCCGACGATAAACATGTTAGACCTAATCAATCGACGGTTGAAAAAAAGAACCATTCAGTTGGTTAAGAACCCGTAATTAGTCCCCACCCAATTGCGAGTTAGTTTCCGAGTGACGTTACGGTCACAGTAGCCTTTAGCTTACCGTCCTTGTCAACAAAGACATTGGTCTTCTTACCGACCTTGGCTTCCTGCTTATGAGCATCTTCCAGCGCGTCGCTCCACTTCTGCCAAATTTCCACGCTGCTCCATGCAAATAGCGCAGCGTCGTCTGGTTCAGCAAAACGCACCCAAGCTGTAACCACTTGCTTGCCATCCGTGTCAGATAGCTCTGCCGTGAGATTAAACTTGCCATTGCAGTTATACAGTGAATTAAACGTCGGTGCCCAGTCGTCCTTTTTGATTCCCGGACTACGAAATAAATGTCCGGTCTTAATCTTGGTATCAAGACCGGCTAGAGGGTCTGCCGGATTGAATCCTTCAGTGAGGATCTCCTTGTAGGTGCCGCTGGTATTTGCCAGCGTGATGGTGGTACCAAACATATTGGTTTCGCGAACAAATTTAAGCTTCGAGGTTGCCATGATGATCTCCGTTTGTTTAACTTTAACTAATCAGCGTGAAATGTCAATGCGTTTTCGACCAATAGATTAGCATGTACCTTGACCAACATGGCGTATGAAAATGCATGGGCTTTTTTAAAAGCATACGACCCGTCATTGGTTTCCGTCCAAATATCACCGGCTATTGACGAAAATCCCTCACGCTTGCATCGATCCACCAGGTGCTTTTTACCAGGTCGTATCAGCGCCAGTATCATGGCTATCTCCATAATGGATGCCGGTTTTAGATCCGATACCAGCTTATGGTGGTTACCAAGATGTATCAGCTGCGATGTGAACTCGTGGTGCTCCAGCAAGGTCCAATCTAACTCCGCCGACATCAGTTCCAGCAAATGATTTTCGCTTTTGATCTTTTCGTAAACACCAACATTAAGTAGATCAAATTTGTACCAGCCGCGCTGCTCGGCAGTTTCATAGTGCATGCTAGCAAATCCGGTCATTGGATCGGTTGGAACTAGATGGAAGTAAACTCCGGTATTGTGTCGATCGATTTTGTTGTTTCGTATCATGCTAGCCGGTGTGTGGTCAAGAACCGACAGTGCCTTGGTTCGATCAGCAAAATCGATATCGATATCGCCAGCATGGCGGGCGGTGGTCATTGGTAACTGATCTTGTTATCTAGCTCAGATACGGTTTCTGCAATCACACGATCCGTTCGATTGATCCTTGAGTGCAGTTGCCTAATCTCTTGTTCAAGTATAGATATTTTAGACTGCATGATCTTGACCATGTTCTCAACATCAACTATCACCGACGGATCAACCACAACAACCCGATTACCATCAATCGTTACCTCCGTTAGCTTACCGTTGCGGCGAAACAACGCACCTTTTTTTACGGCCATATGTTCCGTATCATCATCCATATCGTTATACATGCTGGCTAAGTTTTCGTCCATCTGTTACATCCCACTTTCTCTTAGTGCTGTTCGTATGAAATCACAGCTATCCGGATATCGATTGAATTTGATCTTCCACGGCCCAGGCGCTGCACATCCCTTGATCATTGCTATCTGTTCCGGTGTACATCTTTCGAAAAGTTCCACGGCACTGTCAACATTATATAGCACCCATGGTGATATCCTGCCGCTTTTGATCCACATGGTTGCTTGATTTGGATTCACCTTTCGAAAAAAATCATACCAAGGTTCTCCGGTCTGCATGCTCCATTCGTTCATTAACAGGACATTTCTCTCTAATGCCTGTTCGGCGGTTTCCTGTCTGGTTAGCTCCCTGATATATTGCTCGTAAACAAAATCATGCGTCCATTTATCTATCGGAAGATTGTTTTTGATCACGTAATCAATCAGCTTTGCGGGTTCAACGGCATTTAGATCTCGCATGTGTCGACCAAATTTCATGAAAGCGTTGTGGTACTGGCTGTCTATGAAATTGCGATAACTGCTGCGATATTCCTTGCTTTTGCCAAAGCTGTTAAGCTCATAAAATCGACTCCATGCCATGAATCCAAGCCGTGCATGCAGCTCATCCTTTTGGAACCATCGTCGTTTTTTTTCACAGCTATGATTTACCAAAGACATTTCTTTGACAAATTCTCTCTTGCAAAATTCGCAGGCGTGCTTGGTCATGCCGTTTGCTTCTTCCAAGCCTCCACCAGTTCCTTGACCTTTGCATCATTTACACCGCTTGACTTGACGAATTCGGTCCAACTTTTGGTATCATGTTGCGACCGAATGATCTCAAGCTCGTCATCACTAAGATCCGGCCATATTTCCAATAACCAAGAATCAATCTTGCTACTGGTCCGTCGGCCTCGTTTGGTTGCCATCCAAGGTCGATATTGCTTGCCTCCAAGACCCGTTAAACACAGCAGGAGATGTTGCAATTCCGGATGCTTGCCGAGTTCCCAGAGACCAATGTTCACTAGATCATTTGTTGCAATGATCGAATATGCTGCGTTGCTGTTTTGATCAGTTAACGAGCTCATGTACCGCATGAGGACCAGCGGGGAATAACCCTTCTTTTCTTCTTCCGTTAGCCGGGAATAAAAACCGAGATCTCGTCGATCCAGTGCTTGTAATACCGACATTAAATCAAGCTTGTAAGCTTTTTTAGCTGCCATCATGATTTCCCATCATCAATACGATCCCAGCAATCCCACCACGGACCGTGCATCGCCGTTCTTTCCCTTGATTCAACAGACACGGCCGAATCAAATTTGGTTTCAGGATCATCCAAATGTTTTGAAGCCTCTGCCCATGAGAGATCCTCGTGTATGATCTCTCGCCTGTCATCTCTGATATAATATCGAAAAATTTGAAACCTGTCTGGCATTTTAACACCTCATCGAAGCTACATTGTTACTTAAGGCCATTGATATCGCAAGAGCCAAATATCGGTACATTTATCTGTTGAGCAGCTAAATAGAATTAACGTTGTAACGATTATGCGGTTCCCAGCCGCGTAGCCCTAGAACGGCAACAAAGGAGAAACAACATGGGACGCCCCGTTAACAAGAGATATATCGGCAACACCAGCCAGTCTGGACAGCAGATACAAGCCACCGCATATTTTGGCGGTGCCACCGGACCAGTGACCGCTTGGATCAACAAGCAGGTTGCTACCAATACCTATGAGATGATCGCCCAAGACGGACTGTCTAGGGGAAGAGTGCAGCTATCCCAGGGAGGAGTTGCATTGCAGCCGGGCGAGGCCAACATCACCGTGACGCCATACGGTGCCGGTGGGTCCGGAGCCGTAGCAGCAAATTCCAACCTCGGTGTCAACACAGCATCAGTGGCCACGGCCGGAACCGGTGATACCACACGCTTCTATGTTCCAGGAGAGATCATCTATCCAAGCAGCGGCACGGCATCTGCGCGAGCCAATCTAACCGTCTCCGGAGTAACCCTAGGCAGCGCAATCGCAAATGCCGGGTCCGGACCTGGATACACCGCAGGGGATCAATTTATCTGGGGCTATGCCGGATACGAGACCCCAGTTGTTGTCACGGTTGCTAGCACCACCGGCAACGGCAACATAAACGGATTAACATACACCACACCCGGGTATGTCACCAACGTCAGCGTGACCAATACCACACCTTATAGCAGCCGCGTTACCGCCAATGCATGGGCCACCGGCGCCACGTTTAATGTTCGCTGGGACGTTGCATCACTGTCCATCACCGATAGCGGCGACTACAGTTCTGCCCCAGCAAATCCCGTTGCCCTTACCGGCAGCGCCAAGGGAACCGGTGCAACCGCAACCGTTGGTTGGGAAGTTGCATCGGTAAGAATGACCAACGGCGGCAGCGGATATCAGTACGTTGTTGTTGATATTGCTGGCGATGCGCAAGCACTTGGCACCGTCAATGCAGCCGGAAGCGTAAGCGGTGTTACCGTTACACACCCAGGAAGTGGTTATACCAACTCGGCGCCGGCAGTTACGATTTCCCCGCTAGCAAGCGTTGAGTATGCCGCCGAGATAAGGAATCTCACGGTAACCACCTTTACTAACAATAACACATACGAGTGGGTCGATAGCACCGGTACGCCAACCAGCGGACAGGCCAAGCTGCAAACCTCGTAAACACATGCCCTGACCCAAAAGGTCCAGGCAGACTCGGCGAGCCCCCGATGATTAGCCCGAGCGAAATCATCGGGGGTTCTGCTGATTAGAACATTTTACGTATGTCTAGATTATCCGGAATCTTGTTGGTATCCTTGACAAAAAACGCACATATTGGATTATCGCCTTCTTCAAGCGGTATGGTAAGCAGGTGACCATTTTTGAGCTTGGGAAAATACCATTTAACGTCTGGCCAGGTGTTGATTATTTCTATCCTTAGAAATTTCGGCATGTATCCCTTGATCGGGTTAAAGCAAAATGCATCAAAATCCTTATCCATGAGATATACCAATGGCATGATTTCTAAATCTCCTAGATTCATATCGCCAATGATCAAGCTCCAATCAAGCGGCATCTGTATGTTATGATGCCCGATGCGCAGGTCTATGCAGGGACTATGGAAGCTCTCGAGAAAAATCAAAGGGAGAAAGTAATAGTCCACATCATGTTGATTTGAGTAGTCTAAAACACAGTATCGTACATCATCCACTTTATCTGGTATTTGATTTATCAAATACGCCTTGTTTTCGTTGGTTAATATCCTAATGGTACGTCTCCTGCTAGATATAACTATAGCTTAAATGCCTAAGAATTATATTTACGCAGGTAAACGTACCATCGGATGTTATATGGTCATCGATCTAACTGATCAAGCTGATAATTTTCAGAGGTTAATAGGTAATCTTTGTCTGGGTAAACGGATACTCAACCGACTCGTAGAACTTCTTCCGCTTTAAAAGGTGGCGGTTAGAAAACTTGCACTTGCTTGATACGTCGAATATCTCAACGGCTTCCTTGTCATCAGCCTTTCGGAGTCCTCGTCCAATGCTCTGGATCACGCGCACAAAGCTCTTACCAGGTTCGATGAGAACCAAGTTGAATATTCGATTGATGCTGATGCCTGTGCTGGTGGTGCCATATGTGGCGATCATTATGGCATTATCAGCCAAGTTAATCTCCTTGTATGCCTCCTTGCGTTTGGTACTCTTCATCTGTCCACTAATAAAGGTCGAACCATCGATGAGCTCGTGTAATATGTCACCGGTCTCGATCCTATCCACCAAGATCAGTGTGTTACCGCTTTCGGATATCTCCTGTATCTTTCCAGCCAGCCACGTTAATCGATCTCGGTTGGTAACAAGATACTTGAGCTCGCTCTGATAGTCGTTGTAAACGACCGCATCCTGTGTTTGCAAGATGTTCACATGGCACTGGGCTAGATATCCTTTATCTTGCAATTCCTTGGCACTGAGCTTGCCAATGATTGGCCCGATGGCGCTGTAAAGACTGACCTGGTTGTATTCCTCTTCCGGAATGGTACCAGTTAATCCCCAACGAATAGGTATGTTGGAAAATACCGTGGTTAATAGATTATGCAACACATTCATGTTCTTCACGCTGTGGACTTCGTCGCAAATTACCGCAACCAATCCGTCCAGAAACACCGTTAGCTGGTCGTCGTCAAGCGCATCCTTGCTTTTCTTGTCAAGGACCATGAGGCTCTGCCAGGTGCAGATCGTGTGCGTACGAGTGTATTCCTTGCGATCACCATATAGCACGCCAACGTCGAGACCGATGTTTCGATAATCCTCTTCCGTTTGCTGCACGAGATTTTTGTTCGGAACGATGACTATGGTACGCCCATATTGCTCGGCTAACTTGCTGAGGCTTGCGGTAATGATCGTATTATGAGTTACAACATATCCATCTGTTAGATATAGATGGTCTGGATGGTCGACCATAATACACCGAACCGGCTCGTTAGATACCTTTTTGATATCAATAATATGAAGCATTGGCGCCCGTCTCACAACTCTAGATGATACACGGTCAATCTTCCTGGGCATTGTAACCAGTATACCAGGCGTTGGATGGTATATAGACACGTTATAAATATCCTTGCAAGGTGTCATTTCTCCCTTATAACGATACATCCGATTGGTGCCTGCGGTGACATTAGCAATACCCCCGATGCTATGGAGCAGTTTTGCAAATCCATCGGCCAATTGTTGGCTAGTTGTTGTGAACGAAATGCATCCACGTTTGTCAACATATCCGTCAGTATCCAGAAGACCTTGTACCAACGACAGTCTTTGCGAATAGCTACTATTGAGATATATAGGCGGTATAAACTTGGTATGACTATACGCCCCCTTTAGGCCAAGTTCTTCGATACGTGCCTTGTAGATGTGGTATGTTGGTTTTTTGATATCGGGCTGTGCATTGATATCACGCATCCATTCAGATCTTGCTTCCATATGAAGCTCATTTGAGCCAAATGAAATACTATAATCATATCGATCCTTGTGTTTTAGAACATATCTTGGGTCAAGCTTAGATGAGATCTTATCGACAATGAACTGATCAGCCGTTGAGATGCCAAAATTATCTCTAAATGATCCATCTCCGAGTAATGCTCCTAGTAAGTACGGATCAATTGGTAAGTCTATATCGTTCGTCGTATCGAATACCATCGTTGGTAACGGGACTGACAGCGTCCGTTGATTGGTCCGTTGATACTCAATGATCTCCTTCAAGGAGATCACCTTCCATTTTTCAGTCCAATTGTGATTATGTACCTTCCATAAGTGCTCATCGCATGATCGTACCTTGCGACCGTCCTCAAATGTGATCTCATACACATCCTTTGGATCATGATCAAAGATTCCACTGACAACAGCCGAAGATCCGTCGGGTATCGCGACGAGATCACCTATCATGATATCTCCCATTGCCTTCCAACCACCAGGAACCTTAACGAGGCTCGATAGAGGTTGAGCCTTACCTGCCGATGTTGGGGCAATGCTGATGCCTTGCAGATTGCCAACGCACTCATTGATGGCCTGTATTTGATAGTCTCGTAGCATGATCGGTTGGCCGGCCATTCGATGGTCCGCCGGCCAGTTGATATGGCTTAGAAAGTTCTCGTTAACCTCGTGGAATTCAAACTCGTGCTTGGCACGATGATCCTGTATTTCAATTTCGTACCCGTTGTCGATAACAACCGGCAATATCTTATCCAACAGGTTAAGATAGGTGCGGCCACCTAGGGTGCAAAAGCTCTGGGTGCCGTCCCATCTGCCCAAACGATAAGCCGGGCTATATCTTGCATGTGGGAGGAAATACTTGACCGCGTTAACACACGCTCGCCTGGTTACAAGATCCAAGCCGTCAATCTTTGCTGTACATTCGTCGACTATGACTATTTCTGCTTTTTTCACCGTTCAATCCTCACAATCACTGTAGTATTATATAGTGCTTGCTGGATATAAGCGACTTACACAGCCTTTAGCACGTTCTTGTCGGCAAACTTGCGCCATCGATCTGGCATGGCCTTGCGGAGATCAGCGGTTTTCAAGATCGATCTAAGGCTTACTTCTCGTAGGCGATCAGCATTGCTGATCACATACTCCATGACCTCTTCGGTTTCAGAAGGACCAAATCCATGTCCACCGAGCATGTTATTGCTGTCAACCACATTGCGGATGTGTATCATCTTTTCACGGATGGTCTTGATACCCAGGCTCATGTAGTGGCAGCGTGATACGATAGCTTCGAGATGATTTTGTATCCTCGGGCTCCGCACATGATTAAAATCGATATTGGTGATGAAAATGATCGAACCTCGATATTCAAAGCTGTTGGGGATATCCTTGCGATCCAGAACATAGCTGTTGGTATTCCAATGTATGGTACGAACAGCTTTGCTATCCAGGGCAGCTTTGAGAATGTTCAGCGCATCCTCATCGTACAATATGCCATCGCAGTCATCAAATACCAGCACGTTGCAAGTGTCCTTGTGATGCCAGAGCTTTTCGTAAAGCACGCTAGCACTCATAGCCCCGTGGAAAAATTCATACATGCTGGGTGTACCACGTAGAGCAGCCAAGGTTTCTAGCTCCCCCTTGAGGGTGTGTTCAACCGTATGGCTCTTACCAACGCCGGCTGGTCCGCTCACTACCAATCCCTTGACAATCCCTGATGCAATCGCGGTGGTCATGTCTCGAAGGATTTCAAATGTTTCATTGATCTCAGTTCGGATCTCGTCGTCGGTCTTGTCGACCACAGCAGCATCACCCGATGCAGAAGCCGTTTCTAGATCGGTTTTCTCGGCCGGTTCATAGCTTTCCACACCGTTGGTTAGATATACCCGGGCTCTTCCATTTCGCATGTCCTGGTATGTGGACCCATCAACGACAATGTAGGTACCGTCACGATCCTTGTTTGGCTGCTGTAACAGCATAAACACCCGGCCGCTAACATCCAGATCTTGTCTGGTTCTTCCAGAAATAACTCGAACGTAGAGTTGCATTGTGATTTTGTCTCCTAGACTAGTTGTCACTGTTGAAGTTCAATTCTAGTGCCGGATCTCGGCTAGTCAACCAACAACTTGGTTTTCCTTGGATCTGGTAAACCGAGATACCTACAAAGCTCGTGGTCGGTTGGTATTATATCCCTGCGACCGTTGAAGAAAATCTCATAGCTATCGCTGCCATATCGTCCGATGCCATACAGCTTCGTAGCATCAATACCGTCCCAGGTTTTCCAGTCCTCGCTCATACGACGTAGTGTATTTGCACGTCGATTGTACATACCCAACGGTTTGATAACCTCGATTACATACCCAACACCGGCAACCAAGAACTCGTCAGCGGTTGACCATTTATGCAAAAACTCCGGTAACACGGTTTTGACCTGTTTGCGTCCGGTTTGGTTCAGCATGATCACGGCAACGAAATGTTGCCATGTCCCGGATATTTGTTCCTGCACCATTAGATCATCGCGCAATGGTTTAATCATCCGCCCTTGGTCCCTAGATTAACGTCTTCCATGCCGACGATACGAAGCTTGGTGATGTTACCAATTTGGTAGTGTTTGATCTCAAGACCTTTCATCACCGCTAGATACTTGTTTCGTATCAGGCTAACTTCGTTGATCAACACGCTCATGCTGCCTATATCATCCTCGCCATCGATGTATTTTTCAATGGCACGATCAGATAGGTCACGTTGATATCTCTCGAGATATCGTCGATAATGATCACTGCGCATCTTGTCATACTTGACGTTGAGATGCTTGAGTATTGCTTCAATTTCTTGCAACTGCCCAAATCTGTAGGAAGTTATGCCGCTTAATTCCTGCGCATTTTTCTCTAGACTACCGGAAATCCTTGTTTCATTTTTAGCTAAATTGAGCTCATTCTCATAATAAGAAATCGCAGCAGGGATTTCTCCAAAATCGTTGACTACGCGGGAATACCACATGCTATCTTACTTTATAAATTTGCTATAAATTTCCCACATCTTCCAATCTAGCATTTTAAGCATGATAAGAGATCTAGTGTGGACCTCAAGCTGTAACCATGGTAAAGAATCTGCGTCCTTTTCTTCGATGGCCGTCTTGATCCGATCAACGAGTTCGTCTATATTTGACCAATCGTCCCTGGTTGATTTTTCAATTCCAGCCAAATTCTTAGATTTCTTAAAATCAGTCTTCATATTCTATCCCATTGTCATAATCTTGATCATCGTCGGCAAAATGCTCTAACGCATGATCAATGTGTTCGTCCTCTCCCCTAATATCTTCCAGATCAGATATTTCTATTTCCTGATCCAAAAATATCTTGAGATATTTTACGGCAAGATCATTTCTCTTTGATGCTGGGAGCTGTTCCATGAACAGCTCCCAGATCTCAAGAACAACTTCTTCTGAGATTTCCATTTGTTGATTCCTTATTCAGAACTTGTATCAGTATCGCTTGGTTCTGACTCCTGAATCTCTACTACCTTGGTCTCATCCCATTCATTCATGATGAGATCGAGCAGTTCATTCGGGATGGCAGAACGGAAATACTTATGCTCTTTGCCGGACCTGTCAATATATTTCATCTTGGTAGAATCCTTGGCCAAGATACCTTTCTTCTCGAAGAGGTCGATGAGCCCGCTGTAGGGATCCATACCTGTTTCCCAGGGAATCTTGATCTCAACGTTTTCGAACGGCTTGTTATACCTGGTCTTCATGATCTTGCAAGCTGCTCGAATACCACGAACGTCGGTAACCTTCTTACCGTCCTCGTCTTCCTTCAGTTTTCTCTTCTGCATGGCCACTACGATCGAGCTCGCATAAACAAAGCCTTGTCCACCAGAAATCTTGTCATCTGGATCAAACATGTCTTGGCTTGCATAGCTATGGTTCGTTACGGCTAGACCGACTTCGTATTCACCAAACATGTTCACACAGTTGCGCACCAGTGCTGCAAGTGCCTTGGGCTTACGTCCCATATCACCCTTGAGCTCTCCGGCTTCAAACTGATTCACGTCGGTAGGTGTAAGCAACATCCCAAGGCTATCTAGAACGAATAGGATCTTCGGCCTCTGGCTTTCCTCAACACTGTCGTATCTAGCCTTGTAATCCTTCATGAAGTCGCTCATCAACCTAGCAACATCATCAATCATGGCCATGTTGACCTTGAGCAGCTTTTCTTCCGAAGTATCAACACCCAGTGCTAGCAGCCACTTTTCATCAAGAGCGTTTTCGGTATCAATCAACACAACAAATATACCCTGTTGCTGTGCAGCTCTAACCATGTTGCCCGAACAGATAAAGCTCTTACCGGAGCCGCTCTGTCCAGCAAACATGGTTACCTTACCGAGAGGAATACCGTGCTTAAAATTGCTAGAAATACAATAGTTTAGGGCATAATTGCCCGTGCTGATCCACACCTTTGGATCATGGAATCCCAGCGAAATGCCGGGAATATTCTTAGTCAGATCCTTGCGGAACTTTGATAAATCAAACGGACGCATGTCTTTCCTTTCGTTGTTGTTGTGCCAATCGTCTAGCTTCCTTGAAACAAGTTATGATCAGATCTAGCGGTCTTACTAAAAGACGTGGGGGATGCATGCATCCCCCACTGATCTGTTTACTTCTGTTGCTGGCGCTTGCGGATGGCAGCAAGAATGTCTTCTGGAGACTGCATCTTCGGCTTTTCGGCCTGTGCTACGGGTTCAGATGACTTTTCTTCCCACGGTACGGTAACGCTTTCCTCGGCCATCGGCTTGTTGGCAACCCTGTTCAGGATGCTAGCTGCGGTCACTGCTGGTGCTGGTGCTGGTGCCGGAGCAGGATTAACCGAACGTGCTGCCATCTGCACGGTGGTTCGACCAGTTGCCTCACCGGAATCGCCGTTGTTATCCAGTCGCATACCGTTTGGACGATAGAACTGTCCCCAACGATCAGCATCATACAGTTCCTCATTTACCGATGCGGTAAACAGTTCCATGATAGCATTGAGATGGTCCTCGTCGGGCTTCTTTGGCATGTACTGGGAAAGATTCCACAGCCCGTGCGTGCTGATTGCAGCCCGTTCAGACTCGGTTAGGGGACGAGAACGAGGGCTCAAGCTTCCCGGCTTGATCCAGCCGCTGTCGTCGTAGTTAGCCCACTGTCCCTGCTTCTTCTTTGCCAAGAAGAAGTCCATGCCATGATCGTAGTCAACCGGGCTGTGCTCGATCTCCTGGACCATGAGGATCTTCTTGATGCATTCAAAGATGCTGGGATTGATGATAAATCTACGGATTGGATTTTCCGGGGTTTGATCCTGTTGGTTTGGATTGTCTGTGACAAATCCCTGGAAGAGAAAGCTCTTCTTGCGATAATACTTGCGAGCCATGTCTTCAAGACTCTTGTCCTTCCACCAAGGCCGAATCTCGGCATTGATCGGACAGCTACCAGCCTTCCACATGTCAGTGCAAGGGACCTGAACTTCAACCGGCTTACCGTCATTCTGGCCCTTGACGCCAGGGAACGGAAGCTTGATGATCAGTCTTTCCAACCAGAAGAAATCATTGTTTTCATCTCCATCGGGTAGAAGACGTAGCGTTGCTACGGTATTATCGGGATTGTTCCAAAAAGGATATACGGCATTGTCGCCGCCAAAGCTACCGCCATTCTTAGCGCGGTCCTTGTTTGCTTGCTGCGCAAGCAGCTTTGCTTGTATTTCTTTAAGTGTGAGTGCCATTTTATGTGCCTTTCATGTGCCTATTATGAGTTTGGATGCCAGGGAGTCATCTTTCTGTCTCCCTGGTAACAGCTTTATTTATACCGCTAGCTCCAGTCAATTAACGATCTGGAACATTTTTTAGATTCCGGCAAGATTTCTGAGTCTGGTCAAGAAGGAAACCTCATTAACGCTGCCCTCTTCTGACATGATCATACCATGTGTTTCCATGTAATCCATGACATCGTCTGATGAGATACCTAGGTACAACTTTTCAATTGACCCTGCATAGTTATGTGCCTGGGCCATGGTGATCGGTGCCGTTACTCCCAGCTCTTTTAGATGCAGCTCAATGTTAGCTTCCGTTGCTTCGGCCCTCTGAGAATCAAGATGATCAGGATCCTCGTCCCATTCGGACATCGCGTCGTGTTCCGCAACGCTCGGCTCTGCCGTGCTGCCATACTTGGTTCGAAACTTTTCGATGGCAATGTTACCCCGGCGGTCATACGGTTCGTTAATGTTTTCGATGTGCTTCCATCCGGATCCCTGCTGCTGGTACACGTCGTATTCGTGCTTGACCACATCACCGTAGTCGTCCTCGTCGTGCATGAGGACATACTCACCAACACGATCGATGATTTCGCCTGGGATTCCTGGAATGTAAATCTGGCGTTCTGCTTCGCTCATGGTATCGTGTGCTTCTTGTTCAGCATCCGCCGAATCCATTCCGGTGCTTTCTAGATCAGATACCTCATCCTGCTCGGCATCCTCTGAAAAGATCGACTCCAGGGAATATGATGACAAGAATTCCTCAAGTTCAACTTCTTCTGGCATTGACGATTCCCTGGGAATAAAGCTCATGCCGCTGGCAAATGCTTCCTTGACCATTGCTAGATCGCTTTCGCACGGCTCGTCTCCATTTGAAATCATCTCAGCGATTTCCGACAATCTCGCTGACACTCTAGCATCGGAACATGCATCAGCAAGCTCCATGATCTGGTGGTACATCCGCTCAGCTGCACTAGGTTGCACAGCAGTTGATAGATCAGGTTGGCGATTCCACGAAAAGGTCATAGGAGTCAGCTCCGGTTGAGGAGTCTTGACGATATAAGATGCTGCTTTACCAAAATCACCGTACCGAGGATCTTCTTGGTCACAGCCGCATGTTTTGGCCAACGTCTCATGTAGGCGTTCGATTGCTGCAAGATCAACCACCGCGCTTTCATCCAACAGCTCTTGGGTTGCTGTGGCATATCCCTTTGGCCCGTGCATGCTCTTTAGTCGCCGATTGATTGCGTCCATGCTTTCTCGTATAGAAAGCACCCAGGTTGATGCTCCTTCAAACAATCTAAGTTCGTTTTTGGATCTACGCAAGCTGCTGTAATCTTCGCTCAATGAAAAGATCTTTTGTGCCACCGCATCGTGATTGGTACCACCGTTGCTGATATGCCTAGCAAATGCTCGAGCACCGGCCATGTGCAGGTGCGGATAGGCAAATCGTTCCCCAAGCCTGTTTTCAACAAACAGTGCTCGTATGTGTCGCGTGCGAGCACCGTGTTTTTCCTCGTTAACCGTTTCGGTATGACGTATGATTAGCTTGGCGTCTCCGATGCGCTGGAAGGAGCTTTTTGTGGTGCCAAACACCTTGCTAACGTCCTTGCTTTCCTTGATGTTGTTCACTGCTTCCTCCCTGGGATCTATTGCTTTATCGAAATCTTGCCAATTAACCTTGATACCTTCCCTTTGTCCGACAGCAAGCCTGATATGGCCGATCAGTTTTTTGACCATTTCAAAATCACGATCATCCTTGATTTCTGGTGTTTTGATATCAACGTGGCTACTTTGACCCTCGTCCCTGATTGCAACCAAAACCGTAAAGGTTTCCAAATCTGCACTTTTGCTTTCAAAGGTGGGCAAAAACCGATTTGCTTTGGTTGGTTCAAGGGTTTCTCTGCCCTGTTCGTCATACATTGGCAGCTTCACCAAACCACGACCGGGGGCCTTGATGATCCCGTAAAGCTTTTTTCGTATGAGTTTCCAGTTGAAAGCCATGTTAAACTCCGTAAATGCGTTGGATATTTAGCTAATCATTATCGAGAACGGCATTGGGTCACGATGATCGTTGGCTTCATCGCCATCAAACACATCTTTCATCATTTCGCCAACACGATCGTCCCAGTTGGTGACCATCTGCATCATTCGAACACACAGCATGGTGCTCATCACGCAGTCATCATTCTCTCCGGATTTAGCCGCAAAACTGTCTCCCTTTGCTACAAAGAACTTGAGCTGGCGTACCAACATCTTGCTTTGTATCTTAAGCTTGTTGCTTTCGACCAAGCTTTTCAGCTTGGTACAAGCACTGGATTTGCTTCGACCATTGGTATTGAGCCCCTTGCGTAGTCTCACCGTACCCGGACGCCGGGGCTCGTGTAGGAATTGACCGCTGAAATTTTCCTCGCCGATGTCGCTGACGGTTTGCAATGCAGCTTCGCCCCATGAGTTGTTTTCCAGGGTGAAGTATATTTCCGGTTCTCCCTTGAATCCAGTTTTCTTGATTTCCTGGTAAATGGCATTGATGATGGTTTGCATGGTTCGAACTTGATTTGGTATGCCAACCTTGTTGGAATTCCATTCAGCTATCTGCATCATATCAGGTAGGCTCCATACCTGTATGCAAGCACCATCCTTGCCGACTCCGGCACTGGGATCCAAGCTTACGAGATAAATGCGATCCGATGTTACCTTGTCATACCACCGAACGTCGCCGTGGGTCTTGAGTATCGGATCAACCCCTCGCAATCGTTGCAGCGTTAGGCTGCTGATAAGCGAACTCTCTTCACCTGCAAACACACATTCGTATTCTCGTTGGAACTTTTCCAGTCCTATTTTTGCACGCTCGGTTGCTGCCCATTGTTCATCTCGACCCGGGACTTCGCTGTAGTGTGCCGTGACCGCCTTGAATCCATTAACTCCCATGCCGCCCGGTATGTCATTGCCGTCCTCATCAACCGTTGCTGTAGCACCGTGCCATATCTCAGCAAACATGTCCTCATCAGACGCCGGTGTTGATGTAATGATGCATTTACCACCAGTTGCTAGGGTCGGTGCCATTGCTGACCAAAATTCGGTTGCCATCCTTGGCTTAACGAACGCAAACTCGTCCAAATAAAGCAAGCTAATCGCCAATCCTCGACCAGAGTCCGGAGTTGTAGTCGTTGCGATTATTCGACTGCCGTTGTCAAATCGTATGCTGGTCACGTTATATTCAACAACGCCCGGCCGTATATAATTTGGTAACTCCTCGTATGCATACTTGATGCGCATCATGATCTCATTAGCAGCCTTGAACTTGTTTGCTGCGATCAGCACGGTTACATCCGGGTTAAACGATGCATACCAAAGCAGGTATCCCGCCGCGGTTGTTGTCTTGCCACTCTGTCGCGGGATCATTGCGATGGTATTTCTAAATGACCAATATGTTTTTACTAAATCTTTTTGGAATGGATATGCTTCAAACGGTATCTTACCCTTGGTAGGATGCTGGATGAACATGTGCTTTTCCATGAAATAGATCGGATCCTGCGCGCAGCGGACGAATTCCTGTATCTGTTCCGGAGTGTATGTCGTTGGTTGATTTGCGGGCTTGAGCTTCTCAAAGTCCGTGTTATTCTTTGCCATGAGTCCTCGTCATTACGAATTTAAGTTGATGATCTCATCAACCGAGCGCCAAGTTTTACGGCGCCCATCAGCTATACTTAGCAGCACTTCGAATATGACAGCATCTATGTTGTGTTTCCAATGATATAGGAAACGATTGGTTCGTAAAAGATCGGGAAGGTGATCCTCATAACCCCACGTAAATTCTTGCAACAAAGTGGGATGCTTTGGCATGTAATATATTATCTGTAATAATACAGGCCTTACGTTGGTTATAAGCATCACTCCTCCATTTTCTTGTCCTATTTCAGCGCCGGCTGGCGCTTGATGGTGCTCATTGGGCTGTGGCTGCCGTCATCAACGACTGGCTTACCGGCCAACGGATCTTTGTCGAAATCCTCAATGTCGGGATCGCTCAGCGGGCTCATAATGCCGTCGTCGTTTTCCCGCGACTCTTCAGCTAGAAACAATCGATATGCGTCTGATAGATTCATATAAATTGATCGTGCTGCTTCGTTGATCGGATCGTTTAGAGTATTGTCTCCATTCTTACCGAAGTGCTGAGGCAGGCGATCAGCGGTCCATGTGTAGGTATCTGCATCAACCTCATTACCGGTATCAGACTGTCTGTTATGGCCATAATCAAACTCCGCCGTTTCTTCAGCGAGGTCGTCACCCATATCATCAACAGCGGTTGGCGCAGCCGGAGGATCCACCGGCTCCATGACCGGAGGTGCTGACATCGGTACTGCTACCGGTGCGGCCTTTAGACCTGCTAGCTGCACTATGCGTGCAACTTCGTCAGCGTCAACGCTGTCAACATCAATATTAGTTGTATCGCTCGTTACTTTGAGCTGATAATGTCTGTCCATGTCACTTTTTCTCCATTGGCTTTAGCACCTGCTCGGCCTTGCCGGTCTTCGGGTCCTTGAAGAACTTGACCTGCGGGATAGCGTCATCAGACATGGTGCCTGTATTGTTCAACCACTTGCTGTCAACCGGGGTAGAATCATCTCCCTTGGTGATTGGCATTGGTGCACCCTTGATGTGGGTATTGAAATTTGTGGTATCCTGACGTGGCTCACCCGGCGCGATGTCCTCCATCTGTATCCAACTAAACAACGGAGCTGGCGGATCAACTTCCATCGTTGGACGAGAATCTGCAACTCCTGCTAGATATGTCAGCAGCTTGTTGTTGTATTCATTGCCAAACAAGTCGTCGGTCTTTGGTTGCTCAGCATCAGTATATTCGCGATCGGTGCTGAGACGTGCTGCTGATATTTCGTTCTTTTTATCCGCCTCCGCATTTGCCTTGCGTTCCCAGGCATCAAACTGAGAATACATCTCAATTGGTTCGTTTTGGCTTCGAACAACCATCATCTTTTCACTGACGTTTGCAGCATCCTTGAGATCCTGCAATAAAATGTATTGGCTTATCGGTACTCCGAGAACAACCTTCATTGAATGCACATTGCGATTTTGTACGTCTATGAAATCCTTGTGATTATCGTCAACCACAACCGGCGCTATCAGTTCCTTGAGATCGTATTTTTTTAGCCACGATTCGATGGTCCCAACCTGTTCGTCAGCAGGCTTGGTTGCAAACTTGATAAAATAAACGTAGGACTTGGCGCTTTCTGCGAGATAATCCCTGAAATTCTTCATATGCTTAGGCTCCTATGTCCTTTATTTATCACCACCATTCATTTGACGGAGGTGTTTTAGTATTTCGTTTCTATCGAGAGCAACTGCTGTACCTTCAACCGTGTTACCGTTGTCCTGCCCGCCCATTCGATCTATCCGCATTTTATCAAGCTGTAGCTTGAGCATTTTGAGCTTCTTTTCTACCTTGAGATTCTTAGCATCAACGGCTATCTTCAACATTTGGCTTGATGAGCTGAATATCTCTCCAGCATGCTTGACCTCAACGTTCATACCAAGTTCCTGCAGATCCTTGTGTGCTTGCTTGGCAAGCTCAGCTAATTCGTCCATTTCCTCGTCGTGCTGATCAAAATGGTCGATCTTGTCAAACTCTTTACCGATCTCTTCAGCATGCTCCAACGCAGCATGCACGTCCTCGCTGGTAGCAGGTAACTCTTTGACCAGATCTAAGTCCGGTAGTTCGAATATTTCTTCTAGCTTGTCGAATTGCTTGCTCATGGGATTTCTTCTTTGGGTTATATAGCCGTTGGTATTTACGACAAATACATCACCAACACGCTACGACCGGCACATATCAGGAATCAAACCCAACTGCTGCTTATTTTCTTTTGATCTGGGAACCCTTCTTGATGTAGATATCGTCTTCGGTTAATATTCGGAATACCAACCCATTCTTTTTACAATACATCATTGCTGCTGCCCATTTAGCGGTATTGACCAGCAATGCCGCTTTATCTCGCTTGCTTTTGGCATTTTCAGCAATGGCTTCTTTTTTCGGCTTAACTTCGACCAGCTCGGCTCGACGCTTACCAAATTTATCCTGATAAACGATCAAAAAATCCGGTATGTACATGCTTTTCCTACCGGTCAACGGATGAACATACGGTATTGATATGCTTTCACTGGCCCAGTTAATCACGTTTGGATGTTGATCTAGTAATGTCATGACCGTTAATTCCCACGAGCTTCGGTAGAACGGTCTTGCGTTGCCGATCAGCTTTTGTGGATTTTTGGGTATGAATGCGTCTTGGCTATATTTGCTCATGGTTCATCCGTTATAGCTGCCGATATGCTGCCTCGCAGAGTTGGATTGTTGGTCCAGCTCGGTACTCTTACTGATTGCAATACTCCGACCTGTGATCCTTTTGGCTTAAACGAATTATATGCCTGTATCAGTTCCAAGCTTATTGAGTCGTTGGTCAACAGCGTGCTCACTGATACACCGCGCACGGCAGAAACATATGCAGCAACGGATGCGATGGCTTCTACCATTTCGGGCGGCACGTTTGACCTCGAATAGTATCCCCGAGCAGCATCCAATGCTCGAGACTTTATCTTTGGATCATTAACCCGTTGCGGGTTGGCAAGTAGGCTCGATGATGCCGGTAATGCATCTATGCTCTTTCCGGTTAGATCATCAACGAACTGCCATCCACCGTTGTCTTGGGTTACCGATATCTGACCGCTGCGCTGTGCTAGCTGTTGGGTAATGGTCTGTGAGGTAAAATTTGTGGTTGCCATGGTTCGCGCCTTTATTAGCCAGCTATCAGTTGTCTGAGCCGATTTACCCTATCTTGGTCTTCGGCAGAAAGTGTTGGCCTAATCGTTCGGCCATCGACCGTTACGCTTGTTACTATGTTACCGCCAACGATGTTTCCGGAAATGCGCGATGCTCGGGTTCCCGGAGGTATTAGCCCGGCTGCAACAGCAGCTTCATTAAGCAGCTCGACCTGCCGGCGCGTTTCGGCACTCCGTTGGGCTATCTGACGATCTATGGATGCACCGAGTCCGGAATTTACATTTGATCGCACCGGTGCTACGGGATTGGCAGGCGGTATTGGTTCCGTACCGGTAACATTTCCCAGGGGATCATATGTAGGCCTCATCGGAGTACCGGGAACAACCGTCGATGATCTCGGCGGGATAGGCCGTCCTGGTTCCGTACCAGTGACATTTCCCAGGGGATCATAGTTGATGATTGGTGGTCCGAATTCTGGAACTCCGGCGCCTGCGATTGATCCGTTTGGTAGTGTCGGTGTTACCAACAATGCATTCTCATCGGGTGCTGTACCGGCTGCCCCTCGCTGCTGTGTGTCCAGAAATGCATTCTCGTCTGGCGCCGTGCCAGCTGCTCCGCGTTGAGATCTAACGGCTGGTTGGGTTGAAAATATGCGAGGTTGGGGCGGTGTTGGTATATTTGGGAGAACCCCTGGTATGTCCAATGAATCAATTGGTTGCCATCCAAATACTGTCGAATCCACAACCGGTTGACCAAATGCTTCGTATTCAATGGCCTCGTATTTGAAGCTTATATTAACCTCTTCTGGTTCTTCGCTGGAATAGTCCCGTTGCTGCCAGTCGATGGTTGTTATTTTTGGATTGATGTAGCTAAATGCTGTGTAGGTATTGGCATAAAATCCATAAACCGTGATACGATCAAAGAATTGGGTATCGTTGCTAAGGGGTCTCAGGCCCCATCCACTATCGTCGGTAAATTTTGCATCAACCGGACTTTGGCTGTAGGCATTTTGATTTCTCTTTACTCGGCTATCACCAAAATAAAATGTGAAATAGTCTATCCATGTTGCTAGAACCGAATCATCAACTGAATCATACAGTCGTATCGATGCTTCGCCATAATCAATCTTGGTATATATCACCTTTTTCTTGTTATAGTGATTAAGCTCCTGTGTGGTAAGCGTTATCTTTGGTTTATCAACCTGCTTTACCTTGAAACTTAGGCTTCTATTACCATCATAGCCGTTTAACACCGCATTATTGGTCATGGATTTGCCGGCCGCCGACAGCTCAAACTTCGTATAAAACATGAACCGCATGCGAGGGACCGCAGTAACCAGTTGACCCGGATTGTTTAATCCAAAAACTCTGGATGCTATCCTAGGTGATCGAAGCCTTATTTTGCCGTCAGTTTGGGAAAGATTAGCTACCATATAGATATTTATCATGGTAAGGGCGGTGTAAAAATACACCGCCCTTGCTATACACACACCAAATTTTTATTAAGTCTAATGAAATACTAATTAGCCATTAACAAAAAGAGGAACAGCCAATTCATTACCTTGAGTTGCGTTGTCGTAGCGAATTGTCAAAGTAATCATTGTCGGGTCAGAGCTAGAATAATCCATTTGATCATACTGTACCTGCTCAAGGAAGCAGCCCTCGAGGAACCATTCTTCAATAACGTTGGCAGGATATGCCATGGTACCATCGAGAGTTTGCATCAAGCATCCAAACTTGTAATTAACATGGGAACGAGCAGCACTCTGGCTAAAATGATTCATCTGCTTTTGCAGTTGAGCGCTCACCAACCCAGAAACGCTATTGGTAATGTCGTCACGAAGGGCTATCTCAACGGTCTGCCATTCTGGCTTGTTAGCATAGTATGCAATGTTGTTGTAGCTGTGCAAGGCGGTATTGTTGTGCTGTAGCTGTGGTCGACCAGCTGTAGCAACCTGTTTGGTAAAATCGATCGGATTAATACCAGTTTGGCCAAAGCCCAACATCTGAACCCTGAACCGATGCTTTAGTTTTGGCATCAAGATCCCGCCTGTTAGGCCGGCCGAGTTACTAGGTACCCCGAATCGATTTAAGGTTCCGGTTTGCGTTATCGGATTTTGATTTGGAATGAGTGACATGGTATTAACCTCCGTGTGTATGTTGTAAGTTATTTATTCCAGGAGGTGTTTTTATCACCGGCTGCTTGACAGGTCTGGATCGCAAGTGAGGGCAACAGGGTTCCCATTAGACTTCATCAATCGATCCCAGGTGGTTGCATGGCACAGATCGAGGATTATGTGTGTTCGTATTTCATTGCCGTTGTTCACCGCGCTGTGCTGCGTTCGATTATTGATCTCGTAGATATGCCCGGGTTCTAGATGCTGGGAAAAATCCCTCCATAGTTGCAGGCATTTTTCATTGGTTTTTACCGGAACATGTATCCTATGGCAGTGCTCGTGGAACCATGCTGGATCTCGATGCCATCCCAGCTGAACCCCTGGCATCAATGTAGCAACTTCCCCTCGTAAAAACACATGGTTGTCAAACATGGATATCACTTGATCGCATACCGGTTTGCACAATTCAAGCAGGGTTCGTTGATCATCGGTAAGGTGATAATCTCTCGACTTGATCGGAAACGGAAACACCACCAACTTTCCGTCCTTTAATGGCGGTTCGTGTCTAGCATATTCCTCTTGTATCCAGTTCATCATGTTGCATTGATGAGCAATCGGTTCTATAATTGATATGTCAATCGTTGTTAGGTGCTTAACAAAGCCATCAAAATCCATGGAAATCTCCGATCAAAACTTCTCAAGTATATATGAATGCGAACAGATAGCAAGTGATAACATCACACAATCAACATGGAATGATTTGGTACGATTTGTAGAATTACAAACGTCTAAGTCTCCCAACCATGTTGCATTGTCGAACATGACCAACGAAGCACCGGCAGGTTTGCTGCATAATATCGCGTCGAAAGCACGATGGACCAGCGACGTCGGAGAAATCGCACTGTTGCGGGCAAATGGTCAAATCATTGGGATCAGCTGCGTTGAATTCAGCGAGCTGCATTGCCAGCTTTCAGTCGGCGGAGCTAGATGTTGGCTGGATGATCAACATCGATCAAAACAGCTGATGAGCAGATATCTGTTAGACGCTAATCTGCGATGGAGCCAAAATCGCCAATTATCAGGCATGCTGCTGACCTTTAACCATTACAATAAATGGATATATAATGGCATCAATCGAGCTGCTAATGGAAAAGCCGTTGGCATTGGATCGGTTTGGAGCAATTGGTGGGACGATTGCAAACCATTACCAAATCCAATAACCGTAAGATACACCAAACAATGGTGTGTGATCAAACCGCTAGCTAACCACGGACTAGACAACATCATCCAGGAGATTTTGAATTCCCAATGACTGATCTGTATTCAAAATTTGAACTATCAAAAAATAACCATATTCGATATTGGTTTAATAACGATTGTAATCAAATATATAGGAATCTCGCCAATGAAAGCTCGCACATGAGCCTCGGCGGCGCCATTAGCAAGACAACCGTTTCATTTCTAGACTCATTAATGAATTCTGCCCGAGAAATTGGTGGAAAACATCATGGTGAGTTCCATCTGTTTCTCAGTGGCGGTCTTGACAGCGAGTTAGCATTTCGATCATTCATTAGAGCCGGTGTTAGATTTCGTCCAGTGATTGTAAAATTTTCAAATAATCTCAACATCGAGGATGTTGTTGGTGCGATTACATTGTGTGCAACAGCTAACAAGGATCCTATCATTGTTGATTTTGATCCACTTGAGTTTTTTCTATCTGAAGATTGGAAGCGGATTGCTGTTAGCTACCAAGCACACACGTTTTATCAACAACTATTGATAAAGATCGCTGAGAATCTAGCCGCACCAATGATAACCATCGATGAGATTGAGATCAGCCGGGGTGACAGGGGTATTTGGAAATTCGTAAAGAAGGAGGACCAAGACGGTTGTTGGCATCGATTCGTCGAAAAAACCGGAATTCCGGCATACAATAATTTCTACACATACGATCCTCGTACCATCATCGCATTCATGTCTAGCCGTCGAATCAAATCTCTAATCAACAACGATGTTCACGGAAAGCTATCTTGGAACAGCAGCAAAAATGAGGTATATTTCGAGTTGACAAGATTAAATATGGCCAAAAGACACAAGCGCCATGGCATGGAAAGAATGATGCATATCTGGGAATACGTTGAGAACGCAACATGTTTATTAATGCCCGGCAGCCCGAGGACGTTTGAATATTCGGCCATACCTCTCCAAGCCAATCTACGAACCATGGAAGAGATGACATGCAATACCATATAAGATGGATCACCCACAACGATGCCAATAATGTTATGGCATTGTCTAAACACATATATGAAACCGACAAGGAATCATATCCCACCAATCTCAACGTATCCAACCCAAACATTCTATCTGCATTTTTCGTATCAGAAGACATCACCGGATCATATAATCGCCGCGCTATTGGAATCTTCGACAACAACCAACGCCTTGTTGCTGCTACCGGTACCAGGAAGATGGATTTCATACCGGTCTGGGTCCTAAGCTGGACACTGAGCAGCATTAAAACCGCACAGTTTGGATCCATCTGGCAAAAACAGCTTGGAATGCTTACGGACGATTTTGAAAGTCGAGGTATTAACGAATTTTACGTGGTAAGCCCTGCTAGCAGGGAGCTTGCTTACAAGAAAATGATGAGATTCATGAGAAAACGCTACTGGACCTTCGCCGAGCTTAACATCAGTGCTGGTACCAAGCCTTCCCACGGATTGCATTGGATTATCATGGGAAATCAACTGTATTCGTATGATATAAACATTCGACGATATATCTTAAAAAGGGGGGACAATGATTAACTGGATCAAATACACATGGCAAACATATAAGGTTACCGGGCAGATCCCATACATTATTTCAATTTGGTTGCCTTTTCATCTTCTTTTAGTAGCTGGTATTGTTTTAGCCATCACAGCGTGGTCGTGGACTTATCTGGTGTATTTTGTAATCGGATGGACCATTTTTGGTGGTCTCGGCACGGCAGTGATGCTGCATCGCCACGTGTCCCATCGTTCGATCGTCGTTAGAACCTGGATGAAACCAGGCTTATATTGGATCGGATGCTTGGCTGCACAGGGATCACCAATTTGGTGGGCCGCGTTGCATCGAGGCTACCATCACGCACATTCTGATAAAGACAAGGACATACACAGCCCAATCAATGGGTTCTGGCATGCATACATGGGCTGGATGTTTGGAATCAAACACGATTCAGTTAACCTCAAATACGGAGTCGAGCTGCTGAGAGATAAGCAGTTAATATGGTTCCATAAGAACTACAACATGGTGGTATGGGGATCAATTGTCGTGATGGCACTGATAGACCCTATGTTTTGTCTGTGGTTTTATATCATACCAGCTATGGTTGGTTTACATACTGATAGCCTTGTAAACAGCGTGTGTCACACCATGGGTGCCGGATATCGACCGTTCGACACCAAGGATCGTAGCCAAAATGTTTGGTATCTCGGATATCTAGGCTGGGGCCAAGGTTGGCACAATAATCATCATTCTGATCCAAGAAGCTATGACTTTGGTACCACCGTTAGCAAAAAATGGTGGGAATTTGATCCGTGCATGTTATGGGTTCCAATCATATCGCCCTGGGCAGAAACTAAGAAAATTTGGGCACAATGGAGGAATTCATGCGCTGGATAGCAATAGGAGCTACCGTTGAAAACGTTGTAATTGCTGCACACGACGAAATAACACTGCTAGAAACCATAGCCGAGCATGATTTCGACGTCATCGTAAAGATATATGGATTGTCTGATGGTGAGTATAACGAAATCAAATCAGGCAACTATGAGTATCGAATTCGATTCAATAATCTAAGAAGCGTTTATCTTGAACGCATTGGTCGCAGCGAGGAAACCAAACAGCTATCTAGAATTTATACCAAACGAATACAACAAATGGTTGCAATGCGGGGTCGATACGAACATGCGTTCAACAAACACCGAGCGTTGCTGAGCCAGCAGTATGAAATTTATGAATCCAAGGCCATGGAAGCCAAGGACATCATCAACAACCAGAATAGCGCATTTTTTCTCGATGGGTATGTTAAGGATTATGCCGAGGAAGCCAACATGGATGTGTTGGCAGCAGCAACACTGATCTGGGCCAAATACACCAACTGGCACGAATATCTTCGAAAGATCGAGCGACTTCGCCTGCGGCATTTCAATGCACTCAAGACCGCCAAGACTGATGAGGATTTCCTTGCGCTTGCTGCCCAGGTCGACAAAGACTTCTTTATTAACATGCTGATGTAAAGGAACGGCCATGGAATTAGTTTATTACACCCCTAACAAGCTGTATTCTTATCAAGATATTCGAAGGATTGATCCGATGCAGGTGTCGTTTTCACAGATGTTTAATCCAAGCATCAGCTTGATGGATCGAACAGGATCAATTAATTGTCCACCTGTGTCGGTTAAGATCCTAGATAGTTTCCCGGAATGGACATCGCCGCCAAGCTTCGAGGAACTATGTTACTCGAGGTATGATTCGATATTGCAGCAAGCATTATCCTCCAACAAGACCGTGGTGATCTTCTATTCCGGTGGGATCGACAGCACGCTGATAGCGGCATTAGCAATCGCACATCCGGATTTCCATCGCCATCGAAATAATCTGCTGTTGGCGTTTAGCGAGGAAAGCATCAAAGAAAATCCAAAATTTTGGTATGACCGATTGTTGCCAGCGTTTGGGCATCGGATCATAAATTCAAACGGATATCATACGCATATATCTGACCCAAACAATGTATGCATCACCGGTGAATTTGCTGACAACATTTTTGGTAGCCTAACGGTTAAAAGCTACATGGATGTTAGTGGCGACTTTGATGCTATACAAAAGCCTTTTGCAGATACTGGAAGATTTTGGCTCTTAAAGAAAATCACCAGTCCTGCTGATCGAGATCGATGTGGTGATATGATGGACAAGATCTTCGCAACCAGTCCCAGACCAATGGTGTCAAATCATGATTGCCTGTGGTGGTTGAATTTTGTGCTAAAGTGGCAAGCTGTTAAATTCAGGCTAGCTAGCCATGCACCTACACCCGATATGGTTGATCTCATGGCTAAAAATGTGGTCCATTTTTTTGAAACCAAGGAGTTTCAAAACTGGGCGGTGATGACCGATGAACCAAAGGTTGAAAAGGATTGGTACAGCTATAAGCTGCCAGCAAAGAAGCTAATACATTCAATCAATGGCGACGATTATTATCTACGCTGGAAGACCAAGTATCCTAGCATACCCGGATTGACCAGGTATGCTAATACACACGATTTCATATATTGGGACGAACCCAATGATCGATATGTTGCATCAAAGGATTATCTATTACCTCTGAAGTGATCGTAAAGGCCGGTTCGATTTAAAAAGTCATCTGAGAACACGCCGTCGATCCTTAGGCTCCAATTGGCAAACTGGCAGGGTTCTGAACCGTGCCAGTTTGCGTTATCAAAATATATCACCCGAGAATCGGTATAGTGTTTGGTACCGTCGTTATCTAACACGAAGAATCGCTTGAGGGAGTTCAAGGTTAACCATATGAATTCGTTTCGATGGCTTCGAGGATTGGGATAATCCCGATGTGTTACGGTTTTAACGCCCGGTTCGTTGATGAACATCACCACACGACCGTATTCGTTAAATACATTTTGGGAATCAATCCATTCAAATAGAAATTTGAAATCATTGGTAACGGGGGTATCAATGCAACTATCGTGCAGATGTTTCGTGCTGTAATGGTCCTGTTTCATCACACGGATATACATCGCTTGGTTCAAGCTAACCACCGGATGCATGTATTTGCAATAGGTGTAAAATCTACCAAGGCTTCCCAGCTTCGTGGCAATCTGTCTTGCATCTGAGGTTGGATCCCCTACCAAACCTTTTGCAAAGTCACCAAGCTCAATTTGTGTTTGATCATATAGATTTGCTTGCACACCAACCAAACTGGTATAAATTTGTTCAGGATATTTGGCAATGGCATATGCAAACGCAGATTGGTGCTGTTCAAGCGCAGAAATATCTATGTGGGTTGATAGATCAACCCACGGTTGATCGTTGACAAGATGCATGTTACTCTCCGAAATTGATGTTGACTTTTGGCATGTCTGCCTACATCGTTTATAATTAAATACATACAGATAAGTCAAACCAGATGTCATTAATCATTGATCCACGTAGTTATCATCAACAAGAAGACCACACACAATGGCCTTCTAGATTCCCAGCATGGTTGACTACAACGCAGGATTTATCCCCCGGAAGCTATGTGGTTCCTGATCACGATCACTCGATAGTCATGTTGGGAGGAGAACAACCTCGATGCATGGCCAACGTCTGTACTCACAAACGATCCGTCATTCTCAAGGGAAGGGGACAGATCGGATCGGTGATGACCTGCCCGATACATAAATGGACATGGAGCTTAACCGGAAAGCTACGCGGCGCTAGGGGTTTTGAAAAAAGCTGCGAAATGGATCTCGAGGAACACCCGATACACACATGGCAAAGCCATATTTTTGGCGGAAATCAAAGCTGGCAAGAGGACATTGGATCTCTTGGCGATCTTGCCAAATGGTTGGATATACAGGACTATCAGTGGCATAGCGGATCAAGATTAAGCTACGCATTTGATTGGAAGATTTTCATGGAAATCTTCCTAGATCTCTACCATGTTGCACCGTATCATCCTGGACTTCGAAGCTTAACCGATTGCAACACATTTGATTGGATATTTGGCAAGCATTGGAGCTGTCAAACCGCTAAGTTTAACAGGGATTGGCCAAATGAGCTTGGTTATAGGGAGTTGTATAAGCTTTATCAGAAATCAGGTCACTACGATTCGGCGATATATGGTGCGGTATGGTTGGGAATCTATCCAAACATCATGATCGAATACTATCCGGGATCAATCGTTGTTAGTACGGTATGGCCTGACGGACAAGGTAAGTGCGTTAACCATCTTGATTTTTATTATGAAACGTGGTTGTTGGAAAAATTTCCAGAGTTTCCTGCGGTATTCCAAAATACGTTCATGACAACCGCCGACGAGGATGAAGAAATCGGGCTTAGGATGCAAGAAGGGTTATCATTGACCAAGACCCCATTTAAATCAATGAACCACAAGATTGAGGAAGCTGGGTATCAGCATTTCCATCAATGGTTACAAACGTATCTTTAGATAGAGCAAGCTACCAAATGTATTCGAGGTGTCCATCCGCCGTTGAAAACAAAGTGCTCTTTGGCGGTATGGACCCTGTACCAGTGACCATCAGATGGTAAATGATAACATATTGATCTTATTGAACTTTTTTCAAAGCATTCGCCAAATATTGCATTAAGGTTAGTGTCGATCGCTAGGTGATATCTATATCCGTCGTCCTTATGCATCGTTAGTCCGGTCTTGGGCATTAGTCGCATGAATCTAACCCTGCCCCATTTTACCCCAAGTGTCGATGAGAGATTTTTCAGTACACCCCTGGTATAATCAGGACATTGATCGTTCCATTGATCAAAATCAGATTCAACGGCTAAGGTCTTTTTGGCAACGGTATCATATATCCACCCAGTGCAGTCTTTCCATTGGTCTGATGCATTAATTCGATGCCTAAGCCCAATTTGATTATTTGATTCCCACGATGTCATTGACAACATCCGTTGAAGATCAGAACGAATCTGATCAAGATCAACGGTACCTTCTATTTTTTTGATAAAATCACTCATGATTCTTTCTACCTATGATCATGTATCTAGAAAAATTCCACGTCGGATAATTGAAATCAAGCTGGCCTTTATACATCATCGGGGATAGACCATAGTTTGAGACAAATGATTCTAGATCATCATAGCAATCATGATGATCGTCATGCGGCATGTTATTGCTTTGCAATACCATCATGGTACCAGACGGTATGCGATCATACCAATCCCTGGAATGAAAATGTTCGGTGCTGGTATTAATCACGATATCCGGTGGTGGTCCATATTCTCCGCTGATTGGATCTATGGAATTACAGTCTCGGGTAAATGCCTTGAATTTCCAACCTTGCCATATCCAATTTTCCATCAGGCTATCAGCTGTTGATTCACAGCTCGGATCAACATCAAAGCTCCTGATGTGTGATATTGGCATGATCTGCCTTGCTAGCAACAGCATTCCGGTCATAGCGTGCCATCCACCGTATAACCAAATTATCTGCGGGCGATCGTACTGCATCCGTTCCAATTGAGAACAAAGCCATAACTTGCTTGATATCTGGCCGCTGCTAAAAGCATCCCTACTGACAAGAAACTGATCAGCCATGACCGACCTGGCCGTACGTATTATAGCTCACTTTTTCAATTGTCGACGAGAAGCTCTTTTCGAATATTGTCTGGGCTACCCGGAGATACTCGTTGCGATATTTTTCGGGTATCTGTCCAATGATCAGCCCTAAATTTGTAGCAACCGCAGATACAACAACACCAATGGACTGATCCGGTGGGATCGTTTCGATCATCTGCTGATATAACTCTGATATGTATTCATACATATCCTCATTTATCGCGAGTTGGATATCCGTAATGTCACTATGATCGTCGTTAGTTGCCATTGTCTATTGCTTCTTCTTTTTGTAACGAGTTAGCAAGGCTGATATAGTTTCAGCATTTCCTTGCTCTTCAGGGTGATTCTGTAATAACCATTCTTCAACTTCCATGCAGGTACGTTGATTTGTTGCTACCAGTCGAAGCATTTGGATCGCTTCTTCAAGTCGTAATTCTAAGATTTGTATTTTGCTTTCAGGAGACTTCTTAACCATAAACAGATTATTACCGTCTGATCAAGGAAAATCAACCTTAAAAAAAGGGTCCTTTCGGACCCTTTTCTTTGTTACGCAGAACCTCCTGGTAGAGGATCGCCAGTATTGAGTATCCTGATCGGGATATAGATGAACTCAATCGCCTTTTCTGGCTTGATCGCAATATCAATCCACAGCTCGTTCCTGTCAATTCTTTCAGCGGTGTTGTTGCTGTCGTCGCAAACCACGGCAAAGTCGTACACTGCCCGCAGAGTTTGCAGGTTGCGCATGAAGGAATTAAACGTAGCAACGACGTTCTGGCGCGTTTGCTGATCGTTAGGCTCAAAGAGGAACGGTTTTGCAAGTATATCTAGGTTGTATTTGAGATAGTTAATCAGCCGTACAACGTTGATTCGATCCAGTGCCGTGGGCACCGGGCTTAGGGTCTTCTGACCATATACCACAAGTCCTCGACCTGGAATGAACGCGATCGGATTGATCTTGTTGGCGTAGAGAACATCGCGCTGGCCTTGATTCAACCGGACCACGCTGTATTCTTCCTCGGCATTGAGATATCCAACGCTTGCTACACCGGTAACCAATCCTCGGTTGAATCCTGCCGGAGCAAACCACGGATATGCAACCTGATCGCTGTATGCTATGGTACGAAGGGCCATCATCGCCGCCGGTACCATTACTTCATTACCGTTGAGATCCGTTCCAAGACCCCAAGGATAGTAAAGGGCTGCATACGGAGTGCTGCTGGTTAGTCCATCTGGACCATTGCTTGCTGCACCGTTCTGATTGTTAGCCCATTCCGTGAACGCGGTGCCAGTTGGTTCTAGCGTTGCAGGTGTGTCAGCTACGATAAACGCAACTTCCTTCTTGTCAACATTTAGGGTGATCATTTCATCCAAGCATTCAACATATCCGGGGGTTGAAATGAGGTTGAAATAGGTTTCTTCGGCACGTGCTTCCTCGTTACCACTAATCGCACCCTGCAACCCGCGCACGATGACAGCCCTCTGTGCTGCATCGCCCATGTACGGTGCACCGTTGAGCTGATTGCCACTTTCGGTAACCCAACGGTCACGATAAGAATATGTCGTCGGTAGGTAGTTCTTTCGGAACACCTTGACGTTGTTGGTGCTGTAACGGGTATTAAACAACATCATACCGGCTGGATACAACATTGCATCTGGGCAATCTGGATCAACATAATCGCTGGTAACCATATCACTTTCAATTTGGCTGCCAGTTGCGGTGCCGTTAGCATTTGGACGTGCATCGGCAAACACGATCCCCTTGCTGGTGGTTCGATCGGTGTTATCGACCAACACCCAGCTTGCATCCATGCTGCTGTATCGATAGATTGCCGGATATGTCGATACGTTGGTATCAATCCAGATATCGTAATCAACCAATGCACCAAGAGTGCTTTGCTCAAGAGGAGCCTCGCTTGACAATATCGGTCCGTTTGGATCAGTTGCTGGATATGCATTCCTATAGCCAAGCCACTGTGTTCCGTTATTGACCATGATATCGGCACGCAACGTTGTATTGTACCAAAGTGTGCCATCAACCGGAGTACCGCTCGGAGCAGACGCTGATGGAGTATAATCTAGGTCAACCCACGAAGTTCCATCCCATTCCTTGATGACATGCGATGCTTCGGCCGGAGATGTGTTGTCGCTGTTATACAGCACAAACACGCTGCCGATTTGCTTGAGACTACCAAATGCAACATCAGCTGCCGACGTCGACGAATACATGGGAACCGTACCGGTGTTCGGCCTAATGTTTAGGGACCGCCATGCAGCTCCGGTATAGGTCTTAACCGAGTAGTTTGCACCTTGGTTTCCCGGCGTGGTGTTGATCCACACATTGGTAGCAGCGATGCTGGATAGATCAGACGGTACAGTTAACCCTGGTGAATAACCCTGGTAAACCAGCGAACGACCAAAGGTTACACCTGCAGCAATTCCGGCTCCTGCCAATGGGCTTTCCCTGATATCCTCAAGGATAAAACTGGTGCCATTGGTGTTGGTAAGTTTCAGCATGTTGTCGGTGGTCTTGCTTGCTACGATCGGACCGTTAGGGAATCCAACCGTATTGATTTCTGCAATCAATCCATCCAAGGTATTGTTAGGAAGGGCCGGAACGTGGATTATCACCGGGCCGCTGCCTGCGTCAATGCTGAAACTCACGCTCTGCAACCAGTCATCTATAAGATTAAACGTTGCGCCGACTCCACCACCGGTGACCGACACCGGATTAGTTGGGTATATCGTATAGCTACCAGGAGTGGTAACAGTTACAGTGTTTACACCCCATACCAAGTCAACCGTTGCACTATCTCCGCCGCCGGAGGTCGAAGTTGCTGATACGTTTGTGGTAGGAGCAACAGCACCGGTATATTGACCAGCCTGGACAATGCTCAGCCCGGTAATACCGTTCGATCCATCAATGCTGTCAACCTTCAATATCACCGGTGTTGCAAATCCAGCTCCGCTAAAGGTCAGCGTGTCATTAACATCGTATCCGCTACCTGGGACGTTTGGAGTGCCTCCGACGACCTTAATGCTAGCGACTGTCAATACCGTTGCCGTGCTAAAGGTACCTCCAGCAACCGTCAACGCATCACTAACCGCGTATCCGCTGCCAGCTGCTACCGAGGTAGCGCTTGCGGTCTTCAGCGTTGCTGCGGTAAACGTTGGATTGCTAACGGTGCCGGTTACGCTGGCCCAATAGGTGTTGGTAGGAAGTATTCCTGCATTCCTCCACGGTGTTCCGACGCCATACTGATCACTGAGATCATTAACGATGATGTCGGTCGAATCATAGTTGGTTATGCGTAGATATTTTTGGCTACCAACGGTGTACACAGATGCCACGGCATTAACACTGGCCGTGTTAAGTGCAGTGTTGATTGCACCGACAAATCCAGTCAGCGTGCCACCAGATGGTACCGTAATCGTTGCTGTGCTCACTGCACCGATCGTGATCTTGCACTGAGTGCCGGCGGTAAATGTTGGATTTGCAACGGTTCCAGTTAACACACGCGGAGCAGCTTCTCGCCATCCGTATCCAGGATATGTATCATCGGTGCTGCCAACCTTGAACCACCAATTAGCCGTACCAGTGTTGGTGTTGACAGATATCTTTTCCCAGATCTCATTCTTGTAGCTACCGTCAGCCGCTTCGAGGGTATTCACGGCAAAATCACCAGAGGCGCCAAAGATCGTGGTAGGTAACACAACGTTGTCAGGCAGTGCTGTAAATCCTAAATCGGTTAGGATTCCGGCGGTTGAGCCGCCAAGAACAATGTCCTGTATCATGTTCGAGGTAACCAGCCTTAGGCTAAACACGTCCCCGTAATCAGACGCCGATGGCGAATACTTTTCAGATCGAACAAAGACCTGTGCGCGAACCTGCTGTGTAGCAAGTGCTGGACTTCCGTTGATCTTGCTAGCCACGGTCGAAATGCTCATCCCTGCGGTTAGTGGCAAGGAAACACCGTTAACAATGAGATTTCCGTTGGCATTAATGCAGCTACCAGATCCGCTGGTAATCTTCACAGTTGCATTACCTTGCACGATCTTTTCGAGATTTAAGCTAGAATTAATAACCAATGGCGTGCGGGCCTGCCAGCTAAATGCCGGGTTTGGATTACCATTGCTACGGAAGATGCCAAACGTGGACGAGCTTAGGTCAAGCCAATTTTGTCCGGCAGTTACAGGACCGGTCGGTTCGGTCGAAGTTGGGATCAACTGTCCAAGATCAACATTGGCGCGGACCACATATGCTTGATTGGCAATTCCGAGGTACTCATACAAGGTGAAAAGTCCAAGCTCGTTAAGCTGATTGCCCTGCTGCACGGTGCCAGCTGAGCTGTAAAACTGCGGATTGCCAAACGTCTGCAACGCATCTCGCTGGCTGGTAATCAACCATAGCTTGCCGGCATTTTCTGCGGTGGTTCCAGGAGCAACGGACGTCGCACTACCTGGTTGCAGCTTGTTCTGCTTGGTAGCGATTACGATAAATGGTACGGTGCCCGGTCCAGCTGGGCCATATTGGCTTTCGTCGGTTACGGTAACGCTTACACCTGGAGAAACTAAAATAGCCATTTGTTACCTCATTGAAAATGGAGTTGTGCTATTATTTAGTAAACCACCACTAAAAACCGGCGTCATTTCCAAATGTCTTTCCAAAGCTATGTTGATTACCAACTTCTAAATAAGACAAAATCATGTCATGAGCAAAAATCTAATCGGACTGGTTGGTTTCATCGGTAGCGGCAAGGGCACCGTTGGTGATCATCTCGTAGTAACCCACGGATATCAATCGGCTAGCTTTGCTAGTTCCCTTAAGGATGCCGTATCGTCGATCTTTTCGTGGCCAAGGCACCTATTGGAAGGCGACAACACTGAAAGCCGAGAATGGCGAGAGCGTGAGGATCAATATTGGTCAACCCAGTTACAAAAACGCATAACCCCTAGATGGGTATTGCAATACATGGGCACAGATGTACTTCGAAATAATTTTCATGAAGATATTTGGTTACATAGCCTAGAGAAGAGATTAATCGATTCAAGCAAACCAACAGTCATTACCGATGTGCGATTCCCAAATGAAATTTCAATGGTCACACGGCTTGGCGGTGAAATCTGGTGGATCAAACGAGACCCAGGACCAGTATGGGAATATACCGCTGTCACTGATAAAAGGCTGATGAAATCAGTTTATCCAGAGGTTCATTCTAGCGAGTACGAATGGCTGGGTACGACCGATCTGAAGATCCTAGAGAACAACGGTTCGATAGAAGATCTACATTCCAATATCGATCAGTATCTCGCAAAATGACCGGATTATGCTTTAGCGGGGGAGCTAAGGGAGCCGATCATGCATGGGGGTTGATGGCACTTGATCGAGGACATGATCTCATACATTTCACCTTTCAAGGGCATTCTTCCGTTGACAAGGATCATTCCAACACTCTCACAAGAGCCGAACTTGATAGCGCAGACGAGCATGTTGCACTTGCAGCTAAGAGCATGAAACGCAAATGGCCTAGCAAGAATCCACACGTAAATGATCTGTTGCGGCGCAACTACTCCCAGATTCGCTGGGCTGAACGAGTCTATGCCATTGCTAATTTGATGCCAGATGACAAGAGTATGTTGAGAATTTCTGGAGGAACCGCATGGGCATGCCAGATGTATGTGGATCGCTGGTACAGCGGTCGAGATCTCAAGGAATGTGAGCTATATTTTTACGATATGGAATCCAACAAGTGGATGCAATGGTGGGAGACCTGGAAGGCGATTGAACGCCCTCCGGTCCCCCACGGTCGTTACGCCGCGATCGGTAGCCGAGAAATGACCGATGCTGGGATACGTGCGATCTTTGACGCCTACGGGTGAAGATTAAGGCCCTCAAACAGGCAGCAAAAGCGGATGTCGTTGCGATCACCGCAGAACCATGCGCAGGTGACTTCCTCACGAACCATGAGGATTTTGCCATCCGACATCTTCTTAATGGCCTTGGCCGCTGACTCGGGAATGAGATCAGCAACCTCGGCATTCTCAACGAAGAACGGATAACTGGGGTCCGTCACAGTGTTGAACACCACCACGTCATCGCCGGCATTCTCCGCCTCCTGTCCGCGCTGGATGATGTCAGACAGGGTTGCACCAAGGACCAAGGTGGTGTTAAAGTAGACCGCACCTTGGGCAATACCGTCCTTCACATAGTCTTGCACCAGCTGTCGCTTGCCATGCTTGGCCATCATCTGGACGCCGGCATGATGCACCTGTGCAGCAGCCTTGCCCGGATTCATGCTGGGCAGATCGGTCCTCAACAGGACATACACTACCAACTCCTTTGTATTTTCTTCCATGTTATTCTCCTATCAATTTTCAAAGAATAACACGGATCATTATATCGGTCAACCGGATTTATCCAATGACGATCATCGGTGGCATCGAGCTATCAATGTAGAGATCGATTTCTTTCTCGAGCTGTTCAAACATTGCGGCTGCTTCCTGCTTTAGGGCATCACCTTTGAGTGTGGTGCCGCCTTGCGGACCAATGATGGTGTTGAACTTGCTGTATGCCTCGCCTAGCATTTGCTTGCACCAAGCGAGCGTATAACTGCGGATCCATGGTCGTATGTACGGATCCTGTAGGATCTGATCATCTGGTTTGACCTTCATGACCCAGAGCACAACTGTTTCGCCGCCGGTTGGTTTGCGGATCAGCTGTAGCTTCTTGGTAACAGGGTCAAACGTAAAGTTCATGTGTGCTCCAAACATCCTACCAGCCTGCTTGAGATAGTCGTTAAACAGTTCGTATGTCAACAACCCTGCTGTGTAGCCGCCGCCCGCACCAGCTTGCAGCAAATACAGATTGGTATATGCCAACGAGAATGGGTCAAGAGATGTGCCGCCTCCGACCTCACCGAGCCCACGACGAAATACCTGCCGCACCTGCACGATCTCATCTGGCAATGTGTAGACATTGACCTCGTAGAGGATCTTGAGGAACATATAAGCCTCTTCCATGGAGTTACCTGCTCGCTGACGATAACGATCAAACGCAAGATTTGCCGCGGTCTCGAAATGCTCAGGATCAAGCTCAATGTCGACCATCTGGCCACCCATCATTAACCTGACCTCGTTTATCAATTGTTGTCGTAATGGTGTTGCCATGATAAGCCCCTTTCCGTTATTTATTGGGCTCGATAAATAACAGACAACTAAAAAGGAGCCGCCCGTGCCACCACTCTCTTTATGGAAAGGCCTAGCTGTAAAAACCAATGACTACAAGTTCATTGATCGCATCGTGGCAGAGCAATATTCGGTCGGAGGGACGGAATTTTACATACACAAGTATCTGGGAGTTGCTGACCAGGGCACTGCTGATAATTTAAGCCTTAATGTGGATCAAAGCGGGGGCAATGATCCAACATTAACCATACAGGATGTTCTCAACATGGAGATCAGGGATCGAAAATATGACAGCGACGTGTATAGCATGAAGGGCCATTACACCGTATCTGACACGGAATTTGATCTACGCCAGTTTGGATTGTTCCTCAGCAATGAAACCATATTCCTAACATTTCATCTCAACAGGATGGTTGATCAGATTGGTCGAAAGCTGATGTCAGGCGATGTGATCGAGATATTGCATCAACGCGACGATTTGGTGCTGGGTTCACCAGCTGCAATCAGCAAGTTTTATGTTGTTGAAGAAGGCACACGCCCGGCCGAGGGCTACAGCCCAACGTGGTGGCCGCACTTATGGCGAGTCAAATGCAATCCAATAACCGATAGCCAGGAATTCCGAGATATCATGGATCGTCCAATACTGGATGCCAGCGGAGATCTCATACCAAGCGGTGATTGTGACGGAGGCTTCCTAACCAACAAGGATGCCATGAGCACCAAGCCAGCCGAGGATCAGATCTCCGACGCCATTGTCGAAGCAGCTGAGCAAGAAGTTCCGTTTCGATATTTTCAATCACAGCATTTTTATATCCTACCAGGACAGAATCCAAATTTTCTGGGGCAGGACATATGGACCGGAGATGGCATACCACCAAACGGCAGCGCACCAGTGGCCAGTGGCAGCACCTGGCCTGCTACACCTCTTAACGGCGATTACTTTCTTCGAAATGATTATAATCCTCCGCAACTGTTCCAAAGAGAAAGCGGGAAATGGGTGCGTGTACAGACCAACTGGCGCAACAAGTGGCAGCCGGCCACGCAGACCTTGGTCAGCTTCATCAACAATACCAACACCACCGTGCTAACTGACGGGACAACCATACAGCAACAACAAAATCTACGCACGGCAATCAAGCCAAAGCTTGATCCAGACATCATTTAAAAGGAAACCATCATGTCTTTTGTTTTCGATTTCACACCAGAAAAGCTATCCAAGTGCATCAACAATCCAAATGCCGAGAAATGGTTTGCTGCGTTATATGAAATATTACCGACCTATCAAATCAACACCAAGCTGCGAGTAGCAGGTTGGCTTAGCCAGACAGGACATGAGAGTGGAGATTTCCGTGCCGTGCAAGAGAATCTCAACTATGGTGCCAAGGGATTACGGGCGACATTTCCCAAGTATTTTCCAACTGACGACCTTGCCGCAACGTATCAACGCCAGCCAGAAAAGATCGCCAACAAGGTATATGGTGGCCGCATGGGCAACGGTCCAGAAAGCAGCGGAGACGGATGGAAATTCCGCGGTAGAGGACTGATACAGGTTACCGGAAAGGAAAACTATCTACGTTGTTCACAAGCATTATATGGTACTGACATGCTCATGCAGACTCCCGAGCTGTTGCAGGACATTGATGGAGCCGTGCGGTCAGCCTGCTGGTACTGGAATAGCCGAAACATCAACGTTGACGCTGATCGATCTGATGTGATGGCAATGACCAAGAAGATCAACGGCGGCACCCACGGCCTTGATGATCGCCAGCGTCGATATGCCATCTGCATGCAAGTTCTGTAAAATTTTACAGAAACTCCGTCGCTAATAGGTTCGGTAAATACCAGCATGCAATATTGGTATTCAGCGCAGCTACGGCAGTATCGACTTCAGTTTATCCGGGCATTCAGCGGGTTTAACGTTAAGACCGGCAGAAACGGTCCAAACAACACCGAGGAACTCATCAAGGTTCCCTGTCGGTACGGCGATCCATCAAGGATCGCCGCATCGATAGTCAAGGGTAACAGTGAAAACAAGGTACTATCAGTACCATTCATTACCTGTTTTATCAGCTCGTTGAACATGAACGCATCTCGGCGGCAAGATCCACAGTTAGTACAAAAGGTGCAGGTAAACGAGCGCCTATATGACGAAGAACTAGGCCGATACACCAACGAGATAGGCAATCGCTATACTGTGGAGCGGCACATGCCAGTCCCGTATGACGTCACCATGCAGGTCGACATATGGACCAACAATCTCGACATCAAGGAGCAGCTACTAGAGCAGATAATCGTTCTTTATAACCCGGCCATTGACATACAGACCTCCGTAAATCCACTTGATTGGACGGTTCTCAGCTATATTGAAATGCAGGACAACATCACATGGACCAGCCGATCGATCCCAGTTGGTACCGAAAATCCAATTGATGTGGCAACTTTTATGTTCAAGGTTCCGATATGGATCAACCCTCCGGCCAAGGTCAAGAAGCAATCCTTGATACATCAAATCGTTACCAACATAGTGCAGGGAGAGAAAAATCCCAGGGCAATGGAATGGACCGAATACGAGTTTTTCTCAAGAACCATAACCACACCGGGCGATGCAACCATCAAGGTCCATCCAAACTTGGATGGCACTTATCGAGTGTTGTTGTGTGATAGCTCTGGATCGACCGTTGACAAGGAAAGGTTGCCAACGGTAACATTTTCGATGGATTCTCCGCAGTTCACCTCAGGACTGAGTTTTAAATGGAATGATCACACATGCATCATCACCAGCAGTGACATCAATCAAGTTGTCAAGGATATCCGCACGGCAATAATCGGTAGCGATCTGAACTGTGTCATTTACAACGACACCTCTTTGCAGTTTATCAACACGGTAGGTGGTGATAATACCTTTGCGGACATCGCTCCGGGCAGCCTTGCTGCACTGGGATTGCAAGCCGTTACCTATCCAGGAGGTAACTTAGCTTGGTGGAGATTGCTGACCTTGTACGGCAGCATCAAACCATACAGCAGTTATGGATCAAACGCTAGCCAGATACGCCTAAAGACCATTGAAGACATAGATCAAACCAACACCGATGTCGTTGGATGGATAGATATAGATACGGTTGATCAAAATCAAATCATATGGACACCGGACTCTGAAACATACCCAACACCGACATTGCCTGCCGTTAGTGCCATTGTTGACCCACACACCAGCGGGCCAAACATAAACCTACCAGAAGCCGCCATTGGCCAACGATATCTGTTAACCGAGGATGCATCAGAAAGCAGCGTTGCGTGGGGTGCAATGACCAGCAAGGCCAACGATATCGTGGAATTTAACGGATCAAACTGGCAAGTGTCGTGGAATGCCGGAGATAACGCCAGTGCATTGGAGTACGTGTTAAACACGAGATCCAATCGAACATACAGATGGCTTAATGGTTATTGGACCACTGTCATCGAGCCAAAGTATCTGCAAGGGTACTGGAGGATCAGCATGTGATGCAGACATCCCTGTTTGAAATCAAAGGATCAATAGATGCCGAGTCGTTCGGCGCGATCTTCACACCAAATATCAAAAAAGTCATTAGGGTGGTAAGAAAGTACGGATTTGATATTCGCGTGATCGGAGGGGCCGTTAGGGACTTTCTTCGCGGCAAAATGCCAAGAGATGTGGATTTTGCGACCAATGCCGAGCCGGCTGAACTGATGTTCATTTTTGATCTCGAGGGCATCGAACATGACGATTGGGGCATTGCACACGGTACCATCAAGGCTGTTTTTGGTGATGAGGTGATTGATGTGACGTCAATCACGTATAAGCTGCGAATTTCCGGTGATCGTATCAAGATAGATCGCAAGGCATCCTGGGAAACTGATGCTGCACGCAGGGATCTAACCATCAACGCAATGAGCGTTGATATGTACGGTAATTTATATGATTATCGAAACGGCCAAAAGGATTTAGCCGAACAATTGGTTAAATTCAATCCCGATGCGCAGGACAAGATCGACCAGGACCCATATACCATATTGCGATGGTTCAAGGCACTGGATTTGTTTGACGATCCAAAGTGGTTGAAAAAAGACAAGATGATCATCATGTCAAATGCCAGCAAGGTTTCGCGGGTTAAAAAAGAAAAACGCACGAGCAAGCTGCTAGCGTCACTGAAGCAGTCCAAAAAATGGCCAAAAATTCTCAAGCTCATGTGCGATACCGGGGTTGCAAAACAACTTGATCTAACTTGCACCGATGAATAACAATTGATATACTTGGTCCATGGCGGACCGCACACAGCAAGATCTCATCATTTCAGCATATACCAACTATGATTGGTCAAAACTAAAGTATTGGGCAAACAGCATCGATCGATGCGGGTTTACCGGGGATAAGGTCATGATCGTTTATAACAGCGATCCGGCAACAGTGCAAAAATTAGTTGATCTTGGATTTAAGATCTGGGCCTTTAATCGAGATTCAACTACCGGTAATTTTTTCTGGCCAACCGAACTAATCATAGTGGTGCAGAGATTTTACCATATGTGGTATTATCTAAATCAGCTTCCAGACGACCATTATCGATATGTCATTACCACCGATGCCAAGGATGTAGTATTCCAAACCAATCCGGTAAAATGGCTGGAAAACAATCTAGGCAACAAGGACATCGTGGCTAGCTGCGAAAGCATTCGCTACATGCACGAACCATGGGGCGATGACAACCTAAATGGTAGCTATCCCATGGTACACCAACAGATGAGAAAAAATCCAATCTGGAATTGCGGAGTACAAGCAGGCCGACAGCGTGCTATCAAGGAGCTATGGCTACATATATGGTTAATGTGCAAGGCTGGCGGTAGGCCAAATCCTGACCAAGCCGCATATAACGTTCTTCTGGATACCAAAGCATGGAGCGAAATAACCAAGTTCTCGATGAGCGAGGATGGGTGGGCTTGCCAGGCAGGTACCACCGTTGATCCAAAAAAGATCAATGATTATCGGTCACATCTGCTGGAAGCAGAACCAGTTTGGCACGACGGGCTTGCCAAGACCAGCCAGAATCATACACATTCCATCCTGCATCAGTGGGATCGCATACCAACATGGCTTCCGGATATTGAAAAGAGATATGGATAGAAAATGGAAACAAATCTACAACAGCTACACCTTGAACAAGAAACTGCCATCAAGACTCCAATACCCATGCCACAATATTTGGCCGGTAAAAGCATCGTAACCAGTTGTTATCGATCGGAGATTCCTGGTGCTTACATTTTATTAAGCGAGCTGCATCGCCTTGATTTCAACATTCCAATAGAGGTGTTTTATCGAGAAGGTGAGCTTAATCAAGATGAGATCAGCGAAATGCAAAAGATATCTCCGGGGCAGATAGTCTTTAAAAAGCTGCAAAGCCCTGCAATGAATTTTGTTGATAGATGGGGTAACGTCAAGGGATGGAGCACCAAGGTGCTGGCGATATTTGAAAGCCAGTATGAGGAAAATCTATGGATTGATTGTGATAATGTTCCGATACGTAACTGCATGGATCTATTCAGTGACACTGAATACCTGCAGAAAGGCTCCATGTTTTGGCGAGACGTGTACAGCATTGATCGTGCTGATCAATATTGGAGCGGCAGCGACATGTGGAAGATTTTTGATGTAGTGCCTAACGACGGCGAGCCATTTGAAAGCGGACAATTTCTCATCAACAAACCCAAGGTCTGGTTGCAGTTTTCGTTGATGCACTATTATACCACACGCAACGAAATCTATTATCAGTTCGGCGGAGACGCTGAGTGCTGGCGAATGGCATGGCAGCGTGTGTCGATATCCCAAAACGGTTATCATTCGAAATTCAACTATCATTCGAGCGATCAAGTTCCATATGGGCTAATGCCGTATGGTCCTTTCCACAAGGGTGTGCAAAATCCGTGGCACAAATACGGTGGCGGCAGCGTAATGGTACAGAGAGATCGCAAGGGTGACGAGCTGTTTAATCACCGTAATCTAAACAAGTGGCGATGGAAGGAAGAAAATCCGTTTAACCACGATGTACAAAACGAATTTTCCTACCATGCTATCATGCGACACATCAAATCCAAGTACGGAGTTACCAATTAATGGTAGAGATGCTAAGCCGGTTTGTTTATCAGGAAGACTGGAAGGTTTCATATGATCCCGACCGAGAACCGCAAAAGGTGAAGAGAACGCCGGTACGACCTAGGCATCTATGGGTATTTGATTTCGAGGAAAACTACGACTGGGATACCATATGGAATGACGCCGTGCAGATCAACAACGACACTGTGCTGTTGATTGGTCCGCCGTTGTATGAACATGCTAACTGGTTGCAAACCAATCACCCTCTGTACCTAAAGAGTACCAACCGCACATTACCAATGGAAATACGGGAGCTCGACCGTACCTGCGTCACCATGGTGAAGGTCCCAGGAATCGTTGACGAGCTGTTTGTGGCAGGTGATCACGGCGAGAAAACCATCAAGGTCAATCAACCATCGTTTGATTTTGCCGGAAAAAAGGTCATCGTCACCATCAGCAGGGATCACCCCATCGAGTGGCTGAAGCAGTGGATAGATTATCATCGGATGGTGCACAATATTGACGGATTGTTACTTTATAACAATCGCAGCAAGATCTATACCTCGGCAGAACTTGAAGCAGCTATCAGTAGATCCGACATGATGATCAAGGTCGTCGACTACGACGTACCGTTTGGTTGCATGGGCGGAGGAGATTGGGAATGGCAAGGTAGGAGAGGAACATCCCTGCCGTGGGATAGCGATTTCTCCCAGTATGTCATGCTGGAACATGCCAAATGGAGATACTTACACTGTGCCGATTTGGTGATTAACGCCGATACCGACGAACTACTATACATAAAACACACCACGCTCGACGGCATGTCAGAATATTGCAAGACCAGCTCAAACAGCGTGTGGCTTTACAAGGGCACATGGATAGAACCGGTTGATAGCCTCACCGGTGTTGTTGCTAGTGATTTATCATTTGACGATCGCAGGTTTGATCGTTACTGGCAAACCAATAATGCCAATCAACGAGGCATTGGTATCAAATGGATGCTTAATCCGCAACGCAACATGAGCTACCAATGGCATCTGCATAAAACATTTGGACCACACATGATGACCGATGAGATCGGATTTGGCCACTATCTGGCCATGAATACATCGTGGAGCTGGCCTCGAGATGGATACCAAGGTGACAAATCAACGCTGGTAGATCATGCGGAAATGAAATCCCATCTGCTGAGATGGAATCCTAAATTTGGAGAAATGTAATGCGCGGAACACTGGTAACCATACACGACAACAACTATGCAAAGCTAGCCGACTTAACGTGGACTAGAAATCGAACACAATATGCGCTGAAACACGGTTACGATGCCATAGCCAAGACCAGTGGGTTCGATACCTCCATGTCAATCGGCTTTGCTAAGATCGCACTGCTGCTTGAGATCATGCACAAGGGGCAGCACGATGTGCTCCACTGGAGTGGCACCGATACGCTGATTACTAATTTTCATATACCATTGTCAGAATTCCTATACGATGGATATCACGTAACCATTGCTACCGATTTTAACGGTATCCAAAGCGATAGCTTTGTGATACGCAATACCATGGAAGGTCGGGCATGGTTACAAATGATCATGGATAAAATGCCAGAATATCGAAATCATCCATTTCTAGAACAAGGAGTGATGATGGAAACCTATCAACAATATCAACACATCGTCAAGGTTGTTCCGCAGAGATTTTTGAATAGCTATCACTATCCCCTTTACAAAAACAAGGGGGCACGCAATAATCATGATAAACTAGGATTTAGCGGACAATGGCATGTTGGTGATTTTTTGATCCATTCTCCGGATCAACCCATGCACATACGCATGGACCTATTCAATCAAATACTACCAATGGTGGTTACATAAGGATCCTAATGCCAGATATCAGCGCAATCCTCGGTCTCGTCCAGGAACACATTACTGACAAGCACGCAACAAAGAGCTGGATACCTGGCGTTGATACCGTGCAATATGCCGGACCGTATTTTGACCATCGAGAATATGTCGCAGCGGTTGAAAGCCTCCTCGGCGGCTGGTTGGTCTTGGGCAAGGATGCACAGAAATTCGAGCACCATTTTCCTAGGCAATTCGGCAAACTACATGGGGTCCTTACCAACAGCGGCAGTTCCAGCAATTTAATACAAACGAATGCCTTACGCAGCAAGAGGTTATGGAATCTCCCGCAGGGTACCAAGGTGTTGACCCCAATAGCTGGTTTTCCAACAACCGTTAATCCAATTTTGCAGGTCGGATTTGTACCGGTCTGGGTTGATATCGACCTCGACGGGCTAAATCTCAATCTTGATCATGTTGAGCAGATCCTCGAGGACGATCCGGAGATACGCGTCATCACCTTTGCGCATGTCCTTGGTAATCCGCCAAACATGGCTCGATTGATGGAACTGGTTCAAAAACACCAGCTGATACTGCTAGAGGATTGTTGCGACGCGCTTGGCAGCACCTATGATGGAAAACCTCTGGGTAGTTTTGGCGAGATGGCATCCTGTTCGTTTTACCCTGCACATCACATCACCGGAGGGGAAGGTGGGTTCGTCGCCACTAGAACAGCTGAGCAGGAACAGGTTGTACGGAGCTTCCGTGAGTGGGGTCGAGGCTGCTACTGCGTCGGACCGAAGGCCAATCTTCTTAAGAATGGTACCTGTGGTTGCCGATTCAAGGAATGGGTTCCGGCCATGCCTGGTGAGATTTTTGATCACAAATACGTTTATGACGAAATTGGTTATAACTTAAAGCCAATTGAGCTACAGGCCAGCATGTTGTTGGTACAAATGGACAAGCTAGCCGAGATCGGTGCATTGAGACGCAGAAATCATGCATTGTTGCTTGATATATTCAAGCCTTACGAGCAGTTCTTTCATCTCCCATATGCAACACCGGCAAGCGATCCAAGCTGGTTTGCGTTTGCTTTAACCATACGAAACGGTGCACCGTTTGATCGCAGGCGATTCGTTGATCATGTCGAAAGCGCTAAGATCCAAACAAGACCGTACTTTGCTGGCAACATCATGTTGCAACCAGCATATGATCATCTCGTCGATCCAGTTGCAACCGCTGCAAGATATCCCACGGCTACCAAGGTCATGCGAGACACGTTCTTCCTCGGAACCAGCCCGGTTATCACCATTGAGCAGATCGCGTACATTGGTGAGGTAGTGCGTGGATTCATGGAGACGATCTGATGATCAGCAAACAAGAGATGATGGATTTTGAGGAAGAAATCGGCTATAGATTCAACAATCGAGAGATACGAGCGCCAATACATCTTTCATCCGGTAACGAGGATCAAATCATTAGGATCTTTGCGGAATGTGGCGTTGACATCAACAACGATTGGGTGTGTTGTACATGGCGCAACCATTATCAAGCACTACTCAAGGGGGTGCCAGTTGATATTCTACGTGATCAGATCATCTCCGGTAAGAGCATGGTGCTGAATTTACCAGAATACAAGTTTGTTGCATCCAGCATTGTCGGCGGTATCCCTAGCATTGCCGTTGGTCTAGCACTGGCAGCAAAGCTTAGGAAGAGCAGCGAGCGAGTATGGTGCTGGACCGGAGACATGAGTGCCGAGACCGGCGCATGGCACGAAGCATACAAATATTCCGTCAACCACGATTTACCGATTACGTTTGTCGTTGAGGACAACGGTCTCAGCGTTCTAACTCCGACCTCGGAGATATGGGGTCGCCGCGTGCCGTATTATGCCGCTGACCAGGACTGGTACCAGGATCGACACCTGATTTACTATCGATATACCAACAACAAATGGCCGCATGCCGGTGCCGGGGTAAGGGTGCAGTTCTAATGAGCAATCAGCTATATAACCGTCGACTTCGAGAGGCAATGAATTGGCTCGCCATGCAATCAAATACGGTATTTCTAGGACAAGCGGTTAGCTATGCCGGCACCGGATGCTACGAAAGCTTGACCGAGATACCATCTGAGAAAAAGATAGAATTTCCTGTTGCTGAAAATTTCCAAATCGGCGTCAGCATTGGCTTAGCAATGAATGGATTGATTCCGATCAGCGTCGTACCTCGTTGGAATTTTTTGTTGTGTGCTGCTGACCAAATCGTCAATCATCTTGACAAGATGTCGTTGCTCAGTGACGGAGGATACCAACCAAAGGTCATCATACGTGTTGCGGTTGGTTCCGAGCATCCCGTTGATCCGCAGGATCAACACAAGGGTAATTTTTCCCAGGCGTTTCGATTGATGTGCAAGACCGTGGACATAATCGAAGTAACCAATCCAGGATCCATACTATCAGCATATCAGCTGGCATACAATCGCACCGACGGCCGCAGCACCATCGTGGTTGAGTTTCCCGATTACATGAAGGACTGAATTTGCAAGGCCGAGCCAACGACTGTTACTATTGATAATATTTGGAGAAAATGGTGGACGATCCGGTGATATTAATGACAGGTGCTGCTGGCATCGTCGGACGAGTGCTGTCGAGAGAACTTGCGCATCGACGCATCATCGGAATTAACAGCATTGATGCCGATCTATCCGATACGGCACAATTCTCAAGCATCATGGATAGATATCAACCTGACGTTCTCCTGCACTGCGCTGCTAGGGGAGGACGCCAACCAGCCGGTATCTTTAATCAAGATGACCTGATAAACAATCTACAGATAGTTGAAAACATAAGGTATCACCGTGATCGATTTAAACAGATCATCAATATATCCAGCGGTGCTGAGTATGGTCTAGAACGTGCAATCGTCGATGTTGAGGAAATTTGGTTAAATCGCAACATGTATCCCCTACCAACTGATAGCTACGGATTGTCAAAGAGAATTTCATGGCAGATTTTTGAAGATATGGAGAATGCGATTAATGTTCGCATATTTGGTTGCTTTGATCCAACCGAATCCGATTCTAGACTGTTGAGAAGATTTGTCAATTGTAAGACCAAGAAACAGGGAAATTTCCAATTACGCCACGATCGTCCGTTCAGTTGGATATCCATGGTTGATCTAGCCACGGTCATTGACTCGATCGTTGAGAACGGCGCACCAAGCACCATTAACGTTGCATATCCAGAAACTGCGTCCATGCTGTTAAGTGACTTTCTCAATCGATGGTGCAAAATACACGGTGTTCCGCCGGATTACGAGATCGTTGATGAGATTGGACTTTCGTACACATGCAACAGTGCTATCATGCAATCTCTCATCAACCGACCGTTAAGGGGACTGGATGCTTGCCTAAAGGATTACACATGACCAAAAAGGTTGTTTACATAACCGGTTGCCTAGGATTTATCGGTAGCTACATCACCAGGAGTTGCCTCGACCGAGGTTGGTACGTGATGGGCATTGACTATGAGACCTATGCGGCAAATACGGAATATCTACAGGAGTTTAGTGGTTACGAAAACTTCACGTATCAACATAAAAATATCAATGATCTCAATATGCTTTATGACTGTGATTACATCATTAATACCGCAGCAGAGACCCATGTAGATAACAGCATCGTCAACAGCAACGAGTTCATCCGTAGCAACATCGACGGCGTGCATAATCTTCTCAGATTGATACAAACCAAAAGCAGATTTCAAATGCCAACGCTGGTACACTTCAGCACCGACGAAGTCTATGGCGATCTTGTTAATGGCAGCCACACCGAAAAGGATCTAATGAGGCCGAGCAATCCGTATTCGGCGACCAAGGCCAGCGCCGATATGCTGGTGCTAGCTTGGCATAGAACATATGGAATACCATACATCATCGTCCGTCCGACCAATAACTACGGTACCGGGCAATATGTTGAAAAATTCATACCAAAGGCCTGCAAGAGCCTCATGTTGGGACGAAAGTTACCAATGCACGAAAACGGTACTCCTATTAGAACTTGGCTACATGCACAGGATACCGCAGATGCGGTGATCTTCCTGATAGAAAGCGGTAAGACCAATGACATATACAACATCAGCGGAAACTATGAAGATACCAATCTAAACGTGTTTAAAAAAATACTTTCGTCTCACGGTGTAGATCCTGATTCATACTTGAAGCACGTTGATTTTTCATTTACGAGGCCCGGGCAAGACGTGCGCTACAGCGTCGATGACACAAAACTGAGAAGCATCGGTTGGACGAATTCTAGATCGTTTGATGATGAGATACCAGCAATCGTCGCATACTATCGGTCTCGATTCATATGGTAAATCCCGTTATTGCGGTGCGATTTGGGCCCAAGGATGGTATCGTTGTTCGATGGCAGCTTAGAAATGCTCCTATAGCCAAGAGATGGCTAGCGTCATTGAAACAGGCTTTACCATACGGCATAAATGAACGAGATCGCATCTACAACATGCCAATACAACCATGGAATCGAAATACCATATGTGAAGAATTAACTGATTGCATGTCAAAAATTGAACGATTCTATCCAGATTTCTTTGATGTATGGCCAACACCTACAATGGATCATGAATCCACTAACGTAATGCATCTAGCATTTGAAAAACTAAGGGGATCCATTGAAGTTCCATCGGAACTCTATATCAATGCCCCGTATGATGTGCAAATGGAAATATGTCGGTACAATGTACTGATACACCGTTGGGAAAGCTTCGTGGGCAAAGGACCGCCCAGGGTGGTATGCACATTTAATAAGCCGTTTCGAACACCGTTGCTAGATGACGATTATTCATATTTTTCCGTCGGGCACACATACGGAGCGCTGACGATCAATTATCCACAAGTTGGGAAACAACTGCTAGACGTATATCGAGATGATGATATGGTCGTCAGTGCCAAAGCCATAAGACCCATGGATCATTATGCCGCTGGATTTGTTGCCCGATTTTTTGAAATCAATACCAATGCTACTGATTCAATTCTCGAATCGTTTGACAAATGGTATGACACTAACCATACACACATGTTATCCCTTGGATTTGATCGAGATGATCCAAGGCTCGCCATAGGTTACATACAGGTAGCTGATCTAATCGAGGATCGCGATAGGACCGCGATGCTTTACAGCATTGGAAAGTCCGGTATAATCGGTGATGTTTGGATCGAAGAATGAAAATAGCCCTACAGATCAGTGGTCGATTGCGATATACCGCCGAAAGCATCGGATCTATCATGGCTAGCATTGTTGAGACGCACCAACCTGATATATTCTGTTCTTTTTGGAATGCAGAGAATGACGCAACTTTGAAAAATTGGTCAGACTATCTCAATCCCCTGTTGATCGAAACCGAAGATCAATCGTTGATAAGACCGTATCTAGACGAACTATTTCAATTTAATGTGCATGCTAACATGCCGAGCATGAGCTATAAGTTCCATCGAGTGTCAGCCATTCGACAGGCATACGAACGAGCAAACGATGTTAGATATGATGTTGTCATACAAGCTCGTGCCGACAACATATTCTTTGAAAAGCTTTCAGTTGACATGTTGTCAACGGTGTCAGACGCCGGCATCTATTGCGCCAACGGCAGCATCAACAGCACCATAGACCCATATGTACGCCCAAGGATGGTTGATAACTTCTATCTTGGAGATCCTGCCAGCATTGATCTAGCTGCTAGCACATTCTGGCATCTAAGGCGACAGGCCCAGGAATATACCGCTGCCGGTATGTTGCATCATGTCAGGATTCCCGAAATAATACAAAGCAAGATATGGAATGATCTTGGCATCAATATTCGTCCATTGCCAGGAAACAATCCATTTGGTAACTTCCATTACGATATAGATCGGCGTGACACGCCATGGAGATGATATGAAGCTGCTGTATGTGGTACACCGATATGCACCGTACCCAGGAGGATCTGAAATCTATGTGCAAAACATGGCGGAAGAAAGCCTGCGCCGAGGTCACGAAGTTGCGGTGTTTGCTGGAGAACACCAAGGAGATTACAACGGTGTTAGGGTATCCAGTGATACCAACATCTTGCTATATAACTGGGACCTAATCATCGTCCATGGTGGAGACGTCAATGTACAGAATTTCGTTCTTTCCAATGCTAGGCGCATACCTAGCCCTGTGCTTTATCTTCTTGTTCTACCTAGTAACAGCGATGTTTGTGTTAAGGCTCTGCATGATTGCCAATGGATCGGATGCAGCACGCTCGCTGACTGGCAACACTGCCAGCAGCACAACGTCAACCACAAGGCCGTCGAAATAAAGCACGGGATCGATTGGACAACGTCAATCGGCAGTACCGGGTTTAAGACCAAGCACGGCATTACCAAGCGGATGTTCCTAAGCTGTGGCGGGTACTGGCCAAACAAGGCCATGCGGAGGCTAGCTGATATATTTGAAGCGGCCGATATGCCTGATTCCGTGCTGGTAACCACCGGTTATGATAATCGGATGGATCTCATGCCCGCATCTCGAGGCAGCGTCATTCCAATGTTGATTGATGATCGCAACGAGGTACTGTCAGCAATGCATGACGCCGATTGCGTGATCATGCACAGCACCTCTGAAGGATTTGGGCTAGTTCTATTGGAGTCCATGCTTAATCAAACTCCGTGGATTGCCAGAAGCATAGCCGGAGCTGAATTTTTACACAGCAAAGGACACGGGCTAACATATCATAGTGATGAAGAATTAATGGCAATGCTCAGAGGGTTCAATCGAGGGCAGTTTGATATCAAGGGGGCATATGAATACGTGACAGCAAATCATTTGATATCAAACACGGTGTCTGATATAGAATCCGTTGCTAGCCGTAAAAGTTCCTAACCCGTTCCCAGACTCCATGCGGGCTGCCGGTTTCTAAATCAACGATCATGTAGCTTATCGTTATTCGTTGACCGTCACCTTGAAATACCGTATGTGGCAGGTTGGTTCGAACAAATCCGCCGGGAATATCGGTTGAAACCGTATGCAGCGGATCTGGAATTTGATCCCAACTTAGTTTATTTCTAGACCATTCACTGATGTATCCGGTTCTCGTACCAATTTGTTTTCCATTTACCATCACCGGTCCGGTTTCCATGACCACTTCTGCATCACTGCCCCACCAAGATATCAACCCTGGTGCCCGAGTTAATCCGTAAAAGCTAAATCTTGCTTCCAACATGCAAAGTTCATTTTTGTAGGTTAGCGCATCGCAGTGCAATCGCTGTATCTTTGCGGAACCGTTGGCAACAAACAGGGAAGCTTCCTTAATACGCAAGCCTGCTGGCGCTAGCATCGCATTAACCATACAAGACGTTTTTGAAAAATGTTTCGTAACACCCGAGATATAAAACAAGCTGTTGGGTGCTGTCGATGCCTTCTTTAGAGACTCAAGAAGGATATTGCTACGGAGAAAACCCGTTGCTTCTTCTTGATCCGGTTGCATTTCAGATGGTATGAAGAAATTGTTGTTGGGTTCTGAAACCCTGATATTGTTAATATCCATGCAAATATTTATTCAAGTCTAGGACGATGTTCGGCTTTTTAATATCTGATCAACGTAGTCGAATGGTTCCTTGCGTGGAGCGTCTCGTTTTAGATATCTATTTGCAGCCGGGATCGATCCGGTCCTAGAAAGCATATCACTATGTGTGCCAACGTTTTTGTTTTTTGGATTGAAAATCTTGTCCTCAACAAACGAAACAAATTGTTTCGAACCGTTATTTTGTATGAATCGCTTGATCACATTGCTCAATGTGTCAATGCACTGATGATATGCTGCTGAATCAAACGGAGTTGATTGCGGACCGGTACCAAACAATCGCTGCCAGTCACTTTTAAACATGCCACCGGTACGTTGCACGTTATCCTTGAACAGTCCGGGATTGTCATATTGCGGAAAATCAGCCCACAATGACTGTGGAACTATACCTAATGGTTCGCTTACGGTGACGAAATACACCGGATATTTGTTATCATTTATGATCTTGTTGTAGCTCTTGTACAATCCTCGTGATGCACCGGCCCAAGGTTTGGTCTTTGCACAGGGAACAAATGCAACCATTGAATATTTGTCTGGAACCTTATACGCCGCTATCTCATCGTGCCATGCTTTTATAATTGGATTGTTTAAGAGGTGGATGGTTTCACCTGGGGTGTATGCGGTTAGTTCTGTATCTAACGACGGGTTTGATGCCAGGCTACGATCTACCAGGAATCGTCGGAATCTTGGCCAGTCTTCGCGTGATATGAATCCCGGTGTTCCCAGTTGCCCAAGTTCAACCGAACTAAGTTTTGAGAATGCTGCGGTTGATTCTGCTGGAGAAAGTTCGTGCGAAGATTGAGGTTTAACGGACTTGATCGAAGCTTCTAATATTTCTGATATTCTCATGACGGTATTTATAAAATCAACAACATACCCCTGCTTGATTTATTGGTATAAATGCTGCACACTTTAATTAGAGGTATGCTTATGAAATTCACATGCATGGAATGCGGCCGAGAATTTGACCAGATAACGGGCAAACACGTTAAAACGCACGGATTCAACACCGTAGCAGAATATCTTGAAAAACATCCTGGTGCCCAAACCGTCCAAGAACGCAAGGACTCCAAGGAAACCATCGAGCGAAAACGGATCGCCCGCCTTGGTAAGAAGCATAGCGACGAGGCCAAGGCACGCATAGGCGCCGGCAACAAGGGCAAGAAGATGAGTGCGGAAGCCATTGATAAATGGCGAGAGTCCTACAGGGAGTATCTCGACGAGCACGGAAGCCCCATGCTGGGCAAGGATCGCGGTGAGGCCTTCAAGGCAAAGATGAGTGCCATCGCCAAGGCACGGCCCAAGGAACTGGTCGATGCCAAGGTCGCGCAGATGCTGGCTGCGCGACGTGGCAGCAAGGCCACTCCTGAGCAGAGGGAGAGGTATAGTGAAGCTCGATTAAAGTTCATTGCAGAAAATCCTGATAAGATGTTACCAAGATTATTCAATACAAAGCCTGAACGAGAATTCAAAACGGTGTTAGATGAGATGAACATCTCATACAAACATAATGTTCGCGTTGGTAACAGATTGTATGATTTCCAAATTGGAACAAATGTTTTGATAGAGCTAGATGGCCCGTTTCATTACAATTATAAAATGTATGGTGATAAATCAATGCCAGACGAAGATCGCATGGCACTGTTTCTAGAAGCCAAAAAGAAGGACGAATACAAAACGGAATTAGCTAAATCGAACGGATATGTCTTGTATCGAATTATCGTTGGTGGCAATCTTCCTGATGATTGGAAAGCACAGCTTGAAAATCAAGGTTGCACTCTATTCAAATAAAAACCCGGCATTTCTGCCGGGTTTCTATAGGATATTTTGTAGAGATTGTTTTCAATGGGCCGTGTAACCCATTGAAAACAAAAGATCTCACAAAAATTTCAAATGCGCTGTATTGATGCCGATTCCCGCCAGGTAGTCAGCCGCGTTACCAAGACTGCTTGCGGTGTTCGACAGCTCCAGGTAACCATACCTGGACATGAAGCTAACCACCGGCTCGAACGTGTTCGGGTCGATGATAACTCCGGAGCTGGTCAGAGGCACATATGGGCAATAGTACGCAGCAGCGTCGATCTCGCCTGCGCCCTTGTAACCAACGAGAACGTTGGTGTTATCAGCTGCATACTGGTCAACATAGACGCGCATGCTGTTGTTTAGGGTTCCAACGAACTTGGTGTTGGTCGGAGCCTCAAACGTTCCCTCGGTGGTACGAGCGAATGCAGAGGTAGTTGCGCTCTGCAGGATCGTTAGGGCAGTCGGGGAAACCACGACCCAGTTACCTGCGCCACGACGTGTGCGTGCAGCGATCAGGTTTGCACCACGGTTGATCAGCACTGCAAGAGCAGCGTGCTCGTCACCAACGTAAGTTGCCGTACCGGAAACCGCACCCTGGTCGTATGTCAGGGTGGTACCAGCCAGGCTACGCAGCGACACAAGGATTTCCTGATCGATTTCTGCGGTGATTTCCTGTGCCAGCGCTGCCATGATCTCGGCCTCGATGTCAATGCCCTGTTGTGCTTGTGCATCCTGGGCAGCTTCAAAGGTCCAGCGAGCGCTCAGCTTGCGGGTCTTTGCTTCAACCGTCTCCTTGAGGATCTGGATGTTCAAACGCTTACCAGCCGTACCTTCAAGCACGCTGGTTGCAGCGGCACGTGGGTTAACGGTGTCGCCGTTGCCGCTGTAGAAGCGAGCAATGTCGAACGGGCTCAGTGCTTCAGCACCGGCCACAACGCCCGGAGCTGGTGCACCAAAGGTGTCAGCATAACGAACGCGCAGGGTGTGGATCTGACCAACTGGGCCGCTCATTGGCTGCACGCCAATGATCTCGTTGGCGATAACGGTCGGCATAACTCGACGGATTACCGGCAGGATCACCTTGTTCAGCGTGGCAACATTGCCTGCGCTGGTTGAGCCCGGGGTGGCGTTCTCAAACAGGATTCCGCTCTTTGCTTGCAGATCCTTACGTGTGTTCTCGAGGATGATTTCCATGACCTTCTTGCGATTGCCGTTTAGACCCTCGCAAAGGGCGGTCTTGGTAGCCGTCCAATGTGTTTCGAAGAGATTCTTACTCATTTCAATAGCTCCTTAATTCTTGATACCTGCGAGGTGTAGAATCACGCCAAGGTCATCAGGTGTCTTGGTCTCCTCTATCACTGCTTTGGCTAGGGTGTTGTTCCTATCGCCGGTCCTGGCAACAGGGGTAGTTTGATTGCTGGCCTCAGAAAGCTGAGCCTTCTGTGGTGCGCGGGCACCGTTGACCACCGCCGGAAGATAGCGGGCAAAGGTTTCCTTCAAGTTTTGTGTCTTGACGTCCTTTAGCATATCTTCCATGATGGTCTTTTTATCGCGGGCCAAAGGTGCTAGCAGCTCATTCATGGTCTGCATCCTTTGTAAGCGATCGTTGGCAGCCCGCACCTTGGCATCAGCGGTCTCCATGAGCTTTGACTTCTCATTGAGCTTTGCCTGGGCCTCGGCCAGCGCAGCCTTCTGTTCCCGAAGCTGACGGTCCAGCTTCTTGACCTCGCTACCTTCGGAGAGATAGCTAGCCATGTATTCGGCTGCTACTGCTTCGAAAATTCGGCGACCAAAGTTGTTCTGTCGAGCAACCTTGATATCATCTCGCCATTGCACTAGCTCGCTCTTGATCACTTCATTCAGGGTCTTGTCGACCGCCGAAGTTGCGCGATTGATGAACTTGCTTTGGGTTTCGGCAAGTCTCTTCTTGCCTTCCTGTGCTAGCTTGATTCTCTGCTCAACCAGTGCCTTTTTATCAGCCTGGAATTCAGCGATTTCTTCGCTCAATTGCTTGAGCACGAAACCTTCTAACTTGTTGACGCGAGCAGATAGCTCGCGGGCGCTGCTTTCCCTAACGGTACGCAGTTCCTTTGCCATTTCACGACGCTGTGCCTGGAGGGTCTTGCGATCCTCAACGAACTCGGCGATTTCAGTCTTAAGCTGCTCAGCAATAAATGAATTGAGCTTCTTTGCGTGCTCAACCATCATTGTTGCATATAGCTTCCTAGACTCCATCGTTGCCTTGCTCAGCTTCGCACGTTGCTTGATCATAGCTGATCGGTCCTCAGCGAACTCGGTCAGCTCCGCGCGAATGGCATCACCCAGCATCTTGTCCATGGCCTCAACAAGCACCGCCTTGTCATTTGAATAACGGGCAGAATAGTCCTCCTGGAGCTTTTGCTCCATGGCCTTTACCTTGTTGTCAAAGGCCTCCTGAAGGGCAGTCTTGACTTCTTCGCCAAGCACTTCGGTCTCCAGGAGATCCTTAATTTCCTTTTCCATAGGACGATACTCCTTATCTAAGTTTCAACTCGTCCACCCAACCCAAAAGTATCTTTTTGAGATGCTTTTGTGCTATGGCATCGCGCTTAACGCTCTCAGCCAATTCGTGGACCTTCCAGCCGTGCTTGCGGTTCATGATTGCCTCATACACTGGTGTGGGATATGCATTTGGCGCAGACGGCTTAGCCACTATGTCGACGGTAAGCATGTCAAATTCAGAAACACGCCCGTTGTCATCAACGTTACCTGATCCACGAGAGCTTACACCGAGCTTAATCCCGCAATCAATCAACGTCTTAACGATGTTGCCGCACGGTGTTGGAAGTATTTGAAGCTTCCCAAATCCGTTGGCACCATCCATCCACATCTGGGTAATTTTGTGGCTAACCCTATCCAGATGTATTTGCAATTCTTGCGGATGATCACATTCACCCAACACGCCATTATCTTGTTTAATGGCCTCGTTAATTTGCTCAACGGCCTTTCGGATTTCGCCTACTGGATATACTCGACCGTTGTGATTACGTAGATCACCTTGGATGAAAATGCCCTTCATGTAGACGTTTTTAATTCCGCCCTGCTCGATGTTATCCTCCAAGATGATCTCAGCCTTTGCTGAGTCATAGTTGAGTGTTTCGATCAGTAAATTTTGATTCCTCATGAATGCCCTTGAAATCCAAAGATTAATCTCAATTCTATTTAATAGAATTAGTCAAATAGTCGTAAATTAATGGAGATTTTCGCAGTATTTCCACGAAAATCTCCATTATATGGTTTTACTTTAGATTTTGACCGCCCTTGCTCAGCGGGCTCATGGTGTTGATTGCACCAAAACCGTCGCTGGTTGCCTTGTTGATCAGCGCGGAGCTGTCGCCTTCCTTGCTGACCTTCAACGCACCGTCAGTGCTCTTCTTGCGACGGTTGTCACCAAGACCCTGATCGGCACTCTTTGGTGCTGCCTTGAGGCTGTAACCATTTTCAGTTGGCCCCTTGCCGGTTTCTACCGGACCTGCTCCCATGCGGCTGGTCTGGCTCTTCGGCACTGGGCTCTTGGCGTCGTTGCCGGTGGTCATACCACCGGAAGCTGCACCAACATCCTTTGCGGTCTTATTGGCCTTGAGAACATCGCGCTCAATGACCTCAAGGTCCAAGCTTTCTGCTAGATCATCAAAGTCCTCGTCGAGCTCCCAGGATTCGTCCTGCTCTTCCTCACCGCCTTCCTCTTCACCGGCTTCTTCGCCTTCCTCTGACGCTTGGAGCTTTTCAAATTCAGCCTTTAGGGCTGATAGGGCTGCTTCAAAATCGTTCATCTTGTCTTCGACCGAATCAAAGGATGCTTCACCCTCGTCGTCGGCCGGCTCGTCACCAACCGCAACCATTTCAAAATCATCGACGTCGTCGTCTTCCATGGTCATGGTTTCTTCAGCTTCGATCTCGTCGTCCATGACTTCAATCTCGTTGGTGAGATCCCTGCCCATGTCTCCGCTTCCGCCAACGGTTTCGTCCATTTCTTCATCAACGGACTCATCCATTTCTTCCTCAGCAACCGCTGATTCCTCTTCTGCATCCTCATCCATTGACATCAGTTCCTCATGGATGGCGCGTGCCTTCTCAATGAAAACCTGATGGAGAAGCTCGCGTGCCTTCTCCTCATCGTTCTTGATCAAATATTCAAGTACCTTAGTGAGCTTTGTGTTCGTCGTCATGGTTGTACTCCTTTGCCAAATGTGTAGACAGACTCAGATTTATTTAAGCCTATCGTAGCTATCGCCGTATATCAGAGGTAAAAACCGGTATATTTTTGGAAAAATACCAAATATATCAGCCCGGTTATTCAATTCTCATTATGAATCTTGTCGGGCCAATCTGATATGGCACCAAGTTTGGAGTATTTATCACACCCGCCGACGTGGTAACGGTTTGGCCGTTGCACCATGCCCACTTGTTTGGTACCAATATATCGTCCCACAGCACGATACTCTTGACCGGGACTGGTAGATCATTGCTGCCGCTTATCACGCGACCAGTACCATCGACCGTCACATTGTTGTAGGTGCCAGGTGTTACTATCGTGCTGTTTAAGCTTACATTGATCGAGTAAACGGTACCGTTTGCAACCGCATTACCAATGGCATCACCGACGATCATCACATCGCTAGGGGGTGTGTATCCCAGCGCATAGAAAACATCCTGATCAATGAGAACGTTTGCATCAGAGATCGTGCCGTTTGAGTTGATTAAAACCTTGCTCCAATAAGAGCTGGTATTGATGTTTGAGTTTAATACATTGACCAAATTTGTTGTGATCACAACATCGTTGCTGCCATCAAACTTCACATTGCCGGTAACTGATCCGTCCAATGTAATGTTGCGCCCTGTGGCTAGAACGTTAGCCGATGTTGCGGTGCCGACAAACCGATAGCCGTTGGCATCAACCGCCATGGTGACACCTGGCATGATACCTGATGGGAATCGAGACTTGAGGGCATAAGATGCGCCAGCTATTTCAACCTCATTAGAAAGCTGTGCCGGGCTCAACACATCATGGCTGATAGCACAGATGATCTGCGCGGCGCTTAGGATCAAGGCAATTTCCACCGTAGGCGTGATGCTAACCGTAGCCGTTCCGGCATTGCCATTAAATGGCGGTGTTACCACCAACCATTTTGATCCTTCCCAGACCTTTAAGCTTGAGCTCACCGTATCAAACCATACCTGCCCGGTAACCGGCATCGGCGGTGGGCTAGAGTTTGCAAAATGCTGCATCAGAGCAACGAAATTCTCGTTTAAGGCCAGCCCAAAATTAACCGCATTTCGGCCGATCAGTGAGATGCTGGTCGACGTTGTATCAAGCGTGGAATCTTGCACCGATGCCAGAGGAGTACCGTCATAATTGGTAACGTTATAAACCATTGTTAGATACCGCCTCCAGCTGCTTGATCCTCTGCGGATCCATAGATGATTTCAAGAAAATCTCCGCGCATGAGATTTTCTAAATCCTTTGCTGCTCGCATCTTCTTAAGCTTGTTCAGCGACAAGAGGGTGATGGTCGGCTTGCGACTGTCTTGAAAATCGCGCTGCATCAGCATGTCCTGATCGTCATTCCTAAAAGTAGGATTCAGTTCGGTAGCTTTCATGTGGTTCCCCTAAGATGCTGGTATTTATCACGATTCTACCGGTCCGAGCGCACCGGTGGCTGCTTCAGCACCACTTTCTCCGCCCTCAACAGGAGAAGTACCACCTGCTGCCCCAGGTTCGGCTTCCTCACCTCCCAGTGCCGCTTCCGGAGATTCAGCAGGCGCCGGACGTATCCCAACGGTTCTCAATCCAGGGTGATCCGAATCAGACACCGTAACACCGATCTTTTCCTTGACCCGCTTGGCATTTTCTTGTTTCCACATTTCTTCGTTCTTGAGAACGTCGTCTTCGGACCATCCCAAATATCTCGTCATCGCAAATCTCTTGCTGATGTATCGAGCCGCATCAGTCTGCATTAGGTTTGAGAACACCGAGATCTGTTCGGTATCAAGGGACATCTGTCGATACTGAGAAAAGCTCTGTGGCTCCCAAAATTGCAGCTCAAACGCACCGCTTTCAACTTCTATGCCTCGGCTCTTTAGATACAGCTTGAATTCCCTGTCTAGGACCGGAGCTAACAGATTTTGTAATCGTTGGCAATACTTGGCAAAGCGGAATTCCTGCACATACGCTGTGCCGACCTTGCCGTCGTTGTAAACCGTAGAACCGTCATCCGGACCTGTTGGGAGATAGCTCGAAGGTATGCCAAGTCCTCGTATCATCTTGTTGTTGAAATACTTAAGGTCATCGATCTGTCCCAGATTTTCACCACCCTGCAGGGTTTCAATGCGGGTTCCCTTGCCTTCTGAGTTGGTAGCCAGGAAATAATCCTCGTTGATTGCCAGTGGGCTGTAAGCCGCATCAAGGATGCTTTGACCGCCTCCGGTGCGGCTTGGTATGCGCCGCTGATAGATTTCATTCTTCATCCGCTCGACCACGGCTTGTGCTCGAGGTCCGCTTAGGCTGCCAGTGTCGATGTAAAACACGCGGCGTTCCGGTGCTCGAACGATTCGATAAATCAATATCGAGTCTTCTAGCAGATCCTTTTGCTTGTAAACCTTATAGATGCTTTCCAACAACGAGGTACCAAATGGCCACTGGCTATCCATGCCTTCGCTGAGCGATAGATGGATGACGTGCGCTGCGTCGATGGCGATCTGATTAGGCATGCTGTCAAATCGGCTGGTCCGAGAACCAGGACTGCTTGGTACACCATAGTTAATGGTACCTGCACCGGCTGCTGGGTTTGAGCTTCGAGGATACCCACCAGGGAAACTGTATTGATCATGCACCAGCATGTTGGTACCAACCAATGACATTAGGTTGATGTCTAGATCCTTGATGACATATTGTTCAACTTCCTTGCCCTTGGCCTCGTTAACGATGATCTTTTCAACCTTAGTTGGATCAATCCATATGAGCTTGAAGGTTTCTGGATCCCTGATGTAGATTTGATCACCATACTTGATGGTGTTGCGAAATGCACGCCATACGCGCTGTTGCCAACGATTGAGACTACACCATTGGCCAAGCATCTCCTTGAGAAGCTTGATCTCAGTGTCGCTCATGTTCTCTTTATAGGTAATGGTAAACGGTTCGGCACCAGGTTCATGGTTCTGGGTTGAATAATCAGCAATGATATCAAGACCTTTGTTGATTTCAGAATCGAGATCCATTTGTTCATATTGGATGTATCTCTCAACCCTGTTTGGGGCACCGCTATAGACTTCTGGTAGATAGCTTGAATATTTGGCTCCAGAACCTGCCGATCCACCTGACTGCCCGTTCCTGCTGTCTATACGCTGTACCAACCTCTGTTGTGTTGGTACCGTTGAGAAATATTTCTTCCATGAGGCCATTTGATAATATCCGCCGTGTTAAACTTGGCAGATATTTATCGTGAAAGATCGAGTTGCGTTTTTAACCGTGCATTTACACGGTTGGGCCGCTCCTATAAATCGCAGTGGCGATCTTGTCCGAGTTAGAAGTCGCTTCGTCTCGGGTCTTATCAAGGACGTAATTAGCACGTTCCAATGCCGCTATCATCATGTTCATTCGAAGCAGGCTTTCGTCGTAGTATTTTACCGTACGATTGTTAAGCTCCTCGGTCGTTAAGATCGGAGCAACGGTCTTAACCGTTTCGGTGGTCTCATTTTTCTTAAAGGATTCATTTATCAGGGAAGATATTGAGCCAAGATATGGGTCCGGATTTTTGAATGCCACACCGGTCATGTTCTCCATTGGATTCGATGATTGGCTAAATTCAGATCTTATTGAGTCAAGGGTGTTTTCAACACTGCGAATCTGCTGAAGATCAGCAGATATACCTGCTATTGAATTGTGCATCATTCCAAATCGTTGCACCATACCGGCTATGTATGATTCACTTTCAAAGTCAACACGGATCTTTTCTAGATCAAGCATGATTGCTGCCAATGATGTTCGAACAAGTCCAAATCCATCCAACATCTTCGTCATGTCGATTGGATCAATTCGGATCTTTTCTAGATCAAGCTTGATTGCTGCCAATGATGTTCGAACAAGTCCAAATCCATCCAACATCTTCGTCATGTCGATGTCAATTGGGTCAACACGGATCTTTTCTAGATCAAGCATGATTGCTGCTAGTGATGTTTGAATCAATCCAAATCCATCAGCAATGGTTGTTAAATAAGATTCTTTAGCGATTTCTGATGTAATGGATCGCATAGTATCCAATGATTCAACGGTTTCGTAAAACCCTTCGGCATCATTGATGACTTCTTGCCAAGCCGACGACATTGTTGATACCGCCTCATAAACACCCTCAGCATCGTTGATAACTTCCTGCCAACCGGCATCCATCGACATTGGTCGCACAAGTGGATTAAAATCGTTGATAATTTCTTGCTGATCAAAATTCATTGACATGGGTCTTGCAAGGGATTCGGCACCAAACGGTGACCCAAGCAACCCACCGGGGCTTGATACTGGATTGATTTCAGACATTAACGATCTAATCGTTTCAATTGTTGATTGTAGACGTTCTCGACTTAGATCCGAATTGAGTATTGTACCAATGTTACCAAGAAGTGTTGCCATTTGCCTAAGTCGATCAAAACTTTGTTCCGGTATCGTCATCAGCTGTTCGGTAGTTACTGCGCTAATCTGGCGTACCAACGATGATACAACATCTATTAACGGTTGTACCTGTCGCGTGTTAATACCTCCCCTGAATATTTGGCCAATTCGGTCAAACATGTTACCAATCGTGTTGATCCGTGCCAGGTTTGCGTCGTTAAGCAGTGTCAACAGATCTGATATCTTATCCCTAAATTGTGTGATATTGGTTGAAGATTCGTCTAACGCTAGTCCGACACTGACCAATCTATCTAGTTTTGTCGCAGGATCAACCGTTATAAGTCGACCTAACCCTTCGCTGAGGCTTTGCAATATTCCTGGATTAAATCCTTCTAGAGCGCGTTTCATGGCTTCAATGCCACGAGCAGAACCTTCTAAGTTATTGCTAGAAATTTCGCTGAGGGCAGTGATTTGCCTCGTAGTAGCGTCAACGTTAGCGGTTCGCAGTTCCCTAAAAGAATTGACCATGTTTGAAAGCTGGGTACCAACTGACGTAACAACCTGAGATACACCAGAGAATGCCGAATCAATTGCCTTTCCAACGCTGTTCACCAGCGCAGAAACTCCTTCAAATCCAGATCTAATTCCAGTACCAAAACTCTGTGCTGCTGATCCAACACTCCGCAATAGTTCGCCTGCTCCGGATAGTCCTTGGTTGATTGCAGTACCAAAACTCTGTGCTGCTGATCCAACACTCCGCAATAGTTCGCCTGCTCCGGATAGTCCTTGGTTGATTGCAGTACCAATACCGGTAAGAAGTGCGCCTGCCCCGGATAGTCCATCCCTGATAAAGGTTCCAATATTTCCGATAACCGACCCAAAGCTTTGAACGATTGCCGCACCACCGACAAATACTTCTCGTATCATCTTACCAAGTGGTTCAAGTGCGGGCGCGGCTAATCTCAACGCACCGGCCAATCCAATTATTGCAGCGGTTATGATCGCTATGGCAGGAGCTGCTGCAACCACCGCTGCGCTAAAGGAGGCAGCAGCTGGTACCAATGCCCTAAGCGTACCGCCAAGTCCCCGAGCCGCTGCTGCTGTTCCTGCGCCCCTGGCGGCGCCTGCGGCCGCGCCGCCACCTCCCGCCGCAGCAGCGCCACCACCACTGCTAAGACCGCCGAGCCTACCTAATCCTCGTAATGCACCAAGACCGGTTCTGACCATTAACAATCCCATAAGTGCCACGGCTGCTGTGATAACCGCAGGCGCTGCTAGTATTCCGGCAGCCATTATCGCATATCCTGTACCGGCACCTCCGCCGAACATTCCGCCAAGACCTTTAGAAAACTCGTGAATGGATCCAAAATCAGGCAACATAGCCCTAATGGCGGTGCCAAATTCTCGAACGTCTTTCATGAAATCGCTAAATCCGCCTTGGCCCTCTTCCTTGTCTAACCACTTGAAGAAGTCATCAAATGCCGTTGTTATTCTAGTGATTATGGATTCCATATTATTTTTTAGATAATCACCGAATCTAGTTATATACGGTCCGAGTTTTTCTCTAATGGTTGTTGATGCTGTTGTTAGAGATCGTCCAAACTGTCGCAGAATCGGAGCAAGGCCTCTTGCCACATCACCTAGCAGTGCTGTTACCGTGTTGCCAATTGAACTAATTCCGGCATTAAATTCATTGAATGCTTCTTGGCTCTCGGACAAGTTTCGCCGTTGGATATCCTCGGCTTCCCGTTCTTCGGTCGTGAGCAATGCTCGGCGTGCCTGCTCTTGTCTAAACGCTTCTGATCCCTGCTGCAAACCTCGAACGAAATTATAAAGCTCTGGTCTTGCTGCACGCAGGGCTTTCATTTGATCTTCTGTCATGTTAGCAAAGATAGCAGACATGCGTTCAGATGCCTGTTGCGCATCTAGGTTGCCGGATCTTAATCCGGCCGTAACATCCTCGAGAGATGTTGCAAATCCGGGGACAATTGACAGCAGCGGACGCATGGATTCACTGATCAACGCAGGTCCGCCCATGAACATGCCTTCTATCATTTCTCCTAACTGTCCGGCACCTGCGGCGCCAAAAGTAGCGTTCAACGCCGCGGTTAAACCTCGAACACTACCGGCACCTGCCGTGCCTGCTGCGCGCTGTAGTCCATACATTCTTGTGGTTCTTAACAATTCTGCGGTTGATTTTCTTAGCTCGTCTCGATTCCTACCAGTTGCTTGGCTCAGTTGATCGAAGTTTCTCACCGTATCCATCGTTCGACCGACGATCTGTTGATCAGTAAGACCCCGTATCTCACCGCTTTGGCGCATCATTTCGATGGTTTCTAGCGATGCGGTGGTCATTTCGCCCTGCGTCATTATGAAATCAGCACCGCGCCGAGACATCTGGCTCATCTGTCCAGCCAATCTCTGCACACGTTGAGTACCAAGAGATGCGGTAACCGCACCAAAGTTACCCATGATACGGCTAAACGCACCGAGCCCTAAGCCAGCTTGCGTAGCAGCATCTGCAAATGAATTAAACCCTCCCTCGGCTGGCCGTATGCCCTGTGCATATAATCCACGAGACATGTCGGTGGTGGTCTTGAGTGCGTCGATCAATCCTCCGGTAACCACGGTAAGTGTTGCAAACGCGCTGGTAACTATACCGAGACCTGTACCAAAGACGGGTACATTGTTTCGTAAAACCTGGCCAAATCTACCAATTCCTGCCCCGGCATCAGTTAGCGACCTGCTGAAATCAGTTGTATCAGATTGTCCAATTTTCATACCGGCTTGCATGTTGGTGAGAATTGACTTACCTTGCTTTGCCGCCGGCGGTAATTTATCATCACGATCGCGACTGCTGCCCCGTCGGCGATATTCATTGTTGGTTTGACGCGTTTGTTGATTGGTGTTTTGTATTTCCTTGGTCAGCTTGTCGATAGCAGCTTGGTCCAACCCACCTGACTTTGCCAGCTGACCGAGCAGTCTCAAACTGATGTTGGAATTTCTAAGGATGCTTTCAAGCGTGGTTTCCTTGGCCCACCCTAGGGTGCCCAGTTGGCGCAGTGCTTGATCGTCTATGTTTGTTATGCTGGAATCTTGATCTGCCATATTTCTTACCGCATTGATGGAAATATACCCGGTTAATCCTGGTAAATACCCATGACTTCTATTTATGGGACCAAAACCATGTCATCAAATCCACTCAAGAGATACTTTCGCCAACCGTCACTGTATGTGAGACTACCAAGCCGAGGGCTTTGGTACAAGAACGGTGAGGTTAGCATGACCGAGGACAATGAAGTAGCCGTGTATCCCATGGCTGCCATCGACGACATCATGCTCAACACTCCAGATGCCATGCTCAACGGACAAGCGCTGGAAAAGGTTGTTACCAGCTGCGTGCCAGACGTGAAGAACGTCAAGCGATTAACCCTGCCGGACCTCGAAGCCATTTTTGTCGGCATCAAGTCAGCTACCAACAACGGCAAGGTCGAATACGATCGCAAGTGCCCAAGCTGCTCACACGAAAACACCTTTGATTTAAACTGCCAAGCCTTGCTTGACAACACATCCTTTGTTGACGACGGTGATCTTGCCATGAAGTTCAATGACGATCTCATCGTGCATGTGAAGCCGTATGATTTTGAAATGCGCCAGCTGTTCATCAAGCGAGAGTTTGAGGAAGAACGCGCCATGCGTGCGTTAGAAATGTCCAATCAGGAAATGGACGACATCACCAAGGCCGCGGTGCTGGGTGAAAGCGTTGATCGTCTCAGCCACATCACCTTTGAGCTAGTAAGCCGCAGCATTGAAAAGATTGAATTGATCAAGGAAGGCGCTACAGTAACTGATCGAGCACATATCAGTGAATGGTTGATGGGTATCAGCAAGCAACAAGCCGATTTGGTCATCGAGGCGGTAAACAAGCTCAATGCCGTGGGAGTTACCAAGAAGGTGCCAGTGGTTTGCGAAAGCTGTGGTAACCAGTGGGAGGATGCGCTGAGCTTTGACCCAACAAGTTTTTTCGCCAAACGCTCCTAACCGGTGATCCAGATCTCATTGTTGAGATGATCAACACGATGGAGCGCAATCGAAAGGCCATAACCAAGGATCTTTCCACATTGGTTTTCTACATGCAGGGCGGGCTTAGTTTCGAGGACAGCCATTTGTTGTCTGCTGATCAGCGATCAGCCATGTCAAAGGTCATTGAGAAACACTACGAAGCGGCAAGCGGCAAGAGCAACAGCAAGCTAATTGGGTGATGGGCTAACGCCCATCAGTTGTGTGTTTCTTTCGATTCGCAAGCTCATCTCTTTCAACACACAACGCATTTATCTACGTCTGATTCTGATAGATTTGAAGCCATTCTTCTCCCCTTGCGGGGAGAGGATTGGTCCGCTTCTGATGAGTCGTCGGCCATGCTGCAATCACCCTTGGTTCTGATCAACCAGCTGGCGGAACGCCTATTTCCAGCTTGCGGGTGCTACTCTCGGGACCATCAGTCCCACGTTCGGTTATGGATTTTCTCCAAGCCGCGAGGCTACCATGCAGGGGCAGGCCACGCGTCACGGGGGTGTTGTCACACGGATCCCGTGATCCTTTTCGCGATTTTTCTGGCGGGAGCTGTCAGCAGATCTCCCGTGGTGAGTTTGATAACCTCGCCGTTATCCTTTCACCAGGTGGCAACACCACCATGATTGGGCCAGTATGTGATCAGTATAGTCTAGATGATATGTTGTATTTTAGATGGTGGGGAGATTTTCATGAGCCTGTATGAGTGCGTTTGTGAGCCTGGTTTTTGGTTCTAGTGAGCTTGGTTGTTTCATTAAGTGTGGACTTGTTAGGGTCCATAGAATTTGACGACGTTCGGTCGACAAACCATTGTATGTCTCATTTACGATGAGATCAAATTCTCTTCGGTAATTAAAACACAATGCAGCGTCAATGGTCGAAAATCTTGATTGGCATGATCTCGATCGTTGCTGTGGTCGTGGTATTGATTGTTTCATGGATTTTGGGAAAAATCTCAAGCTTTATAGACCTTCTATTGGTGTTTTTACATACTAGTCTTGTGAACGTCCTGAGCCAACGTTCCGTTATAACTGAGCCGAGTGCAACAGGGCAGGTTTTATACCTGCCCTGTTTTTTATCTCCGCTTTCGCTCATTGTGATCACTCAGTGTCACGGAATATCCGCCAGTATCCTTGAAATCGATGTACCACTTGCCGTCACCATTGATTGGATGTGGTGCTCGAATGATGGCCGATTTAAAGGTTATATCGCTGATGTCAAATCCGTTGATGCGTAACGGATCAACGGTGTATGGTATCGATACCATGCTGCTGTTGGTTTCTTGATCGAAACTAACCTTGATCAAATCGCCTGGTATTTGCAAATGGCGCTTGGTATCCAAGCTTTGGGTATGTAGAAGCTGTGTTGGTGATCGAAGTCCTTCCGTTTTCATACCGGCGTGCAAGGTATCAGCTTGGTTGATCATGTATTTCAATATTTCCAGAGCCATCGCACGTCTCACGCTTTTATGCAATCGTGCCGGTTCGGCCGCGATCTTCATGATGGTTATCTGTGCTGGTGATATCTTCGGAGAACCATCTGGCTCTCGAATGGAGCTGGCAAAGGTCCTAAGATGTTCCGGCCATTGTTCGGTCGGATGATCCAGCAATTTTTGCGGATCAACCGCATTCTCAGCGCAGATCTCCCAGATCTTTCGTTCCTTGTCCTTGAGTCCCATGAAGACCTGTGGGAACGCTCGAAGTGGAGGAGTTAGCTTTTCGACTAACACATTAAAATAACCAAGCTCTTGGTTAATAAAATACTTCAAATGATGTTCGACATTGCGATTAACGTCTATTTCAAATGTACGTCGATTGGTAGACCGCCGCTTTGGTTGAGTTGTTTCTGGATTATTTCTCATTTGCCTTCCTAACATTTTATTAGTGTACCTTGGCCGGTAAAAATATGTCAACACCGGTGAAATACGCCGTTGATGCTCGATCTAGGCGATACATAGTCAAGCACATGGTATAACGGTACTTGATATCTAATACCTGGATGAAAATATTTCTTGCCACATAGGAAATTAGACATGAACAGTAAAAACAAGGGCAACAGCTTCGAACGAAAGATCGCAAATCTGTTATCGTCTCGGTTTGAATTAAAAACCGGTATCAAGAAGGCATTTCGTCGTAATGCTGACTCTGGCAGCTTTTTTGGAGGATCAAACCAAAAGAGATTGGAAACATATGATACCGAGAAGGCCAGCTTAGGCGATGTCATATGCCCGCAGACCTTTGTTTATACCGTTGAATGCAAGCATTATAAATCGGCGCCGTTGTTTAAGAACATCATGCAACAGGAATGCAAGGAATGGGACGGATGGATCAAGCAAGCCGAGCAGGACAGCCAAAACAGCGGAAAGAAAATGCTGCTCATAATCAAATACAACAATGTCGATGAGATCGTCATTGCCACTGAACCAGTTCCAAACGCCTACAATCTTCCTTACAAGACCTATTTCGTTTCATCGTTGTCATCATGCCTTGCCCAGGACGACTCGGTATTTTTTGACTGACATCAGCTTGCGGCTGAATGATCAACGCTGAATGTCGTGAAGCTGTTTTCTTTGATAACGGTTAACACGGCGCCGACACGATTGATCAGTTCCTCTCGGTGGCTAATCACGAAAATGTTCTTGTTTCGTTCGCGTTCCATCTTTTTAAGTATCTCGATAGCACCCTCAAGACCCTGAGGATCCATTCCGCTGTCAAGCAGCTCGTCAACGAATATCAAATTTATAGCATGCATGGTATTTTCGAAGATGTCCCTGAATGCCCAGCTTAGTCCAAGTATCAACCGTGTGCGCTCCCCTCGAGAAAGATTGTCGAAATCCAATTCCTGTCCATTTAAGCTGATTTCAACTGATAGATCATTGATAAACTTGATCTGATGTGGTAATCCAAGCTTGTCTAGATACTCGTTGAGACGTAGGTTTAGATATGCTAGATTTTGATCGATGATACGCTTTCGAATGAAGCTGTCCTTGTTGGTCAGCAGCTTAAACAAAAATTCTTGGTGATCTCGATCCTTAATCAGTTGGTTGAGATCGTCGTATGTTACCTCTTGCATGGTACCGGCTAGGCTGGTATTTTGATCTCGATATGGATTAACTGATACGACCTCCTTTTCCAATTCCTTGATCAGCTGTTCCAGCGTGTTTCGATGATTTAGAGCTTGTTCCAGGGTCTGATATGCGGTCATCGGTTTGGTCATTTCATTTAACACGCGGTCTAGCTCGGCTAGCTGAGTTTTGCTAATATCGACCTCTTCTTGCTCGGCCTTGGTCTGGGTGTCAAGTTGCATGATCTTGGTTTCTAGACCAGTTCGTATCCTTTCGTGCTCCTGATCATGGATGCCTTGTCCGCATGTTGGGCATTCGTGATTAACGGCCTTGTCGTAGTCAGTTAAGGCAGCATTGAGCTGCGTGGACATCTGCTGTAGGTGCCGACCTTTCATGGCAAGATCCCTGGTGATCTGTGACTTTGACGATACTAGTTGGTTATACAGATCCAAATCTCGATGGGATTGCAGCTCTCGCTCAATGTCAAGGGTCTCAAGGCTCTCGATGGCCTTGGCTAGCTCATCAATGGTTGACTGCCTGGTGATGTCCCAATTATCGGCCTTTCGTGCGATATCCTGCATGGTTAGTCGAATTCGATCGTTGCTTTGCTTCACGGTCCTTATTCGAAAATCCTCCTGCTCAATGGAGGTTTTAGTGATCTTGATCATCTCCTTGAGATTTTCAGCCTTTTGGCTTAACAGGGTGATGGTCAGCAGCTCCTCGATGATCTCTCGTTGCTTTGATGCACCCAGGCTGAGGAATGGTTCCGTGTAGGTATTGAGCGCAAGTATGTGCTTGAACAGAGAATGGCTCATACCGAGGATATTATCTATTTCCTTTTGGGTTTCACGGTTTTCGCCCTGTGCGTCGTCGGTGCTTTCGTCAACATTCTTGTCATCAACGATATATCGAAAGAAATTTGGCTTGCGCCCCCGTTCAATGCGATACTGATGACCGTCCTTTTCAAATTCAACGGCCACCATCATGTTCTTTTGATTGATGTTGTTTATGAGATTATTAACCCTGATGTTGGTAAGGCTTTGCCCGTATAGGCCAAATGATATGGCCTGCAGGATGGTGCTTTTGCCGACCCCGTTTCGTGATCCGTTACCTCCCATGTCGAGATTCTCACCGAGGACCAAGCTCAATCCGGTTTTGTTAAGCTCAACGGTTTGTGTGGCGTTGCCGCAGCTTAGAAAATTTTTGATGATTACGTTTTTAATTATGAGAGCCATTGTAATACCTCATCAGATTGTCCTTCCATGGAAGCATTCTAAGGTTTTCTATCGACGATGCTTCCTCTACGGTCATACCTCTAGCAAAGCATTCCTTGATTGAGATAATATGATCGAGTTGCCATCCACCTTCTACACCACAAAGGGTTCGCGGGTGTCGATTAGGATTGATCCTATCGATGTTTGCTTCATAAATCCGTTGACTCGCACCATGGACATTACGTAGGTATCTCTTCCAGGTCGACATGTTTAGATTTCGTTTTCTGGGCGCTTTTCTTGTCAACCAACTTTTTCGAGTCAAGGCCTGGCATCGATGAGAACAGAATCGTTTCTTAACCGATGGAACGGTGACAAATGAATTGTTACATCCTTCTGCAACACACGTCCTTGCTTCTCGTTTAATCCGTTTAGGTACCGCTTTGCCGGGTTTAGCACCTATTGACATCTTGATTCCAAGTTTTTTGCGCCATCGCCATATTGTAATTGGATGAACTTCTAATTTTACGGCAACTTCTCTTGCCGTCATAGAAATATCCCACAAGCACGGATCGGGTATCAACATATCAAATACCTTGGTATATCTTGACCAGCTCGTTTTTATCCATTGTGTTGGATTCGATGCTTTGAAGATGGCTTATCACGATGGTATCGACACTTTCAAAATTGATGTCGGCTTCGTCCAGCATGTCAGGATCGCTGTTCTTGGGGGTTATTATCTGCACCTCTCGAGCATTGAGCTCATTTTCCAGCAGTTCTTTGATAAAATTAACGTCCTCATACGAAGCGTTGATATCCATGGTGATCTTGGCAAAGGTTCGATCATCGATAAATTGGGACGGATCGGCCACGACCTGGCTCATGGTTAGGGTTCTATATTTTGGTGTTTCAGGCCATGTGATAAAATCTGGGTCCTGTCCCGGTGTCCACACCATCATCCCGCGATCATCATCCCAGGCATCGGCAAAATTGTGAGGGAATGCGTTTCCAATGTACCATATTTTGCCCTTGTTTTGTCTTTTGTGGAAATGTCCGGAAAATACCTGAGTTTGGTTAACAAAGTGTGCGGCATTGAGCAGTCCGTGATCTGGCATTTCTACCATTGCATTCATCTTGAATTTTGGTAGCTCAAAGTGACCAAACATATATGGGGATTTGAGATTTGGCACTTTTTTCCATTGATCAGCAACCAACCATGGCACAAATGCAACCCCGTCCATTTCGGTCATGGTAGAGATCGTGTGTATTTTTGGAAACTGTGTGATGTATGGCAGGCTGTGTATTTCGTACTTGTCTCGATAAAACAAATCGTGGTTACCGAGGATGAAGAACGTGTTGTCAAAATAGTCGTTAAGCAGCTTGAGGCCGCTAACCGAATAGTTCAATGTTGAAATGTTGATGGCGGATCTAACATGGTGAAAGTCCCCGCCGAAGATGCAGGTTCGAATACCCCGGTCCTCGCTTTGCTGGATCATCCATTTGATGAATCTCTCGCAACTGTCATTATGATCACGGCTGTTGTTTCGCATGCCATAGTGCAGATCGGTGAACACCGCTACTTTTGAAAAGTCTGGATTGATTGCCATGATAGATCCCTAGCTAGAATCTATTTTACCTCACCGTACGATCGGTAGCAATAAAGCCGTCGATAATAACACGGCGCATGGCAGTCGTTTTCAAGCTTCCTTTGGTGGGATCTTTTGGGCTATCTCGTTATCAACCATTCTGGTATAGCTTGGCGATGCTCCGTGCATGATCAAGATATCATCGCGGATGTTTTGATTTTTCTTTTCAATATTCAGTATGCGCATGAAGCTATTGGTAATGGTTTGCGTGTAGTAGGCAAATGGATTTGGTGTATCTGATCGGCTTTCATCGAACTGTAATCCAACCTGGGATAGCTGCAACAGTGCCTGGCACTTCATTTCATCGATGTAGGTATAGCCGCGCCAGTTACCGCGATGCCCGTACCGATCAACCAGTTTCATGAACATCAATGCTAGATTATTGGTCATCTTTCCGTGGTCTCGACAGAAATGACCATTTTCTAGCCCGCCTTTCCAATGGCTTTTGAGTACACAGGTCAGTACGTCTTCTTTCATGATGTAGTGTTGGAATGGAGGAAAATTGCATCGCATGTGTCGCTCAGCTACGGTCTTGGCTTTATCAACCTTGTCAGGATTGATCGGTATGTGCGTGTGTGTCATCAGCCTAATCACTATCGACTCAATTGGTACATCATCTAGGGTTATGGTTATTTTAGGATCCTTGATCCCTTGGGAGATCTGTGCCTTTTTCTCGATCATCTGTAGTTCAGCAAGCTTTTTCTTTCTAGCTTCTTCTACCCTGGTCGGCGTTATCAGCTTGATGTCATTGACGATAAAATCGTATCGGGCATAAATGGGGTCTGGATAGGAACAATACGATGTTTTGCTACGGTGGATCTCTTCCAACAGATCCTTGTTGGTTAGATATTTGATTTTTACTGGGGCTATGGCCATGCTTGTTTCCTATCAAGTGAAAGTGTTGTTATTGTAACTATTTTGAACTATTGAGTCAAACCAGACCATTTGGTTAACATGGTGGTTTATAGAGGTGATAAATATCGTCAACAGACCTGGATTTTGGAATATAATACGATGGTAGAAGGAACAAACACGCCTCCGAACATACAAGAAGCCCTTTCTGCATACCAGCGGGCATCGGCGCAGGGCGGCGATGTGCAAGGAACCCTTCGAAACTTGCAGACAGCTATACAATCTCTTTATTTTTTGCAAGATCTAGGTGCTGCACCATCGGCTCCACAAAACTTACAAGATACTGCTGGCAGACGCGTTCGACTTAGGGCTAAACCGGGGTCTACTGGTATAGTATATGGAACGGGGTTGATGAAACCACTGTTGGATACCAACGGAGTTGTATTTCCCTATCAACCAACTATCACATATCAACAAGATGTGACCTACACGCCTATGGAGTTGGTACATACTAACCAGGATTTTCATAGCTATACTCGCACCCCGGCGCTAAAACTGTCGGTTGATGGGCAATTCACCGTTCAAAGCCAGGCAGAAGGTGCATACGCTATGGCATGCATTCATTTTCTCCGAACATCAACAAAGATGTGGTTTGGTGGAGCACAGGGATCTGATGCCGAAAAATACCAAGGGACTCCCCCACCGGTTCTGTTGTTTGACGCCTACGGTCAATACATGTTCAACGCTCTACCGGTGATCATCACCCAGTTTTCAGTTACGTTGCCAAACGACGTCGATTACGTTCCGGTTAAAATCAACGCAGATCAAGGCGGAAGCCCCCAACCTGCTAGTCCAAATGAGCTATATTCGGTTCTTAATTCGATCAACAGTACCAATATAAGCTCACAAACAAATGATGGATATGCCTGGTTACCGGCCCTATTCAACATACAGGTGCAGCTGATCGTGCAAAATACCCCGAGGCGGCTGAGAGCATTCGATCTTTCACAATTCAGGGATGGATCGCTGCTGAGAGGAGGTACCTGGGTATGACAACGGTAAATTATCAACCGGCTAGCCCGTATGCTGGCACTGATCAGGTAAACGTATATCTCGAATATTTGGATTTTTGGAACGGTCCATTTGTTTTACCGCAGACTGACGATCAATTATATACGGTACAAGCAAAATACGACAAACGTCCGGATCTGTTAGCATTTGATCAATATGGATCAACCGGTTGGTGGTGGATTTTTGCCGTTCGAAATCCAAACACCATCAAGGACCCGATCTACGATTTGAAGGCAGGTATTACCATTTATCTACCTAATAAAGCAAACTTACCTAGATTGAGAGTTTAACGATGCCAACTGGCCCAAGATCATCAGCACCTCTAACGCCACCTGAACAGGTTCGGGCAGCAAGTGCGATCCCACCAGTATCACCAACTCAGGTTGATCGTGGATCGGTGACTGCGGCTGCCCAAGCGGCATTTTCCCCGATATTTCCTGGATCTGGTAACGCGATTACGTTTTCCGATGCACAGGGTGCATTGCAGAATCTAGTTTCCGGTGATGCATATCAAGGTGCGGCACAGATAGGACAGATATCCCAAAATTTTAGATCTCAGGTCACGTCGACTCCAGGTCGACAAGTTGAAGCATATCCAAATGTGTTGCATCAATTTGCTAACTATACCTATCATGTCAGATGGAGCTTAACTGATGATTTAGTCGGATCAAGCATTGCTTCGGCTCTTGAGTTTCAATCTACCAAAAAGGTTGTCATAGCTGAAAGCGGTGTAACCGCCGGATTTAACATCACTGATTTTGAAATAGAAAACATCTGTGCTCCAACGCAGCGGGTGCAATCTATGCTGCATACTAAATTTAAGATGACGCTGAAGGAACCGTACGGTCTCAGCCTGATTGATCGAATCTATTCCCTGTCTAGAAGAATGGGGGTTAGGAATCATCTAACTAACTCGACCTTTATCGAGATATGGTTTACCGGATATGATGAGGCCGGAAATATCACTACGCCTGACATGAAAGTTGGATTGTATAAGCTTTTCAGGATTAACGTAACCAAGTTAGAGTCTGACACAACTAGCAGCGGTACCGAGTACAACATCGAGGGCATGTTAGACGGCATGTATGCAAATTCTGATCACGTTGCTATGTTACCTAGTGGTGTTAATATCGGAAACTTAAATCCGCCAACGATTGGTGAATTTTTCCGTCGATTACAACAGGTCATGAATGATCAGCAATTGAACCTGGAAAACGACAATGTGCGCCGAATTGAATATGAATTCGTTTTACCAAACGACATGGGCGACTGGCGATTTTCCACCGTACCGACCACTGATCAACGAAACAGCAGCATTAGTTTGACCGATCCGGCAAATTTCGCCAATCCAACATTTAGCCTATCCAGAGGCATGGATATCAGTACCGTGTTATATTTCGTCATCAGCATGACCGAACGCGGGCGACAGTTTGTAGCCGGTGAAGATCGTCAACCCGGGCAACCTAGCCAAGCACGTCCGGGACAAAGCCAAGCAAGCATACGAGCAAATGGTATGGCAAACATGTTTGCTATACATGCTAGATCTCAGATCGTTGGTTTTGATTATCTAACGGATGATTATGTTCGAAAGGTTACCTACACGGTTACCGAATATCCCACAACTAGGGCTATCGTTGATCAACAAAATGCTGTTGCCACACAGCAGCCGGCGCAGCAACAGGATCGACAAAACACACTGGTTAGATCCAAGAGATATAACAAGGTCTACGACTACATCTTTACCGGGACAAATCTTGATGTAATCAAGCTTGATATCAAGCTTGAATGGTTTTGGCAAGCATCAGTTCCGACACAACTTGGCCAAAACGTTTACAGCAACTATACCATTGGGCCTCAGGTCGATCCGACCAGCATTGCATTTGCATCGGCTAATCAATATCGTCGAGCTAGGGCAGAGGTACAGACAGCTCGGCAAAATCTCAGTGCCCTGCAGAATGCTCGAAATGCCCAGCAAAATCAGCCACAGATTGAATCGGCACAGCAAACCCTTCAGGAAGCCGAGCGCTTATTATCTCAATATGGCAACGACGCTAGGAGATTCCAGGAACGCTGGGAAAATCGCAGCCCTGGAGAACAGATGTTGCAGGGCTTGCAGGTACAGGTTGGTAACGATGACATCAGAGGTGCAGCAGTACAAAATTTTGCCACCAGAGCTGCGTGGGATCTATCCACACGAAATCGTCAGAATCTCTATCTTGAGGACGCTAGGGTGGCAAATTTTTATTCAACACCTCTACCGGTGAGCCTGCGACCGGTATCAGCTCCGATCGGTCAGATCGCTACCATGGCTGGTGCGGCTCAATCAGAGCAAGCTTCGGCACGGGCTAATCTAGAAAGCCTTCCTAGGAATCGAAGTTTGGTAGCAGCGGTATTGAACGACGTCATGTCAACGCCTTATTTTGTTGAAGTTAACATTGAAATACGTGGTGATCCATACTGGATTGGGTTGGGGAACATTGAGGAAAATTCAGCTATCGCAACAGCAGCGCGGCAGTCTGAGCTACAATACTCACCACAAGCGGCATTTTTCTACGGAGGCGAAACTGGGTTCTTTTTGAATTTTAGGACCGGAGAAGCTCCGAATGAGGAAACCGGTTACGTTGAATTTAATACCAGCAGCATTGCATTTAACGGTATCTACAGCGCGATAGAAATACGCAGCATTTTCAAAGATGGCAAGTTCACACAGGCTATCAAGGCGATCAAGGATCCATTGTTGCAGTCTAGTTCCGTGCAAGGAAACCCTGCCGTTAATCCCGCGCCGGCGACCAGTATTGCTGCGCAACAAGCTGCCGGTGCAGCAGGCGCAGCTCCGGCAGCGACAGCTTCTCCAACACCAGCTGCTGCCCCTAGCGTTAGTGTGGTTCCGCCTGCGGTAAACACCAACCCCTACAGCCAAGAAAATAATCCCCTTACATCACCGTCTGGGATGAATTTTGGCCTATTTTAACCAAGGAATATCATGGTAACCCTAACAAGACACATCAATGCTCCGCGCAGCTATGATCTTGAGCTTCCTGGCCGAGGAACCTTGCAGGACAAATTTTATGTTGGATTTATCAAGGTAGCTGATGATGTTCTACGCATGGGCCGACTGAAGGTCTGGATACCAGAACTCAACGGTGACCCAAATGACGAAAATGGTTGGTTCATCGTTAGCTACTGTTCACCGTTTGCTGGTGCGACTAGCATTTATGACAATAAAAACGAAAACACCTTTGCAGGCACGCAAAAAAGCTACGGCATGTGGTTCATACCGCCAGATGTGAACAACGAGGTAGTTTGCGCATTCATCAATGGGGATCCGGCTAGAGGAATATGGCTAGGGTGTTTATACCAGCAAAACATGAACCACATGGTGCCTGGATTGCCCGGGCAAGACAGCACTGCTAGCACTCCAGTTGCCGAATACAACAAGAAAGTTGTTAACACCAATTTAAATAATCCGGTAAGACCGGAATATTCTCCATTGGCCGAGGGTCTCTTAAGGCAGGGATTAAACGTTGATACCATAAGAGGAGTCAGTGACAGTGGTGCCCGCAGGGCCGAACCGGCTAATTCGATTTACGGTATATTAACACCGGGCGGTAGCCAAATGGTGTTCGATGACAGTCCTACCAATAACTACATCAGATTTAGAACGCAAAGCGGCGCTCAAATCATGATTAACGACACGTCTGGATTTATCTATCTAAACAGCGTTGATGGTAAGAACTGGATCAGCATGGATGCAACTGGCAAGGTTGACATCTATGCACAGGATGATATCACCTTGAGGAGCCAGGGCAGCATTAACATACGGGGCGACCTAGATGTTAACATTGAAGCTGGTCGTGACATTAACATGCGTGCTCGCGGAAAACCGACAACTGCGGGAGTATCGTCTACGGCTGGTGTCCCGCCACCGTCGCTGCCAGCAACTGGTAACATTGTTGTGGTCGGAGACAGCATTGCACAGGGAGTTGGCTCCAGAATAGAAGGCGCGGTAGTATCAGCCGTGGTAGGCGAATCGTCAACGGAGATTGCCGTACGGGTTAGGGAAAACACCAGCATTCAAAATTCCGTGAATGCCATACTCAGCGTTGGTAGCAATGACGGGCCACAGGGAAATCAATCAACATTAACGTCTAACCTCGATTCAATTCGAACTTCTCTAGCATCTAATAATTATATTTGGCTGCTACCATACGACGATGTGTTGAAAGCAACGGTTAAAACATTTGCTGACAGCAAGGGGGATAAGACCCTTAATCTCAGCCGATACCCGTCGTCGGATAATCTGCATCCCAGGGATTACGCGCTGGTGGCCAATGATGCGCGGGCCTTGTGCATACCGTCGCCGGATGCGGTAGTTAACGGTGTAACTGGTGCAAGCGCCGGAGGTGTTGGCCAAACGCCATATGGACCATATAATACGGGTACCTTTAGGTCGCTGGAGGATGCTGAAGCTAAAGCAGCCCAGTATAGATCTGCGGTTGAGTTTGGGCGGGCCAATCCAAGCCTTTATACCCCGGCAGAGATGCGGGCAATGTTGTATTTGGAATCAGCTGCTAATACAGAAGTGCAGAGATTGCGCGGTCAAAACGCAACAACCCCTGCGACCATACAATCGCAACAAACTGGACCAACTGGCCCGGTTGCTCCTGGTGCGGCTGCTTCACCCACAAGTGCAACCGGAGCTAGTGAAAATCTCAACTACATCTCCATTGCATCGCAGTTTATCAAACAGGAAGAAGGTCGAGGCCAACCGTCGCTGCGAGCGTATCGCGATCCGCCTCGCCAGTCGATAAACTATGCAATTGCCTTCGGCCATAACATGGGCATGAACGAGCTGTCGTCTAGAAGCAGGCAACGGGCATATATCGATGCCGGTTTTGCCGGACAGGTACCGATCGTTGGCACCTATGGAGAAAATACCACATGTAATGCTGAACAGGCAGAGGGCATATTCCAGGTTGATCTACGTAAGTACGAACAAACTGCACAAAATGTTTTACGAGGTACCTACGATCAGCTCGGTCCGTATCAAAAAGCATCAATGATCAGCTTTTGTTACAACGCAGGAGGTGGTGGTCTAGGAAGATTACGTGATGCAGGATTAAGCAATTTCGTCAATCAACGGGACATAGAAAGCGCCGCAGCACTGATTGAACAAACCATAACCAGGGCATCGGACGGAACCGATCTAACAAGGCGACGCCGAAACGAAGCTAACTTGTTCCGCAACCGCCCTGAGTTGGCGGGCATAGGTGCTGGCGGCAGGGAGGTCGACGGATATACGCGCGGTGTTAACGATACCACCCGTGCATCAGCCCAGGACCAACCGCTGAGCTCACCTGACACTACCGTTGTTGGCGGGTACATTAAGATGCAAAGCCGAAACAGCATGCACCTTTTGTCTGAGCAGCACATGTTCATAACTTCGGCCAAGGACATGCATCGGTTGGCAGGAAATAATCTGTTTGATTCAGCCGGACAGAACATCAACAGGGCTGCTGGCGGCTTTGTTCACGAATCGGCAAGAGGCGCGTGGACTGTCGGTGCTGCCGGTCAGATCAACATCAACGGGCCTAGGATAGATCTCAATGGCGCTCCACCGCCACCTGCTACCGCTGCTGCGCTGGCAGAAGGACCTGCCAGCCGTCCGCAGTCTGACATAGTTCTCAATTCCCTTGGCAATGCGGTGGTGGTGCTAACCGATACGATACTACCCCACTTGCCACATCACGAGCCCTATGAAAATCACGGCGGACGTAACTTCCAGAATCTACGTGATTCCACGCAAATCAATAACAACACTGGTCTTCGAGATGGCGAAATAGCGCTAAACAGCAATGCACCTCTTGACATATATGGTAGCCCGCGCAGTGACATGCCGCCGGCGGTCTATCGCGGAGTTGCGTACAATTCTAGGAATCAGCCGCTGTATAGATACGAGGCAACGTTGATCGGACGGGCTAACGTTATGACATCCAACAGCTTGGTTCTAAGCGATGAAGGTCGACAGTTCATAGTTTCCAGGGAAAACGGTAGCTATCGTCCGATAGAGGTAGGTAACCCACCGAAGCAAGAAATTGGCTATGGACATACGCTAACACCTGAGGAACTCTCTGCCCAGACTATTAGGATTGGTAGCGACAATGTGCAATTGAATGCACCTCTGACCCAACAACAGATTAACGAATTGTTTGATCAGGACATACAAGTCGTTCAACAATGGGTTCGTCCAGAAATTACACAGGGAGTTAGCCAGACACAATACGACATGTTTTGTAGCCTGGCATTCAACATCGGCGAAAACAATTTTAAACGCTCAGATGCGCTGAAAAATTTCAATGAAAACAACCTCTCAAAGGTACCAAATACATGGATGCAGCATACTGTTAACGCCGTTGGTCAGGTACTGCCCGGCTTGGTGTTGAGACGCCGGGCTGAGATCATAAACTTTATATCTGGACCAGCAACGGATTTCCGCGGCGGAGAGAGCCAGTCAGATCTCATTGGCAGCTACACAGACGGACTTCGACAGGTAACTGGTCCAACCGGAGTTACCATCATGTCAACTGCACCGTTGGCAGTTACTGGCCCGACCGGTTAAGCAGACACCTTTAGATCCAGGGTATTAACCGCCCGCCCGGCATCAAGAACCGCATCGAGAACCTGCCCCTTGCTGATCAACATGTCGGCCATCTCTTCTTCGACGGTTCCTTCGGCAACAAGGTTGAATACTGTTACGGTGTCGGCAACCTGCCCGATGCGGTGAATGCGATCCGCGCACTGGCTGATCTCACCTGGTGTCCAGGGGAGCTGGACAAACGCCACCGCCTTGGCCGCAGTAAGCGTGAGACCAAATCCGCCAGCGGTGATACCCACGAGGATCACACGGACCGTTGGGTCCTCCTGGAACGCCAGCACAGCATCGGCCCGTGCTTCGTCCTTGATGCCGCCGTAGATGACACCAACCGCGCCCTGGTAGTCCTCTTCATTTTCAAGCGAATCTCGGATGGTGTCGATCACTAACCGATTATGTGCGAAAACAACGATCTTCTCGCCTTCCTCGGTGTAGTCTCGGATCCACTCGATGGTAGAATCCAGCTTGGCATAAGCTGCAATCTCGCGCAACTTTTGGATGGCAACGATAGCATCATCACTCTTGGGCGCATTTCCGCCCATGCGGATGATGGTCTCCATCCCTGCCTTCCAATTAATACCGTTGAATGCGGATTCGACCTTGTCGTATTCCCTGCGATCAAAATCCAGCGGAATGGTGCGGTACACCTTGGGCGGCAGATCCTTGAGAACGTCTACCTTGAGGCGGCGCAGCATGATGTGCTGCGCTAGCAATCCATTGAGCTCGTCGATGTTGCTAGCACCATTGAAATCCCAGCCGTATCCGTTATTCTTTGGATTACAATAGCGGAATCCAAATCGACTCCATTTGCTGAATTCCGGCACCCAGCTACCAATGCTACGCACGGTGGTCCACAGCTCCTTGGGACGGTTCACCATCGGTGTTCCACTCATCAGCACGACCTTTTGAACGCCTTGACCGATCTTGACGGTTTCGTACCGCCCTGCCTTTTTTTCATCGATCTCGCCAATGGCAAGGCGTGTATAGGCCTTGGTGCGCTTGGCGTCCGGATTCTTGATCTTGTGGCTTTCATCCACGGCCATGAACCGTAGATTCAGCGCTTCAAGCGCATCCACGTTGGCAGCCAGGATATCATAGTTGATGATGTAGATGTCGCAGCCGTTTTCGGGCACCTTGCTGTACACCACGTTGGGATGCCGTAATGCACGCTTTTCGGTCTGGCGCCGGCTGTAAACTTTACCAATGATGTTGATGCGATATGTCTGGCCGGTCATGGCGATGATCTCATTTCGCCAGTTGTATTTCAACGTGTTTGGACACACCACCAACATGGGGAACATATGATTCTTGTGGGCGTAAGCCATGACTTGGACGGTCTTACCGGTGCCCTGTTCGTCCGCAAGCAGCCCAGTGCCAAGCTGGCTTTCTAGCCAGGCAACGCCGTCGGCTTGGAAATCCTTGAGCTCGAACTTAAAACCTGGGATGCATCGCACGCGCGGTATGCTGTTCAAGACCTCATGGATTTGCGGATCGACCTTCAAGCCGTGCTTGGTAGCGATCCTCAATACCTTGCGTGTGTTTTCAACGGTAGCATTAACCGAAAGCATATTGAACTGCTCCCCTTGTTTGAGCCTGTAAACTAGCAGATCTTGTGAGTTCGGTCAAGCGAATTTAGTTGATCACATGCGGAGAAAATTCGTCCAGGTCTTCATCGTCGTCAACGATCCCGGAGATAAATTCCTCAACATATTCGGGCCATACAGCGTGGCAGTCTGGACAGACCTTGTCCAACCAGGTTACGACGGCTTCCTTTGAACGTGCGAAACGAGGAGTTTCACACACTCCGCACCAACGGCGTCCGTCATCGAAGGTTTCTCCGTGCCGAACGCCGAGTTCGTCGAACATCTGGATCAGCGTGTCTCGGTCGTCGTATGAATTAATCGTTGAGTGCATTTTCAAATTCCTCGAGAATGGCCGCATCGGCGACCGAGATCATGATTTTGTCTGATACCACTACCACATGCCTGTTGTCGTTCAACGACAACAGGGTGCGGCTTTCCTGCGTCTTTTCTTGGATTTTTTCCAAGTAGTCGATGAATCGCTGTTCGACGTCAAATCCAAATCGTTCAGCAACATCCATGATGGGTGCGATGCTGGTCTCATTTACCGGTACTGACCAGCATTTTTTGTCCGGATGCCATGATGCCCAAAACTTTTTGCCGCCGTGCTCTCCTTTGAGATCAGTTTTAATAGACTGTACCACCTGGGCATCATATCGAAAGATAAACAACGCGTCGCTTTGGCTACTGACCAGTTTTCGATCAGCAGTTGCATCCGTTGTTGTGCGTTCAAGCGGATCGATTGGTTTTTGGCAAAAGATCGGAGATTGCAGCCAGTTGTCCATGAAATCTTGCCCGCCTAGCTGGCGCTGATATTTTCGAAGCAACTTCAATGCTGCTGTGGCCTGCTTAACGCTCCATGCGCGATTGTTGGATGCTTGCTGGGCCAATGAGTGCCCAAACGCTGAGTCCAGTCTGGAAAATCCAGAACCGTCCAAGGTGCTAGCGTGATTACACACCCCAGCAAGTTGTTGTATCATGCGTTCGGCCGTGTTTGGCGAATTGGCGTCCGTGGTCCATGATGTCATAGTATGGTCCTCGTTGGTCATGACAGATACTAACACGTTGCATTGTGCTGTCAACCGATCATTTCGAGGACTTGATCGTAGTTAGAACACTTCCTTTAGCCACGGTTTTGAATGGTGACCGCGATCAACGGCCCATTGGTACACCAAGCCTTTTTCCCTACCATGGGCTTCGATTTCCCATGGTAGATCCCAATAGTCTAGCTCATCGTCTGGTATCTTGCTGCCATGCCATTTTGGTTTTCCGGTTTTTCCGCAGAATGACAGCTCTTTTTTAGCATGCTGTTTGACATGGACCATCTCATGTGCAAGGATCATGAGGCTTCGTAGGATGGCAAATCTATTGGTTATCTTGATGATGAAATTTCTTGGACGATCCCAATCATCGTCCTCGTTGATATCAGTAAGGCCGTACTGTCTATCCTGATCAAACATCTTTGGACCAACGATGTGTATGATCACTGACATGTTTCTCTGCATCTGACGGCTGATCAGCTTGTGTCCGCACCATTCGGTGAAATCAATCATCAATTGGCGCTTTTCATCAGAAAAATACCGACCCTTGATGGTTATTTTCATTTCATTTCCGTTACCAGTTCACGGGATATTTATTTGAGCAGATTTATCCCAACTGGAGTGACGAGCAGTTTCTTTGAAACAAGAAGGTCCAGCACGGCTCGCGCCTGACCTCGGCAAAAATTCCGTTGGACTTCGCTGGTTCTTTTCCAGTGTTCTGGTGTGCAAGTCCCGTATTGCGTGTAGCTATCGCAATAAATGGTCTTGGCAACTTCCTCAATCAATTCAGAACTGATCATCAATCGATACCGTATTTGTCTCGGATTGAATCTATTAGATGCCCGACGGTGTCGGACAATCTTATATTGTCGTCGTCGTCGTCGACTGTGATTCCAAGCTTTTCTTCGAGATGCATGGTGAGCTCAATTACATCTAAGCTATCCATTGCTAGATCATCGGATAGTAGATGGTTGAGTTGTACTTCGGTGCTGATCAGTTTTGATTCGTTTAAATATCCGAGAACGGCTTCTTCTACGGTCGGCATGTGACATCTCCATGTTTGTGCTGTCTTGCAATTTTTATCTATCTTTCGTCGATAGTCAAGATGTCAAAAACGGTCATTCTAGCTAGGATAAATATCAATGACATGGCAAACTTAACCACTAGAAATCTGTTCGTTGGATATTCAACCGTTGGTGCCCCAAAGGGTCAACAATTGGTGGATCTCAAGCTGGTAGAACAGGACCTTTTGAATCATTTTTATACCAAACGCAACGAGAGGTTAATGATGCCCGGTTGGGGATGCGGTATCTGGGATTATCTTTTTGAGCCTCTGGATGCCGTTAGAAATGACATAATATATGAAGCACAGAAAGTCATTGATGCTGATCCCAGGGTCAAGCTCCAATCGATTAATGTAACCGAGCAAGATCACGGAATGCGCATACAAATGGTTTTATTGTATGTACCATTGAACGCAATTAGCTCTTTTTCGGTGGATTTTGATCGTCGCAGCCTTGCTCAAAGCGAGACAATGTGATCTAAGGAAAGAAGAATGGCAACTACACAGCAGGTCAGGCAAAGTCAGTTATTTGCCGGAGAAGATTGGAGGGTCATATACACGGCCTTCACTCAGGTAAATTTCAATGCATACGACTTTGAAACCATTCGTTCTGCGATGGTTGATTATGTTCGTCTAAATTATCCGGAAGATTTCAACGACTGGATCGAAAGTTCCGAGTTTGTTGCGTTGATCGATCTGCTGGCATATCTTGGACAAAGCCTTGCGTTTCGTATGGATCTCAATACCAGGGAAAACTTCCTAGATACGGCCACCAGGCGGGAAAGCGTTTTTCGATTAGCAAGGATGTTGAGCTATCAGCCACAGCGATCAATACCTGCAAGCGGGCTGTTAAAAATCACCACAACGATTACCAATCAATCGATTTATGATTCGTATGGTAACAATTTGCAGAACGTGCAGATCATCTGGAATGACCAGAATAACGCTGATTGGTTTGAACAGTTCATATTGGTCATCAATGCCACGTTAAACGCAACCAATACCTTTGGAGATCCGGCCAAGAGCGGAATCGTGCAAGGCGTCCCTACTGAACTCTACCAGATGAACAACACGTCGATACCAACCGGTGTCGTGCCTTTCACTGCTAGTGTTGCTGGTAATAACTTGTCAATGGAATTGGCAAACGTTAGCTTTGATGAGGGGTCGATCACCAATCTGGCTAACAGCGGTTCGTTTTATGAGATTGATCCAGACCCTCTCAATTCCTGGAGCATTGTCTATCGAAATGACGGAAATGGCTATTCAAGTCCAAATTCTGGATTTTTTCTGTACTTCAAGCAGGGAAATATGCAGTTCAAGGATTATCAGTGCAGCCTTCCGGTTCCAAATCGAGTGATCGACGTGAATGCAGATGGCGTTAATCAGACCGATGTATGGGTTCAAAACATTGATACTACCGGGCTTGTTAATAAGAAGTGGAAAAAGGTACCGGCCATTAACGGATACAACGTGATCTACAACAGCCTGGACAAGGGCGAGCGAGACATTTTCAGCGTTATAAGCCGGGATAACAATGGTAATGATCAGGTCAGCATTAGATTTGCTGACGGAAATTTTGGTAATGTTCCCATAGGTGTGATCAGGGTGTGGTATAGAACCAGCAACAATCTCACCTATCAAATACGCCCGAGTGACATTTCAAATCAGACCTTTGCATTTAGCTATGTTGATAACCTCAACAACGTATGGAACGTAGCGTTTACCACTAACCTAAGCTACACGGTTAATAATGCACAGGGAACCGAAAGCAATTTTAGGATTGCCCAGAATGCACCGCAGATCTATTACACCCAGGATAGAATGGTCAACGGAGAAGACTACAATCTTTTCCCACTACAGGATGGTCGGGTACTGAAGAACAAGGCCGTAAACCGAATTTACAGCGGTCAAAGCCGTTATCTAGATGTGACAGATCCGACCGGTAGTTACAATGATCTAAACGTATTTGGCACCGACGGGATACTTTACAGCGAAAATGATCTCAACATGCGCGATGTTGTTACATCGCCGGGTATCAACTACACGGTGGTCGTGAACACGCAGATACAACCTCTTCTCAACGGCAGCCTTGGTAATCAAACACAGGCCCTCGAGCTTAAGAACTTTTATTATTACAACTATCCAAGAGTTGCGATACCGGCTGGTTATACGTGGAAAACCATTACCAGCCTTACCAAGAGCACCACTGGTGCATTTTTTGATCAAAGCACGGCAGTACCACTTGGTAGCTATGCAAGCACGCAGTCAGCTTGGCACTATGTTTCACAAGGGTCGTTGATGAAATTTTCCAGTGGCAAGCAAGCATCGGTCGTTGGTATAATCGGCAACGGCACAGGTGTTGGTTTAACTGGTAAGCTGGTCACGAATCAGGGCGCGGTAACATTGAGCAATCTTATAAACACCGGCGATATTCCGGTTAGCGTTATTGCAGCCTTCCGCACGACCTTAACGACCTCGGAAGTTTCTAACATAGCATCGGCGCTAGGTACCAAGCAGACCTTTGGAATTCGATATGATTCCGGTGATATGGTTTGGAAGATCATATCACCGGATAATCTAAGTTCGAGCGACACGTTTAGCTTGGATTTTGCCGGTGATACCAGCAGCATGAACAAGGATGCTAGCTGGTTGGTCAAGGTCATATGGACCGGGTCTGGATGGCGCATATACACGCGATCCATGCGTTATATCTTTGAAAGTGTTCGACAGAATCGATTCTATTTTGAAAACACCAAGAAGGTGTATGATCCAAATACCAGTTCAGCAAAGCTTGACTACATATCGGTCCTCAGCATTAATCCTGATCCGATCACTGGACTGGCACTTGGTAAGGATTATCAATGGCAAATCACCGGTCAGCAGATATATCCGGACGGTTATGCTGATCCACGAAGCGTTCGTTTGACCATGTGGGAAGGTAACAACTTTGGGATACCCGACGACCCGGAGGAATTCAATGAGATAGTTGATCCATCGGTCTCACCGGAAAAGATGGTGTTTTGGCAACGCATAACCAGTTCCGACGGTTATCAATACTGGCAGCCAATTGATATTCCCATATCCAGGATATATCTCAATCCGTCCTTGATCCCTCCAACTAACTCTACCAATCCAGCGTGGAAGGAGGGTGACATAGCATATGTCATCAGTACCCAAAGCTTTTTTCGATACAGCAAGAGCATGCTATACAACGTCACCAACGAATATCGCATGAGGATTGGTCGAAAAAACATCAGCTTTTTATGGAAGCATTATGCACCATCTGAGCAACGCATCAATCCCGCGGTGATGAACCTCATAGATATGTATGTTCTAACATCGGCATACAATACAGACGTTAGAAACTGGATCGCCACAAATGGATCAACAACGACCATTCCTCAGCCACCGACCAGTGCTGATCTCAAGGCAGATTTCATCGATCTCGAAGCTTACAAGCAAATGACCGATCAGATGGTATGGCATCCGGTTAGATACAAGGTTCTGTTTGGTAGCCAAGCAGAACAGGAACTGCAAGCCAAGTTCAAGGTCGTTAAAACACCCGGTACCACGGTAACCGACAACGAGGTGAAAAGCCTGGTCATTGCTGCGGTAAATGATTATTTTAGCCTGTCCAACTGGGATTTTGGCCAAAGTTTCTACTTTACTGAGCTTGCGGCTTATATACATCAGAGATTGGCTACCATAGTTGGTTCGGTGGTGATCACTCCCTTGAATGCACAGGCAAAATTTGGAGATCTTTTTGAAATCACCTGTAATGCTGATGAGGTTTTCATCAGCAGCGCACGAGTGACCGATGTTCAGATAGTACCAGCACTAACAGAAACGGTTCTAGGAATAACAAATGGTTGATAAGCGTCGAACTATTGAGCTCCTTCCAGGGCATCTACGTACTGAAACACTTACCAAGGTATTTGCGGCCACGGTTGATCATCTTTTTCAACCGGAAAGTGTTGAGTTTTTAACCGGGTATGTTGGTAATAGACCAGCATGGTACGATCCAGTTAAGGATTTTTACATCGGTGAGCCTACCAAGAATCGCGCGGATTATCAATTTTCACCGACGATCGTTAGCAAGGATTACCAGAGCGGATTGCTGACCAATGCATTGTTTTACGAGGATCTACTGGGTCAGTTGCGATTTCAAGGCGCACTGGTTGATAATCATAATCGATTGTTTGAACAGGAATACTACTCGTGGAGTCCTCCGATAGATGCTGATAAGTTTGTTAACTTTTATAACTACTATTGGTTACCATACGGCCCGGCGGCAATTGAATTGCTAGACACAACTGATCTTCTAAATGATGTGGTTGATGCCCTTAACTACACTTATACCGGAACGATAAAGTACGAGTCGACCGGCGAAGTGGTCGAGACTACATTACCGTTTACCACTGGAATGAAAATCGTACCTCGGGCAGATCGAACTGATTCGATCAATGGTCGAGAATTTATCATTGAGCTTGTTGGTCAAGGGATACAGCTTGTTGAGATATTTTCACTGGCAAACCCAGGATGGGATTTAACTTCGTGGGATACGTCCAGCTGGGGCGGAGACGATTCACTTGAATACAAGCAATACATAACCATCAATCGAGCTAGCAAGGATGGAAATCAATGGAGTTCGACCAATAGATGGTTCCACGTTGATGTTATCAAGTTCAGCAAGGAAGTCAATCCAGATCCGTATCAACAACAAGCCCGTCGCCCTATCATTGAGTTTGACAGCAACATCAATTTGTACAAGTACGGTTTTCGAAACCAAGGATCGGTGGATCTTGTTGATACTACCAATGGCGATTTCCTGGGATCTATCGTTGGGCAGCCATCGTGGTCTATCGACGGTGTTCCTCTGCGCGACGGTATGCGAGTGTTGCCACTGGCCGATGAAAATCTCAATACCAACGGAAAGATATATGAGGTATCGGGACAGATCGCCGGGGCAATTGAGCTCACTGTTGTTCAATTGAATGGCGATCAAAACGGATCTCCGATGTACGGTGATCGAGTTAACGTTAAGTTTGGCGCCCTACAGGGATATAATCTCTATTATGATGGAATGAATTGGTCGTCATCTGGCCAGCAAAAACAGGGCACGACGATACCTCCGTTATTCATACTGTATGACATCAACGGCAATGCAATGGACGATCCTAGCATTTATCCGTCGAGCACATTTGCTGGCAGCCATGTGTTTGGATATACGTTGGATCAGAATTCATCCTTCGATTCGGAGCTTGGGATTAATGCCAAGCTCGACCAGTTCGGTGATTATGTTTTTATCAACAATTTAGCATCAGACACCGTAAACTACATCAGCGATAATCGCCAGCAGACCTATAGCGGTTATCTGTTTGCCGGTATCGGCGACGATCAGTTTTCGAACTCGTGGTATTCTGCCCCCACATCAAGCAGGCAATACATCGTTAACGAATTTGTTGTAACCAGAAATCAAGCTGAATATCGCATCGATCAGACCCCGGCTGTGCAGATACCAAATACCCTGCCGACCATAATGGTATATTCAATAACGCCAAATGGCACCCAAACTGAACTGAGAAACGGCAGTGACTACTTGGTTAGTGGAAATATAGTATCGATAATTTCGTCGATCATACCAGGATCAAGATTGATAGTTAAAAGCTGGAACAGCACCGCACCGTCAGAACTAATTGGATATTACGAAATTCCGCTCAATTTACGCGCAAATCCGAACAACGATGAAATCGTGTCAACCACTCGTAGCCAATTTTTGCAACAGTTCATCGATATTATCAGCAACCAAACAGGTCTTACCGGCACAACTCTTGGTAGCAACAACTATCGAGATACTGCAAAAAATCGTGGGCTAGGTCTGTCGATATTACAACACCGTGCTCCGATGATCAAGCTTGCTCTGATGAACACCATTCGTATCAACGATGCAACATCAACACAAGGGCCAGCCGATCCGATAGCAGCGATGCAGTTTGCACAGAGATCGTATCAAAGATTTTACAATCGATTCCTGCAAGCGTTGTTTAGCCAGTCGACTAAGCAGGGATTCTCAGCGTCCTCCTCTGGATCGTGCGATCCTTATGTGGTCGCACAATGGGTCTCTTCCGCCCTGGCACAAATCAATGTTGGGAAGACCCAAGCAAGCCCGTGGGCTAATAGTGGTCCAGATGGTATGCCCGGATCATATTGCTCGATGAAAAGCTCGTCTCCGACCTATGTTCCGGCATCGCCTGCTCGATTGGGACTAACTCCGGTTTATCAGCCGGTTGTTTATCTAGACTCGTGGACCTATACAGATACTAGATTGGTGATACAAACACACGACGGTGCGCGCATCGTCATGGTGAACGATCAAGGTGAACAGCTAGGTACGTTTGTTCATGGACAAACCTCGACGACAAATCCAGAAGAATTGACCAACCCGGTTGCAGCAGCATGGTTGAAATTTGAGCTAGATTTGTACAACGGGCTTCCAACCGGATATCGAGATCCAGACGCTGCACTGGTATTTGATACCAGGGAATACATGCCAGGAAAATGGCGCTCTAGCGACTACAGCCGCAGTGAGACCTTGCGGCTCCAACGATCATTCTTTGATAAATGGACGATCAACGGCCAGATCGAGTTTAGGGCGAATACAGGATACGATACAACCAATCAATTTTCTTACAACTATCGAAGTGTTCTCGATCTCAATGGCCAAGCGGTGCCTGGTCATTGGCAAGGGATCTATCGATGGTTTTACGATACTGATCGACCAAATACACATCCATGGGAAATGCTCGGGTTTACCCAAAAGCCGGCTTGGTGGGATGCACAGTACGGGTCGTCTCCGTACACTCGAGGTAACACTGCATTGTGGGAAGATCTTCGAGATGGCATCATCAGGCAAGGCGCACGTGCCGGTCAACATCAAGCATGGGCTCGCCCAGGTCTGATGAGTTCAATACCAGTTGATGATCAAGGAAATCTACTGCCTCCTTATGCAGCTGGTTGTGTGGCATCTATACCAGATGTGTATTCGTCTAGATCTGAATGGATATTTGGTGATGGCTCACCGGTTGAGAGCGCATGGACATATTCTCAGGACTATTCCTTTGTAATCTCTCAGGTTAGCTATCTCATGAAGCCGGCTCGATTCGTTGAATACACCTGGGATTCACTGCGAACCGTTGACTCGTTCGCTAATACATCAAGTTCACAATGGCTGTACATTGATACCAATTCTCGCCGCGGTAGCAATGAGTTTTATGTACACAGGGAGAAACCAAACACCCTGTCGATAGGTGTTACCATACCAAACGAAAGCGATCTTTCTTATTTTGGTAGCTGTGGATTCCAGCACTGGATATCCGAATACCTTGTTAGCCAAGGATTAGATGTTACTAACTATTTTGGTAATCTCATCAGGGGAGGTAACGTACAGCTTGCCCAACGAATGGCAGGCTACATCAACAGCAATAGCCTTAGAGTAACCGTGGACAGTTTTGGAGATCTTGGATACAATAGCCAGATAGTTCCAAATGAAAACATCAATACATACCTCTACAAAAGCACCAGCATCGGAGAAAGCATCTATAGCGGCGTGGTCGTCGAGCAGGTAAAGAACGGATGGCGGGTTTACGGATATGATCCGGTTGGTCAGATCTTCACCATCATACCTAGCAATACCAATGGTGCAAAAAATTCAATAGTGATTGGTAATCAAAAGGCAATCGAATACAAGATTGGATTACCAACAACATCCTACGTGCCATACGGTAAGGTGTTTTCCACTAGGCAAGATGTTTACGACTTTTTGATCAGCTATGGTAGATGGTTGACTGATCAAGGGTGGGTCTTTGATCAATACAGCGAAGATGCAAACGTTGTATTGAACTGGAGCCAAAGCGCCAAGGAATTTTTGTTTTGGAGCCAAGGTTCCTGGGACAACGGTACGTTTATTACACTGAGTCCAAGTGCTGACAGCGTAAGATTTTTTCAGCAATATGGTAATATACAATATGTTAACGGGATAACGGCAGGGACCTATCCGATCGTGGACAGGGCTGGATCTCCGGTACAACCTCAAAACGTTACGATTATCAGGGATGAGGGTGCTATTACCGTTAAACCAAATAACTCTCAGGGAATCTACGGTCTTCGACTTTATAGAACAACGCTCGAACATGCGGTATTTTTTGATAACATCACGGCCTTTGGAGATATAGTATATCAGCCTTTGTATAATCTCAGGCAGGAACGTGTTAAGATATATGCATACAGGACCAATGATTGGAATGGGCGAGTTGATGCTCCCGGGTATTTCCTGACCCAGAATGCCAACACGGGTACGTGGAGCATGACAACCAATCTTGAAACCACGGCTAATGATGTACGCAAGTATTTCAACATTGACCAACCGAAGAATTATAACGAAATTAATCCGATAAATGGTGCGATCGTACAAAAGACCACCGAACTCGGTGTGGTCGATCGAACCGATATCAGAAATCTTGCAAAGCATCTGATCGGTTATCAGGATCGGGTTTACATGCAAAATCTCTTGCTAGAGGATGCCACGCAGTTTGAGTTTTATCAGGGATTCATTAGGCAAAAAGGTACCAGAAGCACCATTGATAGGCTGCTTCGCAATACCTCGATAATACCGGCTGACAGTTCTTTTAATTACTATGAGGAATGGTTGATACGTACCGGATGGTATGGTGCAACCAGCCTTAACAACGTCATTGAATACAGATTACCACAGGCAAAGGTCGTCAACGATCCGCAGTGGATTAGGCTGTTTAGTACCAGTGACAGTGACTACAGCGGTGATCAGGTTCTTGACATAGTGCCTGGCGATCCGTTGATAGTAACACCTCCTGAAAGTTATCAAGATCGCCTATTTGCGCTGAGAACCAGCTATGCTATTAATCCACAAACTGATCTACCAACCGCCGGCTATGCCATGCTTGGTGAGACCACTTGGTTTGTAACAAACACAGCCGGATTGTTTAGTTTGTATTCTGATAGGCGCTCACAACTAATACCGCTGCAAGAACGCGACACGGTATGGCAATTTATCAACAATACCGGAGGCTGGAACGCTTGGATATTAACCAAGGCGGTAAGCCAAATTGATATCACCATACCTAGCCAGGTTAATGACACGCCTACTATCATTACAACCATTGCTGAGCACGGATTGCTTGATGGTGATATAGTAGTCATATATGGCGTTTTTGGATTAGCAATACTAAATGGTACCTATGTGATCAGCGGTGTGACGCCAAAGACCTTTCAGATACCAGTTACTACCTTTGAACAGGGTATAGGCGGAACGATATTAGTTTATCGACCAATGAGATTTGCCACGATATTTGATCGAGATAGCGGCGAGCCACCAGGAGGTTGGATGGACGGCGACATCGTTTATGTCGACGAGGGAGGAATCGTTCCAGGAGCATGGACGGTCTACACAAGAAGCTTTAATAAGTGGTATCCATATCGGCAACAGGAATACCGAGTGGCAGCTAGCCAGATGGTTGAATCTCGGTTGTATGATTCTGATAGCAAGGCACTGATTTCGTTGGTTGGATACCATGATCCGATACAGGGTCGTATTTCTGGTAAGGCTGATGCTGAAATCAGCTACAAGACTGATTTCGATCCGGCCAAGTATAACAAAGGAAATTCAAGTGGCTACGCACTAAGCGAAAGCGAGGCATGGAGCAGCGCCCAGCTCGGCGAGGTGTGGTGGGATCTTTCAACGGCGAGGTATATTGATTATGGCATCGGAGATGAACAATACAGGATACAACATTGGGGAAAGATCGCCCCTGGAACAAGTGTTGACGTGTATGAATGGATACGAAGCCCTATACCGCCTTCAGATTGGGCTAGTTATGCTGCGCAAGGCGAAAGCATCTCAGATGGAAGCAGAACTTTTATCCCTACAGGAAGTATCAGAAATCCTACAAATCCGAGCTGGTCAGAGATAGTCGAATACGGCTCCGGTGGTTCTGCGACGACATATTACTATTTCTGGGTAAAAAATAGCTCGATGGCACCCTGGTCTCCCACGAGGAAACTAACGACCATAAACATTTCGACCCTAATACAAAATCCAGATTCTGACGATATGCCGTGGTATGCTGCTGTGAGCAGCCGAAGCATTGTGATGGGTAATGTTCAGCGGCTGTTGAATGCTAATCGTCTCATACATCAGATAACGTACTCGTCAACTCCGAACGAAAACAACACGTTTGGCGAGTGGGAACTGATACGCGAAGGCGATCCAATGAGCCCCATTAACGATACAGCATGGGGTAAGCTGAAAAGCAGCCTAACAACCATTGACGGTCTAAACAACGATGTACCGGATTACCATCTTCCGGAAATGCAAAAATACGGTACGATGGTACGTCCTCGCCAGACCTGGTTTGAAAACAGGGAAGCTGCTAGCAAGGTGTTTGTTAACGCATTTAACACGCTTATAAGCATAAGCTTGACTCCAATGGTCGACAACCCTGCGATGACCGGTTGGAAGATCTATTTTGAGGCGGCGGAACCAATTCCGCCCCAAGCCGGCAACTGGGACTATCGTGTTACGGATCTTGGGCAGCGGGATGCACTAATTGGTGCTATATTGCCGGGGCAAGTGGTATTAGTGGACCCGGTGTCTGCTACCGGTAATCTATGGACCATGTGGGTGTATCAACCCGGATCGTCGCCTTGGACGATGATTAGGAAACAAGCATATAACACCAACAACTACTGGAATTATGTCGATTGGTATCTAGTTGGATATGGTCCAAATACCAACATTAACTACACCGTAGCAACCATTGGTGAACTAAGCACGATAGACAACCCATCTGTCGGAAAGACCGTCCGTGTGCTTGACAACGGCAGCAACAAATGGCAGATCTTCGCATGGAACGGCGAATGGCGATTGGTTGGTCAACAAGACGGCAGTATCGAGGTTCTTTCCCAGATCTATACATGGGCAGAAACACTTGGTGGATTTGATGATCTTGCGTTTGATAGCACCATGTTTGATCCAACTGCTTCTATTGAGTTTGGTAATGTTATTGATGGTATCACGAATGCCATTTATCCCGAGCCAGATTCAATTGAGATGAATAGCTTGTTCTTCTCGATGCTCAGCTACGTTGTATCAGAACAAGGACAGGTTGATTGGTTGGTTAAGACCAGTAACATTGTCCTAAAAGGATTTGATCAATCTCTCACAACATCAAAGCTTCTGGCCGCTGACAACATTAACAGCATTATTGGGTTCGTTAACGAGGCTAAACCGTACCATTCCAAGGTCAGGGAGTTTGTTTCTGGCAAGAAATCGGATGATCTAGCAAGCCTCAATATCATTGACTTTGATTACCCACCCGGACTTCCATATGATGTAATACCAGACGAAGGAACCGTTGAACGTATCTACTACGATACCTACCAGTCTTGGGCCAATAATTATCTGACCAATCCGGAATTGGTTAGAAAGCTTACTACCACATTGATTTTCGATAGGATCAGCACGCCAAGTCTTAGGAAAGGCTGGGGTCGCATTTGGGCGGTGTTTGGTTGGGACGACAGCTATGGACAGAATTTTGGTGCCATAGATCGCATCGACGAATATTACGAACCAACACCTGGTATGATACCGAAGATCATTGAAGATCTAATGGGCGGTGTTACGTATAAAGGTTACCGCTTAAATGCTCTTGGATTTAATGTGGAAACTGGCTGGGGTATTGGACCTTGGGGAGGTCTCCTTGGATGGGATCCAGATCCTCTTGCGGTTGAAAGCTATCTTGATCAAATCATACAGGGTGGAGATGCACCGACATACGACGTTGGTGTAGGCAATGGTATCACTCGTAACTTCCCCATCGTTCGAGATGTTACTAACCCACACAACATAGTTGTTTGGAGTGACGGAAGCCTTCGGACCTACGGAATTGACTGGATCGTACCGACATACGCGCAGAGCGCAACGGTTGTTGACGGCGGCAGTGGTTATTCGATTGGTGACCAGCTTGACCTAATTGCAGGTAACGGCATAGCTGCTGCTAGGCTGCGAGTAACAGCGGTTGATCATGGTATGATTACCGCTGTTGAAATAGTTGGACGAGGTTCATATTCAACGGTTCTTAGAGGACCGTATTTGGCACAGTATCCTTTTGCATATCCGGGTACTGGTAGCAATGCACAGTTCGGTGTTAATTGGTTTTGTAATAACATTGAGTTTGCCACAGCACCAGACAGCAGCAGTGTTGCTAATATATTCATGTTGTATGTCGGTACGACATTTGGTCCGGCTCCAGAAGGCAGCAGTGACACGATATATGACGGTAATGAATTCATACAACCATTCGTTGATGACAATCATCCGGAAGAACTCTATCCGTTCCGTGCAAGAGATGCCGTCATGATGGATGTCATGACCAGGCGCGCTGGCGGCCAGCCATTGATAAACGTCGGGGTTTACACAACTGACGGTATAACTGACCAATATGACCTATCAATCGTACCCCAGGATGACGATGCGGTCATGGCATATCTAGACGGGCAACCGTTGGTTGCCGGGTTAGCCGGTGATTTTGTGATCAACTATGATACCAGACGAATGGTGTTCCTATCAACTCCGCTGAGCGATAAGATCTTGCATGTTTTTGTCATCGGTACCGGCGGTAGCAGCAGGCTTGCGGGCGAAGCGTATGTAGCATCTCCGGGAATCGGTTATCTACCAGGAGACGTTGTAACGCTTGACAGCGAGATTGGACAGGTACCAGCTAGCGTGCAGATATCAACCGTAACCGCGGTATCGATCTCGATAACATCGCCTGGCATGGGATACGTTGTGGGTGACCTATTGGTGCTAGAAGGTGGTACTCCGCTACCTGATACAGCAACGGTTTTGCGCGTAACCGATGTTGGTCCAAACGGTGAGCTGCAATCGGTAATGATTGAAGTTGCTGGCGAATGGTCTGCGGTACCATCTCTTCCGTATTCGTGGAATGTTTCTAGAGCGGTCGGAAACGGATTTGTCGCTGCTGGAATTACCATAGGTTGGGGTGCAAATACCGCAGTAATTGTGGGATCGGGTAGATACGCTAGGATTCCAGAACAACCAATGACACAGGTGTCGGCACCGGCGTCGGGCGGAATTGGAGCAACATGGAATCTAATTTTCCTTGGAAAGATAAACACCTACAATTTTGTTGGCAACGGTGCAACCACTGATTTTTACATTCCGAATACCAGCGAATTGTCATCAAACCAATTCATGGTTGTTATTGACGGTGTAATATCCTATGTTAATAGCGTATTGATAAATGGTGTGAGATTGCCGTACGCACCAGCGTATGGTGCTAAGATCACGGTGACACTGTTTGGTTCGGCTGAATATAGCCAAATTATCGAAACTACCATCAACATCACCAATCCATTGGTATTGAGCTATCCGCTATCTCAGACTCCAGCAAGCACATTACCGACCTACATCAGCACACTGGTTAGAAAAAATGGTGATCTACTAGAACCACCGTTGTTACAGCAGTTCCGTGGAAATGGATCAATGAGATCGTGGAGGATGACGATCGATCTTACCGGATATTTGGATGTTAGGGTTTATGTTGATCAAGTCCTACAATCTGGGACCATCACGGCATTGACAGAAGTTGAGCCGCTTCCTGGATATGATTATATCATCGACGGAGATAACCGTTTAATATTTGCATCTCCAAACGCTAACGATGCTGACATACAGGTACTTTGCATCAAATCAACAACTGAATACACCATTAGTGGTTCGACCATCATATTCAACGGCTCTGCAATTTCCAACGGAGATCAAATCATAGTTACTTCCTACAATCAGGATCTTGACTATGAATTCCATACGGAGGAGTTTGAACCAAGTGTGACCAATCGCTATCCTCTTACCAAGATACCGTATGATAGGAATTCTATACGTGTATGGCAGGACGGCAAGCTGTTGGTACCAATGAAGGATTACACGATTGAATTTGATCCGGCTAATAGCGGGTGGGATATAACATCGTGGGATCAATGGGGTTGGGACGTGCCGACAGACGATCGAGATGTCGTGAAGATCGGTGAATCCTTGGTCACTGCTGATCAAGTGGTTGTAACATACATGGTTGGGTTGCCAGAACGCCCGGCTGTTGCATGGAGGACATTGACCACCGAAACCGCTAGCCTAACGACTGCGTTGGATTCGACTAGAGAAACCATACTCCTCAGCAATGTGTTTACATTCAGTTCAACCATTGAGATTGCTGATTATACAACGTTAACAGCACCAACTCTCACTGATCCTGGGTATGTTTATATAAACAACGAATTAATTGGATTCACGGGGATACAATCGTCCCCTAGCATGGCTAACCCAAAGCGGGCATTCCTAACAGGATTGCAGAGAAATCGAATGGGAACCTCCGGATCACCAACAACATTGTATAACGTGCAGTTCTATGACGGCGACAACAGCACCGTGTATTTTGCAACAGAGGCATTTAATCAAGCGATATCAAGGACCGTTTGGGTTAACGAGGTGTTGCAAGTTGAGGGAGTTGATTACGAGTTTGTGATAATGTCTTCTCCGCCGTTGGTAGGTGAATATGTGAAATTCTTATCTCCACCATCGGCCGGATACAGAAATGTAAAGATATCCAATCTAAATCGTGATAGCATTGAAACAAATGTCAGCCATGTTGTTCTCAGCACGGTCATTGATGCCGGTACAATGGTTAGATTCCCAACTCCTTATGCTTGGGAACCGGCACCTCGTGGATTGCAGTATAGCAAGAGTGATCAAGCCATGTTCATTCTAAACCACCAATCTAGCGGATAAATAGCTGATGGTTAATAACAACGGCCAGGATCGATCGACTCCTAACACAGCGGATCAACCAGAATCGAGCACCGATGAAAAACTTGGTGTTATGGTTTATGGTAATCTCAAGATATTCGATGTGTCTACGGGAGAAGTGTTGGTAAACAAGAGAGCTTGATGAGAAACGAAATGAATGATACCCTAGCGAGCTTTGTAAGAGGTCACGTTTTAATAACGGATGTTGCTACCGGAGAAACACTGGTCGACAAATACAATGCCATTAACTATGAAAATTTTTCCATCAGCTTGACGAGAACCATCGCAAATCGTACCGATAGCTGGATACAAGACATGGTTTTTGGAAACGGTGCTGCGACGGTAAGTGGCACAGGTACCATAACGTATCTCCCACCAAATGTGGTCGGTGCATCAGCACAGCTTTATAATGAAACATATTCAAAATGTGTGGACGATATTAGTCCATTAAATTTAGACCCGTCCTCTAATTACATTACCACCGCACACATCAATGGTACGACATACAGTGATGTTATCATCACTTGTAATCTTGGAGTTGGAGAACCATCCGGACAGGATGCATTTGATAATGCAACCACATTAACTGGTCCATATGTTTTCAATGAAATTGGATTGAAAGCATACGATCCTCGAGGACCAGCCCAAGGGCGGTTGCTTAGCCATGTGATTTTTAGTCCGGTACAAAAGAGTTTGAATCGGCAGCTAGCCATAGTCTATACCATAAGAATACAAACGGTGTGATCTGTGATTTCTATAAGGAATGATTGTTAAATGGCTACAAACATATTCAACTATAACGGAACAAAACTAACCACGGTCCCGGATGGTCGCATTGATACTACCAGCGCGAGTATTAAATTTCCCGGTTACGGATATATCAACTACGGCGAGGCCGTAAATGAAAACATGCTGTGGATCATGCAAAATTTTGCAGGATCGACACCACCGACAAATCCAACCTTGGGACAAACATGGTACGACACGTCGGCTGTGTCCCTAAAGGTCTTTGATGGAACAAATTGGACGGATGCAACCGGTATATCAACCGGACCGACCCAGCCTGTATCGCCGGCTGATTCCGGGTCTCTTTGGTTTGATACCGTCAACAAGCAGCTTAATGTCTATTCTGGATCGTCTTGGTTGTTGGTTGGTCCGCTTGGTAGTGCTAACAATACCGATCCCGTTAATCCTGCTATACCGACCTATAACATGATAGATGCTGCCCGAATTTCGGATGGCACCACAACCCATTCGGTATGGCGTCTCAGCCTCGGGGGCATCCTGCTTGCTATAATGAGCGTTGATACCGAATTTATCCCAATTCCAAATATTTCCGGATTTTCGACGATCAAGCCTGGGCTGAATCTCAATGGATCAGTTGCTGGGGTTAGCATTACCGGCGATTTAACATTGTTTCGAAACAATTCCGATAATGTACCGAGTGCAACGGATACATACGATCTTGGAACTAGCAGCAGTCGTTTTAAAACGGTCTATGCTACTAAATTTAACGGCATAGCAACCAGTGCGGAAGTGGCCACTTCCGCAGGTACAGCTACCATTGCACAGAACAGCGATCAATTGGGCGGCATTGACGCGTCAAAATTCCTCAGGACGAATCAACATAACATACCAGACACTAATCTAGCATATGATCTTGGTAGCCAATCACAACAATGGAAAACCGTGTATGCCGGAAACTTAGTGCTCAATGGCGTATCATTGAGCACGGGTAACATAGTTAGCATATCCGGCACGGCGAATCAGGTCATCGTCACCGGAACAGCTAATGCCGTATTAAGCCTTCCGCAAAGCATAGCTCCGGCTAGCTCAGTTCGATTCTCGTCTATTGGATTGAATCAAGCAGCAGGTGCAGCCGGATCGTTGACGTTCGGCGACGGCACGATGCAAAGCACAGCCTATATCCCGGGTACGGGGTATAATCTAAATTCGTCACCTCCGCCTTCGAACATCAATCTATCTATTGGACAAAAGATCATATTGAATTTTACCAATCTAACAAATTTACCGCTGTACACCGCTTGCTCCCAGGGTATCTATAAGGTCTATTTGGTATGCACCCAAACCAATTCTCCAAACGTTACCATTGAATGGTTCCCAAACAGCGTGTTGACACCGAGTGCTATTTCAGATGAGTTTGAGACCACCGGTATCTTGACGAATACCGCCAGTGGAGGATTTAGCACAACGCCCATTGCTCAGAACAACAAAAAGCCTGGTGCATTTTATTTTGATTTAGTAAATGGACCAAATGATGCGGTATCTGACAAGGGGCCGTTCATGGCGGAATTTATCGCCAGCACATATACAGCGGCTAAGATGATTAAAGCATCGACGATTATTGCGCTTGGATCAAGCATCAATAACAGCATGTGGTTGAATGGAATCGGTACAGGTTCCGGATCGGCACGGCTTAATACCACAACAGCGTGGACCAGCCTGGGAGTGATTCGGTTCGAACCGTCTGCATCGCCGAGCAGCGTCATGACCGGTACGGTTGTGATAGAACGGCTTGCGTAAATGTCACAGCATCCGCACCGTTCAAACTTCATGGATAAATAACTCAACATAGACAAGGGTAATTACGAATGGCTACCAACATTTATAACTACGATGGAACGTTGCTCGCAACGGTCCCTGATGGTAGTATCGATACCACCAGCGCCAGCATAAAGTTTCCGGGCCGAGGCTATGTAAATTACGGTGCACCGGTCAACGAGGATCTTCTGTGGATCTTACAAAACTTTGCGTCTGGATCGTCGCCGGCTAACCCAACAAACGGTCAGCTCTGGTATGATACATCGACAAAATTGATCAAGGTCTACGACTCAACAGCCTTAGCATGGGTGTCAGTTGGCGGCGTTGTCAGATCAAGCACGGCACCGATCACTGGTTCAAATGTCGGTGCGCTTTGGTACGATACAACCAAAAATCAGTTACACGTTTGGTCCGGAACGGCCTGGTTGCTTCTAGGTCCACTGGGGGCTAGCGATAATTTGGATCCGTTGAATCCCACCAACCCAACCTACAGTAGGATTGATTCAGCAAGAATATCTGATGGTACGACAAATCATCCAATTTGGAGGATAACCATCGGAAATACCGTCTTCGCTATCATCAGCAAGGATGCATCGTTCGTTCCTAATCCGTCAATATCTGGATTCGCGCAGCTTAATCCGGGTATCAATTTCAACACCAACGTAGCGGGTGTCGGTATCACCGGCGACACCGCACTGTTTAAGAACAATCAAAATAACCTACCTATATCAAACAATGTTTATGATATGGGTAGCTCGACCTATAGATTTGCTAACATGTATGCAACTCTGTTTGACGGGGTTGCTACGTCAGCAAGGTATGCTGACCTTGCGGAAAGATATGAAGCTGATCGAGTTTATCCATCCGGGACGGTTGTGTGTCTAGGCGGGGCAAAGGAGATTACTGCATCTAATCAACCGGGTGATGATTCGGTGTTTGGGGTCATTTCGACATCACCCGCACACTTGATGAATTCGGGTGCCGGGGACGATGACACACATCCAGCCGTTGCATTAACCGGACGTGTACCATGTAAGGTCGTTGGCCAGGTTAAGAAACATCAGCGATTGATGGCTAGCTCCATGGAAGGTGTTGCATGTGCGTGGGATCCGGCGTTTGGAATCCTTGCGATAATTGGCAGAACCCTTGTCGAAAAAACGACACACGGAGTTGATTTAATAGAGATCGTTGTAGGCAAGAACTAACATGACTTATAGCCCCGGGCAACTGATATTAGCGGACGATTTCACGGCATTTAGGGGATCGATAGCTCCGAGCTCTCCGTATCCAAGCCTAGTGAACGCTGCAAATAAGGTAGCTGCCCTGGTAGGTGTCGGATATGGTAACCGCGGTTACGGCCAGATCTCAACACCGCTAACCGGGGTTTCAGTTGGCGATGTTGTGACAGCAAACACATGGAACTCGTTGTTTTCGGCCATGGGTTTGATTAATACTCACACCGGTAGTGCGCTGACATTGCCGGCATCTGTACTGGCTGGTAATGCGATACAAGCACTGAATGGCTCATTCAGTCGGCCTGATCTCTCAACGTTGATAACTACGCTTGATTCCAATCGAGCCCTTTATGCAATCGGACAGATGGCCCTGACCTCGCAACTAAGCAGCGCTCGCACCTCATCTTGGACAACACAAGTTACGCACGAATTTACCGTGACATTTCCAACCGAGAATGATGCACGGTATTTTTTCAATACAGGTGGGCAGATCTACGCGGCCGCAAGCAGGACCGGCGGTACCAGCAGCGCGATTAACAACGCGATGACGGTGATGCTATCCAACATGGGGACCATCAAGGTTGGATCAAATGCAACAACATACACCGGAACCGGGGGTACCGTTTATCCGATAGGGTATTACGGATTAACCGGAAGTTATCAAACTCTGTTTGTGCATACCGGCGGTAGCTATTCGTATTCATATGGATACAGCAACATAAGCTACACTCTTAAGGCTCGGGCAGAAAACGTGCTGGGCGTAAATGGTGGTAACGGTTCTCGTATTAGATTCCAAGCGGTGTTTGCTACGGGCGTGTCTTACTCGTACACGCTGGATGGAACGCTAACTAGCTCAATTTCCCAGCTAAAAGCCGGCGGTGTTCTAACCGTGGCATCTCCAATTTACGCAACAACCACCCCACTTTAATTGCGTCATCGCACCGATTGCGATAATAATATGGAAGGAGATCTGTCATGGACGAACGAATTCAAAAAGCACTAGAGTTTTCAAATTATCGCTTGAGCTTATTCAATCTCAAGGAAAATATCAAGCTCAAGGTTGATAGCATGCTTGGATATGCTATCAATGGAGGATTGTTTAAATCTTCTCCGGCGCTGATCAGCTTTGTAAAATTGATCATTGATTCTGGCCGATCGTCGGCGGTTTTTATTGATATCAACGGTAATCCAATTGAGATTGCGGAGTTGCAACAGTTCTATGAGAATCTCATGGATCGGTATTTCCAAGCAAACAATTATTATCACGTTGAATACACAAAATTGAAAGCAGCTAGAAGCGTTGCGGATCAGTTCAAGGAAATATTTTCAGAGGATAGCTAAATGACCCAGGGATACTTGCTCCATGCTTACAATAACATGGAAATTGACTATGGATCCATGGCATTATGCTCAGCACTTTTGATCAAGAAAAATCTAAAGATAAATCAAACGGCTATCGTAACCAGCAACGATACCCTGGATTGGCTGAATAATCAGCACAGTGGAGAGTTGATCAATTCAGCGTTTGATCACATCATCATAACCGATAAGGACTACGATGCTGCTAGTCGTACCTTTCGAGATACTAGGTACTCCAGCAAAGTACAACCGTATTTCAATACCAATCGAGTTGATAGTTTTCAATTAAGCCCGTTTGATGAGACGATACTAATCGACGCCGATTACTTGGTCCTGGACAATTCACTGGATTCAACATGGGGGTCGGTCGAGGAGCTGATGGTCAATAAATCGGTTCGAGATCTAAGACACACCGTTAATTCGGCCGGATTTGATGCTAGATTTAACGAAATGAGCATACCTCTTTACTGGGCCACGGTGGTTTATTTTAAAAAGACCGACAGGGCTAAGACGATGTTTGATTTAATGAGATTTGTAAAAGAAAATTACAGCTATTACAGAAATCTCTATCAGTTTTCCCCAAGCGGATATTTTCGCAATGACTATGCATTGAGCATCGCACTGCACATGATGAATGGGCAATTGGAAAATCAAACGGTAATTAGCTTGCCAGAACCTGACATGTTGGTTGCAACCGAGCTTGACGACATGGTTGAATTTAAGGATAATCAGGCGATCTTTCTAAGCGAGTTCGAGCAAGGACAACACCAAATGCACAAGGTAATGTCGAATGTTCATGTGATGAACAAATGGAGCATTTTGCGCATGGCATCGAGGATAATTTCTTATGCGACCAATTAATGCGAGAAAGCAGGGATTTTTTACCATTGCACAAAATAACAGCAAGGTTGACTATGTTAGGCTTGCATACGGTCTTGCCTTAAGCCTTAAGCACAGCCAGCGAGAGGTACCCTACCTAACCGTGGCAATAACTCCTGGCACCGAGGTCGATGAGAAATATGCATGGGCGTTTGATAACATTGTGGAGATACCCTGGGGAGATCAGGCTGCTGCAAGCGAGTGGAAGCTGGAGAATGAATGGAAATCCATATGGATGAGCCCATACGACGAAACCATTAAGGTCGAAAGCGACATGCTGTTCTTTACGGATATTAGCGAGTGGTGGTCAGCTCTTGCGAATCAACCCAGGGATGTCGTATGGACCAATGTGGTGAAAGATTGGAAAGGTCTAAACATAACCAGCGACTACTATCGAAAGCTTTTTACCAAGGATAAGCTTCCAAACATCTATACAGGGTTGGGATATTTTCGCAAGACCGATGCAGCATATGAGGTGTTCGATCTTGCTAAGATTATAAGCTGGAACTGGGAAACGTTTTTTGATCAATTTTTCCATGCTAGCTATCGCCCAACAAATCCCAGCACCGATGTGATATTTGCCCTGGCGATGAAATTAACGGACATCGATCAAAATGATTATACACCCCATATGGTACCTACATTCACGCACATGAAAAGCCAGTTGCAAGGTTGGAACAATCATTCGATATCCGAGGATTGGCAGCAATATCTTCGAACGTTTTTTACACCAAATGCTGAATGCAAAATTGGTAATCATCGGCAGGTATATCCACTGCACTATCATATCAAGGAATGGTTAACTGATGACATGATACATGTATATGAAAGGCTAGTCGGCCGTGGATAATGCGTGGGCATGTTTCAATCCAGAGACCGGCGACCTTACCGGTATATTCTGGGAAAAACCAACTGGCATTGTTTCTGCGGAAATACCCAGATCACTAGCCGAATCCTTTATGTCCGGTGATTTACGAATGGTCGGATTTACGGTCATTGAGGACAACGGTGTATATTGTCTGCGACCGTTAAATGAGGAACCTGTATTACCTGAATTTTGGAATCTACGCGAAGCCGAGATAATTCCGGATAACGCAGAGATCGTCGTATCCAATGATACAATTGTGGTCCGAATGGAAAATCTACCTAGCGTTGCGAATCTGTTTGCAACGCTAAAAAATGCCCCATCATGGTTGATAAAAACATGGAATCTCCGAGAATTTGAAGTGTTAGACGGGCATGTTACCATTAACTGGCCAAATGCTGATCAACATAGCTTTTACATGAGCAACGCCAATGAAGAATAAAATATCAGATTTTGATTTTGTATTTCTCAGCTTTGATGAACCGAACGCTGAACAACTATATGCCGATTTTCTCGACATGGTTCCATGGTGCAAACGGGTACATGGTGTAAAAGGATTTGATGCTGCTCATCGAAAATGCGCCGACACCGCTGATACTGATTTCTTCATAACCGTTGATGGTGATAATCTCGTTTATCCAGAGTTCCTAGACATGGAAATTGATATCCATGATGATCAACACGATCACGCATGGACATGGTCTGGACGTAATCATGTCAACGGCTTGGTGTACGGCAACGGCGGATTAAAGCTATGGAGCAAGAAATTCGTCTACAACATGCAAAGCCACGAAAACGCAAACGATTCGGCTAAATCAGTTGATTTTTGTTGGGATACCAAATATCACGATCTGTTTGGATGTTACAGCACTAGCATGATCAATGCCACTCCATATCAAGCATGGCGCAGCGGATTTCGAGAAGGTGTTAAGATGTGCCTTGATCAAGGCAACCGTGTTAGACCGCACGAGTTTAATGATCGAGTTTGGTTTGGCAACATAACTCGGCTTTGCATATGGGCCAGCATAGGCCAAGACGTGGAAAACGGGATATGGGCAATATATGGAGCTAGGATGGGCTGCCATCTAGCAGTGCTAACTGACAACGACCATGGGGTTATCAGCGATTATACGGGAATGGAGCGCATATGGAACGAGGTTTCCAATAAGGATCCCTATCAAGAATGTGCAAATCTAGGCGAACAACTCAGGATCAAGCTCGGACTGGATATATCGCTATTGTCTCCGGATGACTCTAGATTTTTTAAACGAGTGTACATGAATCTACCAAGACCCGTGATTCCACCGGAAAAGATCGCGCATTTCATGGCGTACAGGTATGTATGATCTGTTTTTCGTAACGTATGAAGAACCGAATGCCAATTTAAATTGGGCAAAAATCAAAGACAGGTTCCCACATGCTAAGAGAGTACACGGAATCAAGGGAATCAATGAGGCACACAAACATTGTGCAACGAATTCTTTTACCAGCATGTTTTGGACGGTTGACGGCGATACCATCGTCGACGATTCCTGGGATTTCTCATATCTCCCGCCCGAATGGGATAGGACCTATCTACACTTATGGTATAGTCGCAATCCTGTTAACGGGTTAAGCTATGGATACGGATCGGTTAAGCTTTGGCCTAAGCAACAGGTATTAAAGCATGTTGGGCCTTGGTTAGACTTTACCACCAGCGTGGGTAACATCAAGATTGTGGAGCAAACCATTGCCACCACGATGTTTAACACATCCCCGTTTGAATCATGGAAAAGTGCGTTTAGGGAATGTGTGAAGTTAGATAAAAATCTCAAAAATAATCCAGCCGACGCTGAGTCATTAGCTAGATTAACCGCATGGCAATATACCGTTAGTGGTGCAGACTTTTCAAAATGGTGTAATTTTGGCGCCTTTGATGCATTATTGTGGGGTACCCAGCCTACTAGCCATCTTGCTATGATCAATGATTTTGGTTGGTTGAAGCACAAATTTTCGAGCTTATATCCTTGGTCCAGGATATAAGCTCTTATTATTGTTTGATGTTTTATGATCAAATACTCAACGATTTCTAGCGCCATGTCCTGATATTGAGATGGTAAATATCACAGTAAAAATTGAAGAGGTGGGCATTGATGTCTAGATCTAGGACCAACCAAGATGCTTGGGATCAGATTTTTGATGATCTCATACTTGAAAATGAACCGCCGGTTCGATACATCAAGGATGCTTTGATCATCACAAAAAACGGCGCCCGTTTCAGGGTGTCTCCAGATGATTTTATCGATATTGTCGCTAGAGAAAAACATTTAGATCCCGACCAAAGTGACATACAGAGCTGCTCACTTAGCATTGATTTTGCAAGGATCAAGCGAGACGTTAACAGATGGACAAACAAGTTCATCGACGTTATCGAGGAAGAAGCGGCCAGAATGGTGGTCGAAGAAGCAGCAAAAAAGAAAACCCGACCCTCTCGAAAGAAGGTTGACTGAATCCTAGCGACACTGGCATCATTGCGAATAAGCTTTAAAGGATGCTAGCATGACTCTTAGATCTCAGGTCAAACACGACCCATATTATCTCCCACTACTTGATCACGGTTTCGTGGGACTCAAGGATGTGATGGGAAACGACAATGCCATCGTCGAGGCTGCACGGACTAGCTATGGTGATGGTACCAAGAGTGTCAATGAGGATCGAGGATTGATCCGATATCTCATGCGGCATCAGCACAGCACTCCGTTTGAAATGGTGGTATTCAAGTTCCATCTCAAGATGCCCATTTTCGTCATGCGGCAGCATGTAAGGCATCGCATGGCTAGCATCAATGAATACAGTGGGCGCTACTCGGTGATGACCGACGAATTCTACATTCCAGAACCTGCTCGCCTGCAGTCACAAAGCTCCATCAACAAGCAAGGCAGTGGCGATCAACTTGAAGGTGATGAGATGGAAATGGCCCACAATACCATCCAGCGCATCAGCTCTGAGAACTACATGGATTATCTCAGCCTCATCAATGAGGAAGGTGGTCGAGATTACGACATCGAAAATCGGCAAGGCCTTGCCAGAGAGCTTGCACGTATGGTGTTGCCGGTGAACAACTACACCGAACTTTATTGGAAGATCGATCTCAAGAACCTGTTCCACTACATCAAGCTGCGTGCAGACCATCATGCGCAGAAGGAAATACAGGATCTGGCCAATGCTATCGGACATTTTGTCAAGCAGCGTTGTCCAGTTGCCTGGGAAGCGTTTGAGGATTACTGGCAGCATGCTATTACGGTTAGTCGACTGGAGAAGAATCTGCTTGCTGACACCATTGAATGCAGCAACCAAATTAAACTGCCGTTTGCCGAAGCATACGACTGGTTAACTAAGCAGGCCGGAGACAAGAAAGCACTGTGGACCAAGTATGGCATGAACAAACGAGAGCTTGGCGAATTTGAAGCTACTTGGAGATTGATATGAACAAGAAAATACTAATCATGGGCCTGCCAGGCAGTGGTAAAACCACGCTGGCACGCCACCTGGCAATGAAACTCAACGCTGTACACTTCAACGCAGACGAGGTGCGCAGCAACATCAACAAGGATCTAGGATTTTCTATAGCTGATCGCATAGAACATGCGCGCCGCATGGGCTGGCTGTGTGATCAGGTGGTTAAAGCCAACCAGTGGGCAATAGCAGACTTTGTTTGTCCCACGGCGGACACGCGAACTGCATTCGGACCGGCATATGTTATTTGGATGAATACCATCAAGGAAGGTCGGTTCGATGATACCAACAAGTTGTTTGAACGCCCTGCGTCCGAATGGTATAATCTTGTGATATTAGATCTTGATGCTGAAAATCATGCCGAGTACATCTACAATCAGCTGCAACGTGAACTGTTGCCAAACATCTTTGAGGTAAATTGACATGCACAACTGGGACAACAAGGCACCGACATCACTCATGTTGGGAAGATATCAGCCATTCCATGACGGTCACCTGGCCCTGTTCAAGGCCGCACTTGATCGAACCGATCAAGTGTTGATTGCTGTCAGGGATACGGCAGGAACTGACGAAAAGAATCCGTTTGATTTTGAGTTTGTCAAAGCCCGGATCGAAGAAAAACTGATCGGATATGAAGGGCGCTATGCGATCATGTTGGTGCCAAACATTACCAATATCGTGTATGGCAGGGATGTTGGATATTTGATCGAAAAAGTTGACCTTGGAGAACAGATAGAATCCATTTCGGCAACCAAAGTAAGAAAAGAAATGGGCCTTTAAAGGCCCATTTCTTTTATGATCATCGCCGGCTTTGGTCGATCTAGGTGTTCTACGGCAGCAATAATTACGGCTGCCGCTTTTATCAATGATTCTCGCTGCTCAGCGCGATCACTTTTGGTATGCTTACGATCTGCGCTGCGAGTTAGATATTGAGCGGCGATGGCGATCCAATCATTCATTGAGTGTAGTTGATCAAATTCGCTACCAGGAAGATTAAATTGACGATCTCGTTCTCCTGATATCTCGTCAAGTATCGTTTCCCTGGTATCGGTCATTTTAACCAGAGACCTTCTTAGCCGCTGGCTTCTTAGCTGCTGCAGGCTTTGATGAAGATGGTTTCTTTGATTCGATGATCTTTTTTGGTTTAGAATCGATGGATAAAGATACGGGATAATCATCTACAATTTCTGTTGGTTGATACGATGCTTCTAGCTTAGGTGCCTTGACCTTGGGGGCTAGATTTGGATCAATCCGATACGCCTTCAGTCGCATGTTATGCGCGTCGGCTTCCATGAGTTCAGCCTGCCGAACGAGGCTAACAGCCTGTTCCTTGGCATTGGCACTGGCTTCTCCCTGCATGTTGTTAGCATGCACATTAAATCTCTGTAGATCGGCCGCAACTGCTGCACGTGTCTCTGGATCAAGCTCGTCAAAACCAGTCGGTTCGTCGGCCGTTGTTATGTCCATGGCCTTGAGAACTTCGACCAACGGCCAGCGAACACCGCGTCGCGGTGTCATGATTACTAGATTTACAGGAACCTTTTCGAGTCGATCGGCCGAATGAAATTTTTGTAGAAGCGTCATGTTTGATCCGTCTGGGCACGGCCGACGTCCCAAGACGTCTGCTAGGTTCTTGCTTTGCTGCCCTTCGACGCTTTCCACCACCTTTCGAACGGCTTCGTTGTATTGGTCTGGCAGCGCATCGGTGTCTATGACCAATGCATGATTTGGATCCCCGGGAAGCCGCATGAACACGACCACGACATTTTTACCCGTGTTATTAAGCACGCCAACGTGCTTGACCATTCCTTGAAAATCGCTCATGGTATTACGCTCCCACCTTTGGTACAAATGGCGGCGACATTGGCGCCATCGGCTGAGGTGTCATTGGCGCCATCGGCTGGGGTGCCATTGGCGCAACTGGTTCCGCTGCATCATTTGATGCGGGTGCCGGCACGGTGGTCTGTAAAAACTGAGAAACTCGATCGAATACGGATCCGATCTGTCCTAGTTCGTTGCCCTTAAACGCACCGCGCTGAGTTGCTATATCCACGATTATCAGTAGATTTTGCAAATCCTGCAGGCTCAAGTTTGGACCTGAGGCTGGTTCTGAGACTCGAATTGGTTGTTGTAATTCGGTAGATATGGTAGACATTGATGATCTCCTTGGCTCCATCAAGCATAGCCAAGGAGATCACCTAATGTCAACCTAATTACGATCCGGACGGATTACGGTTACCAGTCGGTCGTCCCAGTTTAGATACTGCAACCATTTCTCGCTGGGAACCCTGATCGGCATCTTCTTTGCGTTGTCCAATAGCCTATAGTAATCCGGCTTCACTGGTACCGTGCGAGGCTTCATGGTATTCTTGTGCCCCTTGATGCTGTTGCAGACATAGCAAGCACAGACCACGTTCTCCCACTTGGTCTTACCGCCCTTGACCCGTGGTATCACGTGGTCGATTGTGAGGTCGTGGCTTCCCAACGTTTTGTCACAGTACTGGCAAGTGAAGTTGTCTCGGATCAACAGGTTGGTGCGGCTGAACCTAACACCGTGCTTCTTCTTGATGAAGGTGGACGATATGATCACAGCTGGCACTGGCATGCTGGTGCTTGGGCTGTGTACCATCCAATCCTCATAAAATTCTACCGGCTTGGCATGCCCGAGGAACGAGATCCTGATCGCGTCCTTCCAGCTGATGCTGCTGATGGGTATGATGCTAAGAGGATTGTAATCTGCGTTTAAGACCAGGGTTGCAGGCATGTTTCTTCTACCATTCTACATGTACACTAACTATAGTGTCAAACACACGCATGTCAACGATATTAACTGAAGATATCATACCATAGCTTAATGGCCCCGCCGATGATGCTTACAAAGCTAACCCCAAAGACTGCTGTGCTTGCAATCAAGCTTTCGTAGATGTTCTCAATGCTTGATGCTAGATATCCTGCAATGCAAAATGCAAAAAATACGGCCAAAAATATGACGAGCTTTTGAAATACCCAATGCATCGTGAGACCTTACTCCATATAAAAATTATTTATGTTTTTTTGATAAAATCTTATACTTGTAAAATCATGAGAATTTTTGTCACAACACCGGTGGTAAAAGGTGGTAGCAGCATACTATCATGGCTCCTCGGACAACACAGCTATTTAAATCATTCTCCGCTCGTAGAAATGATTGAGCTCGGTGCCATGCTCAACGTTCTTGATCATGTGCCGAGATGGATCAGAGATCTCGGCCCCCATGGTCAAAGCGCAGGGAAGCCGGAGATATTGGACAAAATTAGGAATTTTACCGACGATTTGATCAATCCGCACGATCATCCATATGCTGCCGTTAAGTTTACAAATTTTTCTTCCTACCAATGGCTACGACATGTGTTTCCAAACGATCGTATCGTGGTGATCGTGCGAGATCTAGCTGATTGGTATGCAAGCGTTAAGGGTTGGAACACAACCAGGCACGGTGGATGGACCATCGGAATGGTTGATCGATTGATAACACTGTCCGCATCGAGCCTTCGAGATTTGCCAGACATAAAGATCGTGCACCTCGAGGATCTAATACATCGTCCACACGATACCATGGCATTGGTGCATTCATATCTCGGGTTGCCGATCGAACCGATCAGCTTGATCGGACAAGAACAGATTTTCAGCTCATATAGCAGCGATCCGACAAGTTATTCGGCACCTCCTTCTGAAGCCTTGATCTCCAGTCCAATCGGACGGAAGAATGCTCTAACCATCGAGGAACGTCTGCATGTTGATCGGATTAACAAGAATAATCGGCTGATAGCCGAGGTACTATATTCGGATTCTAGGCGATTATTTCATGCCGATCTTTGAATGCCGATGGTAGGTCTCGGCCGGATCCGTAAACTTCTTGGTTCCTAGATACAGGGTTTCTCGCATTGGAAACCTTTCGTTCATTTGTAGAAGGCTTTCGTGATCACTTCTTGATTGCAACGCAACCAGGGAATTCATCGGAATGCGGTCAAACCACTCGATACCGTTGATATCGTTGCAACTGGTGTTTATTACCAACAGCTGATTAATGGGTTGCTGGTACATTAGATGATTGGCATCGGCAGTTACTATGCTAACACGATCACCTAGATAACCGAGCAACATCTGGCTGATGCGTGTATGTTCTGGGTTGATGTCGTTGATGATCAATGATTCAAACGCTATGTTATAGCGCGACAGGATGAGGCCGATGTTGCCGTACCAAGCTCCTAGGACCACAATGGCTTCAAATCCGCAGATCTGCTTCTTATCCATGGCATTGACAATTTCTTGGCATAGCCACATTTTGCTAAAAACAAGATCCTTGGTAAAAGACCCTTCAAATGTGTTCGGACTATCTTCGTTTAATGTAATACGGTTCATCAACCTATTTATTTGGAGATGATTTTTCGTCGTCAAACAGCTGGCTGTAGATCTTGAGCTTTTCTTTCTTTTTCATCCTGTGCAGATTGAGCTCATACGAGCTGATACCAAATCGTTCTTGCACTATATCAATCATGGCCAGCACATCACCGATCTCCATGGCAAGGAGATCTCGGTTAGAATGGGGATTTTGGCCCCTATTGGTCGAATCCGGTCCCCAACGCTTGATCTTGGATGCTGCTTGGATGACCTCGGCACATTCCTCTTGTAGTATGTCTAGGGCTTGCATATCCAGAGAATTCATGCCGTAGTTACCTCATCAAAGCCCTCGTCCTTGCTTGGACGTTCCAGCTGGCTCTTCATACCAAGCACCACGTTAGCTGGGATGTTTTTTCCTGGCCGAGATGCCAACCTACGTTTGAGCTCGTCATCATCAGGAGTAGCAAAGAAAACAGCTACCTTGCGATAGTTCTCAGGGATCTCGGCCAGCTTGCTTGCTCGGCTTTTCTTCGTTAGATTCGTTTGGTCCCAGACGATGTTAGCACCATCCTTGATGGCCTGCTTGAGCTCTCGGTTCATCTGATGCGTAGCACCTTTGATCTCCTTCTGGAAGACCTCTGAATAGGTCTTGCCCTGTTCCTGCGCCTTGCGTTCGATGACATTATCCGTACTGATCACACGGGTGTTGGTCCAATCAAACGATTGCTTGGCAAGCCAGGTGCTTTTTCCTGCGGCAGGGATTCCGATGAGCATGTACAGCGTGGACATGTGATTCTCCTTGATCATACTTTAATATCATCAACGGCATCTGTCGAGCTATTTTTCTCGGCATCCAATTCTTCTGAGGTCTTCCATTCGGTCTCCTCGCAATACTCGCAGTGGAATGCATCGCTGCCTTCTTCGCCCCACACGAACACGCAAGGGCCGTTCATGTCCCTGGTGAGGAAGATGTGATGGAAGATCAGCTTGCTGGGATTGCCGCCGAGATCCTCCATGAGCCGTGAGAGATCCTCCATGGTTTGATCCAGGATCTCTTCCGCCTTGGCGGGATCCGTGTTGTGCCACTGTAGCTGTATCATGTGCGTTTCCTGCTCCTGTTCCTGTTGGTCAGCTTCTTGATCTTCTCTCGATGCGTAAGCGTGGGATCGCTGAGTATTTCGTTGTTAATCCTCATGTTTTCTCGCATGCGATCAACACGTTCAAATGCACCGGTTTCATCTATGTGTTTTGCCCACGATCGTACTACCCACGGTTCAAACGGAGAGCTCCAATTCGTCTCTCTGCGTTTAAACGCACGCTGATGGGCAGCACGTTGTTTTGCGGTGAGAAAATCCGGCTCCGGTTTGCCCGAACAGGTGTATGGAGGTTTACGGCACCGCTTGGTACATTGTGCGCAGCTAGACACGATTCAATCCCGCTGCAATGCAGCCGGAGGGGACTGATCCCCTCGCTGTTCAGCCTCGTTCATCACCCGCAGCATCCACTTGAGCATCTCAGGGTTGGGCCAATACTCAGCATAAGGCGTTCCTTTCTTAGGCGCCTTGAACACTTGGGCATATTCGCAAAACACTCGAACATTGTGCCCGTTTTCATCAGCATACCAGGGCTCGCCGCCATACGTGGTCTTTTTCCAGTCATCAGGATCGTCGTCTCCCAGTATCCCGTCTAGGCGGGCTTGCAGCCGATTGATCTCGTCGATTGCCATCTGATACCGCTCTTTTTCGATCACATACGGTGCGGTGGCTTTTGCAATCTCCAGTTTGTTTGCGATATCGTTCATGGTATCCTCAGCTATAGTGCGTGAACATGATCATGGTGAACGGCTTCTCCATGTAATGGGCAAACTGCGGCATCTTCTTCAGGAATTTGGCCTTGTAGCCGGCTTCCATCTCTGCAAACTTCGTGACATCAATCTCCTTGTAGACATCACCGCCTTCCATGCCCCAGCGGAAATCCCCGCTGTTATAGAGCTTGATACCAAGCACGTGATATTCGCCTGACATGTAATCAAACATATGCGAAGGAAGATCCTGCTCTCGATCATTTTCGAGATACTCTTCAAAGATCTCAAACAATTCGGCATCCCAAGGGAATCGTGCCCCGAGGAATCCGTAGATGTGTGTGGAAACGCCCATTTTACTCGTCCTTTTCTGTTACTATGCGCACTACCGCGCTCATTGGATAGTGGTAATCGTTCAGCATTGGATCAACTTGAGGTCATCCTTGCACACTTAGATGCACATGTGATCATGCTTGATCATTTGTTACCATTTGTGCTCGAGGTATTGCGATACAATTCCAGGAATTCGTTGATCTTGGTCTTGTCCAAGGAGTCACCATAAGCTTGCAGCTCTGCTAGGAGCTCTGGACTGATGTATCCTGCCTAACAGGTGGGGGTTCCACCTGTATAGGCTTCCACAGCTTGGCGAACTTCAGCACGTTTGGTAGCTGCTCATTTTCACAGGGCACAGGCACCGCACAGCTTTTTTCGCCGTTCAGCGTCTTGTTCTCATGCCCCAAATACACACCTGGCAAGGCCGCGATCTTCTCGAATTCCTTGCGGTTTACCCTGACCACACACTTCTTGAAGCTGTTCTTGAGCCAGGCATCATAATTTTCGTCTCCTGAATGTGCTAGATGTGCGCCCAATACCGCATGTGCCACCAAGGTGGGCGTCATGTGATCGGGAAACTCATCCAGCACTGCAATATATAGTTTCATGATTCAGCTCCATTGTCTCGATAACCCCACGCGGCATCTCCCCAGAGATGCCGCGCTTCGTTGACCCGGGTCTGCGTGCCGAGGTTCTTGCGAACCGTGTCAACCACTGCTGCGTGAAAATCAAAGTCCGAAGCGTCCCAGGCTCGGAAGATCACGCTGCGCAGATTCTGCTCAAACCCAGGCGCCCACTCCATGGCAAACGCCTTGCGATCAGCACCAAACACGTTCTTGGCACCGATATACGCCAGCTGCCAGCGTCCAGCAGTATCCTGCACGCCATGCCAGAACGCACCCTCGAAACGCTCGAGATTGCGCCGATCATCCTCGGGCAGGAATGCCTTGACATCGTCAAGCTTCTCGTCGAGGATCATCTCGATCACGCCGTTCTCGCGCAGGATCTGATCCTTGGCCTTGTGGATGGTCACGTACTCCTTGCCCTTGAGCTTGAGCATGTGGCCGTCATCAAAGCGGATGATCCAGCCTTCCTGGCCCTGGAGATCATGGGTTTCCGCCAGCAGGTGCTCCATGCTGGCGGTGGTGCCGGGATACTGACGCACTACAGGAATATTGTACCTGTTGGCAAGGGTCTTCATGGTCATCATCTGCTAAATACTCTTTGAGAGGTGTTGTATGAACAGTTACTACGTGTACTCTATAACAGACCCATTAACCTGTCAACCGTTTTATATCGGGAAAGGTTCAAAGAAACGGGCATGGTCACATACATCCAAAGATGCTAAATCAAAACGGGTTAGGGATAAAATCTCGTCAATACGCAAGCGTGGTCAAGAACCAATAGTTGGTATTATACAGGATCAGCTTGACGAGGACGCTGCATACGAATTAGAGAAATCATTGATTTCTAGATATGGTAGAAAAGACTATGATCCAAACGGAATTTTAATGAACATCTGTGAAGATAGTCGTCCCCCAAAGAAAAAATTTCAAACTTTGGAAACACGACGGAAGATTTCTCTAGGAATGCAGGGAAAGAACAAAGGTAAAACTACCTGGAACAGGGGTAAGAAATTTTCTAGAGGTTGTCAGTCTAGAAGCCAAACAACTAATATTATGAAAACGAGAATACTCAATCTTATGAATAGATTGTGGAGTCATTACGAAACTATTAATGACTCCACAATCAAGCTTTCTAGGCAACAAGGTATCATTGCAAACAATTCACCCATATCCGAGGCTGCGATAATACATTTCTTTGGCCGCGCTATCATTCGTAAGGAAGATATTCTCCAGTAAAGTTGTTCCTGATGGCAGTCAGGATGAGATTATCTTCTGGATAATCAATTACAATCCGTTGCTTCCTTGAGACCCATTCAAAAATTGGGGTCAATCCATTTGATAGGCATTCACGGATGAACTGATCATAGTTCGGATGATCCACGAGCCACACCTCAGCCTGCATGCTGACATCGGTGACGCCCATCTTGGTGCCCAGGCGATATGCGTCACCGATGGGAACCGGGCGGACCATGCTGCCATCCAGCTTTTCCAGGATCACATGCGGTTGACCAAGATCAATGCGATCAATCTGGGTTTCGTCGCGCTCGTTCACGTTGAAGAACTTGTGATACGGGCGAGAGATCAACTGGCCAGACTTGTCAAAGATCAGGCCACGGCATTCACGCCGGATGGCCTTGGCACGGGTAGCCTCAGCACGCATGCGCGGCGAGCCACCAGCGGTATGGACGCCCGGAAAGGTGTCAGGACCGCTCACCAGGTAGTTCACCACAAAGCCCCATTCTCGCTCGGCAATGATGAACTCCTTGGCGTCCTTGACCACGGCTCGGACCTCATCTAGATGCTGTAGCTTGGGAAATTCGTAACGCATGTTGCAGCCCTCTTTTGATACTGCATATTAGCATCGACCCGATACAAGTCAATGGTATTTTACGGGTTTTCTTCCTTGTATTACAGTGGGTTACAAAACTGCATCAGTCCTGGCTGTAGTTTGGTGCGCTCTTGGTGACCTGCACATCATGTATGTGGCTTTCACGAAGTCCGGCCCCGGTGATACGCCGGTTCAAGCAGCACATCGTCAAATGCCAACGCTTCCTTGATGGTGATCTCCATCACGTGATCTCCTCTATGATCCATTCATCAAGCACCACCTCAAGCATTTTGTATTCTCCGATGATACCGTGATCGAGATCCTTGGCACTATTGACTAGATGGTGCGTGTAATAATGCGTTCCAATCTGCTTCAGGCTCGGCCGTCTGGTATATGCCTTGCCGTCCTTGCTGAGATTGCTCTTGATGTATCGCGGGATCAGCTCATAAACGGAAGAATCATCCGAGAGCTTGACCCTAACGTTGCGACTGTGGCAAAAATACATACCGGAAGGTAGATGCTTGATGCGATATACCGTTGGCATCAGACGATACCCCAAACGGTGTTACCGGCCTTGGAGTCCAGCTCAACCCTAAGATGATGCACACTAACCACGTCTTTTACATTGATGGGTATCAACGTCCCGTCCCAATATTTTCCACCAGATGTGTAATATCTATCCCGTGTGTGCAGAGTTGCATCCAAATCATAGATCCCGGTTGCTAGTTCAGCTTCCTTAATCATCATGATGTTCTTGATTCCATCATTGCCAACATGAGGTAGGCCTATACTGCCATCTTTCAACCGTATTAGGCAAGTTTTGTCAACATAAGTGCGTTTCCACGGGTCGACATCATTGCTAGCGTTGATCAGGACAAGTCGCCAGCTCTGATCTTTGATAGGATTTGCAACCGCTAGCAGGATATCTCGATACCCACTGTGGGATAGCACACAATCAGAATTTTGGATGGCTTCGTTGGCGATGATCTCTGCCTCAGCAACGGTAATCTCGGTACCACCAATCACTCTGCTGAGCTTAGGGCTGCCAAAAAAATGCAGCTCTCGACAAACGCCAGGAAGGTATGTCCGATCGGTTGTTGGCTTGAGTATCACATGCATCAGCTTGTTTGGACATTCAATCATGTTATCTTTTGATTTTGACGAGTCCCTGGATTTTTCCTGTAGAACATGCATGCGGCCCAGGTACATGCCCTCGAACCCGTTTTGCAACACGATGTTATAGCCGATCTCAACATCCTTCCAGGATGCAGTGCTGGTGGCAATGCTGGTCATTCTAACGGCTTCGATGTATTCCTCGCTTTCCACGGTGAGGAGAACGTTTTGTCCGCCCTGGCGTGCCCACACGCATTTGTCCAGGATCTCGCCCTTTTCCAGCGTGGTGTCGGCCAGCAGCATGCAGAGATTACCGCTGGAGATCTCCAGCTCAAATCCTCGCGGATCCTCGATGCGCCACTTGTCCTGTCCACCTTGCATGCCGCGGCGGATATCGCCGCTCATCTTGAATCCTAGCATAGGCGTATTTTCAATCACTGAAGTTGGTAAGGATCCTTTTCGTGTGTTCGAGCACCAAGAATCCACGGTTGCCATGCGCTTCTGTGCGGCCTTGTCCTCGCCCCAGGGTGTGATGAATCCCAAGGGTATCTTGGATTCATTTCGAACCACCATGCCCACGTAGTGCTTATTCGGTATGGTAACGCTTGACATTATTCGTCATCTCCGTTGTCGCCGATCATCTGCAAAAGAAAGGCGTATTGTTGATCCAACTCTTCAATCAATTCAAGATACGGTTTGGCTGCTGCCGAGGCAGCAGCCTTCTTTGCTTGATTCATCTCGGCAAGCAGCGCTTGCTTGTCATTCCACATGACCTTGAGGCTCTCGTTGGTGGCAATGGCCCTGGCTTCGCTGCCGCCAACCGCAGCAATGTTAGCACGGATCCTGTTTACTAGATCGGTCATTATGCATGATACCTATCATACTTGGCGGTGTCAAAATCTATGGAACAATTCTTTCCAGGCATGGCTGACTCCGCTGAAAAGAGGTTCAGGCAATGCGTGAAAATCACGAACAAACATGATATCACTGGCCTTGTTGGGCTCCATGATCCTCGGGGTCTGCATGGTCCGTCCGTAACAATACAGGGTGATGTAGTGCTTGCCTGGGAAGAAATCCTCGGTAAAGATCCCGTCATTATTGCACCAATCAAGGGATACTCCGAGTTCTTCAAAAACCTCGCGCCGAGCACAGTCGAACACCAGTTCTCCAAACTCTAGATGACCGCCTGGGAAGCTCCATTCGCCGGCACCATGGCTGCCCCGCCTCTTGAGCAATACCACGCTCTGTTGGCAAAGCACCATCACGCCGACACCGATCCGGGCCTGTGGCTGTTCAATCACTGGAAAACAACTTCCGTCCATTGGTTGAATTCCCCATGATCGGATGGAGATAACACGATTTCTCGTCCAAGATCCTGCTTGAGATTGTACGCGATTTCATCAGCAATTTGCTCACTCTTGACCATCAGTCGATCGTTGGACCAGACGATGTCGCCGGTGTTCCATTCTGACGTGTACCAACCACTCAATGAGCTTGAAATCTTGTCCTGTGCTCGCTTGGAAAGCATTTAGTCCTCCTGATGCTTGTAATAGGCATCCATGATCATTTTCAATGCCTCCGGATGGTCCTCTCCCTGAACGGTTGAATCAATGTATTCTAGCTCGTCAATTTCACTGGGTTCGATGGCATTGAAGTTTTCAAACATAAACGACTCGGCTCCCATGCGTTCGACAAATGAGGTTAGCCACTTCATCATCTCAGGATCAATTTCCGGATTTTCCGGTTGATCCATGCGGATGTAGATGATCTTTGGGCGGAAATTCGAAGGATCTTCTGGTTCCATGAATAGTTCTCCTATAGTTTACTTTAGCACACGACAAATGATCATGCAAGACCTTTGATCATCGATCACGGCAAAGTGCCGTTAAGAGCGATGGCTGTCACGGCATTGAACGGACTACCGTTGATAAGCTTGGTACTCCATACCAGGTAAACCAGAACGTTTCTCTGAGAATCGAAGAATCGGGTGATCCTGGTTTCCTTGAAAAATACCGAGGTTCGTTCGGTGAATACCAGCTCACCGACCCGGCTTCGGTTGATGTTTCCTGTGATGCGTATCGGTCCGGTAGCCCGGCATGCAATGCTAAATCGGCTTGGGTCCTCTGCCAAACCTACCATTCCTGCAAGCCCTCCGGCTTCTGCCCGGCTGAGATAGCAACTCACTCCTTCGACCTTTGGATCGTCGAATCGCTCGACCACCACTTGATCGTTTGACCCTAGCATGCGCCAGGTGGTCGAGACCTCTCCGATCCTCTGCTGCGCCAGTGCAGGCAAGGCAATCAACGCCATGGCTGCCGCGGCTAAAATACGCTTGTTCATTTCTTCTCCAATGCTTCTCGAATGTTCTTCATGGCTAGATCCAGCCGGCGACGTGGCTCGTATGTTTTGGCGTAGACGCTGTTCCAATAATAGCTTGAATCGCACGCGGCCAATTCACCTTCCGTGGCCGTTACGGCGGAGATGGCTAAATCGAGCTCGCGCATCAGTGCATTAACCTCAGCGTTGTCCATCACAGCACCTTGACGATTATGCAGTTTTTGTTGAGCTTGCCATTGACCTCCCAGGTCTTGCCCTTGATGCCGCCGATCAATACCTCGAGCCGCTTGAGCGTGGTTGCTCGAATCCAATGCTGTAGATCGCTTTCGGGCTTGCGTATTGTTCGTCCGGTGCTGGTAGTTTCGTCAAAGTTAACGATACGAGCACCCTGGACGCTGAGCTTTGCTCCGGGTTTGGCCATGTAAACCTCGCAGTGTCGATTCTTGGTATTGAACACAACGGCTGCATCCGCACCAACGAGATTGGTTGGGTCAACGCTGTGGATGCCGAGATCGTCGTCCTCTTCCTTGTAGGACACCTTGCTAGCAGCTTTTTCACCCTTGCGATCCATGGTAGCTACCGTGCTGGTCAACCTACGTGCTTTTGCACCCTTTGCACCGGCACGGATGCTTGCCCGGTTGTTGAGCATGAGGTTAAGAGTCTCGGAGATGGTAGCCAGAGGCTTGATCCAGTCCTTGGTCGACTCCTCTTGCCGGGCCTCTAGGTATGCATCCTTGTAGTGTTCAACCAGTTGCTTGACAATGGCGGTCTTGGACTGCGAATAGGTTTGCACGATCTTGCGCACCTCACCTGCCAGTTCTCGCCGATCAAGTTTTCCGCGCAATACCAGGGTCTTGAGGTTGTCGATGCGACTATAGCAGTTTACATATGCCTTGATTGCCCTGGTTCGAACGGTCTCCGGGAGGTATTCCCACTCCGTTGATGCACCAGCGTCCTTGGTATATGCTCGATCAAGTACCTCGTTGACCCGGTCGATGGACGTTAACGACAGTTTAGCACCCCTATTGAGGCAATATGCGATCTTACCCTCAACACCGATCAAGTTGTTAGGGATCAGCGCAGCAGCCTCGGCTTTGCCCACGCTGCTTGCATATGTGATCAGCTCTTCCTTCAGCTGTGAAGCATCGATGGTTTGATGTATCAAATTGAGGATTGAAGCATACTCGGCAGCAAAGCTAGACGACGCATGGTCTAGCTTTGAGATTCGGTCGTCCATGTTTAACGGTCCTGATTCGCTCATAAACACAGCATAACACACCTTACGCTATGGTCAACCTAAATTATCTGACGGCTGCATAACATAGCAGTGCAACAACCAACAGCGCTATCAACGGCAATCCAAAGACGGCAATCACAGAAAATGCCAGTAGCTTGAATAAGGTTCCAAATCCGATCAAAAGACCTAGAATTAAGCAAATCAGTAGAAATTTCATGCGTTCACAGTCCTTTATGTTGGCTATCAAAAATTGCCAGGAGCTACCTGGAGAACCCTGAGACCTCTGCTCCTGAACATATCTACGACCCGCTGTCGATCATCCACTACCATGGTGGGATCGTAACCATCCTCCTGCATCTGATCAAGGATTTCGCCCTTGACGATGTCATCAGATCGGCTGTCTCGGCTCGGACGCATGTAGAGCTTTGAATAGAGGCCTTCGATTCCGGCCACATCACGTAACCAAGTTTCGGTGACTTCTCGATCGTCCTCACTTCTACCGCTGGCGATTAGGATAGTGCAACCAGCTGCGTGGAAGGTTCGTAACATCCACACGATGTCTGCGTGTGCAGTATCATGCTTCATGCCACGATTAAAGGCCGGCCAGTTCTTGGGCTTGCTGCGTACCCAGTGGGTCCTGTGCTCGCAGTTGGCTAGCGTGCCGTCGATGTCCCAGATTGTACAGATAGGCGTATTCCACATCATACAACTCTCTTTCTCATTTACAGACGTTCATTGGATTTTGTGTGCAGTATATCGTCGTTCATTTGCAGTGGATTATAACACACATACAAAACTCGCAATGTCATATCTTTCAAGTTTCAATTATTTCTTGTTATGAACGGATTCAATTCTTATTGCGCGGCGGAGTTGTTAATTGATAAACTTTCGCCGAGTCCTCAAGCAGATCAATTTGCCGTTGCAGCTCGGTGACATCCTCTCGGTCGGCTAATCCTTGCTCTAGCTTTTTCTTGAAATATGCAATGTCGGCATCAATATCGATCTTGCCTTCGCCTTGCTTCTCGGTGATCATCTTCTTTTCTTGTTCTATCATGTCTTTCCCTTGTTTTATCGCCTGCCAGAATTTAAAATTACCGGTCATTTCTTCCTGCAAAACCTGATCAAATTCCCATAGACTTCCTAGATTTTTCTATCGCCGCATGACGAGCAGTAATCTCGCCATCGCTCGCCATCGCTCGTCATCGGTTGTATAGAATGCTACGGTCTTGCATGGCAAACAAACCGGAGGCCCTAGGCCCATTTAGAGGTCGCCGTCCTTGCGGTTCTCGCTGCTATGCACATTGAACGTGCCGCCCGGATAGCGGCTTTCCAGTTTGCGGACGTTTTCCTCGATGACGGCGTTTGGATCAACTCCAATGGCCCTGCAGGCGTTTACCCAATACCAAGCGATGTCACCCAGCTCACGGAAAAGATGGAACTTGGCGTCCTCGTTCCACGGCTTACCTTGGAAAACCATCTTCTTGATGATCTCGTCAAATTCACCGGCCTCCGATGCGAGACCAATACCTGCCGTCAGCAACAGGCTGACGTTTAGCTTGGGTTCCTGTGTGCTGAGGTCTCGCAGTCGATAGATCAGCTCGTTTATGTCGTTGCTTGGCTGGCTGGTGACCTTTTCTACGAATTGCTCGTAAAGATTTAGATCCACGGTCATTGTTATCTCCTCAATGTGTATGTTGCCATAGCATACCAAAGGAAGGTGAAGCACGCAATTTAATCATGATAAACCCTGCCATGCCCGGCAGGGTTTATGCTTCTCGTATCTTGGTAGTTTACTCGGCAGTTGGCAACCGGTGATTGTTGATCCAGTACTCATACGCACTGGTTGGGTCCTTCTTGTATTCGCTGCGGAAGAACTGCATGGTTCCCGCATCGTTGATGATGCCAGCATTTTTAGCATCTCGGATCGCTATGATCCAGTTAGTGATTGTTTCGATGATTCTCATTGTCTTTGGCCTTTCCGTTCTAGTCTGTGTTGTGCGCTGCAACATACTTACCACGAAACAGAGAATTGCACAAGTGCGTTAGCTACGCTGTAGCCATGCGGTTAATACATAGCTTATCGACCGTGTTGCAATCGAAAGAAGGTTGCGTCCTCGATCGAAGAAAACAGAATGATAGCTTCGGTGGTTTGAGAATATGAATCCTGGGTCATTGTGATGGTGTAATCCTTGTAATCGCTTGAAAGTACCATTTCGATCATGGATATCCACGCCTCTCGATCCCTGCTTGGATAGAACGATGTTTTGCTTTGCTCCGGCTGGAATACTAAACTTACCGTTCTCAACCTTAGATCATCCACGACCCTTACATCTTACCTAGGAATTTCTTCGCGTATGCATCGGCATAGCTTTCAAGATTTTCTTCAAAATACTCAACCCCGCTTGGGCTGTGCAAGCTAGGCGCTTTAGCTATGGAATTAGCTATGATGTCAGGAAGCTGGCCCTCGATCATATCAAGAATGCGTTTTCTTTCGGACGGATCCATGTCTCGGCTCCACCATGCTAGACGTTCGGCTACCATACCAGCTAATCTAACGGCTAGATCACCTAGCTGTGCATTAAAATCCCCGGGTGTTTGCATGTGTCAATACCTTATTGTAATTATTGATTCATGCTAGTAAGTATTATTTTGGAGATATTTTCAATAATCAGACGCTTAAAAAGCACCCGTCCGTTCAAATCTCATCCATAACGGAGCTTAAATTCCACCAACCTGGGATCGTTCTCAGGTATTGAGAATCCAAAGCTGGGACTGTTTCGCGAAATGGCTTGCCAGTTTTCACCAACATCGATCAACAGATCCCTGTTTGGATCTAGATGATATATCTGTGCTTGGTATCCTCGAGAAGCGATGAATGAGACAAACGCGGTTAGACCTTGACGACCGACCGAAATGTATTGCATAGCCGATGCTTGATTTTGAAAATCAAATTCCTCGGTAAAATCTCGAACCATTTCCTTGACGAACTTGTCGGCTAGACCCTTTTGGGTCCGCCGACTGAGGTTGATCCGCATGTGTTATTTGTCCCTTATCATTGATTAATACACGAATGATAGTAGAATATGTCGGTACGTCAATCGGATAAATACTAATGTGCGTTTGCCGCCGGAGTTCCCTTGGATGTTTTGTGCCATTGAACCAATCTTAGAATGATTCTAAAAACACATAATTCATCCAAGGGATCGAAATCAGACAGGGCGCTGGAAGATCTTTATGAGGCGTGGCGTCAAGCGGCCCCGACTTCGTTCACACCAACGCCTGTCGAATAATAAGCAAAGGCACCAAACGGAGGTTTCACCCGGGTCTTTGCACCCTCGGTGATCACCCATAGAGTATCGCAATAGTTGCTGGGACCCCAATCACCGCAGGGGAATCCGTCGGTGAATACCATTGCTAGCTTGGGCTCGATCTGCTCATTCTTCCAGTGATTCCAGAAGCATCCAAAGTCCGTGCCACCACCGCCGCCGAGCTTGTACTTCAACAGATCATCCATGGTATCCTTGGTAAAGGTACGATGATTGTAAACCTGTGTATCAAAGGTCAGCACACCAATCCTAAAATCAGAATACATGCCCATGATACCATAGACCTCGCTGAGGAAATCCTTGCCCATGGCGTCGGAAATCGAACCACTCATGTCGATGGCAATTTCCAAATCAATGGTCTCATCCTTGTCAAGGGTAGGAAGGAAGATCCCGCTATACATGTGCTTGCGATTTGGGCGCATCCAGGTAAAGTCGTCGGTGATGCAGCTCTGGATGCTCTGCTTGAGCAGATCGCGCCAGTTGACCTTGGGCTCAACTAAATCATCGATCAATCGGCGGAGACTGGCCGGCATCTTGCCGGCAGCCGCGTTGGCAGCCTGCAGGACCTTGCCCTTCATCTCTTCTCGGATTTTCTTGAGATCCTCATCAGACACCTCGATTGGGATACCGTTCTTGGCGTTCTTTCCGCCAGATCCATCCTTGCCCATCTCAAGATGCACGTCGAGGGTGAGTTCCTTCTTGACCTTGCGCTTTTCAAGATCGTCGTAAACGGACTCTGAGCTCCAGATCTTTGGCTTGGTATATCGCTCGTCGTATAGTCCAACTCGCTGGGTCTTGGTCTTGCGACCGCTTTCGTCGTTTTCCTCAACAGCAACACGCTCCTTGGGCATCTTGCCGATCTTGTCCTGCATCAGTGTGGCATTGATCACATAGTCATTGGCCATGTTCCACCAACCGGCGTCGCGATGGCTTCGACGACCAAAGTGGTCAAATGCAACGTGCAGGACCTCATGGCAAAGCACAAACTGGATCTCGTCGACGTCGAGCTTCTTGAAGAAATCCCGATTATAGTAGATGTAACGACCATCTACCGCTGCCGTTGGACACCATCCTGCATCAGTGGCATCTACCAACGGTAGATGCATGATCAAGGTACCAAAGAACGGCTGCCCAAATAGCAACTTGATTCGAGCTTGCTTGATTTTCGTTTCAACTGGATCTCGCTTAGAGAGCATGATTACTGATCCTTCATATTATTGTTAGATTATACCAAACGATTTAGATACGTCAATGCGATTGCCCAAAAAGGCGCTGGGAAAAAATCCCAGCGCCTTTTTCATCACATCAATCGCACGGTTCCCGCATTAAACATTTGGGAGCAATTCCGCATACCGCTTGACAAACTCTTTCCAGTTCGTCAGTGCAGGGGCTTCGATCGGCAGCTTATAAGTACCAAGGATGGTCTTGCTACCAAAGACCGCCATCTCGTCCTCGAAGTTATCCATCACGAACCGGAAGAACGTATCGACCTGCCTCTGGAATTCATCCATGGGCTTGCGATCACCATCCTTCTGTGCTCGAAGCCCGCGCTCCGACTGGTCTTTCAGTTCGTAGCACAGTGCGGTCACCAATGCATACATGACGTCGATCTGCTTGGTGTTGAGCTTGGTAACCTTGCCAAGCAGCACGTCTCGCGCATGCGGTAGATTGGCAGCCTGGTTGCGATATGTCATGAACTTGACACCAACACCCTCACCAATGGTGCCCTTGATCATGTCACCGAGCACGTCGCTCGGAAGGGAGGTATCAATCAATCGACCGTCCGTACCTTCCTCTTGCAGCAGCTCGCTGGCGAAGTACCAGCTACGAGGTGTTGCAAACGCATAACCTTCCATGCTGGGATTGAACTGATTGAGATCGCCGCCCTGGAAGTTGATATAACCGACCACATCCTTGTGTACCCGATTCAACGTGGCCCATTCCAGCCAGTCATCCTTGTCAACTTCAAGGGTGAGATGAGTAAAGCGATTGGCCAACGGCATCGGCATGTTGTATGCCACACCCTTGTCCTTGACTCGGTTACCAGCTGCCACGATCACCACGTCCTTTGGCATAACATAGTTGCCAATGCGGCGATTCAGGATGATCTGATAGGTTGCTGCCTGCACGCTGGGAGGTGCTGCGCTCATTTCATCGAAAAACACCAACGCACGGCTCATTTCGTCCGTGGGGAGATCGCTCGGCGTGCTCCAACGAAACTGCTTATCAGTGATCGGAACGCCGTTGTCGTCGCGAACGAGATTACCATCCTTGTCGTAGACCTTGATATCTGCCAGATAGGGGATACCGCGGATGTCAGTGGGTTCCATCAGCGGCAAACGGATATCAATCAGCGGACGACCTTGTGCGCGGGCAACTTCTGCCACGATGTCGCTCTTGCCGATGCCAGGCTGGCCCCAGATGAACAGGGGACGCTTGCGAGAGATGCTGTGCTTGATAGCCAGCTTCAATCGACTTGGATTGACGGAGCTCAGCTCCAGAACCTTGTTGCGTGAACTATTAGACGCCATGAAGCAGTTCCTTGTTTGCTTGTAAATGATGCTGTGTTATGCCGTGGGTTTTCTCGGACGTCAAGTGTTTATTTTGGCGAACGGAAATCAACGAAACGATGCAGATCGCCATCGAACATCGACAGCTCAAAATATACCGATTGGTCCCATACAAACATGGCAGTGTTGTTTACATGCCACGGACCATTGATGATGCGTCCGATGTTCATCAACACGCGTCCGTTGACCCTGGCGTTGGCCTCATGCTTGATGACGTATGTTTTGTATAGCCTCCCAAGCATGTCACGTCCAATTGCGGATAGTTGCCAACTGGTACCGGCGAAGATCTTAGATCGGTGTAGATTGATCTGCATGGATATATCGGTATCCACTGCTATGCTGCATAGATGGGAGAGCAGCTCCTGTCTCGATGACCAACCCGTTGGCAGGTCATTGAGATCATGCTTACTTTTCAGAGATAACCGAGCCATTTGTGAGAAGATGCACACTAAACACCGTTGTCTTGAACAAGGCATTGAGCTTTTCGGCTAGATTGTGTGCATGACCTGGATTGGAAAAGCTCACCTTGCGATACTTTGGCCCAGGATAGTCCAACAGCTTGTTCAAGCTTCGAAGGTTAATGGGCTTGCCATCCATGAACACCGCGTAGATGCCATCGGCCGCAAGGATCTGCTCACTTTTGTAAGTTTTCGGATCCGTGTGATCTAACAATACTGTTGGTTTCGGCCTGCTCATCGTGTCCTCCATGATATTTATCAGGAGGGCCCGATTTAGGCGGCCACGGTGTCCTCGAACATCGGAACCACGTCGTCGAAGTTGCTGGGTTCCCAGGTTTCCATGATGGTAGTCATCTTTTTGAACATGAAATACGGTATTTTCAAATCAGGCTTCCTAATTTCCAAGCTATCTGGATTCAATGACATGATCAACTCTCGATCAAGATGATCTTCCATCAAGCGATGGTATATGACGGATTTGGTCAATGCCCAGACGATGAGAACCGCGCCAATGTTATATGGTACTATGAGATCAGAAAAGCTGGTGTATCGCCGACCGTTGGATTCGAAGTGATATACACGCTCACTGAGCTTTGAAAATAGTCTAGCGTCTTCCATTTGCGGATCGATCTCAGTAGTCGTCATTTTGCATCAGTTCCCCAATTAACGACCCATTGCGATGTGATTCTAGTAGATTGATCATGATATCCTTGGTTGGTTCAAAGCCGTATATGGAGTATTTTACGATCCTGCTTGCACCAGGAGATCGATCCAGTTCTCGATTCGAGCGCAGGATGTTAGCATCGCAATCTCTTATGGCATCCTGCGCGGCCACAAGCGTTGTACCATCCGTTGCAAATTTACAAACGGTCATGTCAAACTTGTTAAAGATCGCATCCATCGATCCGTGCCAGGTTTTGCAAACGGCTTGTACCGTTGCTATGTTAGGAGAAACTCGGCCGATTTGTATCTGATAGGTGCGCGCATGTTCGGTTACATAGGGATTTTCCCTCTGGCTGGCTTCGAGCCTAAGCTCGTTGCTACCGTGAGGTTCAATCTTGGTTATATGATTGTTGAGTCTCAAGCATGCAGCATCAAATGAGGATTGAGTTGGGAAAAAGACGTCCACATCGTGGTATTTCCACGTCAATCCGTACCATAATCTGCGAGCACATCCACCGGCGATCCATGGACCGTTGTTAAGATCCAATCCTCCGACTATCTGTGCGATTGCTTTAATCTCTTTATCAGCGATCGGTTTTAAAACTCTGTCTGTCATAGCGCCATGATATGACAAGCAGATTGGTCGTCAAGTGAAACTTCCACCGGTAACCTCCACGTCGTTGCGATCAGCCAATAGCTGATCTTGCAGGGATATTATACGTTCGTGTAGACCAACCGTGCTGGTCAACAGCAGCGCGATTGCTGTGCTGAGCTCTTCAGCTTCCAACATGGTTAATCGTATTTCCTTGCTGTTGTAATTCCTGGCCGTTTGATACTTTTTGATAAAGGTTTCCAATGGTGCCGTGCTCATGCATCCTCCTCAGATGTTGCCTAACTTGCATTAATATTTCACCGAGCATGTTTTCGCCCATGCCACGGCACACACCCCAATATGTGTCGCCCCAGATATTGCCTTCGACCAAGTTAGCATCGCCGGTATCTAACAATTTCTGTGCCAACCTTGGATGCGTGGAGAATTTCTTCCAAACCAATTCTGCCATGACACGGTCCCGCACATCCTCTGATATCCAGCCGGATCTTAGCGTAACATGCTTGCCCAGCTTCTTGGCCATGCCCGGCGTTGTAGAACCACGAATGATCTCTCGCTCTTCAGGATCTAATGTTTTAGCTGCCTGGTAAGCATGCTCAACACTTGGATAAATCTGACCCTCGAAGCTAACAGCAGCCGGATGGAAATTGCTGAGGAAATGATAGATACCAGAAAATTCCTTGATCTCAGACATTGATCGTCTTGTTCCTGGAAGAGATCTGATGCTGCATTTCCAGTTTGGTCGTAAATGGTCCGATGTATTCGTACTCGGTTAACGTAACCAATTTTGGACAAAAACTCTGTGTCCATCCGTTTGGAAATCTAAGTCCGTAGTAACCGGCTGCATATCGATTCTCGCTCTTAGAGGTTCTCGTGTAGCTTGGCACCGGGTCCTCTAGGATGTTAAACCATTCGGTGTGCTTGATCGGATAGCCTCCCACCGACCCCTGTTCTTTCTCCGGAGCAAGCTCGATTGGCTGCTCGATGGTGATTTTTCCGCCCAGGGATGTGGCTAGCGACTGCATGTCATCGTGGATTCCTGGTGAGATTGGGCCGATGACCTTGAGTTTTTCATCTAGCTGGCTAACAAGCCCAACACGGCTACCGTTTGAAATTAATATCCAGCTAGTTTCCGTCAGCGGCTTTAGGGAAAACTTCGTCATTTTCGATGACCTTCATCAGTGAACGTTTCTGCCGGCTTCTCTGATCGCTTGTGTAGGTTTTTAAGAAGTTGGCTATGTTTGTGCATTTTTCATAGCTTACCGCACTAGAACCGGTGTGTCTAGTATCGTTGATTTCTATTGCGGATTCGAGGCTGTTACCGCTGAGGTTAAGCCCGATGTTGTAATCTACAAGTTCGTAGTCGAATCCGTGTTCTCGGCTCCATGACCAGACAATGTCAATCTTGCTATCAAGCCATATGGTCCACCAATTTGGTATTGGCTGTCCTGACCATCCGTATGCAACATTTGTCAAGCAAACATGCTTCATATGGCGAGCTTCGACGGATTTCCAAAAGTTAAACAACACACAAGTATCGTCATTTAACATGCGAGGACTGGGCAAAATGGTCTTTATGTACCATTTTAGCCCTGGATGTTTACCATGTTGATAGTGGTATATCTCGGGATTGTAGCAATCCTCGATTGCGGTTAAAGCGGAATCAAGCTCTCGGTCCAGCACCAATTATTTATCGGAAAGATCCTTGTTTAGGTTACCTGGATACGTCGTGCTGAGACATGGGCTAAATTCTCCGCTGCTTTTTTCGATCTTCACCAACCCGTGGGTGTTGCAGAATCGCATAAGGGCCAATCCAACCTGCCTTCTAGGTTCCTTGATGATGGACTCGATTATGGATGCATCAAATTTTTCCATGAGATCAGCCGGCTGCTGGGTTAGGTCGATCAACAGTCGATTGCGTTCGAAATCATCCTTAACTCGGTGCTCGACACCTTCGTGGTCGGTCCATTTGCTCAGCATTAGGTTGTTCCATGCAAATCCCTTGGTTGCACGGTCGGCATACGCTTCCTGTAGCTTCTTTGTTCGAACGCCAGGGAATGCGCTCATCACGTTATCACCGTCATCGCCGCGCAGGCATTTTTCAAACAGCAGCCAATCCGGATCCGGAACCGGTAGCTCATTACCATGCTTGTTTTTAGCAATGTGCCCGTCCTTGTCATAGATGCCGGTATCTGTGTAAAGCAACGCAGCGATGCCATTATAGATCTTGACGTTTTTTGAAATCAGCTGCTGAAAATCACTGTCGCTGCTGATAACAACATGTTGATCATTTGGATGTAACGCAATCCATCGTGCAACCATGTCGTCGGCCTCGGCTTCCGGATGGCGCAACACGGTGCAGTTGGTCTGCGTGCCGATGAACTTGATGAAGTGATCCATCACTTCAAAGAAGGTATTGTCGTCCTCAACTTCTCGAGGTGTACGCTTGGCTGCCGTGACCTTGCGGTTTGCCTTGTACGGCGCATAGACGTTTTTACGCCAGCTTCGTCCTTCGAGACAGAAAACCGTATGGCTACCATCAAACTGATTCCACACCTTCTTGATGCTGCTCATGATGATGTGCAGCGCCAGGGCTAGCTGTTGATCGGTGTCGGGGGCCCGAACACCGTGCCGAACCCGCATGAAAAGGTTCTGACAGTCTATGACCAGGTAGGTGTGCATTAATCTTTGCCTTTGAATGTTCTAACTGACTTTACAGCAGGTGTCGTCAATGATCAAGTCTTTTTACGGACTTGGTCACTCGTCGTCGGGGTTTGGTCCACCGGACCGGCGAGCAGACGAAACAAATGACTCCTCGTTTCCATATGATTCGGTTATAACGGATTCGCATATTTCGTTCATCCATTGATTAACCACGGCTGCATCGTCACCTTCGTAACCGTTGTCACGTAGCTGCTTGAGGAAATGATCGTTGTATTCAAGCTCAAAATACGCGCGAGCCTTGCCAGCCGGGTTCCAATGTATCCTTGGCATGCTAACCCAGGGTTCGCCGACAACGTCAGCTCGTCGCCGATCATGTTGCTCTTGCGTGATCTTACCAGATTTCAAGTCCTGTTCGAGATGCTCGAGCTTTCGTTGATTATCATCAATTGGCGCTAAGTCGATTATCTTGCGAGCAAACTCTTCCAGGGTGATGCGACCATAACTGCGTAGGATCGCGAGCTTTTCTCGTTCTCGATCGATCGCATCTGGGATGCGTATTTCGGCTAGCGCAAGTTCAAGATCGATGCCGGTCAGCTCGTATTCAGCCTTGGCGATCTCTCTAGTCGTGCCTTTGAGACCCCAGTGTCCTGGCATCCATCCAAATGGTATCAATGGTTTCTTCATTTCTTTTCCTTATTGGTAGTTTCCAAGAGTAGCTCTGCAAACTTGTATATGAATGCATGTGGTATAACCACCTGTCTGGGCTCCCCTTGAGATTCCACAACTATTGCCGGCTCCAACGGCTCGAACAAACTGTGTTTGATAGCCACATCAGCCAATTCTGCGATTTCTTGTTTTGTCATTATGTGTCTCCTTAAGGAAGTGATGCATAGATGTGCTGTTGCAACTGCAAAGTGAACCCATGTCTCATGGCCAGCAGTGCTGCATATTCATGATTGCCCTGATTGCTACTTTGATCCAAGAGACCCGGTGTCCAGAATGAAATTCTTTCATCAACCTCGCTGCGCATCTCCAAGCTGGCGTTGTTGCCCACCTTTTCCGGCGCACGGTTGTAGATGTTCATGGGACTCACGTAAACGCTGCGTGGACCCTTTTGCCGACGGAATTCATACGCAAACTCCGGAACATCGTGATGATTGCTAGCAGCGTCTGAGCTCACCACGAACTTCAGCACGTTTGCCCGTGCAAACACGTCGGGTCGGATGTCACCATAGCGATTGGTGGTTTCGTTGGCCTTTGGACTCACCACCAGGGTGGTTTCTGCGGGCAACGGACGAAGGAAGTCGCCATTGCTTTCGATCTGTGTGCGGAAACCCTGTGCGTGCAGGAATTCTAGGAAACTGGTTAGATTCTTTTGCAGCATGGGCTCTCCGCCGGAGACCACGATCAGCAACCGATCCATGAAGCTTTCACGCACGATCCCGTTGCTTGCCACTTCCTTGTCCACCGCACCGTGGATCTTGGCCAGCACCTGGTCAAAGGTCAACACGTCGCCGCTATCGAACCAAGTGTCGCAGAACGTGCAAGCACGATTGCACTTGCTAAAACGAACAAACACCGCCGGCTCGCCGCTGAACGGCCCCTCGCCTTGCAGGGTTGCAAATACTGACGTTACCATCAGTTCATTCTCGGCCATGTTCTTGAAAAACGTGGGCGAGACTATTTCATTTTTACCAAACATCTATCATTCATCTCCAAACATGCTTGCTATTCCCGCTCTGGTCGACAACATCATTGCCGGACGGTCTATTAATTTCTGTCCTTCGGATTCAAACCACCGCAGCTTGTATAGCATTGATGCTGCGGTTGTTTTTAACGCGCATGTGAGTAATTCCTCACAATAACCCCAATCCGTACCGGCATCTAACGAGTGCCGTAACCAATCTATTCTTTCGTTTATTTCATCGGGTGTTAGCTTGTGCCAATCAAGTAACAACACGTCGCTACCAAAATCATTCGAGCCTGTCATTATCACTCCTAAGTTCCATCAGAACGGCTTTGCTGATCCTAGTTTGCAGCTCCTGGTCGAGGCGGTCAATAAACTCGTCGCTGTCCATGATTTTTGCCATCTTCAAGCACTTCTCCATTGCGCGCCGATAGATGCGCTCCGCAGCAGCATTTCCAATGGTATCAAGATCTAATATTGAGCTAAATGACCTAATTAATGCTCTAGAACCTCGGCTTGGAGGGCCATGCCATGCGATCTCACCATCAAACGTGATCTCTAGCAGAGGCCTGCCGCCGGCTGCCTTTAGGGTAAACGCAGATGGATTGGTATGAACTGATACCGATCCTTGACTGGTCGTGGACATTTTATTCTCCGTGATTTGAAACAATTTTCAGCATGGTATGGTATTCTTCCCAAAGCTGGGCTAAAGTAGGGTATTCATACCGAAGGCACTGTTGTTGATATGCATGCTTCCCAAGTTCTCGTAGTTGATCCAGGGAGAACCAAACATCTGGTGCAACCTGTATTTGCCTATCTTGATCATGCTTGCCAAAAGGACGGCGATAAATGGTTTTACCGCCGTCGGGACTTTCATAGATCCACTTAGTGGTCATTGACCTTGCGTGCAACCACCGCATCATCTCGTATTTCCCAGGTGATTTCATCACCTTCGGTCCATCCAAGATCATTTAGCATCGTCGGATCAAAAACAAGGATGATCTCACCATCTTCTTCGGCTACCTTTGCGGTATAGGTTTTTGGTTCAATGTTCATGAAAATAAATCCTCGTTCCATTCGCGATGTCCTTCGCGATACGCCATGTTTGACACGGTTTCTCGTACTTCAACGCGGAAGCACCAAAGTCGTGCAGCTTCGCCTGGACCCCATATTTCCGGTACATAAACACCATTGACATACTTATAAAGCATATCTGCCAGGCCTTCGCAGCCTAGACGAGGTAGAATCGTCAGCTTAGCCATCTTTTTTCTTTCCAGCATCTTGAACGTTTCAAGTTCCGGATCGTCGGCGGATACCAGTAGAGTATGGTCAAATTGATCCTCAAGGATCTTCTTGAGTTCCTTGAGTCCGCCATAATCTGCTACCCAGTTTCTAACATCTAGATCATTGGTGCCAAAATAAAACTTCATCGAAAATGCATAACCGTGAATCATATTGCAATGACTGTCGGCACGCCATTGCCGATATGCACAGGGGAACGAATTGTGATATTCTTTAGTCGAAACGTATTTGTATGTGGTTGGTTCAGTTGTCATTGTTAAGATTTCCTTGCAGATATCCAAATGTAAACAGATCTTGCATCATACTATTGGATACGATAGAAGTCCATGACTGGTCTCCATTTTGCTGGAAAACGATATTGGCCTGCTTACCAGCATCATTGACAATTGGTATCTTAATTACTCGTGTCATCTCTTGTCTCCTGTTGAGCGATGTTTGATGACTGTGCAGAATGTTTAAAGTGGGTTGAGACAGTCCATAGTCCACTTGGATAGTATTTACGGAACCTCCGTCAAATGAAAATATTCAATTCGTGTATTTTGTGAGCAGTGTTGTTTCTTATTTGATCAGCAACCATGTCAACTGTTTTGATCAACTCGTGGTCTTCGATAGCATAGCATTCTTGTTGATTCTGATTCATCGCCATCCTAGATTTACTGAGAAGATTTTTTGATATTTCCTCAGCGTCAGATGTAGCATCATTGGTATCAAGTATGATCTCAGCATAAATTCTAAAATCTATGCCAGGTTGGTTTCGTCCCCGCATCAGCGCTGTTGCAAACTTACCTCGACCTATCTTGAGAGGTCCACGTGCTTCTTTGTTACTTTCGTGATCGACAACATGCGCTCTTCCAAAGTAAAGAAGATATCTTTCCTTGCCAGGTTTTTCTATATCCCCGGATCGCAGCCCTTCGTTGATGATACGATTGCTGCGATATTCTTGGTAGCCAATTCCTTTGGTCATAGAGTCATCACTTCATTCTAGCAACGATGTTGAAGAATTCTTGCTTGAGATGCGGATCTTCTCGAAACTTACCGCGCATGCCCAACGCATTCATATTTTTCGTCCTTTTATTGTTCTTCCTCGAATATAACCAGTTGGAGTGGGTTCGTCTATTTTGCAAAGTAAATTCTTTCCAGTATCTTGATTTGTGAACCATACATGAGTTACCGGTCTACCTTTGATAAAATTAGGAGGCGGGTTTGACTTTTTAGGTATTTGCTTTTGTTCACCGGTAATCGGATTGTAAAACCATGAAGATGCACATCTATGTGGGTTTCCATGCTTCCAGCCATTTGGAATCATTTCACCGTCTTTAATCAACCTACATTCATTAGTAAATGGATTATGCACCCACCTACGTCCCCTATTGAAATCATTGCTTAATCTTACATGCTTAGACGGATCATACTCTAAAGCATGTATCATTTGGTGTAGTCCTAGATTTGAATCCAGCACGTGAATTCGACCTCTCAACGGAGATCCTTGGTACTTACGATTTTTATTATTCTGCGATCTTCCATACCAAAATCCTGGTATTAACGGTTTATTACTTGCTATCATGGTATCTATAACACCATTTGTGATCCAAGAAAGTGATGGTGCATTTTCAAATACCGAATTACATTGATTTAAAAATAACGGATTGATACGAGCATTGACCCGATTGAGAACTGAAATTTCGTATGATTTGGCATCGTCGGCAGTATTAAATATCCGTCTAATTTTTGGTTCAAATGAATTGTGACCATATGCCTTTATCAAGGTTCGAACTAACTTTGACGATGTAAAATATCGAATCCATAGATCTTTTGAAATTGTTTCATCGGTAAGATGTTTTGCGTATCTGCATCCAATATACCATTGTCCGGTAATCTTAAATCGAAGACTATAAACATACGCAACCATGAGAACCTCATACCTTTTAAGGTATTTAGTTCTCATGTCGCTTATCCAGTTTTATGGCATCTTAGACACTATGTTGAAAAATTCCTGCTTTAGGCTAGGATCTTCCCTAAACACGCCTCTCATGACAGATGTGGTCATCGCAGAATCGTGCTCCATAACACCGCGCATGGTCATGCACATGTGCTCAGCTTGTACCAATACTGCAATTCCTTCAGCTTCTGTTGCTTCCACTATTGCATCGGCAATCTGTACGGACATTTCTTCTTGGATCTGTGGCCGGGCTGAAATCCAATGTACCAAACGGTTAAACTTGCTGAGCCCGATCACGTTCTTTCCTGGAAAGACTCCGATGTAGCACTTGCCTCTGATACCCTGGAAATGGTGAGCACAGGTGCTGCGTATGCTGATCGGACCGGTAACATACACCTCATCATATTGATTGGCGTTAGGAAACGCGGTGATCTTTGGCTTTGGTAGGTAGCGGCCGGCAAATGTTTCTAGAACAAACATCTTTGCCACACGCCTTGCTGTGTCGTGGGTGTTGTGATCGTTGTCCGTGTCAATCACGAGGCTTTCGAGCACGCCCTGCATCTTTCCGGTAACCTCATCGATCAGGGCATCAAAATCAATGTCCCCAACCGCTTCGCTGATGTTGTCATTGCAGTAAAACCTGCTATCGCTTTCCTTGAGCCGATTACGGATCGTTTCGCTAGGTGTTGTCATGTTGGTATCCTTTCTATAGGGAGTATAGCTAAAAGCGTGCTGGTAAGCACAAGATCTTTCCTAGACGGTTCCGTTTGCACCAGGGACTCGCATTGGCTTGCTGTTCGGATATGACGTACTAATGGATGTCATCGTTGCAATGCTTGCCCCGATTGCCCCGGTTGCCCCGGTTGCTCCGATGGTCAACGGTGTGTAACCACCTGAAGCGCCGCCACCCGTCCATGTGATGGTCGTTGGAGCTAGAGCAATGCTGGCCATTGTCATGGAGTCCGTAAGGGTATCTACCCATAAGCTCGATGATAGATCAGATACATCATTCTTTAGCTTGGCCTCCACGGGATCCATTCCGGTTTCGACCATCACCGTGATGATCTTTCGCATGCCGTCAAGTTCTTTCTGCACGGCATGTGCTTTGGCCGTTAGCTCATCCATGGAAGCACGCACGGTTTTCATTTGCCGTGAAATGTCATCCAAGTCCTGTCGTGTTTGCCGATATTCTTTAAAGTAGTCTAAAATTGCGTCATTCATAGTGGCGTATCCTCCGAGTATTTTCTCCATGGTGTAAAGACTTTTCGATCCTGTAACGTATGGAGATCGTGGCACCAAACACCGGGATTGGTAGCATTGAAATCTTTGTCGTCGATCTTCAATGTGGCATTATAGCCAAGCAATCCAATGTAGGGTATTTTTACCGAGATCTGTGGAATGAAATTGGTCTTTTCACTGTATCCACCTTCGCACACCCAATCGACGTGCTTGACATCAAAATCAAGGGTCACCATGCAACCAAGATCAAGCACGTCGTTGATCATCTTGTCCCAGCTTGCACTTTCAAGACTGGTACCGTCATGCCAATTTCCTGGATTGAAACTTTGATTAGCACCGAGATAGATATGATCACATCCAGATGCTGTAACATGATCTTTGATCGAACCGATATCGTGGATACCGACAACGAATAGTGTTTTCATTGCATATGCCGGTGTATGTTCAACCTCAATGCCGGTGAAAAATTCCACGTCATTTCTAATACCAGTATCATATTCACGCTTCATCAAAATCCTCCATTTCCATGCTGACGTTGTTATCGGCATCCATCCCGGTAATATTACGCAGAAGCTTCTCATGCTTGTTGATGAGATCCATTGGACGCTCCGATGTTAGTATTTCTGGACACAAATCCTTAAACTCAAGAAGATCGGGAGTAACATGGTTATTCGCTTCTAACAGCGGTTGGTCTTGCCATCGGCAAGCATCCTGTATGGCCCGTATATGCAGCTCAACATTATGATGCATTGCGATCAAATACGAGAATCCATCCATCGAGCTGGGCCATTTAACCTGGTACTTTTCGTATTCCTTATCAAACGATCCTCCAAAATCAAATAGACCCCCGTTACCTCGATCGTGTGCGAGGTACTCCTTGTATGCGTCCGTCCATCGAAACTTGTCACCGCATCGACCTTCCGGAGTGGAGGGATACCAATCACTTTCAATTTCCTTCTTGGAGAATGGTATTTTCTTGTAATCCAAATCGTCGTATCCTCGAACACAGATATCGCCAACCGTGCAACGGCGGCCTATTTCCGTGGGCATGATCACACCCTTGCGATCATTTGCAATGACCCAATCATTGATCAGCATTTGGCTGTTCTTTAGGGACTTGTCATCCACGATTGAACCGCCCTTGAAACGCATGTTGCGATGGCTGTTTTCATATCCATAATACATCTGACCCTTGGCTGTCATCACGAACGGCGATGCTGCATCAAAGCTCAGGGTGATGTTTGGATTAATGAACTGCCTGATGTTTCTTTGCAGCGTGGTTAGTGCGCAACCGGCCTTGATCTTGCCATTACCTAGATAATGCAGCCAATCCCTGCCATCAAGATATTTGCCGTCTCGCATGATGATCAACCTACGCAGATTGATGGCAAAGTTCGAAGCTTGCACGTTGGAGAATGCCCAGGTTTCAAACGGAAGGTCCTTGACCGCATCCCACCAAATGTCGCCTTCGGCTTCGTTTCTTCCCTGCAACACGTTGAGGAATTTGGTAGCACCTTCCTTGCGATGCTTGATGAAAAAATCGTAGTTTTCAAGCGACACGTTCAAACAGTCCCTGAAGGTCTTCATACCAGGATGCAGGCTTTCCCCGGTTACCGGATCGAATCCAAACTTAACCAGACCGTATGTAGGGACATCGAGCACCATGGAATAATCCGCGGTGTGTTCGAGCCACCGAAGGATTTTCATGCGCATCTTATCCTTGTCCTGCTCCCAGTCCTGATCTGTTTGCTTGCCTTTTTTGGTCCACGGCCATTTCAACACACCCGTGGCAATTTGGAATCCGCCCGAGTCTCCTAATATAACCGTGTTGGATCTATCCCTCTTTTGCACCATGCTTTCATAAATGTCACTGTCTGCTGGATCAAGATACGCATGACCAGCTGAGTAAAGTGCCGCCGGATAATACATCAGGCTGTTCTTTTGGTTTAAAAAGTCCAAATCAATGCGATCGTTATTAAGTCCGTCTGGTAACCGGTCTCGAACGGTGTATTCAGGCATGCTGACGATCTTGGCATAGATCGCACTGATGCTTGGAAGGAATACGGCATAGTCCTTTTGTGACTCGGCTAAGTTCAACGCTTGTGGATGCAAGTCTAGTTGTTTGGAAAATAAATTCATGTTTTTCTACCTTGTACCTAGTATGATCATCTAGGTGGTCTGAGTCAATTTTAAGATAACAAGGCGTTCATCAACGGAGTTGCCCTGATGTATCTATCCAGCATTGCTAGCTGGCTTAACATGCTAGTTCTGATGAAATTGCTATCAGAATGCTCCATGAGGCTGCGTATCTTTCCCATGAGTTTTTCTCGATTCTGCTCGTAGCTGGCAAAATCCTTGGTCCATTCTTCTGGATATTTTAACCCGGCATCATACATCTCGGTATAGCTCAGTCGATTTGGTACCAACGGTATTGCGCCGCATATCAAACCTTCTATCATGCTGATGCCATACGTTTCCTGCAGATTGGCAGAAAATACCATCTTGCTTTGCCCGAGCATGGTATGATATTCGTGCTTGGATAGCTCGCGTTCCTGGCATACCACCCATTCATACTCTGGCATGTGGTTAGCAAGATCCTTAAAGATATCAAGTTGCTTCTCTGGAGCAAGACGATGTGGAAACGCGATTTGATTCTTCTTTTCCATGGCCGTGTATGGCTCTAGAACGCTCTTTAGATAATCCATCGGCCAGCCGGTGATATCGACCTTGCGATTTACGATCCAATTGGCCTTAACCTCATCGAACGTCGGAGCAAATGCTTCATTGTAGAATGGTCCCCATAGATTTTCTATGAACATGTCTAAATGAAAATTGGTTGCAAACCAATTGGTATCATACGCTGCCATCATGGCTTTTTCGGAATGTCGAACCCAGGGTGCGTTACCGATCAGTCTACCTAGGAAATCCTGTGGATCATAACTACCAGCATGCCACATACCATGGATTTCAACCGGTATGTTCAATAGTTCGCTCATGTATCGAACCGAAATTACCGATGGATTCCACGCATCGGTAAAGAGGAATCGATCACCTGGTTTAACGCGACCATGCTGGAATTCAGCAGCTATAGCACCTAGCTGAGAGCTCTTGTAGATGTTTGTTGCACCAAAATCAAGAAATGCACCGGGCGTTGGAACCGGTGGTACTTGCTCACCGTCAACGACGATGATATCAATTTTCTTTCCCATGACCGCGGCCTGTTTCTCGAGGGAAACAGGGATATGTTCATACCATTGCCTGGTATATCTGGTGTCAATCGGTTCAATTGGTACGATATATATTCGTGTCATTTCTTATGATACCTTTCCTACGGGCTGACTGTCAATGTAAATACACAACGATAGGGAGATAGGCTATGCCTGAATTGATTCAACCACATAATCATGTTTGTAACTGGTGTCACAGACCGGCTAATTTTTTGAGCGTTAACGCTAAGAAATATCGATGTGTTAGCAGTATAACCAAATGTCCTGGCATTTCTGCTAAGGCTGAAGCAACTCGGAAATCAAGAATGTCAATCGATGACAGACGAGATCATATGAAGAGAATGAATCAAAAAGCTAACGAAACTATTAAGAACCTCAGTGAAGATCCACAATGGAAAGAACGTAGATCATCAAAAATTTCAGAAGCGGTTAAGCTACGCGGCGGTCACATTGGTAAAAATAATCCAATGTATGGAAAGAAACATTCATCTGGAACCATTGATAAGTTAAAGGCCGCGGCATCATCTAGAGATCATATCGCATATGAAAAAGCCACTAACACAAAGATATCAAACGGCAACGCAATTTCAAAGGATCTAAAATCAGCATATGAGCTCTACGAAGAAGAGGTTGACCAAATTACTAGAAATTCTTGGATCAAACATCAATCATTAATCAATCCAAATGGATATACTAGAGGTAGCGATTATGAACTAGATCACAAATATAGTAAGCATAATGGATTTATACATGGAGTTGATCCAACGGTGATAGGACATCATGCTAACCTAGCTTTGATTGCAAAATCATCTAATCGATCAAAAAGGATAAGATGTTCTATCACCTTAGATGAACTTCACTCTCTTATCGAGAGTGCTCCCACTTCATGAGTGCTCCGTTTTCGTCGTCTTCAGACACATCGATCCATACGTCTCTATTTGGCCACTTAGCCGATATCTTTTCATATAGATCTTCAGCTATCATTTCGCAGCTACGATAGTCTAGTTGCAATACCTTATCAGAATACAATTTCTCGAGGTATCGTTTTGCCTGAATAAATTCCACATCTCGATCATTATGCTCGACACTGATCCATACCTTGAAATGAAACATATGACGATGGGGATAACCAAGATAGCTGACATCATATTCGTCGCCAGTTGCCAACGCAGGATCGGTCAATGCCACTGGATACTTGTGGATGCCTTCCTTGCTAAATTTCACATACACCATACGGCTGGTAGGTTCAATAGACATCTATAATGCTCCTTATCGTGTTTAATGATGATAGAGTATCATAGCTGAGGTTATCAACTTACTTGTTGGCACGCACCGAAACTAGATTTTTTTCAAAGATATCAGTGCAGGCTTTCCATGTGAAACGCCTGCTGCTTTCCTCCACCATCTTTCGATCAAGATTTAAGCACACGTTTATGGCTTCGGAAAGATCGTCAGCTATACACCCGTCCACTCCGGGTGTGATGATATCGATCGGACCTGTTACCGGATATGCTGCTACCGGGGTGCCACATGCCATGCTTTCAAGCATCACCACGCCGAATGTGTCGGATCGGCTGGGAAATACAAACACGTCTGCATTGGCATAATATCGCGCTAGGCTGGCCCCTTTTTTATAACCAGCGAATATAACATCGGGATATTTAGATTTAAGAGTTTCAAGATACGGACCATCACCTACTAGTATCTTTGTTCCCGGTGTTTTGATCGAGCAAAAGTCATCAAGTCCTTTTTCGGGACTAGCGCGGCTAACACAAAGTAGAACCGGTTTTCCAGCAAGATTTGTTTTGCGCTGATCCGTGTTAAAAGTGTTATGATCGACGCCTCGGCTCCATATCACAAGATTGTTGAATCCTTTGCTGCGTAGCTCTTGTTCCATGGTAGCAGTTGTTACTAAAACTCGATGACTGAACTTGTGGAAGACTCGCATGAAAAAATAGCCCACCCTGACTGGTATTCCGTGGTGTATCTTGAGATATTCGGGAAACTTGGTGTGATAGCTGGTATTGTGCGGTATCTTCCTGTGCCTGACCTTGCAATACCACCTTGCGGCGATACCTAGTGGCCCTTCAGTGGCTATGTGTATGAAGTCAGGATTAAAATTCTCTATCAATCTGCCAATTTTCCAAATATCCCATGATAATCTAACCTCAGGATATCCTGGCATCGGAATGGTACGGAAAAGTCCCGGTTCTATGACCTGTACCTCATATCCGCGTTGTTGCATTTCTAATACAGTGGCCCGCAAGGTAGTGACCACCCCGTTTACGTTATCCCAGGTGTCTGTTACCACTGTTAGTTTCATTTGTATGTTTCATAGATCTTCATTGATCCGTCCTCTTCCAACAATAATAGCTGAAATTCGCCATCATGCGTTTCGACAAGAACCGAGCATGTTTCTACCCAATCGCCGTCGTTGGCATAAATCACGCCATTTATTGCTTTTATGGCAGGAGTATGTATGTGTCCGCATATGACACCGTGGAATCCATTGCTCTTGGCATGTGCAGCCAAATGTTCTTCAAATTTGTAAATGAAATTAAGTGCTTGCTTGGTTCTACCTTTGACATATTTGCTGAGGCTCCAATAACCAAGACCAACTAGTTTTCTCATACGATGTATTAGACCGTTGCACATCAACAGGGCAGTATATGCACGATCACCTAGAATGCTCACCCATTTCCAATGCCGTGTTACCTGATCGAATAGATCACCGTGTGTGACAAGCCATTTTCTACCATGTAAATCAACATGTGTGATTTGATTTGATATGGTGATATTTCCGGTCTTAAGACCATGCTTCAACCACGGACGAAGGAACTCGTCATGGTTTCCGATGATGTAGTGGATCTTTGTGCCTCTCTTGGCTTTGGTTAGAAGCCGGCGAACAACATTGCTGTGTTCTTGCGGCCAATGCCACCCCCTTGAGAGCTTCCACCCGTCGACGATATCCCCAACAAGATATAATGTATCCGAATTGTTGTTCTTGAGGAAGTTGCAAAGCTGGTCGGCTTTGCAACCTTTCGTACCAAGATGTATGTCTGATATCCAGATTGATCTATATTGCATTTTTCCCATCCAACAGCGGTCTTGATTATGTCAACAACAATCATACCTATCATTGACGCAGAGAGATCGGTATATTTGCACCATTGAATGCTTATTGCAGTTTGGATGGTAAAAACGCCTGCCGATATAGCAGGCGTTTTTTAGACTACCAAATATAACGTCTAATATACTCTCGCCCATGCGTGTTATTTAGGCTTGGGCGATGGGAATAAACCTGTGGTTAATCAGCGAACCTTGGCCGGGAAGATGTATCGATAGGTACCAACACCGGTGTTCAGCGTGATCTGGATGGCTCCTTTGGTTGAAAACGCCATTTCACAATCACAAGTATCGGCTGCCTTGAGAACTCCCAGGACCTGCTGGATCTTCCACTTGTGCTGGCTTTCAAACGTTTCAGCACGTTCGCTAGCAAACACAACACCTCCTCGCTGGGTGGCTGCATTGTCCTCGCCAATGAAGAACTTGAGATCGCCATCAACGATCTTCGGAATGAAATACTGTTCATACGCAGCGAGACCATTAGCAGCCCATGCAAACTGCTGAACATTAGCCTTGGTCGGTGTAACGACCACGTCCCACTTGGGTTCCAAGAACTTAGGCTGCTCAGGAACCAAGGTCTTGCTCATGAAACGATAGTTGATGTAGCTTTTGCTTCGATTCTCATAGGCCAGCTCGGTTGGTATGCGTTCGGCATTCTTGGTTTCATATACCACGGTCATCACGCTTTCCTTGGCGGTAAATTCCGGGTCATTGCAAATGGTTTGCAACAGGCTGAGATTGCTCAGGCCAAACTCGCCCTCGAGATCCACCAATGGCTTACTGAATTTGCCCTTGAGGATAACTTCCTTTTCCTTTTCCATCGCCTCAACGGAAATCTCCTTTGCGGTTGCGGTAACCTTGATCTTTTCAAAAAATCCAGCCGTTGCAACGTAAGTGGTGAGATCCTTAAAGTAATCTTTTAACGCCATTGTATATCTCCGATCTTCTTCTGTTGTTCTTCTTGCATCTTCAGTTTCATGTTCTCTTCTACGAGCTCGTCGCTCCATCCGCAGAGATACTTGAGTATGAAGCGTTTAGACAAATATGACGGTGCTCCGTTGAGCGCGTCAACCAGGATCTTGAGCTCCTCTGGAGTATATTTCGGAGGCCTGGATACATTTTTTGCGGTCATTTGGGTTCCTTTCTTAGGTATATCAGGTTATTCTTTAATACCCTGTAGACTATGAGTTTTCCGATATCAGCATCACGGACAAGTACGTATGACAGATCTGGATGATCCGTCATCTTGGTATTAAGTAGCGTGCCGCTAAAGCCCTGATCTACACGATAAAACATTACAAGGTCGGTCATGTTGACTCCATTAAAAACTGAATAGATCACCAAAACTGTTGGCTTCTTTGTTTGAATCTAAATCCCAGCGCAGCACGCCGAGGAGGTTTTTTACCTTCTTGTCTATCAATGCGGCTTCCATGGCCTCATCATCAAATGGTAACTGCTTGAACCATTCTGGCAAGGTAAGCTCATCGACCGGATATGCCACCGAAGTTAACCCGCTGGGATTTGGCCGAAGCTTGCAAACGATAACCTTAAATCCATCTTGGATTGGCATGGAGTAATGATCATTATGGATTTTTTTGAGCCTGTTCCAATTAATGGATGCAAGAACATGCCCGGGTATCATGGATTTCTTGCCTGGGTCTCCGCCCTTCCAATCAACCTTTCCCTGTAAGTCCATCACGTTTTGATAATGGGTTATCTTGTTAGCACGTTTCGGTGAACCTTTCAACCATCCAGGCCAGCTACGGAATTCCTTACGGAATGCCAGTATCTTCTCATGAATGTCACCTTCTGTCGATCCGGTCAATACTGCCGTTAATATATCACTGAGAAAGTCTTGCACGATCTTAGGAGTATCACTGCGCTTGAGATCCAATCCCATGGCCTTGATCTCGCCAGGCTTGCCGTTGAGATCCTTGCGCTTGCCTTCCTTGTCATAAATCAGCACCGCATAACGCTTCTTGGTGATGAATAATCCCTTGTATGCACACAATTCTCGAGCAGCACGGATGATGGCACCGTTTTCTTCTGGACAATTGAATGCTTGGTTCATAAACTCAGGAAAGCTGTCGTTGGTCATGTCGCCGATGTTATCATACAGCTTGCTGACATTTTCCTTGGTCCACTCAAAGTCCTTGAACTCTGGCTGATCCTTCATCACTGGATATGCGCTGAAATACCCAGAATTATGGACTAGTAATCCGTTAGCAAAAAAATATGGATGATTCGTATCCATTCCTACATCATATACATATTCGTCTTCAAATTCTCCAAGATCCTCAACAGATGATATCTCTGTTAGGTAATGTTCCACCATTTTACAACCTCTTTTATTACAGTGTTTGCATCTTTTATAAAGTCAGTTTCCCAGATTATTTTTAACGAAAACCCCCTGGTAGTCGCAGCTTTTATCTTAGCATAATCATATGCCCAAATATTGTTAGCTGTCATTTTGAGATGAGGATGATAAAATGAAGATTCATACATCAATGGGTTACAATGCCAATAATCGCCATTGAATTCGATAATTTTCATACGTTGGCTATCTGTTATATCATAAAAACATGGAGATTGTAATACATCGCTCCATATACAAAACTGATTGGTCTTTACTGTATATTGAAGTGATGCACCGAGACTACTTTCTACATATTCAATAAATGCGAGTTCGGCTTTAGAAGTATATCCTCTATTGTTTCTTTTGGATAAAATCTCTAAAGCTGTTGGTTTATCTACTGAATATTTTGACATTATCCAATCTATGTTAGAAGATTTACCTTTTTCTCGATTGTAGTCGATCCATTTTTGGTATCCATCTAGTCCATATTTCTTTTCAAAATAATCTAAACTATTAGTGTATCGTTGTTTCTCAACATAATTTTCCCATATTTGCAAGCCAACCTGCTCTCCATGACGAGCTATACATTTTTCCTCAGTTACGGCACGAGACCGGTTGAATTCGTTAAATTCCTCAACAGACCAACCGTATTTTTCTTTCTTGGTTTCATAAAGATTTTTGACTCTTTGTTTTTCTCGATAAGATTCCCATTTCTGTAGGCCAATTTCGTTGCCATATCTAGCTAGATATGTTTCTTTTGTCCGTCTGGTACTGTTTTGTCGTAGAAACTCAAATCTCTTAACAAGGTCAGTTAAGTCGTATGATACGAGATGACAAAATGTATTATAGTAGCCGTTAATCAACGACACTCCGTTTGATATCATATGATCATACAACAGATGTATTTTTTCTACCTCACATTGAGAATATGATCGTTGATTTGTAGCCGCTCTAAACCTAGCCGAGTTTATTACATCGTTGATGTTATCAATTTTCTTTGGCATGTTGTGCGCTCCTATTATGAGTTATTTATTCACAATAGAAGCTGTATTGTGACTCACAACGAAATTATTTTATCACCGACCGAAAGTTCCGTTGGCTTCTTGCTAACAAGCCGACCATCGTCGGTGACTACCATGATCGAATGGTCAGCAGTGACGATCACGCTTTTGCCATCTGAGGTATTAACTCGATATTTCTTTTTAGATACCTTATGACGATATACGTAATTATACGTGGTCCAATCGGTGGTTTTCGAGGAATGATCATATCCAATTAATTTGATTTGGTCATTAACAGAATACTCTTTGTCTCCGTCATTCCAGAATAAACTACCATTCAGAAACAGATCTTCGATGGTTCTTTTTCCGACTGAGGTTTCGATGATTGACGCAGAATCAACCGAGTCAGTGTCTCCATAGATGCAGGAAATACCAACATGGTTGTAATCACCGGTGATGATCTCGTTGATCTTACCCTGCATGTGCTTGACGATGCAACGTCCACTTAGCGTAACGCTTTGTGCAACTCTAGGATCATACCATCGACTACCGGGATTACCGATAGCGCCGTAGAGGCTGTTCAGCAGGATCTTCTTGATCAGCTGTCGTTGGTCATAGAAATCCGTAAGCTTTTTATACTCCGCTCGCTTGTCTGGATCGGTCTCCTCGTCTGCCATCTTGGCGTATTTCTTCATTTCAGCCTGTAGCTGCTTTCTCTCAGCATACCATCTAGCCAACAATCCGGGTATGATGCCCTTTTTATCAAGCGTAAACAGCGTGCCATTTGCTGATATGATCAGCCTCTTGCCGCTTTTAAATACCAAATCATACAGCTCACTTGCCGAAACCGTGGATGTTGACCCGTCCTCAAAATCCACGGTTATTGGCGTGAGATCCTGGTTCATCACCTGGTTGTATTCCAATGTGCCAAACATACCGCTCCATGCATCAGCAAAGCTTTTCTTTTCCTGCTTCATGCGCTTGTAGATCAGCTTATCGGTGTATTCTGGACGTATATGGCCGATCACTGTTTCAGGGCTCATGTTTAGGGCACGAATCGCCGACGGATACAGTGAGTTGATATCAACACCACCGATCCAGTCGTGCATGCCTTCCTTGGGATCGGCAACGTATGCGCCGGCCACACCGGTAATGCCAACGTCACTGTCGTCATTATCATCGTCGTCGCCACCGCCATACGTTTCTCGTTCAGACTCGTCTCTCTTGCGATTTGGTACCACCATTCCTAGATCATGTGCTTCATTAACAATGGCCTGATCGATCAATGCTACGGCACCCATGGTAGTTCCTAACAACACACAATTTTCATGTGCGAGGTTGCTGCTGAGCTCAATGAATTTGTTTTTTCGGTCAATTTTAACCAGCAGCATGACATCCTGCCGATTGTATTCGATAAACTTTGCAAAATCATTGTTATAAAGCTTATCTAAGCTACCTTCATAGTGTATTTTCTTATCACCGACCTCATATTCTCCCACGAAATCAAGCCGATAACTATGCATCTCGTGATAGGTGTTCTTGCGGTAAAGCTGTAGATAATCCATGTGTATCCGACCGACGAGATCATATGTAATGGTATCTCGCCCGTAGCTTTCGTACTCACGTCGCTTTGGAAGTTTGTTCCACAGGCACAGCTTGCGGGTTTCTTCCTTACCAAGCAGTTGAACGATTCGATTGTGTATGTAAGGGATATCAAAGCCCTCGGAGTTCCAGCCCGATAGGATGTCAGCATCCTCAATCAAGTTGAGGAATACTTCCAACATCTCCTTTTCTGTGGCACACAAAACCGTGTCGTCAAAGTTGCTAACGATTTCCTGGGCATCCTCAACGCTTAATCCTTTCGGCTTGAGCACCATGGTGAAGTTGCGATCAAACCAGTTCAAATACACGGAGATAGCCGTGATCGGTGCAAATGCATCATCAGGGCTTGAGAAGCCGCGCTCCGGGTCAAAGTCAACCTCAATGTCGAAAAATGCAAGATGCAGATCGGGACTTGGTGCTCCCTTGTAGTTGTCATACAAGCAGCGGAATATTGGATTGATGTCGCTCTCATGTAACTGGCTTTTTGCCAGCATGCTGGTTTCGCGCTGGAATTCCTTGAGCTTGTTGGTCTGGAATTTATCGCAAAGCTGTCCATGTATATTGGGAATCTTCCCCCGTGGGCTGGGCCAATATGCTATGTATTTTGCCGGGTATTCACGAAACTGGCGATTCCCGTTCTTGTCCCGTTCGGCAACAAGTATCTGATTTTTTTCTCGTTCCAAGAACGCATCTACATACATTGGATAACTCCTATAATGAGTTTAAAATACTTGTTTTGTTTGATATCATCAATAAGACCACTAAGGGTCTTCTGATCAATGGTAATGGAGACCAGCTGCTATCGTTTCCTGATAGGTTCTGCTGCTGTACCATTTATATGAATCTAATATTATATCAGTATTGGTTCTTTTTGGTTTCCATCCAATTGAATCACCGATGGCAGAAATATCAGCAATGCTAATCGGAGGATCACCGGTGCGCCAATCACCATAAAAGTATGGTAGATTTTTTCCCAGCAGTGATTCCGATAGATCGACCATTTCCTGCACGCTAGTGCCAGCGCCGCTACCGAGATTCATTGCATAGGCACCTGGATTGGAATCTAACCAATCTATGGATTGCTCAACGGCTTCGGCAAGATCCATGACATGGAGATAATCTCGAATTGCTGTGCCATCCTTTGTGTTGAAATCATTTCCAAAGATCTCAAGTTTCTTACCAAATGCTGCACTTTCCATCATTTTTGGTACCAAAAACGGTGCGTTCTGTAGGTGACCTAGATCGTACAGATTGTGAGAACCGGAAACATTAAAAGTTCTAAAACTTATGCTGCTAATTCCATGCGCAATGTAACAATCGCGCAGTAGATATTCGATGCTGAGCTTTGATCGGCTGTTTGATTTCAACGGTAAGAGCTGACAATTTTCATTTTTAGGAGAATCTAAATTAGCATATACATCGGCGGTGCTGAAGAATATGAATTTATTGATACCAAATTCTGCTGCGTATTTTAACAGCTCAACCGATTTGATAACGTTGTTTTCCCAGATCGATATTGGATCAAGCAGGGATTTTGTCGGGCCTAACTCCTCCGCACAGTGTATGATGGTATCCGGTCGATAGCTGCTTATGGCCTGTAATACCACATTGCTGGTTAGATCTTCGTCGGCAAACAAATCACAGTATTTTGTAATATGCGGTAACACCGCTGCTTTTTTGTCGATCAGCATCACGCTGTGATCGGTGGTGCTTTTTAGATGGGCAGCAATGTGGCTACCAATATAGCCACACCCTCCGGTTATGAAGATCCATTTGGTCATAAGGTATTATACAACCCAACCGCGTTAAAAATCGTATAAGTTACCATTAAAAACATCGGCCACGCTGTTGCTCTCATCCATGCGCTGGTGGCTAAGAACACGCTGCCGATCATCCAAAAAATAAAGACCCAAGAAAGGTCGATCACGTTTGGCCAAAAGCTAACCAGGACCGAAGCACAGATGCTGCTTGCGGTCCCGATCAATTCAAAACAAAATAGTGTTTTATTACAGCGCCAATCGATGATCCATTGATCGATCAGGCGGTTAGCCATGTTACGCGCGTCCTGCAGCCATCAGTACCTGCTCAACTTCGTCAAGCTCCTCTCGGCTTTCCGTTAGCTTGTCCTTGTTTTGGCTGTTCTTATAGGCGATCTGAAGGGCCTTGTTAAGCACGGTCTTCTTTAGTTCCATCTCTTCGGCAATGCCTTCAATGGTTTCCTTGAGACCTTCTCTCATCGTGGAGATATCAGTAAGTGTCTGAACCCCGTCGTCTAGCAACATCTTTAGACGGGCTTTGTCAGCAGTGGAAAGTGAACCAATTGACATTTAACATGCTCCTTTAAGCGTTTATGCAAAACTAGCATTGTTGCTCCAGTCGAGTGCTGTCAAATTATGCGTTGCCGGCGAATCCGGAAACGTGTAGACCGTTATTGGACGGTGTCCATGAAATCAAGTCAGTGCTGGTCCATTGGGTGTACTGGGTTAGATTGCTTTTGGCAAATGCCATCCATTGTCCGCCGCCATCGTTTTCAATGTAACCGATGCGATCAAACACATAGCCGGGATATGACCACGAGTTGAGATATAAACTATCCTGGCTGCTGTAGATCCTATCAGTGCCTGCGATAACCAGTGACCCATTTTGATAATTGATATCGGTTATCGGACCGGTGCCGTCAATGGAAACCTGATTCCACTCGGAAGAGTTCAATGTAGCTGATTTAAATATTTTGCCAGAGCTTCCCCAATACCAGTAATCAATTGTACCGATGGTTACCAGACCGACGCTGAAAATACGACCAATACCAGCCGGAATTATCACTTGGGTCCAACTGTTACCGCTATCTAGGCTATACCATGCATTTGCGGATGAACCAACGGCACCGACCGTCACCCACACGTTTGACAACACGGTGTTGGATATCGGCGCCGATTGAAACCACCTTACTTGATACAGCTGGCTATTAACCTCTGGATTGCTCCATGCCATTGACCACGCACCGTCCGCTGCGGTTGCTAGGTGGATCTGCGACACTTCGCTCATGGCACCGTATGGACCATACGAAGACGTGTATATGCGCTGGCCGACGGCTAACCATCGACCATTTTTATGGGAAATATCCTGTATTCCAAATCCGTCACTGACCTCATTGGCTGAATAATTCAGCATGTCATACGAGGTTGCAACATAACCTCGTCCATTTGACACCGCAACTATGGTGCCGTTAGTTGCGATACCGGTCGGTGCATCACCAACCTCAAACGGCGAGGAGGGGGTATCCCAGATAACCCCGTCGTCGCTTTGGCTAACGGCTGGCCAACTTCTAAACGGTTGGTATAAAACTCCGGTGATGAGCGTTTTCTTCATGATGTGATATTTACCGACGGTGCTCAGCTAGAACTCGTGCCAGCTAAGAGCTCCACATAATCGGTGCAATATCCATAAACGCTGATCGATCCGGCATTCTCTAACTGACCACACCATTCCGGCATCACGCATACTGACAGCGGTGTTAAAAGCTTGCCCGGATAGGTCCACAGATAGCCGGTGCTGGTTATAACAACATCATCGGTTTGATGATAAAATAAATGGCCTTCCCATTTTAGCTTTTTCAGTTGATACAACGCTTCGATATTTTTAGCATGAATCCATAAATGGTGTCTATCCAAGTAGTTGTTGCGATCAACCGATGCTAACCAATCAATGCTGATTTCATGTTGCTGGCCGTCGTGGCCTAAGTACCAATTTTGGTTTGAAAACCACAGATCTATCTCAACGTCGTAGCCAAGTGATCTAGCCAGTTGAATGGTTTCTGGATGATTTTCAATGCTGGGATCTGGACCGGTTATCAATCCACGATGTGCGATCAATATTGTCATAGGGATTTCCTCCTTTGGAAAGATACCAAAGAATAGCTCCTATTAGGCAATCAAACAATAATTGCGTTTCCAATCTTACCTGCATGGCCGACCGGAAATGCCTTGAACGTGATGTGCGGGAATTCCTGTTTTAGTTCCAAGAATGCACGGAGATTATCCAAATGGTCATCAAACAATCTTGCTTCGGTATAATCACTATTGATTAAAAGATCCCTGATTATGACCTGCTTGTTGGCAGCTGAGCTACCGTGGTTGAGATTACCAGCACGAAACACATGTACCTTGTCCATGTTAAGACCGTGTCTTCTAAAGGTATCAAGGAATAGATCCCTATCGTCTAGATCGCGCCTAGCTGTGACTATGACCATTCTTGATCCCGGATGCTTGCCGATGTTATCCAGGGTATTTTGGGCGGTTTTCCAAATGTTTTCTATTGGTATGCTGGTGGCATAAAACAACCGAGCGTCATCGAATTGGCAGAAATCGAATTCCTCATCCGGTGCTAACTCATAGCTATTAAACTCAGATCCGGTCAGTTCGATGGGAGGTCCGTGTTTTTTACGAACTATAACCCTGGCTGTGGTTTTAAACAAGGTATCGTCGATATCCCATATGGTCAATGTTGATCCCTGGGACGGTAAATTTAGATCCATACACTATTTAATAGTGTCTATGTCTTGGTATGCAACCCTAGATTTCGCGGGAATTTGGATCTTCTTCTCGAACCTGCTTGCGCCCCCGGCAGTGCAAGCTCTTGTACCAAACGGCCCTCTTTTTAATGTTGTTGTTAACGTCTGGGTCATTGATTATCTGGGCTGCTCGACCGCATCCAATTTCACCACCGTATTTCCGTGCAACATAGTTTGCCAAGGTTGCAGAGCTTTGTCCAGGATATACCTTTCGGCGTTTCTTACCCGGCTCGCCCATTCTAGTGCGAGCTTCGTCAACATCGTCATCATCATCGGTGGTCAGCGGAGTTGTTGGACCATCAACTTCTGAGGATGGCCCGACTTCCATTTTTGATAGCTCGTCGTAATAGTCGATGCGTTCGCCGAGATGATCAAGCGCAATTTCCATTGCAATCATGACGTTGCTGGTGTGTTCTAGCTCGACTATTATCCCAACAAACGTTTTATCAAACATCTCATCCAACGAGAGTCCGTACCGGTATGCCAATCCTTCGGGAGACGGGGTCTTTTGATCGAGGCTCGGTTGATCAATGAATTCTGATAACTTCATTTTGTTCTCTCATCAGTTTAAAGGTCCCAACACCCATGCGTTGAATGTCAAAATTGGTTGGCCATTCGAGCATGTTTGCGGATCATGCTGATATTTATGATATTGGCACCAAAGGTTGTAGACGTTTATAATATGTGCTCGTGTATTTAAATTGGAGGACAAATGAGCAAGTATTGGGGTTATCACCTAGTTTTAGACTGCGGCGGTTGCGATCACCAAAAGATATCCAGCCGCGAAAACATCAAGGCGTTTACTGACGAACTGATCAAACGAATCGATATGGTAGCATACGGTGATACTATTATCGAGCATTTTGCTACGCACGACCCGGCTAAAGCCGGTTATTCGATGATGCAGCTTATAGAAACCTCTAACATTGCTGCACATTTTGTCGAACTAGACAATACCATGTATCTTGATGTGTTCAGCTGTAAACCTTACGACAATCAAACCGTCATAGACACGGTTAAGGAGTTCTTCGGAGCCCAATCGGTCCGGGTTACCTACCTAACCAGGCAGGCTTAACGTCTTCTGGATCTTCTGCCAAGAATAGGCAGAAGATCCAGCCCTAGTAATATTAAGCCGCTTCGAACGGCGGCGTCATCGCAACGATCGGCGGATTTTTGATGTATTCGATCTGAGACGCGATATTAGCTTGCAGTGCCGGTACATCCATTGTAGATTCCATCCACTGCTCGGTCATTTCCTCGGTAATGTCTGCATACGGAACAAATTCGGTCGGATTCGGATCCGGCATAGAAGTTGTTCCGTAGTTCGACGCCGAAACTCCCGTGTCATCGACACCTGTATATCTCCAGTGTACCACCGATACAACATCGGTTAAACCGTCGTAGCTCGGCTTGGTATCAAATTGGCTAAAAATCCATGTATATGTTACCGTCATTAAATTAATCCTTTTGAATTACGATGATGTGTTTGGAGAAAATTCTGGATCTATGCCTTGCACAGCCAATTTGGTAAATTCGAGAACCATTTCGGGAAATCGCCGCGGAGTTGTATCAACTGGCCAATCGTACGTCACTGACGTGTGGGCAATAAAATCCGGATATTCATGGGTACCGCCTTGCTCGATCATCCACTTATGTAACCTTGTGGCCTTTGGTGCATACAATTCCAGCGTTAGGGCCGGGCCAAGCTTTTTCCATCCAATGATTTTTGCCGGAACCATCAGTCTAGCGTCGTTTAATCTCGTTAGATGGATAACCGGTTTTTTACTGAACAGCACCGTGCAATGTAGCTTTCTTTCATCGATGCACGGTACACCGTTTTCAAAGCACCACTGTGATAAGTTTGTCGCGCTTGCATCACTGAGACATAACTTGGCTATTGTACCGTGCGCGTGATTTTCATATAGTTGCTGTCCCATGATCGTTATATTATGGTTGATTTTCTAAAAATGGTCATTATTTTTGTTTTTGTGCCGCTTCGATTATGTCGACAAACTTTCGAACCGGACTAGCAACATCTCTCCACGGAGCTTCTTGGCTCGGTGTTGCTGTTAATGCCTTTTTGTCAACACCCATGATCTTATTAGCAAGCACCAGTGTTTCATAATCCTCTGGCACGTAGCATACCACGGTTTGATTTTCTCCCCAAGCACTTTCATCGGTCATTGGAGTATCAGTATCCTTTTCTGAATTTGCCCTAGCAGCAGCCAATGCTACGAGATGCCTATATTGGCGATATGCATCATTATTTGGAAGATCTGTCATGATATAAGTCGGGGGCAAGGTAAATTTTAGACCGTTTCGTATCTCGTAACCTTCTAATATGTCCTTGATTTTCATCGGTTGTCTCCATCTGGATCAATAAATTTTCTCACTGGGCTCACAACATTTCGATTTTTAGATTCTTTGCTCGGTTGATTGACCAAATGCTTGACATTTTTTCCCATTTTTTTCAAAACGTTTATCGAGTGCTCGCGCTCAACGTCGGTATATGGTACCATCAATGGACCGTTATGTATCGGACCATCGGTAGGTATGTTGCTGGATGGAAAACCAGCAACCGCCACGAGGAATCGATAGTATTCGTAATACTGATCCATGCCAGGAGATGTGATGGCGTTTGGCATCGCATCCGTTGCGGTTTTTGGAAAGTCGACCCTATGTGTGGATTCAACAAGATCTTTGATCAGCATTGTCTTACGGTTTCTCCATCGTGGTGTATTTATGGCCTGCACGGATATAAATATCAACATGAAGTACGACGACATCAACACCGATCACATCATATCCGAAGGCCGTTCAGCATACAGTACTAAGTCTGAGCTTATACATTGTCCCTACCGTCCTGACAGCCTAGCCGAAACGCTATGGATCACCGGATGGCAAGAGGGATTCTACGATGATAACTGGAGCGAAATACTTGAGGAAAGCTATGAGGACGATGAGCATTTCTTCCTTAGGTACGGATGGATTGAGGATTCTGATGTGATTGAAGAAGCCGTTTACCAAGGTAAAACGGTGCCTTTGAGAAAAGTCATGAAGGGCAGTGTCAAGCGTCACAAGGTCTATGTTAACAGTGGCCGCAAAGATGCCCAAGGTCGAACGGTGGCTAAAAAGGTTGAATTTGGCAGTGAAAAGGGCAGCAAGCTGCGCGTCCGCAAGGGAGATGCTAAACGCCGCAAGAGTTTTGCCGCGCGTCATCATTGCGCAACCGCAAAAGATCCAAAGACCGCAAGGTACTGGAGCTGCCGAGCACCAAGTTCAAAGGTCAAGGGTGGTTATTGGTGATCCATGCCGGTGTTTGAGCAGCTTCGAAAGAAATATAGTTTCAAACCAATTAAATTACGTGGATCAACAATTAGATCGAGACCTATTAACCGTACCAGCATCCTGGAAAGATTTTTAAAGTATTGGCAAGATGCTGATCGGCACGAATGGCCGAATCAACCCTGGTACACCGGCACAGGATTGCATTATAGCCAAAGCTGTGGTATCATACCGTATTCAAAACAGCTTTGTGGTAATAGTGATAATCGGGCCGATTATCAGGATACACTGTCCTATGATCAAGAAGTTGTACCCGGGCTGTTAGATGGATTTGGATCATTTCCGATGGTACGATGCAAGATCACGCAGCTATCCGGAAAAAGCCTGGGAGCACGGATACGAGGTCATCTCGATTGGCATCGAGATGAATCACCGTTTGAGGTTCTCAGGGTGGTAATACCCCTGTCAAGTGACCTTACCTATCAATTCCAAATGGACAATTCTGCCCCCATGTCATTGATACCGGGGCACGCATATGCGTTTGATCAAAGCCGATTTCATCGGGTATATTCAAACGATGCAAGTGATCTCGATCGAACGCATTTGATTCTAAGCTTTGTTACCTGGTTTGATCAAGTGGACGGCGAATGGAAACCAAATCCATTCTTTGAAAAAATCCATCCACTTGAGCTATTTGATCTCGTTGACCTATAATGATTGGCTATTGATCACGGCGCGATTAATGATCTGTTCAATTATTTTAGGTTCCATCCCTTGTGCCCTCAATCTCTTGGAAATTGCAACCCAGGCTTTTTCTCCAAGACCGATTTTCATGGTTTGATAGAGCTCCATCACATGTGACTCCTTGATCACCGACATTAACCCTTCTTCCAAGTTTCGAACCCAGGCATCTGGACTGCTGTTGTTCTTCTCAGAGAAATGATTGTGTAGATCGCTCGGAGCACAACCGTCTTCTCGGCAGATCTGCTGCATTATCTCATCAATGGCCTTGTAATCCAAGGTTGATCCGTTTTTAACCATTGTATGTAACCTATTTTCGAGCTTGGTTACGCTGTTGTCAAGCAGCGTTGATCCTTCTCCGATCTCGGTCTTTGGACCAAGCATGGTTTTCATCTCGGTTACGGCTTCGTTGAATACCTGCACGCTGTTGATCAGCTGCTTGTTAAAATGCAAAAGTTTGTCGATCGAGTCCTGCACATCGTCGGCTTGCATGCCCTTATTTTCCCTTGACATGCGTTCAATCATGTCGACATCCTTGACAAGGCTCTCAACGCGACCAGCTTCGTTTATGATCTTGGTTGGCAGGTATCCAATGCGTTCAGCACCGGCACCGGTTCTCACCATCTGTTGGCTGAACGGCTTTGATTCGTCATAATTATACACCCGGGGTGCGGTATTATCTGCTTCTAATACATTGGTGCCCAAGGTTACGACCGAAGAAAACAACGCTTTGAGTTCATTGAGCTTTTCTTGTAGATCTGCGCAGTTTGGCAGTATCTTGCATAGCTCTTCTAGCCCTGATAAATGCTGCTGTATCGCAGGGCCCAATCTAGATGTCACGTCGATGTCAATCCTGGACCGATCAATCAGTGGATTTGATCGGGTAGAAATCGTGCTGAGCTTCATTGAGCTACACTCCAATTAATATGTTTGCGATATTTATCGCCATACCATCCTGAAGAGGATTGCATCAAATTGTGACTTGAACCAAAATGCTAGATCTTCTTGCCACCAGCCCTCTGACCACTCATCGGAGCAGTTTCTCTCACACCATTCTGCCATTTGTCGATGTTCGATCCATTGGTTGTTGACCAATGGATCGTAGACTCTGCTGACCCATACCGGATTCCAGTTGCTCATGGTCAGCTTTGATATATCGGTGGTACGATATCTCAAATCTGTTCGAGCAGGGTTTTTGCTGCCATGTTCTTCCACTTAGCCTCCAGCATGATGTCCGCATCGGGCCAGAATCCCAATGCCCATGTATTTACGGCGGTGTTCCAAGCATCATCACTATGGGCACGCAATCTAGACTTGTTGGATATCTTGTTTTCCAGCAGAGTGTTAACATCTGGCAGGGTATTGACACAGTGATTTACCAAAACATCTTCTCGGCTGAGGCTGTAATGGATCGTAGGGCGAACACCGCGCCAGCTGGCAACTACACGCTTCCATCGATCATCCTTGGGATCCATGTATTCTCCGCCGGTATGGATCAGGTGATGATGGATGTCAAGCACCAGCGCAACATCCTTTTCTAGCTCGAGGCAGTCATCGATGCCCCACTTCATTTCCTCGTTTTCGATGGTGATGAGATTGCGAGCCTCGGGAGACATGGCATGCAATGCACCACGGATACCAAATGGTCCTTCGCGCCCGCTGATGTGGACGTTGATCTTGAATCCGTGGTCATGCCAGGAGGATCCATATCCCATCATGCGTGCCATGTCTACATGGTATTCAAATTCCTCGATGCTGCGCATGACGATCTGCAGATCACTTGATGCTAGCACGCAGAACTGTCCAGGATGGAAACTCAACCGGATGTCATTGGCACGTGCGAATTCACCAATCTCGGCAAATTGTTTTTCATAAAATGATCGAACATCAGATTTCTTCCAAAAATATCCCCATGTGGATTCGGTGTACATCGGCAAGAGGTCTGAGGACAATCGCATCATGTGCAACCTTTTGTCCAAGGTTGCAACGCGGGCAAGAACGTTCTTCACGCTTTGCAGATTGTGCTGCATCACCTCCCACAGGCGATCCTCGGCTACTGATACCGGTTGTCGATTGAGCCATGCTACTGTGGTACTGGAGGTGTTGAGTTCCCGTTCCGCCGCACGGATCTTCTTGTCCTTGCTTTCAGTGGTGGAATTCAGCCATTTGCAACAAAATCCAATTCTTTGATTAATCATCATACACCTTTTGCAAGCAAATACATAAATACTTATAGCACACGCATTTTAAAGGTCAACTAGTCAATGGCAAACACAACATTACAACTCAAACGAAAATATCATATAGTCTATAAAACCGTCAATTTGATTAACAACAAGTTTTACGTTGGTGCTCATTCGACGGATAATATCAATGACGATTATTATGGATCCGGATCAAACCTTATTTTAGCCATTAAAAAGTACGGGATAGATGCATTTTGCAAAGAAATACTACACGTTTACGATAATCCATTGGAAATGTTTGAAAAAGAAAAAGAAATTGTAAATTTAGAGTTCATATCCAGATCAGACGTTTACAATATTGTGGAAGGCGGCTATGGCGGATTTAACAAAGGCTCTAAAGGGTTAAAGCACATGCACAACCCGTCAACTAATGAACGAATTGCTGTCCATCCGGTCGTTATCAGTAGGATGATCGAAGAAGGTTGGATTGTAGGTCGAAATATGTCATCAACTACTAATACTGTATGGATACATTTGAATGAAGATAAGAAGATGGTCAGCCCAACTGTTGCAGAAAAGTATATCTCCAATGGATGGACAATAGGACTTCCAAAATCTCCAACGCTTGGAAAAAATTGGATATATTTCCCATTAACTAACGAATATTCTCTCTGTGAGCCTAGTGAATTACCTATAAAATTAAAACAGGGATGGATTAAGAAAAAATGGTCTCCGATTGAAAAAGGTAAATCATGCTGGATAAACAACGGATATCAAAACAAGAGAATATTAATAGATCAATTAAATTCTTGGATGTTAAACGGATGGAGTCGAGGATCTATTCAAAATCATAAAAATAGAAGTTCGTCTTAACCGTTGTTTGCTTTCTGATTTCTAATGAGAGTTTCAACAAGATTTGTAACCAATGCTTGGTCGCTGTCAAACTGGAACCAAAGGTGCCATGTCAACCTAGCAGGATCGTAGCTTTTCTCGATAGCAACATCGCCGCGGCATTCCTGCTCAATACAGCGCCTAATGAGGATTTTTGCCAATCCCTGTATTGGAAAATCATATACGACGACATCGTATGGGAACAAATCGTTGGGCCATGGCTTATGTCGCTGGTCGTATCGTTGTAGATACCCTGGCAAGATCCAGTCGTCGTCCAAATATGATAGTTGATCAAGCCTAATGAATCTTCCCATGTCATATCCTAGCAGGTTTTTACAACCATGTCAATGTGAAAAGTGCGCGATCACCAGAGTTTGAGAACCAAAAAAGATACTGTCCAGAATTAAGCTCGTCGGGAAAATCACCCCAATCGCCGTCAAAATAATCAAGCCAGCCTTCCATGGCCTCAAACAGGATGGATCCAGGACGATCATCACCAAACCTCTCCCTGCACCATGCTCGCATGTCTCCGATCTGCGTCATGCGTTCCTTGGGGATCGACACGCAATGTCCCAACACATATCGAATGAGATCTGGCCGGGAATACCCGGTGAAATCGTCCCGTTCGGTTTGCATCACAGGAACCAGTGCGGTACCACGCGGCTGCGATCACGAACGATCTCCCGATCATGATCACGAACGATCATGCCGGCGGATTTGTTACCTACCACCCAGCTACCAATCACCGCATGATTACCGTCCTGCTTGAACAGGTTGGCACGCTGCTGATAGATCCTGCGGCCCTGGTAAATGCCATCGGTCTTGTCCACTACTTGCCCAGAGCTAACAATGTCAATGTTTGCGCCCTCGCGGCTCAGCAGAGGCTTGGCAACGTAATCCGTGGTCATCTCCTCGGCGGTCCACTTGGCCGGCAGGATGTTGGGGTGGTCCGGGAACATCTCATGTAGGATTGGCAGGATGCCCTTGTTGCTAAGGATCATCTTCCAAACGGGCTCAACGATACCGCTGACGTCGTTGCGTGTATAGCTGCCGAAGTCATCGTCCGTCATCCACTCCCAGGGATAGAGCTTGAACCAATACTTGATCTGACGATCCTCTAGGTCCACGAACTTGCCATCCAGCCAGCCGATCTTGGCAAGATCGATGAAATCCGTGTCCATGCCGGCCTGCGTGGCCAGGTCTTGTAGATACCGACAGGTTTGGCGCTCCTCCTCGTTTTCCTCGTAGCCAGCAAAGTAAAAGCGCTCACCCGGGGTCATGATGGTGCGAAGCTCACCAAATCGTTCCTGTAGCTTTTCGTGCAGGCTGTTGAACTGATCGCAGCCCTTGTGGGTGTCCTGCAACCAGAACCACTGCATCAGCGCGCTTTCAATCACCATAGTGGGCGTATCGGCGTTGTATTCCAGCATCTTGGGCAGCGACTTGCCATCGTAGGCAAAGTCAAAACGCCCATACAGGCTCGGATCCTGACGAGCCCAGCTCCACTGGATGTAATCGTGATAGAGCACGGGAATGCCCATCTTTTTCATGAGGTCGGTGTCCTTGAACACACGATCCACGGCTTCGATGCAGCGATCATGGCACTCTTCCGTGGCAGCTTCAAGCTCGTCCACTTCAGCAGCGGTGAACTCATAGGCCACGCTTTCGTCCCAATAGGTGCCATCGCCACCGTCGGCTGGCAATCCAGCCGTGTGGTAGGTAAACCCGATTTCTTCAGCCCGCTCGGTCCAATTAGCCCGAGGCTTAACCACATGTCGCTTCATGTTATGCTCCTGCTGCTCCCGAGCCTGCTCTGCCAAATCCACCACGTGCGGCTGCGCTCGGCGCTGCTACCGCTGCTCTACCTGCTGCAGGTGCGGGTGAACTGATGCCTGATCGCGCTGCACCTGAGCTCATACCGCTACCAAGGCTGCCAGAGGAGTAAGGAACGCCACCGCCGTGGAAGCTGCCGACAAACACCGCTGATCCGCCCGACCGTGTACCACCTGCTACCACCTGGCGACCGTCGCGTTCACGATCCGTGGCAGGATTTTGATATCCCTGCAGGTACACAGGCCTCGTGGTGTCTAATGCGCGGCCAACCATGAAACCGACCATGGCGGGAAGCCAAACGTCAGTTGAACCGGTGCTGACATTGTTGCAGCGCTCATGTCCGCGGTCCATGCAGGATTCCTGGCTGGAATATCGTGGACCAGTTGCGATGTGATTTCCAAGGGCTTGGGCATATCGTGTATCGCAATCAGTGCCGCCTGACGATCGACACTGTTCGATGGATTCATAAATGGCCTGTCCTTCTCGAGGGGTGTCGTCATTGCATGCCGCAAGGGCAACCGCACTGACAGTCCCAAGAAGTACCAAGGCAATCTGTCTTGAATGTTTCATGTTGTCTCCGTAGTGCTATTATAGCAGGTTCCTGCTTTCGGTCAATGGTTTAATAGACCAAACAAGCAGCTTGCAGGATCCCAATGGCCATGCTGCCACCACCCAGCATCACGGCATTGGCCATGCACTCGTCCGATGCGATCTTCTTTTGCAGGTTACCAAACACAAAGTTCAGCAGTTCCCACATGCCTAGCTGAACTACCAGGCTGATGGCGCACCAAACGAGCTTGTCCGTCCATCCGGTGCTGTGGATGATCACGCTGCTCATGGCGATCACCATGCCCACGGCAGTGCCTAGATAGCTGATGGCCGCCGCGGTGTTGCCCTCGCGGATCAGCTTGATCTCGTCATACGGCGTGACCAGCTTGTATGCGTAAAGTGCCAGTGCCAACATGGCAATGCTGGAAAGGAAATAAATGAGGAAATTTGGCAGTGTGCTGAGCATGATTGTCTCCTTTGTGCTCGTTTTATGCCCAGGTTAGCTGGGCTAGAAAAATGTACGGTCCAGTGGTCATCAACAGTTCGTCATAGGGTTTCATGCCTAGCTTTGATGAACTAACACGCCTGATCCACCATGATCGAACGCCCGGGCCGTGGCTACGACCTATGTTAGCTCGACACCAGGTTTTCAATGCTTGCAATTCATCACGATCATCCGGACGAAAGACCAGCACCGGCAACCCTTGATAAGTGTCCGAATAGCTTTTCAAAAGAACGGCTCTCGGCGCTGCGTCGGCAGTTTCCCGCGGAATTTACGGTCAACCCATCGGCGAAATCGTCCAAGGGTTTGACCAAAAGCACGGCTTCCCATCCACATCATACCGATCGCCATGCCAAGCAACGGCGGCATCGCTAAAAACATCGCCATTAACAACCAATTAGTCATGGCTGTCATTCCATCTGAGTATTGCTAGGGTGCGATCAAAATCACACATGGCAAAGTGCTCGGCTTGCTTTCTCAAATTTTGGTCATAAATCAGGCACAGCAACTCCGGTCGAGTCGTCTCGAGATTGCCGGCTACCTTGCTGTCGTAGACCGCATCAATTGCCCGACCTAGATCATCATCTGACATGGCTAGCAGCCATCCATTAAGCATCAGATCTTCTCCCCCGGTTCCCAGCCACGGAATTGCATGAACACCGGAAACCGCAGGCTCCAGCTATCGCCCTTTTGGCTCTTGGTTAGTGCATCTCCCTTGATTTCAACGATACGGCCCAAGACGGCGTTGCGATCAGCCCAGATCGCATCTCGCAGCTCTTCACTATAACCGCCGCCAACCGTTACCTCGACCAGCTTGCCTTGATCTGTGCCTCGGCAAATCAATCCGCCCAAAGTGTTGGCAAACTTGCTTTCAGGCTTGCCGGGTTCAAATCCAATCACTTCTAGATCAACGGTGATCCATGGCTTGATCTTTAGCCATGCATCGGTGCGCTTGGTTCGATATGTGGACGACGGGTCCTTGATCATCACGCCCTCATAGCCAGCCTCGATGGTCTCAGCGTTGAACTCCTTGAGGGCCTGTTGGCCTTCCTTGGTATTGAGATCAACCCTAAGCTTGGGTACCACGTAGATAGCACCGCTAGAAATCTCATCCAGTAATGGCTGGAATTCCACCAACGCTTCATGCCGTTGTGTTTGCGTAAGATTGCACTCTCCGGCAAGGAAATCCGCCATGGGTAAGCAATCAAACAGCGCGAGCTTGGCATCCTTGGTATCGGCCTTGCCCTTGCCTCGATTGAGCTGCTTCATCAGGGCCTGGAAGCTGCGGCTGGTCATCTCGCCGTCTAATACCATGCTACACTTGAGGCTAGGTAACAGCTTGGCTTGCATGGCTGCGATATGCTCAAAATTGGTGTTGATGCGCCCTTCTCGAGTGTAGTGTGTGACCTCGTTGCGCTCCTTGTCGAGGAAGCTCAACACCCGCACACCGTCGAGCTTGATATCAATCAGCTTGGAGCCGATCATTTTCTTGGGATGGTCTTCGCCGTTCTTAGCCAACTGGCAGCTGAACTCCGGGATGATATAGGGTTCAGCTGCGGCGCCGTTTTTGCCCAAGACCTTGTTGATGGTGCTGTCAGTGCAGCCGCATTTGAAATCCTTCAGCAAAACGCGGCGATAAAACCCGTTCCAATCCCGAACGTTGGCGGTATCAGATGCGGCACGCAATGCATCTCGAGCGGCATTGCCGCTGAGCTCACGGGTTTCTAGCTTGGCCGCGATCGCCTTGAAATCATTCCAGGTGAATGTGCTGGCTGGTTGTGGCGCATCGTCCTCATCGGTGATCAACGGGGCCTTTCGCACGCCATATGTGCGCAGCGCATCATACGCCATGAGAGCTCCTTCAAAGAACTCAATCAATCCTGCATCCCAAGCTGCTTGGATGATGTGCTCCTTGTGACCACGAGCAGAGACCGATTCCAGCGCGTAGATTACATCGGCAGCGGTGAGCAGATTTAGCGAGGATGGATCAAAGTCGTCGTCGGAATGGGCATCGGCCATGTTATTCTCCTTGTTGCGTTGCTAGATTATAGCACGGATTGCAGCATGGTCAAGCGATTTAATCCTGGATGGTGCGGCACCGCATGGATCCGTTGGATGGATTACGCTGTGTTTGCGGTTGGCTGGGGTCATAGACCATATCTCCCCCGCGGTTAAATGGGGGAGATGTATCGTGGCTGCGTACAGGCAGTTTCCACAGACCGAATTTTCATGCTGCTTATTAAAGCGTCTGGCGGTTGTCCGGTACCAGAATCACATGCACATCTTGGATTTTTTTTAATCCAACAGCGGGGGAGCAAAGCAGGGTATTCGATCAACCTGCTTGCGCTTGATCGTTAACAACGTCAGTTAGAGCGATCCGTTTTGTCAGCCGGCTTCACCGGAGAAGATAATTTCGTGACCTCGATGCCGCCTTGATCAACTATACCGAGCTCGGGCTGGGGAGATTTATACGTTGGCACAGCCGTGCTTCTCGGTCGCCCGCAGCGGGCATTTGTTCGCGTTCCTGACGGTAACCGTCCCTTCCGCGAGTGGATTCAGTACCACCATGTCATGTCTGCTATATGAAGTTTGTGATGTTACCGGCATTTGAGGTTTGGTTACAAATGATAAAATAGAAAGCGGGCCAAAAGGCCCGCTTTCTTTTGGTTTATCCTTTCCAGTCGGATGGAGGTTTGCATCCGCTGGCATCATATGCAGGAAATGGATTAGCCTGGTATGACACATCACGCTTCTTTCGAAGCCTGATGCCCATTTTCTCCAGGTTCTTGGCCGTGTTGTAATACATGGCCAGCACAGCATCCGGTTGGTTTGGATTAGCCCTGCTGAACTGCGTGGTCTGCGTTTGCCACGTCGTGGCATTGCCGAATCCGGTGCCAACATCCTGTGTTACCGGGCTGCTGGTTAGGCTTTGCTGCATTGCGGCGCCGATGATGCCGCCACTGGTCTTGACCTCGGCAGAATTCATGGGCATTGCCGCAGCAGCAGATTTTACCATGCTGGCATTGATGCGCCGATCGCTTGATTCGGTTAACGCTGCGCCCACCCATGTGTTATTGATGGATGATATCTGTGACCCGTAACCTATAAGTCCTCGCGTCATGTAGTAGTCTTCGTGCCGTGTTGGTTCGACATATTCCGAAAATACCATCGCACCAATGACCCCGGTATTGGAAGTGCTGCCGCCTATGGCATTAACATAGCTGTCCCTGCTGCGGCTGAAGAAGAACTCCGCAGCTTCTTGGTTGCTGATCTTCCACCCAGGAATGCTGATGGTATCCTGTGCATTGACAACGTATCCTTGGCTGCTTGGACCGGCAGGCTTGCCTTCCAGTATGTCAAGTCCGTCAACACTCAGTATGAACAATGCACGCGATTGCGTGTTGTTCCTGATATCGATGGTATAGTTGTTGCCTTCCCTGCCTTCGATCCAGACAGCACCATTGTGATAGTATTCATCGGCAGGGGTCCGACCCCTAGGACGCACGATCATCTCGTAGCGCCTTGCGTTGTCTAGCATGTTGCTGCTCCTTACTTCATCGACTTCAGTTCGTCGGTGGTGTAGAGACCAGTGCTGTAAAGCTCTGCCGTTGAAACGCCTGCTGACTTTGCCATGCGCATGCGCGAGGTGCTAGCACTGACCGAGGCCATCGTTGCACCCATGTTGGCGGTAGAGTAGTTAACGCTGTTCGCCGCGCTCATGCCAAACCTGCTACCAACGCTGAATGCGTCGATGTTGGCACCGAGGAACGTAAAGGTCCAGTCAGCCTTTTCGGCCGCAGCAACCATGTCCTTGATCTGTTGGTTGTTGAACCTGCGAGAACTGTTTTCCTCACCATCGGTCATTATGGTGATGATCACACCGGGGCGGTCCTTCTTTTTGCTAGCAGCAAGCACCGCATTGACGCTGTTGATGGTTTCGCCAATGGCATCCAACAGATTGGTGCCGCCCGCTGGGGTATAACCGGCATGATCAAGCATTGGAACTTCTGAAAGAGGTCGTCCTTGATAAACGGTATTAACCTTATAGCCTTCGAATTTCACCAACGTAAGATAACCAGCTCCGGCAGTTGCTTCAGCGGCCTTTTGCCCTTGGACGAATTCGTTGAATCCGACGATGGTGGTGTCTCGGCAGATCCCCATGCTGCCGCTTTCGTCAAGAACGATGGCGATCAAGGTACCGTTCTTGCCGGCCTTCTTGAACTTGATCGGATTTGATTGTGCATCGGGGGTTGAGATCTGGACTGCGGCATTAACATTGACGGCAAGGCCAGGAAAAGGATTTGGTAAGTTCATGTTTTACCTTCGAGGGCTTTACTGCCGAGAATCACCTCTCGGTCTTTCTGCCTCAGATATGTGAGCACCATTGCTCACATAATATTATGCACAAATGTAGGTTAACTTTCAATAAATATTGATGCGATTCACGGGATGGCAGTCCCTAATCGCTCTATAACTTGATAGGAGTTACAGCAAATGGATGCTAATCCATATTTATCAAACAAGTATTCTAAATGGTATTATCAAATAGTTGATCAAGCATGATGGATTAAGAAAACAATTTGCAACGGATCCCGGGGATGGTTGGATTTTAGGTAAGGGCAAAACCAAGATCTAAGATCAACCTATTGTTGGAAAAAGTATCTCATTCATGAATTCGTCTGCACGTTCGGTCCCAAGGAGATTGACCAATGCCTTGCGGGTATGTTCATTTCGACGCTGTTGTAGACAATATCTATTCTGTCCAGCAACGATCGCCGTACGATCTCCCAAGCTGCCCAGGGTTGGTAGATAATGGACCAGCACTCGAACGGCTTCGTCGCCGATCAACCGCATCTCGTCGGGCGACGGTCGACATGCTAGCCAGTGCGGAGAAAAGATGTCTCCCCAGTCGGGCCGTTCGCGTGCGCGACCAACATCGATTTCTAAAAAAGGGTTGGTCGGTGCCGCCACCGGACTGAGATCCATAAACACGCCGGTGATCTTGTTTTCACCGGCGATCACATCAAAACCGTAGATCGGTGACGGGTCGTTTGCATGGGGAAACACGCAGCAATGCACCACGCAGAAACGATCTTGGTTGAAGATTTCGACATGTGCTAGCCTAAATCGAGGGCTGCGGAATCTATGGTTTTCCCAGCCATAATCCGGTGTTGGTATTGGAACAGCACCATGCTGATGCTCAATGACCTTGAGCAATCGTCGAGCTATTATCTCGACGAGATCAATGCAGCTCATAGAGCTCGTTATAGATCTTGATGGAATATTCGAATGCTTTTTTGGCTTCGACCGCATCTCGATCCCAAACCATGTTTAGCACGGTTTTTCGAACATAATCAACACATGCTCGGGGATCTCGGAATTCAAGATGCTTTTTTGGGAGGAATTGCAGCTTCTTTGCAATCATCTGTCCGCCATATAACCAACCAAGATAATGTGTATAGATATGCCCGTTGAGTTGTCCATGTAGATGTGGAAGATAATGGGTATTCAGATACCTGGCATATTCCAATGTGGACGGGCATGCAGTGACGCTGCATGCAGGACCGTTGGCAATATCTTGAACCAGAAGATGTCGGCGATTGAGATCGCTTGGGAACTGCATCTTGGTTTCAATGGCATCGGCAATCAAATATAGCTGATAACAATAGTTCTTGTAGATTAGAGGATCTATTGACGCGTTGAGCAAGTCCTGTGCAAGCCGAGTGTGCTCAGCTTGATCGTGTAGATCGGCGCACGAGCTGCGCAGGTCTTGTTGTGAGATAGATTCCATCCAAAATAATGTTTTCATTTCTTGGATAATTTCAAGTTCATTCTGTCAAGAATTTCCATTAAAGTGACCATGCGCTGATACTCTACCTTTTTGTAGCTTTCTGGTAGAGAATCCCAGTCCTTGCATGTTGGGCTGGTCTTGTCTCGATGGCTGTGTTTTTGTCCATATCGCCAACCTTCGTCGGTTCGTTTCCGCAACCAATGGTTATGGTTCATCTTAGCAGCTTCGAGAGCAATGGCCTTGACCAAATCCTCGGCTATCTCATTAGACCGAGTATCAGCCACCGGCTCTTGGCTCCAGTGTATGGTAAAATCACCGTCTGGGTTGCGATCACTATAGCTTTTAGCGATATCGGTTGCTTCCTCAGCGGTGAGATCCCTGGCGAGCACCGCAACATAATGATTGGTTTTACCGTCCTTTCTTCGATAAAAAGATATCTGTCCGTCGGTTGGCATGGTTTCCGTTGAGGCTGAAATTCCGGGAGGACCAGCGTCGCTAATGCAGCGAATCCAGCATATTAGCGATTCATCGGGCAATTCGTAATTAGTATCGAGGCAGATGTACGGATGGTTGAACATCCTTTATTTACCAAGTGGTGCCGTCCCAGCCGACCCTTTTCCAAATATTGGTAATTCCGTCATATGTGCCTGAACACCAATAAAAATACCCAACGCTGAAAGCGATCTTGTTTAGCACGTCGCCCGGTTGCCCGACGGATGATGATGGCACCGATGCAACGAACACCGACGCTGGCCCGGTTGGCCCGGTTGGGCCACCGGGATTACCCCGTGGTCCGGTCGGCCCAAGAGAACCTGGTGTACCAGCTGGACCAGTAATGGCTGATCCTGTTAAGAAATGCACTATATCTATGGTAGCGTTTTCTATCGGTGCCGTGCTAAAGTTTATTTGATTGCCAATGATTGAATAGTTGGTCACTGCGGTCTGGACAAGACCATCAACGTTTACGATCATGTTGTAAACGCTAACCGGAGTTAGGCTCATGGTAAATGTGGACGTTATACCGTTGCCTAAGAAGGTGTCAACCGTGAGTGCTGTTAAGAGAACTCCAGCCGGACCTTGTGACCCAGTTGGACCAGACGGTCCGGTTGGCCCAGTACGGCTCATGATCCATGCTTCTTGTGCTTCGCTGTATGTCCAGCTTCGGCTACCAAGGGAATATATCTGACCGTCAGATGGACTCGAAGGAAATGCTGTCATTGTGATCTATTTATTGGTTTTGCTACCACTAAATATCGTGTTCTATTAGCATGGAGAAACATCTAATGATGATGAGATTTTTGTTAGCAGCAATGCTAACAATGGCGGTAATACCTGTGGTCGCCGCACAACAGTTGCCCCCAAGGCAGCCAGCATTGTGCGCTGAGCAAGCACCTTACGGATTTCCTCAGGTTATGCGCCCAAATTCGTCGCTGATATGCAGAACCGCATATATTCTTCTTCATGATAACGATGCGCGTGTTGCACCGTGGGTAGCATACACGCTTACGGCTGAGAATGTGCTTGGATGTGAACCTCGGGTTAATGCGTTTTCTCCGGATCAAAGCCTGCATCGTGGACAGCGGGCAGAGTTGGTTGACTATGCGAACAGCGGTTTTGATACCGGGCACATGGCTAATAACGCTGATATGAGCTGGAATCAGCAGGTTGCTCGCGAAAGCTTCATACTCAGCAACATGGCCCCGCAGATACCAGCCCTCAATCGCGGGGCATGGAGACAGCTTGAATCAGCCATCAGGGGATGGGCGTTTAACAGCAATCATAGCTTGACCATTTACACCGGATCGATATATGATCTAAACGGTCGCAGGATTGGGCCAAATGGGGTTGTCGTTCCTCGGGCATTTTACAAGATAGTGATTAATAACGCAACGCGCCAAAGCCTTGCATTTGTTTTTCCGCACCAAGATATCAACGATTTTCGAACCGTGCAATCTACGGTAGCCGATGTTGAAACTTTGTCAGGCATTCGATTTTTCGTGCCAGATGACAAAGCGATTCGCCACGGTGTATGGCCGGTCGAAATGGCACCTCTGATGGCAGCTAGGCGAGCACGCTGTAGGAGTTGACCTTTTCGACGCCTTGTGATACGCTTTGATCATGTTGTATAGATCTCCAGACGCCCTTCCCTGGGTTTTCCAAGCCTCATCGATCTTCATCGCTGGAGGTATCAGTGATTGCCCGGACTGGCAAACCGAACTGGTATCCATGATGGATACCGACAAGCATGACGTGGTTAATCCACGAAGGATTGGCGGGTTTGATAAGACCGGGGCCACGGCCGAGGAGCAGATTAAATGGGAACATTCGGCACTTGCCCACGTGGAAAACTGCATCTTTTGGTTTCCAAAAGAAACACTGTGTCCTATAACCCTGTTTGAGCTTGGAAAGATGCTTGAAAAGGCACGAAAGGATCCCATCATCAAGCTGGCTATCGGATGGCATCCCGAGTATGCCCGTGCGTTTGATTTGCAGGTCCAGATTTCACTCATGGGCATGAAAAAGCAGATCATCCATGCTGCTCCCGGTTGGGACGAACTATGCAGTGTGATCAAGACAACCTGGGGCTAACCGCCCGATGGGTTAACTGTCAATTCTATGGTAAAAATCGCTATTGGATCCATCATGCGAAACAATGGTGCGTGGAAAAGTTTGGAGAATCCTCCAAATCTGGACAGTGGATCATGTATGTAACACCGGCTAAAATGACATACGACTCGGCACGAGTGGTGACTTTCTTTAAAAGTCAACAAGACATGGCGTGGTTCAATCTAACATGGGATTGACACTCCGCTGATGATGTGTTAAATTCACTAAATGCTTTGCTGTGCTGGTGGACAGCCGGAGGCCTCTAAAACCTCGCAGTGATGGTTCAATTCCGTCGCAGAGCACCAAGTTTGCTTCCATAGTTCAGTGGTCAGAACGGAGACCTCTAAATTCTCTTGTCGCAGGTTCGAATCCTGCTGGAAGCGCCAACATAAATAGGAACGATGATGAGCGAGCTGTAGAACCACCTTAAGACACACATCGATTTAACCTTGAACCTGCATGGCTTCTGTCATGCAGGTTTTTTCTTGACCTCAAATCCAAAGGAGAAACAAATGGAGGAAATACTCGAGGAAATACGCGGTATAGCACCGGGCTGGGCCGGGCCAACTACCAAAGCACCGAACCCTTGGATAGTGGAGAATTTTGAAACCATTATTGCAAGGCATCTTCATTCGGTTCGAAATCCTGATGAGATTGAAATTGATCCAGATGACGGTGCAATAACGATTTACTGGTCCAGTCGTGAGCTCAAGCAAACCTTCTCATTATCGTTCCAGTCTAGAACAACGATCATTGGGGTTCTAACGGATCTTCACAATTACACGGGATATCCACCGTGGCGACTGCCAATTGAGGATTTGGGATCCATACAAGAAAAGCTAAATCACCCCGCGGTTAAAATACTAACAACCATTGCTAACCACAACAGGAGCGAATGATATGACCACAGAAATCGCATGCAAGGACGCTATTTTCCATTTTAACAAGCATCATTTAGTGGATCCAACCACTCCGCCGTGGACCATCAAGACCGGCGGCAAGACCTATTACGTGAATCACGTTGAGTGTAACTTACCTTGGAGCACCAAGGAAACACCTGATAATGCCAGCACCAAGGGCGCAATCAAGATCAAGAAAGCGCTGCTGATCATCAACGACAGCAACGACGCCGAGCTTCGACAGCTTACCAACGGAGATCTTTCAAGGATACGGGCCAACAAAAGAAACTATGCCAGGATCCTTGTCAGCAGCCGCAAGGACGAGATCAAGGAGTATCTCAAGAAAAACTCCATCTCTCACGGTAAGATCGTACCGGTCTCTGGTAGCTGCGGATCTTCGTTTGATTTGATTGATATCAAGAATAAATCGGACATGGTGCTGTTATCCCTGTCATTCCATGATTGTTATCGTATCCTTCAACCAAATGAAGTTTACTACAAGGTCTATGACGATCCTGATCTTCTTGCTCGCCTCGATGCTGACGATTACTATGACGGCGACAATGATGACGACTCTGAAGAATAACTAGACCGTGCCATGTTTACATCGCAAAATACAGTCATGAAACCAAAGATATTAACAGTAGGGCATGCTTGCCTAGATATCGTGCATACCGTCCAGCTGATACCAAAATCAAACACCAAGGTTGCTAGCGACAGGGTGCAGATACAGGTAGGGGGTAATGCGGCTAATGCTGCGGTTGCACTGTGTGATCTAGGAGCTAGTGCTGATCTATGTACGGTGCTTGGTCGGGATTCACACCCTTTCACCCGGATACTGTTAGCATTGCTAAAGGAACGATGCGTTGGCGTCAATTACTGTCGATTTGACGAGGTCCAGGATTGCCCGAATTCAACCATCATGGTATTGCCAAATGGTGAACGGGCTATCGTAAACTGGCAAGCAGATGAAATACGATCTGCCGTGTCAGCACCGGCATCTCTAGACCCATATCAAATGGTCATTGCCGATGCATATCGATTACCAATGATTCGACAGATATTTGCCCTGGCTCGAAGCAAGGGTGTGCCGACCATGCTTGATGTTGACGGAGTGTTACCTGACATTGGACTGCTACCTTCGGCTGACCATATATGGTTTAGCCAAGAAGCGTGGCGATGCCAGCGGATATCATTATCGGATTTACAGGCTAGATTTGGAGGCATCGTTGGTGTAACCGACGGCGATCGTCCGGTAACCTGGATTGATCGAGATGGCAAGATACGATATCATCAGCCGCCCCAAGTTATTGCTAAAAATACGCTTGGGGCAGGCGACGTGTTTCGAGCTAGATTAGCTCTTGGGCTTTGCTTGAACGAATCCGTCAAAGATGCGATTAATGCCGCTTGCATAACCGCAGGTGAGCACATTATCGAACAACCGCTAACTAGGACCATCCAATGAAAACCCTAACCAGCAACGTTGATTCCAGCGTAAATTTCATCGAAAAGGAATTAACTGGGTTCATCGAAAGCCGATATGTCAGGCGGCGTCGAGAATATTTCATTGCGTATCTCAGCAGCCAGACCGGTTGCAATCGAGGATGCAAGATGTGCCATCTCACCGCTACTAAGCAAACGCAATCCACAAATTGTGATCTGCAGGATTTTGTTGATCAGCTTGAAACAGTGTTTGCACACTACGACAAGGATTTACCTGCCGATTACATCCATGTAAACTGGATGGCTAGGGGAGAACCACTGGCTAATCCTACTGTTACAGAGACTGGCACCGAATTGCTGATTAGATTGGGACAAATGGCTAGATCCAGGAATCTGCCTATCAAGTTCAATGTATCTACCATCATGCCGTTGACCATGAGAAAATCGTTGGTTGAGGTCTTCCCCGTGATAACACCGACCATTTATTATAGCATCTATTCGGCTAACCAGGACTTCCGTAACAAGTGGTTACCCGGAGCAATGCCGATTGATCGATCACTGAAAATGCTGGCCGAATATCAAAGATTCAGCAAAAAGATCATCAAATTTCACGGCGCGTTTATCAAGGACGAAAATGATCGAGAAAAAGATGTATTAAATATGCTCACAGCCATACAACAGCACGGCATAGTTGGGGAATTCAACATCGTGAGATACAATCCATTTAGCGATGATCAGGGTGTTGAAAGTCCGTATCTAAAGCAGATCATGCAGTTGATCGCCGAGCGCATGCCATGCAAGATCATCCCTAGGGTTGGCGAGGATGTTTATGCCAGCTGCGGAACGTTTGTCGGAGAGGGTACCATTTGATGATAACGATACTATCAACTACCCCTGATATGATCCATACTGGCATTAAGGATGGCAATGATGGAAAGCAGATATGCATAGCCATGGCACAGGATGTTGTTGACGCCATACGCTGGGTGCAAGAACATCGCAAGAAAATGGAAGCAGAAATTGAGCTTCGTAACAGCACCCCAGCATTGGCCAGTGCGTGGGATCAGTATCAGGTCATGCTTCGCATAGTGATGGACGATGTCTAACAGATATAAATACTAATATGTTTAGTGGACTAACCAGCAAGCTGTTAATAGCGCAGATGGTAGTGATCATTTGCATGGCTACGGCAGGATATTTTTATTTTAATCATAGCCAATCGGTTATTACTGGTCTAACGGCTGATAAAACACGACTAGAACTAGCTGTACAAACCCAAGAAGCAACAATCGCCGCTCAACAAGAGGCAGCAAGCCGGCAGAATACCGAAAGCGTTCAGTTACAACGACGCCTTGTTGATGCCGAGACCCAACGACGCACACTGGAAACAAGGCTTAGAAGCCAAAATTTAGAAGCCATGGCTAGGACTAACAGCGCGGATCTCGAACAGCGTATTAATAGAGCAACAACGCAAGCCTTCCGTGACATTGAAAATCTAACAAGACCAACTGACAGACCGGTGCCGGCAGCAACACCGCCGCAGCCCACAACCTTGCCGGCAACGTCTCAGCCGTCTGGTTCAACCAATCCTCGGATCGCGCCAGCGGCGATAACACAGCCGACGGTCCTTCCGGCAACGTCTCAGCCGTCTGGTTCAACCAATCCTCAGCCTCCACCGAGGCCGCCGAGGCAATACCCATGATGAAATCCCTAATATCCATAGCATCTATTCTTTTTCTAACCGCATGTTCATCGTCGGGTAACATCAGAATAACTTCTAGACCACTTGAAATTGATATTACTAGGACCGCTGATCCGACCGGGATACAAATGCTTCCGGTGAATTTCAGGGTGGTTACCCGAGAAACTCTTGCATCGTTTATGGATGAATTGTCCAGAAGCCAGGGAAATTCATCCCCGGTTTTTATCGCCATTACCACCAGGGATTATGAAAATCTAAGCTTGAATCTTTCAGATTTACGGCGATACATCGAGCAACAACAAGCGGTAATCATTTACTATCGACAGCTGACAACACGTAATCCAACCGGTAATCAATGAGCATTTAATTATATCCATACCGACCTTTAAATATCATTATTAAGTTAAAAGGTCCAGATGTAACATGCCAATTTCCGGTACAAATAATATGCCACCGATCGATGAGGCTGATCCACAGCCTCGCCGTACTGCTCAGGACGAAATCGATCTGATGGATCCACATAATACCACATTATCGGGAAGTTCTAACTCGGTGCAATCTTCGTCTGAGGCCCAACAATCGGGAGCCACAATGTCTTATACCCAAAATCAACGATCAGATTCGCCAGGCCAGATCAACATTGACCATTCCATGAAAATACAAGAAGAACACTGGATCAAATCATATTGGAGACCTGCCATGGGCTGGCTGTATATGTTGATTTGTTTTGTGGATTTTGTGGTGTTTCCGGCGTTGGCCATGTTTTTACCGGCCTTTTTCTCCGGAGTTGGTATTACAATGCCATATACCGCATGGCAAAGCCTGTCGTTAAGCAACGGTGGATTGGTCCATGTTGCCTTTGGTGCGATATTGGGTGTTACAGCATGGAGCCGAGGCCAGGAAAAGCTTAATGGTACTAGATGATGTGTTAGGATTGGTTACTTGTAGATATACGGATCCCTCTTTCTCATTTCCTTTAGTTTACGCTTAAAAGCAAAATGATCCTGGATCTTTTGATACAATCTAGCTATGAAATTAAACATGTTGCTTCCTTTCTAACGGTAGAAGATCTTTAAATCTTCTCTTTTTAATTGAATTTTTTTGATTTGAAAGATGTTGATGCAGATATTCTGCCCATGCGCCGTGACTGATGGGGCTTGGATGCCAATTGATCATGCGATCATTTTTATCCACGTATTGATCGATGTATGATTTGAATGACCCTTGATCCTTGAGTATGAACCGTTCCTTGATCATATCCCATTGGAGCTTTAAGATGTCGATCTTGTTTTCCCAGTTATTCAACGGATCAGTCCAGCCTCCGAACTTGGATATATCCCACGATTCAATGGTATCTTTGATGTTCACCGATTTCCACATCGATGGATTTGCGGATGGTGTTTCGTAAAACGCATTGAAGCAATGATAGTTGATCTTGTGGTGATCACAAAATAGCTTTAGATTATGATTTTGTTCAATAAATCTAGAGATGTATTCAGCTTCGGTCCAAAGATGTCGAACATGCATTTTAAAATAGCTCTTGGCTGCACTAGATACATAATAGGATGTTTCCCGCATGGCCGGCCATATGGTTTGCATGTATGTGTAACCATTTTCGTCGATGATCACATTTTTTCGTTCAGGGCTTGACCATCCGATCATTACCAGTAAATCGTTAGTAGGTCTTCCAGGTATGACATAGTTCTTTAGTAACCATGAAATGGTTGACTCGTATATCCCATCGTTGCTTCTAGCTGGCCAGCCAAGATTTACGTTTTCGCATCCAATTTTTTCTGCTAGGATGGTCGGCCAAATTCTTGGTATCCGATAGTAATCATTTTCTTGATCTGTATCAAACCGCCCTTTTTTGTAACGGTTGCCCATGCCGTAGCCTTTTTTTCCCGGACCAGCAAGAAATTCCGGAGCCATGATTTCGCTGCCGTATGTCCAACTGTCGCCATTGGTTACCAATGTTCGGATCGTATTAAGCATGTAAACCTCCCATGATCGATATGTTTCGTATTGCGGCCCATTTCCATAACAACGCTCCTAGACTGGCGGTTTGATAAGCCGGATCTAGATTAGAGGTTTGTACCATTTTCCACAATGACTCGTCGTCATATGCCAGTGAAACACGCGACATGGTATCAATGTCAGCTGACCGGCCAACAAACATCGAGTCGTTAATTGACCATAGCCCGTTGCCAAATACGTCCTTTTTGACAGCTGATCGTATCACACCGCCCCATTCGACTGAATTTCTCTTACCGAGCATTATCCTCGACGTCATTTCGGTTGACCGCAGACCTTGCAACGATCTAACCATAACTAAATCAAAACGTTGATTGTTTTCAATCTCATGGTTTTTCTTGTTGAGAATTGAAAGATACATTGCTCGAAGATGATCGGTATGTTGATATAGATGTGCGTCGGTGATGCCTGGCCCGTGATTAACGATGTCACCTAGGTGATGTCGCCGAGGATTTCTCGTTGGTGATGATCTAGTAACATTGAAATTCATCGGGAAAACCCCAGTATCGTTACCAACAACATGGGTAAAAATGGTGATAGTCGCATTGTCAACGGGTGGTAACGGCTCGATCTCCGATCGAGAGTCGTCGGATACACCATATATACATACAGCAATGTTGTTATATGATTTCATAGTTGTCGATTCGCCCCTTGAGATCGACATAGTCTTTTGATCTCATGACTTTGATATTTGGCCAGGATGACCGAATGAGTAATCCGCAGCTTTTAAAGTAATAATATAAGGCTAATTCTGGAGGATAGTCTAGTTTGTTCGGATCGTTGTTTATGTAATCAGCTTCAATGAATGGTAGATGATCATGAAATGCCGCTGCTTGATCATAAGTTGCACTGTCTGCCCAGAAAAATATGTCGCTGATCCTAAATGCATTCCATTCCTTCTCCCAAAATGGATGCGTGATATAAACCGTATTTGGTTGCGGTGGTTTGATATCAATGGGGATGGTGAAAAATAGATCGGATCGCATCCTTATCACCACGTCGTACCGTGTATTGGTACTTATTTCGTGTTGCCTTTTTAGATGGGCACATTTCATTAGGCTGTTGAATTGATCCAATGACCAACAGCATATGGGATTTTTGACCTCATAAAATTCGCTAGGCACGGATAGCTTTGATTCAAACACGAATGATTTTGGTTTTAGTGTTTGTATTATTTCGGCTTTTTCTTCGTTTGTTAGTAACACAGGATCAAATGATAATGCATGTCCATTTTGATTGCTGGTCCAAATCTGCCTTGGCATGGAGTTGTAGTCCCAAAAATGAAAGAAAACATCAATATTTGCATTGAGATGGGACAGGTTATCAAACCAATTTTGATAACAGGTTTTCCACTGCCTAGCTTGACCACTTAAACATAGAGCTATTTTCATCGGAAATTCTCCGTGTAATCGTCTAGTAATCCAGTTACGGTTGTTTGTAACATCGATTGATAGCCGGTTTGATCGATCTTTAACATTTCGTTGACGAGATTTGAGTTCTGATGGTAGTGGCCGGCAATGATGGTCTTCCATGCATTGTCAGCATCGGTGCTTGACAGCCATCGTTGCCATTTATCTCCGTTAATAACCTCGTTGGAAAATTGATTCCATAGTTTCGACAGTTGATTACGACAACAATGTGTGTGTAGAACCCGGGTTTGCATGGCACCTAGTTGTGGAGCAATATTCATGGCATCAACTCCGGCCTTGGCCCTTGATCTTATTTGATCATTGGTTAGATAATCAGCGTTGTGTTCCTTGAATAGAAACCCACGCTCATGGACCATGTCTGTTAGTTTCTTAACACGATCAACATCAAATGTCCCGACCTGCTTATCCTTAACAAGGCTACCGGTCTGTGCGACCACAAATCGGATATTGTTCCGGTATGGTTCTAGTAGATCAAGGTCCTTGGATAGGGTCTCGTCGATGCATGCTTCTCCGATGTTTTCTTCTGAACCGTATTCAAGCATCATGTGTGGTGCTTGCTTGAGAATGTGTTCTATCAAGGATATTGCGGTTCGTTCTCTCTGATACAGAACCTTGCTTGGATCCACATGTATGAGATCTATTCCGTTATCAATGTCAGTATCAATGGTTCTCATGACTTGGGCAATGGCTGCGGCCTGATCCAACCCTTGATCAGCATTCTTGAAATATGGTCCGCAGTGATCTCTGCATACCAGCACATTTGCTCCTGAGCTGCGAACCCTATTGATTAGTTCAGCTGTAGTACAAACATACCCGCCCTGATAATCTACCTGATTCCTGGACGCAACCATCATAAATGGTTGATCTTTCAATTTGGAATAATCACAGATGATGTCGATGAGATCTAGGCTCATCGGACCAAGTCCCAGCTTAGGTAGTTCCATGGGTAAGTTCCTTCTCTAGCCTATCAAATTCGTTTGGATCGATTGATATACCGGTATAGATATTAAATTGTCGTATGAACTGATATTTATAAAAGATTAATCCTCCAACATAATCAGTACCGGTTGTTAAACACTGATTGGCTAGGGATCCGGGCTTGGTGGCAAGATCTATGACCAATCTGGATCCTGGTATCATTTCTAATGGCGACTCTGGGATAGATGTACCGGCAGCGGTTGCATTTATGATCACATCGGCCGGTTGGTGTCTTTCTTCCCAGTTACCCAAGGATCTAGAAAACATGGTTGCTCGGCCATTAATCATCCGATGTATCATTGATCCTATGGATCCGTTACCTAGTATGGTTACTCGATCATTGTCATTAATCATCGAAAGAACATGCTCAGCTCCGGCGAGATCAGCGTTGTATCCAATTAATTTCCCGTTATCAACTAACACGGTATTGCAAGTATTGTGCTGCTTGACAGAATCGTCGACCTTGTTAAGCAAGGGTATTATCGTTTTCTTGAACGGCATGCTGATGCTGATACCGCACAGATGTCCCTGTGCAATCTCGGTGTTAATGGTGGACTGTAGATCTACACACGCAAGGGCGGTGTAATGATGTCCTGTCAGTTGGAAGTCATTGAAAAACCTGTTGTAAAAATAAGTTCCGGTTTTTCCTGGATGGGATGCTAGACTAATGAATCTATGCATTTGACAGTTCACTGAATAACTTTAGACCTAGGCACCATAGCAGATCGTTAAATGGCGGGGCATGCAACGGTGCCATGTTCCAGAAAATCAACGGCACCAACTGTTCAACTTTTTTGGTATCCATGCCCATATCTGATGTAAAAGCTAGAATGGTATCCCTGGCATTCTCAATATCAACACTTGGGACGGTGAGTTCGTAGTTGCCTTTTCCGTCATTGGTAACTGAAAATTCGTTCTTTTTGATTTTCGAATAATCAATGATGCAGCCGCCTAACAGCTTGGATAGGTCATAATAGATATCACCGGCAAAGCTTTCCTGTCCGAAGCGTGGACGCCAGTCGATCGCACGCAATCCGCCGTCTGGTTTGACTATTATGTTATCAAACTGTAGATCGCCGTGTATCCATGCGGGTCGATTTTCCGTAGCGAGATATTCCCAATTTATCGAGCTGAGATAGTCGCTCCAATTACCAACTACCACACCATTGACGCTTTTCGCGTGTAGCACCGGCCTGTGTTCGTTAACAAATACCAGTATTCGATCCCTGGATTTAGTTCGATAGAATTCCATGCAAGAATCTCGAAAGTTACCGGTCGGTACGGATTTCCACACGTCGGTCTTGAGCCACGTGAGCACGCGAGGTAACAGGTCCGGCGACATTGAGTGATACGCGGTGTCGCCGTCGATCTTATCATACACCAACATCTGATCAACGAATTCGACGTTTTGTGGTACCACAGTATCTCCGATCTTTTCGGCACGGATTTTCCGCTGCTTCATGTGTTCCCAGATTGCAGCCCATTTCAATACCTTACCGTTGACCATCCATATCATTTCATCCTTCTTGGTGAAATCATAGGGTTCTGATTTTCTCACGGCTGTAAGATAGTCATCTCTGTTCCCCATGTCAATCCAGCTTTTCAGCGGATGCAGCTCGCCGCCAGTGTTCAACGAATCTATGAATTCCGTGGATTCAGTTTTGATCAATCGATCGAAAAACCCTCGATGATCGGCAATGTACATCAATCCGGTAAATGCGGTCCAGTCCTCATTTTGCGTCTGCTTAAAGGATATTTCCAGTTTGTGGTTTGATTTCCTAAACATGGTGTATAGGTCTGATCGATCTGTTGGGACCAATTTGGTAAAATAGGTATCCTTGGATAATTGACCGATCGGTAAGCTGTCATTGAAATACGTGTCACATGCAACATACCAGAACGGACTGGCAATGCTGGCTTGGCACTCGCGCAAGGTGTGTGCGGTACCTGCACTTGCTCCCTTGTAATTTTCGATCTCAACAAATTCAATGGAACGATCCTGATACATGGCTTGGATCAGAGATTTCACTTGCCAGTTATAGTGACCAATGGGTATTATGAACCTGGTATCGTGCGGAAACGCATCAATGATATGTGCAATGATTGGCTTACCGAGATATGGTAGCATGCATTTGTGCATGCGATCAACGAGATTGCCCATCCTAGATCCCGTACCAGCAGTTGGTATGACAACGGTTTCAGGCATGTTCAGATGCGATCCGCCCATTACCTCGCCGAGAATCATCTTGCAGCCTGATCACATCGTCTAGCTCTGGTGTGCTGGCCTCGATAAATACCAAGTCGCTAATAGCAATAACCCGATGTATGGTGCCCGGATTGATGTCGAAGCTCATGCCTGGTTTGAGATCATGTGCGGTAACATCTTCTAGATACCATTCGAGGGTTTCAGCAGTTAGCCGGCCTCCGAGGTAATCGTTGATCGGAAATGGACGATTTCCTAAAATTAGAATACCTTCTCCACTTAGCACATAGTTGGTTTCTTTCTTCTGTTGATGCACTTGCAAGCTCGATCGATGACCAGCGGTGAACAGTATTTTCTTAAGGGCGTATGGCATTCTAATACCGTCGGAGATCCATTCCTCTTGTCCCCATGGTTTTGAAACTATCTTCGGTGTCATGACTGGATTACCTCATTTTTTGTTGTGAGCACAGGTTCGTATATCCTTAGGTATGCTTGATGCAAATATGTAGCCCAAGTTTGGTGACCTTTTATCATGGGATGATGGCATTGGCTCAGCGGTATGTTGTTATCGACACAAAATTTTAACATGCTGGAATTTTCGTGCATATCAACAAATCTAGCATCATTTAGATATGCAAATTCCGTGGGAAATTCTTTCAAATGGTCTATACTGCTATTCGGAAAACACATGCCACCGATGCTATTGAAAAATAAGAATTTAATTTGAAGATTTTCCAGAATATTAGCCATTACATAGACGTTTTGCAAATGTTTTCTGATGCATTCTCGTTCATCAGTTAGATACTGATTTTTGATGTTCTGATACAGATCCAACTGGTTTTTAAGAAAGGATGGAAAGGAATTAGCAGCCCACTGATTTGAAAATTTTTGCCAAGTATTCATGTTACACCAGTTTCTGGTGTTTCGATATGACACAAATACCTCATCTCGTTCAATCGATGTCCATCCCAATACCACCAATAGTTCGTGTCGTTGATCGGTTGGCCAGTTGCGAATAAATTCGATGGTTCGCCGCATCATCCGTGTGTTGCTGCCGCCTCCATATCCGTCATTAACATGATCGGCATTCATCAGGGCGGCCAGTCGTTGTGGCCACGACAACAGCCGCTGCACATTTTCTACCTTATCAGGTGATGATGCGGCGATCATCGGGTCCGATTCGATGCCATTACCCGCCGTCCAGCTGCAACCATTTGCATAGATAAACTTGATCATCGGAGCAACTTGTATTATTTCACAACAATGGTTTTGCAAAGTTGATAAAATTGCGCAAGCTCGGGGAATGTACTGATGAAGTTGGTACCTCTCCTCTTGTCGTGCTCATCAACAAATACTGCAAAGTCTCTTCTAGCGGCATTGATGCTGATGTTTTCATTTCGATGGGGCGGAGCCTTGGTAAAGTTTATTAGCCGCTCGAGGTGTAGGATTTCATAGTGCATGAAATGTCCGGCCTTGGAAGTATCAGTGTTGGCCTTCATGAACTCCATTGCAGGATCAAGATCATTTTTATGCTCGTTGGTTAATATCGAAAGGCACTGATGATGTGGGTATCGCAGGATGGATATGTCGAGGCTTAGTCTGGTAGTACCATGCTTGGCCTTCAACCCCAGCAGATCAGATAACAGCGTGGTATATGTGGTGATGCTAAACACGTTGGCGGTGCTCATTATGGTCACGCGACAATCTGGTATTTCGGTTAAAAATTGATCTATCGTTGCGTACCATCTCTTATAATCAAGACCAAACCTTCCATATTCTGCTGCCGCTCCGGCAGCATCGACGCTGGTAAACAGATTAAAGCTCTTGATCTTTTTTTCGACTATTAGATGCTTCACCTTCTCCATGAATGGGTTAAGCTTTGAATCCGGTACACATGCATTGGTGTTTACAGCAAGCTCGAGCTGTGGTTGTGGACGTTCACTTAGGAAATCCAACACCTTGAAAGTATCATTGGCCAGCAGCGGCTCACCACCTGTTATGCGGAAGATTCGCAAATCCTTGACCAATGAGGGCCACCAATCCCAGAACGCTTCAACATAGGGATTATGCTCCTTGTGATGTATCGGCATTTCCTTGTTAGCTCGATACCACTCGAGATTATTAAATTTGCCGGAAGTTGGATACGGTCCGTGGTGTTCTATTTCTTCGGTCCAACGGCTTGAATAGACCGGAGAACAATACGAACACTTGAAATTGCAAATGTTGCTGAAGCTTACTTCTACATATGATGGGTTGATGTTACGCTCGGGAACATTATTGACGATTTCTCCCATGCGATCGGCGCTCCATGGAGCAGCTGACTTGGCTACGCGATCGGAAAAGAATTCGTCCTTGTCGTAGTTTGGTAGATCCTCGACATTCCAGCAATACTGGCATTCGGTCGGTCTTTTGCCGTCGATCATGTCTTTTCTTTGCTGTTTTTTGAACTGTGTGTTGTGCAGGGCAGATGGGTCCTTTGCAAGCTCGTCAAGTGGTACCAGATGTGTTCTCGGGTGGTGGCAGCTATGGGTCCGTCCATTGTGGAGATGAAGGGTTACTTGGGTCCATTTTGCCGCACAAAAGCTAGGGCTCACGTTGTTTAAGTCCTTCTTAACCTCTGCATATGCATCTTTTGGGTCTCTCATGGATTTCTTACCTGTTCAATAAATTTAGTATATGATACTGGCCTAGACGGACGATCGTCAATGTTCCTCTGATTGACCATCCGTAATGATCAACGTTAACATGCTTTTAACGTCTAGGAGCGCAGAATGATATGATCGTTTGGGGAACAAGCTTTGGTAGCCATGATGCTGCACTATCGGTGATAGACCTGGCGACGGATCGTATCGTTTTTGCCAGCCACTCCGAAAGATTTTCCGGCCGAAAGGACGATCCTAATCTTTGCCAGGAGTTAATTGATCACGCGGTGACTTCCTACGGACTGCCGCACAAGATATTTTATTATGAGAATCCGTGGAAAAAGAAGCTGCGATATCTAGCAAGCGGCCAAATTAGGCATATTTTTGAAGATAGTCCAAAAACCAGCATGGTTAAGCTCGGTATTGATGCACCGATACATTATGTTGATCATCATCATAGCCATGCTGCTGCTGGTTATTACACATCTGGATATAGCAACGCAACGATCGTTGTGGTTGATGCTATCGGTGAGCTAGCAACACTAACCATTTGGGACGGTGTTGGCACGACACTAACCTGCCGATATCAACAGGATTATCCCCATAGCTTGGGCCTGTTTTACAGTGCCATGACCGAGGCAGCGGGATTCAAACCGGTCGGTGAGGAATACATTTTCATGGGTAAAGCTGCCTATGGAGATCCGTCAGTGATGTCTGATTTTTTGCAGGAAAATTTCCTTGATTTTGATAATAATCGGCGTATCGTTGGACTTCGACACAACTTACATGCAGGTGCGAGACATCTGCTACCAACCGATATTTCTCCTGAGGATCTGGCTGCAGGTGCCCAGCATGTTTACGAGCTAGCGTTGCATCGAGCATTAACATGGGCATGGCAGAATCTATCCAGCTCTAACTTGGTCCTCATGGGAGGGTGTGCCTTAAACTGCGTAGCCAATACAAATATTTCCAAGTGGCACGGTTGGCGCAATGTTTGGATCATGCCGAATCCCGGCGATGCCGGCAGTGCGATTGGTGCGGTGTTAGCCCGTACCAGACGTTCGATCATCTGGGATGGCCCGTATCTAGGGTACGAAATCACCGGGGATTATCCGATAAAATCCGCATTGTCAGCATTGAATACCGGTGGTATTGCCGCCGTGGCCAATGGCCGCGCTGAATTTGGTCCCCGAGCACTGGGAAATCGCAGCATTCTCGCTGATCCACGGATACCTGACATTAAATTGCAAATGAATTGGTTGAAAAAGAGAGACCAGTTTAGGCCATTTGCGGCAGCCATACCAGAACATCTAGCCCACGAATACTTTGTAATCCCCCAGAACACATCAAGTCCATACATGCAATATGTGTTCGAGGCCAAGGATCGATCCAGGTTTCCTGGAATGGTGCATGTTGATGGCACTTCGAGGATACAAACCGTTAATCATCAACAACATCCGAAATTTTATCAGCTATTGATGGAATGGTATAATGAAACCGGTTGTCCGATGTTGATCAATACCAGCTTAAACATCAAGAATCAGCCGTTGGTCAACACGGAGCAACATGCCCAAGATTTCGGCCTAAAATACGGTATCCCTGTATTAACCAGGGATATATCGGTATAAATACCACGTTAATCCAAAAGGAGGATATAATAATGAGCGTTCATGATCAAATTGTTGCGCATTTCAATGCGTATCTATCAGAGCATACCAAGTTTGAAGACAAGGGTGTAAAGGCATCTGCTGCGCGGGCTCGCAAGGCCCTCGGTGAGATTGGCAAGCTTTCCAAGGCACGCCGTGCTGAAATCCAGGAATCCAAGAATTCTGCTGCTCCAAAGGAGTAATCGATGCTGGATACAATCTGTGACGTCTTAAAGGCCTCATATTCCCGTGGATGGATAACCACCAGAGACGGCAATGCTAGCCTGCGACGTCGCAGCCAGCCGTGGATGTATGTAACTCCGACTGGTGCGCGAAAGCAATCGCTCACCAGCGAGCAGATGCTCAAGTTACAATTCCCTGATTCTGACGACGGGCTAGAACAGCCGTGGGAACACATGTCCCGGGTCGACGACGAATATCAGCGTAAGATCGTCGGTCTTAATCCGACCGGGGAATTACCATTCCATTATTTGTTGCAAAGCAAGCTGTCGACCAGCAACCGAGTGGTGGTTCATTTGCATTGTACCTACACCGTAGCTGCTATAAGACGCGGGATTGATCTACAAAACCTGCGCAATGACTTTCCCGAGCTCAACGGCTTGACCCGTGTTGGTCCAAATGTTCCGTTTTTGGATGCTAGGACCGAAAATCTCGGTAGATCCGTTTACCGTGCGTTTTCGCCGGATGAGAACGGCAAGCTAAAATACGACATCGTGGGCGTTGTCGGGCATGGTGTTGTTGCGGTTGATATTGATCCGTGGCGGGCCTTTGAGCACGCAGAACGCCTGGAGCATATATCTCAGATAGTGTTAGCGTCCGGCGTTTGGTAAACTCCGGTCTTGACAACGACAATCAATCTGCTATATTTCCCTAGCTCTCAGACCAACTCTCTGGATTTCACGGGGACCGATCAAACAACATGGTAAACATTTTTCTCGTCAGCGACACTCACTTCGGTCATAAGAACATCTGTCTGTTCAACGGACCGGACGGAAGTCCACTGCGTCCATGGGATGATCCCGATGAGATGGACGAGGCCATGGTCGAAAGATGGAACGGTGTGGTTAAACCAAATGACGTGGTTTATCACCTCGGTGACGTGGTGATGAACCGCCGATGTCTTGCTACCGTTGCCCGGCTCAACGGAGACAAACGGCTAATACTCGGTAATCACGATATTTTTGATCACAGCGACTATCTCGTGCATTTCAAACGGTTGCACGGTAGTTACAAGCTGGACAACTTCCTGCTAACCCATATACCGGTGCATATTGACTCAGTTGCCCATTGGACTGAATGTAACATCCACGGGCATGTACATGCCCACGATATTCCCAGTGGCAAGTATTTCAACGTCAGCGTGGAAATGATCGGCTACACGCCGATTAGCCTTGAGGATGCTAGGGTTCGAATCAGGGAAAAGCAGGAAAAATATAAGGTTGACATGCAGCAGAATGATGCTAATTTGCCAATTGAAAATAGGAGAACTGCCGAGTGACAACACCTACCGCTACTAAAGTTCGTTCAATTCGTCGCGACGAGGGCTATCAGGATCCAATCAAGCTTTATCTCAAGGATGTGGGCAAGGCTCCATTGCTGACCCATAAGCAAGAGATCGAAATTAGCCAAACCATCGAAGCTTCGAAGCAGGCCATCACTGATCGGCTTCTTGGGATCCCCTTGACCATTGCTACCGTTACATCCTGGATTGATGCTGCACGCATCAATGGACAGGATGCCCTCGAGGTGTTTGATATTGAACTGGATGATACCGACTCGGTTAGTCCAGACTTTCTAATACAGCTCGATCAGGTCAAGGAACTTTGTGAACGCTATCATACCGACGTGTCGAATATCGAACTGAGATCCCAGTTGGTCGAAATGTTCAACGAGCTTCCGTTGAATCCTGCTAGCATTGGCCATCTCATGGAGCAGATGATCGGCTTTAACAAGCAGGTCGTAACCATTGACGGTGAAATGCTGCGCCTGGCCGAAAGCTGCGGGATCAAGCGAGAGGAATGGCTCAAGGACTATCTGTTGAATGACGATCTTTCATGGATCGAGGCTTGTGCCGGGCGATCGTACGAACTAATGCGAACGACATATCATGAAAAAATGTCCACCATTGCAGATCGAATCAATGAGATCAACGGTCTTACCGGGATGAGCCTTCGAGAGCTCCGAGAAACCGTCAAGGATTTGCGGGTACAAGCCAAGATCAAGGAAGCCGCTATCCAACGAATGGTTACTTCCAATCTGCGTCTCGTGGTTAGCGTGGCCAAGCGATACAATCAAAACAACCCAACAACCCTGCTCGATCTAGTGCAGGAAGGCAACATCGGCCTGATCAAGGCCGTTGAAAAGTTCAAATGGCGCCTAGGCTATCGGTTTAGCACATATGCTACTTGGTGGATTCGCCAGGCTATCATCAAGGCTACTACCGAACACAGCAAGACCATTCGGGTGCCTAGCCACGTTCTTGATGCGATCAAGAAGATCAATCGGGCTGCCAAGGAATATGTGAGCTCACACGGTTACGAGCCAAGTGATGCTGAGCTTGGCAAGCTGGTTGGCATGGATCCCGAAAAGGTCAATCGCATGCTACAGGTTGCCAAGGATCCGATCAGCCTCGAAACTCCGGTCGGTGATGATGAGGACTCAAACATCGGCAACTATATCGAGGATCATTCCGCAATTGATGCCATTGAAAAGATCAACGATGACGATGTTGCTCGTGTGGTGGCCGAAGCACTCGGCACGCTAAACAGTCGAGAAGAGCGCGTAATCCGCATGCGGTTTGGTATCGGTACCATGGACGAGCACACCCTGGAGGAGATTGGTAAGCGGTTTAACGTAACCCGTGAGCGGGTTCGACAGATCGAAGCCAAGGCCTTGCAGCGCCTGCAGACCCCGCAGCGCCTCAAGGAGCTCGAGTCGGCACTCGAGGACTAAATGTCCGACCATGATTCTCTGCGGTTGATAGCGATCAACCGCAGAGATGCGGCAAATCACATGTCTTATGGTGGAGCAATATCTGGCAGGATCGCGATCGACGTAATATTTATATTGAAATATTCAATCGATCATTGATGACATTCCAATTGATGCAACGTAAAATACCTCTAATATATTTTCGTTTAGCATCACCACCCTGATAATCGAGCAGATACGCATGCTCCCAGATGTCCAAGGGCATGATCACGTCGTTCTTCCAGCTTTGATTCTTTAGGGTTTTGATCGCCCCATCTCGGGCCATGTAAACCCATCCACTGCCCTGGAACTTAGCAGCTTCTTCTACCAATGCATCCCTGAAATCTTCAAAGCTGCCGTGTATTTTTTCAATCAGCTCGAGGCTAGCTCCCTTGGCTTGATTGTTAACCTTTGGTGGTTGTAGCTGTGGCCAAAATAGGTTATGCAGCATCGCACCTGCACGATTGAACTCGGGATCGCCCTCGCCCTTGTTAAACCTATCAACGTATCCACGACTCAACACGTCGTAGTGCAGCTTAACGGTTTCTCGACCCATCACCGGTTCAAGCGCATCGTGCTTGTACGGGAGATCAACCAGGGAGAGAGTTTCCTTGGCTTCTAATATGTGTTGGAATCTCATGTCATTATTTACCGATTATTGACCCGAGTTAATAACTACCAATATAATTCGATATCCATTATAGGGGGTAACAGCATGGGCAGGCGCAGCACCATTGAAAAAAATAGAGTTTATGTTGAATGTACCGATGCTTACCGTCGAGTTAAAGGGCAGATAATATCCAGGGACGAAAATGTGCTGACCGTTGAACTCCCGACCGGGGCTGTCATGGAATTAACTCGTCGGAATCACAAGGGAATATATGCATTCCAAGCTGGGTTGTTGGAATTTATCTCGGACGGCAAGTTAGTGGTTTAGAGCCACTAGATCGGTGTGATTTGACCGGTAAAAATAAAATTGCTGGTACCGTTGTTGCTTGTTACTACAACAGAATCGTTGGAATTAATACAGATCTGTTGTAGATACAAGCTATGCCCATAGTGCAACGTTGATTGGTAAGCTATGTAACTTTCAGAAGACAGAACGTTACCGCTGGTTACAAGTGCAACGCTAACGGTATCATTCTCGGTTCCTTGGTTCATGCAAAAGATCGTGCCGATCGCAGTTTCATTCTTTGGTGGGCCAATCATGGATGGTATCGTGGTTGGCTGATAGAGAACACTAGGAATTCCTGCGATTGGCTTGATTTCCTTGAGCACCGGTTGCTTTGGCATAGCGTATTTATGCCATGTTATTTCATGGTTCGAGCTAGGTCGAACTTAGTCGTCCCAAGATGGCGTATCTCTCGGCTTAGATCGGTGTCGATCTGTATGGTATAGCCAGCAGCCCTGGCCTTGGTGCAAAAATAAAAGTCCTCACCTATGTGATCATTAAACTCGTCGTGCCACGACACTTCAAACCATGGCTTGTCAAGGCTCTTATGTACTTCGGTTTTAACCAGCATGCATCCCATCCCGACTCCTTCAACCTCAACCAGTTGATCACCTTGGACATTGTATCCGAGCCAGCTGTCCCAATCGCCGATAGAACGATATGCTACACCCTTGAATGGATAGGTTCGGGTGGAATAGTTGCAAGCAACAATATCCGTGTTGTGTGATAACAGAGTCTCGATGCAGTTAACCGGAAACATCATATCACTATCAAGCCACATGATGTGCGTTGCATCACTTGATATGGCCGTTTCAGCAAGACGCTGTCTTTGTTTAGAAATCAAGCTGCCCGTTTCCATTAGGACATTGACCTTGATGCCAACACTGTTGCAAAATTGGACCAATTGTATCAGATTATAGGCAAATAAGCTGTGAATGCTGTCGCGGCATGGCACGCATATCGAGATCTTGCTGCTCTTGCTGTTCTTGCTGTTTAATTTAAGTTTCATCGTTAACCGTTCGGAACACCGTTGGTGTTTACGCCAAGCGTTTCTTCAACCTCAGCGGTTGTATTCTTGATCAATGCTGCATATCGAATGCAGATTCGAGCAGCATCCTCAAATGCATCAACTGGCAAGCATGTCATCTTGTCCATGGTATCTTTGGTGGTCCGCCCGATGGTCATCAGTTCTAACGCTGCCTGTCGTCCGAGATAATTGGACCAATATTCAGACTCCTGATCAGAATATTCTGAAATGATAGCGTTTCTCATATCAGGGTCGATGTCGCTGTACCATGCAACCGCTTGTTGATACTTTTGATTGAGCTCTGTAATGGTCCGCCGGGTATCTATGTGACTATCATCGTAAGAGCCTTCCAATTTATCAATCTGCGCACGTAGCTGTTCTATTTCTTTCATCACCGCGACAATTTGTCGCGCCGGGGTCGGATAAGCCTCTAGAAAGAAATGTTCAAATTCGTAGTCAGATCGTCCGGTTGGAATAGAATTTAGGATTTTGATAATTTCGGTGATGTCCATGATAAGGTCCTTTCCAATAAATTGTATGGAAACCCTGTTGAACGATCAAGTTAAATGTAGTCGTACGGGCCGGTGCGTCCGCCAAACGTGGATGACAGCGTGATTGTTCCGGATGATACACCTATATACGACCCTAGAGTTGCTCGTAGGCTGACATTAGATCCAGCTGACGCTGTGATATTGGTATAGGCTTTATACACTCCGCCCATTCTAATGGCTGACCCGGTGTTTGGAATCGCAATTGGCATGATCTATTTATCAACCTTTTATGATTTTATCAAGAACTTCTGCTGGCAATGTATTGCCGAACGCTGCCAACTGTTACCAGCCCATCGGGTCCTCGTAAAATTGGATTAGCTCGCGCTACCGCCTGGGGGCTGAGATTTGGATGATTTCCAATGACATAATCATCTGGCTTACCAACTGCGGCTGGATAAAAAGTTGAAAGATATAGATCACCGGTGGTTGGATTGGCCGGTAGTCGAACGCTGCGGTAATACTGGGTGACCGGTCCGCACATCTGTTCCCCAGGTGACATCTGCAGGATTTGTTCGGTGCTGTACCCCAGGCCTCGTGCGGTACTCGGCATTATCTGTATTAATCCGGCAGCCTGTGTACCAGGATTCAATGCAGTCACTCCGTTTCTACCGCCAGGTGCATAATTGGTCCCCAAGCCGCTTTCTATCTGCATGATCGCAAGTATGCTGTCGGCTGGAACATTCTTTTCCTTGGCAAGATTATCAAGGCATTCCATGAATCTAGCATCGTTGCGATAGTTTTCTGGCAATCGGGCGCGCGCCGCATCGCTGATTGGTTGGTACCCAACACCGTCTCCTCCCGGAGTAATGCGATTGGCCGGTGTGGTCGACACAGGCTCTCCTGGGCTACCAGCGGTGGCATTTTGTATTCCACCACCACCCGACCAGCTTCCGGTCCCGGTATCGCGAGGATTGGTCTGCGGGCCACCTGGTAGCTCTATCGACACAGCAGCACGGCTTGGTGCAAGTTCTAGGGCAGCGGTTTCTGGCACCGGCGTTTCTCGGTAATCAATTAGCTCGACCTTGGTTTCAAATCCACCAGGAGTTTTGACATATATCCCGTTGTCCCCTGCCCTGATTTCCCAATTACCGCCTAATACTATCTTGTCAGCATACAAAACTGCACCCTGGCCGCCTACACCGCCAAACGAATTGGCCTGTACCTGATTAGCGGTTATTTGATTGGCGGTTATGCTGTCAGCATTTACATCGGTCATGATTTTTCCTCGGTCTTATGGTATTTAACGACCCGTTAACCGGTATCTTTAGAATAGCTCTGGATGTTTCTTGCTGTATAGACGCATTATTTGACCAGCAACAGAATTGGCCTCGTCTTCTTGGGGGCTGCCTGTCTTACCAGAATCCTGTGATAGCTCTCCGTTTAGATCCTGCCGATAATGTACCAATTCATGTGCGAGGCTTCTAAGAACGTCCAATATGTGCCGATGTTTTGGATACAGATGTATTCGTTTATTGCCAGGGCTATAAGCTGCAAAGCTGTTTGATTCTTTATTGGTTATATGACGATCTATGAGGCGCACGTCTGGTACGGTTTTGAGTTCCAGATGCTCGCACGCAAATCGAATGAAATCGATCAGGGTCGACGCAGGATTTTCACCATGTATTAGATCCATCATTTTCATCGTATGGTATTTATGGTTGACGTGCCGATTCTATAATGCAAACTACTGAGACGGATCAATGTTGTATTTTTATCATCGAGGAATCAAGACAATGCTAGGGCTAATTTATTATGTGCTGTTACTTGTGGTGGTACATCAATTGGTAGTATCAGCAGCAACTGGCCACTACCTTGTGGTGTTTTTGTGTGCGATAATTGGCGCTCTGCTTACGACGATCAAGCAGCAGAGCGTCAAATCTTGAACTAAAATAATTAGACCGATGTGCTAGTCAGACTTGATGCCTTGCTCTTACGAGGAGATCTCGCCTTCTTTTCTGCTGGCACCGCTGTTGGATCCTTGGGTTTCTTGGTCCTGGGAGATTTCTTTTTTGATTCAGCGACCGGTGCAGGAGCAGGATCAGCACTAAGAACTACATATCGCGAATCAGCAATGATCGTAGCTGGTTGTGATGCTGCAACAACTGGTGCTGGGCTGCTTTCGACTGGCTTGGCAGCCGGCGGCGGAGCTGGGGTTTCGGATAACCAGTTTAGCAGTCGTTTGAATATATTCATGGGTATTCTCCTCCTTGTATTCCATTATATATCCAGGTTTTTTGATTGTATAATCAAAATATTTGAATTGACCCATTGACCCACCGATTTCCGATATCTACAATGGAGATCTTAGCAACGGGACCACGATCCCAATCACAAGGAGAATAACATGACCAAAATCACTGCAAATGCCAAGACTCGTCTGCTGTCCTATCTGAAAAACGGCAAGACGTTGACCGTAGCCCAGGCCCGCAGCCGATTCAAGATTGCCAATCCGACCGCTCGAATTTCTGATCTACGTGCTGATGGTGCAAACATCGTCACCGAGATGCGCGAAGGTCGCGATGGTATTGAGCGTGCAGTGTACAGCCTGGCGCCGACGCGCCGGGTCCGCGCTCGCGCCTAATCGGTAACACATTATCGAACAGAATGCCCGGAGAAATTCCGGGCATTCTGTTGATCAGAGGAGATTAATGGAAAGCTACCAGACCTGGATCACCAACTGTCCGGCAGATGATGCGTTTGAACGATTGGTTAGGTATTGCCACGAGGATCCAGATGGATCTTATACGATCGGTCCGCCACATGAAACGGTTTCTTTTTGCCAAAATGGATCATACATATATTATTCTGGAATTGAAATTATATCTGATCGTTCACGGGGCTGCACGGTTTCTGAGCTCGAAAGCATGGATTATCGTGGAATATACAAATGTTTACCAACTAACCCTACTAAAGTTGATATATAATCAGGTTTAGGCACAGGGAGAACTGACCAACATGGCATTTGAACGAAAAGGATTAAAAACATTGGTCGAAGGATCTCCCAGGATCCTAAGCTACATAACCGATGATACCGCAACAACGGTATCAAAACGCTATTATTTTCAGGATATCAGAGATAATTTAGCGTTTGGAGATTGGATCTTTGTTACCACTAGCACCGGTGGTGTTATTTTGCATGTGGATGAGATCGACCCTCTTGAACTGGGATCGCCTCGATGAGCGCCAACAGTTTTGTTAAATCCATGTTGTTTAACGAGCTCCGCTGGAGGACTAGATTAACTGATGGGGATATTACCATCATTGTTGATTCATTCATGGAACAGATCGAACGGCGCCGGCACACCATTGTACCGACATACCTCACTGATAACATGTACGAAACACAAAAATACATCGATCCGGATATTGAATTCAACAAGGCGAACAGCCTTTATAAATCGGCACTGGCAGAATACAACAAACAGTCGGCTAGGCCTGCTGATTTGGATGAAACAAGCGGATTTTGGTGATTCGTGCTCGAGGATTGATGTTTATTGCTACACCGATCATCTTGTGATATTATAAATTTCACCATCCATATCATAATAGGAGACAACATGAAGGGTATTGGAGAAAAGATTGCACCGTTCCAATTCGTTGGCGTAAAGCCAAAGTTTAACAATCATGAGGAAAACGGCGAATCTGCATTTGAAACCATAACGGAATCTAGCTTCCCGGGAAAGTGGAAGATCATTTACTATTACCCAAAGGATTTTACCTTTGTCTGCCCAACTGAGATCGTCGCGTTTGATCAGCTAGCTGCTGACTTTGCCGATCGAAATACCGTACTTCTAGGTGGCAGCACCGATAATGAGTTTTGCAAGCTAGCATGGCGACAGGCACATCCAGATCTAAATCGTCTAGGGCATTGGAGCTTTGCTGACACGCTGCCCCCGTATGGATCGGCTCCGACGGATGAAGGATTTTATCGAGGGAACCTAATCGATCAGCTTGGTATCAGGGATCCTACTGCCGGTGTGGCCCTGCGTGTTACCTATATCGTTGATCCGGATAACGTCATCCAGCATGTCAGTGCTAACAATCTCAACGTTGGTCGAAATCCGGCGGAAACCTTGAGAATCCTCGACGCCCTTCAAACCGGTGAGCTATGTGGCTGTAATCGAGACGTCGGCGGCTGTACCCTTTGATCAATTAGTTGATTTTTAAATAAAAGCAGGCAGTGGTTGCCTGCTTTTATTTTGATTAGTTGATGCAATCATCTTCAGGTCTTATAATTAAATCAACAGCATCATTGGAGAAATAAATGGCCAAGGAAGACGCGTCGTCTATGGATCTAGAAGATCACAACATACATCTTTTCATGGATGACTTTGACAGCAAAACCGTAAAACCTGTCATTGAATTCATCATGCAGAAGAATCTCCTACCAACTGCTAAACGACCCAAGCATCTAACCCTGATGATCAACAGCCCTGGTGGCGATCTCAATGCTGCATTTGCATTAATAGATATCATGCGAGGCAGTTCAATTCCGGTACATACCGTTGGTATTGGGCAAATTGCCAGTTGTGGATTGCTGACATTCATGAGCGGCAAAAAGGGCAAAAGAATGCTCACCCCGAATACCAGCATACTCAGCCATCAATATAGCTGGGGCGGTTATGGCAAGGAGCACGAGTTATTTGCTAGGGTTCGAGAGTTTGAACTAACGAGCGAACGGCTCATGGCACACTATCGCAAATGTACCGGTCTTGATGACAAGGTCATCAAGAAATTGTTGCTGCCTCCTGAAGATGTTTGGCTCGATGCCGAACAAGCTGTTAAGTATGGCATAGCTGACGAAATCAAGGAAATCTAACATGGCATCATTTTTTGATCAAACGGTGTCGGCCGTCACCGAAAGGCCTACGATGGTCTACGGGCTGAAATTTTTTCCAAATCTCGAGCCCATCGTGGATAATAATCAGGATACTCCGGCATTTGGATGGCCGTCCGGACCAGAGGTCTCAGATTGTAATCTGTCCGTGGTCTCCGATGTGATCAAACGCCTTGGGAATCGCTGCCGAGTGATACTGGAAATTGGTGTGCATCGAAATGAAGGCCGAAGCATGACCAACATATTAATGGACAATCGACCAGTTGGATCAACGTATATCGGGGTGGATATTAACGATAAAAGTTATCTAAACGACCAGTCCACGGGCATTTATACCATTCGATCCAATAGCCACGATCAACAAAAGATCCGTGCAGCATTGATGGAAATCGGTGTTCAGCAGATAGATCTGCTGATGATCGACGGCTGGCACAGCGTTAATACCTGCGTGAATGATTGGGCTTATACCAATCTCCTAAGTGATCACGGTGTGGTCATCCTGCATGATACCAATGCACATCCCGGGTGTGTTGCATTGTTCCATGCGGTTGACGAGGATTTGTTTGTCAAGTCTAGATTTTGCGACGACGATAACGACATGGGCATTGCTACGTTTTGGAAGAAAAGCTAAGAACACTTGATTTCTACTTGCGATAGTGTTAAAAAGCATTCTCAGCAAGGAGATATAGCATGTTTTTCCAGCGTGATACGAAGTTTTACATCGGTCCTCTTTCTGACGTGCAGATTGATAGCTTGCAAGCACGTCCAGAGCTGCGATCAAGTGGAATCGCATGCATGGCTTGGGACGGTAAGGTTGAGACGTATCTAACCATCCCTGCTATTGAGCCGAATCTAGAGATCCTGCGCGATCTCAAACGGATGGACATAATCAACACATGACGATGCATATGGTCCACCCGGGATTAACCACCCTCAATACCAGAAAGACCAAGAAAAAGCCTTCTGTTAAACAGCAACAGGTTACAGCCAAGCACGATGCTTGGCTGCGTGCCCAGGGAGTGCATCCGGAGCAGCTTGCAATGCGCAAGGACTCAAAACCAAATAAACTACAATTAAATCTTTCAGTTGATCGATCTGGCCCACAGTGCAATAACGGGTTTGCGCCAGCAGGCGCCAAGAACAGTGTGTTTGACAGCCAATGGAAAAAGACGTATGACGACGATCCATCTATGGCAGCTAGGGAAGAAACCGCCCTTAAAAAGGCTGAGGCCAAGACTAAACGGATAGCACCAGCCTATTCAAAAGGCGCATACCAATACATTACATCAACTGACAGTTTGCAAGATATTGGTAAGAAAAAATAACATGTTGCTCCTTTGAAGCGATAGAGTAGTCAGGGACTGCAATCCCGTGGACTACATTTATTTATAACAATATACAACTTATCACTTGACGGTAGTGCCCGCTACTGCTATATTCTTTGAGAGTCAATATGACCAATCTCAAGGAAGGTAACGGTCGCGGCCGTACCTAGATCCTACAAGGTGGTCAACCATTCTTCAAACGCCAGTCGGTCGTCGACTGGCTTTTTTGCGCCAGCGATCATTCGGTCCGGCATGAATTCCTGGAATTCATTGATAACACAGCACTTCTTGGGCCAGGTATTGGTAACAAACGTTTCTTTGATTTTTTTTGAGATCTCAACTGAATGCTGATCTAGAAAACTGCGGGAATCAATGCCGTTGGATTGATTCCAGTTGGCATGTGCGGCTTGATATCTGCAAATGCCTGGACTGGCTTTCCACGAACCTATGTGTTCACTCAACTGAAACTCCCACAAGGAGTATCTAGTCAACAGATTTTCAGAATATCGATCCTCATATTTTTTTACAAACGGTATGAATAACTTATAATAACCGTGGGTATTTTTTTTATATTCGTCGACATTGAACTGCTCATAAAAGCCAACGTTGGTGCTTTTTCTAAAATCGACTCTCATCATTAGGTACATCAATCAATCCTTGACATTTGGTCTATCATGTGTTATTTAATAATAATACACGTAAGCTGAAGGTGTAAGCAATGCGATATTCGAATCCAGTTCAACGAGATCAACCAGTTAAGGTGACCTGCATTGACAACGGGAAAACCATTGATGCGATCCTAGTGGATCGATTCCAGGAGAAGATTGTCGTTGAACTACCTGGTGGTATTCGAATGACCATGCATAGACATCAAACGCAAACGAATATATACATTACAAACAACAGTGGGATGGAATTCCAATGCAAACTAACAACGTAAACGCAGCAGCCAATACCACACCGGCTACTTTTCCGAAACCGTTGTTTTCTTATATCGGTCGAATGTACCATGCCGTGGTTGCCGCAGGGATACCGGTTGGTTCTCTTAATCGAGATCGTGCTGACACGGTGGTAAGGGATCTATCAAGGACCAATTGGAAGAAAGATAATCTTGACATACACGCCATGTGGAACAGCGGTGGTGATACGTGGGGACAACTGATCAAGGATGTTAAGAGCTATGCAAAGGATGTAAGCAAGCACCAACGATCGGAAAAATCGACCAAAACCTGACTGCACCGGCAGTTGCATCCTCCATGAACATAGATTGATGTTATCGACGATCTATAAACATAATTTTGGAGGATGTGAAATGTTACGATATATTGAAATACGTGCCGCTGAAGGCGGTGATGATAGCAAGCTGTTTGTTCGAGATTTGGCTAATATGGTCCGTTGATAAATAACTACATGCTGCTCAATGAAATATGGCCAGATGATGATTTAATAGATCTTACCGAGGCTGGCATCAAGGATCGCCTCGGTAAGTTTGCCATGGCTGGTGCCCTGGGCGCAGGATTGCTAGGCGGCGGGTACGGCGTTGGAAAATTGATAGGCGGAGCAGGCAATGCTCCGCAGCCTGCGGCAATTAGTTCTAACCCGTCGGTATCATCTCCCGAAACCCCCGATCCAACCGCGAATCGCCCATCTACTCAGACCGCTGCTTTCGGGGGTAATCAGGTTCGTGCAGGCGGTGATCCGCACGCCGGCTATCCGAGCGCGCTGCATTCACAGTCGTCGGCACAACGTCTCGATAGAATTAGAAATTTTACCAATTCGTTGAGACCGTTGATGCAACATGCTAATTCAGTCATACTGGCTGACAGGAATAAGCTGATTAGGATTTCGGCTCTTGGTAATCGCGCTACCAACAATGATCGAGCTTGGCTGACCCATCAGATGCAGAGATATGATGTGGAACAGATCGGTGCAAATGGTCAACGACGGCCCATGTCTGAGCTAATACGAGACCTGCTGATGAGGATTGACATCATTCCGGATGATCTAGCCATGGCACAAGCTGCATTGGAAACTGGATGGGGAACGAGTGATCTTGCTAGACAAGGCAATAATTTGTTCGGGCAAAAAGCCACCGGACGGCACCAGGATGCGCAGAAAATACGCAACGTTGACGGGCTTGATTATAGATCGTACACCAATCCTAGTCTCAGCATCCAAAGCTACACCCATAACCTCAATACACATCCGAGATATGCGGATTTTAGGCAAGCCAGAGCGCAGCTACGTCGTCAACAGGGAATGAACCCGCAGCTCATGGCAAGGGAATTATCAAAACATCTGCAGGCCTATAGCACCAGCCCAACCTATATGGCTGATTTAAATCGAGTGATGAACACCTTGCGTGGTATATGATTATTGATCATTTTGTAGAAATTTGATTAAAATCAATAATGATCGATATCAGCATTATCACCGGAAAAATATTCACATCAACTCCGAGCCCTAGCAACGCTAATCCCAAAAGGATGTATGTTAAAATATTTCCTGGCTCGTTTAGCTTGCAAGCACCTCGGCCCAAGAAGGCAAAGGTGTTGTCTGGGGAACTATTAGTACGATACAGTGGTAGGGAGTGGCCTATCAAGAAAAATGGTGAATTGGTTGGTGATCAAGGTTTCCTTCAGGGAATATCAACATTGCTTAGGACCGCTAATCTGATAAACGTTGAAGATATCGTGTGGAGCGATAGTCAACGGACAATCAAGGATACCGTAACCATTAAGGTTGGTAGCAAGCTAGCCCAGGAGATCATTGATCGAGGATGGGCTCAACTGGAATAAATATCACTTGATATAACGGGGATGTTCCATGGATAATCTAGTAAACGGCCTTAAGGTGCTCCTAGCATCAGATTTTGTTTTGTATCTCAAGACACATTCGGCACACTGGAATGTAAAGGGCATGTTTTTCAAAGAGCTGCACGAGCTGTTTGGAGATCAATACCAAGATCTCTGGAACAACGTTGATACCATTGCCGAAAAAATACGCATGCTAGATGCCGAAGTTACGCTAACACCCCAGGAACAACAAAGCCTATCAATAATTGAGCCAGATCAGCTGATACAAGACGGTGTTGGTTATTGTAAGACCCTGCTAAATGATCACAACCGCATGATCATGCTGCTAAACAAGGTCTTTGTCCTTGCCGAAGCTGATCGGAATCAAGCGGTGATGAATTATATCGCAGATAGGCTGGATGCCCATGCAAAGCATCGTTGGTTCTTAAAAGCGACAATTGATCGCGCAGTTTGACAATTAATCTAAACATATATTATAAATACCTTCTGACAGGGTTAGAAGGGGTCCCAAAGCTAAAACTCCTTCCATAGGGTTGAAAGGCCCGCTGTGGGTTAATAGCCTCCAAATTGGAAGGGTAGATAGATGGACTGTTTTGAACACTTTATCCGTGATGCCGGTAGCATCTATGTCGGCAATCATCTCATCGTGGATCTATGGGGAATTGAAAACCATTTCAATCCGGATGAAATTACCGAGACTTTTATACATTCATGCCAAGATGCTGGTGCAACCGTCTTATTCAGCCATTGTCATCCTTTTGGACCAGATTGCGGAACTACCGGGGTCATAGTATTGGCTGAAAGCCATCTAAGCTGGCATCATTATCCAGAGGTCAACATGATCAGCATAGACATTTTCATGTGCGGCGTTGCTGATCCAACGAAAGCCATGCCTCGGATCAGGGATTTTTGGCGTCCAACCCATATGGACAAATCCAATCTTAGGCGAGGATGCGTTGAGGAGCACAAGCTGGTTAAGCGATTGACAGGTGCTGATTCGTAGTGTATGATGCATTGAGAACCATCGGAGCAATGTCACATGTTAACCTCACGGTATTCGATACAATGGGTTGGTCGCTGTCGCTATCAAACTGAGAGAGAAAAATCAGACAAGGTCTGGGGATGGTTTTATTATGTCGATCCTACCGCACCAGACTCGCGACAAACCTATGCCTATGTATTTTGGGGACCCACAGGTAAGACCCTGAATTTCAAGCGTCACGATGCTAGCCTATTTTCAATGACCAAGTTGGTTAGATCCAAAATTGATCGTAAATACCAAGAGATCACCGTCGACGAGTTTCAATCTCTATGGCCGGATCTTTACGAAACCGTAAATAACAAGTTCATTTTCCATCTACTAGCCAACGACATATAAATCCATGCGCGATATTGTTAAAATCACCAATGCTGCAAAAAGATACATCAATCAACGATGTGATGGCATTAATTCCGTCGTTGGCATACGGATCAACGGGAAAGGGTGTTCGGGCCATGCTTACGAATATTCCCTTGTAGACCCGGCATCGGTTGGTCCAATGGACGAACTTATCACATGGAATGGTGGCGGATTGACGATTTCTGCCCTTAGCGTGATGTACATGATCGGATCTACCCTTGATGTGAAATCGTCCGCAATGGAAGAACATCTATATTGGACAAATCCCAATGCAGCTGATCATTGCGGCTGTGGTGAAAGTTTTTCATTGAAATCGTGATTGCATGAGCTCACTCCGATTGATATAATTAACGGATGAGAACCACCTATACAAGCCGATTGTTTTACAACAAGTATCCGTACAAGATAGTGTTTGTGCGCAATGCAACCATCGGTGACCCGGACTATCATCTAGGCTGGACGATACATAACTGCAAATGTTGGCTAGACATCAACAACATCGATCATCGGATGTATAATCGGATACAATATCTTGGTCGACATGATCACCCAAAGACCAAGGTGGTTGTAACTGGTATCGTGTTTTTGTCATCAAAAAAATCATTTGATAAAGTTATTAGGAAGTGGAAATCCGTTGTTGACAGCGTGGTCATTCCGTATGATCAATCCCACATTGATGTTTTAAAAAACAACACTAAAATATTGATTAGATCAACATATCTTTACAATAGATTCAAATACGTTGTTACATTTACTCGGGCATGGGAAGAATCGATAGACGATCTATCTGAGTGGATTGAGAACAGCTTTCTTGACAGGGATCAGGCTGACGGAGAGATAAAATATGCTAAAAACGGATGGAATCCGCGCATATATCTAACTTCCGAAGCCGATTTGGTCTTAACAAAGCTTACCTGGGGGGAGCGCATCAAGGAAATCACCGTTGTATGCACGATAGATGAGCTGGAGTCTAGCAAAAATCCCAAGCCATAAATATGCGATATTGTTTGGACGATATCGATGGATCTTCCTAGTTGGGTAACACTACCAAATCTTGGCACATATTCGCAGGACTATAGCTTTGACCTAAATCCATTGGTCATAAGTTTTTCCGCCGGATCAAATACCAATGTTGTTCTATTAAATGGGTCGTTGCCAATTGGGCTTAAATGGGTACAGGATGATGTTTCAAATTTCGTAACGATAAGCGGTGTTGCCCATCCGATCACGTCAACCATCAACGGGCAGTTCACATTTCGAATCATACAAACCGACGGTCAGTTGGCTGACCGAACATTTTATCTACAGCTTAACCCGTTGCCGGTATTGCCGAGCTGGGAAAATCAAGAAGGGTTTCTCGGATATCAGGGCAATGTTAATCCGAGCTCGTATCAATTGCTAGCAACACCGCCGGCCGGTCAACACGTAACATATGGGTTGCTGACAACACCAACCGGTATGTCAATCAATTCGATCACCGGGTTGTTGACCTATAATGCCAGCGTTATCAGCACCAATGCTTCGGTGATATTCAATGTTAGGGCATATGCTAGCTCTACGAGCAGCGACAAGGATTTCAGCATCGACGTCGTGGTAAATCCGTTAGCACCAAAATGGACCACATCATCTGGGTCGATTGGCACCTACTACGGAAACGATTTCATCGAATTTAATTTTGAAGCCACTGATGTAACCGGTGCCGGTATAACATATTCTTTGGTGTCAACCCCACCCGAATTCTCCCTAAGCCTATCATCGACCGGCGTTCTATATGGTCGATTTGAGAATCCAGTTGCTGAGACCACGTGGGCGTTCACGGTTAGGGCCGCCAGCACCAACGGTAACTCCGATCGAACCTTTTCGGTAACATTGGTACCGTCTGATCTGTACAGCTTGTTGGTCTGGGAGACCAACGCAGATCTAGGCGAGATATACGAGGGGCAATACATTGAGCTGCTGATCAAAGCCCGAACCGAACGAAGAACCACGATAGTTTACAGTGTCGTCGGAGGATTGTTACCACCACATCTGATGCTGAATTCGACCGGCGCATTGATGATGGGATATGTTGACTATCATGCCATTGGCAAGACCTACATGTTTGATATCCGAGCAACGGACGGATATCAAACCATCACCAGGCAGTTCGTGCTTAGGATCGAAAAACGATACAATGATCAGTTTTTTGGCGCATACATACCGATAACCGGTGAGCTGAGAGAAGCCTGGGCGTCGGATGTTTCCAACATCCGGGCCAGGGAACCCGGTACCGTGACGGTTAACAACATCATTGATATCATTGATCCGCCATTCATGAACATCGTCAACGGTGTTGTTACCGGATATAAAACACCGGATCAGTTGGTTGATCAAGCGTCTCCGTGGTTGCATACCATGGACCTTCGTTTAGGTGCGGTTAATAACTCCCATACCATCACGTCATCAATAGTACAAACATCGGACAATGTTGCCGTTCTAAGCACATTGTATCGAGAAATCGTTGACCAACAAAATGGAGCAAATGTATCGGTCTATAGCCAGTCGGTTTACAATACCAACGTGCAAACCAATGGGATGGTCTATCCCATTAGTATTGAAAATCTAAGAAAAGCCTTCGTCGACGATCGCGGATATATCACCGGTGGTAGCGGCTCAGGATTGGTGTTGCAACCGGTATTGGACTGGAACACGGGTGCGTTAATCGACGCATTGATCATAAAAAACGGCACGGGATACAAGAGCCCGCCGCAGCTAACCATTACCGGATCGGGTACTGGAGCAGCCGCTGCTGCCATTCTTGGATTGATTGATGTTAGCATAGTAAATGGTGGCCAAAATTGGCAGATCGGTGATATCATTAGCATACCAGGTAATCCATACGGCGGATTGGCCAAGATTTTGGTAACCCAGATCGGAACCAACGGGTCAATCGGCGCGGTATCGATCATCGATGCAGGTGATTATCGTCAGGTGCTTGCGGTCAATACCATCTCAATATACCAAGACGGCATCGCAGTATGTGTCATACAACCGACCTGGGGTATCGTTGCCGTAAACATTGCGTCAGGCGGAGCTGGGTATGGCTGTGGAATCAACATCGTAACCATCGGCGGAGAGATATTGCCTCCATGGCAGTCAACATATTTCCCGGCCATGGAGATCGGTAAGACACCGGTGGTCACCGCCAATCACGCCGCTGGCATCCTAAACTACGAAACAGGATCTCTATGGGGGTCACCATGGACACCAAACTATCTGGTATTCAAATGGGAAGGCCTTAGATGGGTTGGTAGCACCATATTTGAAAGCGATGAAACCGGTTTTGATGGGGACACCACACAGTTTGAGGAAACCGAGGACGCCCGACTTACGGTCTTTGACAATCAACTGACGATCTTTAACACCGGATCGGTGACGTTTGATTATTATGATCCGTTATATTACGACCTTTGGCAAACATGGGGAGGTACTCTCATCGATGAAGGAACCACCGTGTTTGATCTGTATTCAACGATATTTGATGCACTGAGACCTCGCCGATCGAGCAATACCTTGGTACAAAAATGGATCACCATGCAACATCGAGTCTACTCGGGCAACAACGCGGTTTGGTGATATCGCTTGCCGATAAATAACACAAACACGCGGCGGAACGAGCATGACATCAAATATCAACACATTCGGAATCAATGTTAATTTTCCGGTAAGCGGACTAAGCAACAACAGCCAGGGTTTTCGCGATAATTTCTCGGTTATCAAGGCTGGACTTAACATTGCCGGTGCTGAAATAACGGCATTGCAAGCCATTGCCACCAGCGGTATTACCGGTCCACAGGGACCGACTGGCCCCAATGGAGGTCCAACTGGTACTACCGGTCCGACCGGAACCATCGGATCGACCGGCCCTAGGGGGTTGCAGGGAATCGTTGGACCCCGAGGGGAAACTGGTTGGACCGGTCCGAGTGTTACCGGTCCGACAGGATCGACGTCGACGGTAACCGGTCCGACCGGTTATACTGGCATTACTGGTCCAACCGGAAGTCTTGGTGCAACTGGCAACCAAGGTCCGACCGGGGCAGCATCAATCACGACAGGGCCAACTGGCAGCCGAGGTTTAACCGGATATACCGGCCCAACAGGTCGAGGATTCACTGGCCCGATCGGATCAGCAGGCGCTAGAGGCCCCACTGGTCCATCTGGACCTCGGGGTATCGTTGGTGCAACTGGTCCCAGAGGCATTGCTGGTCCAACGGGCAGGGTAGGTCCAAGCGTCACCGGTCCGATCGGACCGCCGGGCATTACCGGCCCGACCGGATCAAGAGGGTTGCTAGGAAGTACCGGCCCGGGTGCCAGCTTGCAAACTTCTTATAACTCCAGTGTCACCGGCGTAATAACCTTAAATGCCAGCGTGGGTCCTCTGACCGTAAAGGATGGATCTCCAACGGTCAGTGACCTTTTCAAGGTCACTGACTCAACCGGATCAATCGTTTATCTAGGTGCAAGCACGTCGGCGGTGTCGATAAACACAAACGTTGCAGCATCATTGACCACCGCTTGGAAAGTTCCGGGATACAACAGCAACCACCTGTTTAGCAACGAGATTGACGGTGCATCAAATACTAACACATTATATCTACAAAGCGCTGGCAACTTCAATGACGGCGGGCAAATTGTTTTTGGTACTGGATATCCAAACAGTGACGGCCGCCGAGAGGAATCAGCTAGGATCAGCCCGCAGGGATATGTTGGCATCGGGACAACAGACCCTGCACACAAGATTGACATCTACGCTCCAACAACCGCAAGCATGAGGATTGGTACCGCCAATTCGTTGGCGGTATTTTCGGTATCAAGCGGACAGCTATCAATTAGTACCAATCCGTTGCACAACGTTAGGATTGGCGGAACAACACTGGTTGTTAACACCGCCAGTGGCAATGTGGGAATTGGCACATCGTCTCCGATCGCAACATTGCAGATTAACAAAAGCAATCCAGGTGGTGTTGGACCGATTTTAAGCCTTAGGAACGCCACCGGAAACGTCGGAGATACGGCACAAATACGATTTGATGTTGGTGGACTGTTACCGAACGGTACGATAGATTGGGTAACAGCAACCGGCGGTGATAGCCGCATGTCAATCAGCACCACCAGCAGCGGAGTTCTCGGTGAGAGATTGAGAATTGACGATGCGGGCAATGTTGGCATAGGCACGACCGTGGCCACCTCGTCGTTGACGGTTGGCGGATTGATCGAAACACTCATCGGAGGCGTGAAGTTCCCCGATGGATCAGTACAGGACACATCAGCACTGGAATACACCATGGGCAATGTGATGAATTGGACCAGCAACGTTTACACGGTTGCCGATGCACTGGATCAGATTGCTGCTAGGATAACCGCGCTGGGCGGTTAATGTAATGTTTTCAATAAATATCGTCACGCAGAAATTGGAGGATCATAATGGCCATACGTAAGTTTATTAGCAAGGAAATATCCATTAGGGGCAGCGAATACGTTGGTCACCCGGCAGAGGTATGGATCGACGACGACGGTACCAGGCTACGTGTTGGCGACGGCGTCACGCCCGGTGGTATCAACGTTGTTGACGGTCTCGCCAACAACGGCAATTCTGTGGTGCTTGGCACCAATGGCGTGCTATCCGTTCCCGGCAGCATTTCCCTGCCGAACACCACCACCATATCTGGAAATTCCATCATCGTCGGTGAGGACGCTGCAAGCCCCTATTGGTATTCAACCCTAAACGGCACGACCCTTCCTGCGGCAACCGTTGCATCGGCCACAGCCCCGGTAGGCGGTCCACCGGTTGTCACGCTAACTGGTCAGCAGCCAGCTGCTGACAGATCAAGGGTTCGCATCGTTGGTGCCATCGGAATGACCGGCCTCAACGACTACTGGTACACCAAGGCCACCAACAATGCAAACGAATATGAGCTGTGGGATAACTATGATCTTGACGCCTACACGGATCTCAGCGGGGAAGATCCGTATGTTGCCAATTCAGCAAGCCTAAGCTACTACGGTTACCAAGCAGTAACCCAGGGAGTGGCACATGACGCCAACGGCAACGTGTTCACGTCTGGCTATACCGAAAGCCAAGGAGACGATCGTGCATTTGTTGCCAAGTATAGCAGCACCGGAACCCTGCTATGGCAGCGAGTCTTCGAGGATAGCCAAAACCTCAGCGGCTGGGGCATGGCGGTAGATCCAAGCGGCAACGCATTTGCCGTGGTCAATGATGAGGAGCGGATACACATCGTCAAGCTCAACGGAGCTACAGGCGCGTTGATGTTCCAAAACGCCATAACCAGTCCTACCGGTGAATATGGTTACTATTGCGAGATCGCAAGCGATGGCCATGTTGTGCTTGGCGGTCGCATATATGATGCTGTCACCGGTACCGATGATTTCTTGCTTGCCAAGGTCAGCAGCACCGACGGGACGCTGATATGGAGCAAGCAGCTTGGAACCACGGTTAACGAGGAAGCATTTGGTGTAGCGTGCGACCCGCGTGGACCGATCACGGTGGTCGGTGCCATGTACGATGACACGGATACGATACTTGTTGCTCGTTATGAATCCGATGGAACCCTGATATGGCAGAAAACCATTGCAAACGTTGATCCGGACTATTCAGTGGTCGGTGTTGATGTTGCCATTGACAGCCGCGGAAATGCATATCTTGCTGCTAGCACCAGTTTCGCGGAAGGCCCTGGCGAGTCGGCCGCACTAGTGATCAAGCTCAATACCGCCGGCACGGTGCAGTGGACCAGAAAGATTGGTCCGGGCGCTTGCTACACGGTTGGATTGAGCATTGCTGTTGATTCCAACGACAAGATCTACATGCTGGCAGCAAATGGGCAGCAAACGACCGACGTTCCACAGTTTGATTTCGTGCTAGCATGCTATGATGCCAACGGCGCGGTCCAATGGCAGCGCTACTGGGGCAGCAAGAACGCCTGGGAAAATGGAGCCTTTAACAATCCTGCTTCTGGTCAGTTGATCTCGCTGCATGGCAACTACATGGCGGTTGGCGGTTGGCAGTGGTTTGTTGACGACGACGGTTTCCCCTTATCAGAAATCAGTGCCGCGTTCGTGGCACAGCTTCCCAAGGATGGATCGCTGATCAGCATCGGTCAATGGACCATGCGAGCGAGCCGCTTTGCCGGTGAATTCGTCACCACGACCTCGGTCAATTCGGAACTTACCAGCATTGACAATCCGTTGGAGCAGAGCAGCGCGACCTTTGCGATCAACGCGGGCCTGATGACATCAACCCTAACGACGGATTGGCCAACGGTTCCGCAGGAGTGGACCTTCAATGCCGACGGTAGCACCAACGTTGCCGGCGGCGTTAACCTGAACAATACCGCATGGGCCGAGGACATTTGGAATGGTCCAGAGGTTTATTTCGTCAAGCACAATGGTGGCGATGAGATAGATGTGATCGATACTGATTTAGAGATCGCACGGGAATGGGACAGCGGAATCTATAATTTTGCGCTCGAAAATGATTATGACAGCTTTTTCAGTCCAGAGGGTACGGAATGGAACAGCGACGGTTGGAGTGATCTCAGCAACGTTACGGACCGTAGCTACGAGACCTGGGAGGATGTTGTGTACTCCTTCAGCGGCATCATAGGTCGAGAGCTGGTGATGCATGACACGATAAATGACAAGTATTACACCATCAAGTTTCTCAGTTGGCAGTCAGGCTCCGTGGGCGGAGGATTCAGCTATGTTCGCAGGCAGATCAACACTGCTGCATACTTCACCAAGACATCCGAGGGAAGCGAGATTGATCAGATAGACATTGGTCTGAGCATCACTCGCGGAGACTATGGTATCATCTACAATCCGGCAGCAGGTGAGACCGACTACGACAATGACTACAGCCCCTTAAACACCCTGTGGAACGGTGACGGCTGGAGCGATCTAGGCAACCTAGAATCACGCCAGTGGTTGAGCTTCTACGGCATCATGGGGGGCAACAACGTTGGCAAGCGAATTCTTGGTCGCGAATGGATCATGTGGGATACCAACAACAACGAGTACTACGCCATCGAGTTCACCAACTGGCAACCCGGTAGCAACGGCGGTGCATTCAGCTACATCCGTCGCAAGGTCAGCAAGACCAACTACACCACGGGTGTCACGTTTGCCGACGGTACCACCCAAACAACGGCATTCGATGAGGCAGCAGCAGGCATACTTCCGCAGAAGAAGTATGACGTTGATGACGATCGCTGGTTGAACATCGACGATGTTGGCAAGCACATCCTGATCACGCAAAGTGGTACTGATCTAGAACTACCCGATGCGCAGGACCAGCCGTGGAGGATTGGTCACACCATAACCATCGTGAACCGCAGCGGTGGTAGCATATATCTCAACAAGGATAACGACAATGAAAACGGAACCATTTATGGCGCAGGTACTGCTGACAGTTCCACAAGTTGGGAAATCCCGGATACGGGCGGCGGCAACATCTGCACGCTGATATGCATTGAAATGTACGGCTACGATAGCCAGACCGTGAACTGGATGCTGAGTGGCCCTGGAATAGTGACGAACTAACGCCATGAGAGCCATACAAACAATCATCGCAGGAACATCATACATACGTGGAGGTGCTGCACCGGATCTTAACTATCCGGTGCCAGGGTCAGGAGCATATCGCACCGCTGCTACAGCGTTGTCGGGTATTTCATATGCAGACATAGGCGTGCCAGCGGCGGCAACCGGTGGTGTAAATGACGTAGCCGACGGCGTAAACGGATTATGGAGACGCAAGTACGACGGGAACTTCTGTGCAGGTTCTGCCGATACCGTGGGCAGCTACGATCTAAATTGGTTCACAGGCAAGACACCCTTGCAGTCAGAGTATGACGGCCACCTGAGTTGGGGATTCCAGCTTGACGGCCCCGGTGTGGGCCAGCATAACTTCAGCATGGAATGGCTGGGTTACATACAGCTCTCCACCCAAAAGTGGAACTTTTATGTGGAGAGCGACGATACCTGTGCCGTGTGGATAGGTGCGGATGCTGTTAGTGGATTTAGTGCCGTAAACTGCCTGGTATCCAGCTCTAACAAGACACTGCCTGGATCTGCTACCGATAGCCAAAGCAGCAACAGCCTTAGCTTTGATGGTACCAAATATTATCCCATAAGGATTTGGTTTAGTGAGTTCACCGGCGGCTGCAAATTCCAATTATATGCACTGGGCGAGGATGGCACAAAAATGGCTGGTAATGACATGGGCAGATTTGTCAATAACACCACCAAGGGTTTCAACCCATAACATACCCCACATGCAATTGACCTAAGATGAAAACGGTAAGATAGCGCATATCTTACCGTTTTCCATGGATATATGTTCTGACGGAACTTGATGTTGGGCCCATGGTTGATTGACGTTGCACGGTGGTAGTTAGCATGCTTGCGCCATGCTGACATTGATCAAGATAGAAATCACGCTGTTCGTGATCACCGCCGCCGTTATATTGATTTGCTACATGGCATCCAATGGGTGTGATCCGTCCCGTGAGAAAGGACGCCAGCAGATGTTACAGCACCTTGGACGATATGCGATATTTTTTACAATGGTCTTATTTGTTGTGATTCTCGTCACGGCAATTTGGACGTTTGTTTAATAGGTTGACGCCGCAACACAGATATCTTATAAGTATAAGCAAGGAAGATGGGATAGACCCTAACACCGGACTACACAACAGCCAGATAGGAGCTATCAAATGGCACACAAGTACGATATGGCCGTATTCATCGGCCGATTCCAACCATTCCATCTAGGTCACCGAGCGGTGATCGAACAGGGGCTTGAACAAGCAGACCACGTCGTGGTGCTTGTTGGCTCCGCCCGCAGCCCGCGTTGCCATCGCAATCCGTTCAGCTTTGCCGAGCGCAAGGAAATGATCCTCGGTGCATTTTCCGGTGAGGTTCGCGATCGGGTCATCGTCCTGCCACTCGAGGATGCTGCATACAATGATGCGCAGTGGGTCCTCAATGTGCAAAAGCAGGTAGAGCAGGGTGCATGGTACGCCGGTCTGGCTGGTGCTACACTAGGTACAATTTCCGAGAAGGTCCGCGTTGCGCTCATCGGTCACAGCAAGGACGCAACCAGCTACTATCTCAAGCTGTTCCCGCAGTGGGATAACATTGAGGTGTCCAATTTCCGAGATCTCAACGGCACGCTGATCCGCAGCACGTTTTTCAGCAACATCGGACACATGTGGGTCAAGGACGCTGACGGTCACCGCGCCGGCGATCTCCCGCGTGATGCAACCATCACTGGCAACGTGCGAGAGTTCCTCGAAGGATTCATTGACACGCCAGAATACAAGCTGATCCGGGATGAAAACGAGTTCATCCGCAAGTACCGTGCGAGCTGGGCATCAGCGCCTTACGCACCGACATTCGTTACCGTGGATGCCATCGTGGTGCAGAGTGGACATGTGCTGCTGGTGCGCCGAGGTGCCAACCCGGGCAAGGGACTGTGGGCCATGCCTGGCGGGTTCATCAACGCTGATGAACGCATCCGCAATGCCGTGATCCGCGAGCTTCGTGAGGAAACCGGCATCAAGGTGCCTGATGCGGTGCTGCGTGGTAGCATTGTTGAACAGGACGTGTTTGACGATCCCAATCGATCGGCACGTGGACGCACGATCACGCATGCGTTCCTCATCAAGCTGCGTGACGAGACCGCGCTGCCCAAGGTCAAGGGCATGGACGATGCTGACAAGGCACGATGGGTTCCCATCAGCCAGCTCAAGCCCGAGGATTTTTTTGAAGATCACTACCATATAGTGATGTCAATGTTGGCTCGGATCTGAATCATGTACACCGTGCAAGAAATGCGCGACATCGTCGCCCTGTGCCGGTTCGAGGAGTGGAACATCGTGGTTCGCATGGATGGAACTCGGCCGTATCTCCAGGTACATGCACCCAATGGACGGGATGCTGAAACCGGCTTGCCCATGCCATGGACCGGTCGCAAGTGGATGCTGAGTCCCCATATGTGCAAGAACGAGATCGTCACCACGGCTTTCAAGGCGGTGATGACTGCCATGGAGCATGAGGTCCGTGAGAGCTTTCGTTATCGCGGTGTAGCGATCTTCAATCCGCACCAGGACCCGGATAAGCTCGTTGACTTTGTCAGCGATGATGCTAATATGCAAGAGAGAACTAACGTGGCGTTTGCCGCGTAATCCAATACTACCCCGTGGGGATAGACCCCGCGGACAACAAAGCAAAGGAGATTTGCAATGCGTTATAATCTACTGTTGGATACCGACAGCTACAAGGCAAGCCATGCCTTCCAGTATCCGCCGAACACCACCCGGGTATTCAGCTACATCGAAAGCCGAGGTGGCGAATTTGATCGCACGGTGTTCTTCGGCCTGCAGATGTACCTCAAGCAATACCTGTCCACGCCCATTACCCAGGACATGGTCGATGAGGCCGCAGAATTCTGGGCCGCACACGGCGAGCCCTTCAATCGCGAAGGCTGGGAATACATCGTCAATGCACACGGCGGTCGCCTGCCGGTGGTGATCAAGGCCGTTCGCGAGGGTGCGGTGATCCCGACCCGCAACGTCTTGCTCACCATAGAAAACACCGATCCGCGGTGCTTCTGGCTCACCTCCTTCCTGGAAACCGCGTTGCTGCGTGCCGTTTGGTACCCGACGACGGTGGCCACGCTGAGCTGGCACGGCAAGCAGATCATTCGGTCCGCCCTGGCAACGTCCGCCGAGGACGTTGAGGGCCAGCTGCCGTTTAAGCTGCACGACTTTGGTGCCCGCGGTGTAAGCTCCCGGGAGAGCGCCGGTCTCGGTGCCGCTGCCCACCTGGTGAACTTCATGGGATCGGACACCGTCACCGGTGTTCTCTACGCCCGGGAATTCTATGGCGCTCCCATGGCAGGGTTTTCCATCCCCGCTGCTGAACACTCGACCATCACCAGCTGGGGTCGCAGCCGTGAAGCTGACGCATATGCCAACATGCTGGCACAGTTTGGCAAGCCCGGTGCGCTGTTTGCCGTGGTCAGCGACAGCTATGACATCATGAACGCTGCGCGGGAGATCTGGGGCGGCGACCTCAAGCGGTCGGTGATGTCCAGTGGTTCCACCCTGGTGGTGCGTCCGGACAGCGGCGACCCACTGACGGTGCCGGTGGATGTCGTGGAAGCACTGGGCGAGCGGTTCGGCTACACCCTGAACTCCAAGGGGTTCCGCGTGTTGCCGAGCTGCGTGCGGGTGATCCAGGGAGATGGCATCACCATCAACAGCCTGCCCAAGATCCTGGGCAATCTGCTCGGTTGTGGTTGGAGCGCGGACAACATGGCGTTTGGCATGGGCGGCGGGCTGTTGCAGCTGGTCAACCGCGATACGTTGAAGTTTGCCATGAAATGCTCGGCTGCCATGATCGACGGCGAATGGGTTGACGTGTTCAAGGATCCCATCACCGACGCTGGCAAGCAGAGCAAGCGGGGCCAGCTGATGCTGACCCGGGAGACCGGCAAGTGGGAGACCATGCGACTGGGCAGCGGTTTTGACTGGGCCAACAGCCTGCACACCGTGTGGCAAAATGGCGAGCTTGTGCGGGATTGGACCTTTGATGAGGTGCGTGCGGCCAGCAACGAGCCCGTGCTTGATTAACGGCCCTGCATAATTGAATTGAAAAACCCGGTTGGTGTATGCCAACCGGGGATTTTCATGATCGAGTTAGATATTTTCTCGAGTCGATGTTGTCACTATGTTGTGTTCTAGATTATGTATATTTTGATCTATCCGACCCTCACGGGCCACGGGGTCATTGACCCATTCGTCAAATGCACCATCCTGCCATACGGTAAATCCAGACATGGTTAGCTGATCCTCTGATATCGTCGAGCCGCGATCAATGATTTTTCCGGTTTCTCGATATAAACTGTTGGTATGGTCTGCGATCGGCTTTGGCCATGTGTACCACGGTGTATCAATGGTTGGCCGAGTTGCGGTGTAGATGATCTTCTCTGGCATTATAAATGCTCTCCATAATATTGGCTATCAAATATTTATCCACATGGATGGATATCATTTGGTTATTTGATCGACGCACCGATGGATACCGCAACACACTCAACAACAAGATGGTGCTGATATCGTGGTAATGTATCCACGTGCGGAAGGGTTGGTTTCCAACAGGAACGCGAACAAACGGATGAACCATCCATTCGACCGGGAAGCACGGCTGTGCCTATTGACATGAATCTCATCGGCCCGAGCCCGGATATATTGACAGCAAATGGCAATCGCTGTCGCAAATCATCTTCTCCGGTGAGGCCGGACGACAAAATGGATCGCTCTATCTGGTCATGGATAACGATCAGGACCAACAAGGATTAGCGTGTTTTCCTGGTTGATTTGCCGCTGCTGGACCGTGTTGGTCCGAGATGTGCATCGTGATGCTGGTACCGGGCAACCGCCAGCGACCTAGAATGGTCTAGCATGTAACACCCTGTGGACGCTGCCTATATGCAGTTTTCGTTTACATCTCTCCCAGAATATCGGGGGAGAGTATGGTCAGTAGCCAACTACCGGCTGCAAACTGCCGTGTGATCGAATGACGCAGGTAAATACCACACAAACAAATATCCCATCTGCGGAGCTCCGTGCAATGACTGATTTTTTCAAACCAACCAATCGACCTTCCAATCTGCATGAGACCCTGCAATACAGCAACGTTGGTCTTGCTGAAATGCGTGTTGCAGCAATGGCTGGTCCAGATGCTCCGCTGCATGTGTTCGTGGACAATACTGAACCCATGCCGGTGACGCTGGGATCAGAAACCATAACCATCATAGGTAACATCGCCGTACCCACCACGGTGAATGTTACATCCACGCCCACCGATCCCGTGCATGTGCATCTAACCGAGGTTGGATCCAGTGGGTTGCTCGACGTGGCTTATCTACCGGTTGGGCAATCTACCTCACCATGGATCGTAGTTGGCAATGTGAACATAGCCACCACCAATGGTGGTATTGAGGTCAACAACGACACGGGTAATCCGTTGCGCATCATCGGCAATGTCAACACCACGGTCATTAGCACGGTTTCTGTCACACAGGGAACCTCTCCTTGGGTGGTGATCGGCAACACCAACATCACCAATACACCTACCGTTGCGCTATCAAGCAACGCGGTCACGGCTACGCAGGGAACATCTCCTTGGGTGATGTCAGGCAACGTGAATGCCAGCATCACGGGCACGGTGACAACGACCGTCGTGGCAGGTGCCACGGATGCGTTTGGTAGGTTGAGGACCTCTGATGGGTTCACCCTGGGAGACTACAAGCATACATATGGAATTGATCCGAATTTCAGGGACACCCTTATTAACGGCGGTACCGTCACCCACATACCCAACCAAGCAGCCGCAAGGCTTGCCACGAGCAACAACGTGGCCAGCCGTGCCATACACCAGACCAAGATGTACCACAACTACATGCCCGGTAAGAGCCAATTGATCGAAAGCACCATCAACTTTTACGAGGCCACGGCCAACGTGACCAAGCGCACGGGCTATTTCGACGATCTCAACGGCATCTACTTTGAGCAGACCGGTATCGGCGAGCTGGCATTTGTGATAAGGACCAACACCAGTGGCACTCCCAGCGATGTCCGACGGGTTACGCAATCCCAGTGGAACCAAAATACCTGCAACACCGCGATCGCGGGCACGTCAACCGACGGGTCTAACTACGGGGTATTTGGTACATGGAACCTGGATATCACCAAGACGCAGATATTCTGGACCGACTTCCAGTGGTTGGGCGTTGGGCGCGTGCGTTGTGGGTTCATCCACAACGGTGAGACCGTCGTAGCACATGAGTTCTACAACAGCAACAACCTACCAGTGGTGTACATGGCCAATCCAAATCTGCCCATTCGCTGTGAGATATTGAACACCGGTGTCACCGCAGGAGCGTTCTTTGACCAGATATGCTCCACGGTGATATCCGAGGGCGGATATTCGGAAAGTGGGATAGACTTTAGTATCAACTCTGGTACAACAGGTCAAGCAGTGACCCTCGCCAACGGGGTGTATCCCATACTGGCCTGGAGGTTGAAGAACACGTTCAGGGGCTATCCTAACCGCGTGGTGGTTCGTCCCGGAAACATGAACATCTATGCCGAAAACCGTCCTGCTTACTGGACGCTGATCAAGCTGGATAGCCTGAGCAACATAACCCTTGGTAGCAGCACCTGGACCAGCGCCGACGACGACTCTGCCGTGGAATACAACCTCACCGCCACGGCATTCACCGGCGGCGACAGAATGGATGGAGGCTTACTGGGAACCACCAGCCCAGGCGGCAGGGGCACTGGTGTTGCTCCTATCAATAATCCTAGCTTGGCCAAGAAGAACTTCATCGCACAGAACCAGGATTCAACCAATAGCGAGATATATGTCCTGTGTGCCCAAGCAATTGGCGGCACGACCACGGTTTGGTGTGACGTTCAGTGGCGCGAGATCTACTAGTGGCAACGGCAAGCCCGTAACAAGTTGTACATGCGTTGATCAGGTTGATAAAAGTTCTTGACCGATTGATCATTTGTGCTATAGTGATCCATGTAACGATGGGAAAGACCGCAAGCTGATGCACGACAATTCACATGACGCCACGGAAAGCCGCGTGGCACAATGGATCAACGCCAGGACAGGTCTGGGTAGCGGGAACGATCCAGTTGGTTTTGTGCTGGCCAGCTACGATCTCAAGATCCAGGAAATGGCTGAGATGCGGACAAAGCTTGCAGCCCTTGAAGAAATACTAGCCATGACGGCAAAGGTCTGCGGTCGCAACAACTGCAACTGCCCTCGATCCGACCAGGTTAAAAAGCTGGTAAACGCATACATGGAGAAATTCGCATGAATCTTGAGGAATATCGCAATGACACCAATCGTGGGTTCATCGTGGCCGTGGCCAGTGACCATGCTGGCGTTGACATGCGGGTGGCGATCAGGGATCTTTTGAGAAGTACCGGAGCTCGCGGTCATTACGTGATTGATTTTGGTCCGATGCCCGTCGACGGTCGTGTTGACTATCCGGATTATGCGGCCAAGGTGGCGGAGAGCGTGCTCTCCGGTGAAGCTGATCGAGGCATCCTCATCTGCGGATCCGGCATCGGCATGAGCATGGCAGCCAATCGGCACAAGGGTATCCGTTGTGCCATGGTCAGCGATGTCACCTCTGCACGTCTCAGCAGGCAACACAACAATGCCAACATCCTTGCGCTTGGTGCTCGGCTAATCGGCCCTGATCTTGCCTGGGCAATCGTAGAGGAATGGCTCAAGACACCATATGAGGGCGGCAGGCATGACCAGCGCATCGCCAAGATGGATGTTATGTGATGACCTCGGTAACGGAATGGCCAAAGCCCGTGTCGGACGAACTGGTGGCACGACAGCGTGAGCATTTGGAAAATATTGGTGGCAAGGTCACTGAAGGCCTGCGCAAAGCATTGGGGGCAGCACCCATCCCAACATCAACCAAAGCTTCACGGATGAAAGAGCTGCGTGATACGCTTGGTATCAGCGTGCAAGAAGCCAAGCGACAGGTGATCAGGGAAGACACACTTGCTGCCATTGATGGTGCTGAAACCATGGAAGATGTCAAGGCCATGCTCAAGACCATCGTGGAACACTGGCACATGAAATCCTAGGTGGTTTCTAGCGAAACCATCCAACTGGCAGTCCATTGGCAATTCTGTGCTGCCATTCTTCCACGGTGCCGGGATATCTCCAAGCCCACACTGCTACCATCAGCATGAACGCACCTAGGCCTGCGACCAACAAGATGTTACCCGTGGTCAAATAAAGCGTGATCAAGCTGATGTCCATTGTTATCACCATCATCCACTTGGCACGGGTGGGAAACACACGCTTTTCGCTCCAGTTCCTGAGGAATGGACCAAACAGCCGATGATTCATGATCCAATCGTGCCATCGTTTTGAACCCTTGGCAAAGCAAAATGCTGCCGCAACGGTGGGAGTGCTCCAGGGTATCCCCGGCGTTATAATACCGATGTATGCAATGCCTAGGAAGATGAATCCAAGGCACATCCAGAAAATCTTTTTGATTCGTTCCATGTGTGTATTTACGATGTTGTTGACAACCATCGAGATGCGTGCTTTAATCTACATGGATATCAATCGTAGGATTACAAATGAAACCTCTCTATAACATCAACGGCCTTGTCCATTGGACGCAACGTGAAATCTCAATGCGGGAAGCCATGCAAGAGAGATTTGCCGCGGAGGTGTTTGAGTGGCTTCGTGGAACCAATCCTGCTTGGCGGTTCGATCGCGTGGAAGCGCCCATCATGATTCCCCGCACAATGATCAACCCTAACTACACCAACGACGATCTCTGGGTGTTTGAACGGCACGACGAGCACGAGCCTGAGCTGGTGGCACGACCAGAAACCACACCCAGCACCTATGCCTGGATGGTTGACCAGCTGCAAGGCCACAACGGCATCCGCCTTCCCTGGTGCGTGTGGCAAAGCGGCAAGAGCTTCCGTGCTGAGCAGGACCAGGTGCTGAAGAACATGCGCCTCAAGGAATTCTACCAGATGGAATTCCAGTGCGCTTACTCCTCGGACACCGCCAACGACTATCATGCCGACTGCCTTGAACCCATGCGCAAGATGCTAGGGTCGGCGCTGGGCCTGCCCACCCGCGTGATTGCCAGCGACCGGCTGCCCAGCTACAGTGAAATCACCATGGACGTGGAGGTGGATACCGGTGAGCGTTGGATGGAGGTTTGCTCTATCAGCCGTCGCACGGACTTTCCCATCAGGAACCGTTACCAGGGCAAGAAGGGCATCGTGGAGACCGACATCATGGTGCTTGAGATCGCCATTGGACTTGATCGCTGCGTGAACGCACGTACCATCGCTAACAGTCTGATCTAAGGAAAACAAGTGATGAGCAAATGGATTATCTCTCCTGCCGTGAAGAAGAACATTGAAGAAAACTCCATGTGGACTAAAAACGGCCAAACGATCTGCAGGATCGAATGGTATCGCTGGGGATCATGGAGCATGGAATCAGATCAACGCCCTGATGTTGATCTGGACAATCCCGATGGCTACGATGTCTATGGTTCCGATTACGATTGGGAGCTGGTTGATATGACCGACGGGGTCTCCGCGGAATGGGAATTCCCCGATGATATGGACGCTGCTGAACAAACTCGGATAGAAGAGCTCTACGACGAAGAGGGGTATTCGGGGCTTGAGGAGGATGGCTGGGATAATTCAGAAACCGAGGTTTTCATCCACGGGCTGCTTGAACTCACGGTCGAAACCGATTGACAATTCTGCGCATGCGTGTTATTGTCATGCTTGAGAACATAGGAAGAACAACATGAGCACATTTTCCTGCCCGCTGGTTCGGGTATCCGAGGTCATTGACCATCCCAATGCCGACCGGCTCAGTATCGTCAAGCTGGAAGGTCTGGGTTATACCTGCATCAGCGGCAAGCTGGAGGACGGTAGCCCGCGCTACAAGGCGGGAGACTGGGTGGTTTACATTCCCAGCGCCGCCATTTTGCCTGAATACCTGCTCAAGGAAATGGATTTCTGGAATGCAGAAACCCGCAAGGGTATGCTAGCAGGCAGCAACGGCGATCGGGTAAAGCCTCTCCGTTTGCGAGGCATCTTCAGCGAGGGTGTGCTGTATCCAGCATCAGTCACTGTGAATGACAACACTGAGATGATGCCTGAAGGTTATCTGCGCCGATACTGGCAAGTGGCCCTAGGAGAAAGCGATGGCGAGCTTTTGATGCGCATCGTGCGGCTCATGCCCGTGAATAAGCTGGAGGCTGTTGAGAGTATTGCCGGGCGCGATATGAGCGAACGTCTGGGCATCACCAAGTACGAGCCGCCCATCCCAGTCCACATGGCGGGTGAGGTAGCCAACCTGTTTGACCACACCGTGCGCTACGATTTTGAGCGACTGGAGAGCGTGCCTGACATGTTTGCTTCAGACATGACGGTAACGGCCACTGAAAAGCTGCACGGAACCTTTTGCGCCATTGTCTATGAGCCTGGGCTAAACCACGCCGAGATGTTTGGCACCAACGGTGACATCATCGTCCACAGCAAGGGTCTCGGTGGTCAGGGCCTGGCGTTCAAGAACAACGCAGCCAATGACGGTAACCTCTATGTCAAGACCCTGCGCAAGCTGCTTGGTGACGGTCTGGAAGATCGCTTTCGCACCCTGGCCACCAGCTATGCTGGCAAGCGTTATGCCATCCTGGGCGAGATCTATGGAAAGGGTGTGCAGGACCTAGCCTATGGCACCAAGGAGCCTGAGTTCCGCATGTTTGATGTGATGGTGGATGATATCTTCCTACCACAGGACGAGCTGGGATTTGATCATTCATTGCATGGCATCCCGTTTGCACCCGTCCTCTACAATGGACCGTTTAACATTGAGGCGCTTACCGCGGTGCGAGACGGCAAGACAACTGTAGGCGGAGATAACATCCGCGAAGGCATCGTGGTGCGTGCGGGTTGGTGGCAGCGCCATCCCATTCATGGTCGTCGGATCGCCAAGATGATCAGCCCTGACTACCTCTTGCGCAAGGTCAAGGGTGGCGAAGCAACGGAATATACCTAATGGCAGGGAAAGGCACGGTCCTTGTGTGCGACGGAGACGGATACGGCGATTGCGGTGAGCCTGCGCTTTATGTCAGGCACACGCAGTTCGCCGGTAGCCACCCTTTCTGCATGTTACACGCCTTGGCCGAACGGGATTTCATGCAGTCTGATTCATACCAGTTCTGGGAAAAGCTTGGTCCTGGAACGGAAACCAACCAACAGACAGATGATGGGAAAAAAGACAGATGCTGACCGTCAAGGAACTCATTGCCGAACTATCACTGCTTGATCCAGACGCCGTGGTGATCATGCAGCGCGACGGCGAGGGCAACGGCTACTCACCATGCTCTGGTGCCGAGGGCAATGGTGCATGGGATCGCAAGGAGCGTGAGTATGGTTACGCAACCCTTACTCCCGCGCTTGAAGAATCCGGATACTCTGAAGAAGATGTCATCGCCGGGGTCCCTGCGGTGGTGATCTATCCGGCATATTAAGATGGCTGCTGGTGTTTGATAAGATTTTTATATTGTTGGGAGCAACGTGATGAAGAAGAAAGCTGTGATTAAAACTCTCAGTGCTGGGGTGATTGTCACCGATGGTGCCCAACTGCTGCTAGGACATGTTACCGGATCTCGCCATTGGGACATTCCCAAGGGCAAGGTGGATCCTGGCGAATCCGAAATTGATGGTGCGGTGCGCGAGCTATACGAGGAAACCAGCATGGTGGTTGACCCCGCCGTGCTGGTAGGGCTCGGTACCTTTCCTTACAAGCGAACCAAGGATCTCAGCCTTTGGCTGTATCGCACTGACATCATGCCTGATCCCAAAACATTGGACTGTCTCAGCACCTTTGACTCTGGCAAGGGCGCAATGAAAAAGGAAATGGATGCGTTTGCGGTGGTGTCATGGGATAATGCCCGAAATTACGTGATCCCGGACATGTGGGCGGTGCTGGAAAAGGTCAAGGCACTGATCGATGGCAAGAAAGCCTAAAACTTCCCCGTCGACGCACGCATTTATTGTGTTAATGGGATGCGTGATACTGCATTTTCAGGTGGCTATGTTTGCACCAGATACTGTGTTTTGGTCGATTGTTTACGTAAGCCTAGCAGTTATTACCATGATCCTAGCGATAGCTCCTTTTGTTGTCTCACGACGATGGGCAGTTTTGATCCTATCATGCTTTTATAGAAACTCCGTTCCGGTAGAGCTCATTGACCATGAAGGTGATCGGTATTATAGCCTTGCTGGTACCGATTCTGATGGACGGCTCGCGGCCCCGGTTCATTGGTCAACAAACATTGGGCATTGCATGCTCAATGACGATGGCCGTGTTGATCCACGAAGCGACTCCTCATATGTGTATCTTTGGGCTCCGTTGCGGCGGAAAGAGCGTGTCTTCCATATGCTGCGGAATGATTTTCCCGACCTTGCCCAGCTGGACGAGCTTGACGTGCAGGAATGCCGTGTTATTATGAGGAACGCTTACAAAAACGGAGATTAACGATGATCGGTGATGCACTTGGCGACCGCATGAAAACCTACGAAGCACAGGAAACCGCCCGTCGGTTCCTTCCTGGTTTGCCCATTTATGCCCGCATTGACGGGCGTGGATTCAGCAAGTTCACCAAGGGCATGCAACGTCCGTATGATCCTCGCATGAGCGCTGCCATGGTCGACGCTACCAAGACGCTGGTTGAGCAAACCCATGCAACCATTGGATATGTGCAAAGCGACGAGATCAGCCTCGTCTGGATCCCCACGGAGAACGGACACGGGTGGTTTGATGGCAAGACCATGAAGATGGCCAGCGTTCTAGCCGGCCTCACCACGGCGTCGTTCATCGGGGCAATGGCGGATCATTTTGATGACTGGGAAATGCTGTTGTTCAAGCTGCCGCACTTTGACGCCCGCGTGATCAGCATGCCTAGTGAAACGGAAGCGGCTAACATGCTGCTGTGGCGAAACCTCGATGCTACCAAGAATGCCGTTAGCATGGCCGCAAGCCACTACTACAGCCACAAGGAGCTACACGGCAAGAACGGCAGCGAAAAGCAGGAGATGCTATTCCAAAAGGAGGTGAATTTCAACGATTATCCCTTTTTCTTCAAACGTGGAACGTTTGTTCGTCGGATGGCCACGGAGCGCACGCTCACTACCGACGAACTTGCTCGCATCCCGGAGAATCATCGGCCGTCAGCCGATCAACTCCTGGTGAGGACCGAGGTTGTTGATTTTGATCTTCCTCCTCTCAATCGGATCTCAAACCGTACCGATGTTTTGTTCCGTGCTGCCGATGTGGTGGTAAATATCGGGTAACACAACCAGAGGACAACGCCGTGCATGCAACATCACCTAGCGTAAACCCGTTGACATGGTCATAACGCTAGGTCGATCTCTATGGAAAATCGCGTTTATCCAACATATATTTTCAATGAGATCAACAAGTTAATCTCAGCACCATCTAGCTCATGCAGCATGGTAGCAATGTGACTAATCATACATCCTCAACCTGGTGCGGTCGCTTGTTTGGTGACTACCTGATGAATTGGTCACAGGGACAGTGGAGGTCCTGCTGCAAGATGCCCTGGGATGTTGTTCAATCTCACGGCACTTCTCCGTGGCAGCAGGATCGCATCGATCAACGCAGATCTGCCGCATTGAACGGCATTCGTCATCAAGATTGCATATCTTGCTGGCAAGAGGAAGATCGAGGATTGCCCAGCTTTCGACAAACCGCCGCAAGCTCAAAGATCATGAATCGATTCATATTGAATCTAGGAAATACCTGCAATCTAGCCTGCACATATTGCTACAGCGGTAACAGTTCAATATGGGCAAACAAAAACGGAAACCATCCACGGATACCGACCGATATATTGTTACAGCAGGAAACATTTTGGAAATGGTGGGATGCTGAAAAGAACCGCATAGAACGATTGGTGATTTCAGGTGGAGAACCCAGCCTAATGTCCGAAATGTATTCCTGGGTTGACAGGGCCGGCATTTCTGGAAAGGAAATATTGTTCAATACCAACGCAGCATCAAACCACCATTGGTGGTCAAGATTCCTGTCAAAGATGGATGAATTATCAGATGATAATCGCATCATAATACGTGTTAGCATGGATGCGGTTGGTGATCGATTTGAATGGATACGCACCGGTCTTGATTGGGCGGTGTTTGAACGCAACATGCGAGAACTTGGGTCGTTAGCATCGACCAAGAACATACTGGTTCGTATCAGCCCGACCCTGTCGTGCCTAACGCTTGAAGGCGTGCTGGAAACCGCGACATGGACCAACCGATTCTCACGATCGATTGATAACGGATCAAAGATCGTGCAATATGACGCATTTAGCATGGTCAGTGATCCCATGCAGCAACGTCCAGATCCGTGGCTTGGTTACTTTAAAAGTGATATGGAAGAGATCATGGAGATGATGTCCGATGCTAACATTAATCAAGATGCCGTGATGCAGATACGGGGATTAATGAGGCTGGCTGACAAGGTTATCCCAACGGTTGAAAATGCCAGCGGGGTTGTTAGCACCATGGATTCACTGGAGAAACAATGGAATAAGTCTCCTTGGTCGGCAGCATTTCCCAGGCTGCATCGGGCCGTGTCAGCAACCCTGTCATTGGGTTAAATCAACCCATGCCGGGATCGTCCCGGCCAACGCATGCAAATCCCCATGCACGTTCCCGGCAATGGAAACACTTACCACATCGTGGGCCGGATATGTGTTGTGTGCAGGATCTTGCCAAGCGGAACATTTCCTCTTGGTTGTTTTCAAACACCAGGTCAACCGTGTGAAACTTGTAAAGATGCAGGAATGGTAGCCATACCATTCCGCCTTCGCCCTTGCTTCGTTCCGGCCGCCCAATGGGATTGCCCTGGGCATCCTTTGGCCATCGGCTGTAATCCCAGGTAGGCGTGGCGTTTGACGCATAGAATACATAGTTGATTTCCGGATATTTTCTAGAGATTTCTCTCCACGCGGCTTCTCCCTGATCCCTGTGATGTATGTCTGGATTACCAACCTCGATCGGCTGCGGTAGATCATACGGGAACTGGGTGTTGATGTAGTTGACCATCGCTGCTGAGCTTTGTACCATTTCATTCTTCTTAAGCATGACGAATGGTTGTATGTTTGGCTTCCAGCCGAGCTCACCGTGTGCCTTGAGCAAGAGATACAGCAATATACCGCTGTCTATTCCGCCGCTGAGCATCATCCCGTATCTGCGATTTTCCTCGATGTTGAGCCGTATCTCGGTCCCATCGATCCTTGACTTGATGATCCTAATCATGCTGATATTTACCGTGTGACCGATTGCCGCCAGAAAACAAGAAAGGCGGGATTTCTCCCGCCTTTCTTGCCGTGTTAACCTTGATTGTATGGATCAGAAGCGGATGTTTAGGCCGCCGGTAACCATGTGTTGGTTGTAGGTTTCGCCGGCATTGAACGCACCAACATAGCGATAGCGAGCATCGAGATCAACGTTGCTTACGATATTGAGCCGCACACCGCCGCCTACGTTATACAGGGCAAGATTGGAGCCGCTGTCACGCATGCCGAACGCATTACAGCACATTCCGCCGCCTGCTAGAACATACGGAGTTACGGCAGTTTCACCCAACCTCTGGCTGGCAACAAGATTGCCCATTACCATCTGGCCATCGCCGCCGTTGTTCTGACGGTTGTAATCGTAAGTCAGCTCACCGGCTAGATTCCGATGGAACTGATAGCCAACCAACCCGCCGACCTGGTAGTCGGTAGAATCACGGAAATTGCTGCCGGCATTCATTCCGAGATAAATTCTAGAGAGATTCATTCCGGTGCTAGCAGGGGCAGCAACGGTTGGCGTAACGGCAGCAGCGGTTGTTACCGGATCGGCTGCCGACGGACGAAGAACTTCCAGCACCTGTGCGTTCAGTTGATCGGCAACATTGTCGTTGCTACGGCGTCGGGTTTGTGCATCAGCTGAGGTAGCGCTGACCGTGAGTATCAGGGCAAGTGTTGCCCCGATGACGTTCTTAATCATTTGATGTTCCTTTCATGAATGGATACAAATTGGCTGCCTTAACGTTGATATTCCTAGGCAGCACTGAACAACTATGCATGATATGCGATCGGTGAGCAATATATGCCGCTGAATCTTGTTTGATTGAGGTCAACGACCGACAGGATAACACGCTTTGAGTTATATGTGGGTATAAATAACTCTGTCCCTGTATGGGTCGGTGAGAATTTCCTCATCGACAAGGTAGGAGGTAAAAACTGTGGACAAGAACCTAAAAGCCGAGCTCGTGGCTCTGCGCAACGAAGTGCTGACAAATCTCAAGAATATCGAGAACGTGGTTGGCAAGATAGACCATAAGCTGCAAGATGAGGACGAGATAGCCTGTTTGCTACGCTGTCCAACGCTTGATGCCTTGCTGCAACAATGCAAGACCATCAAATGGCATCCTGATACAGTGTCATGGAAAATTGACACATTTTTAAGAACTGTCAAGGATGTCGAGGATCTCATGTCGGTGTCAACCGCTGATCGATACACCGATGCCATGGTGAAGATCATTGATTTTTCCAAGAGATTGGATAAAAGGATGGGAGGTATTCCAGGGCGTTCGCCCAGCGATGAATACTGGGATAGCATTGAACCTGGCACCAACGATCGTGCGGTTGAGCAGCTATATGAGACCAAGATCAAGGAAGGCGACATCGAGCCACCAGCGGTTGCTGTTGACGACGCTGACGTTAAACACGCATTGGATCGCTTGAATCGCCGGCTTGATCAGCGAGAACCAATATACACTAGCGATCTGCCAACCGATGCTGATGTTAGTCAAGCACCGGAATGGGCCCGGCACGTCGATCATAAAAGCAGCATGCAGATCCTAAAGGAAGCTGCTGAATGGGACGATGATAGCCAAACCCTGTTTGGACGCATGTGGAATAGAACAGCCCAGCGTCGCGTTGACACCATGGAAGCGGTGATGAACGAGGCCATTACGCATGTTCGATCATATAACTACTACAATGAACGGATAACCATCAAAAACCAAGATGATGCCAAGAACCTGGTAGCCAAGTACGAGGCCTTGGAGCTTGCCAAGCTTCGGGTCATTGAGACCCTACAGGGATTTGATCGAAAGACCATCCAAGAGATACTTGATTCGGCGTCGGGCACTAATAATGTGCTAGAAACCGACGCTCGGGAAGAAAATCTTGAAAATTGGGTAAGATACTATGATTGGTATCTGCGCTTGGTTACCGAGCTTGAAACCATTGCCAAGACCATGCCCCAGGGTGCTGAGGTTGCATTGAGCTGCATGAGCACGCTCAAGATAATATCAGCTAACAAGGAACTGGAAATCTGGGATCCAATGGTAATAGATCCGCAAACCTTTGAGATGGTTCCCATGAAGATACCACCGGCAAAGCTGGATGCCTTTAGGCAAAAGGCTAGGTCAGATTATCTACGTGATCTCAAGAACGCATATGCGTGGTTAGAACGAAACAAGCAAGCTCCGGCTGCTGCGGTCGGCTAAGCGTATTCGTAGTTAACGGTGCCGGTGTTTTCTCTCAGCAACACGGCACCGTTTTTCATATGAAATCTACGAGCCATCGAGGTTTGTGGGCTCAGGGTGACAAATCGACTGACGCTGGGCCTGGTTTTTTCGATGTAGCGCCTAGCATCAAATATCAATTTACCACCAGCACCGGGTCGATAGCTCCATATGGTATAGAACACCGCAACAACACTGTTGCCGGCATCATCTAGCATTTCGTCGACGGTTTTAGGTACACCCGTGCAATACTTCACGCACACCGCTGCCGTGGGCGCATCCTGTTCGTCGACCAGCACGATGATTTCTGAATGCTGCCCGATGCGTTGCTCGATCGGTATCTCCGGTCTAACCGGATCATCATTGATCAACGAACACCATGTATCGTTGGTCGAATTAATCACTCGAAGATATGACATGGGCAACCCTTCCCTTTAACGGGGTATTTATTAACTGATGGCCCACCAAACTAAAACGATATACGTCAGTTGATGCAGGAATTGATCCAAGCCGGTTAATGCCCAAAACTGTGGATGCGTTGTGGCTCCCCAGCCCTTGATGCGATTGATGTTCATCTTTGCCCAGTCAATGTGATAGTGGACCAAGAAGTTCGCTGCCAATACCGCAAAGGCGGTGGTCATCGGAAAGAACGGCATAAAGCATGCGGCAGTACCGACGGAATTTTTAAGGGCATGCCTGATTCCACCGAAGTGGAGATATGTGCCCTTGTTCTGCCATTCATACGGGGGTTGCCAGCACCAATCAACGATGAGATGCTTGACCTGCAACATTGCCAGTAGAATGAGGAGTGTTGTGGCTGCATGTTCCATTGGAAACCAATGATTTTATCTCTGGTCGAAAGTATGGAGGATGCGGCCCGGAATCTCACCGTCGTTCTCCGGTTTTGCAGACCGGCGCAATAATACTCTGCCACGCATCCATAAGCTCTTTGCTGTGTAACTATATCACTGTTGCACGGCATTGGTCAATGTTAATTTTGATTAGATCGCTGTGTTTTGTTCAACTGATCGGCATCTTGTATGGGATTCTCGACGCGACTTCCTCGTATGTTTGATCAAAGATGGAGATCTTAAACAAAATCCGTGGATTTGGTCCATTTTGCACCGCATGAGGTACGGTGGTGTTTAGCAGTGCTTGGCGATAAAAGACCTCACCGGATCGAAATGATATCGGTGCCGGATCGTCGCTGAGCACCATGTTGATCGAACACAAGGTGTTGATGTCCGTGTGCCAGTCCAGGAAAGACCCTGGATCTTGGAAGTAGAATCTCGGTTTACCATTGATTTTTAGATCTTCAACGATCTGCTGTATGTAAGGGCTGTCCCAGTATCCGATCTTAAAATATTCCTGGGATTTTCTCGCGGATTGTCCAGCCCTGAGCTCGTTAAATCCCTTGGCGATCTTCATGGCTCCCAGCGCATCGTCCATTAGACGTGCCATATCGAGCGGATAGTTTAGATGTGTTAACGGGGGCAAGTTGCTCATGATTAAGCCAATGTTGCTAGATTTGGTCCAATCGTGTCAAGATTTACGGATTATATGCAAACTGGACCTGCGGGAGTGAACCCCGCAGCACCACGCATCTTCGCGATCTTTTCGGTCTGTTCTCATGGAGAACGCCGGATCCTAACACTGATGCATCCAGTTAAGAAAGGGCGGTATTGCTACCGCCCTTTCTGTCACGATGGTAAGCGCAAGCGTTGCTTACTTCTTGCCCTTGAGGGCAGCCAGCTTGTCCTGCAAGCTCGACGGCTTTGGACCATGATCAACCTCAGCCAGGGCAGCATTGATCGCCGCGTCGGCTTCAACCGCCTTGCCTAACACACCACTGCGGATGTTATCCGCTGCGGCCTTTTGGCGCGCTGCCGCAGCATTGGCACCCATGGCGTTGATGGCCACGTCTGCACCGCTCAGACCCTTGCTAAGGCCTGCCATGCGCTCGCGGTCTGCACGGCGCTGGTCGGCGATCTTGGCCTCCTGGAGCGCACGGGCCTGATCGCGCTTGGCCTGCTCGATCTTGGTGCGGCCTTCCATGACCAAGCGCTGGGCGTTTTCAGCCGCGGCGCGGGTCTCTGCGGCCCACAGCTCGGCATCCTGTGCTTCGGCCTCGGCACCTTCCACCTTGCTAGCCCATTCCAGCGCTTGGTCAGCGGCCTTGTTAGCCGCGGCGTCGTTCCCGGCACTGGCCAGCTTTTCGGCAGCAGCCGTGTAGCGATCGAGATTATTGCGGATGTTAGCAACCGCATCGCGCGCGGTCTTGGCATCCTGTCCGGCCTTGGCAGCGTTGGTGGCCATCTCGCGGGCAGTGGCATCCCATTCGGCCAGCTGGGCTTCGCCCACGCTTTCTGGGTCCCACTTGGCAACCAGCTTGACGGCGCCGTCCTGCAGATCACGTACCTTGGTGGAAATGTAGTTGGTGATAAAGCTCATGTTTCTATCCTTTTAGAATGATTGGTTGAATTCGAACTAACTTTGCAAGACCTTGAGGTTCTGATGGTCCAGAGGAATACCGATGAACAAGTTCACCGAAGCACCCTCCGAGTCCTGCACCATCGTTGCTAGCAGCGATTCCGTCACGGCGTCAGCCGCATCTGTCAAACTCCTGTGGTATTCCATTGCCTCGTGTTTCACCGTCGTGGTGTTTCCCTGTGCATCCAGGATGGTCTCGGTATATGCTACCGGTGCCACGCCGTCGGTACCTGGGCTCCACGCACGATTGTACATGATGGCCGGAGGTCCGTCAACCCGAAATTGTGGCCATCCAATCAATCCCCATTCCTTGCGCAGCGCTTGGCCAAGCTTGTCGCGCAGGAAATCTCCCTGTGCATCACGCTGCCAGCTGCCAAGCCAGAATTCCCAGTCCTCGGAAGACTGCGGAAGGATTTCGTCCCGGCTGCACCACAGCCGAGCCTCGGTGAGCTTCCCGCCCTTGGAAACCAACTGGATGTAGCTGCGTCCATCCCCGAGATAGCAGTTGAATATATCCAGGCCCCACTTGTGATAGGTGCCTACCGCGGTGATGATCTGCTGTCCCGTGGGTGGATTGATCACTGACCCGTCGGCCTGTGCCAGCGCGATATCAATGTCCGGAAGATCCACCAACGATGCTTGGTGCAGACCCAGAGGTACCTTGTTGCGTGGCAGCGGCACAGGGTTGGGAACCTGTTCGGTTTTCTTGCGGGCCATGTGGCCCAGTATGGATAGAAGTCCCATGATTTTATCTCCTGATGGATCAACGCTTACGGATGATGAAGAACCAAGCGGCACCTGCCGCCGATAGTGCAACTACCAACCAGATGACCCAACCGAATCCACCAGAGGCAGGTGGCTTGGCACGGGCGGAGTCAACGGCCGCGGCATCCGCTTCAACGGCCTCGGGTGCGATGGCCAACGCTGCTGGCACGCCCGCGGGCAACGCTGATACTGCCTGGGCGGGCTGGTTGCCCTCGGAACGGATGCGAGCCATTTCTCGATCCATCTCGTCCACCCGGCGGCGTAGATCGGCGTTTTCCCGTGCCTGTTTTTCGAGATCCGCACGATATTGCGGATACCATGCTTGGTTGGTTTGACCGTTCATCCAGGTGGCCCGATCGTAAAGCCCGGTGCCAAGTGCTCCTAGGAACATGCCGGTGAGGAAGTTGGTATCAAAGATGCCGTAGTTGGATCGCATGTTCTGCGTGGTTTGGAACACCTCGGGATTGCGGTCACGATAGTTGTAGTAGTGTTCACGTCGCTGCTCAACATATCGGGCAGGATCGCCACCATATGCCTGCCTGCTGGAGGTAAACACCGGGTCCTGTCGAACCTGCTGCGCAGCCACCGGCTGCGGTGGACTGGTAGCACGGCCTCGTTCAGCTTGGTAAGCACGGAGTGAATCCAGGCTTTGGCTACGCTGTTGGGCCTGTGCCACGGCGTTTGCTGGCGGTTGTTGCTGTGCTTGGGATTGACCGGCCGCTGCCGCACCAACCACCGCCGCACTGCCGGCACCGGCAGCCACCATCCCCGGGCGGTTGTATCCGTTGCTATTGGCAGCAACCGGGGGTGGTGCTGAGGTTGGACCGGATGGAGGTTGAACGGTGGCGGCCATGGGAGGCGGTGCCGCCGGCGGTCTAGAATAACCACTGTTGCTTGCCGGAGCCGCTTGCGCAGGTGCAGGCGTGTTTGGTCGGGCATAGCTCGGTGCCGGAGCAGGTGTGCTCGGACGGGCATAGCTGGGACTTGGGGTTGACGGAGCAGGAGAGGAACTGCTGCCACGGCTATATTGCGCGTCCGCGGAAAATGAGCCAATTGATATGATCGTGGCTGCGGCTAGCGCCAAGATCCGACGATTAAACTGCAACACGATTCTCCTAGTGGGTTACAGGCGGATTACACGCTGATTTTAGCACATAACGACACAAGGTCAACCTTGATCAGGTGTGCTTTCGTGGTAGATCGTGCTGATGGTCCACCCGGTGCCGGAATCGGTGGGAGGCCTGCATGCCATCGGAACGCCGTGTGCGGTTCGGATGTTTGGTTCTAGATGCATCGCTAGCCTAATTGCTCGAAACCAAGCACCGTGCCCGACTATCAAGGGCATGCCGTTGTGATCATCCCTGCTTGTTGCACGATTGACCGCGGCTACGGCCCTAGCCAGCAGGGATGCAAATGGTTCGGCATTTAATGGAATATGTTCCCCGGCAATCCATTGGTTATACCAACCGCCGGCAGGCTTGCCTTCCTCGACGCCAAAGTCAACCTCTTGCAGGTCCAAATCAATGCTAACCGGAAGATTGAGGTTTTTACCAACCACTTCGGCCGTCGCCAATGCTCGGCCGATCGGGCTCGCAAAGATGCATGACACCCTGGCGGTCTTGAGAACCATGGCAGCATGCAAGGCCTGCATCTCACCTCGATCGGACATTGGAACCTCGGTTCGACCCTGGGCAAGACCCAGGACGTTCCATGAGGTTTCACCGTGCCTGAGAAAAATGAATGGTCTAGGATTTAGCTGCTGATGCATTTGATGTACCGATTAAAGGTGGTGCCCACGGCCGGACTCGAACCGGCACTCCATGGGAGTTTTAAATTTGGTAGGGGCGGCGGGATTCGAACCCGCACTGTAGAGATTTTAAGTCTCCTGTCTCCTGCCTTTGGACTACGCCCCCGAATGCTATATCATAGCATAGTGCAATTACCGATTGTTGTCAACGGTTGTTGAATAGCCTCCGATAGCGTTTACTATGACTATTTGATTTTAAGACAAGTTATTTACCATTTGACATAAATAATCATATGAACTCAATTCCTAAAACCAAACACGCAGTTATACGAATATGCAAGTTAGTACTCAACACTGATGCTGACATAACAGAAACTGATGTGTTACATGTTAAACAGATATTTCGAGATTATCTCGAATCTGGCATGTCTCCCAGTGATATTAAAAATCAGTACCTCATCGAACATTCAAATTTTGGTATGTTTCTAAAAACATGTTTAAATCTAAAATTGTTAAGCGTCAAGGACGCTATAAACAATTACTATAAAAAGAAGGCCGGTCAACGACTGACGCTAAGACCATTTACTATAAACAGTGTTCGTTCTCATTCAATCCGTACTCGATCACGATTATACCCGGATATGAAAAGTTATTAAAACTGGGAATTTATCATGCTACTGATAATCCTGGAGGAGTATGTAGAGATCATATGATCTCAATTGCATATGGATGGAGAAATCATATCGCACCGGAGATTATTTCTCATCCATGTAACTGTCAGTTTCTTACTAACTTAGAAAACATAGCGAAAAATGATCGATCGGTCTTAACAGTAGGTGAACTCATATATCGTATAAAAAACAATATAATGTCTGCGTCTAGCACAGTTGCTAATCATTTGCCTAAGACACACGAACATAAAGCAAAGATTAGCTCTACTAACAGTAGATACATGAGAATAACAAACGGTACACGAAACCTACGGATTCTTAAATCAGATCTCATACCCAACGGATACCGTCGAGGATTTACACGTTCTAATAAACTGGTAGGGGTAGAGGGACTCGAACCCCCAATCCGTTAGGAAGAGCATTTTGAGTGCTCCGCGTAGACCAGTTCCGCCATACCCCCACATAATCAATTCCACCACTGGGGCATTATATCTTGGTGCGGGCGAAAGGACTCGAACCTTCACACCTTGCGGTGCCAGAACCTAAATCTGGTGCGTCTACCGATTTCGCCACGCCCGCACAACTCAGTATATTTATAAGGCCTTTTAAGTGTCTGTCAAGGCCTTTAACATGTTAACTCGGGTTGGATCCACCACGCTGGCAGCCCATACCTTCATGGCCTTCATTTGGACATGATCCTCTGGATTGGGCCAGTTAGCAATGGTCGCCAGCATGTCCTCCATGCTGGCGACCTGATCACGCAGAACAGCAGCTTCTTTGGTGACGGCAGAGAGCATGTCACCTCGGCGATTGTACATCGCCACAAAGTTGTCAAACTGATCATCCGTGAAGGTTGTTCGTGGAACACCAAAGTTTTCCAGCGCCTGCTGGATATAGTCCAGCAGGCATTCGGCCATGTCCCGGTTGGTACCTTCAATCCATTCGTTAGACGGTTTGGTCATCATCGTTTCCTGTTTTGATGCACGGCCCCCTCTCCGCCTGCATCATGGATCTCCCGCTGAACCTACCCAGGTTAGGGCCATATGGAGATCTTCCTATGTTAAATGGTGCACCGGGGGAATCCCGACATCCCAACCTTCCCGTTATGAGCGGGACGCTCCTCCTTTGAGCTACCAGTGCATTTAACTTAATTCGTCTTCCGTGTAAGCAACGTACTGTATTAATAGAAGCATGTCAACGTTTACTTTGGTAGGGGATACCGGACTTGAACCGATAACCAACGCTTTATGAGAGCGCTGCTCTAACCAATTGAGCTAATCCCCCTAACTAAGCATAGTTTAAACACCGTTCAACTTGGTGTCAATGACAATGTTTGGCTCTAAATTATTTAGTTGGAAGGGTTCTCACCATCCGCGGGCCTCGCGCCCTCTGCTGGGACCCTCACCCAGTCCCCTCCGGAAACGGATCATCACCAAGGTCTTTCTGTTCCATGCAGAGCCTTGATTCCCCTCTGGCAAGGCACCAAGTCCTCACCAGCCGGTTTCGTTCGAAATCAAATCCGTGCTAGGCGTCGGGATATTTTTCCCGCAGCTTTTCCAACAGCTTGCGCTCGCTCTCAGCGGTCTTCATCAGCTTCTTTCGCAGGCGTTCCTCGGCCTGCACGCGGCGGGCGGCTTCTTCGCGATCTTCGCGATCCTTCTCTTCCTTGAGCCACTGCCGGATGCTGCCGATGCGCTTCTGCGCGGGTACCGCATCCTTTTCCAACAGGACAAGGCGAGTGTTGTCACCTCGAGCGGCTTCTTGGCTAAATCTCCACCAGTTTTGCCTGAGAAGCTTGAGCTCCTCATCGGAGACCTGTTCCCAGTCGGTGACGCCTTCGCGCATGATGGAATTCGACACCTCGTCGTAATCGGTATAACTGTCGTGAACAACAACGACACGCACTTCTTTCATGGAAAACCTCCTTGGATATAACACCGGTTTGATAAACCGGTTAAATTCTTTGAAAGGTTCCTGGTAGCAACCACGTGCGCCGTAGCTGACGTGTTAAGCCAAATTGCTTTGACTGATGTTACCTTGACCTGGCGTCCAGGCACGCCGCCCCGCGACTATTGCGTCCTCACATCAGGAATGCCATCCTGTATGTGCGGCGCGGGCCCAGTGGTGGATCACACACCTGGCATGGTGTAGACTGATCCAGCAGAACTGGGGCACATACTCTATTTACATGCAGAGGTCTTCGTAACGGGTGGTATAACGTCGGTGTTGGCTGACGTCGTATCCAGCGTTCTTGCGATTGGCTAGGATACGATCCACCAAGATTTTAATGTAGTTGCTCATGTTTGATCCTATCCAAAAAGAAAATGGTCTCGGTGGCAAGATTCGAACTTGCGGTCTTCTGGTCCCAAACCAGACGCGATAACCAGGCTTCGCTACACCGAGTTTTTGAACTTCTTCAAATATAATTCTATAGCCGATTGAACCATATGTCTATATCGACTATGGACATATTGATGATGTGTTGGGCACATCGGAATCAAGTTAGCTGGGTCATTGTTGTTATGATTGTGGTCATAGTGATGAACTGATACTATCTTGTCCTCACCGCAGATGATGCATGCCTTTTTGTGGTACTCAAAGCAGGTACTGCGATATTGGTCGTCACTCCAGTTGCCATTATTTTCGCCACGTCGAAAGTGTTTGTTTGCACATGATCGACTACAAGTACCTTTTGATTTCTTGTAGTTTTTGACCGGATTATCGCATACCAAACACTTTACTGTATTAACCGGATTCAAATAGCATTCAACTTCATGACTGCGTAAATTTGGAACACTAACTAATTTAGTGCAATACTGACAATTTTTCTTAGTTGCGTTGATACTCGCCCATCCTCCGGATCCTTTGTTGGACAGATGAGATCTTAACGCCTTTGCACTACAATAAATTTTACCATTATTTGGACTCGTAAATGTTCCATCAAGATTTTGATATTGTATAAGGTCTATCATAATGCTATTTATGCTCGGAGCGACAAAGCAGGCGCACTACCAAGCTGTGCTACACCCCGTTATTTAATACTACGGCCAGTTGATCGTTTTTGCAAGCATATTTACTAACGTCAAGCCAATCTTTCCCACCAATCGTCGGAAAAGCCAGCAATTCTTCCGTGCCAGGACGGTCCCCAATGCATGAGATCCCTGGCCAGAAAGTTTCGCTTTTCACTGCGTCGCAGTGTTTCCATGGAATCGGCCATAGGTGCATACAGTTCAATTCCGTTATCCGTGCAAACGGCTCGCATGGCATCAACCGTTCGGATGAATGAGATCCTAATTTCGTCGTCTTCGCTTAGGTGTCGATACAGTCCCAACTCCTCCCCGGTGGTCCACGGACCGAGCCGCCGTATCTTACCAGCATCACCAAGCAATTCTCGCCGTCCGGAAAATGCTCCAATGGTATATGCTCGCCGGGGCCGTAGCAGTCCTGCCCAGGATTTCAACATGCGATATTGGGTTTCAATGCCGGTGCCAGGCCATGCTAGATTGATGAACGCCCCGCCGATGCGTTGGTTTAGCTTCCATGCCCATGTATCCTCAACATTCAGGCCGATTCCAAAGGTAATGCTGCAACCGAGATAGAAGTTCCCGGCACCAGGGGTTAGATCACTGAAATCCAGGGGAGTTCTAAATCCTCGATCATTTGATCGATACCTGATGTTGGTCTTGGTCCACCCGCCGGCTATTAACCGTTCGCGGGTCGCCGTGTCGTTCCAGTGCCGATCAAACAGTTCTTCCGTGTCGGTAGCCGTCCACGGTTGTTCGTGATTAGCTGGCAATGGTCCATGGCCAAACCGATCCGGGTCGCGAGTTGGATCAAACCTAAGGAGATCCATTCTTCATCCGTTGGCCAAGCCATTGCGGCGAAGCTCCTCGCGGCTGATCTGCCGCTGGCCGCTGCGATAACGCTCGCCTTCCTTGTCGTGACGCCGACCGGTAAACACATCGGTCCTCGATACCACCATGGATTTTTGGGTGACTTCGCCGGTGACCTTGTCGGTGTACCTTACCATCAGTGGAGGAGGGACATGATCCCATTTCACTTCGTACCAGATGCCATCGACCTTACGGTACTCGGTACTGTCGCCGGCAACATGGATCTTAGCAGCCTCCTCGGCCTTCCTAGCGTCGGCTTCCCTGCGCTGGCGATGCTGCCAGGTTTCTCGATCCGCATTGAGGCAGAGGATACCGGTGCAGGGATCCACGTAAAACTCCATCCAAGAATCGCGCACCGGCTTCACCTGGCCCCAGCGACCGGAGATCCATACTTCGCCATTGACCATGCTGGTTCGCACGCAGACGAAATCCTCAAGGTGATCTCGAACATGCTGTTGAACGGCGTTGGTCACGCTGAGGTGCTGGGAGATCTCGCTGTAGACATCGTCCCACAGCTGACCAACACGGCTGCGGATGAAGCGGCGCAGAGGCGCAAGATTTTCATTGAGCTCCTTGCCGCCGTAGTTGCGAACGTGTGGTGCTCGCATGCCTTCCTTGCTGACCATCAGGTCAGGATCAACCGTGCGACCCCGACGCTTGGTGGAATTGTCATATCCCGGGCGACGAGGTCGCTCGACGATCACCTTGCTCATGTCATGTCTCATGCCATGTATGTAGCATTGATCGGCAAAACGGTCAACGATTTTTAACGTAGATGGCATCAACCTCGTATTCGTGCCCGGTCTTTCGTGCTGATTCCATCTCAACAAATCCATATTGGGCAAGATATCGATCCATGTCCACCTTGAGGGTATGTCCGTGGTAATACGGTTTTAAAGCGGCCTCGGTTAGTATGACCTTGGCGGAATCCAGTATGTCGCTTGCGCCACGCAATATGTCCAGCTCAGCGCCCTGGGCGTCCATCCAGATCATGTCTGGTATGACGTTATGACGTGCGCACCAGGTGTTGAGGCTCACGGCGCCCACGGTAACCTCCCGCTGTATGCTTAGTTCGTGTCGAAACACGTTGGGATCAATCAAACGGAACTTGCTGGCCATTCCCGTGTTGTTACCAATTGATTTGGCGGTATCCACCGGGTAGAACTTGATGGCACCGTCAATGTCATTGAGGGCAAGGTTCTCGATGCTGATGCGTGAGCGCAGATCCTCATCCAGTGATGCAAAGTGCTCGAGGCAGTGCTGATAGTGCTCATCGGTTGGTTCAAACGCCCAAACCCGTGCGTTGGTAAAAACACGGGCTAGGTTCTTGCTTTCATATCCGTGTGCAGCACCAACGTCGATTATGTTTTTTACCTCGTTGAAATCAATGATATTTTCTAGGTGAGAAAGCCGTTCTGCCATCATATCCATGCTGAGACCGGTTGGGTTTCGCAGCAGTGCCGGGCCTCGATCGGGTGGTGAATGGCCCTGTGATATTTCCGGAATCCTAACCACCAGCATGATGTCGTCGTATCTGTTCTTGATGCCGCGTAGATCGACGATTTCGGCATATGGCTTGAGATGGAACGGTACCGCTGCTAGCAGCTGATCGGCCCAGTCTCGCCGGGCGATGTCCTCGATGACAAACAATCCACCGGGTCGCACCCTGGTTAGGAAATGCTGCACGGCAAAAAGCTGGCTTTCCAGGGTGTGCGGACCGTCGTCGATGATGATGTCAGCTTGTGGAAAATGTGCCAGGCTTTCGAACATGTATGCATTGCCGAGGCTGAGCTGTATCCGTCCCTGGTATTTGGCGCAGTTACGCTCACAGTCACCCCTAAGCTGTAGATCAACCCCGATGATGTGGGCCTGTGGCAAGGCCTCGGCCCACATCATGAGGCTACCGCCCTGATCAATGCCAATCTCGACAAGGGTCACCGGCTTGTCCCGGTAACGCCGGATCTCTCGTTCATAGAAATGATCACAATAGGAGTGCAGGCTGTTCTTGTCGGTAACGAGCAAATGCCGTTCGATGATGTCGGCCAATCGGGTTTCAGAGGTCTCGCTTGCTAGAGCAGGAATGAATCTATTGGCGGTGTTTTCCATGTGGTTCCAGAACTTGCTTTGGTCGATGCGATGGTAGGGGTCATAACACCAATCCCGATGCGAGCTTGTTGGATTTCCGTACGGGGTTGGAAGATCGTGATCCTTTCCCCATTTTGCAGCAACGTAGCGCTCGTTCCTGGCCTGTGTTTCGCCATTGGCAGCACGGTAAGTGTCTGAACTGCGTATGGCCCAGCTACCATTATTAGCCTCACCGATGTCGCTGTTCAACGGCAATAGCTTAACGTTGCTCCTGCGCATGCGTATGATGTAATCCAAATCCTCGCTGTAGATCGGCCAGATGTTCTCATCAAACAATCCAACCGTTGCGACCACCGCCGGTCCCATGGCAAAGCAGCTAAACGCACCGTTGGGTGCCGTGATGACCGAATCTTGGTTGGCTTGCCAGGATGCGTGTATCTTCATGAGATCTCCAGGAAGAAACAGGGTATCGTTGTTGGATATCAACCAATACTGGCATTCAGGAAAGCTCTTGATGATGGAGTTCCATGCCGGTGCCACACCTGTGTTGCGAAACGGTCGCTCGACATATACCGAGTTGATCCATTGGTTCTTAACGGTGGTAATCTGTTCAACCGCTGCGACCACATCTGGATCGCCGCTGTTTTGAACTATGCATAGCTTGTCAACTGGATGGTCAATCGAGCTGACCAATCTCAGCAAGAGGTCAGCTCGATTGAGCACCAGCACACCGAGGCATGGTATCATGATTGCGTCCTTTCTAACACAGTGAGGCCGTTGTCGTGGTAAAATCTGTTTCGTATGGACCAGTTGGGATGCTTGGCAACAAACTCCTCAACCGCGGGCCAAAGGCCGGATCCACCATCCTCGCCGCGCTGTCTAAATGTTTCGGTATCATGCAGAACGATGTATCGCCTGACCCGATGATGATGCAGCATCATCTCAGCGGATAGCTGCGCATAGGTATGCAGACTATCAATGAAGAGCAGATCGGTTTCTTCCATGTCGTGTGCATCAAGACTGTTGGCTATGATGTATCGCACATCCCTGCCTTCGGATTCGGCGGCATAAAACAGTGATCGAGCTTGGTATGTTGGTTCGATATCGTAGCCTCGAAAAACCGCACCGCTGTCTATGAATGCCGACGTGGATGAACCCCAGCGCACTCCGAACTCGGTGATGTGTGAGCAGGTTGCTGCCAGCTCTCGGAGAAACCCCAAATGGCCGCGTATGTCAGGCGACGTTTCAAGATGATGCAGATATATCTCTCTTACGGTTGCCATCAGAATAGCCTTTCGGTCCAGGTTCGTGGTATGAGATGATTCCGTATCTCAACATCAAAATGGTATTCAAAAGGTTTTGGCCCGCGAGAGCGTATGTTGTCGATCAACAGCTTTAGCCCGTCATCGAGGAACACTCGTGTTTCGTAGCCTAGAAGCCTGCGTGCTTTGTCAGCTGAGCAGGTTGCTAGCTTGACCTCAGCCGGTCTTCCAGGCATGTAAATGGGATCAAGATTCATGCCGGTGATGTTGGCCAAGCGTTGTGCAAGGTCATTGATGGTGACGAATTCCTCATCGGGTCCGATGTTAATGGTCTCGCCAACGACGTTGTCCTGCAGGGCCATGGCCTCGAGGCTGCCGATGCAATCGGTGATGTAGGAAAAGCAACGCTTTTGTTCTCCATCACCATAGATGATGGGCTGCCGACCCTGCAACATGAGATTGGCCATGATGCTGACCACGTTGCGATATGGATCATCATATTTCTGCCTGGGACCGTATATGGAATGGGGAACGGCGATGACGTATTCAACTCCATGTGTATTACACAGGACCTTGAGAACCCGTTCGGCAGCCTCCTTGGCTATACCATAGGGATCCTGCGGAACGGGACCGTAGCTTTCCAAAAACGGGGTCTGATTGGTACCATATCTTGCCATGCTTGAGCAGTAAACTATCCTCTTGGCACCTGCTTGTATCGCGGCGGTAAAAGTGTTGACTGACCCGGTGAAGATGTTCTCACAGATAAACGCAGGGGCAAACATGCTCACACCTTCATATGCGCATGCAGCAGCGTGTATGACCACGTCGCTACCTTCCATGATATCCTTGTAACCATCAATAACGGTAACATCATGCTTGTAAAATTTAACACGTGGATCGACATTATCCAGGGTACCTCCAAATAGATTATCGCATCCTGCTACATTAAACCCTCGAGCCAGGAATCTATCAGCAAGATGGCTCCCGAGAAATCCGGCTACGCCGGTTATAAAAATTTGCATAATTTACACCTTACCGTTTAATTTGCATCGATCAAAATGATGCCGTTTCATGACAGGTCCTTTACCGGTTTTTAGGCAATAGGGACATTGGTATATTTTACCATTAACATGCCTTCCCGACTCAATCAAATTTTTGGTAAATTCTTTACCAAAATGATGAATACCTTTTGCTGTTCTTTGACAAGACGGGTTTCTTTCTCCTAGGAAGTTATGGGTACCTGCATCAATTCTACGCCTGTTGGATTCGGGCCCTAGGAAGTTATGGGTACCTGCATCAATTCTACGCCTGTTGGATTCAGGCCCTAGGAGATTATGGGTGCCTGCATCAATTCTGCGCCTGTTGGATTCAGGACCGAGAAAGTTATGGGTTCCGTCTTCTATACGTTTCATATTTGCAGATGGCCCATTCCAGTGATGGTTACCGATTTTTGATTTTTTTCTTGATGGATTCTGTTCACCAAGAAAATTATGGGTTCCGTCAGCAACCCGTTTGTTTGCAGCAGATCTTGCAAGCTCTTTGATCTCGTCACCAGTTATATCCAGATACTGAGAAAGATATAGTGCCGCTGCCCAATCTCCTTGATTTAGATGAATTTGATAATGCTCTTCGGGACTAACGGCTAATAGGTTCGACGGATCATTTTTTGAATGATTACCGTCTATGTGATGTATATGATATGATCTACCTTTTTCATCAATTGGTCTTGGGCCAAAATTGTTTTCGTAGATCCGTATATGATCGTTATTAGATTTTTTGTCAGACATGCTAGTAATCCTTTCATATCTAATATGTATTATCGCAATGCAGCAGCCGCATTATGCATCCTGACATGTGAGAGTATCCAAGATTATATACAATCATCACCGATGCTGCAATATGCCACGACGAAATGGAAGGATCAGGAAACGATGCTGGCTAACAGGAAATCAGCGATTTTCAAGCTCGCGGATTCTATCCCGATTCTTGGCAATGGTGTCTTGCAATCCTTGCCGATAATCCTGCAACCCATCAGGAACTGCAACGCTTCGGTGCAGGAGATCAGCTATCTCCTGCTCGACCTCGCGCAAGCTCCTGAGATCATTGCGAAGGCTGCGCTGACGATATTCAATCTCAAGATCAAAGACGTGATTCTTCAGTTCCTGATACTCGGAAATGAACACCGGTCTCGGAAGTCCCAGCCCATCATATACCGTGCGGAATCCCCAGATGGTGCTAACGGCGCCGAGGATTGACGCTACCGTTAGAATTGTGGCTTTGATCTTGTTGGCCTTGGTCCGGGCTACCATTGTTGTCAGCATGCATTATTTACATGTTGATCATCAGCAATATCTAGTGGGTTTAATAACCTTTGGTGATTTGAGTGTGTAGATCGAATGCTGTAACCGGATCAAATGGTATCTGGCATTCTATGCTAGCAGCAACGACAGCACCGACAGCGGCTAGCATTGGACCTTTGGTCGGTAATATCAATGCCATCTTGGTACCAGTTGGCATGATCACCGTTCGACGATGATTTCTTTTGGCTGCGATCGTTGCATTAACGACATCGGGCCACCATGGGACGCAGTCGTCGATGACGATCAATGTTTCCGGATCGTCGATGAACATGTCTATGTCTTGTGTGGGTATGCCGTTGGTATGGTCACCATCAACCAATACCATGTTAACTGGATTGATTTTTTTGAATTCTCGACTGTTAGCAACCAACACTTCAAAATCATCGTGATGTTCAATGGTCTTTAAAAATCCAGGCAACCAAGATTTGTGCGTGTCGGCCATCGATATGAGAGAATCGATCATCGATGGCTCGCCTTCGATATTACCAACGTTTAGATACTCTTTCGTATAAGGTGTTACATAGGAAAATGTGTCAACGACCGTGATCAATGTATCGGTCGTTCTATTATGCAACAACGGGTAGGTCGATCTACCACACCATGCTCCGATTTCCACTATGTGGCCTCCGGAAGGAACTTGGCTTGATAGCATGGCCAACCAATATAGTTCCTTGGGATACATCCATCCGGGTGTGGACTTGTTGATTTTGTATGCGGACTTGTCCAAGATCATTAATGATATTTATTGCATGTTATAATCGTGCCGACGTGTCGGCACGATTATAATGGCGGATCCTAATCGCATCGAACGATTGACCTTGCGGTCACCACTGCTTTCGAAACAGTTTAGGGAGCCAACCCTGGTAGGATCCAAACAATGGCGGAGAGCTGTGGTCTTGATCCACATACCAAATATTATTCGGTACCAACTGTTTTCCAAACAGTGCCATCCACCTGGATGGTTAACTCTCCAATTTTTACCCCAGCCGGTCGTTACACCGGCAGCTATGCTTGATGGACCAAATCCTCCCGGAGCGCCAGGAAACGATCTTGTCAGCTTTGATCCAGGCTTCACTTGGCGAACCATGGGGAACTTGGAGGAGGGTGATGGCATCGAACCATTGACCTTTCGGTCACCACAGTTTTCAAGACTGCGCAAGGAGCCAACCTTGGCACCCTCCATGCGGCTATTTAAGCATATTTTATCGTGATTGTCAAGGAGTGTTCATAGAGACTTCGTTTCGGGGGTATCATCTAGACCGGTATGATCATATGCTATCAAGAAGTTGATTGTATTGCGTAACAAAAACCGCATGTCTATTTTTAATTTCCTCGGCGACGAACACATACTGTCCTGGTCTCTGTTGCGTTTTGTCAAAATCGGTTAATTTATAGCCTAGGCTCATTAGTGCTAATATATCCCAGCTTTTCAACCATGCGTTGTGTTTGTTCAACATTGGAGTTAGGATATTGATGTTGAATTCACTAGCTTCTTGTTGTGTCCAATAATCAGTTTCCCACATATCAATGTTGTCGTTAGGGAACCGAAATCCATACTTGGCATGGTTACGTTCAAATTCGCTATGATTGCCTATCTTTCTATTGATGTTAAGGGTTTGCATGACCGCACTATACAGATCATTTTGTGCAAACCAGTACACGGTATCCACGAGACTTTCTTTTGTATCTCCAGGGAGACCAACAATGAAACTGAGATGCTGGAGCACCTTCTTGCCCCAGATATCATGATAAAGCGTTGGGATCCACTCCCTGGCATGTTTTCCTGACCAGCCTTTTCCGACTATTTGGCTGGCTTCCACGCCGAGGCTTTCTATACCATGGTATGCAGTAGCTAGCCCGGTCTCTTTTAAAAGGTACGGAACATCCTGGAATCGATGTAGAAGATCAGCCCTTAGGTATGCGGTGTATTGTATCTTGAACGGCAATCGACTGACCATGCTGTGCCAGGCTTTCATCTTGGTTTCGGTATCATTAAATGTGTCGCAGATTACAAAATAGTTGGTGATACCCCACTTGGCGTGATTATGGCACATTTCGGCCTCCACGCACTCGAAACTTCTCAGATAATCCAGTTTGCCTCTGCCCAACAGCAAATGATTGCAGAATTTGCAGCTGAATATGCAACCTCTGCTAATTTCGATCGGGAGGGTCTCTCCTGGAATGATGCAATCCTGATCAGTAAACAGATGATTGTCGGATTGTATGTTGTGCTTGATCGATAACGGTCTGAGATATGTTTTTCTTTTGTATGTTGGATCATATCCTGTGGGCCGCATTTCGAACGGAGGCTCAGGAGTACCTTTCTTTAGATGGTTGATCACATCTACAAATATGTCTTCTCCGTACTGATTCACGCTGGCATCAGCTACGGCTGATCTAGCAACAGCATCGCTCTGATATCCGCCTAAAATGATCATTATCGTTGGATGCTCTGCCTTGATCCTATTTAGAACCCTGTAAAGATGATAAGGTATCCTAGCTCGAGTTCCGTCGGGCCAGTACCACCACCGTTGGCAAAGAAATGTGGTGCTGATTGCCAGCACCACGGTGTCGTTGTTTATAAACTTGCAGGTTATCTGGTATAGTCGGTCCTCGTCCATGCTTGTAATAAAATCTATCACCTGGACCTGATAACCAGCGGTTCGGCATGAATGTGCGATCTTATAAGGACCTAGATATCGATAAGGCACATAGTGATCGTCAACGGTCTGACCGCTGGTCCAGATGATAACATCCATTTAAAATCGCTTCCGATGAAAACTCATATGTGTTGTTGATAACGCGGTTGCTACAGATATTTTGTAAGAAATTTCTATCTCACCGAGGTACAAACTCGTGTTCTTGTAATCCAGCATATTAATATTTATCTAGAGAAACGACGCTCATCATATGAAGCTAACCCAGGTGTTGTCAGTGCCTGTTAATGTTGTGCCTGGAGAGCCACCCCTCACGGGATCTCCTTTAGCCCGGCATGGGCTGCTGCGTGGAATATATCCGCAGCGCTCACCGTCCATGCTATGGTGCAGACGGCCCCCCTGGACATTGGTCCAGTGCCTCTGAGCATGCGCTCGGGCATTCCTAGTGGGATAAAATCATTTGATTGCGGTGTTAACACTCGTAATCCGTTGTCGGTCTAACCGCTATACTTCTTTCATGCGCTTTCGTAGATTTTCTACATGCCGGTTGTTGCAGGTGATGCGAATCAATACGGTAGCTGGTTCTACTCTAATCTCTGACCTTGCTGTCACCACGCCTTTCCGGGTCGGTTAGGGTGCTAACCCAGTCACACCCTCTATTATGTAAAATTATACGACATTCTGCGTTCTCATGCGACCGAATTCAGCAGGGTTGTGTAGGTTTTCATGTACGAGCTCGCAATGTTATTGGTCATCTTGGAATATTCGGTCCTGCCGATGGATCGCAGATTGTTCTTGTCAAAAAATTCATGATTGTGTCCACGTCCCATTAGGTTTGCGACATCCCACGGGCTACATGTTAGATCCTTCCCGAGCTGTTCCAGCCGAGGTTTAAACTCATCGGCAACAAACTTGATGGCATCCTTGCGATGCCAATTAGGCAAATGCCAAACGGTCCTGTCATCGTCTGGAAATGTGTATCCATGTTTTTCAAGCTCGAAGCTTAGCCTGCTAGGAGAAAGCATGTCCTTGGCCAACCACAACGGTGCTATACCGATGTGATACAGATCATTTTCCATGAACCAGTCGGCCCACGTTAGTATGTCTTCCTTGGTATCTCCAGGCAAGCCTGCTATGAATCCGACCTGTTGTCGGATCTGTCCTTTCCATATATCATGATATAAGTGTGGGATGTAAGTTCGAGCGTGCTTACCACTCCAGCCCTTACCGACTGCCATCGATGCTTCAAGCCCCAGGCTTTCGATGCCATGATATGTGGATACCAGCCCGGATTCTTGCAGCATTATCGGAACGTCGGGCATGCTTTGTAATAGATCGGCCCTGAGGAATGCTGCATATCGTATCTTGAACGGCAAAGACATTACCATTTCGTGCCAGGCTTGCATTTTTATCATGGTGTCATTAAAGGTATCGCATATTATGACGTAGCTTGTTGTTTGCCATTTTTCATGATTATATAGGAGTTCTTGCTTGATCATTTCCATGCTGCGAAGGTAATCAAGTTTCTTTCTCCCGAGTAATGGATGGTTGCAAAACTTGCAGCTGAATATGCACCCCCGGCTGACCTCCAAGGGCAAGGTTTCTTTTGGTAATATAGCATCATGCTCAGTAAATCGAAAATCATCGCATTCTATGTTGTACCTTACCTGATTTGGTTTTTTCCAAGAGATTCTCGACGATACGGTTTCTCTGATACCGACTGGGGCCGGCGTACCGAGCTTGAGATGCTCAAGGAGGTCTAGGAATATGTCCTCAGCGTATTCCTTGATGCTGCTATCAACGATACCCCAATCCGGAAGCCAATTTGAGTTGAATCCTCCGATGATCACGTGTATCAATGGGTAATGAGACTTTATCACACGCATCGCTAAGTAAACATGATATGGAAGTAGGTGTTTTTGGCCGTCAGGCCATTGGTGCATTCTTTGCGATATGAATGTTGCACTTAGACCGAGTATCTTGGTGCTCGGGGTGATGAATCGATTAATGGATGCTATTAGTTGGTTAGGTTCCATTCGAGCAACATGATCGATGATCTGAATGGTATGTCCGTGTTTTCTAACGAAATGGGCCAGCTTGTATGGCCCTATGTATCGATGTATTATTCCCGGTACATCGCCTTCAGCACCATTCGATAGTATGATTGCATCCATTATGTACTATTTAATGGCGGAAGGTAACAGAATCGAACTGTCAACTGTATTAAAGTTAAGACGGTTTTCAAGACCGCATCGTCACCTCGGTGATCTGATGATCCTCAAGTGCCTCTGAGCATGCGCTCGGGCATTCCTAGTGGGATAAAATCATTTGATTGCAATTTTAACGCTATACTTCTTTCATGCGCTTTCGTAGATGTTCTATGTGTCGATTGTTAGAGGTGATGCGCATCAATGTTGTGGACGGTTCCATCATCGGACCGCGTTTTGGCACCACGATGGCAAATCTGCCCCAAGGAGGGCAATAAATCGCCCGATTGCTACCCATCCTGGCTAATACCGATGCATTAATAACATCAGGCCAACTACTATTCCAGTCGTCTAACACGATCAAGCATTCGTCGTCGCCGAGGAATTTTTCTAAATCTCGCTGAGGAACTCCACCGTCATGTTGACCGTCGATAAACACCATGTTGATCGGTTCGGTTGGTAGATAATCGCCGCTGTCCATTTCTAAGATCTCGAGATTGGGTCGTTTGACCGCGCTGATCATTTTTTCCAAACACGGCCTCCATGACCCATGTGTCTTGGCCAATAATAGCATGTCTTCTAGAACGGTTCGGCTACCTTCCATGTTTTTATAAAGTCTAGGATTTTCGACAATATACGGGGATTGGTATGTAAATCTGTCAATCAGGGTTACCTTGACATTGTTGTTGCGGTTTGCAACGATCGAAAACGAGGATCGACCACACCAAGACCCAATCTCAACTATGTGACCGTTTGCTGGTACCTTTGACGTCAACCAACCGAGAAGCGACAGATCATAATCAGTTGGCCATCCGGGAATGTCTGGATCAATGAAAGGAAATGTTCTGAGATCCATTGTGATCGTGGTCCTTCTAATAAAAGCAGTTGTTAATTATTTATCCGGTATGATCACACCTGGACGATCTTTGCTCGCTCCATTATCTCTGGCCAATGTTTGGAATGGGGTCGGTGATCGCGGCACGGCCATGATAGGGCATATTTTCTGATCGCCGACTTCCAAACATCGACGATCATTATCGTTCTTGGTTTTAACCCAACATGGGCAGTGCCATGGAGAACATTAGCGTCATCAAATCCAAAAATATCGCCGTCTTTCCACTGGTGCTTCCACCCCTCTATGTCAAACACGCAGCCGTTTGCTTCATCGAGGCACAGATGTAGCCTGATGTAGTTGTGATTCAGCCCCCAATGGTGATTTAATATTGATCCTGGATGTGAGATATTGAAGGTTACTGAACCGATAAAATCCTTGACCATACCGATGTACGATGTCATGAACGGCATGCTCTCCGTCCAATATGTTGGGTTCCATCTAAGAGTTTCTTCTTCTTTCCAAGAGCTTGATTGTTTTTCGTTATCGTCCAACAGTGAATTCCGGATAAACATGCTGATACCGTCAAATCTTCCGTGATAAAGAGGTTTTTGAAATCGATGGGTGATGCCATTTGGCTTTGATATCGTCTGATCCGTCCAGGTATTTTTGGTTCGAACACCTTTTTTAATCAAATAACTCCAAAGCTCATCGCGTATCCGCGTCCAATTTTCAGTCAAAGGATTGATAATGGGATTGTTGGTAAATCTAATATACGGCGATTCTGTCAAATGCATTGCCATCAGAACTGATCCTCTGTTATCATGATATTTATCTGACGGCTGCCCTAACTTCATTGGTGCTCCCGCCCGGACTCAAACTGGGTTCTGAGGTTTACGCAAACCCCTGCATCACCATATATGCTTTGAGAGCTTGATCTGATTTTTCTTATAGGAGGCTTATCAGTGTATTAATACCCTCAACGGCCGTGTGCGACATGCTAACATCATGTCTACGATTGACCTTGCTCTCATATGGATTGATCCGTATCAACGTTGACGTCCGTTCTTCGGCGATGTAACGTATGGATGGTATCACCGTGCCGGCACCTATCTCAATACCCAGCACGCTCATCCTGGGTTCCATCCATCTGCGGAAACGATCCTCTCCGAGATCTATGTTGGTCCAAACCATGCTTGGATCGCTAAACATCAGAACGTTGGGCCTCAAGGACTGCTGGCACCGAGCGCACCTAGGGATCTCATCGATCGATGACAGGGTTGCAGTAAATCTTGGCATCGGTTGCAGTTGTCTCGTGCATGGCTGCTTGCATTGTGCATGCCGTAGATCGCCGTGTATCTCGTAAATGCGAGCAGGATCATATCCGGCCATGTGGAAATGCCCGTCAACATTGCTGGTCACCACGAAATAATCCTTGCCATGCTGGTTCACGGCATCGAGCAACCTGGTGTAACCAGCATGGGGTTTGGTGTGACCATAGGCCAGCATGCGGCTTATGTAAAAATTCCAGGAGGCCAATGGATCGTCGTCAAATCCCCTAGCGGTTGCCAGGGATATGAAATCCTCCTTGGCCTTGGTCCACATGCCATTGCTTCCACGGAAATCAGGCAATCCGCTATCAACGCTCATTCCGGCTCCGGCAAGTATGAGGATACCATCTGCTGAATGGAACAAGCTTGAAATGTAATCTTGCATTATCTCGACCTTTGCTTATCTATGGTGCTCCCACCCGGACTTGCGCCGAGCTCAATCCCATACCAAGGGATCACATCGCTGTCTATGCTTTGGGAGCAAACTGGTGCCGGATGAGGGATTTGAACCCCCGACCTTCGGTTTTTCTTGGACTTGCGGGCTTTAGGCCTTCTGTCCTTCATGGACGTACACAGAAGTAAATTCTCTGCACGGCTCCTGAGATGTTACCCATCACGGAAACAAAACCGCTGCACTACCACTGTGCTAACCCGGCATATCCTGGTGGAGCATGTCGGATCTGCCCCGACGGCCTCTGCCATGCCATGACAGCGCTCTCCTAACTGAGCCAATGCCCCAAGAAACAATTATTGCAGGCTACTTATCTCCTGTCAACCACAAATGGGTTGAATATGTCGATTGCTTGGTCCCACTGGACCAATTCGTTGGTGCTGCGGTGCTTGAGGACCAAGCTCATGCACCATCGTCCCTCGTCTGTATCATTAACGATGTTGTGTGGACCTCCAACGTTGACCAAGCTTGGCTGGCCGATGTTGGCCGACCATGCCATGTCGCAATCAGCCGGATCCCAGCGGTAGTATTCCGTTCCTATCCGTGTCTTGGCCGTGGTGTATCCTAGACCACCTTTGTTATCATTGTACCAACACATGCGACTGCTGGCAGCACCGTAGGCCCAGTTCAGCTTGACATGCTCGTCAAGCCTGGAACCATCGGCATGTATGGCGGTTGACCATCTAGGCGCTGTGTAAAAGATCTCTGCATGATGAACCATGATACCACGCAGTGCAAGCCATCCGTGTATGCGAGGATCAATCTTCTCGACCGGTAGATTCCATATCGTGGATTTTTGTGGTAGTCCGAACGATTTGATGCCATCCATGGCGTACGTCGTTGCGGTAAATCCGATGCCGATGATCCGTTCATATCTGTTTTTTATCATCGGCATCGGACATTTAAATTTGGTGGAGCCTATCGGGATCGAACCGATGACCTGAAGCTTGCAAAGCTACTGCTCTCCCATCTGAGCTAAGACCCCATTTGCTTTTATTTAACTTCGCTAGAAGTGTCTGTCAACCCCCTCCTGCGTGATTTCGTCCGGTAATCTGGCAATATTATTGAATCGACAGATTATCTAGAGTCGGTAACCGTGTAGTTATTAATCAACAAATGCATTCTGGGTTTATCGCCGTCGTTTTTAAACGTATGGGCTATGCGATTAGCTTCAACCTTCCAAACGCGCCCGTCGGCAGGCATGTGCAGCTTGGTTTTGTTGCCATTGTGATCAAATACCCAATGGCAATCCGGATTGGTAAAAACAGCCACATGGTATCGTTCGGCCACATGCAGATCCTTGTGCATGGGATATTGACGACGCGAACCTAACCAGGTTAGCTGGCATCTTCCAACAAACGGCTGCCGTAATCCGAACGTGGAAACATCAGTTAACACCTGTCCTAGATAGAGATCCTTGATCTCGTCGAGCATTTCGGTAAAATCAATCTCCTTGATACCGTGTTCACGTAATTCCGAGTGGCTTTTTTGCCATAGATGCCATCTATCTGACCCCTGCAATCCTGGTATATGGGTAAGATTGATGGAGTATCCAAACCATCGTTCAACACTGCAAACATGATTGATCCAATCAAGGGATATGTCCAATCGATCAAGCAGGGTCATCACGCTATCGCACAATCTCTGATGGTCGACGACGTAATCAATCGGATAACAAAAGTTTGGTATTGAGGTGACGGTTTGCATGCATGATTCTCCTAAAAATGGCGGAACGGGTGGGATTCGAACCCACGGTACCTGTTAGGGTACGCACAGTTAGCAACCGTGTGCCTTCAGCCTCTCGGCCACCGTTCCGTATCACTTATTTAATAAAGATCCTTGATCTTTTCAAGAATCGATTTCATCTCAACAACGTCGCTGTGCTTGGTGATGCTCACGGCATTGTCCATGTGTCGGTGCATCTTGGCTCGACGCTCGTCCATGATCAAATCAAACAGCGCATTGTTGAGGTTAAATCGGTCATCAAGCATGCGGATGATCCGTCCGTTTGGCAATAGTATGTCCCGCACGCTTTCAACGTAGCGATAAGCTGATTCAGCGTCCATGCCATGTTGTACCATGATGCCGATGGCAGCAGCGGTGCTGCGGCTGAGACCTTGATGGCAATGCACCAACAACCGATCGCCAGCTTGCAGGTTCTTGGAAAAATCAAGAATGGCATCAAGGTGTTGTTCATTTGGCAGCACCCACTCGTCCCTCAATTGGCTTTCAACATCATGGAGATGAATGACTAGATGGTTCTCGCAGGTAAACGGCAAGTTTACACCCGGATCCACCATGCTGATGGTGTGCGTGGGCCAGCCATTGTGGGCCCACCTGCCCGCTTCGAATATACCGCCAATCTTTAATTCAAACATGCACGCCCCCGGTGAAATGATGCAGGGTATTACCAGCGTTAAGTCTGCGAGCTGGAGGAGTTTGACCAATGCACCTCCAAAGGTTCCTCGTTAGGCCTGGACGACCTTGAGCTGGTATCCACATGCAACCAGCCAGATGTTGAGATTTTCCATGACCTCTTCCGGGCTGCGGTTTTCCCAGTTCATGCTCACGCATCTAATATCCTCGCTGGAACTGCGTTCCCGTGCGTTGTAGCTTACGTTCCAGCTTTCGTTTACTTGCTTGTTCTTGGCCATGTGTTTTCCTTGTTTTTTTTGAAAATTGGCTCCTTCTGCTGGACTCGAACCAGCAACCACCTGATTAATCTTGGACCTGATGGAGTTGCACCATCCAATCTATTGATCCCACAGTCAGGGGCTCTACCATTGAGCTAAGAAGGAATAAAACTGGAGTTGTGGGAGGCGCTCGCATCCTCGAATACCTGTTTTGCAGACAGGGCCATTACTATCTCTGGTCACCACAACATAACTTGGAGTTCGGAGAGGGAATTGAACCCCCGTGGCGGGTTTTGCAGACCCGTGCCTAACCACTCGGCCACCCGAACATTTAACTGATTCTAACATGACATTTATAGTGGTCTTTTTCCCATAAAGCAACCAACATCATGATTCCTTAATCCACGGACCGAGTCGATCAATGGCATCGGCCCATTGCAGGATCTTACCTGTGCGTAGATTTCGTATGGTATAGCTGAAACACCACCTTCTATGTGGTGTATGGTTGATCACGGTGTGAGGTCGTCCGACGTTTAGCAAGCTTGGGCTTGCTGGTTCCATATCAAGCACCTTGCGTATCTTGTGCGGCTCAAAAACTCGGCTAACCGTGCCGGCCGAGGTCACATGATCCACTCCGGTATAGCCTTCCTCAACTGGTTCGAACCACACCATTCGGCTGCCCGGCGCACCATATATCCAGTTTATCTTGCATCTGGTTGCGTTTGGACCATCTCGACCATCGGTATGGATACCAAGCGTCATGCCCGGAGGGGTATAAAACGCTTCGCTGTAGGCAACGTCAAGTTCTATGGTTCTCAACCAAGAAGAAACGATGTTGTCCCCGGAAAACGGTATTATACCACGTTTGGTACAATCCGTCCATTTTGACATGCACTGCGCGATTATCTCCGGATCGGGCGATATTGGTATCGCTAACGGTTGGTGATATATGTTTTCCATGCCGTTTCATTACCATTGATGTGATTTAATGTGTTTGGCGGACCCGGAGGGATTCGAACCCCCATCGAAGAGCTTAGAAGGCTCTTGCCTTATCCTGTTAGACCACGGATCCAAATTTTGGAGCGGCGTGCGGGATTCGAACCCGCGTCATCAGCTTGGAAGGCTGGGGTAATTGGCCTTTATACGAACGCCGCCTATGAAGTATTTATACGCTATCTTACAGCGTCTGTCAAGCACTTCCATGATCCTTCGTGCCAGTTCCACCCACCTTCGAGCATTGCTACCCGGGACGTGCATCCCATGGGATAAACACCTTGGATTCCATGGCCGTCCCGGAGGGACTCGAACCCCCAACCTTCGCGTTCGAAGCGCGCTGCTCTATCCATTGAGCTACGGAACGTTATCTGAAATACTGATACCTGTCCTCGAGGTTTGACCGGTCCTTGATCAATCCATCGAACTGGCCCTGACCATTTGGATAAAAACCGCTTGGATCAAGTATCTTGCCTCGGTTCTCTACCCAAGCATGTGGTATCCACCTCAGCTGATCCTCCATGTTTTCAGATCTAGCATACTTTGCACGATCCGTTTCCTTTCTTGGATTGAAGCCGTGCTGCTTCATCGCTGCCAGCTCCTCCTTAGTAAAGGCATCCAAGTCCAGATCCGGCACATCGGTCCGAAACCACCCCTTGGCCTTCTTGCCACCTCGCATGTGTCCAGCTGGTATGACCTCGGCGGTGACGATACCCCGGCTTTCTAAAAATTCTAGGAAATCAGACGCGGCACCGCCGCATCCGCCCCTGGTGGCATAGATGCTTAATCTCTTGTCTCCAGCGGTCTCCCAAAATTCCAGCAGCAACGGGTCAAAGCCTTGGGCTATTTCAATGAGTCTCATGCCGATATTTATCGGCAATGGAGCATGGCGGAGAGCAGTGGTCTTGATCCACATGCCGGTTTCTAGCCGGCACCCACTCCTTAGCAGGGAGGGACGAACACTCGTTCGCTTTACTCTCCAAAATTGGCTGCCCACCCTCGGTTCGAACGAGGAACCTCCTGTTTCAGAGACAGGCGATCTGCCAGTTGATCTAGTGGGCAATAAATTATTTATTTTTCGATAAAATACAGAGCTGTTTGAATGAATTGCTCTTTATCTTTGACACATTCTTTCCATTCTATTCGAAGTGTTTGCCATCCTTGCTCTAAAAGCCATGCATCTCGTTTTGCATCACTCTCTCTGGTGTTTTCGTGAGTGCCGCCGTCGATTTCAATGCATTTCTTTATTTCTGGCCAAGCAAAATCAAGTGAATAAATTCCAAATGGGTATTCCGCAATGTAGTTTTTATTCTCAAATCTTTTATCAATCACAGATTCGAACCACTGCTCTGGATAACTTTTTGGACGCCCTTTGAAATTTTTTCCCAAAGTAGGGTATGTCCCCTCCTTCAAACGTCTCAGCATGTGATGTCTGAGCTTGATTTTGGTTTCATCTGAGTGCTTCTGAGGAGGTCGATGTTTCCTGCTCATCTTTTGAGCTTCGCTTTTAGAACGAGGTGTGAACAATCCATTTTTGATTGCCTTGTTGATCGTGTTCAAGGTTGGTCCTAATTCTCGCATTGGGACCCCACTATCATATAGGCTCTGTAATTCTTTCCAATTAAACGGAGTTTTGTTTCTCATGACTTATTTATGATAAGTCGGTTGTTCTACCATTAAACTAATCCCCAAAATTATTGGCTGCCCGTGATGGTTTCGAACCACCAACATCGAGATTCAAAGTCTCGCGTTCTGCCAATTGAACTAACGGGCAATAAACTCTTTGGTGTTCTCGACGGGATTCGAACCCATGACCTTCGGCTTAGGAGGCAGACGCTCTATCCAGCTGAGCTACGAGAACAAGATTGGTTGGACCGGTCAGGATCGAACTGACACTCTATCGGTTATCAACCGATTGCTTTACCATTAAGCTACGGTCCAACAGCTAGTGATATTTATAGTCTATCGCCGGCAAAAAAGCAAGCGATGATTTTTGGTGCCCAGGGCGAGATTTGAACCCGCATGACCTTGCGGCCGCCACCTTCTGAGGATGGAGTGTATGCATTCCACCACCTGGGCAATATCATGGGTCTTACGGTGCCAGGACACCCGCCCTTGTTATGGTTGCCGGATTCTGTTCCCGGGGCCGGCACCCCGGATCGTTCCCATGGCTTCTACTAAGCAGTCACTCCATGGGAACATCAATATTTGGTGCATCCGGTGGGATTCGAACCCACACTGTATGATCTCTCAAACCATTGACTCTACCAGTTGGCCTACGGATGCAAAATTGGTAGGTGAGGAGAATTTTGAAATCCCGTCCCTCGGTATGTAACACCGATGCTCTGCCTCTGAGCTACTCACCCATGTTTGGTACCAACCGTGGGGATTGAACCCACCTAGATCTGCTTGTAAAGCAGACGCCCTCCCCAGATGGCTCGGTTGGCATACAACTGATATCATGATAGACGGGCTATTAAGCCTCGCTTACTGCATCCGGGAATGGTGGATTTCCGCCGCTGCCAACTCCCGTGACTGACACGAAGCCGGTATATCCCGATAGTCCTGGTAGCTCCAGCACGCCGGTTGGTGCAGGCACTGCTGCATCGCCAACGCGCACGATGACGGTCATTTCAGAGTCATCCTTGCTGATAATCGCACGCGGAACGACGATCCATGATGATCCGTCAAATCCTAGGACGGTGTCACCGTCTAGTCTGTAATCTCCTGTATTTGCCATTTTCTTGGCTCCTTTCTCTTGATCCATGTTGGATTCAATGCATATTTATGTTCTAACATGGACAAAAAGCAATAAATGATGGTACCTACTGTGGGGATCGAACCCACCTCTAACAGCGTGTCGAGCTGTCGCCATCCCCAGATGACAAAGCAGGCATATTGGTACCAACCGTGGGGATTGAACCCACCTAGATCTGCTTGTAAAACAGACGCCCTCCCCAGATGGCTCGGTTGGCATGTAAAACTGGTGCCCGTGGAGGGATTCGAACCCCCAACATCCTGGTTCTAAACCAGGCGCCTCTTCCAGTTGCGCTACACGGGCAAAACTTGGCGACCATACGGGGAATCGAACTCCGGCGACCTGCTAGACAGGCAAGCGTTCTACCATTAAACTATATGGCCATAAAATTCAAGGATTGTTGAGTTTCCACCAACGATTAATGGAATCAGCACCAATCTCATCACACACCTCAACAAGCTTGCCGCCGAGGCCAAGGATATCATCAAAGTGTTGGGCTAACAGCATGTTCGGGCATGCTCGCGGACGATCCGCTTTTAGCCATTCCACACCTTCCTCAAGCCTATCAACACCGTTGGCCTGCAACCACAGCGCCAGCGCCGACGCCGTTGAGCGGCATGCACCAGCAAAGCAATGCACCACCACCCGGGCATCTCCGGGCAAACGCTGGCCAAACTCTAGGATCGATTCTGCGTGCTCTCTCGTCGGTGCATACAGCTTGGCAGGATCCTCTTCGTCATCAAAGTTGATGGCAAAGTGATTCTTGGCATCGATGCGTGGCGGACGGAATACCCGATCACCAACATCCAGCATGGTGATGAGATGCGTGGCAGCAAACCGCTTGGCGGTCTTTTTGACCTCGCTCTTTCCACAAACGGTAAACTCGGGCACGTTACACCTCCTTGTTAGAAAATGGTCTCGCGTGCGGGTGCCGGCCCCGCTACTCCGGGATGAAAGCCCGGTGTTTTAGCTGGTAAACTAACGCGAGTTACGATTCCGCATGCGCTGGCCCCCCAATCCCGCCGCGCTGCACGACACCACCTGCCTTGCTTCTTTCGTCGCGTAACATGGCATCTTACCGGTCCATGACATGCTAACCTGTCCGCAGACAGGGAACCATGCACGGATGATTTGGCTCAACCGGCAGGCTTCGAACCTGCACGCCTTGCGGCGCCTGATTAACAGTCAGGTGGGTCTACCAGTTCCCCCACAGTTGAATAAAACCCAGTAGTTGTTGTTCTTGTTGCATGCTTTATAGCACGCACCGTATTTGGTGTCAACGCCTATTTTTTATCGTTCTTCCTTTGATCCATCCGACTGGTATAGGATCAGATTTTTTAATTTTTACAGATTTTTGACCATCTGTTATCCACATTGTGTCAAACTGACTATTGGATTTGCCAAATCCTCGCCCTTTTGATGATTCGGACATTTTAGATCTAGTTTCAGCCGAATGTGTCTTTCCTTTGAAAGATGCAAATATGTCAGGCGTATATTTTGATTTAATGGTTTCTTGCCATTTTTTTGAACGATTTGCAACTCTTTCTGTATCTAATAGAAAAAGTCTTAGACCCTCCTTGGCTTTTTCTTCTATCCCTCTAGATTTTGCTACTTTCATAGCCTTTTGATTTTTTTCTTTTCTTAACGATTCATTTGAATTGATATAACCAAATCCGCCATGTCCTCCTGGACATAAATTATATGTATCTGGTCTTGCACACATTTCTTCTGTCACAAGTTCTTTTTCTTTGTCGTTCATTTCTTTTTCACAAGAAAAGACGTGTAAGATTTCTTTGGAAAAATTTTCAATACCATATTTGTCAATTGCAAGTTTTATGAGCTTGCCAGATCCAAAATATTCATCATTAAGGTCAGCAGTTTTATGCTTTCCTATATAAATCTTGCTGTTAAGGAGATTAGTAATTTTGTATATTATGAAGAACATAAACACCCCCGTTTGGAGTATTTATGAAAAAATGAGCGGGTAGCGAGAATCGAACTCGCGCGTCCACCATGGCAAGGTGGCAGGCTACCTCTACATCATACCCGCATTATATGGTTAGTTATCCATGCAAGGCGCGTCTAATCCAGTTCTGTCCAAGAGGACGACCTTCATGTGGGGTCGCGTCGTTCAATGCACCTTGCCTTGGTGCACCTTGCAAGATTGAAATCCCGTGTTCTACGATACTCGGCTGTAGGTGACTAGCCCACTATATCCTGGACGGTTGAGTCCAGGCCACCGAATGCTACCATGTCACGGGGTCTTTGGTGGGGGTAAGTCCCAGATTCTATATCAACCCTAAACTTTTGAGCTTGGTTTTATCCCATACCTCGCAGACGACATCTGGATATAACTGGCGCCAAAGCTCGAACTTTTCTTTGTTTGCTTTTCGCCAATAACCCTTGACCTCTATGATTTTTCCGCAGGATAAAACAAAGTCAGGTCTGTATGACCTATTTTTTGATAACAGGAAAACCTTCTTGCTGTAATCCCATTTGATACCTTGGCTATCGAGGTAAGACGCAACTTTCACCTCCCAGGATGAATCCATCCTGATGCCATTATAATAACTTTGTCTATCTCCTCTATGTTTGGCGTTATTGTTACCTCTCATAGATTCGGATATTTTAGCTTTGGTGTCATCGGTATGTTTCACCAACGAATTGAGCTTTCTGCCTTTTATCTTTAAGGCATGCCCTAGAATCCTTGAATCTGTTTCCTTGCTAAGTCCTTTGTTCCAGCTAACATGCGCTGTCTTGAGACGTGCTCGATAACCGGGACATTTGTAATAAACTGGTTGGCAGCACCACCCGCTCCATTTAGAGCGAGGTGGATACGAAGCGGTGTCTCCGCAATACTTGCATGTGTTGTTCATGAAAGTATTTATGCAAACAGTCTGCTCCAACCCTCCAACGTTGGCGCTTCCCCAAATTTGGTAGACCAGGTGGGACTCGAACCCACGGTTTTTACTGATTAAGAATCAGCTGCCTTGGCCGCTCGGCGCACTGGTCTGTGGTATAATGGCCTTAGAACACTCCGCCGGTGCTGCCCTAACCCTTGTTTGCGCTCAAGTCCCCGGTCTACGGCTGCATCTCAACCAGGGAGGGCTATCTGCTCTCGTCGTGCTCTAACTTGGTCTCGCGTGCGGGTGCCGGCCCCGCTACTCCGGGATGAAAGCCCAGTATTTTAGCTGGTAAACTAACGCGAGAAATCTCATTCTAACTTGGAGGACCACCAGGGAATCGAACCCTGCTTGTTGCTGCTTCCGCGGTGGGTTTTAGCGCAACAAGAGCCATCGTGGCCCGTAAATTTGGTATAAATAGATTAAATAGTTTTTTAAGCAACAGGAGAATGTCGCATGTCTTATGAAATTTTCATTAAAAGTCAGTCATACACTCGACAATCACCTAATCTTTCTAAGCTTGGGTTTGATTTTGTAAACCATGATAGCAAAGCTGAATATCAAAAAATTCAGAACCTTCTTAGCACTGAATATTTAATTCTTGGCGAAAGTATGATAACCTTGCAAGAAAAATACAGCATCCCAAGTTCACGGACCTTACATGATTTGTTCAAACTATTTGATATTGAAGCACGATCATTTAGTAATGCTAATAGGTTAGCATTGACAACGGAGCGATCCACAATGCCGTGTTGTTACAAATACAAGACAGGATGGCATACAACTTGGGATCAAAAACAAGTCTTCTTGCGAAGTTCGTATGAATTTGATTATGCGAAAATTCTCGATGAGTCAAAAATACCGTATGAGGTGGAAGCACTTCGAATCAAATACTATTCCTCAACCGAGGAGAAATATCGTATAGCTATACCCGATTTTTTACTACCTTGCAGTCATACCATAGTTGAGATCAAATCTCAATTTACCTACGATAGTCAACAAATGAAAGACAAGTTCTGTGCATATCAAGCACTCGGATATAAAGCGATTTTGATTCTAGAGGGCAAAGAAACCTCTCTAGAATGAAGTTGGAGGACCCCGGTGGTAACGATCCACTTGCGGGCGGGTTAATCTTGGCATAGAGGACTTGCACCTCATGTGACCTGGTTGTCATCTGCCTAAAGTCCGCTGCCGGCACCTGCCTGGCTATACGCTCGGGGTCCTTGTTATCTATTGTTTAATGGGATTTCCTTGGTAATGCAAGGAAAAACTTGGAGGACCGTGTGGGAATCAAACCTTCCCGGCCGGATTAAGAGCCCAGCTGAGCCTCAGGCTGCAATGGTCCATCTAACTCTCGGAAGAGCCGCACGCTCTCCATTCCCGTGTCGCCCAGGGACCCTTATCGGACCCTTCTGGTGCGGTTAGGCAACGCGGGGTATTCTTGGTAGCCCCACCGGGATTTGAACCCGGATTTCCCGCTTGAGAGGCGAGTGTTCTAGACCGCTTAAACTATGGGGCCGTATGGTTGGTTCACAAACTACCGTGCTTGTGAATGTGTTTGATCTGTTTAACGAGGAGCAAACGGATCTATTATCACCGGGCAATCGCCTCGTTGCATGATGTTTTCATCATGTAGATCAAAATCAATTGCTGAATTGGTACTAACAACATTAGCCAGTAGCTCGATTGCATGTAAGAAATCCGGCCATTTTTTAATGAAATGCTCGATGTGAGATTTGAGTTTCTCGTCAGTCATGTTGCTGAGATAGTCTCGCCATTTAGGCTCGTCGATGTATCTCAAAAACCAATCAGTTGCTATATGATCAGGGTCGGTTCGAACATATTCCCAGGGTGACAGCATTTCTAATCTCAATGCACGGATACCTGGGACCAAAGTAACCGGTAATCCTCTAAACTTTGGAAAATGTGGATTATCCTGATGTTTTCGGGCTAGTTCGACAAATTTAGCGTAACCTATATCTGCCTCGTCGTACAGCTTTAGAACATAATTCAAGTTCGGATGTTGCCAAACACTGCCAAATGTGCCGTCTCCCAGCATTTCGAATCCATGCTTGAGAAGCTTTTTCTTCGCGCTGTCTGTGTTTGTGATGTCTTGTCGCAGGCTATCTGCGCCCACAAGTTCATTGAGTTTCATGATGCTATTTATTGGTCAGCGTGGGGAATTTTGCGATCCCGGCCTCCAGGCTCCCGACCTGGCACTCTTCTCCTGAGCTACACGCTGTTGTAAATGGTCAGGGAGGGGAATTTCGAAATCCCGGCTTCCAGGTTCCAGGCCTGGCACTCTGCCTCTGAGCTACTCCCTGATGTTGTTAGATGCGGAGGATGGATTCGCACCATCGACCTCTTGGTTATGAGCCAAGCGAGCTACTAGACTGCTCCACTCCGCAATAAACTTGGCGATCCTAGAGGGATTCGAACCCCCATTCTCCGGTTTCGTAGACCAGCGCTCTATCCAGTTGAGCCATAGGATCAAATAATTGGTGGACGCGTCTGGATTCGAACCAGATGGGGTAGCGAACCCCGTCGCCATAGCTTGATACCTACCAAGGAAGCCCATATTGGTGGACCCGACGGGAATCGAACCCGCCTGCATCACGCCCGTGATTGGCTTAGCGTTTTACCCCATGTCCACACCATGTTGTGCGTGGTACTCGATCTCCCAACAGCTTTGAACTGAGAGATTGGAAGCATGGGCAACGCTAACCTGGCGATCCTGGAGAGATTCGAACTCCCAACCTGCGGCTTCGAAGGCCGACACTCTGTCCAGTTGAGCTACAGGACCAATATTGGCGCACATGACGGGAATTGAACCCGCCTAAACCTGTTAGACAGACAGGTGTTCTCACCAGAGAACTACATGTGCATATCAGTGGTGCCGGCGGTTGGTTCCGCCCCAACTCCTCCTGCTCTTCAGGCAGGCGCTTCTACTAAGTTAGCTTCACCGGCAAAAATGGAAGCGGGAGAATGAGTCGAACATTCGTAGGAAAGTTTATGAGACTTTCTGGACACCGTGTCTTCCCGCTGTAAACTTGGTGTGTAAGGTGGGATTCGAACCCTTCGCCCAGCGCGCGTTTTACAGCATCAGGGTTACTGCCATCCAGCTGCTGCTGGAGCCTCACACATAAAACTAAATTGGCTCTTTGTGATGGGTGCTGCCCCCACGTTGTCTGGGCCCTTGCATGGGACCTCTCCATACCTACCGGGTCGCGAACGCCAGCGATACACACAAAGATCAAAACTGGTACCGGCTGCAGGTAACGCTCCTGCCTCGAACATCGTTATGAGCAATGTCGGGTCGCTTGACCAAACCGGCTTAGCAACAACGTGGCCCAACAGAACTACACCGTCTGGGGGTGCCTCTTGGAGGACTCTATGTCCTTGCATTTTTTGCCATGTCATGCCAGCGTTCTGCGCCTTATCGTTGCCGCTGCGTATGCATGCTCTATGGCTTATTTGGGGTGACCGACGGGTACTGCCCCCGCTTGGATGGTTTCACAGACCACCGTCCATACTTACTGACTCCGGCCACCATGTTAATGTACCCTGCCCGGGCTGTACCCAACAATAGGTGGGGCCTTGGCTTCTCGGTGCTAGGGTTATTTGTTTTCCTTGACCACGCTGGCCATTGGCCTTTCCCTACTTTTGTCATATCGGTAGTGGTTCTAAGGAACTTGGTTGGCCTGGATGGGATTGAACCATCATCGGTCGATTATCGGTCGACTGCTCTACCATTGAGCTACAAGCCAGCATTGGTTACGATTGGCGCTCACCGACCTAACCCGGGTTCACAGCCCAGCGAAGCGATGCGGCACTCTAATCGCATATTGGCAGAAGTGACAGGGTTCGAACCTGCTCAGGCGTTAGCTCACTGGTTTTGGAGACCAGCCCGTCTCTCCATCTACGGCGCACTTCCATAAAACTTGGTGGGATGCGGTGGAGTTTAACCACCCTCGACACTGCTACCAGTGCTCAGCCACCCGGCTGTTCCATCCCATAAACTGGTGGAGGGCTTTGGAGTCGAACCAAACAATGTGTTTTGCCGTAAACATTCATGGCTGGATGATGCCCGCACCACGCGAGCAAGCCCTCCGTAAATTGGTGGAGCATGTCGGTTCTGCCCCGACTACCTCCGCATTGCAAATGCGGCGCTCTCCTGATTGAGCTAATGCCCCAGTTAACCTGGCACCGGATCATGGATTCGAACCATGCAAGCGACTGTCCGTACTTCATCTGAGTCGCGCGCTTTTTGGATTGGGTTCACCAGCTCCCTCATCCGGTATGTTATTTTGGTGCATCGCCCGATGTCCGACTCGGCTCTTCCAACAACACCTTGCCTAGGCAACGTCGTTGGACGTTTTATCCGCTACTAAACTAGCCCGATGCATATACAATATATTGGTGGGAGTGGTAGGATTCGAACCTACTCACCCAAAGGAACGGATTTACAGTCCGCCGCCGCTCTCCAACTCAGCCGCACTCCCATGAAACCATCTGCGAAACAGCGCAACACGCTGCTTGGCGGATGGTTCCTAACTCGGGGGTGTTGCGCTTACATAACGCAACACCCCGTCATTTCTTCTTACATGCCGGGACCTAAGTGGATGCTTGGCCCAGTTGCGCCGTGGTTCCTGTGCCGCGATGCGGACAGTCAGCACGAAACTCCTGGAGTTCCAAACGATCCGCATGGTTTCCCAGCAACTTATCGTTTCCTGATTCGATTTTTAAACAGCACAACTTTGAAAACAATAAAAAACCCCGGTAAGCTGTTGCTTCCGGGGCCTGTCCACTTGTTTTGATCCAATGATCAATCTAGGTGGCAGACCCTCGTGTATCAGGCTTTTGGGCCCAATGGCTAAACAGTTCGACGCGATAATTCATTGTAATCATTGTTGAAGAGAAAATCCTTTTTGTCTCGTGCAGTTATTTATACACGCTTTATTTAGCGTGTCAACCACTTTCTGCCGTTGAATTGGTATTATTTCAACCTTTTCCGTGCAAAGCGTGATCAACTCCGCCGTGCCATGTGTTTACAACGGTATGGCAAAGCTGTCAACCGTGTTTTTTGGCGTTTGATCGTTAGCAACGATAGTAGCAGCGTCCACCGTAATATGGACGTGGTGCATAATAGGACCGAGGTGCGTAATAGGGCCGAGGTGCCACATAAACTGGCGGCCTATGGACGATCACCGGTGCAGGCGCCACATAGTACGGATCGGCCGGATAAACCGCACATCCGGGGAGGGCAACGATCAAGCATGCTGCTAACAGGAACTTTTTCATGCAATTATTTACCGACACACGCGATACGATACATATTGTTTCAGATAGTGGTCGTATCTGTTTTCCCAATAGCACGTTGGACGATACCGATGTGGTTCATAATGGTATCTCGGCGGGGCATAATATCGCGGAGGCTCGTGATATCTATGTTGATAGTGGTGATGATGGGGACGATCGTATCGCCGACGGTGATCATGATATTGGGCAGCGGCATCCGCCGTTCCCAATCCTAGAGTGATCACCGTTGCTGTGATCAGCAGCTTGCCCAAACGGTTCATGCCGTGCCCTTTCCGTGCGATCCTCAGACCGCAATACTTATATTATAGCATCGTCGACGGATTGGTCAAGCCGATTTCTTGCAATATTCGTGTCACGGCCCATTCACCGCCGACGACGGTCTTGAACGGTATGTCACGTGCGTCCAACAGGGCTGCGACCTTTTGATCATAGATCTCGGCTGCTTCTAGATCCTTTTGATTTCGCCCAATGGGATTGTACTCAAAATTCCGCTGCAAGAGGAAGTTATGATTTTCAAAGGAGTCAAACACCTCCATGACGAGATCACGAAAGTTGTTGCTCAGGGAGCCTTCCCTGAGATATACCAATCCAAGTGCAATTGGGCTATCGGTAATGACCCAGTCTATGCGGTGATCGCGAAGCCTGGAAATCCGGCGTTGCTGCTTGGCAAAGATATAGATCTGATCCTCGAGGATGTTGTGCCGACCTTCCCATACCATGTCCTTGGCGTATTCGGTAACCAGCTCAACTTCCAGCCGCATTTTTTTCATTTCATAGAACAAACCAGCCGCCGTGGTGCTCTTACCAGCGCCGGGACCGCCGAACAAATTGATTACCTGCATGGTATTCTCCCCTGAGAATTGTGTTTTACAAGCGGCGTTCAAGCTCTGCCGCAACACTAGCGGCTAGATCAGCGTCATACCCATCCTTGTCCTCGTTGAGGGCATCCATGTTCTCCATGGCCCACATGTAGTAATCCGTTTCAATTTCGGACAACAGCTTGCCACGATTCTTGCCAAATGGCCATGTTACCACGATCAACGGTTTCCAACACAAGGCATGTATCTGCTCACCTAGATCCGGGCCCTCGGTAACCTGGTTGGTAGCAAGGGCGTAGTCAACCAGGAACTCAAAAAGCAAGGCACATGTTATGGTATCGGCTCCCGCCCTGTGGGCACCTAGCTCGTCGGGAACCGGCAGATCAAGCTTGTAGCGAAGATAGCTGAGATTATATTGTAAATCAGGGAAATCAACGTTGAGAAGCTGCTTGCTTAGCCGGTGCGTGCAAATCCACTTGGATCTGTCAGCGGCAATCTCAGCATCCTCGATTGAACCTGCGTTGGCCCATGCATACATCAGCACGTCTTGATCGTACTTGCAGTTGTGGGCTACCAAATATGGTTGCGTCCACCCGAGGATATGCTTGGCCTGATCTGGTGCATCGAGCATGGTTGGCAAACCCTCGATCATTCGATTGCTGATGTGATTCTTGGCGGATGCTTCCGGAGGTATGCCGTTTTCGGCGCCGAACAACATGTCAGAAACCTGCCATCTCTGCCCGTCGTAGCGAGCCCCGGCGATTTCAACTATTTCTGCTTGTGCTGGGTGTAGATTTGTGGTTTCGGTATCAAGCACCGATACGGTGCTGAGAAATGTGTCTCTGTTCATTCCACATGTGTAATACCGTTACCGTGGAATGTAAATCTCAGAAAGAAAAAGGCCTGCTTGTTTTGCAGGTTTTGGACCATGAACCAGTAGGTGTCATTTTGATAGATCCATTGATAGAGATCAGCTTCTTGCAGGTTGTTTTCGTCGGCTTGATCCAACACCCAAAAGTTCCATTTGCATCCATTTGGTCCAAGATTTATGGTACCCTGGGATGACACCGGTGCGGCCGTCATGCTGATACCAACCGGTTCTCGTGACGGCCAACAGCGTATCACCGGAACGAAACAGCTTTCAAATGGTGTGGTGTCAGCCGCGTCAACAACCACCTGGTTGTAGTACCTGCGCATCTTGAACGGGAAACACAGCGTGGTTGACGGTGGAAGAACGTAATAGTGTTCTTTTTCCAGGGTAGTAACGATCTTTGACCCTTGTGGAAGGCCGCCGGAATAGTAGGTGCTCATGATATATTTATCGCTAAATAACCCAAAGCAATTGGTGGTCTTGAGAAATGAGCATTTACAACTATCCTGTCACTGGATTACCTGGTCCAACTGGTATCACGGGTGCGATCGGTCCAACCGGAAATACCGGACCAACCGGAAATACTGGACCAAGTGGCATCAGCTTCACCGGGCCTACCGGTGCAACTGGCGCCGATTCCACGATAACCGGGCCTACCGGTGCAACCGGTGATTCTTTCACCGGACCAACCGGCGCGACCGGATCTGATTCAATGGTAACCGGTCCTACCGGCGCGACGGTTACTGGTCCCACGGGAGAACGCGGTCCAACCGGTGCGACCGGCCGAGCTAGCACGGTTGCTGGTCCCAGCGGTCCGACCGGACAGCGAGGTTTCACCGGCCCGATCGGGCTGCGTGGTGCAACAGGTCCGTCGGGCGTAACGGGTTCGACCGGACCATTTGGTGAGGGCAGCACGGGTCCGCAGGGTGAGGTTGGTCCAGAAGGACCGACGGGTCCCAGCGGTGCAGGCAGCACGGGACCTTCGGGTGCCACCGGACCAGCTGGGGGTCCTACTGGATCCCCAGGATCGACCGGTACTACCGGACCGACAGGTCGAGCAGGTACCAGTTTCACCGGTCCAACAGGTTCACAGGGCACCATTGGAGCACAGGGACCAACCGGTGCGACCGGTGCCCAGGGAGTGCAGGGCCTGACCGGGTCACCATCGACCACACCAGGACCAACCGGTCCGCAAGGATCGCAGGGCAATGCCGGTGCAACAGGACCAACTGGGGCAAGTGGTGCTACTGGTCCGCAGGGATTGATCGGAAATACCGGTCCACAGGGTGTGCAAGGCCCACAGGGCAATGTTGGTGCCACGGGCGCTATCGGTACAACAGGTGCCACGGGCGCTACCGGTACAACCGGACCGCAGGGTGTGCAGGGGTCACAAGGCAATCTAGGATCAACCGGGACCACGGGTGCTACCGGTGCTACCGGTGCTACCGGCCCAACAGGGCTGCTAGGATCAACAGGTCCACGGGGGTCACAGGGTAATCTAGGTGCCACTGGATCAACCGGATCGACCGGGCCAACCGGCGTGTCAAGCTATCCAACATCTAGATCCCAGGTAACCACATCGACATGGAATGCGGTGATCACCGATCAATACCTCGGCGTGACCTACTCTGGTAACGTAACCATTAATCTTCCCACGGGAGTTGATCAAAAGGGATTGATAATCAAGGATGAAAACGGGTCTGCTAACAGCAATCCCATCACCTTGGTGCCGAACGGTTCCCAGACCATTGACGGTCAATCGTCGGTCAGCATTAACAACAGCCACGGTGCCGCAACGTTATGGTTCCACAGCGGTGTTTGGCATGTGATAAGCAAGGCATGATGCACCACATAAATATCATGAGATTGGATGACAAGAAATGACCGTAGGTAGCCGAGTAAATCCCAACTTTCCGATACCTGGCATCGACCAAAGCAGCCGCGGTTTCCGCGATAACTTTGCCACGATCAAACAGGAAATCGAAAACATACAAAGCAAGCACATACAGCTGACTGGGGCGTTCATCAGCGATCCGATTGAAATTGGCAATGGCGAGAGCGACGTAATAATACCTGTCAACGTTAGCCTTACCAACATACAAGCGGCTGGGGCTAATCTCAGCGTTCAATACAATCTAAACAACACCATCACCGGTTCAGAGATGTATTATAATTCCGGCCGTGTTGGTATCAACACCAGCCTACCAACCGAAGCGCTGGATGTGGTGGGTAACATCAAGATCGTCAACGGTGAATCCACCACCATGCAGCTTGGTAGCAATCTACGCATCAAGGCTGGTCAGGCATCAACCGTATTTTCGATCAACAATTCAAATATCATCGTCATTGACAACGCCAACAGTTATGTAGGCATTGGTACCAATCCAATGACCACCCTTGACATGGTGTCGGCCAACTCTGATGCCATGATGATACGATACACCAAAAACAACAGTGATAGCGGTGTTCGTTTGACGACAACCCAGACCAACACCACCCTGGCCACGGTATTTGAGCAGAGAAACACCAACAAGGTCGGCGGCATGCGATTGGATCAGCAAGGCAATCTAAGCCTGCATGTCAACGAAAGCATGGATGCTAATCTCAGTGATGCCAGCCGTGTCGTGGTGATATTGCCAAACAACAACGTTGGTATCGGTTCAATGGTACCAAAAAATCAGCTGGATGTGCAAGGCAATGCGCATGTCAGCGGTATGCTGTCGGTCGGATCAGTGCCAAGCATAACCGGATCAAGGGGTGGTAACGCTGCCTTGGCCAGCTTGCTGACCGCCCTGGTTGGCATGGGACTCATAGTAGACAACACAACAGCATGATCTGGAGCAGATAGATGGTCACCCAAACACCAAAAATATTCGGACAAAACAAACCCGACGCTGGTATCAACACCAATCTGTTCACGGTGTCGACCGGTAACAACGCACAGATCAGCATCTTTGTTGCCAACCAGCTGGAAGATTACGATCGGTTTAACATCGCGTTGGTCCCAGCATCGACCAGCCAACAACCGGAAAACTATCTTGCATATTCAACCCCGTTAAGCGCCAACGGAGTGCTGGCATTTAGCGGTATCTATCTAAATTCAGGGGACAAGGTATTCGTGTCGTCTGAGCTAGGCAACTGTTCGTTTACCGCAACTGGTATTGATTTTAGCGCATGATCAGCTCAGTTTGGCCTGTTGTTACGTAAATATGCCGGCAATGGGCAAACTGATAAGATTCCCTGGCAAGAAAACACCATCCAAGATCCGCTTGGAGGATTTCTTCCTCCAACGGCTTCCAGACCATCAACAATATTGCGATCTTGGTAACGTGCAGTTTACCTGTGCATCATGCGGAAACGTTTCCAAGTTCTCATTCACCGGCGTGGTGTTTAGGGAATGCCATTTTTATTGCAGCCAGTGTGGCGTCGGATATAAGCTTAACAATCCACTATTTGGTCGCAAACGCGGCTCTGGGAGCCAGTAATGTTTGGCGGAGATCATCCATTTTCAATACCACTGGGAGAGCTAACATCAGAAGAGCTCGACCAACGCTACTCCACGCTGATGAATCGCTGGCACATTGCCCGACGCATGAACATGGATCAGGGAGTCATGCATCAGCTTGATCTGCTGCTGTCATCGATCGACATGGAAAAAGAAAAGCGTGCTGCCGTTGACGATCGCATCAACGGTGTAGTATTAGATACAGACCCGATCCAAATGAACGGATCCAAAGAAAAGAGAACTTAAATTGCCTTTGATCCTGGAAACCAAGATGCATGCGGCATTTCGCATCATCAGGTTATTGGATAATCAATTGATCGCTAGCAACTGCATCATTGATTGTTCCATTGATATCTTGCCAACATCTAACCCGTCAAATGCCAAGGATCGCATAAAAGCCATGCGTTTATGGATCGAGGAATACCTCGACGGTGCGTTAGCATTTGGCATCAATACCAATGCTAATACTGAAACCTTTGAATCCATCGGAAATCAGATCATGATGTGCCCTGATGATCCGCACGATTATCTGTTGCTGTTGTTGATACACAGCAAGCTGGATGCCATCGGCGGCAGTGGGATCGTGGTATCAAAAACCAATCTAATCTCGGATACCGGAGAAGGATTTTCCAATTCCGTTGAAGGAACTGCGGAGGATTGGTTACCAGTGAATTCCCAATGGATCGGAGAGCCTGCATATCACGATCGCCCTTGGTGGCACCGAGACGACAGCAGCACGGTTGATATGAAATATGAGGAAGGTGAGGACATCACCGATGTTCCAGAGCTTGGTATCAATCTCATTGAGCTCGTTGGCCAAAAGCAGCCATCTCCCGATAATGAACAACCGTTGGCCGAAATCGTCAAGCCGGCATTTAAACCTCGAGTGCTAACACTGGATGATTGATCTAGGTAATCGCCGTATATTGGACGACGGCACCGTGATTTGTACCAGCGACGCCGTGATGGAAATGCTGTACTCCGGAAAAAGCATTGCCGGAGTTTTGTGTGAGGATTGGAGAGATGCCGACGAATGGGCCACGGCTTCCAAGGTTTGCGACAACGAATGGCCTGGACCGGTACATGCAACAGGGAAATACTACCAAGACATTGATTGGTTCCAGCACTGGTTGACCCCAGAGCCATATACCCTCATTGATCTAGGCAGCTGGTGCAGGGAAAGATGCCGCACGCCCGACGAACTCAGTCGGGTAGATTTGGAAATCCGTGAGTTTGAAACTCGCGGCATGATTCCCATAATGAAACACCTAATATATTGCGTCGATGTTTGGCGGCAACACGGCGTCGTATGGGGTGTTGGCCGCGGTAGCTCGGTGTGCTCGTTTGTTTTGCATTTAATTGGCATAAATCGCATAAATCCCATCGAACACGGTCTTGATATCGGCGAATGGTTGAAATAAATACCCACATATAACAAGGAGCCCAACATGGCAAAAAAGCACTACACGTCATTGGGAGAGCAGATCGACATGTCGGCACTCGCCATCAAGCATTCACAAACGGTTGCACTTGGTAACGCTAGGATGAACGCCAGGGGAGACATTCTCGGCAACGGCGGGGTCGTTCTTCGCACGCAGGAACAGATCGAATCAGAATGGAAGCGCACACAGACCGAGAATCGGGACCTTTCAGGTATTTCCGCAAACATCAAGGATCCGCTGCCAGCGTCGATGACCAAGGGTAAAAGGCTCACCGAAGATCGGGATTTTGATCCGGCGGTTGCTGATTCGTCGGTGCCAGCGGCAGCCACACATACCGCTGTTGAAGACCAAGCAACCAATGGTGCAATCCTCAAGGAATTGGTGGAAAAGCAAGCAACCGGCAACGTTCCCCCACGTCGTCGCAAGATAGTGGATTCAGACTAATGGGAAAAACCATCAAGGCCTTGCATGACAAGGTGCTGGTCGTCAACATCGAAAACGGCGGTAAGATCACCTCCGGAGGCATCATCATCCCCGATGACAATGGCAAGGAGCGAGGCATCCGCCCTAGATGGGCTGAGATCTATGCCGTCGGATCTGACATCACGGATCTAACCCCGGGGCAGTGGATACTGATCAGCCACGGTCGATGGAGCCGAGGAGTTGACTTTGTTACGGATGCCGGAAAGATCACCCTTCGCCAGGTCGATTATCCCGAGGCCGTGCTGCTGGTTTCCGACACTGATCCTCTAGCCTAAACAAACACCTTGACACAACCGAGAGGTTGTTACATAGTTGATGTATGATCACCTATGTTCAAGGCGACCTTCTAGGAGCCACCCAAAAGGTAATAGTCCATGGTACCAATAACCGTGGCGTAATGGGATCTGGCGTGGCCCGCCAGATCCGAGCTAGATGGCCAAACGTCTATGAGGTATATGCACTCAAGCACAAGGTCTTTGGCCTTGATCTGGGAGACGTGATACCGGTAGCAACGCTGGATGGCAAGGTCATCGTCAATGCCGTGACGCAGGACGGATTTGGTCGGGATGGTCAACGATATGTTGACTATGCTGCCATCGAGCGATGCTTTGAGATCATCAACGATAAGGTACATGCCTGGGAGGTCACCGAGGTGGCATTTCCTTTTATCGGTGCAGGCCTCGGAGGAGGAGACTGGAAGATCATAGAAGAGATTCTCACCCGAACTGCAACGTTTTATACACCGGTGGTCTATGATTTCCAGGTAGATCCGTGATATGCTTGCGTTCAAACAGGGGATTTAGATGAGCATCAAAAATAATTTATGGACTGAGCGCTATCGCCCAATCAAGCTAGACGACTATGTATGGATCGATGACGATCAGAAGCGAGAAGTTGAAGGCTGGGTTGCTGAAAAAGAAATCCCACATATCCTATTAAGTGGTGGTCCGGGCTGCGGTAAGACCAGCCTTGCTAAAATGGTCCTCAAGGAAATGGGAGTGGATGACAGCGACGTCAAGTATGTCAACGCATCGATGATGACCGGTATCGATGGCATGCGCGACCTCGTTGGATTCTGTGAAACCATGCCTAGCGGTGATTTTCGATATGTGTTGCTTGACGAAGCTGATCGTCTGAGCCCACAGGCACAGGACTCACTCAAGAACATGATAGAGGAATACAGCTCAATATGCCGCTGGATCCTTACCACCAATCGACCACACAAGATATTTGGTCCGATACATTCTCGTGTGCAGGGCTTCCATGTCGAGGCATTGGACCGGGAACAGTTCGTTACACGGGTGGGAACAATTCTTCTCACCGAGGGCGTTGATCTCAATGAACAAAATCTCGAAATACTTGATGAATATGTCACGGTCACATACCCTGATCTTCGCAAGTGTCTCAACATGCTACAGCAAAATTGCAAGGATGGCGAGCTGCGTCGACCCAAGAAATCCGGCGGCGGTGTGGCTGAATACATGATCGAGGCCGTTTCCCTGTTCAAGAACGGTAAGATCCATGAGGCTCGCAAATTGGTATGCGCTAATGCAAGCGATGCTGATTACGAGGAGATTTATCGGCTGCTGTATCGCAATCTCGAATGGTGGGGTCGTGATGACGATACACAAAATCGTGCGGTGGTGATCATTGCCAACCGGCTAAAGGATCATGCACTGGTAGCAGATCCTGAAATTGCCATGGCAGCATGCTTGATTGAATTATCGATGCTGTGATGATTTATTAAAAATCCATGTGCTGTATGTGGATATCACATACAGCACAATATGAAATGATTATTGTGGTATCTCTAGCCAAATGACTTCCCAGGGAAAACCAGATTAGGCGGTGATATCACGCAATGCTTGGCGATAAACGGTTCGAAGGCTGACCAGTTATAAACTACTGTCACTGTGGGGAGCCTCCGGCCACATAATGTTTAGGGGGAATTCGGGCTGGTCAGGAAGGTCTCTAAGGGCTTGACGATAAGCTGCCCAAGCAGCTTTGTCCACTGGTGCATCCGCTACTTGTGTCCAATCACAAGCGGTGAGCCTAGCGTTGCGTTGGTTGCGGATCAATGTTGCAATGTTTATATCTACCGTGCTTTTCTCTTGGTCAGTCATAGGCACAACTGCAAAAGTCTGCCTCCAGATTCCGTATTCATTTCGAACAGGAGCAACCTCTACCGTTTTTTCGTAGCGTCCTGTATCGGGCGTATTGGAAAAATCGTAAATGCCATAACCCAACGATTCTACTGTATCTGCTGTGAAATAGTTTGGAAACGATGTGTATGGAAAGAGTTGCCGGAAATTTTCCTCTGCAATTGGATAACCCACAGGTTGCCCGTCTAGTAACTGAATGAATAATGTCATCACACATTCCCCGTGTTGGTTGATGGAAATTGCCGTGTGGTTCCTGGCCAAATTATGCGTACTGCGCCCACACCGCCATTTCCACCTACAGATGTACCCGAACTAGCGTTTCCAGATCCGCCGCCTCCACCATATGATCCACCGTCGCCACCAAACTGACTTCCCAAGTTTACAGGTACAAATCCGTTGGTGCCGCCTGAACCTGCTTGTCCCACCATTGTGGCATCAGGAGATGCTGATGTAAGATCCGTAGTGCCTGCCGCCCCGTTTGAGCCTGATCCTAATATACCCACACCTCCTCCACCGGCGCCACCATAGTTGATGGTACCGGTTGAAGTTGCCATACCAGCACCGCCACCACCGCCACCTCCGGAGCCTGCAGTGGGTTGAACATATGTACCGTTACTTGCTAGACTTCCGGCTCCTGCACCGCCGGTGCCGCTATACCCTCCGGCACCTCCACCCCCCGATGACATATAACTTGAATCACCACCAGCATTGGCAGAATAATTACCTGCACTGATTCCACCTGTGCCACCACCATCAAAAGTCCCAGAAGCTACCCCACCTGAGGGGGCTGTGGCAGATGAGTTTCCCGAACCGTGCTGCCCACCTGTTGCGCTCACCGTGATAACACCATTAGAGAATGAACTAGTTCCACCAGTATAGGGTGTGCCCAAACTACCTGCTGCTGTAGCCTGTGATGTGCCGGCAGGCAGTCCTGTGCCGCGTGCACCTACAATTACCGTATAAGATTGGTTGGGAACCACCGCGATATTATTTTTATATGCCAGGCCTCCCCCTGCTCCACCAGAACCAAAGTAGTTTCCCCCACCCCCGCCGCCCCCAACAACCACCACAGAAACGGAAGTTACTCCTGCGGGTGCAGTCCAGCTAAATGTGCCTGCAGTTGTGTATGCCTGCTGTCCACTTACAATACTGGTGACTCCAGATGTACTAGCGCCAAACATTATAGATAATTCTGCCCTGCGTTTGATCCCCACCAATATAGACCATCAGCAGTGAACACAAACTTGTCTCCTTTGCTGGCAGTAGCAGTGATTGTGGGTGCTGAGGAACTGGGCCACTTGACTGATGCTGGCCAAGTAGCGCTGCGGCTACCAGTGGCGTCTTGTTGCAAGAACAAGGTAAACGACTTTCCCACCGTGGGTGTGGGGAAAGTGAATGTGCAGTTGCCTGTCAATGTCAAAATTTGTAGTGTGCCAGTGGTCAAATCAATGGTATAAGCAGTGCCAGTGTTGGCAGCCAAGGTTTTTTCCGTGTATCCACCGTTCACATCTAGATTACCTGATATGGTCAATCCGCCTGTGGAGGTGAAAACTGGTATCTCCTGGTATGACAGACTAGTGCCAGATGACACCAACCTTTTATACAACTTGTTGGTGGTGGTGTTAAAATATTCATCTCCCACATCGCCAGTGACTGGAGCAGAAGTGGATGGCAAATGTTTCACATAATCCTTGGATGACATCAATCGTTCCTATGGGTTAGCATTAAGCCTGTGCTTCTTTCCAGGCCAAGCGGGCTGCAACTGATGCGTTAGTCGCCAACGGAGTCACGCATACTGTGATGATATCCGGGCCGTCTGGAAAGATGTTTGCAGGAGTGGTGGGAGCAGTCAGGGTGTTTCCTCCGCCCAAAATACTGTTACCAATATCACGAATCTCACTTAAACTCGATGTAGTAACAGAATTAATTGGCACAATAGATGTGTAGATTGATTCACCACCTGAGATTGTGGCAGTATTTCCGTGTGTTGCAAATTGTGCCAGACTGGAGCCACCCACGGCAGCAAATGTGCCTGTGCTCACCCTACCATTTAAAAGCAATTCCACACGCACAGCAGCAGTGGTTGTATAAACACCAATACTGGCGGGTGCCAATTGCATGCGATTGATGATTTCTCTTGCACCCAGCAAACCGGTACTACCATTGTCCACAGTGGGTGCTAGTCGGATACTGAACACGGGATAACGGGTGCCTGCTGTGGCATAGATAGACTGTGTGTTTTGACCATAGTTGAACAAGAATGATTTATCATCGTCATAGCGTCCGTCCATGATCACCGAACTACCCCAGTGACTGATTGTGCTGGCAACCTGTGGACTGTACAATTCCACCATCACAGGTGCTGTGCCACCCGGGTTGCCCGCAGTGGCACCAGTCACAGTGAATGTGGTGGCTGTGGTACCGCCTGTTTGTGCTCTAGCCGCAATGGTCAAAGTGGTGGCAGTTTTGGCACTATATGTTATGTATTCAATTGCACCAGCTGTGGCGGCGGGTGTGTACAATACTGCTGTGCCACTGGGAGGCCAGCCTGTGGTGTCTGCCACACTGATGGTTCCACCCGTGCTGGTGGCACTGGACAAGGTGGCTGTCAGGTATGTGTAATAGGACAAGTGATTTACTTCGTATCGTGCGGGCAGGTTACCTGACCGCATGTATGCTTCTGTGTTCACGTTGTTGTTGGGAATTCTGTGGCAATATATGACCTCGCCACGATTATTTTTAAATCCAAATCGCACCGCGCCCGCACCATACCAGGTATAGTCTGCATAGAACATCTGCATCTTGGTCAGGTCCAAATTGAATTGACTTGCACCAGTTCCGTCGCATTTATCAATATTCCATGCACTTTGTGGATATCTGGTGTTAATAGTTTTGCTTAAAATACCAGCGGCTAGGGTGGTTCCGCGGTATTCGGGATAGATATACATCTGTGTGTCGCTGGTGATTCCAGTAACCAAATAACTCATTCCACGGATAACAACAAAATCTCCTTGTTTTAGCTGCTGGCTAAATTTTGTAGCAGTGCCAACCACAGATTGTACACCGTTGCTGACTGCGATTTTTCCAGCCAGCTGGGTGGTGCTGGATCGTTCAACTGCAAACAGTGTCTGCCCATCGTATTCAAAATAGAATCCATTTTGACTGTCAAACATACCCAAGCGGTTGGATGCACCATACCATGTGAAGGGGCCCACAATGATGTTGGTGCCAGTGGCAGGTGAAGCACTGGGCGTGGATCCAGCAGTGTAGGTGAATGTCAATTGAGTGGCTGCAGATACAACTGTAAAGGTTCCATTATAGGCTGTTTCGTTACAGCCAGACACTCTGACCACTGCGCCAGCGAATAAACCATGGGGGTATTTTGTGGTCACGGTGACAGTTGCGCCTGAGCTGGTTACGTTATCCAGTGCCAGTGTGGGCTTGACAATGCTGCCAGTGGAGAATTGAATGCCTTTGCCACTCTGATAACGGAATTGGCGACGGGTTTGACGCATGACCTGATAACCATGGTAGGGGATCACGTTGGTGAATTGCACACCACCATCGAACGGTCTGTGTTCCACATAACCCAGTGCTCGGGGGTACAAGCTGGCATTTGCACCTGCTGCTAGTGTTACTGTGCCTGTGGCAGTTGTGGCAAATGTGAACACGCTGTTGGACGGGGTTGTGGCCACAATCCAGCTGGAGTTGATGGTGCCTGCTGCGGTGCCTGATCCACTGGTGCCCGTGGTGCCGTTGATGTAAACTGAATCACCCACCCTCAAGCCGTGCGCATATGTGGTGGTCACAGTGCCCACTGAGCCGCTGAGTGAGATGCTGGTACAGGGAATACCTGCACCGGTGTAGAAAAATGCAGGATAAAAGTATGTTTTTGTTGCATCATATAATGCTGCGGCTGGGGCGGTGGTGCATGTAAACTGAATGTTGGTGTTGGAGTTCACCACCTCAATTATCCACCATCCATCTGCGTTGGCCACATCCAAAGTACCAAAAATGAAAAATGGAGTGCCCACTGTGAGGCCAGTGGTGTTGGGCATGGCCACGGTGACGGTTCTACCGCTTGCGGTCACGTTGGTGATGCTGTAGTTGCTGGCATTTGAGCCATTGAATACTACTGGCTGTGCTGTGCTGGTTATTGGTTGGGTGGGATCATAAAATGCACTGGGACGATTGTTTAGCAGGTTTAGGCTTTCCCATTTAGTGCTTTGTAAACCATATTCAAAGTCCGTGTCAATCAATGACTGTGGTGTGGACACACGCAATTTATCCACCGGGTCACGCAACACCTCTGAGGGCGTGATTTCCTGATAAGTTTCTTCCACCAATATAGAAATCTTGTCAGTTGAGTTCATTGAACCAGTGGCATAACTTAGAACAATTGTGGCAGTTTCCTGCCCTGTGGTTGCGTCCACAGTGTTGGTGACAGTTCCCATCAGACTGGGATCACTGAAGTTATAGATGACTGTGCCTGTGGTCACGTTGGTGATCAACAACAACTGTTCCTTGCGGATGTTTTTACCTGTGACCACCACGGTTTTTGTGCTGGGGGTAAATGTATAGCTTTCCAGTATTACGTGCTTTGCCATTTTAAATTAATCTCCTAACGCGATCGTTGTTGCTGAATATGGATACGATCTTGTTTGTTTGCTTGCTGATATACTTAGCTGTGTTACTGATATCTGAGATCCAACATCTGGCGCATTGTAAATAACCAACTGATTTGCCGTTGTCCCCGTGGTAACCACGGCAAATCCTTTGTTATTAATGAACGTGTTAATCCAAGGATACGTTCTTTCCGTCACATATGGAGGGATCATTCTTCCGTTTACAACAACCTGTAAATCCTTGTTATCAACTATTCCGGTTACGGCGGTTTGATCGATCAATAACGGGAACACCGCTTTTAGGCCGTCTGCCTGATTGGAAATATCGTTGAGTACCAGCGGTAATCCTGTTCGTAGGATTATTGTACCGCCAACATACAGGTTTCCGCTGATGCTAGCGTCGCCAAATGCTGATAGCGTGTTACCAGTGGTGATGGTGGTGGCGGTTCCAATGCCTACGTTGCCGGTAGAACTGATGATGATTGACCCAACAGCACGAACGTTACTGCCGTCACCAACCGACAACACTGATCCCTGCGCATACGTGACGTTGCCGTCCGATGCATATAGGCTCGATAGTGGTACGTTATATGCCATGGCTGTTTTCCAGATGTATTGATATATTTACCAGCATAAACTCCCGATGATCATTTTAGAGGTTACCGCGGCTACCTTTCATTCCGGTAATAATGTTTTCCAGCAGGGTTATGCGCTGTCCCTGGGATTCTATCTGTTGCTGCTGTTCCTTAACGGCCTCGATCAGCAGTGCCGTGAGCTTTTCGTATTGCACCGTGAGATAGTTTTCGCCACTGCGGCTTGATCCGTCCTCGTTTGCATCAAATGGTGCGTTTCGTATCGCCTGCGGCAATACCGATGCAACGTCTTGCGCTAGAACCCCAACATCATGCACAAACTTAGGTGTAAATCCATTGATGACAACGTTACCTCGCCAATCAAAGGTAACACCCTTGATTCGCTTGATCTTATCAACCGAATCGGATATGATGTGTATGTTGGTCTTGAGACGCTCATCCGACGCGTATGCGGTTATTTCGCCCGATGAACCAATGCTGCCGCCAACATGCAGGTTATAAGCCGGAGAGGTGACACCTATTCCGACATTGCCATTGGTGGTTATCTTGATACCCCGAGGATTGTTGCTCCACTGTCCTATGAATAGGTTACCGGTATCAACGGTGCCTGCCGAATAGATCAGCGTTTGATCGTTGGTAGATACCATCGGGTTGTAGCTGCCGGTGGAAGTTTGCGGAATGTGTCGTAACCAATATGTTCCGTTTGAAAAGTATGCCGACCCAGAGGCAGTGGCACCAGCAATGGTCTGCACGGTAAACGTGGCCGCCGTGGTGACCGTGGTTCCGATTCCAACGTTACCTGTGCTGTCGACACGGATTTTTTCTCCGCTGTTAGTAGCAAACCCCAGCTGATTTGCAGCAGCTAGGTACATCCCGTTGGTTGGAGCGGTTGAACTTGACGGTATGAAAGCGCCTGCGGTTAGCTGGTCAGTACCTGGGTTATAGGTTAATGCCGTATCAACTCGGGGAGCAATGGAACCTGATGTTGCTTCAAAAAATGCCGGATAAAATGTCGAATTGGTATTGGTGTTGATTACGGTGATGTTGGATCCACTCGATGTACCAGCTGCTCCGGTTGGTCCTGTTCCGCCGATACCCACGCCATTCCATCCGATGATCTCAACTGTGCTGCCGGCTACAGCGCCGGATGCTAGCACAATCGTGGAACCGGTGGATGCGGTATAATCAGCCGTTGATAACTTTAATCCGTTGTAGTAAACGTCAACGTATCCGATGATGTAATTGGCACTAAAAGTGGTCTGACCGCCGGTGGCTGTATAAGAATACTTGGTATATGCTAGGTTGTTGTTAATGGCACCCTGTATTGCCGACACAACAACGCTAGCGCCATTTGGAGCCGGGCTTGTAAGGGTTACTAGATTGCCACTAAACGCATACGTGCCGGGTGGTTGATAGATCCCGTTGACAAACACGGAAACGTAGCTGGTAACGGAGGTTGAATTACCAGTGCTAAATCCAGAAGTTGCTGCATTGGAAGTTGTATAGCTATATGTATAGATAACCGCATTGCTAACGGTATTTGTGGCACCGGTCGGTCCGGTCACCGTTGATGCAGGACCTGTAGCACCGGTACCTGTTGGTCCGGTTACACCTGTTGGTCCGGTTACACCTGTTGGTCCGGTTACACCTGTTGGTCCGGTTGCACCTGTTGGTCCGGTTGCACCTGTTGGTCCGGTTGCACCTGTTGGTCCGGTTGCACCTGTTGGTCCGGTTACACCTGTTGGTCCGGTTACACCTGTTGGTCCGGTTACACCTGTTGGTCCGGTTGCACCTGTCGGTCCGACAGGTGCAGCAGTTGTTTGGAAGGTTCCGTCAGCAAACACCACGCCGCTGATCACCGACGTATTGCTTACCCTGATGTTGCCCATGACATGCAAGGGTGTTGATGGTACAGCGGTTCCGATACCAACGCGGCCTGCCGATGTTATGCGCATCACTTCTGGTACACCGTTTGGATTCGCGGTGGTACTTCCAGCACCAAACGTGATACCGCTGTTGTTTGTTGTGCCTACGCCAACGTTGCTGCTGCTACCGTTGAACTGCATGTAACCCATCCAAGTGGCATCAATCTTCTGCTGTAGCCTCCAGCCTGCCGTGAACCAGTCTGGTCCGCCTGCCTGGCTGCGCACGTTTATTATCTCAAGATAATCAGCATTGCTAGACGACGTGGTAAAGCGTCCGCCCTGGATCACGGAGTTTGCTGCCGTTCCAAGATTGTTGTTGGTTACTTCTAGCCTAAAGCCGTTATCGAAGGTCCCGCCAAGAAGGAGATTGCCATTAGGAGTAAGGCGCATCCTTTCCGAGCTGCCGGTAGAAAACCCAAGAATATTGGTGCCAGGTAACCACATGCCATTCGGAGGTGCGCTAGCACCTGTGACATTGACATTGGCACCGTTGATGCTGCCACCAACGAACAGGTTACCGGCCATGCCCATGCCGCCCAGGTTGATCAACGCACCGGTCGAGGTGCTGGTGCTCTGGGCGGTGTTGGCAACGGCGATGTTACCAAATCGGCCACCATTTTGGATGAGCAGGTTGCCGGTGAGCGACAGGGCCTCCGTTGATGGGTTGTAGGTCAGGCCGGTGTCAACCCGGATACCAATGTTACCGGTGGTGGCCTCGACAAATGCCGGGAAGAAGGATGCATCGGTACTGGTGGCGGTAACGGTCACGTTGCTGGCGCTGTTTACTCCAGAAGGTATGGCGGTGGCCGCAGCCGCCGTGTTCTGGTATGTGCCATCCGCAAACACCACGCCGCCTATCACGCCCGCGGAGTTGCTGATGGTGATGTTGCCCATGACATGCAGGTTGCTGCTTGGAGTGGCGGTACCTATGCCAACGCGACCGGCTGCCGTTATCCTCAGCCTTTCCAGGGAGGTGGTACCAAATACCAGCGGAGCACCGCCGTTGGTGTAGATCAACCCATTGTTGACGTTCTGGAAAGTGAGAGCACCAAGGCCGGCCCTGGAAAGGCCAACTATCGTTGCACCGGTGGCATTGGCTCCAAATTGGGTGATGCTGGTACCGATGAAGGTACTACCGGTCCAATAGCTGTTGGCCTGTGCCTCAATGAGAACCTGTCCGGTGTCATCGGCACCCTGCGCTACTAACCTAGCACCGTTTCCGGAAACCTGGAACCTGTTTTGGGAATCCGGCGATGTCGTGTTAATGGCAACAACACCTCCGGAGGTTATCCTCATGCGCTCGGTAGAGCCGGTGGCAAATCCCAGCGTGTTGGCAGCCGGCAGGAACTCGCCGTTTGGAGGGGCACTGGTACCTGTAACATTGACGTTAGCACCATTGATGCTGCCGCTGACGAACAGGTTACCACCAATACCAACGCCCCCTTGTACGACAAGACCGCCCGTCGAAGTGCTGGAAGCAGCGTTTGCCCCGCCGATGGATAGATTGCCCAGGAAGTATGCGTTGTTCTGATCCCAAAATGCCACGTCCCTGGTAACACTGCCCACCGATGTCCATGCCCAGCGACCATATGGATTGCCGGTCCTGTAGAACTTGAGATCTCCCAGTACCCGTGTTCCGGTTCCGCCGCTGCCATTTGGTGCTACCTGCATGGTCATTGCCGTATAGACCGGATTGGTCAGGACAATATCGGCGCTGGGATTTTGTATCACCAGGTTCCTGTTTCCATCTCCTATGTCAGTATTTGAAACAAAGGTGGAATTGGTCTGTAGGTTAACCGTGACCTGTCCTCGTCTCTCGACGGCATTACCAAAGCTGCTCTGTCCGGTGCTTACCTGGATGATGTTGCCTGATGTATAGATATTACCAGCTATACCAACGCCGCCGGCTACAATCAATGCACCGGTTGTGCTGGATGTTGATACGGTGGTGTTGGTTATTGCAATGTTACCAAACCTACCACCGTTCTGGATCAGCAGGTTACCGGTCAGCGACAGTGCTTCGGTGAGCGGGTTGTATGTAAGACCAGGGTCGATCCTTATACCTATGTTTCCGCTGGTTGCTTCAACAAAAGCCGGGAAGAATGTTGCGTCGGTACTGGTGGATGTAACCGTGACGTTGCTAGCGCTGTTTACGCCTGATGGAACGATGGTTGTTGTTGCAGCGGTTGTCTGGAACGTGCTATCCGGAAAACGGATACCGCCGATGAAGGCAGCGTTATTGCTGAGCCATAGGTTGCCCATGACGTGCAGGTTTCCTAGCGGAGTTGCCGTTCCGATACCAACATTACCGGCGGCATTTATCGTCATCCTTGCAACGCTGTTGGTCGTAAAGTACATCGGTGTTGCACCGGTGTTTTTAAACTCACTCCAGCTAGTTCCGTCATATTGGACGGTTAGGACACCACCTATGTTGTCAATGCGTGCCGTATCGGTGCCAAGTAGATTTAATGCAAGATAGGTGCCATTTATCCCGCCAACAAGGGTCAGGCCGGGTCGGCCGCCTGTTGGATATCCTACCGATGTTCCTCCTATTATGACGTTGCCAAGGCTGTCAACCCTAAGACGTTCTGTGTTAGAGGTTGATAATCCTAGAACATTGGTACCCGGCAACCAGATGCCATTTGGAGGAGCAGAAGACCCGGTAACGTTGACGTTAGCACCGTTGATGCTGCCGCCAACGAATAGGTTACCAGCTATACCAGCGCCGCCGGATAAGATCAATGCCCCTGATGCCGTCGATGTGCTTTGTGTTGTGTTGCTGATGCCTACGTTGCCAAACTGTCCAGAATTTATGGTTACGAATCTACCAGCAAACACATTACCAACGACACCGATACCGCCTTGTACCGTCAATGCACCGGATGTGGTTGAAGTTGCCGCGGTGGTGTTGTTGATACCAACATTGCCGAACTCGCCACTGTTTATGGTAGCAATTCGTCCGGCGAATATGTTACCAACAACACCAACGCCGCCTTGCACAACAAGAGCACCGGTGGTCGTCGATGTCGCCGCCGTGGTGTTAGTAATGCCTATATTACCAAATTCGCCGCTGTTTATGGTAGCAATTCGTCCGGCGAATATGTTACCAACAACACCAATGCCTCCTTGTACAGTAAGAGCCCCGGAAGTCGTCGATGTCGCCGCTGTGGTGTTAGTAATGCCTATATTACCAAATTGGCCGCTGTTTATGGTGCTGATGCGACCAGCAAACACATTACCAACGACACCAACCCCGCCCTGCACTATCAATGCACCGGATGTGGTCGAAGTTGATACGGTGGTGTTGGTTATTGCAATGTTACCAAATCTACCGCCGTTCTGGATCAGCAGGTTACCGGTCAGTGACAACGCTTCAGTAAGTGGGTTGTATGTAAGGCCGGTGTCAACTCGTATGCCGATGTTACCACTTGTGGCCTCGACAAAAGCTGGGAAGAATATAGCGTCAGTATTGGTAGATGTAACGGTAACATTGCTAGCACTAAGGGCAGCACCACCCGGTACTAGTGCTGTGGTTTGGAATGTGCCATCGGGGAAGGCTATACCACCTATAGAGGTTGCTGTGTTGCCTAGCCGTAGGTTACCAGCGACGAAAAGGTTTCCGCCAAACACCGATATTGCGTTACCTCCGGTAGCAGCGGAGGTACCAACACCGATGTTACCGGATGACACTATTATGTTGCCCGTGACACCAACGCCGCCTGCTACCGTCAATGCACCTGTTGTGCTCGAGGTGGCTGCGGTGGTATTAGTAATGCCTACGTTGCCAAACTGACCAGAATTAGCTGTTGAGATTCGTCCGGCAAACACATTACCAACAACACCAACGCCTCCTTGCACTATCAATGCACCGGTCGAAGTGCTGATACTAGCGTTGCTGCTACTAATGGTTAGATTCTGTGCAAACGTGCCGTTACCGTAGTCTGTTATTGACAGTGCCGCTACCGGCGAGCTTGCTCCGGTCTTAATGATCACATTTGATGCAGATATTGTATAGGCACTATACGCCGTACCAGCAGCGTTTAACACATCATTAGCTATGCCAAAGCCTGCAGTTCCGCTTGTGGCTATACCAAATTGATCGCCTGTGTTACTACCTTTAAATCTAACGGTGTATTCCTGTGAACCGCTACCTATAAAATTCACAAGGCCAGTGGTGGTTAATCCGCTGGCGATGCCAACACCGCCAGCCACTATCAATGCACCTGTGGTGCTTGATGATGATGATGCAGCCGTGGTGTTAGTTATTGCAATGTTGCCAAACCTGCCGCCGTTTTGGATCAGCAGGTTACCGGTCAGTGACAAAGCTTCAGTACGAGGATTGTATGTAAGGCCAGTGTCAACCCTTATACCTATGTTACCACTTGTAGCTTCAACAAATGTCGGATAGAAAACCGCATCAGTGTTGGTAGATGTAACGGTAACGTTGCTAGCACTAAGGGCAGCACCACCCGGTACTAGTGCTGTGGTTTGGAATGTGCCATCGGGGAATCGTATGCCGCCAATGAAGGCAGCATTGTTGCTGAGCCATAGGTTGCCCATGACGTGCAAGTTTCCTAGCGGAGTTGCCGTTCCGATGCCAACGTTACCGGTTGTGGTTATGCGTAACCGTTCGGTTCCAAGGGTTGCAAAACCCAAGGTGTCGGTAGCAGGCAGATACATGATCGGCTGCGAATTAATTCCACCGGTTGGGGTGAATCTTGTCCCGAAGATGTTGTTATTAACGAAAAGCTGGCCGGCTATACCAACGCCGCCGGCAACCACTAATGCACCGCTTGTTGAGTTTATGGACGCGGTGGAATTGGCAATATAGATGTTGCCAAATCGGCCTGCATTACCTACAGTGATGTTGCCACCGACACCGACGCTGCCATCAACAATCACTGCACCGGCAGTGCTGGTAGTCGACCCAATCAGATTCGAAATATAGATGTTGCCAAATCGGCCCGAGCCGCTAATTGTAGCGTTTCCAACCACATCCAGTGGTTGCGATGGTATTGCGGTGCCGATACCAACACTGCCGCTTATTATGGCCCCGTTGCTCACCGGGGTTGCGTTCATGGTATAGGTTCCAACTACTAGATTAGTGGAGACCTGCAGGCCTTTTTTAACGACGAAATCAGCTGATTGTGCCACGAACTTCCCTTTCCATCCTTGGCGATGTGTTAATTAGTATTTATGAGATAACACTTGCCGTGGCAAGCTCAGTCGTGGTTATATGAATCGGATCTGCCGAGATTTAAAATGGACCGTTGATGAGGGTCCTGGTTAACCTTGTTCAGGTTTGGCGGGCCATGTGATATCCCAGGGAAATCCTGGTTGGCCCGGAAGGTCTCTCAGAGATTGTCGATAGTGTTTCCACGTCGGATCGATCGCTGCATCGTTTTCCAATGCTTTCAGCACCACCCAGTCCGTGTTGGTTAGCAAAAGGTCTCGGTTTTGTCTCACGGCTTGTGCATGGGTTTGATCAAGAATAGCTCTAGCTTCCGTGGATAAATCAATCGCTACCCAGTTTGTGTACCATTTACCTTCAGCTTGTATCACACCCTGCATCGCTGCTGTTTGATATCTAGAAAGTGTTGGCTGAGGTCCTTCAAACACCGGATCCGCGTTGAGAAGTTCCAGGATCTCTGGTGTGAGCTGATCAAATGATGGACCACCGTTGGACAGAATCCATCTACGCCACTCGTCATCATAAAATACTTGACCAGTTTGTCTGTCTCTAATCATTGGATGTATCCTTTTATGCGATTGCTAGGAAAATATATGTGCCACCTGTGGCGTTTAATGCTGCTGGAGCCAAACCGCTGATTGTAAATCCGGTCGCAGATGGTTCAATATATGTTGTGCTGGTGTTTTCCGCACTAGTGCTGTTTAATAACAAAAATGGATCAAGCCCGCCAGTAGCTGTGATACTGGTGCTAGGGAACTGCCTGGATGATCCGGACCAAACTATTCTGACTGCGCCTGATCCGCCATTACCACCACCACGTTGAGTTGGGTTACCAGAATTTTGACCTAGACCTCCTGCGCCAACCTGAACCGTATAGGTTTGTCCTGCTGTCACAGAGACATTGTTGATGTAGGCTATGGCTCCACCACCACCACCTGTTCCGTCTCTGCCGCCACCAGCACCACCGCCATGACCTCCACCCAGACCACCTTTGGCTTCTCCAGTTTCACTTTCTGCTCCCCCAGCATTCGAAGACGTTCCATACAAATAAGCGCCACCGCCACCGCCACCACCCCAACTAGACTCAGCCCCATTTGTTGCTGCTAGTCCGCTCAATGTGCCGGCACCGCCACCGCCCACAGCTTGATAAACAGTAACACGTGCAGGTCCACTTGCTCCATTTGTTCCTGTACCTGCTAGAACAGTACCACCGGCTCCCCCAACACTCCCGGCTCCGTTAGTATTTGTCCCAGCACCCCCGCCGCCTGCAGCAACAGTGCTTGTATTATTAAAAAAACTTGTCCCGCCAGCCGTTACAGCGGCACCGCCACCACTACCACCACCGCCACCACCGCCACCAACACATACAACAGACACACTGGTAACACCAGCTGGCACTGTCCATGTGTAAGTTCCTGGTGTACTAAAAACCGCCTCGTTTTGTATAGCAACTATACCACGTGCACTGTCCCATACATACCAGTCACCAGTGCTGTCGGTACGCTTGATGAGAACAAACCTTGCTCCTGCCGTGAAGCCGCAATTGATGTCCTGGGTTGCGCCTGTGCCGGTGTAGGAACCAACCTTGCTGACGCCTGCAACGGTGGCAAAAAGATAGGCGACGTAGTTGCTGGAAATGCCATCATTAACAGCTACGTTTGTTCCGACTGAAAACACTGATGCGGTTGGATTAGTACTATTCCAATATGTTGATCCGCTTACATTTGATTTTGCTGCTGTAGAAGCAAGATCGAGAAATTCGGTATTTAGCAATGACGCCGAATAGGCAGCCCATAAACGGGCAGCAGATCTGTTTTTTACAATCATCAATTCAGGAGCAACTCCTAAATTGTGGTTAATTGTTCTAGCGATTCCGGTTGCGGTATAACACACCACATCAAAGAAGCCAGGAGCACGGCGAAACAGGTAATTAATAAATGTATTGGCGGATGAGTTGGTGATGGTAGATGTCGTGCCTACTTTAACACCATCCATTACATCCCAAGGATTTGCTTGCAAGATGGTTGTGCCCGCCGCCACTTCTGCGGCGGTAGTAGATGTGTCCAGATAGCCAGTGCCGGTAAGCCTTGAAGAAAATAGACTTCCAACAACAGCGCCACGATTTTTAATCAATACTGCATCATCTGTTTGCCCGCCTGTAACGGTAGCGTTAACACCCGTACCGGTACTGGCATTAATGCCAAACACGCTCGTTCCGCTTGTCGGCGTCTTCATGGGACCGCGACGGATGGCGATGTAGATGTAGGTAGCTCCCGAACCACCTATAGGATCATGAGAGTTGAATGCGCTATCTGTCCCCGCAATACGAAACCCCGTTGAGAGCAATTGAATGGATGAAGCCCCCGCCACTCCTTCCGCAGAACTGCCATCAGGAGCCACCGTTTGCGCTGCGCCACTCATGGGCATGCCGCGCATATTATCAACAACCCTCCAGCTAGAAGCAACAGGAGTGCCTCCACCAGCCGATTTAATTAACACCCACTGAGGTTCCCAACCAAGCGTTACAGTTACTCCATTGGTGTCTGCTGCGTACAATCCACAGCTAATCACATTATCCGCGCCAGCATTACCAAACCCGCCTGCGTCGTGGGCAAAGAGGTAGGCGACGTAAGTTTCGCCCGAACTGTTTACGCTGCCATCTGTGCCCACGCTGAACACGGTGCTTGAGGGCGCTGTGCTATTCCAAATTGATGGCTGGCTGGACTGTATGTTGGGTTGATTTAATTGCAAAGTAAATGCAGCAGAGGTGAGGCTCCTGTGATAAACACGCCAATTAAATCCAGCAGTTCCAGCGGACGTGCCTTTAACAATAATGCAGCCCGGCACTGAGCCGAGATTGTGCGCGATTGTTCTGGCAGAACCTGTGCCTGTGTAGGTTACAACGTCAAAGAACTTCGGCTGCTTGCGGAAGGTCCAAGAGGCGTATGTTGCGGCGCTGGTGTTGATCTTGGCGAGAGAGCCAATGCTAAAGCCATTTGAAAGGAAGGCGGTCAGACCCGTCGATTGCGTTGTCTGCGCCGCTGTTGAATTAGAAACGATGTCAAAAGTTGCTCCGCGCGCGGTATCATAGATAGCATGATCGGTCGCAGCGCTGCGACTTTTCATCCACACCATGCCGGTAGAGCTAACTTGATTTAGTGTGGCCAAATAAGGTGTGAGAGAACTTGTCGAATTGGTTAGAGAGGTCGTAGAACTTGTGAAAGACGGTGTAGAGTCCGTCAAAGTTCCTGCCGCATCGGTGTTTGTGCTCGTGGCCGGTGTGAAAGAAGACTGGTTGTAAGAGAAGCTGCCAGATCCAAGAATGTAGGTTCCTATACCAGTGCCGTCTGCAGGAATTTTACCAAAAAACACCCTAACAGCAAACAACTGATCTTGAAAGCCTCCGCTAAAATAAATATTGGAACTAGAGTCAACTTTGATAGACCAAGAAGTTCCATAAGTATAAACACTTGTAGCACTTAAAATGCTACGTTGCCACTGAAGCGTGCCATTTGTGTCATATCTAGCTAAAAGTATGCCACTCCCTAGATTGTTTGTTGTCTGACCGCATACAAAAGAATCGCCGCTAGAATTGACAGCTATCGAATTAAAACTGGCACCAATTGAAGAAGGGTTTGTTAGAGATCGCTGCCATTGAATAACGCCGCTAGTGTTATACTTTGCAATAAACGCCGCAACGTCATTGTTGCCAGCCACATAAACATTAGAACTGGTATCAAAAGAGACCGCGTTAAATGTGCCGCTGTTTATAGTGCGCTGCCATTGAAGAGTACCGCTGCTGTTATATTTTGCAACCACGGCAAGCCCGTTTGAATAACCACAGACAAGGGGGTTATTGCCCGAATCAACCGCTACACCATAACCTAACGTAGTAAAATTTCTAAGCCGCCGTTGCCACTGAAGGACGCCGTCAGTATCATATTTTATAAGTGTAATACTAGGCTGGTTCCCTTGGTCAGTAGTACCACAAACGTACACAGCGCCAGTAGAATCTGTAGCAATTGAATATGCTATGTCAAAACTTAAAGAACTGGTGTAAACCCGTTGCCAAAGAAGCGTACCATTTGTATCGTATTTAATAATACGCCAGCCTGCAGGGTTATTGCTCGCAGTAACATAAACATTTGCACTAGAATCAAGAGCAATTCGAGTAACATTGCTACCACCAACAGATAGACCGCGCTGCCAAATAAGCTGCCCTGACGAATTGTACTTTAAAACTTGCATAGAGTTATCGGTAGAAATGTAAACATTTCCAGAAGCATCTACGGCATTACCGTATCCCGTCGTTTGACCCCCCAAATCAACTAGTGAAAACCAGCCGGAAGTCGTAGCACCCGGAGCAAGATTAATCCCGTTGTTGATCGTCTGCGTGCTGCCGTTGCCTGTGTAAAGCCACGTTGAGAATACGTCTTCTATATAAACAGGTGAGGAACTCGATCCAGTAAATCCAAGATTTCTAGCACTGGCTGCACCTAGTGTTTCAATCACAGGCATATGTTGTATCCTTATGCAAACCTGGTCTGGCTTTCAAATGCCGAAAATGTGGCCGAACCGGTTTTGATGATGGTGATCGAATAGATATCAACGCTACTGGCATTTCCAGAGGTCGGAGCAGAGCCTCCTTGCCATTTTGGTGTAACGGGCGTGCCATCTACTTGCAATGCTGTCTGATAGTATGCCGTGACACCGTTGGTGACCATGAATGCAGCCGATACCGAATCACCAATATTTAACAAGCTATCAAGTGTGTTGGTTACATTTCCTCGGATATTAATGCTGAAATTCGCAGACGAATTGACAGTATAATATAATACCTGCTGGGTTAGCACATCAAAATTGACGGTTCCGGATGTTGCTGTTGCAGAAACCGTGGTCTTTTCCTTTAGGTTACCATTTAGCAGGGTAGTTGTAAGGGTTTTGTTGGTCAGGGTTTGTGTGGTGGTCGTTCCAACCACCTGCCCGGACGACGGCAGCGCCGTGGTTCCCTGGAAGGTTCCATCCGAGAATAAAATACCGTTGGATACCGTGGAGGTGTTGCCCATGCGTAGGTTGCCGGCAACAAAGACATTGCCACCGTAAACGGCCATCACGTTGCCGGCAACTATGGCGGAGGTTCCGACACCTATGTTGCCACTGCTGTTGATTCGCATTCGTTCAGTATTGCTGGTGCTAAACACCGTCGTGTTGCTGACGATGTTGGCATTCACCGAATAAATCGAATCACCAAGAAGACGAATGGTTCCGGACATGTATGCTTGATCCCCTTATTATACGTCTATGGCGGTTCTGAGTACCTTGACGGTCTTGTTGGTAGCTGCACTTGGTGTGAACTGTAGCTGCACCGTTCCCGCTGCTATGGTCGAGTCAAAGGTTCCCAACACCGCATTTGAGTAGATGAGGTTGTATTCGCTTTGGAACACCGTTGATCCGTTGTGTATCAGCATGATCTGCGTGGAGTGGTACTGGCTGTTGGTATTGTCAGTGACCTGCACCAAGTAGTGTGCCGTTCGATAGCTAGCCGTTGCAAAGCTGTCCAGTGTCAGCGCACCGGTTGTGGAGGTCGAGCTGACGTTGCCGTTCATGATGAACGCATTGCCCTGCACGGTAGTGTTGCTGACGACCCTGTTAACCGTTGCCGTTCCGCTGGCGGTTAGCGTGGCGGTTGTTACGCTGGTGTTGGCGATAAACGTGCCGGTGAGCATGCTGGTCGAACCCTGCACGGTGGTACCAACCACCGCTGCATTGCTGTACAGATTTGCACCGGTGATGTTGGAAACGGCACTGATCGCACCCGAACTGTAAACGCTTGCACCATTAACGAAGCCGTTGCTGGTGATGTTGGCACCAATGATCGCACCGCTTGAGTTAAGAGCGGTGGTCTGTACAAAGCCGTTGCTGGTGATGTTGGCACCAATGATCGCACCGCTTGAGTTAAGAGCGGTGGTCTGTACAAAGCCGTTGCTGGTGATGTTGGCAAAGCTGGCATTACCGCCGGCATTTATCGCACCGGTTGCATAGAAGTTAACGGTTTGTATGCCCGCGTTGCTGACAAGGTTTGCGCCGGTTATGGTACCAACCGCTGATATCGGACCCGAACTGTAGAGGCTTGTTCCATTGATGAAACTGTTAGATACCAGAGCATTGACCGTTGCGGTGTTTTGCGTGATCAGCGTGGTGAACTGGCCGGTGCTGGGTGTTATGTTACCCACCGCCGTGGTATTGAGGCTTTGTGCATCGAGCACACCACCAACATGTACGTCGCCTGCAATACCTGCACCGCCGGCGACCACCAATGCTCCACTGAATGCATTGGTTGATGCTGTTGTGTTGGTTACCGAGATGTTGCCGGTCCACGTGGCACCGGAAACAAACAGGTTGTTTCCGGTTGCTATACCACCGGTAACCACCAATGCACCCGTGGTAGAGCTTGTCGTGGTGTTGGCAGATGTAAAGCGTACCGAACCGGTTGCGTTTAGCGATAGCGTGCTGATCGCGCTGTTGGAAGTGATGGCGTTGCCGGTGATGGTGCTGTTGCTGACGATGCTGCCGCCGGTTATCTGACCCGGTGCTGAGATCGTCGTTGCTGCGCTGATACCAGCGTTGGATACCAACAATGCACCTGTTATGGTTCCGCCGGTTATGCCGCCGTTGGTGCTGATGCTGGTGCCGCTGACCACGCCGTTGCTGATGACGCTAGCACCGATGATCTGTCCACTGCTGTTTAACGCGGTGGTTTGCACGAACCCGTTGCTGGTAACGTTGGCAAACGTGCCATTGCCGGCAGCCGATATCGCACCACTGGAGCTGATGCTGGTTCCGATTATAAAGCTGTTGCTGGTTACACCGTTGAATATCGCCGAGCCAGCTCCGTTTACGCTACCGCTGGCATAAAACGTGCTGGTCGATGTCAAGCCGTTGGATGTCAGCGATGCTCCGGTAATAGCACCTGCTGCACTGAGCGGACCACTGGAGTTGATGCTGGTTCCATTTATGAAGCTGTTGCTGACAACGCTAGCACCGGTGATGGCACCGGCTGCGCTGAGAGGACCGCTGGAATTGATGCTGGTACCATTGATGTAGCTGTTGGAAACAAGCGCCCCGCCAAACACCGTGTTGACGGCGTTGATGTTGCCTCCGCTGTAAACTCCAATGTTACCAATTAGAATGTTACCACTGATGGTACCGCTTGCGCTGATGTTGCTAAAAGTAACCGCGGTGTTAAGCACCAATCCGGCTGCGGTAATGGTACCGCCTACGTTTAGGGATCCACCAATGTATGCACCGGCGTTGACATTTAGCGTGTTGCTGAAAACACCGCTGTTGCTGAGGATGTTACCGCCGGTGATCTGGCCCGGTGCGGATATTGTAGTGCCGGCAACGATCGCCGTGTTGCTGACCAATCTGTTGACGGTTGCGGTTCCACCGGTGTTGAAACCAGACGCTACATATGCAAATGTTCCGACATGCAATGCACCGCCTATTCCTGCCCCGCCGGCACCTTCAATGACCAATGCACCCGTGGACGAGCTTGTGGATATTGAATTAGCCCCTGCGCTCAGTATCAGGTTACCAAAATTTGCTGTGCCCCATACAAACCCCGGGCTGTTGGCAAGTATTGGATTTGCGATGTTTGTTGCACCGGGTTGCACGTTAGTAACAAACAACAGCCTTCCGGTGTCATCAGCACGTCCCAGATAGCTATGAGCATCTCCGCTGCCTGTTGTATAATAGTGCATGATCATGCCGCGATCGAGACCGTCATCCGTCGTGAGCGGTGCTCCGTTTGGTCCGGTGCCAATCTGTATCAGCGGATCCTCGATGCTGAGCTGATCGGTGTTGATCGTGGTTAGATTACCTTGGATGTTCAGGTTGCCGGAAATCAGCACATTGCCCGTGAGGTGCGTGGATCCGCCAACGTTTAGGTTGCCGCCGATTCCCACGCCACCAGCAACCACCAGCGCACCCGTGGTTGTGTTGGCGCTGATGTTGGTACCATTAATGGCCACGGTGAGATTAGAAACTATGGTTCTTGCTGTGACCGAGCTGTTGCTTTGTATGGCACCGCCTGTTATGGTGCTGTTGCTGATCAGAGAACCAACGGATACCGCACCGCCGGCACTTACCGTGGTATTGCTGATGATGCTGGCAAAGGATGCGGATCCTGCTCCGTTAATACCCCCAGTAGCATAGAAGTTGGCAGTTTGTATGCCTGCGTTGCTGACCAGGTTTGCACCGGTTATGGTACCGACTGCGGAGATGGAACCTGAGCTGTACAGGCTGGTACCCTGCACGTAGCCGTTGCTGATGATATTGGCAAAGATCGCATTACCACCGGTATTGATGGTGCCGCTGGCGTACAGGGTAGCACCCTGTACATAGCCATTGCTTTGTATGTTTGCGCCGGTTATGGTGCCAACGGCAGAGATCGGACCAGTGCTGTAAACGCTAGCACCCTGTACCGCACCGTTGCTGGTAACGGTAGCAGCGATGACTGATCCAACGAAGTTGCCCGTGCCCGCCTGCACATACAATCCACCAGCAACAATGTTACCACCGTTGCGCATGGTAGCAACGCCGTTAACATCCAATGTCGTGGTCGGGGTTGTGGTGCCTAGACCAAGTCGATTGTTGGAGTTATCCCAGAAAAACTGTGCGTTGTTTTGTGCAAGGGATGATGCACCTGCGAATATGATGGAACCCTGTGTCCAGCTGGTGCTAGCATTGGTACCACCGTTGGCATACGGTAGTATGCCCGATACGTCCGTGGCCAGCGCCACCTGGCTGAAGGTTATGCTGGTACCGTTTGATCGCAGAACGGTGTTACCACTAGCACCGGATACCCATTGTGGTGCACCTGTTAGGCTTGTTACCAGCGCCGAGGTAGACGCCGTGAGCAAGGTGCTCATTACTGCGGTGTTACCGCTACCATACAGCAATGCATATTGAGGAACTGATGCCATTCCAGATCCACCATTTGCTATGGTCAGCGTGCCTGTAACACCATTTGCAAGATCAACCTTGCTAAAGCTTAGGTTTCCTCCTGGACCACCCGGGGATAGGTATGTATAAGGACCGCCGCTCAGGGACGATGGAACGCCGGTGTTATCAAACACCACCACGGCGTTGGTTGCACTGATAACGCTGGTCATTGACAGCCCATTAGCTGCCGTTACAACAAACGCATTACCAGAGAACGACGACGCGTTGGTACCGCCCTTGGATATCGGCAACACACCGGATGTGGAGTTGCTGTTAAGACTTATGTTACCCCAGTAGGGCGATGTACCATTGCTGAGCAGCACGTTGCCAATGTTAGCAGCGGACATTCCCAGCTTGCTCAGCGTCGTGGTGCTGGCGGTGGCAAAAAGCATGTCACCGGCCGCGTATGTGGTTAGGCCCGTTCCGCCGTAGTTTGCGGCGATGACGTTGCCTTGCCAGCCACCAACGGTAACGTTACCACTTGGATTGATCGTAAATTTCTGTTGCGACGCGGCATCCACGGCTTGTAGGAAGAAATAACCGGTTGAAACTGGGCCTAGTTCCAGCGCCGTTTGGTTGACCGACGGCGCAACATTCAGTCGTACGATCGACGACGTTGTTCCGATTCCAACATTTCCCTGCACCAGCATGCCGTTGATCGGGGCCGTGGTTACACCTGCGTATCCTGATCCAACCGCAACGGTACCTGCAACATCAAGCTTGTTGACCGGTGAGATCACACGGATGCCAATGTTGCCCGTGCCGGTTATGGTGACGTTCTGCGTGGTGGATCCGTTGGTGCTGACGTATGCGCTTTGGGAAACAACGTTATATCCGATGATGGCATTACCGGTAGCAGATCCGATGCCGACTTGGTAATGGTCCGCATTACCGGCGTTGCGGGTAGCAAACAGTGCTGGCCCGTCGGTGGCAGAAACCACCAGGGCAAAGTCTGCCTTGTTGGTTCCGATGCCAACATGGGTATTACCGGTATGGAAAACAAAGTTTGAAGAACCACCAAATGTGCCGCCTGCGTTAAACTGCACGCTATTGGTGCTACCTCCGGGAGGGGTTGAAAAGCTAGCCGCACTGGTCGCTTGGTACGTACCGTCGGCAAATCTTATACCACTTATCGCAGCCGCGGTGTTGGTTATTTGTATGTTACCACGAACTTCCAGCTGCGAAGTAGGACTTGCTGTGCCAATACCAACATTACCGCTTACTATCATTCCGTAAAGCGGAGCAGCGTTTGTCATTGCATAGGTACCAACCACCACGTTCGTGGTGGCCTGCAACCCTTGCCTTACTATGAAATCTATCTGGTTGGCCATCGTTGATATTTCCCTGCTCGAATTTCCGGGCGGAGTCGTACCGCCAGCACTGTTATGATATTTAGCCTAACCGGTACTTAACGATGCTGTCTTCGTTCAAGGCTCGATGCTGGTTCGAATTACCTTGATGTTTTTATCGCTGGTATAAAACGGCGTAAATGTCAGCAATACATTGCCAGTTTCAACCGTGCAGTCAAAAATTCCAATCCGTTCATGGGTGGTCACTATGTTATATTCGCTCTTGAATGCGTTGAGACCATCGTGTATCAGCATGATCTGCGTGGTATGGAACCAGCTATTATTGGTATCAGTTACCTGCACGATGTAATGGCATGATCGATAGTTGGGAACCGGGAATGAATCCAATGTTACCGTTGATAGATCATCGACCGAGGTGTTGGTACTTTCGTATCCAACATCCTTGATCTGCAGGGTTGAAAGGGGATTATCATTTCCAACACCAAGACGTCCGGTCGATGAGATCCAACAAAACGTGTTGATGCCGCCGAAACTACCGGAATCGTTAAACTGTACCGCACCCGGGGTACCGCCTGGTAACATGGTTACCGCAGCGGTGCTCTGGAGCGATCCGTCGGAAAAATAATATCCGGACGACCCAAACACCGCAACATTACCAGCAACGCTGAGTGTCTGTGATGGATTGGATGATCCAATGCCAACCCGTCCATTTCGAACCACCAAGCTTGGGGTGATTTCAACTCCCAGGCTGGATCCGGTCACCAAGACCTGGCCAGCCGAGGTGTTCTGCGCCCTGAGATATTGCAGATCTAAAAGCTTTAAGGTCATTATTTCTGATCCTGCATGGTCTTGATCTCGTTTTCAAGGCAGGTAACCTTGGTGTTTAGTTCCTTGACAGCTTCTATCAGCAGTGCCGTGAGCTTTTCATACTGCACCGTGAGATAGTTTTCTCCGCTTTTGCTCTTGGACGGGTCTTGCAGGTCTCGATCAAACGGCGCCGGTCGAACCGCTTCTGGTAGCACCAGTTCAAGCTCCTGGGCTATGACACCGATGTCATGCTGCTGTTCCGGTGAAAAACCAAATTCCTCAGCGGTATCGTTCCAATCAAATGACACGCCCCTAAGCATGATGACCTTTTCCAGTGCATCGGTTATAACGGTGACGTTGTCCTTGAGCCGAGCATCAGAGGAGTATGCGGTTATTTCGCCGGGTACTGATAACGCACCGGCATCCGTTAGAGTTAGGATTACCGTGGTGTTGAGATGGTTTGAGATCTCAAACACTCCGCTCTTAGCCCTGAGATGCTTGGTGGGTGTTGTTGCGCCGTTTCCATAAAGATAGATGGATGCACCCTGCGCGGTATTTGACTGTGCTGATATCCAAAGTGCCGCTGTTGTATTGCCTGCATCATTTAGATATACCAGCGGGAATGTGCTGCTGGTGCCGTTTACATATAGCTTGGCCAGGGAAGTTGTTGTGCTACCGATAGCGACGTTGCCTACCGAATCGACGCGCATTTTCTCACTGCTGTTGGTAGAAAATCCCAGCGTGTTTGCAGCGGGAAGGAACATGCCGTTGCTTGTGGCGGTTGAACTGGATGGTATGAAAGCGCCTGCTGTTAGATATTCGGTGCTGGGATTGAAGGTAAATCCGGTGTCAACCCTTACCCCGAGATTGCCACTGGTTGCTTCAACGAATGTTGGATAAAACGTAGCATTTGTTGTCGTTGCGGTAATACCAACGTTGCTGGCAGATCCTGCCGTTATTCCGTTGGTGCTTGCTATAAACGTGCCGTCCGAAAATCGTATGCCGCTTATTGTAGCTGCTGCATTGGTTATTTGTATGTTACCTCGAACCTCTAGCTGCGATGTTGGGCTTGACGTTCCGATACCAACACTTCCGGTTGAATTGATGCGAATGCGCTCAGATCCCGCCGTGGCAAATCCCAATGTAGACGTGGTTGGTAACCATAGCCCGTTTGGAGGTATCGACGACCCGGTAACGTTGATGTTTGCTCCGTTGATTCGACCATTGGCATTTAATGCACCGGTTGCCACTTGAACGTTGCCATAAACATCCAAGGCAGCCCGGGGAGAAGCTGTTCCAATACCCACGTTAGCACCGCCAAGCGGGATCAGTGAAACATTGCCGCTGGCGTTGACCGAAACAAACGGTATCCCGGATATGTCGTTGACAGAGAATATGGTACCAGATGTTACGTTGTTGGTGATGCTGAACAGCTGGCCAGAGAAATTCTCAAAGCTAAGGCTATTGTCATCTGCCACCCTCAGCGTCATGGCAACGTTAGCGTTGCCGGTGAACACTATGTTTGGTTGGTTCAGTGACCCGCGATTGGGTGTTATGACTATGTTTTTGTTGGTATCAGCCATTTTGGATGTTTCCTTGCGATGACATATTTATAGACCGTACCTTCCGCGATAGGCGTTGAAGTTTTGTTGTATCTCTGACCGTGACAATGCTCGGTTATAGACTTGGGCAGAGGAAATCCTGCCATTGAAATATCTACCTCCGCCGATGGGGTCCTCTGCTAATGAAAGTCCGGGAAAGGTAAACGATGATGCTGCGTGAGAATTGGTAGCAAAATTATTATTTAGGTATAATGTTGCAGATGTCGTTGTTGTGCTAATTGCCACCATGCTCCATTGGTTGTTCGGAACTATCAGTCCAGAAATCCAATTGTATGTTGTGAGCGATGACCAATTGTATCCCAATTGATTTGATGTACCGGCAAATCCAAGTCCAACACCGTATGCTGCGGCACCGCTCCTAGACATGCAGATCCCGTTGACGCCACCGTGAAATACCGCGCTGTATATCCAACAGATCATGGAATACTGAGAAACGGTAGGAGTAAAGCTGGCTATGCTGGTGGATTGCGTAGAGCCGTTAAAGGTGAAATATCCACCCGTGGTGCTATACGTTGGCGTACCTACCAGTGTTCCATTGCGGCCATTACCACTCAAATCCGCCCAGGTGGTGCCAGATCCCGGATAGCTACGAGGATTTGCAGCATCCGCCAACATCAACAGGTCGTTGTTTACAACACTGGCTCCGTGTGCAAGGGTCATATTCCATACCTTCCGACATATGCATTGTAGTTCTGTTGTATCTCGGACGGTGACAATCCTCGGTTATAGATCTGGGCAGCGGAAAATCTACCATCGAAATTAGATAACCACGGTGTATTATATGCCATCGTGACCCCGGCAGTGTTGGTAAACGATGCCACGGATTGCGATTGGGTTACGGAACTTTGGTTCAAATACAACGTTGCCGAGGTTTCCCCAACGCTAACTGCCACCATGCACCACTGGTTGTTTGGTATTATCAGTCCTGAGCTCGTGAGACTACCTCCAGGGGTGGTGTATGCCAATTCATTGATAACACTGCCAAATCTGCAACTGATACCATATGGGACTGTTCCCCCACCATTATCCCACGAACAAATGCCAGCATTAGCTGTCTGGTTTCCATTGCTGTATATCCAGCAGACTATTGAAAACGTAGAAAACGTTCCTCGAAGGTCGCCAAAGTTTGCGCGCCGATTAAAACCAAACATGAAATATCCAGCCGTGCTATACGACACCGAAAGGAACAGTGATCCATTGCGGTTATTACCGCTTAAATCCGCCCAGGTGGTGTCAGATCCCGGATAGCTACGAGGATTTGCAGCATCCGCCAACATCAACAAGCCGTTGGTCACCACCGATGCACCGTAGTTAACCGCCATCGTCAGACCTCCACCATCAGCCTTGGCACGTCCCTGCGTTCGGCATATACCGTGTAGTAGCAGTTGATCACCGACGTACCAAACCAACCATCAACACCTATGGCGATGTGTTCATCGGTTATCTCGCCAACATACAGCTTCTGGTATTGACCAAACGGTGTTAAGGTTACCGTCACGGTGTCCATGTCAACCAACGAGCTCCAGTATTCTGGCAGCATGATTTTGCCATGTCCGGCCAGCTTGCCCCGCAGATAAACACCGTTCTCAGGCCCTTCAAGGCTGGCATATTGTAGCTTCTTACCGTCCTTTGTCGGGTGAGGTATGACGAAGCTCTTGGTTGTAGCAGCTATGCCACCATTGACGCTGAGGATGTATCCAGCGGTGGCAGTTGTTGTACCTATACCAACGTTACCGGCAAAGGTCGATATTCCTGCCGCATTGCTCACCGTGAGATTTCCACCAACCGCAACGTTGCCTGTTAGTGGATAGTAGACCAGCTTGGTTGAGCTGACATTAATATTGCCGGCAGTACCTGAAGTGGCGGACGTAAAGTTGATGTACCTTGCCGCAGCCGTTGTTGTATCATCGACAATTGTCACGTTAGAACCGGACGACGCAGTTGTTTGGAAGGTACCGTCAGGGAAGCGTATGCCGCCGATGAATGCTGCGTTGTTGCTGACCCAGATGTTGCCCATGACATGCAGATTGCCTAGGGGAGTTGCGGTTCCAATTCCGACGTTTCCGGAATTGCCAATTCGAATGCGTTCAATGTTGGTAGTCGATAATCCCAGGGTGTTTGCCGCGGGCAGGAACATACCAGTTGTGGGAACCGTGGTCTGGCTTGGTATGAACGCCCCGGCAGACAGTGCGTCTGTGGAAGGATTATAGGTAATACCAGAATCTGTTCTAATTCCTAGATTACCGGTCGTTGCTTCAACAAATGTCGGATAGAAGGCTGCATTCGTTGATGTTAGGGTTAGATTAACATTGCTCGTTGTTACCGCAGTTGGATTTGACGGTCCTGTCGCGCCTGTCGCACCTGTCGCACCAGTTAGTCCGGTTGCACCAATATTACCCTGCGAGCCCTGCACACCTGTTGGTCCGGTAACACCCGTGCTGCCAGTGGTTCCGGCTGCACCTGTTGGACCAGTTGCACCTACATTACCCTGTGATCCTTGGGTACCGGTTGGACCAGTTAGACCAGTTCCGCCTACCGTACCTGCTGCACCAGTTGCACCAGTTGCACCGGTGCTACCGGATGGTCAAGTTCGGCCAGTCGGGCCAGTAACACCGCTTGCACCAGCTAAACCAGTTGCTCCTGTTGCACCAGTTGGACCTGTGGTTCCGCTTGCACCAGCTAAACCAGTTGCTCCTGTTGCACCAGTAGTCCCAGTTGGACCCGTGCGGCCAGTTGGACCGGTTAGACCAGTTCCGCCTGCCGTACCTGCCGCACCGGTTGCACCTGTCGGACCGGTTGCGCCCACTGTACCCTGTGATCCCTGGGTACCGGTTGGGCCAGTTAGACCAGTTCCGCCTACCGTACCTGCTGCACCAGTTGCACCAGTTGCACCAGTTGGACCCGCGGTGCCCTGAATACCCTGCGATCCGGTTGGACCGGTTAAGCCCGTTCCGCCTGCCGTCCCTGCCGCACCAGTTGCACCGGTTGGACCAGTTGCACCGGCATTACCCTGTGATCCCTGGGTACCCGTTGGACCGGTTAAGCCCGTTCCGCCTGCCGTCCCTGCCGCACCAGTTGCACCGGTTGGACCAGTTGCACCGGCATTACCCTGTGATCCCTGGGTACCC